GAGCAAATTGATTCAGACGCTTGAAGATGATTTGAATGCCGGAGAAGTTGACGAGTCATATTACAACCCAAATCCATATAGCGGCGATAATGATGCTGAGTATGATAGTGATATCGAGTCGCTTATTGGCCAGTTCAACGTCCAGGAATTCGTTGAGGATATCTATCCTATCGTAAAGCACGATGAGGAAAAGCAAGATCCTCTTGAAAAAGAATATATCATGTCCAATCTCGACGGATATTTTGCTGTTGGTATGGATAATCTTGGTTGGGATGCTACCAAGGGTCAATTCAAGACTTGGGCTGAAGAACTATTCCCACAGGTCAAGGACTATGTTGAACAGCGCGGCTATTCTCTTGATGAATCCATCAAGGAATTTGCTGAGAATGATGAAGAGTTCTCGGATCATGGATTTGAAGTTGGTGACCATGTGGCGACTGACATGGGACCAGCGACCATCATGGGTATCGAGGGAGACATTGCTTCTATCGAGTTCATGAATGGTGGAGCCCGTAAAATCCATGTTGATGATATGGATAAGGTTTCCGGCCTGGCATCTTTTGGTGAAGAAGCAGAACTAGCAGAATGGTTTGAAGAATTTGACCCAAAGACTGTTCTAGAAGTTAACTTTGCTCTTCCACCAAAGGAAAAAGCTGCCCCGGTAAATCCTGAATTCGACTCGACTATCAACGTTGGTGACAGAGTAACTCATAAGGTTTATGGTGCCGGAGAAGTCCTAGCGGTTGATGAGAAAATGGCTAAGGTTGTTTTTGATACACCACATGCTCGTCTTCCAGATTCAAAGACTGTTACGATGACCAAGGGCGTTCTCTCTAAGGCTGGTGGATATCGTGTTGAACCAGAAAAGAGAAAGCTTCTAAGGATCAATTTTGATAAAATGCGCAATGAAGGTATTAGCAAGGCATTGGGTCAGATCCGTGGTCAGGATATGAATGAAGCAGCATTTAAACCAGGCAGGTTTGAAGCCATCATTGACGAGCTCAAGGTGTTCGCAGATAAGGTAATGGCTGATCCTGAGAAGTTTGGTATTGAGCTACCAGTTGGCGTTGATGACCGACAAGAGCAAGAAATGAATTTCTTGAACGGCCTCTCTCAGGTTCTCAGCGGCTTCATCAAGGACAAGATCAGCGACATGAGCTTTGAAGGTGGTATGACCTTTGAATCTGAGGGCGAAGAGGTCCTAGGTGGCGATCAAGGTGAAGATCTGATCAACGACACCAAGAAGCCTGACCTGGATGCTGAATGGGCTGATAAGATGGAAAAGAACCGCTCAGATAGAGAATACGCTGATAAGTTCGGAGTTGACGAAGCAGCCTCTGATGTATTTGCGGGTTATAGCGATGATATGCTGAAGAACAAGCTCAAGTTGGCATCTAACGATCCCAACTACGCAGGATACTGCGAGCAGCTACGTTCTGAACTGGCACGTCGTGGTGTTTCAATGACAGAAAGCGATGTGTTCAAAGAACAGCTAGCTGAACTGTTGAAGAACGCAAACTTCCGTAAATAAAGGATAAAACAGACGGGGACTAGGAAACTGGTCCCCGTCACCTTTTTGATTAGTGACACCAGGTGTCCTGATTTTGTATGATAAAAAGTGAGCAAAAAACTCACAAAAGATGGTATGAAAATAGGTTTTTCACCATTTCTATTTTGCTTTTCTGGTGATCAGAATGCTAAATAAGAGTATACAGAAAGCGCGAATGCTCTTCTGTATAATAGCTCAAAACATGGCTCCATATATAGCCCAAAAATATAAGAAAGAAGGTACCTACCATGGCAACTCTAGATGAAATCAGAGCAAAGCTTCTAGCCCAGCAGACAAAGTCTGAAAGCGGCAACCGCACCGGCGGTGACAACTCCATGTATCCGTTTTGGAATGTCCCAGAGGGTGGATCTTCAATGATCCGCTTCCTCCCTGACGGTGATCCCAACAACACCTTTTTCTGGAAAGAACGTCTTGTTATCAAGCTTCCGTTCCAGGGTATTAAGGGTGAACACGACCGCGAAGTCCTAGTTCAGGTTCCCTGCATGGAAATGTATGGCGAAACCTGCCCTATCCTAGCTGAAACCCGCCCTTGGTGGAAGGATGATTCTCTTCAGGCACTTGCCCGCAAGTATTGGAAGAAGAAGTCCTATCTATTCCAGGGCTTTGTTGTTCAGAGCGGATTTGAGGAAAAGGAAACTCCTGAGAACCCAATCCGTCGTTTCATGATCAACCCTAGCATCTTTGATATCATCAAGGGATCGCTGATGGATCCTGAAATGGAAGACCTTCCAACCGATTATGTTGCTGGTCGCGATTTCCGCCTGATCAAAACCACTAAGGGTGGTTTTGCCAACTACAGCACCAGCAAGTGGAGCATGAAGCCTCGTCCTCTGAGTGAAGACGAAGCGCAGGCTATTGAAACCCATGGTCTGAAGAACCTTTCTGAGTTCCTGCCTGCTAAGCCAACCGCTGAGCAGCTTGAAGCTATCAAGGAGATGTTCCAGGCATCGGTCAACGATGAAGCCTACGATCCTGCTCGTTGGAGTCAGTTCTACAAGCCAGCTGGTGGCGGTAACTGGTCGAACCAGACTGCTACTCCGGCGGCAGAGCCTCAGACGTCAGCGGCGCCTGCTGCCGATCCTTTCGCAGCTCTTCAGCGCGCTGCGGCAGCCCCTGCTCCGGCAGCACCGGTTGAAGAAACCGCTGCCCCGGTTGCTCGCCCTGCTGGAACTCCTGACGCTTCGGAAATCCTCCGTCGCATCAAGGAAAAGCAGGCTGGCCTCAACGGCTAATCTACTGGTGGGGAGGCTACTCCTGGTCTCCCCACCTCTTTTCTTTCAGTTTAGATCGTCCTGGTGACCACATTAATGCGGGCGTGTCATGCCGCGTGGTTCGGAGGATGCCTTTGAAATAGAAGGCTTTGACACTTTGGCTCAAATAGAAAGAGAACATAACCATGAAGCCTGTTGATTTATCCAAGTTTAGAAAAGATATCACCAAGGGCCTCGACGGCATTTCCGTCGGCTTTAATGACCCAAAGTATTGGGTCAGCACGGGCAACTTTGCCCTCAATTATGCCGTCAGTGGCGACTTCACTAAAGGCATCCCTCTTGGTAAGGTAACGATGTTTGCCGGCCAGTCGGGTTCAGGGAAGTCGTATCTTGCTTCTGGCAACCTCGTTAAGAACGCACAGGATCAGGGATATTTTGTTGTTCTAATCGACAGCGAGAACGCTCTTGATTCTGATTGGCTAACTGCGCTAGATGTAGACGTCAGTGAAGACAAGCTGTTGAAGATCAACGCTGCGATGATTGACGATGTTGCGAAAATCATCAGCGATTTCATGAAGAACTTCAAGGGTGCCTATGCCAGCACCCCTCGCGAAGACCGCCCCAAGGTTCTCTTCGTTGTTGACTCTCTTGGAATGTTGCTGACTCCAACTGATGTAAACCAGTTTGAAGCTGGTGAAATGAAGGGTGACATGGGTCGCAAGCCCAAGGCACTAAATGCTTTGGTTCGCAACTGTGTGAATATGTTTGGTGAGTGGGACGTAGGTCTCGTATGTACCAACCACAGCTACGCCAGCCAGGATATGTTTGACCCCGATGACAAGATCACTGGCGGTCAGGGCTTTATCTACGCTTCTTCGATTGTGCTTGCGATGCGCAAGCTCAAGCTCAAGGAAGACGAAGACGGTAATAAGACCACAACGGTCAACGGTATCCGGTCTCAGATCAAAATCATGAAGACTAGATATAACAAGCCGTTCGAGACGGTTGAACTCAGAATTCCTTGGGACAGCGGCCTGGACCCTTACTCTGGTCTGCTGGATATGTTTGAAGCCAAGGGACTATTTGTCAAGGATGGTAACAAACTCAAGTATACCACTTTGGCTGGCGAGGAAATCAAAAAGTTCCGCAAACAAATTGATCATGACCTACTTGATCTTGTAATGTCTGAGTTCCAGGTTCACATGGACCGCAGAGAAGAAGCAAAGGCGGCTGAAAAGGCAGCTGAGTTGGCTGAAATGGCTGCTGCCGAAGCCGCAGAAAACGAAGAGTAAAATGAGCAGCGAAAGTAAGTTGGTAGTTGAACTTTGGGACTATTTCAGGGATATGATTGCTTCCAGTAAGCGTCAGGATGCGGCAACGCATCTCCTGAGATTGTTTCAAGAATACGGTATCGAAGTAGAACAAGCCGAGATTGAAGGCGAATGTGAGTATCTAGATGAAGCAATTATTGCTGTCATTGACGATGAGCCACATGAAGACGACTACGATAGCGAAGACGAATAAAGGAGTGGTTACACTGGTAATCCAATCGGTGTAACCACTTTAAAGGGAAAGCATATGAGCAAATGGTATTCAAGGGTCACCGCAGACCCATCTGATTTCAGTCCTCTGATTGACGCCATTGTATATTTTGAAGGTGAACTAGAAGTTGCCCGTTCTGAGACTCACCTCAAGGGCAGCTTGGAAAAGGCATCAAGTCGCCTACCAGGTATCACGACCCTACGCTTTGGTCAGCTTCAAGAGGTTGAAGCTATTCTCAAATATCTGAATATCCGTTTTGATCAGGTAAAAGGGGCTGCTTTTAAAAAGTATCTTGAGGGATATCAGAGAAGCCTGAGCTCACGTGACGCTGAAAAGTATGCTGACGCTGATGACAAGGTGATTGAGATTGCTCTTCTGATCAATCAGATTGCTCTGGTTCGAAATCAGTATCTGGCCATTATGAAGGGATTGGATGCCAAGAATTGGCAGATCAGTAATCTAACCCGACTCAAGGCGGCCGGTTTTGAAGACTACTCAGTTGATAATGGAAACGCTGGTTGACCCAGATAACAACATCGGGTAATCTTCATTGAAATAGAAAAAGGTCAGTGGAAACATTGGCCTTTTTCTATTTCAGTTCTAGATAGGAGTTGACGTCGCCATATGTCGCCGTATGCTGTGGCGAATAACGATGCCGTTAGCGATCGGAGAAATAAGTGAAGGTATTGGTCAAGCGTGGCGACTGGAACAATCAGGTAATTTTGAATAAGACCTTTGAGCTGAATCGAGGCTTGTCAATTGGGCAGAAGGGGCCCTTTATTACGGTTGACGGTTCAGGGGTCGCGGGATATCCGCAGCGAAATTTTCGCATTGGCATTTCTGATCCTTCTGACATGGTTCTGGAAGACAAGAATGCTGACATATTTGCGCCAAGAGCTCGTCGTCAGTTTACTGGTTCCCCTGATCCAAGAATCCAGAAGTTCTTGGGAACTGGGGATATTCTCGATCAGCTGGTCCCAGGATCAAGTCGTCCCCAATCAGAAACCGACGATGAGATTCGTGAACGCATAATTGAGCGTTTTACTATCCTTGGAAACCTAACGGCTGATATTGCCAGAGGTCATATCAAGGGATTGGTGGTTAGTGGCGCCTCAGGGGTAGGTAAATCCCATGAAGTCGAAGCTGCTCTTAATCGTGACTCGCTCATGGACAAGCTAAGCTTCAACGCAGACGCCGGTGATCAAAATCACAGGCGAGTAGGCCGGGATGGGAGTTTCAAAGCTCGTTATAACATCATCAAAGGCTACAGCAGTGCTCCTGCGTTATATTCAACGCTGTATGAATATAGCGAGAGCAAGGAAACCCTTGTATTTGATGACTGTGACGCAGTCCTTGGCGACGAGACTTCACTGAATCTTCTCAAAGCTGCTCTTGATACCAGCGGGCGTCGACTTATCAGCTGGAGATCAAATTCTCGCAATGGAACAGATGCTCCCAGTCAATTTGAGTTCAAGGGAAGTGTTATCTTCATTACCAACATTAACTTTGAAAAGATTGTGGAAAAGGGAACAGCTAAGCTCGCCCCTCACCTAGAGGCTATCATGAGCCGTTGCTTATATCTGGATCTGACCATCGACACCATTCGGGAAAAGCTGATTCGCATAGATCATGTCGCCCGTGATCTCAGAATGCTGGAGACTCAATTCAAACTGGACCCCAAAGAGGTTGACGAAGTCCTTGATTGGACGCATAAGAACGCTAGACGGTTTCGCGAACTGTCTCTGCGTAAGGTGGGTCAGCTTGCGAGTTTGAGGCAGGGTAATAGCAATTGGGAACGGATAGCAGAAGTGACCCTGTTGAGGCAGAGGTCCTCATGACAAGCCACAAATCAAACATCATGGGGCGTGTTGTAATGACCGCCCTGTCTCGCGAAATCCTCTTCGAGGATGAACGCGCTGAACGTCTTACGATGCCATACGCTGACCGCTGGGTCCAACTCAAACAGCCCAATCAGGATTGGACCCGACTGGAGTTGGATATGGGATCAGTGATGGGTTTCAATAGACATTGGGAAGCTGATATGGCGGATCGTATCCGCTCTACATTGAACGATGTGGGAAACATCTGTAAGGATGATTGGGTTTGGCATTCCGATGAACGGACTATCAAAGACCAAATAAAAACCAGTCAGGTTATTGGCAGCGAGGGAGTTCCCAATGCTGACTCTCTCATTGATGTCCCTGTTGATCAACGCAAATTTCTAATATTCAATTTTGCTTCTCGGGACGATGCTATGTTAGTTCGCATGACTATTGAAGATTTGAAGGTTGTGCGAAATGATAACAGTGGAGACCTGTCTTAAGAAACTAGAAGATATCTGTCGTCGACCGGTAACCGATGCTACTGGCCAGATCTTTGAGATATCTAACGTTTGGGACAGGCGCTTTTTGAGCGACGTAGCTGAGCATTCACGCAACCAAAAAGCTATCAGCACCGCACAAAGCGCAGTCGTTCTGAAATTGATCGACCGTTACAAAGATCATCTAGTTTGCTGCGGGCTCACAACTTCAGAGTTGGATCAGCTACTAGAGTTTCCAAGATTTGCCATACCCCCATATCAATCCACTCTACTCCCAAGGGAGGTTCGCTGGGCCGGTGACAACAAGCTGGTTTTCAGATGTAAGTATAATGCTGGTATCATTGAAGATATCAAAAAGCTCAACGGCAATAACATTTTCTTACCAAACTATTTTCCAACTTTCACCAAAGAGAAACTTTGGCTAGTTGATGTCAACAGTGGCAATTACCAAAAGGTAATGGATGTTATCAAACGTCATCGCTTTTCATTTGATGACAATGTTGCCGAATTCTTTATGAATATTGAAAACAGCAGCGGCCAAAGAAGTGAGGTCATAGTTGACGATGACACCATTACGGTTGTCGTCAAGAATGATAGTCTTCTGAATGCTTGGTTGAACTCTATTCATAATCTGGAATCCTGATATGTATGATGTAAAAAAGTTTACGGCTACTCCCGGGCTAGCTCGTCGTCTATTGGCCTTTAGTCAAATTCACGGACTTGATTTTGACCAGAAGTTGGCAGACTTGGCGTTTAGAGATCTATTGAGTCCAAAGGATCTTCAAGACTTTGCGTTTCAGTTGAACAGTCGCCAACTAGAAAGTTTACAGTTCATTCGAGATTGGCAAGGCCGTGGGATGATCTTATGTGACCGACCTGAGCAAGGGCGACATATTTCCCTTGCCAATGCCTGGCTTTCCGGGGGTCGAACTGTAATCATGGCTCAGCCCAAATTTTATCACGTGTGGGCTCAAATGATTCGTGATGCCTTTCCTGATTCCAAAATCAGCGTGTTTGGCAATCCTAGGTATATGGAAAAGTCTGCGAATTTTCCACAAGGAGTGGAGTTCTCAGAAAGACCTGATCTTGAAGCAGACTTCTTTGTAACCAGTTATGGTGGATTGATCTGGCATGATTTGTTCAATACTGTAGATATTGAACAGACTATCGTTGAGGAGCTCAGTTATCCTGGTGCCGTAAATTATAAATGGGGTAGCGGGGTCAATGGCTTATTCTATGAGGTGCCAAAGCCTATCTTCATTCAAGACATCAACGATCTGCCGACTGATCCAGGCAAAGATATCCTTGCTAGCATTCAGACAAATAAGAGCAAAGCTCTCCAATTCATTGGAGAGACTATTACAACCTATATGTGGCCAGGTGTAAAACATCTTGATGCCATAGCAAACAACTATGATATAAAGGAGTGTGAGGATTATCTGGCATCTATAGGATATGCCGGGGTTGATAGACTGAAGATCTTGAGTTTGTTTGGCATATCAAGTCATCTCCTGGAAAGCACAAGTGGCGCTAGGACTCCAATAACGTTCTACGACGCAACCATCAAATCATTGGTTTCAGTAAAGAAAAAAGATAACAGTGCTAGTGGTCTATATCGCATATTCAAGCGAGAGCGACTCATAGAAGAGGAGACAGGGCTGACAGTATCAAATATTGTACAGCGTGCGCTGAATGGAGATAGACCCTCTATGACCCTTATAGGGGGCTTAAAGACCCCACAGTGGGCTAGTCTTAAAGTCCAACATCTTAAGAGCGTTCATACTCAGTTGGCCAATCGTTTGACAAAATGTTTGTTCCTGACAGAAAGCCAGGATGTTCGGCGGTCTTTGATGTTGTCCATGGGCAATCAGCTAGAGATACTATCATCAGATGATAGGGAGCGCATTCTGACACGATACCTTGATCCAATTATCTTCAGGAGTTTGCCAGTTGATTGGTGGGACAAGATCAGGACCCCTATTAGCAATCTAGTTGTTACCGTAGAAGATTTGATAAATGAACCAGATCTGTTGAAAGCCAGTAACTTTCTCTTCATGGTAGACCCTCCTATGAGTCAAGAATATTGGGATAGTATCAAAGAGGCTACTTCAGTAACGGGCACTCGTATTGTAAATGGAATCATTCTGAGCACTTTCGAAGAAGAAATTTACAAGAATCTTCGCTAAAACGCTGGATTTCTCGATAAATACTGGAGTGGGAACTACCTCCAGTTTATAGACATAGCCCTACCGGACTCCGTATACTCAGGGGACTAGTAGGGCTTTCCTATGACCCACAAAACAAAAAAGAACAAAGAGGGTCGCAATGACAATCAAGAAATGCAGACTCATCATCAAAGATGAGGTCAACGCAACATTTGAAGATTTGGATCCAAAAACTCGTCGCGACTGTAATGCCGCACTCAAGTTTTTTATCCACGCCGCGCGTCATATGCCAGCTTTCAAGCTTGGCAGATGGGACGGGTGCGTCAGCTTCTTTGCTCTTAACGGGAACACTCACGTCAACCTTCTAGAAAAGGTTTTGGACATTGTCGTTGGCAATGGTTACGAAATTGAGCTAGTGGATAACAGGACCCCTAGGGTTTTTGAATTTCCATATGTTGACGAAGATTATATCGCACTCAACGCTCCTAATCCAGTTTGGCCTGCTGGTCATCCGGCAGCTGGTGAAGCAATTGGTTTGAGAGGATATCAGGTAGAAATCATCAGGGCATTTCTTGAAAATCCACAAAGTATTCAAGAGATTGCTACTGGTGCAGGAAAAACTCTACTCACTGCGACTTTGAGTCATTTGTGCGAAGCGCACGGAAGAACCATTGTTATCGTTCCCAATAAGAGCTTGGTCGATCAGACTGAAGCTGACTACAAGAATCTTGGTCTAGATGTAGGTGTCTATTATGGAGACCGAAAAGACTATGGAAAAACACACACCATTTGTACTTGGCAAAGTCTTGATATCTTGGATAAGAATTCCAAGAAAAACAAGCTGAAACCAACACAACAGGACATTGATACTTTCACTAAGGATGTTGTGGCTATCATGGTCGATGAGACTCATATGGCCAAAGCAGATAAGTTGAAATCCCTGTTATGTGGTCCGTTTGCCAATGTTCCAATCCGCTGGGGACTAACAGGTACAGTCCCCAAGGAGGAACATGAATATACTAGCATCCTAGCCAGTCTTGGCCCAGTGGTCAATCGTCTAGCTGCTAGCGATCTCATGGACATGGGTGTTTTATCAAACCTGCAGATTGACATTCTGCAGTTAATGGACAGCATGGAGTTTGAATCTTTTCATGAAGAGAATAATTTCCTAGTAACTGATCCCAATCATCTTGATTGGATTAGTGAGTTCACTAAGAATACAGCACTGACTGGTAATACGTTGGTGCTGATTAATCGCATCGAAACTGGTAAGCAACTGGCAGAACGCCTGCCAGAGGCTACCTTTGTTTATGGAAATAGCAAAGCCAAGGATAGACAGGAAGCTTATGAAGAGATTGGTCAGGGAACCAATCAAATCGTTATTGCCTCCTATGGGGTTGCCGCCGTGGGTATCAATATTCCACGCATCTTCAATCTCATTTTGGTTGAACCGGGTAAAAGCTTTGTCCGGGTAATACAATCAATTGGACGAGGAATTCGTAAGGCCAAGGACAAAGATTTTGTTCAAGTCTACGATATTGCTTCTACCTGTAAGTTTAGTGCCAAGCATGTGACTGAACGGAAAAAGACCTACAAGGCCGCCAACTACCCATACAAAGTTCACAAAGTGGACTATATCAAGGATCTATCCTGATGCGAATTCTTACGACTAACAATTCTACCTTTGAGATGAATAATATTCCGGATGAAGTAGAAGACATTCGCTATTGCGTTCTAGATTACAGTGACCAGCAGAATGTTGACTACCTTTTTATCCCATTACTTTTTCTAGAAAGCTTCAACAGCCCAGCCGTTGATCTTCGACTAGGAGAATATCGTATTCAAATGCCAATGGATTGGAGTATCGTAATCGGTGACAAGAATTCAGGTGATCTTGAGATCATTTCTCTCAAGCAACTGAACGACCGACCATTCGATGCGTTTTCTATCAATCCCATCAATGGCTATATGCCACACTTTCATGATATTGAAATCATGAATGTCTTCCCAGATGTAAAATGGTATTTTCCCAAACTCAAATATGGGCATATTCTTGCTGCTCCTTTGAGTGACGAACCATCACCACAATGTTGTTTCTTCGTCAAGGACACAAACAAGATTCCAGAAGCCCTGGATATCACACAATTGGTATGATGGGGAAACTACTGATTTTTCCGGGTGTAGATTTGTTCCCACCAAGCAAGAATACCTTGGTGGATAGGGCAACCGAGATAGTCATGAAAGAAGTGTTGTCAACTTTTGCTGAGCAAAAGTTTACTACCAACAATCTAGATGTATGGCACCGGGACGTTAGAGATTATTTTTGGAAACAAGAGTTCAAGCTGTCAAACCGACGTTTCAAAGAGGAAGATGTGAGACGATGGAAGGCCGTTTGGAAAAACACTGCTTTGGAGTATATTCGAGGCAAGCGAATGCTATAAATTGACGAAACATAGATGACCGCGCTAGGGTTGAGTATGGAAGCCAAAATTACCATTGCTCAACCCTATCCGGTCATATGGAATCATCCTGATAGGGAAGAAGACGAAGCCATTTTAGCCTGGCTAAGGGCTAATATTGTTGACGAATATGAGGTAATCATACTGGGCTCAAATGCTCTCAAAGTTGTCATTGGATCGAACATCGCCAACACTAGCTCATTCAAGCCAGAGGATTGTCTATTTTTATTCAAGAGTCCGCGCGATGCGCTCTTGTTCAAACTAACTTGGGGTGGAAGATAATGGCAGCAAAGAAGCCGGCCGCAGCAAAGAAATCACCGGCAGAAAAAAAGCCCAGCCTGGATATCAAGGACGAAATGCTGTATAGTGATTACAAGGTCTTTGATTGGCTAGATAACCAAACACCGGAGATGGCAAAAACATTCAGTCCTATTGTGGCTATGAAATGGCAAAGCGTCTTACAATCTCCAACCGGGTATGATGATCCCAGTCTGGTTCGAGCAACACCTGAAGAAACTGCTGATTTTATCATCACCGTGAATGAGGTGGTAAACCAAGGGTTCTGGGATTTGAGTCGCTATCCGGATCTCCAGTGGCGGCTTATGTGTGCCGTTGGATTAGGTAAGCCATTCAAGCATGGCTGGATTCCTCTCGCCACATCAAGGAAAAAGGTCGGTAAGATTGATGCGGTCCTGCTGGAACTTTATCCACAGCTCAACAACGAAGAACTATCCATTCTTCGAAGTAAGTTCACCAGAGAATCCTTCAAGCAGCTTTTGCTAGATATGGGCAAACCAGATAGTGACATCAAACCTTTGATGGATGAGTTCAAAAAGATCAATGGCTGAGATTTCAACAAAAACCAAAAGATCCAAAAAGATTGCGGTTGAACCCGTTGAGCCAACCTTTCGTTGTGAGTTTTGTAAGAAAGAATTCTCTCGAGAAAAGAGTCTTATCAACCATATGTGTGAAAAGAAACGCAGATGGTTGTGGAGAGATGAAAAGTATATTCGTATTGGTTTTATGGCGTTTCAAAAGTTTTATGAGCTCAGTCTCAAATCCAAGAAGGCCAAAACCTATGAAGAATTCATGGATAGCAAGTATTTTACTGCCTTCACCAAATTTGGAAGACATATTGAGAATATAGTGGCCATTGAACCAATGGGATTTACTGAGTTCTTGATCAAAGGAAACGTCCGATTAGATGATTGGACAAATGAAGTCTGGTATGAATCTTGGACAAGAGAATTGGCCAAGAAAGAAGATCCAATGAAAGCGGTAGAACGGAATATTCTCCTCATGGAGCAATGGGGCAGAGAATATGATGAGAACTGGGTAGATTTCTTTAGAAAGGTTTCTCCCAGTCAAGCAACTATCTGGATAAGAAAAGGACGTATCTCTCCCTGGTTGCTCTACTCAGGCGTCGGTCAGCCATTATTTGACAGACTGACTGATGAGCAGCTAGGGTTAGTAAAGGAATGGATCAATCCTATGTTTTGGTTACCTAAGATTAGGGACAACAAAGCAGAAGTTGAAAACATTCGACTGATCCTTCAAGAGGCAGGTGTATAATGATTTCCAATAATTCAGGTAAAAGCGTTTCCCTTTCATTAGATGATTATCTCAATAACACGGTGATCAGTAGAGAGGCTATGTCTGGTTACCAGCCGAGCATTGAAGAACTGGAGCGAATGGATCAGTATCGTCGTGATAGAGAACTCAGGGAAGCTGAATATCGTGAAAAGATGGAAGCTCTGAAGACATTCTTTCCACGTGGACATGCTGTAATTCCTAATTTTGATATCATCATTGATATTGCCAGAGAGAATCAGCTAAACCCCCTTTATGAACAAGTCCTGGAGGAGTTTGAAAAGGCACAGAGTGCTCTCCACCGTTCTGCGAACAAGTTAGCCAGTGCGGTAAAGCTAACTGATAGCGAAGAGATAGAACGTCGGGCCAAATCCACTGATCTTGATTCTATTTTTAAAAAGATGAGTCTGAATAATTCTTATGGTTGGCTGCCTTCTTCTAATTTCAATTCTATTCAGACAACTGGTCTTATCAACGGTATGCCTAATTTGTCTAACTCGCCAAAATCGTCTATTTCAAAAAATTCGAGTGATGACGAGAAAAACCAAACTAAGCCAATTCAAACAAAATTTGGTATTATGAATTGGCTAAAGGGCCTCATCCTATGAAGCTAACCAAAGATTCAATGGAATTGAATCGTGATGACATGGTGGATTTTGCTCGTAATTCTGGCAATGTTTTCTATCGTAAAGCATTGTCAGAATACGACACCGCCCAAGAAGTCTACGAACTTGCCAAGGCTGAACGAGACGCAGCTTTTCACAAGCTCGCTATGCAGATCAAACTAGCTGACAGCGAAGAGTATATCAGGATTGGTTTGAACTGGGATGAAATGAACAAAATGGATCCTGGTCAAAAGATTGCCTACTTGATTAGCAAGGGTAAGTTTCGTCTTGGACACACCAATATTTGTAAGGTGGGCGATAGCCCAAACTACTAAATATCTGATGTCAGACGATTCGTATTTTAGTTCTATGTATGGCGGTAGCATTTACCGCGACGACAAACCGCAAAAGCCGGTGTCGCCCGTGTCAGCCACTAAATTGGCTAGCCGAGTGATTGGCGGTATGAAGGCTCAAAACAGCCATACGAAAACTGTTGAAATCGATGGTGAGCTTCACACTTTTCCAAAAGCGGAGTATGTAGCTCAAATGGAAACTCAGCTACGAGAAGCCCGCAATAAAATCCGTGATCTTGAAACCAAGCAACAGCGTTTGATCAAAGCCAACAACCGTATCATGGACAAACTCCGTCAGATTGAAAACGACCTAGCTAACAAAATTGACGTACGATAATCAGTCATCATAAACTGGTGACATGGGAAAATTCGTACCAGACGTCGATATAGATTTTGCTAACCGAGATCATGCGTTAGAGGGGCTTGTCCACATACCTGCGAGTCGCATAGAGCGTGATGATCTGAGAAAGCATGTTGTGGGTGTCTATATGCAGGCGATCCCACAAGACCCTCTTACGGGCTATTCTAGCATACCTTATGAAGATGCCGAGGAGCGTGGCTACTTCAAAATCGACTTTTTGAATCTCAACATCTACAAACAGGTCCGAGACGAGGATCATCTAAATGATCTTTTGTCCAGAGAACCCATGTGGGAACTGTTGGATGATCCGTTGATTGTTGAACAGCTCTTCCAACTAGGTGGTGTTATTGATGGTATTCCCACAAGTGACCTCCTGAGTGCCTATAAGCCTCGATCTATCATGGACTTGGCCATTTTCTTAGCTTTGATCCGTCCAAGAAAGAAACACCTGATAGGGCTTGAATGGGATGACATAAAAAAGGATATCTGGTCACCCGGTGATGAATCACTTTATGGCTTCAAAAAGGCTCATAGCGTTAGCTACGCCCACGTGATAGTAGTTCAGCTCAACCTACTCTTGGAACAAGCTAATGCCACCGGAGAATAGGACGTATCGAAAGATATCTTACCATTATGCCGATCAGCCGTGGCTTGATGTAGAAGCATGGATTGATCTAGAAGCTTCTGAGTATTTTATGTTCTCAATTAGAATGGCTCGTCTGGTAACTGGTGAGGAATCTTTAAATTCTGGTAGATTCTCATTATTCTCAGATGAGATATATGATTATACCGTGGATATAAGTTTCAAAAATGAATGGAATTCCTATGAAACCTTATTCACTGAGAGGCTGGATTGGATTTCTCAGAACGTCACTGATAACTGGGGATTTGATATCAATGTGCCACATCTTGGTATAGGTTCAGAAAATACATTGAGCTTTAGCTTTAAGAATCTAACTGATGCTCTAAGGTTCAAGCTGTCTTTTTAGTCCTGCTTGCGAACTAGCTGAATCTGTCGACGCTTAACTCGTTTGACCATGACGGAATCAAGACTAACACAAGGTCCCTGTAGAATTTCAAAATCGCTACTGATGAACGTTTTAAGGTATGGACGAAAAACTGCCCATCTTTCCTTTAGAGTAACGTTGATTGGCATCTGTCGATTTGTTTCCCACCACCATTCATCGCCCAGTTGGAGAAACAATTTTTTATGTTCTTCGTCTGGTAAGGAGTTGTAAACATACATCGATGTTATCTGGTTGTCAGAGTTTCCCACGATGCCAAGATACTCTTGATCTAAGTATCGACCCAAAGTCAAAAATGGAAAATTCTCTAGCTGGGGCAACACTTTAAAACAACCTATACTCTCTAATAAATACTGGATATTTAGTCCAGCCGTTTTTGGACAATCTGAGGATGTGTCATGACAGTCTTTCTAATAGATAAAAAGCGAAAGATTGAAATGACCCTCAGAGAAACTGGCGGCACAGTGAATTGGAATCTTCCCATGAACACAAATGACTTCCGCGTTTTCAGAGACGTGCAGAATACAATCGAGTTCGTGGTAAGAGATACCGATCGAAAACCCATAAACATGATGGGTCGCTCAGCTGAGATCATCTTTTACGACCACAGAATAGATCGCGAACTATGGCGAAAAGAGCTAAGGGTTATAAACGAAGCCAGAGGCATCTGTAAGCTCACAATTGAACCAGATATCATGGCGGATTGGTTTCTTCAAACCTATAGCTATCAAGTTGCGGTAACCAATCCTGACGGTGCGGTTCATCTCTTGTATGTGGATGCCAATGAGACCCAAAGAGGGTTCTTTGAACTTCTCCAAGGTCCTAGGTTCTTACCTAGGATAAGTGAAACAGTCACATACGAAGAGCTTCTTTTATCCACCCAGATGCCAGTGGATGGCCGTATAGCCTATAGAGCAACTTCTGCGATTCCAGGATCTCTTCAAGTTGACGACTATACTGGTGTTCATACGCTAGCTGCTTATCTGGATAATTTCACTGGCGAACTTATCATTGAAGGGTCAGTTGAAGAGGGAACACCAACGGAAGAGGAATGGTTTACCATACAGACTCATGAGTTTGACCACGAGACCTCAACTCAAGGATACTCTTTTGAGGCCAATTTGATGTGGTGGAGAGTAAAGATCTTCAATCAAAACGATCAGAACCCATACGGTGAACCTCCACTAGAAGAGGATCTAGGTAAAGTCACAAAACTGGTGTTTAGAAATTGACTGATGGCCCGTGTTTAGCCTAAAGTGGTTAAACACGAACAAAACAAGAGGCCGTCAATGCCCGGAATTGATTATTCCAAGAGATACCGCGATTATGCGCGGTTTACTCCTGCCATTTCAGAAATGTATGTCCGCTATGTCAATGCGGAAAACCCCAAGCGTGAGCCACCTATTCCACGCGAGGAACTGAACTTCTTCAACCCTAATAGCAGCTTGTTCTATCTGCCCAGTGCTCTGTATTCAGCTGGGCAGGCCGCAAAGAGCAGTGGTATTACTGAACGTAAAGATATGGTCACCGGTCGTGATCGTGGCTCTACAACAGTTCTAGGTGACTCGGGTGGATTCCAGATTCAGACCGGTGCTATCAAGTTTGAGGGTGACAAAACTCGCGAGAGGATGATGCGCTGGATGGAAGCCAATTGCGATTGGTCGATGATTCTCGACTTCCCAACTGGCGGTATTCAGATTGGTAATATTGACCAACATCTACAGCGACTTGAAAGTCCTTTAGATCCCAATATTGTGGATTCAGGAAACAAGGATGCTCTGGATGACCTGATTATCAAAAATGGCGGAAACATCAACAATAAGAACGATCGTCTGTTCTATGCCTGTATGCTTCAGACTCTAATCAATAACGATTACTTTGTGAAGAACAGGGTCCCTGGTGCTACTAAGTTTTTAAATGTGGTTCAGGGACGAAACGCCAGCGAGTCAAAAATATGGTATGAGAATGTCAAGCACTATCCCTTTGAGGGTTGGTCTCTTGCGTCTCATCACAAAGAGAACTTTGAGATGTCTCTGGGTCGAATCATTAATATGAGAGATGACGGAGTCCTACAGGATCGTGACTGGATGCACTTCTTGGGTGTTGGTAAGTTCCAACATGGTTGTGTCTACACGACCATTCAGAGACAAGTTCGTGAACAGATTAACCCCAATTTCACTATCTCGTATGACGTGAGCTCACCCTTTACTCTAGCTGCTTATGGTAAAGTTTTCCTTGGCTACAACTTGAACAAAGACAGCTGGAGTATTCAGGGTGAGAAACTAGACGGTCGAAATTATCTACCAACCAACACCTATCTTGACGATGAAGGAGTTGAACAACTTGGTTATGAGATGATCTCAACCGGAAAGGACCGCATCAAATATCTTCTTGATGATTCTGGTAATAAGATTCCTCTACCCAAGAAGGGAAAAGACGCTGATCGTCCATTCCTCGATGTGCTGGAAGAGATGTTTCATGAACGTCTAGACGGAGTTGATGGCTCTAGGTTTGTTAGAACTCAGATTGGTGAGCAGCTCAAGATGGGCGACATCTGTGTTAACGTGGATCCAAAGTTTACTTCAACGTGGGACGTAGTCACCTATGCGATGTTGATGAACCATAATGTCCAGGTTCACCTCGAGGGGGTTTACGAATCGCAGGATCTATATGACAAGGGCGACCCAGCGGCTGTTCCTCAGCAACTTCTTGAAATCAAATCGGTTGTTGAAGATGTATTCAACAGCGAAACTCCAATGTCTGTTATTGAGAGAAATCGCAAGGTTCTCAACTATCTAGCTAGTGACAATGCGGAAAGGGGAGTCTTGGATCTTCAGTTGTTCGAGGTTGCCAACCAAAAGGATCACGTTAATGTGTTAAAGGCTAAGAAAGAAGCAGAAGCACCACATCTTGCTGAAAACAAGCCCAAAATGCAGATAGTAAACAACGGTCTCTTTGCCTGATGTCTACCCTCATCTATAGTGCTCTAATGAGCTGTATACCTGGGGGCAAGCAGACCCCCAGTCGCTGGACCACATTCAATGGTCCATGCTGTATTCATAACGGACAGATGAGGGCAGACACCAAAAAGAGATCTGGTATCTTGTTTGACTCTGACGGCCGGACTTCGGTTTCCTGCTTTAACTGTGGGTTCCGAGCCGGCTGGTCACCCGGTGCTCGATTTTCTCCAAAGTGGAAAAAGTATTTTGAATGGCTAGGCATGCCTAGTGAGAAGATCAGACGTCTTGACTTTGATGTATCTCTTCTCCGTAAGAATATGCTCGAAGGCGGTGGTATTGAACAATCATTTACCCGGCAAGCCTCTGCTTCTATTACCTTTGAATCCAGGAATCTACCAAAGTCGGCAAAGCCCATAAGCTTCTGGCTCGAAGAGAACTGTGAAGATCCTCATTTCCTAGAAGTTCTCACTTACGTTGCCAACAGAGGAGAGGATATTTTACTTTCCTATGACTATTATTGGACCCCAGATACTACTGATCATATGAATCAGAGGGTTATCATCCCGTTTTACTGGGAAAATGAAATAGTGGGTTGGACAGCTAGAATTGTAAACGGATCTAGCAGTCGCCGCTATTATAGTGACGTTCAACCGCATTATATTTTCAACACCGATATCGTCAAAGAGGATTGGGAATATCTTTTTATAAATGAAGGCCCATTTGACGGAATCGCGGTAAATGGTGTCGCGATGCTAGGTGATAAAATAACACCTGAACAGATTCAGTGGTTGAATCAAACCGGTAAAACCAAAATTGTCGTACCTGATCGCACCAATCAGGGAGGACGGTTAGTTGATACTGCTCTAGCACAAGGCTGGTATGTGTCCTTCCCTCGTTGGGATGAAGGAATAAAAGACGCAGCAGACGCCGTAAAAGCCTATGGTAAGCTCTATACGATATGGTCGATTATTGACGCCAGAACCAAAGATAGGTTATCAATAGGTATACAACGACAACGCTTAAAATAATAAGAGACCAGGAGGTCCTGTGAGCCAAAGAAAAGAACAACAAGAGCTCAAGGAATATAGCGAAGAGGTCCAGAAGGTCCTCATTCAGTTCATGCTTACCGACAACAGCGCCTACGTTCGTTGTCAGAATATCGTTAAGCCAGAATATTGGAATGAGCGTCTTCGTCCAGCCGTTCGCTTTATCAAAAAGTTCACCGAGCAATATCGAGCATTGCCAACACCAGAACAGGTCAAGGCTGAAACAAATCTCGATTTACCCATTATTCCTAATATCCAGAGCAACCATGTTGACTGGTTCCTGGATGAGATAAGTGGGTTCTGTCGTCATAAAGCCATGGAAGCTTTGGTGTATGATGGCCCTCAGCTAATTGCTCAGGGTGACTATGCGGAACTAGAGAGGCGTTCAAAAGAAAACATGCTCATCAGTCTACAGACTGAACTGGGCACGGACTATTTTGAAAATCCACTAGAACGCCTTGAGCGAATGAGAGATAAAACTGATACTACCTCTACGGGCTGGAGAGATATCGACAGCAAGTTGTATGGTGGTATGAATCGCGGAGAGATAACCTTTTTCTGCGGAGGCCCAGGCACGGGTAAGAGTTTGTTTCTACAGAATCTAGCCCTGAATTGGGTTCAGATGGGTCTGAGTGTCATCTATATTACTATGGAACTAAGCGAAGAGCTAGTTGGACTCCGGTATGATGCGATGATCACCGAGACCCCAACGAAGATGATCTTCAAAGACATCAACGATGTCGCAATGCGACTGGGTATGATGAGAAAAGCTGGTGGCAAGACCCATAAATGGGGCAAGCTACAAATCAAGAAACTGCCAATGGCGGGAACCACCGCCAATGATATTAGGGCCTATCTACAAGAGTTTGAAATCCAAACTGGAACTCGTCCTGATGCCATCGTGGTAGACTATCTGGATTTGATGCATCCAAACAGTGGTAAGATCAACGTCAGTGACCAGTTCATCAAGGACAAGTTCACGTCGGAAGAGCTTCGCGCGCTGGCAGTGGAATGGAACATCTTGTGCGCTACCGCGTCACAGCTCAACCGTGCTTCTATCCAAGAGCAGGACTTTGACGCCAGCCACATTGCTGGTGGTATCTCAAAGATTAATACGGCTGACAATGTGCTCGCGATTCTTACAACCGCAGCAATGAAGGATCGTGGTGAATATCAGATCCAGTTCCTTAAGACACGTTCGTCGTCAGGAGTTGGTCAGAAGATCTTCTTGAAGATTGATCCCAATACATTGAGGATTGAGGATGCTCCTCAGGAAATGCTAGAAGGTCGTGGATCAGGGGTGGGCGGCTTACAGGCAGGTTTGGCTAACAAAGTCACTACGGTTGTTCCCAAGAACATAGGCACGTCTTACAGCCCTGATAAGGGGCCTACAGGGCCAGCCGCACAGAATCCTATACTAGCACGCCCTGAGGCTACTCCTCCGTCTAAGGTACAAGCCAACGGGGCTCAACTACGTAACCTAGCTAGGAAGCTGAGCGACTAAATTGGCATTAGGCTAAATATACAAAGCGCGCCATTTAGGAGAGTCATGAATGTTCAGTCATCCAGATGACATTAGGAGGTATATCAGACTTACTGAATCCTCTTCAGTGTCGGATGTTACCGAAGATATGACTTATGGGGGTATCCACGTTGAAGATGTGGATACCTCTGCCCTTTTGCTTGAAGATCTAAATGATATAGTTTTCAAGCTTCGCAGTTATGGAGAACCTGACGGTAATCTTGACTATGCTCGCGGCGTTGAAGAAGGATTGGCACTTGCCGCCAACATGCTCGAAAGACTGTTGGAACGCCATTCTGGTTACTCCAGCAAGTAAGGGAACCACGATGAAAGACGGTCGCGTCAAAAGTCTAATAGAGGAACTCGATTTATTTGTTCCTCAAAGAGACAAACACCAGATTGTAGAAGCTCGCGCATCTAATGTGATTGCTGGGGCCGTCAATCTTTTGAATCTTATATCTGAAAGCTTTAGTGATGAGGAAGCCGACGAACTACAACGTCGATTCATCAATGCTATAAAGAATAAGGATCCCGATAAGTTCAATCGCAAGATTAGAGAATATCGCAAGGTCGAGGAGAGCAAGCGTGGCAAATAATAGTTCTGACATCCGCCGCCTTATGAGCCTTGTAGAAAGCACGCAGGAGCCAGTTCTCCTTGAAGGATGGCTCACCAATCTCAAGAATAAGCGAATCCGTCGTCTTGGTAGTAAAGAGCGAGCCGAAATGGCACATCGTCTCAAGCAGGAATGGCTGAAATGGCTTGGTCAGACGGGACGTCAAGGAACTGACGATGACATGGATCGCTTTATGCGAGCACGCATTGGATTTTCTGACAAAGATGTTGCCATTGTCAAAGACAAAGTTTTTGATAAATCTAAGTCTCCTGAGGTAGCTGACTCTTCTGACTCGCCAGACCAATCTCCTCCTGAGCGCAAAATAGCTCGAGGTGGTGAAGTAGACAAGGACCAGAAATCTGCTGCTGAAAAAGAAGACGGTGTCCCTATTCCCAAAGACTTGAATACCAAGCTTAGTGATTTTGGCAAGGTCGGTATTGATGTTGAAAAAGACGATGGCAAAAAGGATCATGGTGAAATCAAAGCGGATCCCAAAGACTATCGCTTATCAAATGGCGAATGGGATCGTGAGAAAATTTCAGCAAAATTGGCCAATATGCCAGTGGGAGACAAACTGATTCTCGGCAAAGCGTCGTTTTCCCGTTCAGTTGGTAAGCCTCAAAACCCACAAACCAACGTTGAATCTATCATGGAATCTGATTCAGAGGTGTTGGATGATGAGGTCGTTGATGAACTCATGGATGCCAGCGCAGGTCATATCAATGATGAATATCTATTGAATGGTCCTGTCAACGACACTGCTGATGCTATGGCAGATTTAGCAAGCCAAAAAATGTCACAGGGTTCATCGTCTAAAAAGAGTTCTGATAAATCCACCTCGGTGGGCCCATATGATATAACTGAGATGTCTAGTATTCTCAAGCGAGAGCTAGAGATCGGCGATTCCAAGCTCAAGCAGATTACCCAATATGTCAAAGATACTGCTGACAAAGGATATGGTCGTATGCAGGATAGCGACATTGATGTATTGGCGAGAATTGGATATGCGCTTCTACGTTCTAGAACCTAAATAATGCGAACCGATCCTCTGGTATGCTAGAGCCAGAGGATGGTTAGTATTCCCCATTATGAAGAACTAAGTGCCAGGGCCATATATGATAGCCTTGACTTAATGTGGTGGCCGAGCGAAAAGCTTGACGGTAGCTTCTTGGGATTTGGTTTAGACGACGCTGGAAGATATTATAGTTACCGCAAGGGAGGTCAATTCTGCTATTGTGTAGAAGATTGGCCAAATGAATGCTGGGCTTCGAGTTATCGCATTGCCCATAACGTTGGTGCTATGATAGTTGAAGCCCTAGTCAAGGAAAATCTTATCAAGCCTGGGCAGAAATTGGGTGCTGAAATCATCCACGGTAATATGCCCAATACTATTCGATACCTGTTATCTAGTTCAATCAGCGGTCTTCTCATTATCACTTCTGCTGATTTTGAATTTGGTGAAGGGCATATAAGGCTCCTTGACGATTTCAAGTGTAAGCTTGATGTTGAATACCATCAAAGTCCAGATGGATTTTCCAGAGAGCTTTTTAAAGAAAAGCAACGGTGGTTGGCGTTTATAAACCCGCAAACGTCGAGGCAATTGGTCCAAGCTAGACTGTCAACCCACGCCAAGCAACTCAGAACGGTATTGGATCATTGGTTTCAGCAAGACACTAGGATTGAAGGCTTCAACGTTTTTGACATCCTAGATATCAACCTATCCAAGAAGCATCACAAATGTGGTGATCGGAATTGGAATGATCTCAAGAAAGAGATTTCAAAGGAACGCGATGACCTCAAGCAGGTATTCCGATCTATGATTCTGATGTTTAAAGATATTGCCTATCGAGTTCTAGTGCTTGAACAACCAAGTGTTATTGGAGCCGGCTCGTTTGTGGAAGGTGTCGTAGTTGAAAGCAATCAGGGTAAATTCAAAATAGTTGATCGAGAATCATTCCAGGCGGCCAATCGCTTTACTCATTTTATCAAATACTGGTTGGTAGGAGGCAGTAGACCGGCTCGTCCCAGCTTCCTATCTAGAACCAAAGACTGGCCCAAGGAAAAACGTCTGAAAAGACTAGATACGCTTCTCAAACGATATCTAGACAATCGACATATTCTACATCACGTTTACAGGGTCGGAGCCAGGCAAGAATTACTAGTATATTCGGGACAATTACATCAACGAACATTGAATATGTTCAGCGATACAAGAAAAAGGATTGAAGATGGGCGGTAAGGCGTTTGAGGGTATTACACAGAGGATCGCCAAAGAGGACATACCCAAGACATTAGACTGGCTAACTAGAAACTGGAAGGATTCAAGCATCCAGGGTGGGAAATACATGAACCACCTACTTGGTAGTGCCGGTAAGAATCCAACGAGTGGCGACATTGATCTGAATATGCGAATTGAGCTATATGATCAGGAGAAGGTAGCACAACAGCTATCTGCTCTCTTGGGATCACAGTATGTCAAGGCTCGCCCTGGTAACAACCAGATCTTCACCGCGGTTCCGATCAACGGAGACCCTAAAAACGGGTATGTTCAGGTTGACTTCATGTTTGGCAATTATGAGTGGCAGAAGTTCAGCTATTTTTCACCTGAATACGATCCTGAGTATACCGATGGTTTCTATTATTGGGGACAAACATCAAAGAAAAGCTGCCTCAAAGGTCTATATAGAACTGAGCTTATCAAAGCGTTAGTGGCATTCAATAGTGATTGGGTGTTGGAAGAAAATGGAGAGATGGTGGCCAGAGTAGGTCCTACCTTTTTCCATGATAAGGGGTGTGTCTGGAGATATAGACATCGTCCTATGCGCAAGGACGGCAACGGGAGAGTAAAGGAATTCAAGGAACTTACCAAAGAAGAGTTCTTGAAAATTTACCCAAGTGCCACCCCGGCTAGAACTGATATTATAGATGATCCAAAACAAGTGGTAGAGATGGTTTTTGATCAACATCTACCCTCAAAAATTTTGGATTATATGACGTCGTTTGAAACTATATCAGTTACCATGACATCAACATATACGATTCCTGAACGTTTGAAAATCTACAAAATCTATGTTGAGCGCTTAAATAACTTGAAAGTAGAAGTTCCCAAGGCGGAACTCAAACGGTTTGGTGTGAGGTTGTAATATGCGATGGAGTGAGATTGTAGGTAAACCAATTTTAGAAACTGCTAGCAGCGGTGCTACAGCCGCAGGCGCAGTGGCAACCTCGGTGGGTGCCATTGGTGCAGGATTCGATTCAAATGGGCATAAGGGTATCTATGACGCTGCTGAGAAGAAGCGTAAGCCTCATACCAAACCAACAGTTTTACGTCGCTAAAAGATGCTCTTAGATAAATACTTCTAACAGAAACTCTCTATAGGAGAATTCACTATGACTGAGAAAGTAAACGGCTTCGCTTCTGGCAATGACCAGTTCCTGTCCGGCGCAGTTAAGCGTTACACTGTCACTGTTTCTAACTTTGACCTGACCGCTGATCCTGCTAACGGCACTTCTAACCTGGACAAGGTTATCGAAATCATCTCTACTCGCGCACAGCCAGTTATCCTGGGCGCAGTAACCGCAACTGGTTTTGCGTTTGCTGTTGAGCACGCTGATGTTTTCGGAACTTCGGTTGCTCCAAACACTCTGGCAGACTTCAATGCTGCTGGCCAGGCTGCGCTTCGCGCAACTGGTGCCTCAACTGCCACTTTCGTGGTAGCTGCTGCTGATTTCTAATCCTTGATTAGGATCTAAAAAAGAGCCCCGGGGGAAACTCCGGGGCTCTTTTGCGTCAGGAAGACTTGCGAGCTCGAATTGCCTCGATTGCCCGTCGTTCATGTTCCCGATCAATGATGATAGTATAGATTCCGCGTTTGATAATTTCCATGTGCGTCTCCTCTAATCAAAGAGATAGCATCTAGAACTCTGGGGTCAAGTGTTATTGACTGGGAATCAGATGTGTGATGTCACGTATGACGCTTTGAACTTCTATCAAGATACCTTCTTCATCAAAAATTCCTCGATCGATCCAGTCCTGCCAGCGTATCTCGTCATGTCTCTTGACCCTATGAACTCCGCGGCGAATCTCTTGGCCCGGTAGAACTTCCAACATATATTTGATGAATTTCTGGTGGTCTGACTCAGGTATGATCTCCAAGAGACTGAACCCGTTTATATCTTCAACCTCTACATCAAAGTAATCACGAAATGTTTGATTTGAAAAAGTAATTTCAAAGTCTTTATTAAAGCAAACAATGAGATCAATGGTGTTGTCCACTACTGTCTTATATCGCTCTCTTGATGTTTTGAGTTGAGTTTCTACATCCTTGAATGCTGTGACGTCTCTGACGATAGCAATTCGGGCCTCGGTATTGTCCCATTCAATTGGCTTACTGTTGATTGCCACATCCTTTACTTCACCGCTCTTGGTGAGGAACAGGGTCTCGTATGAGGAATCTTCGACTTCATTCTTCTTGAACAACATTCTCTCTCTTTCAAGAGGATGAAGTAAATCAGAAGGATTCATAGTTTCAAGTTCCGAGTCTGAATATCCTGTCAAGAGTATGACCCTGTCGTTCCATTCCATTAGGCGTGTATGGTCATGGATGATCAAACTTTCAGAGCTAGCGTCACTGAATGCTTTGAATGTAGCTTGGCTTTTTCCAAGTTCTTGATAGGCTTTCTTTAGCTCAGTTGTTTCATAGAAAACCAATATCCATTGAACCGGATTGGGTCCCTTCTTCACTGGTGTCAAATGGACCTCGAAAACAACCGTCTGGCTGACCCCGATATCAAACTGTATTTCGTGACGTCCTTCAACACCTTCAAGCAAAGTTCTGCGAATGGTCCAGAAGGTAGAATCTGTTCCAAACAGATCCCTGAGATTCATCTTTTTTATAGCGGATCGTTTGAAACCAATAAGCTTGGCAAATCCTTCATTTACAAAGCTTATACTGAAGTCAGAACCATCTGGATTGAGAATCATAAATCCGGTGCTAGACGCATCAATCGTAGTGAGTAGTTCTTGATTATGCTCAGCTAATTCTCGAATCATTTTGCTATTGTTGACCTGATGTGTGACATCTCTGACCAACATGATATAGTAAACTTTTTTGTCGCTGCGAACCACTTTACTAGCGGAGACGTCTATGTAGATGATACTACCGTCTTTTCGTATACCCATGAAATCTTCATAATTTACACTGGTAAACTCGTCATTGGTATTCACCTGAGTTACCAGAGATTCCATGAAGCTAACGTCTAGTTCGGTTTCTTTTGGGAATTGAAAAAGGAGACTAATCTTCTTGCCAATTACTTCCCTCTTTTTCCAGCCAAACATGGATTCAGCTGCTGGATTATAACTCTGTATTTCGCCTTCTGGACTTACCAACATCAGGGCGTCATTCAGCAGTCTTGCTGTCTGATCAATTTGAGTCGTGTAGTCATCAATTCTGGCCTGCAGAGTTTCTGTTACATCAGCCGCAAGATCCAAAGTTCCTTTGGCGGCTTTTTCAAGAGCTTCACTGGATTCCAGAGCCGCTTTCAAGGTCTCAGCACGCAACGTCCGTTTGGCAGCAGCTTCTTTGCTTTCAAACAGCCATTTCATCATTAGAGTTTTGCCTTGATCTCAATTAGAACCAGTTTGAGGCCATTCATGGCTTCAGTTATGGTAATGTTGTTTTTTGAATAGTCATCGATAATCTTGTAAATCTTTTCGTCTTTCTTTTCCAATTGCTTGGTCAAGCGAAAACAATACCAACCCAAGACTCCAATGATACCAAGGAGAAGAGCCGTTAAAGCCCCTCCGTCTCCTTTAGCGATCATCTCGACTACACTCTTGATTATATCACCCATGAAGGTAGTCTCCCGATACGCGACTTGCGTGATATTTATTCAAAGTCCAATGAATACACTCACTTGCTTTAACTACCCACATTCTGTTCAACTTGATAGTGATACGCTAAATACCAAAGGATATCCTAATTGTGAGAAATCAATGACTCTTTCTGAGCTCTTTGGGGACGACCCTCTTTCTATATCTGTTGAGGAACGAAAGTTCCTAGAACAGGCATCAGTGTTATGGGCTCGTCAGTTTGACGGCATAATTCGTGAATCTCGTGGACCGAAGATCAAGACTCGCATTGTAGTCAAAAAGGCGAAGAAACATGGATAAGATGGATATTGCCGATGAACTGATTCGTCGAGGAGTAGACGAAAAAGCTGCTGAGCGCTTCAAAGGTGAAGTAAACGGCAATGACCTTATGAATTTGGTTCAAGCTTTCAAAAACACAAGCCGACCCTATCAGGGCCAGGTCGAAGCCGAAAAATTACTTGGTAAATATGGTATCAAGCTGGGGAGAACCACAATGAGCGATGATTATCTGAACGCAAAGTTTGAAAGTCTACGTTCAGGCGAGACCCTGGATGAGACATTCGGATGTATGACAAAACTTGATGAAGGATTTTCATACTCCGTTGAGGTTTCTGAACAAACCAGGGATAGAGTTCTTGACTGGTTGGATGAAAACCAGGTAGAATACCAGGCTACCAGCCCTGTTGCTTACCGTATTGAATGTGGTGATCGTAACGTGGCATATCGCACTGGACGAGCTCTCTCAGAAATCCTTAGAAAGCAGACAGTTCGCGATTCTGTTGAAATAGAGGAAAAGATGAGCAAGAAGCCAGAAAAGCGCGCCAAAGACGCCAAGAAAAAGATTGAACTCATGAAGCCACGTAATCCTGTAATCGCAGCGGTAAAGACCCGTAGTGGTGCTGGTGCGCATGATGGCGGTAAGGACCCTCGCAAGGTAGACAAGTTTGGACGCGGTGCCAAGCACAAGCCTCGCTTTGATGAGGAGATCGAATTTGAAATTGGTGAGGACGTTATGGTCGGCGAAGCTGTTGGCCAAATCAAAATTCCTCACGGACCTAATGGAACCATCGGTGTTATCATGAACGGTCAACTAGAAATGGTTGCTGAATCAGAAGTAAGCCGTTTAGACGAGGGAGTGATAGGCATGATGAAGCCAGTGAATCCACTATTCCGCCTGCGCGAACTCGCAGGTCTACCACTAGAAAACGACGACTTTGCCGGTATTGAAGTCGTAGAAGCACCTGAAATTGATCCCGAAGGCGTTCTCGCGGCTGGTCCAGTAGGTGACAAAATTGTAGATATGGAACTAGATGGTATTGGTGCTGACCCAGTAGAGGAACCAATGGCCGATATGGACGGTGGGATGGAAGAGCCAGAAGATCTCTCTTTTGATGTTCCAGTTGATGATGTAGAAACTACCGGAACTTTGGATCTACCCGCAGACGCAGGTATCCCCGGTGCTGTTGGTAGTGATCCGGTCATGACGGTTGGTAACGTTCCTTCACAGAGCGAAGCAATGGCACAAATTGAAGATGCCCTGAATAGTATTCAGGCCGGGCTTGCTGATATTCGTCTTTCTGAATATAAGTCCCTTATCCAGAAGCTTCAGGATCTAACAAATCAGGCTCAGATGATGGGTCGTGATTATCTCGGCGAACGTCGCAAGAAGTAAGATGCGTTTTCTAGAGATTCGAGGCGGAATTCAGATTCCTGTTTCCAGTGAGGAACAGGAATTACTTGATATGATCGAATCACAAGAAGGCCAAATCATTAAGAGACAAGATCTCAATGAGCGACAGAAAGAGCTTGCTAGAAAGATGGTAAGTAGGGGTATTCTAGAAAGATCCCAACGTGAAGGATCCCTCTTTTATGTTGTAAGTGGTCTAGAGGACCTTTGGAGATAAAATGTCAAACGATCTAATTCCCTCAAACATGCCTAGTGCTCGAGATATCCAGGAAATGGCCAGACTGAGAGCCATTATGGAGGGCACGAATGTTCCGGCCGTTCAGCAGCCCCAGCAAGCCTTTTACACTGGTGGAAACCAGCCTCTGAGAGAAAGTCATAATACTGCTCATTACTCTCCTTCAATTGGCACTAGTCGAGAAGACATAGATGCTATGAAAAATATCCTTGCCAAACTCAACAACATAAGCGGCGAGGATCAGATTTCAGAACAGGCTTCCCCTACTGTTGGTCGAACTACCCTAACTGAAACTAGTTTGGCACAGAAAACTAGCCCTGGTTCTTTTGAAGTTCTGATCTCTCTAAAAGAGAGCAATGGCAAAGAGATTAGAACCTACAATGTAGTGGATAGTAATCGTCGCGATGTTGTGAGCAATCTGAGACTTCAGGAGTCAGCTCAAGCTATTATGAAGCTTATGAACAAAGGTTTGAGCTTTGATTCTTCTAGAGTTCAAGAAGTTATTGATTTGGAAGAAGATTTTAATCGAAATCGTCTTGAAACGGCAAAGCATAAAGCTCGCTATACTCGTTCTATGGAATTGAACGAAACGGCGGCGGCCGAAGTTTTCAAAAATAGATTCAATGTGGCAAAAGCCAATGCTCTGGTAGCCCAGGATCAAATCAAGAGCATATTAGAATCTCTCCGTTGAGCAATAGATTGTTACTGGTAGGTAGCCAGTAACATCTTGCTGACTGAATGACTTACCTGACTAAATATACAGAATATCGCAGCTTACCTACCTGGAAGGATGCCATGGTTATTGATGAACTCAACACCAGCGCAAGTTATCGTCTCTCAAGGGTTTTAACCGTCCTTGAGTCGCTCTACGGATTGACGATAGATTTTGATGCTGCCGAAAGCTTGGCTCAACTCCAAAGCATCTATGAGATGTATGGTCTTGAACGCAGCAGAATTGTCAAGGAGTCTGCTTTTAACTCCTACAACAATGATCCATCTTACACCAAAGCTGTTTTAATCCAGGAAGCAATTGGCATCTTTCTTAGCGAAGTTGCCCCAAAGCGTATCAAGCGATCCAAGAAGACTTCCGCGTAAGGAGCAAACCATATGACAGACACCAAAATGAAAAGGCTGCTGGCGATCAAGGAGGAGTTTGCTCGAACGCAGGCTGCTCTCATGAAGGCTCGTCAGCTTGAAGAAGCTGCTAAGCCAGTTAGCTTGTCAACTCTACTAGAGAACGACCTGGACCAGGCTGAACTTATCCTAGCGGCCCAGGATCTGATGCACAAGCTTCAGAACATGGCTGAAGATCTAGCAAAGATGAATGCCCAGGATCTATTTCCTCTTGTTGATAAGATGAAGGGCGCCTTTGGACCAGAAGCCGCTCATACCTTTGAAGTCACTTCTCAGGAAGCAATTTCAGACGCTATGAATACGGTCCGTCACGCAAAAGATGAACTGGGTAATGCTGTTCTAAAGCTGGAAGGTAAAATTCCAGCAAATGATATGGCATCTGATGAAATGGCTTCGTCGGATGAAATGGCACCGGCAGATGACGCTGATGCCGTTGACGCAGCAATGGATGATTTTGGAGCAGCTGATGCGGCTGCGGGTCCAGAAGACGAACCACTGGGTCGTGCGCGTAAAGAATCAGTTGAAGGCGGAAAAGCCCTCAATGAGTCTCTTATCCTTGAATCTGCCGGTCGTAGACTAATTAAGGAAGAGGGTTTGAGCTCTCTTATTAGTTGGGTTCTAAATGAGGCAGCGGCAGGCATGCCAGAAGAACATTTTAGATCATTTGCTACCAGCATTGCTCAAAAAGCAGCAAGCGATCCTGCGAAACTAGCAGGTTGGATTGGCAAAAAGAAGCACGGTATGGCAGCAATGGTTCAACTTGCTGAACCAACCTTTACTCAAGACCGTACGCCTGATCTCGGCCTTGTTGAATCAAGAGCCGGCAAGTCTGATTGCTATGGTCCATTCAGTAGTAAAATGGCCGCCAGAGCTGACGCCAAGAGTGAAATTGGCGGCGGGTCCGAAGGAACCAACTTCTCGATCATGAAGAAAGAAGATGGTTGGTATTGGTCAGAATCTGTCAATGAGGGAAAGACCTACAAGCGTGGCGAAGATGCTGATATGGACGATGTTAGATCCAGAGATGTTGAACGCAAGGCTGCTCGTAGACGCAAGGGCGACGACAAGGTTGACGAAGGAAAAACCTACAAGGCCAACGATGACGAAGATTCTTGGGAAAAGAAGTCCAAAGATGTTGAACGCAAAAGTGCTCGCAAGCGCAAGGGTGATGACAAACTAGATGAGACCGTTATTGCGGCCCATGCTATTGCTAGATTGATTGAGGCTTCAATCAAGCGCGAAAACAAAGGCAATGCTGCCAAGGCTGTAAAAGAAGCCGTTTCTTATCTAGCTGGTAAGAATCTAGTTGAAGGAAGCGAAGACCTAGAAGCTATTGTGGTAGAAGCATTTGTTTCCGAATTTGGAATGAAACCAGCTGCCTATAGTGTTTCAAAGCTTCGTGAGTTTTCCACTCTGAATCCAATGGACAAGAAAAATGGAAACTCTGCCCTAGCCAAGCTGGGAAGCGCCATGGGGAACGATAAAACCGCAGCCACAAAGAGTGTTTCAAGTGCTATGACTGGTCTAACTGGTCAAGAACGCACCGCTGCTACTAAGATTCTTAATCAGTTGAAAAAGGATGGCAACGCTCCTAAGAATGCTGGTGACTTTGCGCAGAAGGCAGCAAGCCTTGTATCTGACGACAAACAGACCGGTATGAATGAATCTGAAGATCCAAACGGTGGTTGGGTAGGCAAGGTTCGTGCTTATGGTCTAATGGGCATGAATAATAAGCGTTTTGATAAGACGTTTAAGAATGGTGCCGCATACATGGCGTGGGCCGACAAGCATGAAGGCAATGTTGACATTCAAGGCGTAACTGACGAAAGTAGCCAAGAACTGGATGAAAACATCAACGCCGCGCATTGGCCAGTTGATACCATGGGTCAGTACAAGGGAGAACCGTTTTCTACCGATTACGGAAAGCTCAAGGCAAATCCAAGTGGCCCCGCTAAGACTGAAGGTGGTGCTCCTGAACCAAAGGTTGAAGAAGCCCCAACGGCTGAAGAAGCCCCAAAAGAAGAGCCAAAAACTGAAAAGCCAAAGGCCAAGAAGTCAAAGGGCAATCCATTTGTAAAGAACAACGAATCGGATAGCGAAGCTTCTGAAAAGTAAAATAGTGAAGCCCTGGAGAAATCCAGGGCTTCGCTGTCTCTGAACGATATACGGTAAATAGTATGAAATTAGGAGACGTTTATGCGCTGGAACGAGATAGTTACAGAAGAGATGAGTGTCGTGACTATGGCCAAGAGCTATATCATGGATATCATCGCGCCGTTAAAGGCACAAGGCATGGACAGTATTACCGTTCAGCAGGTAATCGATCAGCTAAACAAATCACCAGACTTTGAAGGCTTTCGTTTGGAATCTGATTTGGTGAATCAAGCTCTTGCTAATACCAAGGGTATCAAGATTGAAACAGACCCAGAAACTGGACAAATGACTATATTTTGGGAAAATCCGACGGCCGGCCGTCAGGTTGATCAAAAGCAAGCTGAAAAGGATGAAAAGAATATTCGTTCAGCGGCCCTTCGTTCCGTAGAAAGGAATAATAGCGAATGAGCACCTTTCCTACCGCAGCAGAAGCAAGAGCAGGTTCCCGCAATAATCTAATCATTCACGCGGAAATCAGAGCCATCGAGCAAGCAATCTATCAAGCGATAGAACAGGGCGAATATGAGGTTGAAATTTCAAATAGTCCAATGACAAATCCATTGGATGTGAATTACCAAAATGAAGATGTGATTGATCCAAGCGACTATTTCGCAACTCTTTTCACCGATGTCAACATCAGAACTTTGACCGAACAGATTAACATCGTCCGCAAGACATTTGTGGATCTAGGTTATCAAGTGACACCCCTGAAGGCCAACACTGGTAACACCTTTAAATGGAGGATACTCTGGTAATGGACTTTATTAGAAGCCTTAATGAAGCCAAGCTTCACCGCCATATGAACTTCGAAGGACTGGATATTAGCATTGAAGTTCCTGCCGACGGATTCAGAAGAGGCAAAAACAAAAAGACTGGTGAGGAATGGGCAGTCAAGGTACCGGCCCACTATGGTTATATCAAAGGAACACACAGTCCAGATGGTGAGCATTTGGATTGTTATGTCAGGAAGAATCCAAAGAAGGATGCCAAAGTATACGTCATGCACCAAATGACTGTTGATGGATCCAAGTTTGATGAAGACAAAGTCATGTTGGGTTACTCTAACAAAAATGAAGCCATCAAAGCTTTCAAGAGCGTAACCTTTAAGCCAACAACGATGTATGGCGGCTGTACTGAATTTGACATGGAGCATTTTCAGGTCATTGCTTTTAGTGCTTCTAAAAGTCATGCGATGTTGGCTCGCCAAGAAACATATGCTGATTTCAAAAGGCGCGGCTTATTGGGCAAAAACATCAAAAGCCCAATCATGGTGGCTCGAAAAGTCTCAGAAAGCCTAGCAGAAGGTCTAAGTGAAATAGCTGAAGGCTTGAACCGTGGAGACCTACAGGAATGTCTTGAATGGGGTGGTCTAGGCGAGGGTGCTGATGTCAACACCGTGTTGAGTCTGGGCTATAAGCACTATCAGGGAACACCCTATATGCACGATTTCGGTCTATTGTCTGAAGATGAATTTCGTGCTCGTGCTTTGAAATATATCATGGAGACTGATGCCCTCCTTACCGATGTGGAGGACCAGTTCTATGAAGATACTATTCAGGAAAATAACAGACCTGATGTTGATCTGTTTGATGATAATTTGGACCTCCCTGTTTGTGAGGCCGGCATTGAAGAAGAACTATCAGAGGAGGAAGCAGTAATGGAAGCCAATAATTTTGTGGTCGTCGTCCACACGCAGATCATGGAGAACATTGGTTCGGCTGTGAATCCAAGCTGGGCAACCGCTGGGACTGAAACGATTCTAGTCCAAGAAGGTTTTGCTGATTATGGCTCGGCCCGCGCTGTTGCTGCCCAAGTATCCGCAGGAACCATCCCCGTATCATTGTCAGAAGGTGCCTATGTTCTTGGCATCGACGTCTTGCCCATCGGTGAGTATCGTCAGTTCTATGAAGATGCTAATTCTGAAACTGTTGAAGAAATTGTTGATGAGACTACCGAGGAAGTATTCTTCCAACAGCAAATCATGGAAGCTCAGAGACTCGCAGGAGTCCGTCACGGGGCCTCTCCGGTTTCCTCTACACCTACAGTCCACGAAACCAGAGCACGCCTAGAAGAGCTGTCTAAGGGCTTTTTTGAAGCTATTCATGCCGAGACCCAAGATGAAGAAGTCAATGAACGCATGATGAAAGGCTATAAGCTTACGGTAGGACAGATAGCCCATGCGCTGAGAGTCGTGAGGGCAACCATCAAGAGAAACCCACAGTCCCACATCAATCAGGTCATCAAAGCAGTTTGCGCAAAACTATTTGGAGATCCCAAACTTGATGGTGAAATAATCAAACAAGCTGAATTTGAATATGGTTCTCTTGAGGAATTTGATAACGATGCCCGCTCCAATAAGAAAACCTCACCAAAGGTGATCACAAAGAAGGTCTCAGAGCGCTAATAAATATGAAGCGGATGGAAACATCCGCTTCATCCATGAGCAGTAGATCGGATATAGACTCAGATTATCCAGAACCTATATACTAGAAAGAAAAGAGCTCATGATCCCCGTTAAAAAACATTTCAATTATCACACTCTTGAACGTGTGACACACCCTGATGGCAATAGATTTTATGTTTGCCCTGAGGGGAATCAATTATCAAGTGTTACTACCATTCTGGGAGCAACTGAAGATAAAACCGGACTCATGGAGTGGAGAGCATGGGTAGGTGACAAAAAGGCTGATCAAATAAGAGATGAAGCCACTGGTCTAGGATCTCTGATGCATACCCATTTGGAAAACTGGATGATGCAGATTGAAAGACCAAGAGGAAATAATCTAGTGAGGCAAATGGCTAGCAATATGGCCGATGTCATTATTCACAGAGGTTTGGTTAACGTAAGCGAAGTTTGGGCCATGGAGGAAATGCTTTATTTTCCCAAACTATATGCGGGAACTGCTGACCTAATTGGTATTCACAACGGTGAACCTGCCATTATGGATTATAAAACCACCAATAAGATGAAAAGCAAAGACAAAATCAACAACTATGCCTGTCAGCTATCTGCGTATGCGCTTGCTCACAATGAGTTGTTTGGAACTGAAATCAAACGGGGTGTGATCTTTATGGTGGCTAGAGATCTTAGCTTTCAAGAATTTGTTTTTGAAGGTGAAGAGTTTACCAAAGCCACTGATGAATGGTTAGAACGTCTTGATATATTCTTCAACCAATCTGCATCTGGCGAGCAGTCTTGATATGCTTACACAGGCGACCATGAGAGCCAGCTTGGCAGTTACAGGACGCCTTTTCACCATCCAGGACCACGGTGTAGATATCACCCTTGCTGCCTTTGATCTCAAAGGTATTGACCGCATTTTCCATAGGTGATTCTTGATTGGGCTTTGAGTCTAGTATTTTTAGACTTTTGACCCGCTCAATGGAAATAACACTGTCATGCTTATGACGAGCCAGGGCGTCTTCTCGATTGGTTATTTTGAAGGTCCCTGGTTGATCCCAAGGATTACTGGGAGCGACAATGCCAACAATGGCAGGCTTTGGGAAGTTCATCCATTCAATGGAATATAGAGTCTCAACTGAGACTCTAGTCCCAATAGCTGGTATCTTTGTTATGTTCATTCCTTAGTGTAACAAAAGTGGCAAGATTGTCAAGCCAAACGCAATAAATACACTACAATTGGAGGTCAGACAATGGCGGTTTATCAGATCAGTCGTATTCAGCATCGCAGAGGCACCGCCAGTGAGTTACCAGATGCCTTGGCGGACGGTGAAATTGGAATGACAACTGATACCGGAGAGATATTCTATGGTGCGCCTAATCATCCGGCGGTGTCCGGACGTCGCTCCTATCCATATCAGAATATCAAGATCATTACTGAATTAGATGTTCAACGAGGCATAAAAGGCGATGTCTACCATCATGGTGCCCTAGCGGCCGCGGAACTGCCATCTAATATTTCTAGCGTATTTGTCTCTTGTGTTCCTCTTTTTGCCCATGGCTCTAGAGAGTTCGCAATCTATGACTTTGGGCTCAGTGCCAATAACGGCAATTTGAAAATTTTAGGTGAGCTATCAGTATGTGTTCACCCTAGCGATCCAGATTTATCACAGATCGGAGTAGTCTTTAAATCAACACTGGGTCAACCCGATACCAGTTCAGTTGAATTCAGACTTACTCGTTTATCGAGCGAGGGAACTGACAACGGTGTTTCGTGGTTGAGTTGTAAAACAGGAATTTCTTCTGATTTTACCTTGACTATAAACGGTCGTGAGTGGTCAACACCTGTGGTATAACTTCTCCTAGGGGAATAACATGAATCCGTTTCTTCTACCCAATAGTGAGCGTCTTGTTGAGTGGAGAGCATTTCGCCAAAGTCTTGAGAATCTAGAAGAGCATGAGCAACTTAATCGTGTTGCTGAATGGGTTGCCATGGCACCACTTTCTACATATGTGCTAGATATCTATGACTCTGCTTCTTGGCCAGGTCCTTGGGAATTAATCAATGGTGGTGATTTTGACGATACCGCCAAAGCATATCTAATGGAGCAAACCCTGATTATGATAGGGTGGAATCCAGAACGACTTAGACTACACTATGTTAGAAACCAAAAAGAGAGCATGGAGACCATGGTTCTTTTGGTGGATAACAAATGGGCTCTGAATTATATCCATTCAGAGGTCCTGAATTTTGACACAGAGCGGGCAAATTGTACATACTTGGTGAGTTACCGCGTGAACCCCGAGGGTGGACACACGGAAGTCTAATTAGCATGGTTCCAGGAGTTCTAAATACCTGGAAAATGCTTATTTTGACCCACTAAATATCTGCCCTAAAGATAAAAAGAACAAGGAAAAACATGGGCAACACACCAATTATGGTCGTCAAGCGTGACGGTCGAAGAGAGGCTTTGAACCTCGAAAAAATTCATAAGGTTGTGTTTTGGGCGTGCGAAGATCTGACGGGGGTTTCCCCGTCTGAGGTTGAGTTGAGAGCTCAACTTCAGCTAGAAGATGGCGTCCGCAGCACTGATATTCATGAGCTCTTGGTAAAGAGCGCAAGTGAACTGATTAGTGAAGAAACTCCCAACTATCAGTTCGTGGCCAGTCGTCTAGCTAGCTATCAATTGAGAAAAGAAGTCTATGGTCGATATGAACCTTGGACGGTCAAGCAGGTAGTTGAGCATAATGTGGCGCTTGGTCATTATACTCAGGAACTTCTAGACAATTTCAGCGAGGACGATTGGAAAAAGATTGAGAAAATCGTCAAGCATTCTCGCGATGATCTAATAGCATATGCTGGAATGGAACAGTGGCGAGGAAAATACCTGGTAAAGGATCGTGTCACTGGCCAATTTTTTGAAACTCCACAGATTGCTCTAGTTCTGATTAGCGCTCTGGGCTTTATGTCTTATCCTGCTGACACTCGTATGGAATACATCAAGGATTTCTACGATAGCATCAGTCAGTTTGATATCAGTCTACCGACTCCTATCATGGCCGGTCTACGAACTCCACAAAAGCAATTCAGCTCGTGCGTGACCATTTCAACTGATGACTCTCTTGATAGCTTGGCTGCCACCAACGTTAGTGTGGTAAAGTATATCAGTCAAAAGGCCGGTCTTGGTATTGACATGAGCCGTATCCGCGCATTGGGATCTAAGATTCGCAATGGTGATGCTGAGCATACTGGTCTTCTGCCATTCCTGCGTTGGATGCAGGCTGCGGTCAAGAGCTGCTCACAGGGTGGTGTTCGCGGTGGTGCTGCCACCGTTCACTTCCCACTATGGCACTTTGAATTCCCAAGCCTGGTGGTTCTCAAAAACAATAAGGGAACTGAATTCAATCGTATTCGTCAGTTGGATTATAGCTTTCTATTCAACCGCATGATGTATCAGCGTTTGGTCGAAGGTGGAGATATTACCTTCTTTTCACCCAGAGACGTTCCTGGTCTTCTTGATGCCTTTTATGCGGACCAGGACGAGTTTGATCGTCTATATGTCAAGTATGAAAACGATCCCTCGATTCGCAAGCATTCCATGAAGGCTTTAGATGTGTTCATTGCGTTCTTGACCGAGCGCAAGGAAACTGGTCGCATCTATCTCATGAACATTGATCACGCCAACACTCATGGTAGCTATCTACCCAAGTTGGCTCCGATCACACAGAGCAATCTTTGTCAAGAGATTACCCTCCCTACTCGTCCCATGCAGTTTCATGATGATCCAGATGGACGAATCAGCCTTTGTACGTTGAGTGCTTTGAACTGGGGAAGAGTTAAGTCTCCACATGATTTTGAAAAGCCGGCCAAGTTGGTGGTTAGATTCTTGGATGAAATCCTTAGCTATCAGAACTATCCAGTTAAAGCCGCAGAGCTAGCCACCAAGGAGTTAAGACCACTTGGTGTGGGTATTATCAATCTGGCTTATTTTCTTGCTAAGAACGGCTTGAAATATGACGATGCTGCCCTTCCAATTATTGATGAATATATGGAAGGAATGGCTTATTATCTGATCAAAGCCTCGGCTGATTTGGCAGTGGAAAAGGGTGCCTGTTCGGGTGCTCACATGAGCAAATACAGCAAGGGTATTTTGCCAATTGATACCTACAAAAGCGACGTTGATGAATTAGTTGTGCCAAAGCTTCGCATGCCTTGGGATGATCTCCGTCAGCAGCTATTGGAAACAAGCATCCGCAACACAACGCTGATGGCCTTGATGCCTGCTGAAACTTCAGCTCAGCTATCAAACAGCACGAATGGTATTGAACCAGTAAGAGCTTTGGTTTCTGAAAAAGTTTCCAAGCATGGTATTCTCAAGCAGGTTGTTCCTGAGATTGGTAAGCTGAAGAACAAGTATGAGCTTCTCTGGGATCAGAAGAGTCCGCGTGGTTACTTGAAGGTGTCGTGTGTTTTACTCAAGTATATTGACCAGAGCGCAAGTGTAAACACCAGCTACAATCCTGATCATTATCCTGATCGTGAGATTTCCATGAAGGAAATGATCATGGATCTTCTTACCTTTTACAAGTATGGCGGGAAGAATTTGTACTACTTTAACACATATGATGGTCAGGAAGATGCGGCAGCAATCCAGACTATTGAAAGTGAAAAGCTGGTAGAAGACGAGGATCTTGAGCTTCTACAGGAAGATGATTGCGACAGTTGTAAACTTTGAGATTTGTGGGCCCATGGCTGAAAAAGTCATGGGCTCACCTGTCACAAATAGACAAAACTGGTGAAATACAGTATTCTGACACATATAACAGAGAGGCAGAAAATGTCCGTATTCAATCTAAATAAAGTTGATCACCTTACAGCTAAGATGTTCTTTGACCCAAGCGGTCCTGTGGATATCCAGCGTTTTGACCAGGTCAAATATCCTGAGCTAGAGCATCTAACCAATCAGCAGTTGGGTTTCTTTTGGCGTCCTGAAGAAGTTGATCTCAATACAGATCGTGGTGACTTCGGTAAACTAACCGATCACGAAAAGCATATCTTTACCTCCAACCTCAAGCGTCAGATCCTTTTGGACTCGGTACAGGGTCGTTCACCAACTCAGGCCTTTGGCAATATTACATCGCTGCCAGAAATGGAAACATGGGCACAGACTTGGGCGTTTATTGAAACTATCCATAGTCGTTCCTACACCCACATTATTCGTAATGTATATCCAAACCCTGGTGAGATCTTCGATTCAATGAAGGATATTCAGGAAATTGTGGATTGCGCCAAAGACATCAGCAAGAACTATGATGAACTGATTGAAGCGTCCAAGTGGTATGAGCTGCTTGGTGTGGGAACTCACAACATCAACGGCAAGAAGATTACGGTTGATCTCTATGACCTCAAGAAAAAGCTCTGGCTCTGCCTCATGAGTGTCAATATCCTCGAGGGAGTTCGCTTCTATGTTTCGTTTGCCTGCTCATGGGCATTTGCTGAAACCAAGCGCATGGAAGGTAATGCCAAGCTGATTAAGTTCATTGCTCGCGATGAAAACCTTCACCTTGCTGGTTCCCAGAATTTGCTCCGCAACATTCTCAAGCAGGACGATCCTGACTTCATCAAGATTGCTTCTGAGTGTGAGGAGCAGGCAATTGAAATGTACATGTCCGCTATTCGTCAGGAAAAGGAATGGGCAAAGTATCTGTTCAAGGATGGCAGCATCATTGGTCTCAATGAAGCTCTCTTGAATGAGTATGTGGACTACATCGCGGGAACTCGTATGCGTGGGGTAGGACTCAAGCCACCATTTACCGTTCCAGCACGTAACCCACTACCGTGGACCAGTAGCTGGATTGCTTCCAAGTCGGTACAGGTTGCCCCACAGGAAACTGAGATTTCCAGCTATGTGGTTGGCGGTGTCAAGCAAGACGCACAGAACGACGACTTCAACACCTTCAAGCTTTAAGGAAATAAAATGACAGCTACCGTTTACAGCAAGCCCAATTGCCCATTCTGCGTTCGAGCCAAGAAGTTGCTCGACGAAAAGGGTATTGGTTATACTGAGGAAAGCGCAGTTGATAAGCGCGATGAACTAATCGAGCGAGTCAAAGCAGCAACTGGTGCCGCTCCTCGAACAGTGCCTCAGATTTGGCTCAACGACACCTATATCGGTGGATACAACGAACTAGTGGAGCATTTTAAGAACGCTTCATGAGATCTCTCTACTCCAAGGATGAAATGCTGATAGCCGTGGCTAAGAAAAAGCCACGGTTACAGGCTCTAGTAGACAATGTAGCCAATATGTCGTCCGACGACATAGCGGCCCTCAGTGAACCTCTCTGGGTCAAAGAGGCACTATCTACACTCAAGGCCACCAATGGATTGGGGCAGAAGGAAAGAATCAATCAGATTCTTGAGAGATCAGAAACTCTAGCAGCAGAAACTAGAGTTTTACCAACTCCGACATATGAAGTCCGGTTATGGGATGGGTCATCTGAGTTTGTGGGCACAAGTATGGAAGTTCATCATCACGGTTGGCAAATACAAGTCGACAACGGTGATACATTTATGATCATGGATGACGATCTAGTCAGATTTGGCGATTCCGTCATAAGAGTTGATGAATGGAATCGTTATCCTCTTATGCTCAATAGTAGATTCATAGGGTATATGACCTTGGAAAACTACAAAGGTTTCCACAAAGCACTTTTGAATCAGCGTCACAAATTATAAAATACATGGATAAATAACCAATGTTAAAAGAAAAGACTCCGGACAATACCCAGGTAATTGCTGTAAAGCTCATAACTGGCGAAGAGATTATTGCTAGAAAACTAAGCGACGATGACAATCATCTGATTGTTAGTCGACCTCTAGCAATGGTAATGGCTGAGAATCCTGAAAATCCTCAGCAAACTAGAGTTATGTTTACACCATGGATGGTGTCGGCTGGTAAAGAAGTCATCACTATCAAGAACGCTCATGTGGTAGCGGTTTCGCCTGCTAGGGAAGATGCTGCTGAACAATATGAACAAGCTATAATGAGCTGACTATGGGACTTATCAGCAGAGTAAAACTAGCATTACAGGTTTTGATGGCACCTAATGACTTAGAAAAAGTCACAAAAGGAAGTCCTATATTTTATGATCCTGTAAGTCAGAGACTGCTGATTACTGGAGATTTCCAGATACACGCAACTGGTAACTTGATTTTAAGTTCCGACCAACATCTGGTTATCAACAGTGGAAATGATGGGATAGATTATACCCACCAGGTTCATCTGAATCCACCTTTGGAGAGAGAAAATGACATCCAATTTACTCAACCGAGAAGCATTGGAAAACGGGCTCTACAATCCCCCGATTGATCCTAGGGCAATAGCATTACAGGAAATCATGGAGACCCAACCTCCGGGGTCAAATACCAGCCTACAAGAGCCGAGAAAACCTGCCCTATTGAGCGTGAGTGATGTTCCTTTTGAACTTCGTGAGCATGTTGAACAGATCAATTCTCTTGGTGTCTATAATCCTTATCATGGGGTTTTGGCTAACCCAACCTCTTGCTTGATGGATCCTATAAGAGATGATCTAGTTTCCCTCGTCAATTATATGGATGGTCGTTTTAGCGATGACGGAACATGGACTACCTATAGAATTGAATTCTTGGAAGACGTCTATGGACCGGATGGGGATAGTGGAATAATTGGTGATCTAGATTCTTTCGAAGACCATACTGATCGCCTGACCAATAACCTACCAAGTCTTGCTGGTATTGCCCAAGCGGCATTGGCTCTTGATACTGTTATGAATCTTCTCAGTAATCCATGTATTGGTCTAAGTGGATTTCTTGGATCCATTATGGATGAAGGAAAAGCCATACTCAACGACATAAAGAGTGAAATCAATAAAGCGTTGGAAGACGCTAGGGCATGGGTTGATGCTCAGATTGGACCTCTTATTGACGAAATCAAAGCGGCTATCGCGGTAGCCAAAGCTGAAATCGCAAAGTTGATTGCTATGGCAAAAGCAGAGGTGGAAAAGTTTGCCAAAGCGTTGTTGGCGCAAGCCCGACAAGGACTTGCGGATCTAATGGCAAATCTTCCTGATGATCCATGTCTCAGAAGTCTATTAGGAAGTGTGGCCACCGGAGCAGCGGCGGCGGTGATCGGTGGGTAAGCCAGCGGCTCGCTTGGGTGATAAGTGTACCGGGCACGGCGACGCAAAGCCGCGACCAAATCTACAAGGCTCGCCTGATGTTTTTATAAATGGCAAACCAGCGCATAGACAAGGTGATATGTGGGCTTTTCATAAAGATCACACCAGCAAGCTAGCCAGGGGCTCTAGCACTGTTTTTACTAACGGTCGGCAGCAGGGACGAAAAGGTGATCCGGTTATGTGTAAGAGCAAAGTAGCCACTGGTTCACCTAATGTTTTTGTAGGTTAATGCTTGACATATGGATCCTTATCTACTATATTGAAAAAGTTATTGATGACCGAAACTTATTAGTGACTAGCGGACCCGGGGGCGGTACCCGGCAGGTCCACCACTTACAACGCGGTCCTGAATTGACAGGATATAGACCACGGACGCTGTGGGCGTTGTAACTGATGGGCCTGAACTAGGATCGACGTGGAAGCGAACGGTTGAGAGACGATCTGGGAAACCAGTGAAGCGATGACGAGGGGTGATTCCCTGGGAACATCTGTTCTGAAAAGATCAACGACGTAACTGTCAACGACAACGATGTTGTCGAGGCGCTCGCTGCCTAAGGGTAGCGAGGTTAGGAAAAAGCTACGGTAGATTCCTATGCCTCAACAATCCCTAGGGGATCAACTCCCTAGGTGGCGCATGGTCCCGGCGTAACAACAGAACGGGCCGTTTTTCCTCTACTGATGATAGATACGCAGGTCTATTTCGGATCGTCGCAAAACCCTTCAAAAATATTGATTCAGCCTGGTTACACCAGCTAGTAATCGTTTTCTAGCAAGAAACCAGTTGAGGTAATAATGGTCGCAAATTCGTGGGTTATGCGGGCACGACCCGATTCCAAAACCAAAGTTGAAAAATGGCTTGAAGACGAGCAAGTGCAGGGCTATGTCTTGAATCCGGCAGTTGACGGTTTAGAAGTTGGATTTTCAAACATCGACGATGCCTTCAAATTTCGTCTACAGTTTGATAACGAACTAGTCTGAAATCTAAAATCACAGAAAAGTGTGGGCCATCTCGACCTGCACTTTTTCTGTGAGTTTCAAAATGTCAAGAGCTAACAAACAGGCAATATGTAAATTTTTTTTAGACGGCTCCAGACTATCCACTAGACTCGTGGATCGTTAGGTTATAGATCATGCTTTAACAGCTATTAACGCATTCATGCTTTTTTAGTTGCGCTCTGCTAGCGTAGAAAATTGAAAAATTTCAAAGAGGTCGTATATGAGCCTTAACAATTACCAAACTGCGATGGGTCTGCTAAAAGCCATGGAAGATGGGCCGCAGTATGCCAAGGTGATTGCCGGGCCGCGAGCAGGAACAATCGGCCGAGTGATGCAGGTTTCCAGCAAATATTATAGCGCTCATGAATATAGGCTCTCGGTAAAGGGCAAGCGGCCCTTTTGGGTAAAGGGCTCGTTTCTTGAGCATTTGGTCAATTGGGCAGGTGGCACCTTTTTTGCTGAAGACAAAGCAACCCCATTCTATAATGACCTCATGGGTCGTCGTATTGAAATCGGCCACACAATCCTGTTTCCTCGCGGCACAGAAGGTGCTCGCGTTGATATGGTAATGGGCACGGTAAAGCAAATCAGTGAAAAGGGAACCATTTATGCCAAGCTCTTTAAAAGTGGGCAAGGCAACGAAGACGTTCTTAGCGCATTGGTTCGTGTTGGTAAGCCCAGTAGCGCAATGATTATCGACAATGGCACAGTAAATCAGGTGATGTTGGCAAAGCTGATGTCCTAACACAAAGGAGACTACCATGGCTAAAGGCCGTGTTCTGCTCGTTGAGGATCAAATCTTGCTTCATCTCTTATGGGAAGACATTTGTGAAGACAACGAGCTGTCTCTTTTAGGACCTGCTACAACCAACTCTGAAGCTGAAACTATCATCAAAGAGCAAGGGGATGAAATCTCTTGTGTGTTTCTTGATGTCGGTCTCAGGGACGAGTCCAGCATCGGAGCAGCCAATATGCTAGCGGCGCTCAATATTCCTGTTGTGGTATGTAGTGGCATGGATTCACAAGAGCTACCTACAGTATTTCAGCAATGGCCCATTTTAACTAAACCCTATAGGGTCTGTGAGATAGAAAAACATCTCAACGCAATATTTTAACGTTACTTTATTGTTAATAATATTTGATTCACTGATTGTGAATAATCACACAGTTCGTCGCAAAAAGAGTTGCGCAATCATTTTTAGTTGCTAAACCTTAATTGGCGGTGGCAAACCCCTCTTTGCTAACCGTTTGGGGACCTGGGTCAGGGTCGCAAATTCTTCCCAGGTCCCCTACCTCTATAATAAGTAGATCGATGAAAGATGATCTATTCTCTTGGCCACCGCCCAGCACCACGGTAGTTAATCTCAAAGAAGATCATTATGACGTCCGTATTGATCGCAAGACCAAATGGGGTAATCCATTTGTGGTTGGTAGAGATGGCACCCGTGAAGAATGTATCAAACAATATGCCGATTGGATTGTTGAGCAGCCGCATTTGATGGATGCCCTTCACGAGCTAAAGGGCAAACGTCTAGGTTGCTGGTGTCACCCACAGGCCTGTCATGGCCAAATATTAGCAAAATTGGCTGATTCAAAAATTATTCCAAAGACTAGGAGCGATTCAATTGACAAGAGGTAAATCCTCTTGTTATGAAGTCCAGCATGGACATGCTGAATTTCATCACCGCAGCAGAAAACACTGCCTTTCTAATCGCCGGCTGTATTGTTATAGCCTTGCTCATCCTGGGAATGATTTCAATCATCTTTGGTATAGGTCATGACCTATTCCAGGTAGACGCTGAAATTGATTTTACCCTGGACGCTAACGGGAATGGTGTCCCGGATTATCTCGAAGCTGGTCATTCTTCAATTTTTCTATGGGTCAACCCTGGCCATGTTCCAAGCACTGTTTTTATTATTCTTTTCTCTGGTATCTACAGTATCTTGGGATATAGCGCACAATGGATCTATAATGGCATAGCTTCAGGCTTGATGCCAGCACTTCTAGTAGGCCCAGTGGTTTTAGCCTGCACCTTGCCAATCGTCAGGTCACTGTCTGCCTCCATTGCTCCGTTGCTTCCAAAAGATGAAACAAGCGCGATCAAGGTTGAAAGCTTGATCGGATCAAGCGGAATACTGACTGCTGGACCTATAGGTCCAGTGGATTTTGGTATTGCTAGATTCACTGATAATTTTGGGACTGACCATAATCTTGTGGTCTGTTCAGAAAGCAACGAACATATTGCTAGTGGTTCACAGGTGGTGTTACTAGGGCCACACAAGGATCGTGAAATTGCCTTTATAGTCCGTAAGATCTAACAGGAGAAATTTTTTGGAAAATCTAGCATTCATTGGTGGCATTGTGGTAGCGGCAATCGTCGTTATTCTCACAATGGTCATCTTCATGACCAGGCTCTACCAGCGAGCCTCAAAGGAACAAGCATTCGTCCGAACTGGTATGGGCGGACAGAAAGTCGTCAAGGATGGCGGCGCAATTGTGCTGCCGGTGTTTCATGAAACCATTCCTATCAATATGCAGACCCTGCGTCTGACTGTTGAGCGAAAGGCCAAGGACTCGCTTATCACCAAGGACCGTCTGCGCGTTGATGTCAAGGCTGAGTTCTATGTTCGGGTTTCACCTGACGATGGCAGCATCGCAGCGGCAGCACAGACACTGGGTCGCCGGACTATGAACCCCCAGCAGCTCAGTGAACTTATTGAAGGTAAGTTCGTTGACGTCCTTCGCGCGGTTGCTGCTGGAATGGACATGCAGGACCTCCACACCCAGCGGGCTGAGTTCGTGAAGACGGTTAAGACCACGGCGGCCGAGGATCTCAAGGCCAATGGTCTTGAACTTGAATCGGTGTCGCTGACTGGTCTTGATCAGACTTCTGTGGAACACTTCAATCCCAACAACGCTTTCGACGCTGAAGGTCTTGCCAAGCTGACGTCGGTCACGGAAACGCGCAAGAAAGAGCGAAACGATATCGAGCAGGAAAATCGTGTTGCTATTGAGCAGCGCAACTTTGAGGCCAACAAGCGTTCTCTGGAAATTCGCCAGCAGGATGAATTTGCTACGCTTGAACAGCAGCGTGAAGTGGAAACCCGTCGAGCAGCACAGGAAGCTGAACTGGCGCGAACCCGTGCTGATCGCCAGCGTGAAACTGATCTTGCTGTAATTCATGCCGAGCAGGCCACTGAAGAAGCCAGGGTTGAAAGTGAGCGCAAGATTAAGATTGCGCAGGCCGAAGCTGCCCGAGATCTTGAGCTGGCAAGTCAGGATCAGCGAATCAAGGTCGCTGCCAAGTCTCAGGAAGAATCAGAAGCTCGCGCGGCAGCAGACGCAGCCAGGGCTGAAGCGGTTCGGGCCAGCGAAGAGGTTAAGACTGTTGAGGCAACGGCCAGGGCAGAACGAGACCAGCGAGTGGCTGTGATTGCGGCCGAGGGTCGCGCGCAGGAAGATGCGGCAGCAGTTCGTATTCGTGCTGAAGCTGAACTAGCAGCAGCAGATGCGTCGGCCAAGGCCAAGGAACGCCTCATCGAGGCTGAAGCCAAGCGTTATGAAGTTGAGTCGGAAGGTCAGCGCGCCCTCAACGAAGCGGCAAACACAATGTCGCCCGAACAGGCCGCCCTGCAGATTCGACTCAAGCTCATTGAAAAGCTGCCTGCTATTCTTGAGCAGATGGGCAAGCCCATCGAGAAGATTGATAGCTTCCGTGTAGTTCATATGAACGGCGGTATGGGCGGTCAGGCATCTGGATCTGTTGAGGGAGAAACCGTGGGAAACGGCAGTCCTAATCTCCCTACTCAGATGACTGATGCGCTGCTGAATTATCGACTACAGGTTCCAGTAGTTGACACGCTAGCCAAGGAACTGGGGCTTGATCTAAGCCAGGGTATGAACGGTATGCTGAGCAGCATGGCCGAGGTTATTCCGGTCGGTGAAGCTGTTGCGGCAAAGGCTCCCGCAAAGTCTAATGCTCGTCGGGTCAAGGACGAACCTCTCGCCCCTACTGACAAGGAAGAGCTACAGCGACTTGCTGGGATTCACACTGACGACCAGTGAGCCTCACAGGGCTTCTACGGGAAAGGGTGGCAAAATTGCCACCCTTTCCTTTCTTCCAAAGAAAAGTAGACACGTTGCTATTTAGGAGTATAACTGAGTCTAAATTCAAAGAGGACTTCGATGAAAAATAGCACGATTAGCAAGGTTGCTGCCCTAAGTGGAGCCGCATGTGTATTTGCCGGAGGTATGGCAGCTTTTCCACTAGGCTTTGTAGCAGATCTCGCGCTGGCGACTCCGCTTGCCGCTGCTACTGGTCTAGGTATTTGGTACTGGTGGCCAGGTCGCCGTCCGGTGACGAGCCAAGAGATCAAAGATCTCTATGCCAAAATTGACGGCATTGCCAACACACAAAACAGTGGTGTTACCACTGCCGAGGTAGTGGAAGCTATCCGCGTTGGCACTGAAAAGCTTGAGCGGATCCAACACGAATCTCTTCAGATCCGAGCGCCAAACGTGACTCGTAGGATCAAACATATTGTTGCCCTGGGCTTTAAGATCGTTGAGGACTTCCGACAGGATCCCAAGGATGTCAGACTCGCACAGTCATGGCTCAACAGCTACCTTGATGAGACGATCAATCTGGTCAAGGGGTATGCTCAACTGAGTCGCACCGGTGCTCGCAGCATCGAAGCCCAAAAGCAAATGGCCCAATTCGACGAGCTTCTCGATACAATCGAGCAGAAGTTCCAGGAGTTGCTTGATAAACTCTTGGCCAACGATGTCATGGATTTTGACGTCAATCTTACGGTTATGAAGGGCCGTCTCCAAAATGAAGGAATCTGAAATTATGGCATCTGATCCTACTAAGATCGGCGTGGCTACGGAAACCCCGTCGCTTACCGGTGAACTTCTCTCCACCCCAACTTCTGAGAACGCACTGATCGTTCCTGAAATTGGTTCACAGGAAATCGTTTCGCTGAACGACCAGGTAGGTCGAGCCGGCTCCAAGGTTTCAGTGGAACGCGCCCGTGAACTGGCCAGCAAGATCAATCTGCGCGATAGCCAGTCCATCATCACGTTCGGCGTTGAAGCTCAAAAGGCAACCACTGCGGTATCGGAACAGATGCTCCAGGGAGTTCGCACCAAGGACACTGGCCCGGTGGGTGAACAGATGAACGCAATGGTCCGGGAAATGAAGGGCCTGGACTTTGGCGAGCTGGCTACTGGCAAAAAGCCCGGCTTCCTCAAAAAGCTATTCGGTGGCGCGAGCGTCCTCCAGAAGTTCTTGGACAAATACAAGACGGTTGAAGCTCAGCTGATTGCTAGCGCCAACATTCTCGAAGGTCACCGGGTTCAGATGCTCAAGGATATTGTGGCATTGGACAAGCAATACGAAGCGACCCTCGGACTTCTCGATGCGCTCGATGAACAGATTGCTGCTATCGATTATCTCTTGAATGAGGTCAACACCAAGGAAATCCCAGCACTACAGGCCAAGGCAAACGAAACGCAGGACATGAACGACACCCAGGCGGTGCGAGACATGACTGAAGCTCGTGATTCTCTGGAGCGTAAGCGGGCGGACCTGCTGCTCACTCGTAATGTGACGATCCAGGCACTGCCGAGCATTCGCATCGTTCAGTCCAACGACAAGGGATTGGCAGAGAAGATCCAGACTCAGCTGCTGACGTCGGTTCCCCTTTGGAAGCGCACGATGGCAGTCAGCATCGCAGCATGGCGGGCTGAAGAAGCTGGCAAGGCTTCCAAGGCGGCGACTGATTTTACCAACGATCTGTTGGTGACAAGTGCCAAGCAACTCAATCAGAGCAACAAGGTTGCTCGAACTGAAATCGAACGTGGCATCTTTGATGTCGAAGCAGCGGTTCAGGCAAACGACTTGCTGATGCAGACGATCAATGACAGCATTGATCTTGCTGAACAGGGCAAGGCCAAGCGCGCTGCCGCTGAAACTGCCCTGCAGAGTGCGGAACAGAAGCTCAAGGAAACGCTGCTCAGCGCGGCAAATCGCCAAGCTGCTCTCCGAGCATAATCACCGGAAAGGCCCTGGGAAACTGGGGCCTTTTCCATGACTGGTTGACATTATAGGTGTTTGCCTATATAAGGTCATGTATGAAAAAGTTCACCATCTTGGCTGCTATGGCCTTCGCGTTCTTTGGATCAGCTACTGCTGACGCCAAACTGTCCCAAGCCCGCTATGAATACAATGTCACTGGCGTTTATGACGGTGACACCTTTTACATTGATATGCCAGGTCTTCCCCCGGAACTACGACGTATCGGTGTCCGGGTTCGCGGTATTGATACCGCGGAGATGCGGGGCAAGTGTAATGAAGAACGCCGGACGGCGGCAGGAGCCAAGCTCTTTACTACTCGTATGCTCAAGCTGAGCGGCAATCGGGTCACTCTCCAAGGCCTAAAGTGGGACAAATACGGCGGACGAGTCGGCGCCGATGTTTATCTTTCTAATGGCGAGAGCCTGGCTCAACTGATGATCATACAGGGATATGCTCGCCCATATGCCGGTGGCAAACGCGCAGGATGGTGCTGATATGACTGAAAAGTTCACATTCTTCTATGGTGGCTATGCCAGTCAGTGGGCCTCTAGCTTTTTCACTGTAGACGGGGTCGTCTACAATACCGCCGAGCAATATATGATGGCGCAGAAAGCCATCCTCTTTGGCGATGACGACGCTCTTCAGATCATCATGGGGACCGATAACCCAAAGATACAGAAGGCGACAGGCCGGACGGTCAGGAACTTCGATCAGGAAACTTGGGAAAAGAACGCCAAGCTGTTTGTCTATCGTGCCAACTTTGCCAAGTTCACACAGAATGATGAATTTCTTGAGTGGCTTCTATCTACTGATGGAACCACATTGGTAGAAGCCAGTCCCTGGGATAAAATTTGGGGTATTGGTTTGGATGCTAGTGATCCTCGGGCTCTTGATCGTAGCACTTGGCAAGGAACCAACTGGCTGGGTGAGATCATCACACAAGTTCGCCGGGATATCATTACTCTACGCAAGTCGATGGCTCCTACGACCCGACAGGGCTACTCGTTGAAGCCCAGCGCAGCCCTCTGATGTGCGACAGGACTGATCTCTACAAAGATATAGTCAAGCATCTACGGGTGGTCAGGAATGTTTCCTTGGCCCATAAAAAAGCGCTCAACCTCAAGGAAATCGAGCCTGACAACATGACACCTTATGAGCGGGGGAGAATGACCCGTTCTTGTATCCGCTTGGGCTACCATCTGGAAACTTTATTTGTTGACGAAAGTCAGAAAAAGATAGTCTTTGCCTTTTTGACTTACCTAGACGGCATTGGTGTACAAGGCAGTCAATTCAGCAAAGGCGGAATTATGTCTTGGAACAAGCTTTGGCAAAGTGGCGAAGATTTCATCATCAACAGCGACTTCAAATGTTCTGATTTTCAGAATATGATCACTCATGTGGCCAACATGATAGATTCGCCACTAAGCGAAGTCCCTAGAAGGGTATTGCTTCTCAAACTCTCCGTGTAAGTCCCAATCTCGCTAAATAGTCTAAACACCCTACTCTATTAGGAGAGATTTTTATGGGACGACCACTTAACAAGAAGTATTTTGGCACTGGTCCAGGTATGGATTTTCGTGTTCAGGCAAATATCGGATCGGGGCCAACTGAAGGCCATATCGTTCGTCAGCGCGGCTCCAAGCGTTTTGAAGTCAATGCTGGTGGTGACACTGGTGTATGCGCTCTCGTTGATAAAGACATTGCTGATCTACTAACAGGTGAAATGACCCTGAGCGTTCGCGACCTAGATGATAACATCCTGCGCGTTGTGAAGATTTCCGCGCATAAGGCCACGCTAGGCGATGGCAGCGTTGTTGGCTGGCACTTTGCTGATGCCACTGAAGATAAGGTAGAAATCGAAGAGGAAGCTGATACTTTCTCTGACGAAGAACCAGAATAAATCTAGAATAGAAAATGGTCCTGGGAAACTGGGACCATTTTCTTGAGTGAAATTCTGGTTGACATCTCCTCACCTGATTGTAGAAACAGGGCAACAGATGAGGAGATCAACAATGGCAGAAGGCAAGACGTTCGACATTCCGGCAGCAGGTTTTGAATGGTTCAAGGACCAGATGACCCGTATTGGTAAGCGGGCCCAAAAACTCACCGGAGAGCGTCTCTTCATGACCGTTGTGGGTTTTCACTTCGAAGAATCCAAGGATTCCAAGTTCTTCAATCAGAAGATCATGGAAGTATTTGTTTCTTGCCCTGAGCCCAAGCTGGCTGGGTGGGAGTTCGTGGCTCGTATCGACCACGCCAACGAAGCCGGTAATATCGTCCGCACCACTGATGTGCGCGAACTTCCCGAAGAATACCGAACCAGCGAACCCGTTTGCGACCACTGTGGTCACAAGCGTCGTCGGCGCGACACGTTTGTGGTCTTCAACGAAGCTGAAGGATTTCGACAGGTTGGTAGCTCGTGCCTCAAGGATTTCTTGGGGCACGGTGAGGCTGACAAGTGGGCCAAGATGGCTGAGCTTATTGCGAGCTTGGGTGAACTCAAGCGTATGGCCTGGAACAAGGGCGAAGACGGCAGCAGCCTGATCGATCATCGCTGGATTGGTACCGAGATGTTCCTTCAGCTTTGCGCTGAAAGTGTCTTGGATCGCGGCTGGACGAGTAAGAAGCAGGCCAAGGAAACCGGCGGCAAAAGCACTGCCGATGATGTATTCGCAAGAATGCACCAGCAGTTGCCTATTGTAAGCGAAGGTGCTCGTAACCTTGCTATCGCGGCTCGCGACTGGGCAAGCGAGCTCGACGGTGATCTCTCGGACTATGAGCACAATATTCGCGTAGTGGCACTTGCTGAAGCTATCGAGCCTCGCAGCATTGGCATTGCGGCTTCTATCGTTGGTAGCTATTATGCCCGGATGCGTCCCAAGGGGGCTTCCTCCACTTTCCAGGGAGTCAAGGGACAGAAAATGGAGATCGAAGTAACAGTGGACGAAGTTCGCACCCTCGAATTCAGCTATCTCCATAAGATGCGCGATGGGCATGGTAATCGCTTTACGTGGTTTGCCACCAAGCCGGCTCTCAAAAGCCACGTGGGCAAGACCATAAAGATCCGCGGAACGGTCAAGGACCATAATGAATTCAAGGGTAACAAGAGCACAGTGTTGACAAGGGTTAAAGCTCTATGATCAGGAGTGTTTTGGATAACCGTAGATTCAGCTCATGGTTTGAATTCAGACAATTTGCTCTTTCAGTCAATAACGCTGTTTCTGATCGTCGGTGGTCAACCGCATCACCCGAGACCTATCGCCGTCTGCGAATGATTGTTGATCAGTATAAGATTCATAGAAACAATCTCCAAAGCATCAATTCTTTAAAAGGGGTTGAGAACTGGCTTAATGCCAATCCATTGCCACTCAATAACGTGCCTTTGAATCACCTTGACATGGACGAAAAGATATTTTTCCGTCCGCGAAATATGGAATTTAGAAACATGACTGTCGATGACATCGACACCATTTTCTATATTGGGTTAAATGATGACGAGGCGGTTTTTGGCAAGGGATGGTCTGGACAACTCAAGGTGAGATTTCCAGAAAATTTAAAAAATCTCACACAAAGGCTTAAACAGAGCCTAGGGGCTTATGGTATATACACACTTGAGATAACCTATGTTCCTGATCTGGGAGATCCACATTATATCTTCTATGTTGCTTTGCTTGAGCGGGACTTCAAATTTAAGAACTTCAATGAAGCAGAGTGGCATCAAGTAGACTCAGAGGATGACGATTATTTTGATTCTATGGGGGCAGATGATATTGAGAAACATGAACTAGACCGAATGTTTGACGACGACGCACAGTATTTTGATATGGGGTTTGATGATGGATTTGAGTAATATATCATCCCGTCATGTTGTCAAAACGGCGGTCGGGCGAAGAATGCGAGAAATAGAGTTTTGGCTAAGAGAAGCCAACTTGGAAATCGTCCAAGATTATGACTATCTGGGTCGTGAGAGAGCTCGGGATGTCTTTGCCTTTGAAAGCAAACAGACTGCTATTCTTTTCAAGTTGACCTTTGGTGGTGAATAGACTACGGTTGTAATGATATGGAGATTACAAAATGGAACATGGAAAGAATCGAGGAATTCAAGAACGACTCGTTGTTGGAGCAGTCCGACTCATCATGTTTCCCATCTTTGTTATGCGAGACATCTACAATCGCATCCCCAGTAAGCCAGACAAATAAAATTCATGCTGGCCATCTTGATCATATGACGTATAGTCAGGTCATACGAGCTGGTGTCAATCGAAAGTGGCCAACGCCCGATCAAAAGGAGTGGTGGTATACCAAATTCACTATGAGTAGGCGCAAAAAGCTCATCAAGCTCTTCAACCAACAGGATGGACGTTGCGTATTTTGTAATTGTCAAACCTGGCTACCAGTTGAGGGTGTTAAAAAACAGCGTCCGCCGGAAGGTATGCTGGTAAAGCAAATGGCCACGGTGGATCATAAGATTCCTCAGATGTATGGCGGCACTGATAAGCTGAGTAATCTGGCTCTCGCTTGTACCCTATGTAACAGTGATCGCCAAACTGAACCCTTTGAGGATTTTCTCAAAGCGCGACAGAATCCCGAACTCTGGACCAAGCGAAATCGCAAGCTGTCCGGAGCAAAGCAAATCCGCGATGCCGAGAGAAACAAAAAGTCTGAGGAGCGGAGACAGCAGCGTATTTGGCAGCTTGCTATGGTATTTTTGTTTCGCCCTGATCTTGCTGAAGAATTCAAAGCCAGAATGCTGACAATAAAATCAAATAGGTTGACGTCTCCCGAATAGGTGTTAGAACTACCCTTGTAACAAAGAGGAGATCGACGTGCTGGACAAGCTGATGACACCGGAAACGCGCAAGCTGGGAGAAGCATTTTCTTCTGCCGGTTTCGAGATCCGCTTTGTTGGTGGTTGCGTCCGTGACGCTCTGCTGGGTGTGGTCCCCAAGGATGTGGACTTCTGCACCGATGCTACTCCGGACGAAATGAAAGCTATTGCTAACACCAACAAGTTTGGTTTCATTGCCACCGGTGTCCAGCACGGCACGGCAACGCTGGTCGTGGACGGCGAAGCATTTGAGGTCACCACCCTGCGCGTGGATGTCGAGACTGACGGTCGACATGCCGAGGTTGAGTTTACTCGCAGCTTCGAAATTGATGCTGAGCGTCGCGACCTGACCATCAACGCAATGAGCATGGACTTCAACGGTCTGGTTTACGACTACTTTGGTGGTCGCGAGGATCTGAAGAACAAGGTTGTGCGCTTTGTTGGTGTTTCGGAACTGCGAGTCCAGGAAGATTACCTGCGTATTCTGCGCTACTTCCGCTTTGCTGCTCGTTTCGACAGCACGATGAGCCAGGACGATCTGGATCTGTTCAGCGATGCCGAAGTTCTGGACAAACTGAACCTTGTCAGTGTGGAGCGTTTTTGGCAGGAAATGAGCAAGCTGCTGGATCCCAAGATGCCGGCTCGGGTTCGGATCGTTGACGCGATGTTCAAGACCGGCGTCAATCGTGCGCTGGGTGTTTTCCGGTTCAACCCCGTTGAGCTGGCTCGGTCGGATGATGCGGTTGCTGCTCTGTCGACGCTGATCGCCAACACCGATGAAGAGAACTTCTTCAAGTTTTGGAAGATGAGCAGTGCCGAAGAAGCCAAGGTGCGCAACCTGATTCGCAATCGCGGTCTGAACTGGACCGAAGAGCGGGTTGAGGTTATGCTGACTCGCGACAAGTTCCCCCTGGATCATGTGGTTTCCATGCTGGAGATCGCAGGCGAGCCCTCGCTGGCACGTCATGCCGAGGCGTTCAAGGTTCCCACTTTCCCGGTAACGGGTAAGGATCTGCTGGCACTGGGTATGAAGCCTGGCCCGGCCATGGGTCAGCGGCTGCGGATGCTGGAGAATGCCTGGGTATTCAGTCGGTTTACGCGAACCAAGGAAGAACTGCTGGCGATCGAAGCATGACCGACCGTCACGCCGAGATCATGTCCGCTTTTGAGCGCATACGGGCGAAGCAGGCCCTGTGTATTCCCGTACGCATGGTCGGCTTCGCTCATATGAAGAAGGAAACGGATCACAAGTGGCCGGACACCTTTCATTGGGTGATCGGCGATGAGGCTCGTGCCTTCATTGAGGGCCATGGTATCGAGGTCATGACCTCGCGTTCGTCGGACGAGCACGACATCACAACCGTGTTCTTCCCCAAGGATCGAATCGAGGTAGCTCAGGAGTTCGAGGCCAAGTTCTCGTGATTTCAATTAGCGTCCATCGCGACAATGATCGTGTATGGATGCCAGGCTATGCGGTAAAGTTGACCCAGGAAGCTGAAGAGTGGTTGGAAAGGGTTGTTGGGCCTCGACAGTTCCGCCACCCTGACCAACACCAATACACGCCAGTTCGTGACCACTGGATCATCATGAACATTAGTCACAACCTGATCAAAGAGCTTCCCACCAAGATCTTCTTCAGCAACCAGGTCCACGCGGCGATGTTCAAGTTGACATTTCTATGAAAAAGTATCATGTCACGGTGCCGGCCAACAGTCTAACGGTAACCAGGGGAATAAGAAATAATCCAGTGGCGACCCCGGTGTTCAAACAATGGATGAAAGACCACAATACAGGTAGAGTTACGACTGCGGGATGGAAACTAGTTAAAACACCCGAGCCTCATTTTGTGGTAACTTGGTGTTTTGAAAAGCTTGACCATGCTTTGCTGTTTAAACTAACTTTCCTATGAATATATTTCTCTACAACCGCAGCGAAACATTCAGGAAAAAGGCTGGGTTTTTCTCTGTTGCCCTGCCAGTAAATCACCCTGAGATTGAATCGTCATCATCTATTCCATCGTTATCTGACGAGATGTGCAGATGGATAAGGGACCACTGCGAAAATGATGTCTATGTTTCAACCTATGAGCCAATATATATCAATGGCAACGACATCGCTTTTCAATTTGTGGTTGACATCTGGTTTTCTGATGTCAATGAAGCTGTATTGTTCAAGTTGACATGGAGTGGACAGTGAGCCGGAAATATTGGGATATCAAGCACCGGCTGACTCCCGCAGACCACCAGCGTCTTAGTGTCTGGAGATATCCCCATCGCCAGTCCCTCAAATATTACCAATATCAGATTGGACTGGTTCGCAAACCCAATATGGAAGAAACAATTTGGTTGAACAAACATACCAAAGCTTGTTACTCCATTGATAATACGACGACACCTCACAATATATCTTTTGAAAACAAGCAAGATGCTATCTATTTCAAGTTAGTATGGCTAGGAACGCTTGCCTGTAAAACCCATTAGTCAGAGGATCAATTATGTATGACATTGAGGTAATCGACGGATCCAACTACGCGGTGATAAGCGAAGGATCACCTGCCTATGAATTTCTCAAAGTCATGAATTCCAGGTTGGTAATGAAGAAGTTGGCAAGCGATCCAGGTCAAGAGCTTTTTCTAACAGCCAGGGAGGTTGCTCCTATTTGTCGAGGGTTCAGAGTTACAGAACTTCGCCGCCTTGAAAAGATTGGACTGATCAAGTGTGGCATAGATTGGAACTGGCCTGACGACTCATCCAAACCTGCTAGTATTGAAACCTATACGTTCACCCCTTATGGTCTAGACATCATGCGTCATATCAAAGACAATGGTGGTGATGTAGAGATTGAGATCTAAGGTTTCTCACCTAGTGGATGCTGGGGTATGCAGGAATCGCGCTGAACACAAAGCATACACTTGTCGTAGGGCACTGATGCTTTATCGATCGCATCGATGATTTGGTGCTTGAAAGCCTCGAGAGAGATCATGATCGCCCCAGAAATCATTTGATTGATTTGGCTCTCAATCTGCCCATTTGTGTATTTGGTACCAGAGTCAGCGTACATGGACGCCAAAGCTTCTTTGAGCTTATCAGCATCTATATAGCGGGTTTGATTGTTACTTCCCATGATCCACCGTTTGAGAGTTGTTTGACCGATCTTACCAGAGCGTTTTTCTCTAGCCATCTTGGTAGTTCTTGGTTGATTTGTCCGGAACGTCCGGTGATGATAATCAACCTCTTATATCCATTCTGAGAACCCTGATAGATATGTTCCTGTACTCTACCAAAAGCGTCGTGTATTGTAGCGCCGTGTAGGTCCATACGAGGGCTAAAAGGAACGCTACGGGGCTCGGCTACCCTAAGTCGAGCGAGGTTCTCACAGGGCTTCTCTGGGCGATTATCCAGAGGTATCACATCCTTGGTAACCTGATCCCAAATAGCTTGGTCCTGTGGTGTTAAATTCTGTGACATATTGGACCTTATATGGTTCAATTCTGGTGAAGTCTATATTGCAGATTTTTGTCCAGTTCTATATAAATGAATGATAGAGGACGACGACTCATCCCTCTTTAAAGATTCTGTGTCACGAAAATGAGAACCATAAAAATGGCAAAGTTTCAATCTACCAAGACCTACGGAACCGACCGTGGTCTCTCCTGTTGCTTCCGTCAGTGGAAGGCAAATCACTCGCACTGTTCTACGCTTCACGGATATAGTCTGGGCTTCAAGTTTGTCTTTGAATCAGAGACCCTTGATGAAAAGAACTGGTGTTTTGATTTTGGCGGTATGAAGCCAATTAAGGAATACCTAGACTATATGTTTGATCACACTATCTTGGTCGCCAAGGATGATCCGGCCCTTGAAAAGTTCAAAGAGCTAGCCAGCTTTTCCATTCATTCTGTTTACGATGGCCTAGAACCTGACTCCGAAGCTGAGCCTTTTGAAGAAGGAAGGGTATGTAACCTCAGGATCGTTCCTGGTGTAGGATGTGAACTAACAGCAAAGTTGGTTTATGATAAAGCATCTGAACTACTGGAAAAGATGAAGACTGGCGAATTGGGTCGTTATGCTGTCAATCCGGACGTTCGTCTTGTTTCGGTAGAATGTTTTGAACATGGTTCAAATTCAGCCTTATATATTGGCTGATTTATCAGACTATCCGAAAACTATAGAGCCCGCCCTTATTAGGGGCGGGCTCTTCTTTCTTTTGAGTTTGTGGAAATCCTAGTTGCTGCCAGGCAACCTCGCGAACCAGTGGGCTCCGATACGAACTTTGTTAATCAGGTTTCTAGCCCATGATTGATTGAGCGATCGACTAAAGTGCGTCGCTCCGTTCGTAGGATCATTCATTCTCTCACCTGTAAGAATCAAGGCAGCTTTGCGTTGGCTTTCTGCCCATGCTGACTTCTCACGCGGTATCTGTGCTTTCATTGGCTTACGAGTCCAAGAGAACTGGCTTGGCGACCAAACAACAGCACAAACCGTACGAGCACGAAACGCGCTCCGTTTTGTTCTATTGATAGTCACAAACGCCACCGCCCACTGATCTCGAGAAGTCCCCCCTCGAATCTCATGATAGATGTTAAGTGCCATACATAACATCTGGTCCTGATCGGTCGCATTGGCTTGCTGAATCTGAGGAATCAGTGGTCCAGCTTTGCGAACCGCAGTATGCAGCCCCTGGTATCTAGTAAGTGTTCCTGCTTCGGCTGGTTTTGGCGTTAGCAAACAGAACAAGAAAAGCATCATTAATCCAAAAAATCTCAACCATCACCTCATGAATTGTTGATCCGAACTCCCTTTATACCTCGGAGAGAGGTTGGATGTCAACAAAACCTACAAGGTATGTCGGTCATCCAAGCTCAGAAGTTGCTCACCTACGATGAGTTTGAACATGAGAACATCTGATAGCTTATCCAAATAGAGAAAGGTGCGTGGTTTTGTTACCAGCTTGACTGGGCCTGACAGCTTATCAAGTTCAGCAACATTGTCAGCATCCAATCCCCATTTTGAATCTTTAAACTCGAACCGCCATCCGAACTCTCCATAAAACTTCGCTTTGGGGCGAGGCTTGGGAAGACTAAGATGCCAGCACGATCTGTCGACAATGCGGATATGATTGAATGTAAACATGGACTGATGACGGATGAACCAGCGAAGCATATTAGGATCGCTGGAAAAAGCATTAAACTGATAGGTCCGCTGATTGCTTTGAATTGTGGCATTCATGGGTTCAAAAACTCCATGAAGAAATTGTTTGATTTCCCGCCAATCGCCCCAATGGGCCAGATTCAAAGATAAGCCAATACTATAGGCGTACTGCCCAAAGTATAGTGGTCTGCGAAGAGTCTCGATCTGTGACTCATCTAGCAGGCTACGATCTACCAACGCATTACACGCTTTATGGATTCTCTGTTCAAAGGTCCAAGGCATTCGTTCTGTCTAGCAAAGTCTCCTTTCTATCACAATACTTATCTAGAAGCTTGACAGATGTTATCTAGAGTATACAACCTGTCTTGTAATAGGAGACTTTATGGAAAACAAGGTGGATACCCAATTGCTGGACGAAATAAGTCAGCAGTTTCTGCGGGTGGTCAACCTTACGTTTGGGGCGGAGACTGCTAATCAAGCGATTTCTGCGCTTGAAGGAACACTTGGCAAGTCATGGAAGGATCGCGTGATCCTCAATAAGCTATCCAATCTATATCAAGTTACTGGCCGAATTTCATTTCGCCTTGTTGATGATGATCTTTATCGAAGCGGTGGATCCGGCATTGGATTCAAGATCCGGGCCATAAAGGTCCTGCGGAGCATGACCAATTTGGGTTTGGTGGAATCAAAGGCAGCTATTGAAAAAGCAGAGACATCAGTCCAAACAGCTGAACTGGAACGTTCGACAGGCGATGATCCTCTAAATCGTGAAAAGAGTATACTGAATAGTATAGAAGAGCTGCGCCAGTGTGGGTTTGAGGTCAACTTCGCATGAGTATTCTTGCTGATATCCGTAAACAGTTGATGGGTAAATCCGAGTCAACCGAGCAGGAGATCCTTAGTGAAGGTTCTGCTATCACGGATATGTGGAATCAAATACAAGATCTCAAGCTGGAAATGAATCAAGCAAAACGATTGGCGGCGGAAGAAGCCGCCAAACCGTATCTTGAAGCGATCGAAAAGATCGAAAAGCGATATGCGATGTTTTTGAAACTTCAAAGCTAAAAGAGGGATTTATGAGTAAGATTTCAGCTGACAACAAAGATATCAAATTCCCTTCACATCATTATGTGGGGTTTCAAAGCCGCCCTTCTCAGGATAACTGCCCGCTTGGGTTTATGACTCCAGACGGCACTGACGCTGCGGCTAAGAAGCGCAAGGAAAGTGTCGACAAATGGGCAACTCCATATCAGTATCATGGTCAGCCCAAACAGGAAAAAGTCCCCAGTGTTACCTATGAAAACAAGCCCATGGTGGGTTTCAAGCTTTCACGGGAAATTCGGCGTTCAAGTAGCTTTGGGCAAGGAAATGTCAAATGGCGGATTGAAGACCCGCGTGGGTTTGAGCTGGAAATTTCCAGCCCCAACTTTGCTCAGATCATCATGAACTGTACCCTGGAAAGGGGTGAGATTCAGGAACAGTTGATTTGGGGTCGGCTCGGATCAGAGAATGTTTTGGTTCCTGTTGATAGTGATGCCTATCGCGCCGCTCAGCAGAATACGGAGCGAGCAGCCAAGAAGGCCAGCCTCAAAGACCTCAAGCTTGGCGACAAAGTTGTCATGCAGAACGGCAACGAAGGAATCTTCTACGGAAAGTTTTATCTCATTTATAGCTCTTATAGCTACTCCAGTATTGCTCAGATACTAGGTGACAAACAACGCTGGCTCTTCAAGAACGGTGATAGCTGGGATAGCGTCGCAACGCCCAAGTTGGCTGAAATCATTCCCGGAGACGGCTCTCTGACGCAGGAAGCCGCCGAGAAAGAGATCAATGCGGCTTGTATCAAGACTATTAAGACCAACCATTATCATTCAGCTGTAAGCGAAACTAGCCCCAGCTACCGGGGTCGAATTTCAGCTGTAACAACCCAGCCGCCAAAAAAAAGTGATCTGATCATTATACCGGAGACTCTGCCGTTTGTGGAAGCCAGCAAATATAAAAAGGGGACATTCTTTGGCTTCATGCCTGGACAGAAAGATCGCTGGTGCTCTTTCTCGATGAATCAGTATCATGAAACTTGTGCTCGAAATCGCAACGGTTTTGATAAAGTTTGGATCTATTCATGGGACAAGGACAAAATCGATAACGATTGTGAGTTTGTCAGCACCCAACCGGCAAGAACCCTTAGTTATGGATATAACCGAAGTCTACACGAGCCTGAACGTCAACCACATACCCACATGCCTGATGAGGTGACCAAGTATACTATCAAGATCAAGACCACCCATAGTGGAGATATCGTGTTGGTGGATGATAACTTTGATTACTGATAAAGAAATGGGGAGGCTGAGCCTCCCCATTTGCTTAGAACTTGGTCTTTTTTAGAGCCTCTACTTCTGATCGGTAGATGGACTTTCGCTCCTCAGGATCCTTTAGAATACGCTTGTATTCCTTAATGTTAGCTTCTAGCTCTTTGATTTTGGCCAAAACATCACCATACGCATCCTTGGTCCAACGATGAGCTGGGAGATTGACGATGCGGTCAATACGCTTGTTATCAAGGGCAAGCTTTGATGTAACGTTGTTGACGTCCTGATCTAGTTCAGATCGACTCTTGATAGCACCTAGTCGAGCAGGAAGTTTATCATCAAAGCAAAGCTTGACCCCCTTCCAAAATCCTAGTTCATATTCGTCCTTGGCCACTTTGTTTTCATAGCGGGTCTTATACCATCCCAGTCGCCATTCAACAAAATCCTCAACAAGCTTTTCGGCGCTTTCATACTGACGAATAGAGGATCCATTCCAGTCGATAACCACAATACGTTCTGACTTCTTCTGCTTGAGTTTGAAATATTCAATAGCTCTAGTAGAAGACCAACCCTTACAAGACCCTCTAGCCATTTTGATCGTGATATCAATGGTATCAGTTGAACGATCAGTATATGAAGAGATCTTATTTTCGTCTTCATAGGTGTTGAGACGTTCTTTGAATTTCTCCAACGTGAGTTCTGGAGGCAGTTCGGTAACTTTGATCGTGCTGGTATCAACAATCTCCAACTTACCAGTGAACTCCCAAGAATTATCCTCCAAGTGTTTGACCCCCACGTCGTAGAGATCATAGGAAGGTGGAATACGCTTGATCTTTTTTCCGTCTAAAATGGCCAATGTGGCGTCTACGAGGCTCTTAAAGGATCTGGGTAAGATCTCGGTAGACCAACCAACAGCAATGCCTGAGACTCCATTTAAGAGCACTGTTGGGATGAGGGGAAGGAAGTTTTGGGGTTCGATAGTGGAACCGTCATAATTTTCTTTGACCGGTACGATATCAAGATCCATAAACATAAGATCTTGGGCCGCTTTTCCACGTTTGACATAGGTATAACGCGGAGCGCCGATACCGTCTACCGGTGCCACTCGGGTTCCAAACGAACCAATACCTTCCAAAAGTGGAACATTGTTAACATATGGAGCAGCCAACATGCTGATAGCCCCGGCCGCACTTTGGTCACCATGTAGATAAAGGCCGCTGGAAATCATTTCACCAGCTAGCGAAACGGTTTTTGTTTTATCTGATCTATTGCGAACCAACCATAACGCCTTGCGTTGGGCGTCTTTGAGACCGTCAGCAACTTTTGGAATTGCTCGGCTTTCGCAAACGTAAATTGAGTATTCGCGACTGGTGTCTAGGATATAATCTGATGAGCTATTTTGATTCATTAGTGGCCTCTGTTTATATGTGTATTTTACTTATTACACCAGGGCCACGTCTATATCTAGGTTAGCAGAGATCCCCACCTGGTCGGGGCACAGGCTTGTTCTTCATCACAGATTCCTCACCGATCCAACTTAGTATGAATAACGCTGCTAGTCCACGGTTGGGCATATAGAATTCAATATAACCAGGACAAGTGTTTATATCATAACGTGGACGCTTGCCCATATACTCAACAAACCATTCGTCCATATCAGTTCTAAGGCCTACACTGACTGTTGGCCGACCCCAGTCGTTATGATAGTGAAATCGCTGCGAGCAGCGATCATATGGGAGTCTACAGAGTATCATACCAGGTTAGCTTGAAGAGTAAGGCTTTGTGACGATCCCTGATGCGGAAATCCAGATAAAGACTTCCGCCTTTGAAACTAGAATATCCTTTTGCCCACCTACTTCCTTGATAAAGCCAGTCACCTTGGCCCTCCTCCCAGAAATGATGAGGGGCAGTATCACCAACATTTCGGTCTAACCAATCCTTGAGATCCAAAGGGAAGCCGTGTCGATGAAACCCATTAATTTTGCCACTATATGGGCCCTGAGAGGGGCCACGTATACTTACTTTGTATCCTTGAGTTAGTCTGATGCTTTTGCCTATATGATCCGGTATAATGCGCCCGGTAGACTCTAGAGACGCCCCGTCCAAGTCAGCTTGAATAACAATGCCTGACTCACAGATCTGAACTGGAGCGTCACTGTATTTTGTGAGCGATTCTTGCGGTTCTGACTTCCTAAATAAATCCACTGACCATCCTCGGGGTTTTCGTTATCCCAAAGCGCACGATTTTGACATTGGGGACCAAAGGTTCTTTTAAGCCATCGATGAACTTCATGGGAGATACCATGTTTCCAATAGAAATTACGTGAATCAAATCTATACTTGAATTTTTGATCGGTGAATCCAATCCTCAGACGTATTCCAGAGACTACCCTAACGGATGCGTTCTCTGCGCTTCCATGCGCTGGACCAGGCTCAATCTCCTCCACACGCTAGCTTTAGCATCAGGGCATCTGCTTTCCTAGCCATATAGAATGGCGGCGGAGGACTTGCTATGATTTTTCCACCGTATGGTCCCGGAGCAGTTCCAAAGTCGACCCGTCTGGTCTGGTAGACATAGCAGCATGCCTTATATGAGATTCCAAAGAATGATGCTTCCGGCAAATTTACTAGAAAATTTTGAACCTTAGATCGCATCACATAAAAGGGTCCTTGAAGTTCTTCGCCCCTCAACGGACCACCCCCGGCCTGAGTTTGATGCTTGGAATAGGCTTCCTGCCACTCGACCTTGTAAGGTCTCAAGATTCGCCACCAAACCCTGGTGATTTTCATTTCTGACATTATTTGCCTCCAAAGACCATCTTAAACCATACCGCCTCAGAAGTCTTAGCAAAAGACCACCGAGAATATCCGGCAGAATACCATTCATGCGAGCAATGGGTTTCACACCATTCTTCCATTTCATAAAGCATCTGGCGGACGGCTTCGCGTGAGCTGATGGCATTCAGAGAACGGCCCGACAGGGTTTCGGGATAATGAATCGTGACTTCAGCAGCCTGCGGCCACTGACTTCTCTTCCCCTTATACTTACGGGGAGGGCTCCAAGACATAACAATACTCCAGGAAGCGGGATTGCTTCCTAGTGTTCGCTGAAAAGGGCTGATCGTTTTCTCATATGCCCTCTTCTAAGCTCTTACTTGATAACGTCAACCGATACGATGGTGTCAACGGACTCGCCGTTGTTTTCATTTTTGATCCATCGCTTTGCTGCTGCTCTCGCTCTGATCTCATCAAAGTTGTAAGCCCAAAAGACGTTTCTGACGTTGTTACCGTTTGGAAACAATGACGAAATCGTAATTTTCCATAATCTACAACTAAACATATTGTTACCCATGAGTTAACTTAAAAAGCATTGCGTCACTTGGATCATCAAACCAAATCTCTAATCTATAGGTTGGGTCAAGCTGATAATTTCCTGAACAATTTTCAAAGCACCATTGACCACAAGCATCGAGTATTTCATCAGCTAGATTGCTCAGACTCATAGGGCATCGACCCTCAGACCTGGCTACGTCTAACAAACGCATTGCTATAGACGAACCAAGACCTACAGAAATAATCCAGTAATGTTTGTTATCAACATCACATTCAAAGACATTACTGCTCAAGGAGAACCTCCCCACCTAAGCTTGAAGATCATAGCATCTTGCTCATCGGCAAAATATACTCTGAACTGATGTCTTTGAATAGAACTAAACATATTCGTGGGATGATCCTCGGTGCCACATCTTGGCATCTTGCCCTGGCCGCTTATGACGACAATACTATTGGTCATTTCTTCTAGCCATTCTCTCACCTCTCGCTTTTTATCCTTTAGGTTGAGGCAAAAGCTTATGGATTCAGGATCTAGATACCAACCCACCTGGTCTTCTCTATCCACTATGTAGATTTTTTGATTCATTGAAACCACGCTAACTCAAAACGTTCAGAGTCTGTTTTGGTTTGAAACCAAGCAGTGAATTCAACTGATCTATTCAGCTTACCCTTGGAACCATTGAATAAGACAAAATCATATTGCATATGATGAACCAAGTGTTCTCGAGCCCATTTACAAATGATTTCCTCATTGAACTTCATGTCAGAGAACGTGATTACTTTTTTGAATAGTAGCTTTTTTGGCGGAGTGCCATTTCGGTGAACCGTTCCCATCACAACCTCAACTTAAAAATCATTGCTTGTTCTTTTGAAGGAAAGGCCAGACCGTGGAGATCTTGTCTTCCTCTGTAGATAAAGGCCACCTTGTTTTTGATGCCCATATCTTCCAGTAGGGCCCAGGCTCGAAAATATCGATCAGATCCCAGAGCTATAGGAGGATTGAATCGTAGGTATCCAGGTTCAGGTGGTCTAGGCATTGTGCCATCTCAACTTAAAAAGCATAGCATCTGCTGGTTCCGCAAATGTTATTTGAATAGCGATCTGAGTATAGCCAAGACCAAAATGCCTTATCCCACTATTCTTACACCAGAGACTTAGCTCGTCAATAATTCTGGTAGCAAATTGGTTCCACGATTTTTCATAGGTTTCTAGGATTTCAAATTTCACTCCCATGAGTTCGCCCAATCGCCAGGCATTAATAGAATTTCCTGGAGTCTGGCGACTTCTAGTGAAAACAAACTGTTTCACTTTCCTCCCCAAATCAATTTGAAAAGAAAAGCTTTTCTTCTATCTTTGAACATGAATTTTCTATAATCTGATAATCTGCCGTCCTGCCATTCAAACCCTAAATAACACCATTGAACATCGTCGTCGTCATGGGATAGAAGCCAAGCGTGAAAATTGTAGAGACCTTTGCCAACATTGGTCTCCAGCCATTCAACACACTCATTGCTCAACTTTGATGTAGTGTAGTCTTCGTTTGATGGATTCCTGGTTGTCATCCAAATTGTTATGTAGTCGTAATCTGATTCCATTATCCACCCCAGGTAAGTTTAAACAGAACTGCGTCAGACTGGTTTGTAAAGGCGAAGCCTGATTTACCCCTAATATTGACCGGTCTTGGAACCGAAGAGCAGTGGTGTCGACACCATCTCTGTATGACAGAAAGACCATAGTTTATCTGGTGGGCGTCAACCCCATTGGGGGTGTTGGAAAGATCAACACCCCCAATTTCCGCAATTCGCTCTAGTGTTATAAAGGCAATTATGTCATCTTCACTAGGGGAATACCATATTGAAAGCCAGTCATGATAGCTCATTGGTCACCAAGATTTAGAGTCCAATCCACGCCTTGCGATCGTCTGAACGTTTGCTATTGAAAATCAAATCTAGAGTTTCACCAATTTTGCCATCATCCAAGACCGGATATACTTCTGGGTTCTTTAAGCTATATTCCCAATCTTCCCTAGTTAGCGTTCCAAGCCCCTTGGCCCGCGTGATGGTCCAACCACTATATTCTTCAGGTTTGAACTCATGATAATTGTGGGCATACCAATATTTGCGAGTCTTACCCTTTTCCGCAATAATAAAGGGAGTTCGAAAAATATGAACAAAGGGTTCCTGATTGGGATCAAACAGCTCAGGCCAATAAGTGTGGAAAAAATTGATCATCAAAGCGCCAATGTTCAAACCGTCAGGATCCATGTCGTGCGCAATGTAAACCTTACCATAACGCAAAGCACCACGGTGCGCCTTTTGGCCAATAATCAGCCCCAAGCAATTCATGATGTCAGCGAGCTCTTTGTTCTCGATAACCCTCTTGGGCATTTCACCGTTAACGTTGAGAACCTTGCCTTTCATGCCGAGACCGCCATGTAGATCAGGATCGCGGGCGGCACCCATTCCTGAGATGGCTGATTCACCCTCTGCTAGAAATAGGATACATTTGGATCTATCTTGACCCGCAGCGTCCATGAGACGAGGAACCTTATTACGAAGGTTCTTCTTAGCAGCCTTTGCTAAGTCCCCAAGATCCTTTTTCATCGTACGCTCTGCGCAACGCTTGTAGATCTCTTCAATCCACTCTTTGTTCTTCTTGATGAAGTCCTTGTAGAGTTCTGGGTTGTCGAGGTGATCCTTGAGGATCTTACCTACCTCTTCGTTGATCAGTCGAGTCTTGCTCTGGCTGTCAAAGTTAGGAGCTCGCATGTTCGTAATATTGTAGATCAGAACACCCTCAGTGACGTCACTGCGGTTGGGACTCAATTTGCGACGCTTGCTTTCACGCTCCAGCGCGGTCAGAAGATTTCCATAGAACAAACGACGGAATGTGTCGATATGAACCCCGCCGTTGAACGCGGGAATGTTGTTTACAATCGTGTGAACGTGTTCACCGCCATCAATCCAGTTAGGCACAATCCAAAAGCGCGAACGGAACGTGTCTTCCTTTACCTCAAGAGCAATAGGCTTCAAACCAGGAAACAAACTTTGCTCTGGACGGGGCTTTACCTTGATCTGTTCACCATTGTAATAGACTTTGATAAGAGGATTACAGATCGCGACCTCTGTTACTCTGGTCCTGATAAATTCCTCAGGTAGTGTTAGGTCAGGAAATACTTCGTCTGAAAGTTTGAATGTAATCTTGGTTCCGTTCTTACCTTGCTTCTTGGTGATTTTAGCTTTACCAACTTGAAGCTCATCACCGAAAACCGCATTGCCCTGCGTGAACTCTTGTTGAAAACGTTCACCGTCCTTGTTGATTTCCATTCGGAAATATTCTGAACAAAAGTTTACAACCGACGCACCAATACCATTGGTGCCTGCTACTTCGCCACGCTCCTCAAAGTTTCGACCAGCTCGCGCTTCGGTCATAACCAAGGTAGCAAGATGCATCTTATGTGATTCATCATAGGTAAAGGGGATACCACGCCCGTCATCAGAAATACTGATTTCCCTAGTCTTGACGTCGTAGTTTACGTCAATCCTGGATCCGTGTCCATGGCCTACCACCTCATCTAAGGCATTGTCTAGAACTTCTCTGAAAGCCGTATAGGTTGCCGGAACCCAACTTGTTTCAACTGGCTTAGGAACACCATCTACAAACTGTAGGACGCTTTGGGTATGAAGCGCTCTTGAGCCCAGATACATCTCTGTTCTGAGTCTAGCGTGCTGATAATCTGTTAGTTTCTTAATGTTATTGGACATCTCTTGCCTCTGCTTATGAATTCTTTTTACAGGTATAGAACCCTAGAAGTCTATTTCTACCAGGATACAGAACGATTTATCAAATCAAGGTTGACGTCTATCATTAGGTGCGCAATAAGAAGTTTTCTTGTGGAGGAAAAATGAGAGCAAAAGACATCTTGGAAAGTGCGCCTAAGCCTCGCGGGGGCTACCAGGCGTTCGAAGTCAGTGACCAAAGTCGCTCACACCTTGCCAGCATTTTCCCTCCCAAGTTCCCTGAGTTCATTGGTCATCACATCACGTATAAGATGGGAGTCAAGAGCGATCAGCCATTACCCGAGGCTTCTACTTTTAAGGTGGTTGGTTATGCTTGTGATCCCTTGGGTATTGAAGCCCTGGTTGTAGAGGTGGACGGAACAACCGTTCGACCAGACGGTAAGACTTTTCATATCACTTGGTCGTTGGATCGTGACGCTGGATTCAAGCCAGTAAAGTCCAATGACCTCATAGCCAGTCGAGGATATGAGAAGATCTCTAGTCCGATAAATATCACCGCTACGGCAAAGTTTTTCTAAACAGTGCTACGGAGGAAGAAGCGGATTTCCTAATCTTCCCGAGACACGCTTATCGCAGAGCGCGATCTTTTGATTAGGAGATAAAATGGCAAAGCTTCACAAGCACCTGATTGTTCACGCCGCTGTTGATCGTCCGCCCTTGAAAAAGGATGAGCGAATGGTCGAACAGTGGCTTACTGACATCGTTCACGCAATGAATATGGAAGTTCTCAAAGAGGCTTCTGCTGAATATTGTGAACAGGTTGGAAATCGCGGAATGACCGCGATGGTTCTCATCACAACATCTCATATGGTCCTACATACTTGGGATGAGTGCGAGCAGCCTTTTATTGAATTTGACATCTACACCTGTAGCGACCTAGATCCAGAAATGGCATTCAAGGCTCTTGAGGTTTTCGGAGCCAAGGATATTTCTTGGAAATTCTTGGATCGTTATAACGGCCTGACTGATATCACGCCTCAGCGAGATCCTTCTATCAAAACTCAACTTGAATGTTTAGGTAATCGCTTCATTGGTTTGTTCAAGCGTCTCTTGAGCAAGCGTGTATAAACTACCCTGATAATATCTGATAGTGATAAGTAGACAGTCCGCGGTTGCGGTCCGTATCACTATCAGATATCTCAGAGGCAAAACATGGCATTCATTTTTCTAATCTTCTTCATCGCGGCCGCAATTTCTAGCGTTGCCGCTTATTTCTCCTTGGTCGGCATGGGCGCATTGTTTGCTGCCACCTTCTGGGGAGTGGTTGTTATGACTGGTACATTAGAGGTCGGAAAGATCGTAGCAACGAAGTGGGTTCATGCTAATTGGAGAAACCCTAGAGCTCCGTGGTATTTTCGTGGTCTGTTTTGCGTCTTCATTGCCGCTCTAATGGCTATAACCAGTCTTGGCATATATGGATATCTGAGCAAGGGGCACCTAGAACAAAATGCCCCGGTGGCTGGTATCAATATCCAAGTAGCTCAGCTTGAAACCCAGCTGAAGCAGAAACAAACAGAAAACGACCAGCTTCAATCACGTTTGGATCAAATCAGCCGAATTACCGATAGAAGTCTTGAATCCAGTGGACGCGCAGGTCTCCGTGCGGCAAATTCCCAAAGACAAGAGTCGGCCAAGATCCAAGAGAAAATTGATGCCAATAATTCTGCCATAAATGACCTCAACACCAAACTAGTTCCTTTGAAAACACAAGGTGCTGAAGTTGAAGCAAAGCTAGGTCCAGTAAAATATGTAGCAGAGCTGTTTGGTTGGGACCCAGAGGCAGCAGTTCGTATCATTATCGTAATCATCATGATAGCTTTTGATCCGTTGGCCCTTTCGCTCTTCATTGCCGGAAGTATCTCTCTCAAGGATTATCAGGAAAGGCGATCCAAGGATCATGTGATCCTTGCTGAAGAAAGTGGTGAAGAATCACCAAAGAATTCTTTTGACTCAAATGGTATACTACCAAATGAAACCATTGAGAATAGTCCAATAACTGAAGAGACTGTTCTTGAATCAGACGGATTGGATGAATTTGCTTTGGAGGATGCCAAGCGTAAAATACTCCAAGAAAAAGAAGAGCTGGAAGCTTCTATTTTAGAAATGTCAAACGTCATTGCTGAAGAGAATTCAAACCTGGAAAAAGCAAAATCTCAGATTATGGCGGATCAAGAAGCACTTGGAATTGCCCATAAGCAATTATTGGAAATGGAAGCTAGACTAAACGACGACCGTCAGCTTTTGAGTGACTGGGAAAAAGATCTCATTGCTCAACAACAGGCAATAAACGAATGGAAGCCTGAAAGGCATGATCAGGATGACGGCAAGGATCCCAAGGATCTTATCATAGAGGTTCTAGAAATGAATCCAGACATCGTGAATGATATTGTCCAGGTAGCGATTGCTATGCAGAATCCTAGACCTGGACTTTAATAATGCGATTTCAACATCAAGGACTTAGTATCAGAGCATGGATAGACACCTACTAAATATCAGACATCCCCTGTTTACTCTGAGGTCAGAATGAGCGAGAATAAGAAAAATCTAAGCTGCTCTTTTTGCGGTAAGCGTCAAGAACAGGTAACCAAGTTGATCGCGGGTCCAGATGTTTTCATCTGTAATGACTGTGTTCAACTTTGCGCAGATATTCTAAAAGAGGATAGCAACGCTGAAGCCAAGCTTCTAAAAGATGGCAGCATTCCAAGCCCTCGACAGATCCGAGAGTTCCTTGACCAGTATGTTATTGGTCAAAATGATGCCAAAATGGTGATGGCAGTCGCGGTCCATAATCATTATAAGCGACTTGCTAATCCTGTGGTTGACGACGTGGAACTGGAGAAATCCAACATTCTACTCCTTGGTCCTACTGGCTCTGGTAAGACTTTGATGGCTCGTAGCATCGCCAAGCTGTTGGACGTTCCATTTACTATTGCTGATGCCACGTCTTTGACTGAATCTGGATATGTGGGCGATGATGTGGAAACTATCATTTCTCGCCTTCTCCAGGTCTGTGACAATGATATAGCAAAGGCCGAAAGAGGCATCGTTTATCTCGACGAAGTTGATAAAAAAGCCAAGAGGGGCGACAGTGCGAGCATCTCCCGTGATGTCTCGGGTGAAGGAGTTCAGCAAGCTCTTTTGAAGATCATCGAAGGAAGCGAAGTTCGAGTTCCAGTCACAGGCAATCGCAAACACCCTAATGCGGAAATGGCCATTGTGAATACCAAGAATATTCTGTTCATTGTTGGTGGGGCATTTGTGGGTCTGGACGAAATCATCAACAAGCGACAGAATAAAAACAAGGGATCAATTGGTTTTGGAGCCAACGTTCAGACTGAACAGGAAAAGAGCGAATCAAACAAAGTTCTATCAGCTGTTGAACCAGAGGACCTAACAAAATTTGGTTTGATTCCTGAACTCGTGGGACGACTTCCCGTTATCACCAGTCTTGAAGAGTTGGATCAGGATCAACTGGTTCAGGTTCTAACTGAACCCAAGAATTCCTTGGTAAAGCAATTTCAGAAGATGTTTAGTCTCGAAGAAGTATCTCTGGAGTTCGACGAGGAGGCTCTTCGCGCAGTAGCAAAAGATGCTATTTCTCGTAAGACAGGAGCCAGAGGTCTTAGGTCTGTTATTGAGAAACGCCTTATTCGAGTACAATATGATCTTCCGGATCTAAAGGAACAGGGCGCACATACGGTCAGGGTAACCGCCGATGTAATTGAAGGAAAGTGTGAGCCCTTGGTAGTATTTGATACCAAGGCAGCTAACGAGTAATTGACACCAAGAAATTTCTATCATAGGATAGCTTGGCAACAGAAAGGAATAACGACTTTGAATTTTCAATATGCGGTGAACGATCAAATCCGAGCAAGGGAGGTTCGTCTCATTGCTGACTCTGGCGAGCAGGTAGGCATTATACCCACCATCGAAGCAAGACGTCGAGCGAGCGCAGCAGGTCTGGATCTAGTGGCAATTAATATTGCCGATGGAGTTCCAGTATGTAAGATTCTCGATTACGGGCGGTTCAAATATGAGCAGAGCCGTAAAGAGAAGGAAAACAAAGCAAAAGCCCGAGAGGCCAGAGTTGAGCTCAAAGAAATTCAACTTCGTCCTACAACTGACAGCAATGATCTCAAGGTCAAAGCACGCCGCGCCCAAAGCTTTCTTGAAGATGGCGACAAGGTCAAAATTGTCATGAAGTTCAAAGGGCGTGAGATTACCCATTTGGATGTGGGAGCAAACGTGATGCGGGAATTCTGCGATGCTCTCACGGATTACAAGTTTGAACGTCCGGTGGTTCGAAGCGAGCGCCAGCTTTTTGCTATCATTGCTCCACTACCTAAGAAGTAATCTGCAGAACTAAGCAGATATAAAGCTTTGTTTATATGCTTTTCAAGCAAGCAAAGCTTGTATAAAACATATCCTAAATTCTGTATTCTATGAAGTCTAATAACATTTGTTATTAGACTTCATAACCTATCTCCATGTAAGTAACGCTATTTCCTTGGCTCTACAAAAGGACTTGCGATTTACTGGAGTTATCCACTGACAAATTTAACCTCTGCGTAACTTTTTGCTTGAAAGGAAAAACCGTTTTCTATAGCTTTGCTTAATAGCGCAACGGCGGAGGGGCCACGTTGTGTTATATGGATGATTGGGGGTCGCTATCCAAATATCCTTTATCCAATTGCGTTATTACAGGAGCCCTTGTGAACACCAAAGTAGTAAATTTGTTCGGGGTTCAATTGAGCTCCGAGCGGGAAAATGTGTCGTCAAAAATCGAACCCGCTAATCATAATGAAGATAATGTTATCAAACTGGTAACAAACAAGAAAATAGCAAAAGGAGTTCCGGCTACCCCAATATATCGGCAATTGGAAGCTCTTCTGATAGCCAACGGCGTAGATATGTTGGAAGATAAAACGGCTAGCGATTTCAAAGTAGTATCGTTTCTTCTCCAAGGTATGCTTGATAGAACTAGTGGCATAATTTCAGATCGGTGTATTTTGCTTGACACATTACGTCTTGCGCTGGCCTATGAGGTGCCAAGTGATACAGAAGAGCTATTTGGGGAGTTGCTCGGTAGGCTTGACCGAGAGGCATAAAAAAGACGCATCTGACTCCAAGACATTATCACAGGCTAAACATGCTGGCTGGCTAGCAGGAACCGCTGTCAGACTAGGATGTGATTCCCTTGCTCACAATCCCTATTCAAGAGGTTCTGAAGAATATATCTATTGGAACCTAGGCTTTGAAGAAGGATTAAATGGTTGACGTCATGATCTCCTATGTTAGACATAACTCACGTTGACATAGGAGATCTTATGGGAAAAGCTAAGAAAATCCTCAAAGGCAAGTTCCCTGAAAAGGCTATGTCTCTGGACGATCAAGTTCGGGTTATCAACAAGATTGGTAAGATACTTCTAGAAGATTTTACCACCGGTATGGATTTTGCCGAGGTTGATCTAAAGGTCAACAATTTCGCGCTTTGGTTGGGAGGGCTTCATCCCGATTTACAGGTTTACGCTTTTCAGCTGTTGTTGAATTATCATCAAATTGAATTCGACGCCAATGAAAAGACCGAGGCACGTATGGCTCGGCTTGAAGAGCGTATAGGCATTGGAACCAAGCTGGGATACAAGGAAGAAACGTTTGAGCTGATTGCTCACTATCCTTGGCCGATCGAGTTTCTCGACGGCACTACCTTTGAGGAGCGTTTAGACGCCCTTGCTAACGAAGTCCGCGAAGAGCAAGCTCTTGATATAGTGACAGTGGACATGGTTCTCACTGGCGTTCATAGGGCGCGTATTGAGGACATCTCGCAATGTTATGCTGTAGTCGTGGGCTGCGTTGAACATATCAAACAGACTTCTGATATTCGTCGCCAGGAACAGATACAACGATTCAATGACTGGCTGGAACACCAGCTTCCCGACATGAAGACTTTTGGTCAATTCATGCTCGGAAAAATCAGCTAACTGGTTTAGAATAATACTGACTCTGGATTACCCAGTACGTTATTCCTATACTCAACGTCCGTAAATAGGACACCAACAACCTAGCATCATCCATACCTTGCCCGGAAGAAGACGGGATGGGAGCGGCTAGGCGCAAACTGGAAGATCAGCTATGGTGAGGAGCCATAGCATGGGGTGACAGCCTCCTCCGCAAGGAGTTGAAAAGGTTATGTCTGGCGCCAGTATAAACAACGCAAGGAACCCCCTGGATAAGAGTTCTGGTCCACTCCGACCACCTCTTTGCCCAGCTCATGCGACTTGAAACGTGTGACTGGGACGCCGCCACTACCCCAGGATTCCTGACCGTAAGACCGACAATGTGACCCCGGTGCTGAATTTATTCAGCGTCAGTTTCAAGGTGTGCTCTGACAGCCTCTAACTGCAAGACACTGAATCCCTCATTACGAAACAATGACACTTTTATGTCAGTATCGTAATGGGGGATAAAGGTGTGGCTTTCACGCCTACTGCAAGATCAACATTCACTCACTAGTTCGTTCATTCCGTTCAAATCAATGAACTCGAATCAACTACCTTGATTCGTGACGAATTTTCAAAGAGGATCAGGAGCAAAGATATTTGTTGATTGGTTCACTGTATGGGCGAATATAGAGTTCCTTGGGGGATTTTTCATACGCCATGATATCAAATTTCGCCAAGAATCTCGCACCCTTGGGGATTGGGAATCTATTACATTCATACCCCAGCCAGACTTTGAATTCCTCTCCCGTGCTGATATCCTTGATTTTCACATACAGTTCGGGATCGCTATTTTCATCGAGAAGTGCCAGGGCGTTTGGATCTGATACCTTGGGATCCGTTTCTCCTTGGAAAACGACGTCCGTCCAACCATCGGAGACGATAGTATCGCCGGTTTCCACTTCACGAACTTCGTCACGAATATGTTCAGGACCGCAAGCGGTAAGAGCCAAACTAACGGCAGCAATCATGGCAATTTTATTCATAAGATCTCCTCTGCGGGTTTTCCGTAAAACTTTGTGTCCACAAAGTCAACCTGAATATTGAAGAATTGGCTAGATATAAGTAAAGTATCTAAGTTAACTACAAACAGGAGATCCCAGCGTGGGACAACACTATAATGGTAACGGTCGCGATATTCACAAGCGTGGACTAGCGGTCGAGGTCAAGCCGGCTTTTACCCCTGAGCAGGCTCTGAAGAATTTGGATTCTGCTATGAGGACCCTCAAGCGTCGAGTAGTCCAGGAAGGTCTTATCAGGGACATGCGCCGCAAGGAGTATGCTGAGACCAAGGGTCAGGTGGCTCGTAAAAAGCGTCAGGAAGCGGTCCGCCGTCAGAAGAAAAAGAATCGTCTTCAGGAAAGCTGATGCTACCTGGTCCTGAACTAGATGCTGAAGTGGCCAGAAAAATTCTCGGTGTTGTGGTAATACATGACACCGAGACTGGCTCCTTTCAGCTTCGTGACATGGAAAACAGAAAGTTTGTTTCTGTTCCTCCTTATAGTACCGATACCTCCACAGCGCATTCATTGGTATCACGGTATAAAGCTGCCGGATGCGCGTTTGCGATCAAGGCCGAAGATGATCTTTCTTGGTCCGTGACCATTACACATCCTCAGGTTCCTGGAATCAACTTTGGTTCAAAAGGAACCACTTTGCCCCATGCTATTTGTCAGGCAATTCTACAGTTCAACAGCTTGTTCAAGCTAGCAAAGCCTTTTTGATATTTTGGACCAAATCCAGCTCTTTCATAAATTTCCTCAACTCAGTTAGAATAAATACGATTACTGATCCTGTAGGAGGAAATTTATGTCTCAGCTAAAAGCAAAACAGCTAAAGCTACCAGAAGCAGGCGCGCTGCTTATTGGTGGCGTAGGCGGAACTGGCACTACCATCAGTGCTTCTGGTAAGGACGATCAGGTCCTTCGTGTGGTTAGTGGATCACCTGTATGGTCGGTTAACGATCATCTCAATAGCATCAACACCTTCAACAAAATCACTGCCGCTGATGAAACTGGTGTAAAGATCGCAGTTGAAAATGTTGACGGTACTGAGGCTGTGGACTTTGCTACTTTCAAGAGCGGCGTCACTACCGATGAAAATTTTGAATTCAGTGGCGAAACCGGTCGACTAACTGTGGCGGCCAAGGGAACCGAAGCTGACATTGATATCGTAATTGCCCCACAGGGTAACGGTGAAGTCATCATCGGTAATGCTGGCGGCGGTATCATCCAAGCTGACGATGACGAAGACCTTGCTCTCCTTGGTGGCGCTGGTTCAGGAAACCTTTTCCTCAATGGTGGTGGCACTGGTAAAATCTACTATGCTAGTGATGCCACAGATCCAGATCTTGAAATTGCCACAGTTGGCGCGGTTACTGCTGCCACTGAAGCAGCAAAAGTAACTCAGACTCGCAGTGAGTTTAATGGCTCTCAGACTTTTGTTCTTGCTGACAAAACAATTCCAGCATCTATCATCGTCCATTTAAACGGATTGACGGTCAAATCAGAACTTTATGCTTATAATGGAACAACCAAAGTTGTTACCTTCAACACTGGTGTGTTGGGCTATACGCTAGATGCGGCTGACCAGATTGTCTTCACTTACGAAGTCACTGCTTAATTGAAATTGGAGAAAGGTGCCTTCTACCTTTCTCCAATTTTTGAATTATAGACTTCTACCAATATGAAATATAAAAGAACGCTGTAGTCAGCGTTGGGTTCTGGTTCCCCTTTCCGGTGTATGGCTTCGGAATTGTTCTGCGACTCCTCGAGAGGGTGTAACTGCGGCGCAACAACCAGACATGCAGAAGAGTTAGCATGGCGCATATTTAGGACTCTCGAAAAGGCGACCCTTGGGTCGCCTTTTCTATTTTGACTCCCCTAACCAGAAATAGTATAACTGGTGATAAGAAAGTGAGGACAGCCCGAGGGAGCGGTCCTGATCCGAATTAGACGGCGCTTTTGAAAAACAAAAACATTCTCGCTTAAAGAAAGGGAGGACCAGCCATGAACGCTGTAACCAACCAGAATACCATTTCTATCGCGGATCTTGCCGCACAGCACAAACTCGTTATCAATCTGAACTATGTAAATCCAGGTAACGCTGGGATCATCATGGATGTTGATCCTGCAGAACTCCATCTGGATCATAGCTATCAGCGCAATTTGAATGTACCACACGCCACTAAGATTGGCCAGGCATTCAGCTTTATGAAGATGAAAATCCCCAGCGGCTTCATTGACTCCAACGGTAAGATTTTGATTACTGACGGGCAACATACTTGTGTTGGCGCATATTTGGCCAAGATTCCTAAAATCAAAGTTTATGTCATGGAAATGCCGGCTGGCCTCTCTGCCACCCAGGCAGTAGCACTTCAGAGTCAGCAGTTTATTGCGATCAACTCCAATCAGAAACCGGTTAGCAAGTATGACATGTACCGTAATCTGCTAATCCAGCAGGATCCTGATACCTTGGCTTTGGCTTCGGCCTGTGCCCGTGCGGGTGTAACGCCTTGTGGAAATTCACTAGCAGATAAAAAGCGTCCTGGTGCTATGAGTCACATCAGTAATTTAACCAATGCTTGGAAGCAGGTTGGACATGGTCCAACTGAGGAAGCTTTGACGTATCTTCGCAAGCGTTTCCCCAATTGTCCAATCGATGCTCGTCTGTTTTATGGTCTTGCTCGATTTATTCAGAAATTTGCTGGTCCGAAGGCACGAAACCTTCCCGGAAGTCAGTATGATCTGGATACTTTATTTGACGCTTTGACAATGTCCGGCTCTCTTACCACAATGGCTGAAGTCAGCAATTACGTTGATGATGAAAGTTCTAACACAAGCAAGAATACCAAAACTACATTGGATGTTTGGGTAGCAAAGACTATTCGTTATATCTTCAACCAGTATGTTGGTGGTCCTTCTGATCCACGCGCATTGAAGGCATTCATCTAATGTCAGGTTATCTATGGGAAGACTTAGAATCCAGCGGGCTTTTGCCCGCTGGAATCAAGGCAAACGGTGATGCTGATTTCTATGTGGACATGGACAGTCCCGAGTGGAGAGATGATCTAAAGGAAACTCTTAGGCATCTGGTTAAGAATCCAAGATCTTTGGAGTATATTCAAATCTATCAGCGTTGCTCAGCTTCAACCAAGCGTGGCGAGCAAGCTGTTTTCTATCCTTTGGGTGATTTTGAGATTAAGAACGGAAAGTTCACCTCCAGTCTGCGGACTAAGCTCAATTTGATCAACGTGGAAAAGGCTCTAGTTTTTAAAGCCAACAATCTACCAATTCTCAGAATGTATATGATGGGAGACGAATCACTACCTATCATATGTCCTTGGACTAAGCATCAGATTGACAGCTTGGAATTTGAAGGTGAGCCTGTTTTCAACATTTGGGAGCAACATCATTACAAGGTGGTGAATCGATCATCCATACAAAAAGAGGGAAGTGATCCCGGTGAGATTTTGCGATCAACTGATTTTCGTGCTCCTTCTCCTCGCAGTCGCATGGCCATTGAAGACATGATGAGAACAAACTTCTTGAGTCCAACGGCTCATAAGATTGTCCACAATCGCTGGAACAACAGCGATATCACAAACTACAATGTGGATCAGCTACCTTGGGCGTTGAAAAACGAAACCAACTATGACTCATTTATTAGATATTTGCGGTCTTTTGGTTATGATGCTTTTCCGGCATATTTAGAATGGATTGAAAGTCTGAAGTTAACCGATGCCGACTTTGGATGATGGTTATCTGATTTCAAACAGATATTGATTACACACGTTTTTAACGTTATGTGGAGATCATTAAAGGAGACTATATGAGCACCGCACTCGACACCCAGACTGTTACCAAGTTGAAAGTTCCTAGCCTTTATAAGGTTTTGCTTTTGAATGATGACTATACCCCAATGGATTTTGTCATCCAGGTGTTGGTTGAAATTTTCAACAAGTCAGCCACAGAAGCTCATCAGCTCACTATGGATGTTCACGAAAAAGGTCGTGGAGTTGCTGGTGTTTACACCAAGGAAATTGCCGAGCAAAAGGTTTTCGAGTGTAATCAGGTTGCCAAAAGCTATAAGCATCCTCTCAAAGCGATTGTTGAACTTGCGTGAAGGACGGCTCCATTCCTCAAACTCGCTATGAGCAAAAGCTCAAGTTGATAGTTGATTCAGCTTTGGCTCGTTTCAATGGAAATCATACTCCTGAGGATTATGAGTTAGAACTTCAAGTGGCTAGAAATTATCTCAAGATCCTCGGAATCAACCCGTGAACATCAATGTTTTGATTAACCTACATTTGGACAACTATCTGCTATTCAATGGCTATGATAGACAAATGTTCTCTCATCTATCACGACAACTTGCGGAAGATCAAGATCTGCAGGACCGTCGAAATTTTGATGGTCACGTGACTTCCAGCTTTGCTCTTTTGAACCCTGATAAGACACATCTTTTGATGATTCATCATTTGGGTTTTGACAAATGGCTTTTTCCTGGTGGGCATTATGAAGGCGATGTTGCCCCTCGAGATTCCGCGTTAAGGGAACTTGCTGAAGAAACTGGTTTCCCAATTGAATTGGTTGATTACCTTCATTATAGCCATCACATTGCGCTTGATGTCGATTCACATTATATTCCGGCTCGCCCTCATAAGAATGAAGACGAGCATTGGCATCATGACTTCTTGTATCTTGGACTGGCAAGAGATCTTGTAGCTTTGACTCCACAAGTTGACGAAGTATCAGCAGCTAAATGGATTCCTCTTGATGAGGCAGAGCGTTTGCCTGATGAAAGAGTAAAGAGATCCGTTGCTAAGATTATCAGTATGGTAGGAAGATGAAACAGCTGGATTTCTTTGAAGACATGACCAAGCAAGCGATTGTTACTAAGAATTCCTTGCTAAAACGATATGAAGGTTGGCTTTTGCGCTTTGGGCCATTTAGACGACTAGTGGCGTATCTTCATCGTAGACTCAACCGGGTCCAATATGATCCGGTCAACCCACAAAATCGCACCTCAACCAACCCAGAAGGTTATCAGACTCAAGAAGAGCAGGCGTTAGCCCGTAGCATTGAACGGGATAAAAATCTTCTTGATAAAGTTGAATCCTATTTTCGACTACGCCCTGTCTCCACTAGTATCTTGGCATTCTTTGTTATCAGTGCTGCGGCAACCAGTGCCAAAGGTCAACCTTACAAGATAGCGGTCGCTATCGTTATCATACTCGCTATCCTCCCGCTGCTTTTAAGCAAGCAGGATGAAGTGATTAATGACGAGCAGTACTCTTCTGTTGTAGATTGAATTATGATTTCATTATGGTTGATATCCAGTCTACTGATCAAAGACTTTCTATGTGACTATCCTTTTCAGACCAAGCAAATGCTTGATGAAAAGAGTTCCTATTTACAGCTCTGGGGCGTCCTCCATGCTTGTGTCCATGGAGCAGGAACCATGGTCGTTTTCATGGCATTTGGCTTCCATGAAGTGGCCGTTGTTTTGGCATTCTTTGATGTACTGATCCACTATCATATTGATTATCTAAGATATAAAGCCAATAAATGGTTTGGGTCAAACATTGACCAGGCAACCGTGTATGCCCATGGTATAGACCATCTTGCGCATGGGCTCACTTATGTGCTATTAGTTTATTTGGCATTAAGTGTGTCTATTAAGGCATAAATACTGCTGAGTAACGGTCCCACTCGGAGTGGACCATAGAACAGGCAGAAGTCTCACGCGCAGGTGAGCAGAAGTCCTGTAAGGAGAAATATATGAAAGATCAGTCAAACCCTTTTGAGCTCAATATTCTGATTGGTGGCAGACCCATTACGGAGTACTCCCATGAGAGCAACGTATTCGTAGAAGGTCGCAAGGGTTCTGAATTCGAAGTTGAATTCAAAAATAGATCCAGCAAACAAGTCCTGATTGTCCCTAGCGTTGATGGCAAAAGTGTCTTCGATGGCAAGCCTGCCACTCCAAGTAGCCAGGGGTATATTATTAGCCCCTATGGCAGCATTCGCATTCCAGGTTGGACACTAGATAATAATGCGGTAGCCAAGTTCACATTTGAGGATAAAGACAAAAGCTACAGTGCTGCTATGACACAAGAGGGTCAGGCAGTGGTGAGTGGTGTAATTGGCGTAATCGTTTTTGAAGAAAAGGAAAAGCCAAACACTACCACGGTAATTCATCACCATCACCCGTATCCCGTCTATCCATCACCAACCAGCTTCCCGCGTAGTCCGACCAATTGGCCCTATAGTGGTCCAATGTGGTCATCTGGTGATGTTACCTGCTCTAGTGAAATGACGAAGTCTGTGTTCCGAGGTGCCAACACCTCAGCCACTTTGTCTGCTAGCTGTTCCAACAGCGCGGAACCAACCGATACGGCTTCTGACACATCTTTTGACATGGGTGCTGGTTTTGGTCCACAGACAAGCTTTAAGACGACCAGCGTGGCATTCCAGCGCGGCAGTATCCTTTGTACGATGATTCTCTATTATGATAGTCGAAAGAACCTCGAAAAAAGAGGTATCCAGGTAGCAAAGAAAGATCAGCGTTATCTCAATGAGTTGCCGCCTGCGTTCATTGGAACTGGTTGTACTCCGCCTCCAGGCTGGGCAGGATAATTTAGATTTTATCACCAGTTTTTGCTATAAAGGGAGAAGGAAACTTCTCCCTTTATGGTGAATAGACGATGTATAAAATTGAAGACCTTTCTTCTCAAGAACTCAGCATCATAGCCGTCGCGGTTGACTATTTTCTTTGTAATTTTGAAAATGGCAATATCGATCCCAATGTCTTAGAAAATCTACTAATCCATTTGGATTCAGTAGCAGAAGCCGCTGAAGCTGTTGAGTCCTCAAACCATCTTATAGAAAAGAGCGATAATTTACTGGTGGTGGACTTTGGATCAAAAAGTAATTGACAGGTAGACCAATATCTAGCAGATGGATAGCATCTAATGGCAATCGGCCACGGGATGAAAGGAATACCATGAAGCGTAGCACCCGAGTATCGCTGGTTCTGTTGACCAGTGTAAGTGCCGCTGCTGCTCTCTCGGGATGCGAACCGGCTCCCCAGACTCCAGCAGACAACGGCGGAACCTTTGCCAACAAGGCGGAATGTGTTGCCGTATATGATGAAGCAACCTGTGAAGCAGCTGACAAGCTAGCGCAGCGTGAGCATCTTCAGAACGCGCCCAAGTTCAACGACCGCCAGGCGTGTATTGAGCAGTTTGGCGCAGATATGTGTCGCCCTGCCAGCATGTATGGTGGTTCTGGCGACGTGTTCATGCCAATGATGCTGGGATACATGATGGGTTCGGCGATGTCGACGCCGGCTCCTCTTTATTATGGACCTGGAAGCTATCGTGAGCGTGAGCGTCGCGGTAATGGTTACCAGGCGCCTATCTATACGTCGGGACGAGGCTATAGCCGTTCGGCTCCCATTGGGACCGCGCCCTACAATGTTCGTGCTTCTGGATCTGGGGTTTCTACCAAGGGTTCCCTGAAGTCCAGCACTGCGATGACGCCACCGTCCAGTATCCGTGGTGGCTTTGGAAACTCGTTCAAGCCGACCAACACGTTCAAATCGACTGTGGATCCTCTTTCGGCAGCTGGAAGTCGCAGCACCATTTCGTCAGGAAGTGGTAGCCGTAGCTCTATCAGCAGCGGCAGCGGCAGTAGTTTCAAGTCCAGCCCCAGTGTTAGTTCACGTGGCGGTTTCGGAGGCATGGGACGTTCCTTTGGCGGAGGTTTCGGCGGATGATTCGCAAATCTCTAGCGACATTGATTCTTTGTGCTGGCCTTGCGGCTTGCGCCCCTCCAGCTGAAACAGCCGCTGAAGCGCGTAACGCAAGCGGCGGAACCAAGGTAACGACTCTTGCCGATAAGGAAAGTCTCTGTATTCCAGCATCCAAGATGGGTCTTTCTGCCCCATCAAAAGAGCTGGTAGGGGAAATCAGAACTCGATTTCTCACACCGGAGGCTTCTCTGGCACGGGTTCGAGTTTTTGTTTCTGGAACTGAAATTACCAGTTATGGAAGCACCACGGTTTACTATACCAATGAGACTTCCGATTGTATCCTCTGGGCCGAAAGTCTTACGATTCAGGAACTGGTTCAGCGAGCCGGTCTGAATCCACTGGGTATTTCTCCTTTTTATCTACCTGATACCACGAAGGTTTCTGAAGCCCCAGTAGCCAAGTAAGGTATAGAATGCTGATCTTTTGCCTCATTGTATTTGCTGTTGTCCTGCTCATAAGCTTTTACTTTTGGCCAAAAGATCAGCGAAGCCTTGTAACGGTATTATTCACCGGGTTGGTACTTGGTAGCCTGATTGGTGCGGCAATAATAATCGCAAAATCTATCCCGGTGACCCGCAAGGAAAAAGTGGAAAAGGTAGTAGTACTCAAATACAAGAAGCCGCCATCAGTGGTTTATCGTGACAAGATTGTTTATAGAATTCCAGGCCGTGATTTGGAACCAATAGACACAAAGTCCGCTTGTCAGGGCGGAGTAGCTTTGATCATGGACCAAGTTACTACTAATGGCAAAGACAAAGAGGTTACCACTTGGATACTTGGGCATGTTCCTGGATCAAAGGTTCAGATCACTTGTAGGATTCCAGGTCATTTTGCCGACTTTTATAAGCGTGGATCAATAGTTCAGTTGCCGGCAAACGGCGAAAATAGTTAAAAGCGGTTGACTTGTTCAATGTCCAGTGTAGATATTGAGCAGTAGTTACAGGAGAATAAATTGAAGCGTCTTGAGATCGAAGTCCGGCCTAATTGGCAGGAAGAATGTGAGAAGGTTGGCTTCAACTGGCACACTCTTGTGACGGAGCCTGGTGTGGATCCCGCCTATTGGGATGAAAGTAAGGCATACGAATTCACCTCTGCTGAAATCGATAAGGTCGAAGACGCTAGCACGATTCTTTATCGTATGTGCCTCTCGGCTGTTGATTATGCGATCGAACGCGACATGCTCAGTCAGCTCGCGATCCCGGCAGACTTTCATGGATTGATCAAGAAGTCCTGGGAGCGCCAGGACGTTGACCTCTATGGTCGTTTTGACTTTGCCTTTGATGCGCAAGGCACTCCAAAGATGCTGGAGTTCAACGCGGATACTCCGACCAGTCTACTGGAAGCCTCGGTAGTCCAGTGGTTTTGGATGGAGCAGTATGCTCAGCGTACGGGTCAAACTATTGATCAGTTCAACAGCATCCACGAACGTTTGATCGAGGTTCTCAAGGATATTGGTGGCAAGGTTCTCGGACCCAACGAAACTTTTTACTTTGCTGCGGTCGCTGAAAACCTCGAAGACAAGGGCACCGCTGAATACCTCCGGGATTGTGCGGTACAGGCCGGTCTCAACACTGACTACATTGACATTGAGAATATCGGCTGGAACGGCTCGACATTCACTGATCTCAATGAGAAGTCAATTAACACAATCTTCAAGCTCTATCCCTGGGAATGGCTGATCCGTGAGGATTTTGGACGTTTCATGCTCAACGAACCCTGGGACGTCATTGAACCAGCGTGGAAGCTGGTCCTGAGCAACAAGGGTATTCTTCCCATCCTGTGGGAACTCTACCCCGGTCATGAAAACCTTCTCCCGGCTTATTGGTCTTCGACCCCTCTTAAGGGCAACTATGTCCAAAAGCCTATGCTGGCGCGTGAAGGCGCTGATGTAAAGATCATCAAGGATGGTAAGGTTGCGATTCAGGGAGTTTCTCGCGGCTATGATCAACTTGCTGAATCAATCTTCCAGGAATACCTTCCACTGCCCAAGTTTGATGGAATGACTCCCATCATTGGCAGCTGGATTGTTGGCGGTCGTCCTTCGGGCATGGGCATCCGTGAAGACGTGAGCGAGGTCACGGGAAATGCCTCGCGTTTCATCCCACATTACTTTGTGCCCGAAGAATAAGGAGACACCTTTATGAGTAAGTCAGCAGTTGCCAAGGAAACCGTTGCCTATTTTAGTGACGCTATCCCTCACTTCCTCGCATATTTCGGCGCCAGTATGGTCCTGGCTGTGGTCTTTCTCGCGCTTTACGTGATGATCACCCCGCACAAGGAATTTGCCCTGATCAAGGCAGGCAACAATGCGGCCGCCGTTCAGCTGGTTGGAACGTTCCTGGGCTTTGCGGTTCCAATGGCCGTGGTCATTGGTCACTCAGTCAACATGCTCGACATGGCGATGTGGGGTGCGGTCAGTGGCATCATTCAGCTCGCGGTGTTTTTCGTGATCAGCAAGCTTTTCCCGGCAATCGAAAAGCGAATTGAAGACAATTGCGTGGCCAGTGGCACCTTTATCGGCGGCATCGGTTTCGGCATCGGCATTCTGCAGGCAGCTTGTATGGTGCCGTAATCAGTCCTTGGCTAAATAAAAATCTAGGACTTTGGGGCTCACTGGTAAATACAGTGAGCCCTTTTAGTTTCTGGAGGCCTTATGCCTGAATGGATTCTTAACTTTTTGAAGATAATCTTGCTTTCTTTGGGCCTGATTGTTATCTATATTGGGTTAGATGAACTCATTGCGCAAACAAAGGCTAATATCCAGACCGCAAGAGATAATGATGCTAGTGCCTATATTGTAACTAGCTATATAAGCAATGAACCGTTTGGTGAATCCACTCATGTGGTAAAGCGCGGAACGCAAATCTTCTACAATATGCAGATCGAGCGACAGCCCGGTAAACCTTGTTTTGTAAGGACCAGCTGGCTTTGGGTTTTACATTTACCTACGGGTAATAGTGTTCTTTGGAACACTACGGATGGTGAGTTTTATTCAGGCGACCGTACTGAATCCCTAGCACAGGCAGTTCAAATTCCAGACAAGTTACCGGCTGGTGATTATACGCTCAGTCGTTTGGCTATCTTTAAATGCGGCAATGTGGAAGACTTCGCAAAGACAGTAAGAAATGTTGATCTCCGCGTGGAGTGAATTATGACACCTAACTTACAAAAGATTTACGATAAAGCTGTTGATATCCTTGGCTCGGAAGAAAGAGCAACAGACTGGATTGATCATACTAGTGCGACACTGGGTGGCACGCCAAGAGCTCTGAGTTCCACAGACGAAGGAACTAATAGAGTTCTCATTCACCTAGGAAATATTTCTCGACATTCTTTCACCTGAGCGGTTGACAGCTAATATAGATGTCGCTATAGACACCAGAGCAAGATGACGATAGAGCCCAACGATAGGGACTTACTGGTCTGGAAAAGCCGTCCACTCCAGCCCGACAATAGGGCTCAACAATAATCTTGCACCGAGTTTCTGTTGGACAGAGATTTTTATCTTGGCGGGATTAGCTACCCGTTTTGCGCCAACTTCTGGTAGAACCACGCACTACCAATACTAAGGCTCTGGGGTGACCCAGAGCCTTTTTTGTCTTGATATTCTAAGCCTTGATGTTAGGTTGTTTCAAAGGAGATCCTATGAAACTCGCCGACAGTCCTTTCCAAAAAGGTTTATATGCTCGGGTGCCTAAGGGCACGCCACTCGTCAGCCGCTGGGGACACCAGCGCGATAAGACTGAAACCACTAACCGTGAAGTAGTAGTGGAAATCAGCGATGTTGCTCTCCCTGCCCCAGACACTATGTTGTCTGAGGAAGAGAAGGCAGAGAGGACTCGTCGTCTATCTGAGATTGCGCGTGATTTCGACGACAAGCGCCAAGCTCTGAGCCACGATGTAGAGTATCCCTCGCAGACCATCAACCCAGGAACGCCTCACGCCTACACACGACCGGCCTATACCCGTAGTGAAATCCGTCCTGAGAACGAAGCCGCTTACCAGAAACTCTGGAAAGCCATGAGTGAAGCCGATAATGAGGTAATCGACGAATACAAGAAGCTGGGCGAGTCCCGCTTTTCTCCCGATGATGTTTTGGTCGGTTGGTCCAGTAACAATAAATGGGCAGAAGCCAAGAATCTTGAGATTGCAGAGAAACCCGAGTCTCGCAAGAAGCAGCCCAAGGTCAACATTCGCCAGCAGATGGTCGACAAGAGTCGCTGGAAATTCACGCATGATGTAGACATCTATTATGGTGCTCCCAATCCAGTCTTCAATCGCCATATTGCCGCATGGGACAAAGCCAATCCTCGACCTGAACGCCCGCCGAATATTCCACACAACGCTTCGGAGGCAGCTTACCAGGATTGGGAAATCAAAGAGGCGGCCTTTAGTGCGGCATGGCAGAAGCATGGGGAAGATCGCCAGGCAATGCGACAGGCAGCGGAAAAGAGTTTGGGTGAGTATACCCCGGTTCTTTATCGCAGCATCAAGGCCGGTGAAGTGTTCACAGTTCAAGGCAAGTTCAATACCTACTTTCATCCTCACGGCTGGCATGGTCAGAAGTATACTAACACTGCTGTAGTCCAGTTCGATGGTGAAAGTGAGATCCTTGGATTGGAATACAGTATGATCAAGGATTTCATCGAGTTAGAAAGCATACCCACTGTGGATGTCTGGGTTCTGCGATATAAGCCATCGGGGGCCTATTACAAGGCTCCCGATTACCGCAAAGGAAACTTTCGCTGGAAGAATCACTACGAAGATGATGCCAACGATGATAAAAGTGTTGATTATCAGGAGATGGTCGACACTTTCATGAAAGGCAAGAAATGGGACAATCTTGGCAGGGCCAAGACTAGTATCCTGATGATGACTGGCTACTATGACGGTCTCCCAGGTGCCGGCGAGTCTCTGCCCGAATGGGGAAGCGGCGGAAAGACATTCCACATGACTGAAGATTGGGAATTAGTCCAGTTCGACAAGCTAGGACGGCAGGAGATAGGTCCGGTTGCTGACTTTCACAAATGGTTCAAGCGTTCCTGGGAATTGCGAGAACTTACCGTCAAATATGGATCGTCTGTGCGTACTGCCTACCAGGCACTCGAGAAGGCTAACCTTCTAGACAGTCAGAAGGGTATGGTGGTTTTCACGGAGACCGACGAAGAAAAGCTGGATAATGCTGGCTACCATGGCGATAAGACCGCAATCAGTGACGAGGAAAAGGCACTGATTGATGCTGCTATCGCGAGTACCCAAATGAAAAAGGGCACCTTCAAGAAGGCCGTTGACATCAAGAGTGTCGCGGTAACTTTCCCTAACAAGGGTGCGGCAATGATGTTCAAGCTGGCCTATAACGGCAAGCTCAAGACCACGATTCTCGATCTCGAAACACTTACGGAGGCCGTCGATGGCTGATTACGGATTTTCTGAAAAGGGCCTGCATATTGCTGGCCAGCTCGTAGCAACATGGGAAGAGATTGACAAGGAGCGGAATGTTTTCCGCTTTGCCAACAGTGTTTTGGTCAAGGTGGGCTTTCGTTACGGTCGGGTATCTGAAATCGAAGATCAGGTAATCTACGACCGCGACGAGTGGGCTAAGATAAAAGCGGCTCTTGAAGGAACCACTGCCTTCTTTTGTGATTTCGCAGGCAAGCATAGCCAAACCAACGTGGAGTTCTGGAGCAATGTTGATCTGGAAGAGATTACAGATCATGAAGAAATCATTGCTTTCCACAAAATTCACGGTTTCAGCAATTGCGATTTGGACATAATTGGCGAGGGTCTCCATCAAGCCATTGAAAATGGCGAAATTGACGAGAACTACGAAAAGATCTCCGAGGAATGAGCGTGATCTGTCGTCGTTCCTCAACGTGTGACTGGCGGTGGCCATACGTTGAGCTATCAAACGGTATCCAGCTTGAGAATAGCGAGGTGATCGCCGTGCGGTCCCTTCGCGATTTCGATGGGACCCAGGGAGCCAAGGCCAAAATCAATACCAAGGTCTATCTGCGCCATGTCTGTAATGGGCGCTTGGAATTGGTGAAGCCAGGCCAGGGTAATCGCATTTGGACTGGGATCTTGTTTGAGCCGCATCAGCCTAGAGAAGGGGTTGACTTTGACCTCATACCTGGTGAAAAACTGCGTCTGGCCAGCAAGCAGGCTCGCACCTTGATCAACAAGATCCTCACGCCAGCAGAACAATTGGCGCGAACAAACCGAGAGATTGGACCCAATACCCAATTCGCTCCGTGACTAAATATGGGTAGTTAATCCTACCCAGAGGTCATCGTGCGAGCTCGAGAATTCCTATTCGAAGATGGTCGATCAAAAATCGAAAAGCTCAAGGCGCTGATCGATCATCCATCGACTGAAGAAACTGTTCGCAGTGTAGCTCAAGGTCGGCTTGAGCTGCTCATGGCTAGTGAGTGCCCCATAGAAGCCCCGCAGCGCATCGTTGTATCCACGAATGTAACCGAGGAAGACCTAGATCGTGACTTCCTCATAGGGCTGAATTTGGGGCAATTATACGATGGTCTTTGCTCTCTAAATCCCCCTCCCAACGACATTCAGTTTTTGCGACAAGGCTCAATTCGTATCATGGTCCCACCGCCCTTCATGGGCAAGACCAAACAGGAATATATAAGTGAGTTGATGCAGGCTTGCCCTGGTGCGCGCCAAGTCCAGAGTCAGATGATTGAAGGTCTCGGCTATATGTTCTCTATCTCATACATCTGATTAGTTGACACCTGGTTTAATCTATGTTCTCTTATGAGCATAGACAAAGGAGACGCAGGTGACAGAGTATCAGAAAAAGCTTCTTACGCTTCGTCAGCAACTGGTCGGCGCCCGCTATCATCATGCCCTAGCTGCATTGGAATTTGCCCACAGGTATCATACCGGCCTCCGTAAGGACGGCGTAACCCCCGAGTTCCAACACCAAATCGAAATTGCGCTGTTCGCACTGACCCTTCCCGATCTCATGTATCGTCAGGAAGTTATTGCCACCATTATGCTTCACGATGTCCGCGAGGACTATGGAGTAACGGCCGCCGAGATTCGCGAACTATTCTTTGAGGATCCTGAATTCGCAGAGCGAGTCGACTGTGCGGTTGAGAACATGACCAAGGAATTTCGCGGCGTCAAAAAAGACGAAGTTGCTCTTTTCGAAGCAATGAGCAAAGATCCCATCGCAAGTATCGCAAAGGGTTGCGACCGGATTCATAACGTCAGCTCAATGCTTGGGGTGTTCACTGTCGAGAAGCAGAAGATCTACATTCAAGAAGTGGTTGATCTGTTCTTGCCTATGTTGAAGCGAGCCCGTCGCCTCTTCCCACATCAGGTCAATGCGTATGAGAACATCAAGTTCGTGCTTCAGACTCAGATGGACCTTATTAAGTTCACGTGGGTAGAACCTTCGAAACCCTAAAGCCTTTGTAAGGCTTGTTCCAGCGGCACGTTCTGACCCCGGGTTCTCGCAATCAGAAAGGCGTAACAGTTCGAGAACCTGTTAGTTTGAAACAGATCTGGTGACAGGTTCCTCTTTTAGCAAGAATCCATAATCTTCAGTCATGGAAAAGTGGTTGATTCTTTCCTGAATTCGCGTAGTTTAGGTGAAGAAACGTTAAACAGAGGCTAAAATGAAAGAAAGCGCATGGGAAAAGGTTCTCGAACTCTACTATGGAGAGGATCCTGCTGATCGGCAAAAGGTAATTTGTACGGGCTTCAACATGGACGATTGTTTCCGGCCGGACCAATCTGTGTATCCATATACGCTTGATGCAGGTGTCGAGTCGGCAGGACAGTTGGTTCTCAAGCTAATTTCGAGCTCACTCTCACTTTCAAATTGGTGCTTTGACAGCATTTCAGAGGGGCTACCTGCTGGGATTACCTTCATCTCTGATGACCGCTTATTCTTCTCCAATGAGGAGGATATCACATTGGCGAAGACTCTGCTTGCGGTCTGAGCACAACCTACAGTCCATGGTCGGTGTATTCAAGCTGGAAAAGCTAAAGGAATACATCCGCGAGGTGTATGAACTTTTCTTCCCCATGCTGAAGAAGGCCCGCCGGTTGTTTCTGCACCAGGTCAACGCATACGAGAACATCAAGCACATTCTGGAGAGTCAGATCCAACTGATCGAAGCTGTCCACAAGGCTACCGAAGCCTAACCAAATAATATAGACAGGACACCGGGCGTAGTCTTACTATAGGACTACGCCCCACTTCTGTGTCGGCCAGATCGAATAAACTGGTGAGACACAATGACAGAAAATCAGAACTCTAATAACGAAATTCCAAAAAAGCTTGAATTCCATGATGATGGTATTCTACTCTGTTCAACCCGGTGGGGGGCACGATATACTCGTGTTGACAATGATGTTAATACATATCTTGCGTTGAAGAATGAAATTGAAGGAAAGCTGATAGCTGGTGAGCCAGTTTATGTTCAAGTTTTAGACGAGCGACGCAAAGGAAGTGTGGGTAGGCTCAATTCTATTACTTTTGATTACCGTCCGCCCAATTCTCCTAATAGCAGCTATTATAATCGTTCCGACCATTATCTAGGTATAAGAGATATTGAAGTCGTTTGGGATGGAAGAAAGAACAAATGTTCTCCATCTGCTGGGGAAGTAGAATATCTCCCCAACTGGTCCGGTGGCACTCAGTGGGAGTGGACTCCAGGCGACGCAAAGCCCAAAGCACCTAGGGTAATTCCATATGATTCTCTTGGTCAGGAAATCGAGACTGGTCAATTTGTTTGTTTTGTTCATCGCCGGTATGGTCATATCTCCATGAAGTTTGGTACCGTTACTCGAATGACTGATCGGGGCGGCGTCTTTGTAAAGACATTAAAACTTCGCGATGGTGAAAAGGCAGGCGAAGAAGTCAAAGCCTTTGGTGCCAGTGAACTCCTGATTGTAAACGATAAACTTATGAGCCGTCTCATGATGGCTAGACTGGCAGCAGACTGATGACAAGAATTTCATTTTCTTCCTTCTATAATAAATCATCGCCCGGCCCTGGTCCGTGGCCATCTTTGATGGCAGAACTACTGCGCAAATATCTACAGGATGAACCTATCTATGTTTCCTTTGACGAAGGATATGAGCCAAAAAGGAAGGGATCTATTGGGCGACTTGTAATCAATAATGTCCAGGATCTCCTACATGGCAGTTATGAATTCAATTATAGAGGGATTTTCAACCCAAGAAAACCTATACCGGAACTTCCTGAAAATGTCAAAGAGGACCATTTTACCAAAGTCCAAATTACTGGTCACGTGGTGTGGGAAGGCCGTAAAAACCGAATTCAGTTTCATCCCTATATTGCGTTTTGGGAAAAAGATCATAAGCCTGAGATAGGAACGGTTTGGGCTTATGAAAAGCCTGAAGATAAGCCACAGGCTTTGGCTTATGACAAGCTGGATCGTGAGATCAAGGTTGGTGATTTTATTTCCTATATTCTCTATCACTTCAACAATGATCGCAATGCCGCGGGAATCTACTACGGTAAGGTCACTAAGATTGACAAGGATGGAACGGTTTATGCCAAGAACATCAAGCTCAAAGAGGATGATATTGTGGCAGAAAAGCGAATCAAAGACAACAGTCTCATCGTAATCATGACAAAGGATCTCATGGATAAACTTATGATGGCTAGGCTCTCTATCCTTTGAGTAGTTGACTACCTCCAGTCTTATGCTAGAGTCTTAAATCAAAGGAGATTGACATGATGAATACCCCTGGGCTGATAGCCCTGACCTCGCTCATGCTTTCCGCTTGTGGGTCGATGACCCAGCCGGTCATGAAGACCGGTGATCTAATCGATCATCTGGAGAGTCAAGGCTATAGCAAGATCATCATATGCCAGCCCTTGGATTGTGGTCGCGCCGGCAAGGGACGAATTTTCATTGCTACCAAGGCCAACAAGCCGGTCACTGGACAGATTTGCTACCTCAAGGGTAATGACTCCGTGACCTATAAGGTAGATGAACGCAAGGTGACCAATTAATATGACCAGCGAGAGTTCAGTTGAGCGCATCAAGCTCATGAGGGGCTCTCGCTGGCCCAAAGATCGCCATGGTGACGAAATTGACGTCGGTGATTACCTAATGTTTGTCAACTGGTCTACCTATCCAATGGCTGCTTTGGGTAAAGTGATTCGTATAGGTAAGACTGGCAAGGTCCATGTTGAGGCTGTGAAACTCCACCCCAGAGATGAGGTTCGTGAGATCGAAATCAAAAGTGCCAACACTTCCTATCGTTTAAGTAATGCCACAGTGAGCAGCTTTATGATGGATAAGCTGAGCAGGCTCTAAAACTCTCATCTAAATAATGACAACCAGACCTACACCTATCTACAGTGTAGGTTATGCAGACACTCGCCTATCCCATCCGTATTTTGGAACAGGATTCCAAATTCTCTATACTGGTGCCACATGACAGTCTTTCCCAGTGGAGGGACACTGAAGGCAAAACCAATAGAAACAAAACCAGAGAATTTTGTAATTGGATCCGTCGCCAATTTAGTCATATTCCTACGGAATTCAGATATGTGAACACCAAACAGGTTCGCATACCAGGATCAAAGTCTTGGTCTATACGCCGTTTCAAAACAGTCAAATGTGACAAACATTTTATAGCATACAATCTGTCTAAAACAGAATTGATGCTGATCAAGCTTTCCTGGCAATTCTCTACTCAACCGGTTCGTTTACAAAATGATCCGGCGGATCCTCTTGCCTTCACAATTGACTCACCTGGTATCTTCGGACCAAGCAATGCCCTCTTGGCACGTCTTGAGAAAAATACCAAAGCCAAGCCAGTGAGGGTGTAATGAGAGTTCGAATTTTCACCCGCACAGATGGATTAATAAACCTCTATATTCGTCATCCCAGTTATATATATTCTCCAGCATATAAGAAACAACGAGACTCTAACAAAACTATCATCAATCATATCCGTAAGGTATTTCCAGAAGTCAGAAATGAATTCAGAGAAGTTCCCGTTCAGTGGTATACCGATGGGACTTATGGATGGACCGATAGACATTTCTGTGCCTATGGTCTCACCAAGGCTCAGTATGCCTTGCTCAAACTGTCATGGACCTTCGTCGAAATCAAGGTCTCTGACAAGCGAAGCGAAATAATACCAAGAGATTACTTTGATATAACAATGTTTGGAAACCCAACAACAAAGTGTGAAGAGCGTTTTAGCAAACCTGGCTTCAAACAAAAACCGCTGCGCATTGTTTGAATCATACGTTGATCACGCTTGCTAGCACTAAAGATCAATGCTAGCCTTATGTTACCACGCAACCTTTAGTGGAGACCCTGAAATGATGGAACCAAATCATCCTACCCTCGTGGACGCGATTCAAAATCGTCTACAGGTATGTTTTCGTTATCATAGCGAGAACTCTTCCGTGGAAGAACCGACTGATCGTGTGGTCGAGCCTTGGATTTATGGTTCCAAAAATGGCAAGGAAAGTCTCTACGGATATCAAGTCAGCGGAGGCGACCCAGGTATCCGACGATACGACATGCGACGAGTCAAGAAGGTAGAACTCAACGGGGAGCATATGGAAAATCATCCTGACCGTGCCGGTGATATCTCAAAATGGGATAATATCTTTGCTGCCACCGGTGTAGGCAAAGATCTGCCGGTTCCCGTTGGGAGCCCAATGGCTTCAGCCTCTATCTGAATCTGATATTCAAGGGCAAATGGTGCTGATTTTCGGCACCATTTGCTTGACATATGATCCAATTGCCTATAGGCAAGCTGGATGCGTATAGGACTCAATCTCGCAATCTTCGAGGACCACAATAAGTGGGAGCATCTCTTCTCGAAGCACGGTAAGACCCGTTGGCCTAACAAGGCCTGGGAAATCGAAGGACAAAACTTCGGTTGGGGTGACTTATTCACCTTTGAATTCACATGGACTCGAAAGTGTGACCACGCTGGCGTGTCACTCAAGCTGGGTCTTTTCGGATACCAGGTAGAGGGGCGATTCTACGATTCCCGACACTGGGACGAGGATACCAACGACTACAAGGTATATGATGAGGCTTACTTCAAGCACTCCTATACTCCTGCTCCCGTATCAGTACTTTCACCGGCGGAAAAGGCAGAGGCGGTCGAAGAGTTCCTCATGTCAGATCAGGGCAAGCGACTGATTGACAAAAAAGTCGCAGAAAAGGTCGAGGAGCAAAAGCGAGCCAAACTGGCTAAAGCTGCTCGCGGGGAAGCTTATCGCCGCGCCAATCTAGGTGAACCAGAAGCATGATCCGCAGCACCATCTTCACGCTGGCCTATTACGTCATCAGCATAGCGTATGTGTTTATGGCGACACTGAGTGTCATCTTCCCAGGCAAATTCATTACCCGTTGGATCGTGCGACGCTATGCTCAGCGGATGTTGACTGCTATGCGTTGGTTTGCTGGTATCCGGGTCGAGCATCGAGGACTGGAAAATCTACCTAGCGGTCCATTCATTCTTGCTCCCAAGCACCAGTCGTGGGGTGACGGCTTCGCCAGCTTTAGTGTGGTCAAGGACCTTGTTTTTGTCACTGGTAACCATCTTGAAAAGATCCCTCTGCTCAAGGGACTCTTGCGTAAAATCGGCGCCATTGTGGTTGATTCTTGTGGCGGAGGCCAATCCAAAGAAGACTTGATGAAGGGCGCGGACCGAGCGTTTCGGGCAGGTAAGCGAATCCTCATCTATCCCGAGGGACACCTGTCCAAGCCCGGTGAGCATCATCGCTATCGACTGGGCATTTGGTCCATGTATAACACTCACAATGTCCCAGTGGTCCCAGCAGGAACAAATCTGGGCTGTTTCTGGGAGCAGGCCAATTTTCGCAAGACTCCTGGTAATGCGGTAGTGGAATATCTACCTCCTATAGAGCCTGGCCTTAATAAGGAGGAGTTCATGGCTCGCTTGGAAAACGATATCGAAACGTCTACTCGTCAACTTTTTCAGGAAGCCAGAGGATTCGATCCTGGACCCTCCAACCTTGTAAAATTTAAGGGAGAACTTTGATGCCGGTTCTAGTAAAGTTCAGCAAGGATTGGGGTGACGAGTTCGATGTTGACGGATTCAAAATCTTCAATAGTGAGGCTGACTGGCTTAGAACCAAAGGTGATCTTTCCGAACATTCATATATGTTTGGAACCAACGAAGGTTGGGACGAAGGTGAGTTTGATGAAGATGACTTCACTGTCGAAGAGATTTCCAAAGAAGAGGCGATGACTATTCGCAAGGTCATAGGAAATTCTTTTGGTCACTTTCCCTTTCATAATTGAGGAAATCTCCCATGCTAGTTGAAATGGCTGTAGCTGATGCCTATGCTATCGCATGGGAGTTTGCGCGCAAGCAACAGAAGGCGCCAATTGACTTCTCGACGTTTGTCCAACATCCAACCTACTTAGAGCTATCACCTGGTCAGTATACCGATGATACCCAGCGGGCCATTGCTAACTGTATGGTCATGATCGGTGATCTACCATCTGATCTATTCAATCCCTGGGCATATGTGGAAGCCTACCTAACGGCCTACCGTCAAGATCCTCGTGAAGGGTATAGTCGCGGTTATCAGGCGTTTCTCAAGAGTGTTGGTGATGCCGACGATTTTCTTATGAATATCAGTCGCACCAAGCAAAGCAACGGTAGTGTCATGGGTGTCGCTCCGCTAGGTCTATTGCCTGATATCTCTATGGTAAAGCTTGCTTCTACCATCCAGGCTATTTCCACCCATCATCCGTCTACCGCAGTTCACGCTCAAATTGTTGCTCTCGCAGTTCATTACTTTACTCACGAGCAAGGATCCAAAGACAGTCTACAAGGTTGGCTAATGAATCACGTTGACTGGGTTGATGGAACCGATGAGTCCTACCGTTGGTCTTATCTCGTTGATTCACATGACAGAGGTCTTGGAACCAGCATCAAAGCTAGCAGTATTTCCAGTTATATGGTTTATGCGCTCACGGCCTTTGATAGTATGACCCAGATCATCCACGATGCTATTGATCGGGGCGGAGATACTGATAGTGCTGCCGCAGTGGCCATCGCGGTTGCGTCATGTACCGACGAAATCACTAATGATCTTCCGCAACATCTGATTGATGGCATGGACGCTGCCAATGTAGGGTTTGGGGTAGGATTTCTGAACTCTCTGGAAGCTGAAGTTCGTCGCATTCATCAATAGGTTGACACTTGGTGTAATCTAGTCTATAGACAGCATATGTCAAAGCTAATCATTCTTATCGGACCGCCCGCTAGTGGCAAGTCAACTTGGAGAGAAAAGTTTCTCTCATCACAGACTGACGAATGGGTTGTTTGTTCCACTGATGACCTCGTTGAGGAGTGGGCCGCTGAGCGCGGTCTAACCTACAATGAAGCTCATGGACTGGCTCCTTGGGGTCAATTCAATAAGACGTTCAAGTATGCTATTCGCAATGCTTTGAATGCGGGCAAGAATATCATCATTGATCGCACGTCGATGAGCGCCAAGAATCGCAAGGAGTATTTTAAGAATCTCCCTGAGGGTTATGAAGTTGAAGCAGTGGTATTCGTAGTTCCGCAGCCTGAGCTTGAGCGTCGTATGAAGGCGCGTTTTGAAGCAACTGGAAAGAGTGTTCCGCACGTCGCTCTACTGGCTATGAACGCGCGATATCAGGCACCCACGGTGGAAGAGGGATTCACGAAGATTACCTACGTTCGCCCTTAAGACCACTTTTTGTTTTTGGGCAAGCGAGTTCCATCTGGGCCGTAGAATGGATCGCCCTGATTAGCTGAAAAGCGCGCCGAGTCGTCCCCGTAGCTACCACGTAGCAGCGGTGGACGGCTTTTATCATCCAGTTTATTTCCAAACTTGGCGGCCAGTCTTTGGGTCTCGCCAGGCTGAACGTCAATAGTTGTGTTGACGTTAGGGACGATTTTACCTTCTTCGTTGATCGACTCGGAAAATAAATCAAAAGTTGTTTGACCAGAATGAGTTCCAATCTCAAGCTTCATGTCATATTTTTTTGATATTTTCTCAGCAAAACGCTTATAAAGCTTTACACGACTTGGTTCATCCCCTGTGAAATGTAGCCATTTCACATTATTCTTTCTAAGATATTCATCTAGAATTTGGTATACGGTAGCGAATACCCTAAACTGATCTCCTACCCCTGAAATATCATCACCGTATTCATCGCTTTCAAAATAGAACATGGTCTGTCCATTTTGAAAAGTAGTAAACTCAACAAAATAGGTTTCTGAGTCTGTCTGAAATTCAGCAGCAGGCTGGCCCATGGGGGTCTTTATCCATTCCCATTCATACGGTTGATCAAACAGTTCATTTATCTGACATGGCTTGTCCTCGGGATCACGACGATCCTCAAGTGGCCAAGATCTAGTGCTCGAATTTAGTTCCCAAAGTCTCATATCTATATTTATTGACAAACACTCAATTTTGTCTTATGGTTGCCTTATGACAACGAGTAGACCTCATTTTAGACGGTAAATAGACTGTCTGCATTCTAGCCAGCAAGTCTGGCAATTGGCCCCTGTCCCTACCCTGGTCTTCTAAGCCGGTCCGTTAAACGTAGGAAGGACGGTGCGAGGTTCGATTCCTCCAGGGGTCTCCATTTCTAGGTGTTGTATGAGCTCTGTTGTCACGATTTTAAAACCCGACCAGCGTGACACATATGGTCAATATCGAATCCTTCCGGGCCACATTCAGGTCTTTGAATTCAGTATTCCGATGTTTGGATCACTGGAAATCAAAATAGCCCATATTCTTCCAAACAGTCAGGATTTCTCCATTGACTTTTGGATATCAGAGAAGCCGCTAGATGGTCTGTTGTTGAATAGAGGCTTTGGTCATCATAAAGCGCATAGGCGCGCTGATAAGTTTGTAATATACGACTCTTACTTGAAGGCGAATGAGGAAGATGATCGCCTGTTCCTTGATTCTATGCGAACTTATTATCTGAACGCAAAGAATCTACAAAACAAATACAACGCCTTTGAGTTAGATTTTTCTATAACAGCCAATCCGATCACACCATAATAGTATTGACGCCCTGGTGTTTCCTGCTACAACAGCAAGAACAATTTCTCCAGGAGCGAATATGATTTACGGCTATAAGGAAATGATTGACGGGCGAGTAGCTACCCTTGCGGTAGCTGGCGACACCGTTGAAGAGTTCGTTGCTTTTATCGAAGCTATCCCAGGCCAGGAAGAGAATCGTAACTGGAACGAAACATACGCCTCCACTTTCCTGGATGCTATGCGATCTGATGCCTTCAAGGGCTATAAGCATAGCGTTCTTGCCATTTATCATGATGACGAAGCCCAGCGAGATGCGTTCTGGACTGAATGGCCTATGCTCACAGAGGTTCAGAGCATGGTTGGCCGAGATCGTCAGGCCGATATGCTACATGACGCCAAGGAAAAGATTCGTCAGGAAACTGAAACCGAGGAAGACCGAAACAAGACGATTGAAGAACGTTTTGGTCTGGACAAACATGACCCTTGGGATCGCCGCACGGAAGAGGAAGTTGCGGCCGATAACGAAATGAAAAAGAAAATGAAGGAAATGGCCAAGTCGGGCGAAATGTCCGGTGATTCCTTCGGCGGCGCTGATGATCAGCGTAAGTCTCGCGAACGACCGGGTGCCAACAATGTTCCTGGCGCGTATGGTCGAACTCAGGCCCAGGAAGCACTCAAGGAGTTTGATCCCAATACGGATTATGAGTCCAAGACCAACGAAGAATTGGCGCAGGCTCTCAAGGACATGGGCGTCCCGGATATTCAGGGCGTTTATGACGACGATTCGGTTCCTCAAAAGGCCAAGGCCGATCCTGGCGAGATTTTCATCAATGATATCCAGGCCGATACCAACGCAGACGGTAGCATCGACCTCGATAGTATTTCCAGCGTCCACGCTCACAAGGTCGGAGGGGAAATCGACGAGGTTACCCGTGCGGCTCGTCTCGCTGCCCATGAGGAAAATGTCACGGCTAAGAAGCAGGGACGTCGTTCCTTTAGTCCTGAGGATTTCGCTGCGGTATTGCGCGGCGATGGTTCGGCTGACAGTGTGGTCAATGTCAAGGGCGATGATCGTATTCGGCGCGGTGAAGGTATGGCCCGCCCCAAGTTGAGCGATGAAGCAGAAGCGGCCAGGGCTGAGCATCAGGAAAATGAGCGCAAGGAAATGAAGCGTCGTCGTCAGCAGGCCGAGAAGGAAGCCGACGTTAAGGCGCGCGGCGAGCGCGATCGCGGTATCTTCAAGGGTGCCGACCTCGTTCACGACGATGACCCCACTCCGTTCTCAGAACTGCCCGAGGATCTGCAGAAACTGCTCGAGGAAAATGGTCTAGAAAAGGATGAGATCCTGGTCAAAAACTATCCCTTCAACAGTGAACTGGCCGGACGAGCAATTCTCCCATTCGATAGCCTGAATCCAAATGGTATGCGAATGGTCGGCGGTCATAATCTGACTATTGAAGGCACTATGACGATGAGCGGCCCCGGAGCCATGGTGGTAAGTCGTGAGAATCCATCGGATGATGGATACGGCATCTACGTTCAGCGCAAAGCTTCCAAGTCAGAGGAGGCTGGGCCATCTATTGATGTGTGGCTGGTGCGTCTCCGAGCCTCATAATGGTCAAGGAAATCATCGGCGGCTCAAGTGACGATATGATTTTACACAAACATGATATGATTGTTGTTGACGACTATACGTTGCTCAGGGCAATACGGTTAGTTGAAGGTGAAACGGAGGGCTGGTTTCATAACAGCCCTCCAAGAGGAGCCAACACCTACAGTTCCAGCACCATATACGATCATGTTATCAACAAGCCATCGTTTGACATTATCAAGACCAATGATCATCTGAGATCCCTGCTACGGGCCTTTCTTGAGGCAAATATACAGGTTGCTATACAGCAGCAAAAGCTCTCGAGTGAGCGCGAAAAGTTCTTTTTGACCCGTTGGATTTTCAAGAACGTGATAAGAGACCTTGAGGATGATTTAAAGCACCTCAAGGTCTCTAGAGACGAAGCTTTCAAGAAATATGAAATGCTTCGTAAGTTGTCCGATTTATCTAATCCCCTCTTGCGAAGGATTCCTTGTTAATCTCGGATTTCTCCGCAATTGACACAGACGTCGTAAGCCGGCTCTTCTAGATTACCATCGTCATCCACGCCCTCGACCCACTCGTGATCACAATCGTCGCTTTCTTTTACCGGAGTATACAAACGAGAGGCTGCTCTGGCCTCTGCTTCTGAGCTCATTTCAAGCTCATGTTCCTCGTATTCGGCCCAATATCCAGTGCCGATCAAGACCACTTTATAGATGTTGCCACCCTGATCTTCAGGGGCCTCATCTATCGCATCAATCATACCGTATTCACCATGAGCTTGTGAGCGCCCAGCGTTAATACGGACGACGTCGCCAACATTGAACTCAGTTGTCTCTTCGGAAATATTATCGTGCCAGGTCTTGGTGTTTGAATTGAAAAATGGCTGCTTCTTTAGATGATTATATCTCCAGCCCTTTTTCCAATCTTCCTTGGAAATCTTACCATACATTTCATGATGAGTATACCAGCCATCGTCCTGGTCTTCTTGAATGGACTCAAAACTATTGAGTTCCTCTTGAGCCCCTCGAATTCTCATTATACAGTTGATAGGATTCATCTGCCATTCGTCTGGGGTAATATCGGTAGCTTCAATGGCTCTGATAAGAGAACTATCCAATTTCTGATTCATTCTATTGGCAATTTGATTAAAGAATTTCTGGCGTTCTTCTGCCCATCCCTCTTCTAACTCTTCCATGATACCAACTTCAGCCTTGAGGGCATCTAGTTTGCTATCGTAGCTAACACCCCATGCCTTAATGCTCTGATAAAGCTTCTTGAAAAATCCAACAAGCTTGTCGCCAATGCCTTCAACAATGGATTCTTCCGTCTGAGCCGCCTTGTCAGTTGCCTTGAGACTAGCAGCTCTCTGAACTGGGGCGCTAGTATGCTTCGCCTTCAGGGTTTCAAGAATGCTGATTAGTTCAGGAGTCAAGTGAGCCTGGAGCTCGTCTAGAACCTTGCTGTAGCTAACCGATCCAGAAGCTACTGGATCTTTGCTCATGTGGAACATGAATCCAACTGTATCTACAACACGGGTGCAGGCAGCATCTTCAGCATTGAATAAGTCAGCAACCAATTCACGGGCTTCTGCCTTGGTTTCGGTTTGTAGGGTCTTGATCTCTTCCGTGAGAGCTTCAATGCGAAGTAGGTTACGACCTAGCTTGGTATAGCGAGCTGAATTATAGGATTTCAGAGTAGCGGTAATCTTGGTAACCTGTCCCTTGGTCTGCTCAGCGGCATAGGTAACGGTATCGGAGGCTTTGGGGCCTACGTAGTCCGGCGCGGCAGCTTCAAAAAGTTTGAGGTAGCGGCGCATGTTATTTGCGTCAGTCATAGGAGCCTCCTAGATATTTTCACCTATTTATTGATTTTCCATGTGGTGATTCTGCACAAGAGAGTCATGCATCTATTTCTTTATCAAGCCAGTCGGCACTCGCCCACGAATACAAGTCCGTATTCCTATTCATATCGTAATAACAGGAGTCGATACAAGCAGGGTACCATTCGAGGTGACTTTGATCTAGAATTGCTCAAAAGAGGTATCAGGGGTCGATATAAAATTCTACCACATGGTGAGCATGACTTCCAAAAAGCTCTTCTAAAGCTGGATCTCCAAGAAGAATTTTATGGTCACATTATCCAGATTGAGGAAGCCAGTAATGCTGTATGGTTTAAACTGAATTATGATCGTGTCGGCAAAAACGTAACCAAGTATATTGGTTCCTGGCGAGATCTAGATCCAGTTGCCCTCGAGACCCATATACAAGACTATCAAATTTTGAAAACCAAACGAGCAATTGCGCAATCTAGAATTGGAACTTTGAATTCCCATGCCTATTCGTTAAGAACGCTTAATGGTAGACTAGGCTCTGATGAAAGTCAGTTTGATAAGATCTGCCATATGAATACTGAATCAATTCATGAAATAGAACGACTGGTCAAAGGTTTGACCAAAGAGATTGAACAAATCTCCTTGGAAAGTTCTCATATTCACGAACAGGTTAAGGCCTATATAAAAGAAAGAAAATTCTAAAAACAGGTTGACTACTCACCTGTTTCTGCTAATAGGAAGCTTAGGTAGAAACAGGAGATCGAATATGCTTCCCACTATGGACCAGTTCAAAGCTCATGTGGAAAAGACCACAGCTGAACAGGTAGAGTGGATGAAGAACGAGTTCCAGTTCCCCTGCGTTCCTCTTTTCATCAAAATCGCAGACGTTCCCACTGGTCCGGTTGGCCAAGCTCGTCGACTGGTAAAGTCCAACCAATTCGCAGGTTTCAGGATTCTCATTCAGTCCTATCACTATCTTCGGGAAGATATCAGAGCCTTTGTTGAATATTCCAGCTATAATGATTCGCGTGAGATCGGAGGTTTTGAAACCAACGACTGGCGGATTGCGGTGGATGGTATCATTGCTCACGAGCTTTCACATATTGCTCAGTTTATGTTGAAGGATGCTGGTAGTCGTCATCCGTTGTTCATTGAAAAATGCGGCAAATCTTTGTTTTTTGAAGGGCTTGGCCAATATGAGTCGGGTCACGGCGCGTTTTTCCGTCAAATCTATAAGCGATTCCGTCGACACTTTATCAACCACCGAGTTCCGCTGTCGGCATTCAACAATCCCAAAAAGGAATTTGTTGAAGGTGATCTTTTTGAAACCCGTATGAAGACTAAGACGGGTGAGCATCCTCTGGTCGGCATAAAGTTTCTCTTCAAGGGGGAAGTTTTGGAGATCGCTGGTCTCAATCCTCGGAATGCCAAACTTTATGGCTATATGGTAAAAAAGAAAGATGGTTCGCTTTGTCGCTGTAAGCTGAGCCTGCTGTATGCTTATAGCCAAGAAGTTCGAGACATCATTGGTCAAAGCCCTGCTCTTTCTGAGGAGCTCAGACAGTTGGAGATTGCCCAGTCCAAAAAGAAGATTGCTAATGCCAAGAGTAGTATTACTAAAACTGCTCGCTCTTGGTCTCGCAAGATGGCTGCGACGAGCTGCGCCTAAGACTTCTTGACCCAAATCAAGAAGAGCATAGCATACGGATAATACAGGAGGTATCGATGGCCAATATGATGATCGGTTTGGTTGCTCTTGCTCTGAGTTCGCAGACACTTCCTATCTCATATGCTGAAGAGATGTCTCCTGGTATGGATATCAATATTTCGCACGGAACCTACATTTGTCCGGCCAAACCGGTGAATGGTGCTTTGGAAAGATTGATCGATATTGCCGATCACTCCAATCGTCGAAAGGTAGCTACCACTTTGGGTTGCGATTTCACCTTGGATGATAACACGGATCATATTTTCAAGATCACAAAAGTCGTAAAGTCCCTCTGCCTTGATCGCGAAATTCATCCTGGTGGAATGATGTTATCAGATGGTTCTGTCTATGAGGGAAATATCATCTCCTGCGGCCGTGAGGGTCACGAAGTTGTGATCAATCCAGCCCCAGGGATTGAACGCCATGTCATCGTTTTGTCATTGGACATAGATTACGACTGATCGTTTGTTTAGCACAACACATCGATATTATTCATCTAAAGTGTTACGAACCGTCATTCTCACACACTTCATTATAAGAGCCTGAGAAGTTTTTATAGTGAGGAAGAAAAATGTCTGACACCAAAATCCACCACGGTCATCTGACGGCCAGTATCATGTGGAATTTCCATGTTACACAAAAGGAATTGCTTTTAGTTCTCAAAGGTCTTGGGAACAGATTAACCGATGATGATTTAGCCGCGGCGCAGGATCTGGGGGATAGGCTGACTCGTGAGCGGATCAACCAAACCAGAAACATCTTACAATCTATTGATAAACTCGAGAAGAATCTTGACGCAAAGGTGCTGGTCGCATCATAGTATCAGCATGAAAATAGGATTCTCTTTTGGACGTTGTGTCCGTGACATTGTAAAAGGCACGGTGGATTATGACGATGTCTATCTAGTCATTGCCCAAACGGCTATCTACGACTCCAGTCAGATAGAAGACGTGGTTGACGAATATCTTCATCGACCTGATTACCTGATGGGTCTAGATCAGGGACGATGTTATGATGTGGCAACTGAACTCTATCTTAGTGGAAAACTGATTCAGCCAAGACTTCAAGGAAAGTTTCCTAGGTTTGTGTCTGAGGAAGCGGTGTGGATGGATCTTATGCCCACTTTGACTGGTGAAGAAACTCAAAGTGAACAGGTGATCGCAGCTTGGAAACAGTATCAGTTGGCTTTGAAAATGACAAGTCTAAAGAAATATCCTAGCAAAGAAGATACTCGACGGCTCCTAGGTAAAGCTTGAATGTCATAAATATGTGATGAGCTCACATAGAGAACCACCAAAGCCTCCGCATTATCATAACCCACTACCGGGACAATGTCGTTGGTGTGGTCAATTGATTTTTAAGAAAGACGGCCAAACGCTGAATAAAAGGGCCAATTGGCACCCATCATGCGTCAAGGAATACAAAATACTCCACTGGCCAGCAGTAACCCGTAAGGTCGTTTATAGAAGAGATAAGGGCATCTGTAGGGAGTGTGGACATCAATGTGCTCGTAAGGGCAAAGATGTCTGGCACTTAGATCATAAGAAGCCATTGATTGAAAGCAATGGTGACCTTGAATACTGGAAATTGCCCAACCTTCAGACGTTATGTCAGCCTTGTCATTTCAAAAAGACGGGTGCTGAAGCGACAGCTAGGGCAGAAGCAAGGCGGATAGCAAAGCTTAGCGGGGACGACGGCGAATCTGCTTAACGTCACTGGCTACACTGGACACAAGATCGGCTGGATCTTCTTTGGGTTTCTGGGTTTCTTCTGTATAACCCATCATCCCAAGAAAACCAGGATCGAGGTCTTTCCACCAATTCTCCGGTAGGAATTCTCGAATACGCATTGAGTATTTAGTATATGGAGAACTATATGTGGGAATTAATTACTGACATTGTTTCCGTCCTAGTGCTAGTGCTTGCCTACTGTCTCTATCATAGGAATGAGTTATATGGCAGAATTGACGATTCACAAGCATGATGGAAAGACTGATACCAAAGGTCTAGCTATGTTGATTCGTGATATCACGAATTGTGACATAAGGGAAGCCAAGAAAATCATCCAACATTGTAAAGATGGTGGACGAGCAACCATCCAGGTTCCCTTTGCCCAGCGTCTCACGATTGCTGCCAAATTTCATGAAAAAGGGTTTACCACTTCATGAGCTGAATGCTCAATCAGCAACTGGGTCTTTGTTACGATTCCATTAAAATAGATTTTGTGTTTCCTAATTAGCTAATTAGGAAGCATGGAACCGAAAATTTACAAAAGTATCTGGATCTCTGATCTACACCTTGGAACCAAGGGCGCGAGCGCTCAGGAGTTGTTGGCGTTTCTCCGCAACACTGAATCCGATAATCTCTTCTTAGTCGGCGACATAATTGATATGTGGCAGTTGAGTAAGAAATGGTATTGGCCAAAAGCCCACAACGAAGTTGTTCAAAAGATCCTACGTAAAAGCCGCAAAGGCACTCGCGTAGTCTATATACCTGGAAATCACGATGAGACTGTAAGAGATTACCTACCTTTGATGCTCGGTGATGTTGAGATAGTCCAGGAATACGATTATACCACGGTTTCTGGTAAGCGCATGTTAGTAACGCACGGTGACCTATACGATATTATCACCACTTATCACAAATGGTTGGCAAAGTTGGGTGACTGGGGCTATGTTACTCTTATTGAAATCAATCGTTATCTAAATTGGTTTCGTCGTAGGTTCAAAATGGGTTACTGGAGTCTCAGCAAATACGTGAAGACCAAAGTCAAGAACGCGGCTAGTTTTATTGGCAAGTTTGAAGAAGGTTTGGCAGAAGCATGTAAGATTAGAAATTATGATGGTATCATTGCTGGTCATATTCATCATGCTGAGATTAGAATGATCGACGGCATTCTCTATATGAATGATGGCGATTTTGTAGAAAGCAAAACAGCCCTTGCGGAACATCATGATGGTCGATTCGTCCTTCTTGAATGGCGCGAAGGCAAGCTGCTGGAACTAGCAACTTGGAACGCTGGGCTCTTGGAAGCTCATACATACGAGCAACCTATTGTGCTCTTGGAGGATAAGCAATGAAGAAAATCCTGATCGTAACCGATGCTTGGGAGCCTCAAGTCAATGGGGTGGTTACTACCCTTAAGAATACAATAAAAGAATTGAAGAATCAGGGATATCGTGTCAAGGTAGTCCATCCTGGACTATTCAGAAATATCCCGTGCCCTGGTTATTCCGAGATACGTCTTGCCCTTTTTCCATCAGCAGTGCTCGAGAGTTTTCTTGCTGCTGAAAACCCCGCTATGGTTCATATTGCCACCGAAGGCCCGCTTGGTCTCTCCATGCGTAAAATCTTAAAGCGTCGAGGGGAAAAATGGTCATCAAGTTTCCATACCAAATTTGCTGAGTATATTGAAGCCCGCGTTGGATTTGGTAAAAATCTCGCATGGAAGTGGCTTCGTCATGTTTACCGCAATGATTCCTATATTCTAGTCACAACCAAATCCATGAAAGAAGAAATGATCTCTCATGGTTTCCCTGAGCACAAGCTCATTGTTTGGGGGCGAGGTGTCGATACCAAATTGTTTTATCCTCGGGAAAGATCACCTATGAAATCTGAGGATATGCCACGCCCATTTTATCTCAATGTTGGTCGTGTTAGCGTTGAAAAGAATCTTGAAGCTTTTTATGAACTCAAGATGCCTGGAACAAAAATCCAAATCGGCGATGGGCCAATGTTGGAAACCTATAAGGCCAAATATCCTGATGTGATATTTTTGGGATCTAAACAAGGTGAAGATCTGGCGCGTTGGTACAGTTATGCTGATGTGTTTGTTTTCCCCAGTAAGTCAGATACCTTTGGATTAGTCATGATTGAAGCAATGCGTTGTGGAACGCCGGTTGCTGCCTATCCGGTTACTGGTCCCAAGGATATAATTGAAGGATGCTTCAATGGATATACCCATGACGACTTGGCCATGGCTATCAATGTTTGCTCTGTTATTCCTCGCTGGGACGTTGTGGCTCATAGCGAAAAGTTTACATGGGAAAATGCCACTCAGCAGTTCATAAAGGCACTGGTTGATAGAAATAGGGTTTTGCTAGCTTTTGAGCTTATAGAAATTAACCAGGTATAAATAGATTTGTAGAAGCTGAAAAAGTTATTGCCCTAGGCTACGGACTTCAGTATATTGGGAACATAGAGCAGCAGAACAGCATTAGCTTACTAGATGCTCTAGCTATAGGCACCAAGCGAGAAGCGAGGTTATACCCGGAGGGTCGGGGAGACTATAGCAACCAAGGGGGATTAGCTCATCTGGGAGAGCGACGCTTTTGCAAGGCGTAGGTGATCGGTTCGAGTCCGATATTCTCCACAAAGGTTGTAGGCTTTGAAATTTATTTTTCTAAGGGCTTGCAACTAAAGTCCAAGGAGTACATTAAGCCCCTTGGAAGCAAAGTAGAAAACTTTTTTGCTTTGTGGTCATTTTGTGCTTGACGAATGAATCGTTCAGTATAAATAGAAACACAGATGCCAATTCGGGCATCACAGAATTTGAGGTAATTGATTTCTATGTCGCATATTGGAACCCATATGGAATGCGGAAAGGCCGGCCTGAAAGCCGTGTTGTTTACCGCCTCCGCTATGGGCGCCGAATGGCAGCGTAGCGAACAAATTACCCGCCCAGTCGGGACACTCGTCGGTTATAATAAGCCTGCGAATCTTGATACGACCGGGGCCAGTTTCCAGGAGGGACACGGAGGATAACTCCAAAAAGTCCATCCCATAAAAGGAAACAAGGCCCCGGTAGGAAACTACCGGGGCTTTCCTTTTAACCGCCCGATGCTAGCGCAGAAGGCACAAACAAAAAAGTTTAGCAGCAACAAAAAAGTTGTTGACACAGCAAAAAGAAGCTGCTAAACTCAAAAACGGAGTTGATGTCCACAAGGCACAACGACGTAGCACCAAGGAACGAAAGTTTCTTAGTGTGATATAGATCGACCTTTCAAGGAAAATGCCTAGTGCAGGTTCCCTGAATTGTCAAGTGGTATATGCGGAACGAGACTGCGGGATAGCCACTTAAAATAAACCCATATGGGCGGGCCAAGGATGAAACCACGGAGAGAACGTGGGAGTAAAAATTGGACGGTGTAGTGATGCGCCGTTCTTTAGGCACAGGGGAAAGGAGTAATCCTTCCTCATGCGGATCACCCTGAAGTGCCAGGGAATATATTTCGCATATCACAAACAAAAGGCCAAATCATCGGGGTATAGCGCAGCCTGGTAGCGCGTTTGTCTGGGGGACAAGAGGTCGCAGGTTCGAGTCCTGCTATCCCGACCAAATGGATTGGTAGCATATATGGTAATGCGCCAGCGTCTAGCTGGAGAAAATGGTTCGAGTCCAAGATATCCACTGTTAGCTAACAAGTCCTGAAAGTTAGCCTAATGCGGACAAACCCGATGGGGCGGGCAATCCCTTTTGGGGCATCTAGTGGGTCTAGTCGCTGCGCTTGCACCGCGGTAGGAAGAGTTCGATTCTCTTATGCTCCACCAATAAACCAAAGTGGTTTATTCCATTCCCAATGGTCCCTGTCGGTAGGGGAGCGACGCTGTTAACGTCGATGCTGTAGGTTCGAGTCCTACATTGGGAGCCAGATATTGACCGAAATGTCGGTAAACTATCATCTAGGTGTGGCCTAATCTGGTAAGGCACTTGCTTCGGGAGCAAGGGATTGGAGGTTCGAATCCTCTCACCTAGACCAACGGGCCGATTGATAAGGGTTATCGTCATTAGGAGACCCTGTTTGGAGGTTCAAGTCCTCCTCCCCCGACCATTGACGGGGGATAGGCAAATTGGTAAAGCCGGGAAAAACATCCTTTTCACCACTTGCCCGTTGATCATGGACCAGTTGAGCAGTTGGTTGGCTCACCGCACTCTTAATGCGACGGATGAAAGTCCCTTGTGGGTTCGAACCCCACCTGGTCCTCCATGGCCCCATCTTCTATTGGTAAGCTGCTGCCCTCTCAAGGCGGCGAAACGGGTTCGATCCCCGTTGGGGCTACCAACTTTATCTCTTATTGCCCATTCCTCTAACGGTAAGAGACCCGGCTCTGAACCGGTCAACCGAGGTTCGAATCCTCGATGGGCATCCAAGTTCCAAGTATTGTCGGACGGGGCAATGCTTACGAAACCCTTAAGCAAGGTTTCTCCCTAGTGCTGTTGGCTGGGCGCCATGGCACGCCAGGGAAACGAACAAGCTAGTGGCGCCCCTTATGGATGATTAGCTCAGTTGGTAGTAGCGACGGTCTCTTAAACCGTAGGTCCAGGGTTCGAACCCCTGATCATCTACCATAGAGAGTAAAACCAGCGAGGTCGCTGGGCTGATGAAAATCATGTGAGCGCCATTTACCCCTACATGCGCTTGAGGTTCAAGTCCTCTGCTCTCTGCCATGTCCATGTAGCCCAATCGGAAGAGGCACTGCGCTTAGAATGCAGACAGTGAGAGTTCGAATCTCTCCATGGACACCATGCAGGTATAGTATATTGGTTATTATGATGGTCTTCCAAACCGTAGAAGAGGGTTCGATCCCCTCTACCTGCTCCATGCCCCATTATTATAATGGTTATTATAACGCCTTGGTAAGGCGTAGATCCAAGTTCGATTCTTGGATGGGGCACCAACAAAGTCGCCCGCTTGACCGTTCCGGGAGGTAAGAGTAAAGGTCGTTAATATTGACACTTTGTTGACTATGCGGATATGATGAAACTGGTAGACTTGCAGGCATGAGAGGCCTGTGCCTTAGGGCGTGTGGGTTCGAGTCCCACTATCCGCACCAAGCTGTTAGCCAGTGTCATGCTCCTCTAGGCCAATTGGTAGAGTCAGCGGGTTCAAACTCCGTTCAGTGTGGGTTCGAGTCCCACGGGGAGCACCAAAGGTTCACAAGCCTTTTACATGCGGATGTGATGAAATTGGTAGACTTGCCGTCCTCAGAAGGCGGTGCCCTAGTGGCGTGCTGGTTCGAGTCCAGTCATCCGCACCGATGAGCCGATAGCGTTAGGTTATCTTTGTCTGTGAAACAAACGATCCGAGTTCGAGTCTCGGCCGGTCCACAATGAGGGCCGGGGTAGGACCTAGTCAATCTCCTAGCACACCTCCTTGCTCATCGATCATGCTTCTGTAGCTCAATGGTAGAGCACGCCACTGATAATGGCACGACCAAGGTTCGATTCCTTGCTGAAGCACCAAGACTTAGCGAAAGCTACCGAGTGGGTAGGTGCTAGGGTGAAGCGGGGTTCAAGTCCCCAACCGGAAGGGTTCGACTCCCCGACGGGCAGGTGTCCCATGCGGGACAGCAATATATCTAGCAAGTCTTGACCACATCAGGGTGTGGACTAATTGGTAAGTCGTCTCCTTTGGAAGGAGGACATCGTGGAGGTTCGAGTCCTCTCACCCTGACCAATCTTTGGACCAGTCACCGTAGCGGCGATCGGCGTCGGCTTTTAACCGGCTATTATACATCGTGGGTTCGAGTCCCACCTGGTCCTCTATGGGTAGGTAAAGTCGTCTTGGATACGGCAGTCTGACTGTAAATCAGATCCTTCGGGGAGTGGTTCGATTCCGCACCTACCCACCATGCGGCTATGTTGTAGGTTTAGCATACCAGGCGGAATCCTGGAGGTGGTGGGTTCGATTCCCCCATGCTGCGCAAAGACGGATTACTATCCGTCCTCCATGGGGGCCAGATGTTTTGGTGCATGACGGTGAATAAAAGCCGTTTGGTGGGTTCAAATCCCAGGCTTCCACTGTGTCAGCTTTTCTGACCTATAGGGTTATGATGAAATGGTATCATGGTTGGCTCCAAACCAGCTCTTGTGGGTTCGATTCCTACTGGCCCTGCTAAAAATCTTTCATATGGGTGTATGATACTGGTAGTCGGCTGGTCTCCAAAACCATGCAGAGAGGGTTCGAATCCCTCCACCCGTGCCAAACTTTGCCGGTAGGAAGGAGGCGGTCTCCTATTACCTCTCATAAGGGTGATTTTCCTGGTTCGATTCCAGGTGTCGGCACCAAATCCTAACTAGTGTAAGAGGCACGGCTGACCGCCACGCTGGTCAGAAAGTGAGGGCTGAAATGCCCCTGTTAGGTCCATGTAACCATAGCTCAGCAGGTAGAGCAGCGCACTGAAAATGCGCGTGTCGTTGGTTCGATTCCAACTGGTTGCACTCGCAGGGTAGAGGAGTGGTTATCTCGCTCGGCTCATAACCGAGGCTGCCGAAAGGCTACGTGGGTTCAAATCCCACCTCTGCAACCATGTTGACAACTGGTCTTTTTATGCTACTCAGTTGGCATGAAGGTAATTGTTAACAAGTGCCCTTGGACCGGTAAGCTTTTTGAGTGCTCCAGTGAATATGCTGAGCACTTGAAGCGAACTCGTTTTGATTTGCGCTTCAAGCGCGAACAGTCCAAGTTGGCTCTTGAGTTCGATGAGTTTTTGAAGTCTTTGTATTGTCTGGATACCACTAACGCAATTGCGGAGTGGCTGACAGCCAATTACATGAAGATCGCCATACACTTTGGACCACGTTGGGAAGCTAAAAATCCCTATTATCCAACCGCTAGTGATTATGTTGAATTTGAAATCTCAAATTTGAACTTCAACCCACTTTGTCCAACGACCCACACTTCTCCTATTGGTCAGAAAGAAACTGGTTGGAGTAGTGAGTCACCCCACGTTCCGGAAGCGGGTTGGGAGGGCAAGATTATAATTCGCCCCAAAGGAAATGTTTACCGAAAGCATTTAATTCATTCTGACCACCTAAAAAGGATCGGAATCAATACTGGATCAGGTGGCGGTTGTGAAGAAAAGCTAACCTACTCTTTGATCCTCTATACCAAAGATTTCCCGAGGTTGCGTCTCAAGGCAGCGGCCCATGTGATTTTACAGAATCACGGGTATCCAGGTATTGATTCAAATGGTAATAAGATTCAAGCAAAAAATTCCTTGTTTGCTTGATATGGACGATTGGCGCAGCGGTAGCGCGTTCCCTTGACATGGGAAAGGTCACAGGTTCAATCCCTGTATCGTCCACCAAGCTGTAAGTCAGCAGGGTATTTGCCCACACGGCCCATTCCTCTAATGGTTAAGAGCGCGCCCTTTCAAGGCGAGAACAGGGGTTCGATCCCCCTATGGGTCACAATACTTCATGGCGCGGAACGCTAATGGCAGGCGGCTTGGTTTTCACCCAGGTGTAAGCGGGTTCGATTCCCGTCCGCGCTACTGATTACAAATATGGGAAGTAAAAGCTAGCGGTTCTAGCAAGCGGTCTGTAAAACCGCGCTTTCGGGGAATGGTTCGACTCCATTGCTTCCCACCAATATTGACATTCCAAATAGGATTGTTTATGTTGATAACATGGTCGGTTAGCTCAGTGGTAGAGCATCTCGTTTACACCGAGAGGGTCGGGGGTTCGAAACCCTCACCGACTACCATGGGAGTCTAGCCATCTGGTGATGACATCTGTTTTACAAGCAGAACGAGGTGGGTTCAATCCCCACGGCTCCCACCAATAAATACAGATATGCGGTTATATGAAGTCTTGACTGGCGGTGTTTTGTATCATGCTACTGATATGAGGCCTGCCCTTTCAATATTAAGAGACGGTGGCATCCATACCAGCTATGACGACATCGACCATGATCGCAATGTTGAATATTTTGTTTCAACCACTACTGATCCCAATCTTTGGTTCTCTGGTGGTGTAAAGAATTCAGCCAATGTGACATTTGTGCTAAAAGCCCCCAAGGGTTTTGAAACGCAAGTGGTTGATCGTTGGGATGAAGTCCGAATCATTTTGGGGACCCGTCCCGAAGATGAAACGGTGATAGAACCATCACCTCTTTATCCAATAAACTCCTCTACAGTCAAGGAGATATGGATAAGAGACGAAGGTGGACAGGACGATGATGAATATTTTCGAGACCAGGTTGAAGATCTGGCTAAGAAAATGAACATACCGGTGATTTTAAAGTAGTTGGTGTAAGAAAAATCTTTGACTAACGGAAATCTTTAGCTAAAGAGAGCTGGAGTGGACCGGTAGCTCAGTCGGTAGAGCAGCTGACTTTTAATCAGCTGGTCGCGGGTTCGAGTCCCGCCCGGTTCACCATATGGTCCTGTAGCACAAAGGTTAGTGCCACCCTCTCATAAAGGGCGGATTGGTGTTCGAGTCACCACGGGACTACTAATGCCCTCGCATGTGGATCATGCACTTCCCCTGCGAAGGGAAGATGAGGTAGGTTCGAATCCTCCCGAGGGCGCCATATGAGCCGATAGTAAAGGGTTATCGGAAAAACTTTTGACTTCAAATCAAAACTAGATGGTTCAAATCCATCACCCCAGGCAACTGGGAAAGTCCTTTACAAAACTTGCTCATATTCATTCCGGAGTAGCTCAATGGTAGATGCGCCTCGCTGTTAACGAGGATGTTGGGGGTTCGAGTCCCTCCTCCGGAGCCATAGATTTGAGCCGAAGCATGAGGGTTATCTTTTGGTGATGAACCCCTCGCCGCATCAACTTGCTCAGGTCTCTACATTGCCCCTTCGTCTAATGGTAAGACACGACACTTTGAATGTTGTAACCTAGGTTCGATCCCTAGAGGGGCATCCAACGACCATTAGGGTCGCTGAAAACAAGAGGTGATTTATGCTAAGGGGAACAAGGGTCCTCATGGGCGACGACGCCCGTGAAATGACCAATGTAATCAACTCCTTGAGGGGGTTGGTTCACTGAAGCTGGTTTCAACGAGGTTATTCTGCCCGCAATATGGGAACAACAGACTTTCATCGACAAAGCCGGTCCAGAGATAATCAATCAAATGTGGGCCTTCCAGGATAAGGGAGGTCGAGATGTTTGCTTGATTCCCGAAGTCACCGGGCTCATCCAAGAGCTCTGGCGAGAAAAATGGCGACACACAGAAAAGACACTAAAGATCTTCTATGTGAGTCGTTGTTACCGATACGAGCGCCCACAAGCAGGCCGGTATCGGGAGTTCATACAATTTGGCGTAGAGTATCTGGGCTCACAGGGCCCTGAGGACCGCGACGAAGTTGTTGAGCTACTGCGACGCTGTATTGACTCTCAAGGGGTCGAGTGGCAGCTCAATGACGCTGTAAAACGCGGATTATCCTATTATATAGAGGATGGATTCGAAGGCGTATGCGAGCAGCTTGGCGCGCAAAAACAAATCGCTGGAGGCGGTAGATACGCCGAAGGTGTTGGCTGGGCAATTGGTCTAGAAAGACTGATCCTAGCCAAGGGGTCCTTGTGACCCCTCCCATGGGGACTTAGCTCAGCTGGGAGAGCGACGCGATGGCATTGCGTAGGTCAGGGGTTCGATCCCCCTAGTCTCCACCGAGGGAACGCCGCTGAAACTAGGCGTGACATTCTGAGAGCAGAAAACCATATCCTCTGGGAGGCGTCGGGTGACGCCGCTGGCTTGTCACGCCGGGTCGAGGCGGGTTCGAGTCCCGTCCAGAGGGCCATGCTGAGTAGCTGGCCGGGCCAGTACGAATCAATAAGAAGTGATGGGCGATGCCATAAACGGTAGGCGGTTCGACTCCGCGCTCAGCAGAATAAATATTCAATGCGATGGAAACAAATCATTGGTGAAGATTCGGAGCAGTTTGTTCCAAATCCGTTCTCTGGCTCCAAGGTCAAGAGCGTCATGTATCATGGTAGTAATACCAAGAATATTACCAAGTTCAAGATACCAGATGCTGGTTTATGGTTCTCTGATTCGCCCACTTGGGGTGAGAAAATCTACGGGGACAATTTGGCCGAAACCTATGCTTGCTATTTGGATGTTCATAATATCTACTATCCCACAGAGGATGAAATAGAAGAGTATTATGGTGAAATGGAAAAGATACCGGGGTTTTTTAGAGAACTCCGAGCAAAAGGATACGACGCTTATTTCCAAGGTGGAGAAAGTGGTAGCCTAGCAGTTTTTCCAGGAGTAAGAATTGTTGATGCGAGGACGGGCAAAGCCCTCTGATCTGTATGGTGACCGTGGTCTACTGGTTTGTGGATAGCGGCCTGTGAAGCCGAAGGTGCTGGGTTCAATTCCCGCCGGTCACCCCAGATTGACAAATTGATTACGATTTGTTAGAACAAATCTGCTGATGTAGGATGTGAAACCTTTAGAGGCACAGACTACCTAGCGGTCGAGCAAAAATGGCAAGATGGCCGGGCACGGAAGTGTGGTGAGCTTGCGCTGTTGGCGAGAGGTTCCGGTCAGCAAATACCATGCGGGTATAGCATAGTGGTAATGCGTTACGTTGCCAACGTAGTTAGGGGAGTTCGATTCTCCCTATCCGCTCCAATGTTGACAAAGGCCATGTCCTTTGTTATATTCAATTGATTCAAAAAGCGTGATACCTTCGCAGACATCAAAGGTCTCGTGGGTATGGTTGCTGAATATTATGACCAGGATTTGAACCTGGTAGAGTCAGAGTTGCGCACTGAATGCTCCGGCGGAGTATTGGTATAGAGTCGCTTGTGGTGCTTGAAACGGGGAACCAAGCCACGCTTTTTGAATCAAGCTTGCGCCCATCGTCTAATGGTAAGGCAACCGGCCGATTACCGGTTTATCGGAGTTCGAGTCTTCGTGGGCGTACCAATCTTGCAGGTCGAGCTACAGCAGGAGCGAAAGCTTTTGAGGAAGTTCGCGACGAGGTAAATAGAGTATGAATTACATACTCTACAAGATCACCAATCTCATTAATGGCAAGATCTATATCGGGGTTCATTCAACTACTGATTTAGACGATGGCTATATGGGTTCAGGAGAACTTATCAAGTCAGCTATTGCCAAGTATGGTATCGAGAACTTTCAAAAGGAGGTTCTAGAAAATTTTTCTTCAAGATCAGAAATGTATCTGAAAGAGAAAGAGGTCGTTACAGAAGAGTTTGTAGCCCGCACTGATACCTATAATTTGACAAAGGGCGGTGACGGCGGGTATGAATTTGCTCGAAAGTTTGCTCAAACGCCACAAGCTCAGAAGAAGAGACAATCTACCCGACAACTAAAACAAGTCGGTGTTGGTTCTAACAATACCCAATTTGGATCTATATGGATCACTCATCCAGAACTTGGTAATAAAAAGATCAAGTCGGATGAGCTTGATACTTGGACTAAGCAAGGGTGGTCTAAAGGGAGAACGGTCCCTGAGGGTTGGGGAGATAATATCAGAGCCAAACTAAAGGGTAAAACCCTAGTAGAAATTCACGGAAAAGAGAAAGCTTCTCAGTTGATTAAGGCCAGAAAAACAAACCGTAAGAAGTGAACGAGTGGGAGTTGGGCGAATAGACCAGCACAAGGGAAGAGACCACCGTGATTAAGCCAGCAAGCCAAACAGACCATGGCAATCCTTCAGCTATATGGTCGGGTTGGCGCAGCCGGAGACCAATAAGGTCTCATCGCATAATGGCGAGGCACTTGAATAGTGATATTCAGGTAGGTAGATTGTAGCATAGAACAAGATCGCGGCTACGGATCTTCAAGATTGAACACGCGGGTATAGTATATTGGTCTGGATTATGTCACCTTGCCATGGTGAAGAGACGGGTTCGATTCCCGTTACCCGCTCCAACCAAAGAGGCTTTGATGAACCTAGATCATCACTATGATGAAAACGGAGAATGGTGCTGTGATACTCGTGAGGGTATTGCTCACGATTACTGTTGGTTTCGACCGCTGACCTTCAGTGAGCGCCATCCCTTTTTGGCAAAGCTTCTCAGGTGTTTTGGCATCTCAAAGAAGACCTGACACGCGGGTGTCGTATAATGGTATTATTACAGCCTTCCAAGCTGAAGACGAGGGTTCGATTCCCTTCACCCGCTCCAAGCTGTTTTGAACAGCAACATGGCCCCATGACAGAATGGGAATTGTGACCGCCTGCAAAGCGGATCTATGTGGGTTCGATTCCCACTGGGGCCTCCAATGATACCTTGGAAACCTCTATCCTTTTGTGTTGGAATAGGAGGTGAATATGGTTGATTTGAACGAAAAAGAACTTGCCCGTCGGAATGTATCACATACTGTTGAAATCCTCAACACGCATGAAACCTACAAACTGGCGGATCTCATAGCCCAGTATGGCGAGGGTTTAGAACTCTACGTCGAAACCAACTGGTATTATGATGATTGTGAGGTAACAATTCGTCTGTCATGTAATCGTCTGGAGACGGATGATGAATATGAAACGCGAATTGAAAAGCTGAAAGCCAAAAAGGCAAAAGCTGCGATTGCCGCTGAAAAGAGACGAGCAACCGCCCTCGCAAAGAAGCTGAAAAAGGACGACGAAGAGCGAAAGCTCTACGAAGCCTTAAAGGCAAAGTTCGAAGGGGAGTAGGCGCGAGTCTACTCCCTCATGCAGGGTAAGCAACTGTGGTCAATGCGGCCGGCTGAAAATCGGAAGAAGGGAGTTCGATTCTCCCACCCTGTACCTGGTAGACTAAAAATTCACTACATGGGGACGTCCGCCTAGAGGGACAGGCAATCGCAAAAGACAAGACCGCGATTCAGGGTAAAACCTGAAAGGTTGCGTAAGATGGTGTGGGATATTTTTTATAGGCTCGCGACGAGTCTTTGAACCTACACACCAGCCCTTGGTAATGCTTGGGTCAGCTTTTCGTGCGGGTTCGAATCCCGTCGTCTCCACAAAAATTATTGACACAAGAAACAGTTCTTGCTAATCGTATTGACGCGGGGTGGAGCAGCCTGGTAGCTCGTTAGGCTCATAACCTAAAGGTCGGCGGTTCGAATCCGTCCTCCGCAACCAAAATATGGGCCGGACGGCTCAGGGTTATCAAACTCAAACTTTGAACCAAGCCCCTGGCCACCAACTTGCCCATATACCATTGCGGTAAATAGTCGACACTCTGACAAGGAGATCGACTATGACTGAACCAAGCAAAGAACCAAATGTTATCCCATATCTTGATATGCTTCAGGCAATGGGGATTAACGCTAAGACATGGCTAATCAAAGCGGCCAAGTCTAAGACGATTTGGTTTTCAACGGCACTGACTATTTTTGGCGCCCTTCAAATTTATTTGCCTTCGATGCAGGCCCTTATGGGTGAGCATAGCGGTGTTATCCTGACAGTAGTTGGTATTATTACCGCTTTGCTGCGATATGCCACTACTCAGCCACTTTCTGAAAAGTAAGGTGTTGACATCTCTTACACCTGGTTATAATCTGGGTGTAGGAGGTGACTTATGAATCTTTATGAAGATGAAGGCGGATACGTTTTTGAACTATCCGAAGCTGAAACAGATCGATTCTATGAACCTTTTAAAAATCATCCAACAATGACTCTCAAGCAATACTTGACTAGGCATCGTTGGATGAAACCAGAAACTGAAGAATGGCTCAATAGAATGGTTGGCCCACGCGGCGACTATTGGGTTGATACCCCAATAGAAGAAGGTATAGGTGACCAGATGGAAATCTGGTTCATGGAAAAACGACATGCGATGGCGTTCAAGTTGGTTTTTGATCGCTGTCCGGCGTAATGCCCCAGCCCATGGATGGGACCCGGCGCTTCGAACGCTGGAGGCTAGGTTCGAATCCTAGTTGGGGCTCCAAAACATTAGACCACGGATGTACTGGCTAATGTTTTAGTTTGACAAAGGTGGCCACTTTTGTTAAACACAAATCAGTGGTCCAATGAAGTCCCTAAGGGACTGTGCTGGCAACAGACATTGGACCACTCACATGCCGGTATAGCTCAGTTGGTAGAGCGCTAGATTTGTAATCTTGAGGCCCGGGGTTCGATCCCTCGTGCCGGCACCAAGGTAAGGCCCCAAGCGGGCAAGGTTGGGTCACTCCCATCTAAAGCGGGGACGCTATGAATATTGGGTCCTAATCTGCTGATGTCGGATAGCGGCGATTCCAAGGCTTTCGTAAGGCCTCATACCACATCGTGGGTTCGAGTCCCACCGTCAGCACCAGAATATAGACACAACAAAGTTAGTTGTGTATGATAAGAAATCGATGGTAACATCGTAGCTATGTTGGGGCTAACAACTCATTAATAGCGAAGGCTAAGCACGACTCGTGGTTGTGCCTTAGAGGGTAATTTACCCTCTAGATCATCACGAAGCCTAAAAAAGGAGAAAACAATGATGTATGTTAAAACAATTTACATCCGTTGATTCTTGTTAGGTTTTAACGGATGTAGCAACCTCAAGGAGGTGCTAAGATGGCGTGTATTATTCGCGTGATCGTTGAAGCGATGCTGGGATATCTGATCTCAATCATCCTCAACCATCTGTTCATGATTATCTAATCATGCGGTGGGTCAGTTGAAAAGCTGACCCACCTGCTCATGACTATGCTTCTGTAGATTGGCTACAAATTGAGTTCGATTCTCAGTGAAAGCACCAAGATCCTTGAAGGCATGAATGAATATTGGGATAAGGTTGGGTTTCCGGAGCCCTCACCCCCAAGGCTAGTGATTGCTTTGTTGGGCTGACGGTCCGGGCAGAGAACCCGGTAACCGTGTTGGAGCCGGGGTGTGGAATCCGGCCTTGGATCTTATTCTTTTCAAATCACATAATATGTCAAAAGACGAGCTTTGGATAGGTTAACCTAGGGTTAATATTGACATATTGGGAGCCTGACTCTATCTTGGTGTGATAATCAAAATATCGCACCTATAGTATAGAGGAAACACGGTGCAGGTCCGTATCAAGCAAATCAAAGATTTAGAAGAAACACTGGATGAAAAAGCTCTTGCTGATCTGTCCAACGTTCTTGCTGATGTTGCCATCGTGACAACTTCCCCTACTTTGATTTCAATGCTCAACTCAGTGGTAGTGGTGACGAGAAATTCTCCCACTGTGCTCAATCTTCCCTCTGATCCATCTTCGGGAAAGATGATTAAGATAAAAGACGGCAACGGAAATGCGGCCGTTCATAACATCACAATTCAGGGCAACGGAAAACTGATTGATGGTGAATCCTCTTTGGTAATCAATGTTAACTATTCCGGTGTTTCATTAGTATACAATGGTTCACAATGGAATGTGATAGGACGCCCAAAAGGCTACTCTACGCCTTTTGGATCAAGCGGTCTAATAGATTCCAATGTGAAATTCTGGACAGGTTCAGTTGCCTCCAGTAACGGTGTTTGGACTTGTGATATATCATCTGCCAATTTTACAACAGTATTGTTTGTTGGTGCCAATGCTAGACCAAACGCGTCATCTGGAATCAATGCCAATGACTCATGCTTTGTAAGCGTATCTAGACAGGAATCATCCAATACCTCTATTCGAGGTTATGTGAAATCTCAGAACGTTTCAGGTCTGCTCACCACTTTTAACATGGTGAACGCTAACACGACTGTTGATGTTTTTGTAGTCGGTACGTGATATCGTTTGCTTCTAGCCTATAAATATGGCTATGCGTTACAAAGAAATCTTCGAAAAAGCCCCGATCAGCAATGTGTTTGGACTGGCCAAGAAAGCTTACTCGACTCTTAGTCGTGAAGCTCAATCGGCTATTGATTTATGGGAAACTGTGAATTGGACCGAAGGTGATTTAGTAAATCATATCAAGGCCAATGATGAGATTGCTCAAGAGATTGAGGCAGCTTTTGCTCCTGTGAGAGCATCATTGCCTCCTAAAGTTTCACTCTACAGAGGTATCATCAAGGATGGTTCATACACCACTTGGCAAAAGGGTATCTTGGAATCCTGGAGCTCTGACAAGAGGGTAGCGGAACATTTTGCTGGTATGAGAACGTCGGGTAACTGGAGAGAGCTTTTAAAACCAGTCAAATCAGAAGAAGAAATCGATCAACTGGTTTCCAAATACGAAGAGTCTGGATTTTTAAAGGTCGATGGTCGCTATTATGTGAGAAATCGGGAACACCCTGAATATTACAATATCTATAATTCCAAAAAGAGCTTTATAACAGATGGCGACGACCTGAAGAAAGATCTCTTGAGTGATCGAAAATGGGCTCTAGAGTATAACCAAAAAATCTTGGACAAGGCCGAAGTTTTTTCTAGCGAAATTGATCGTAACCGAATAGTGTGGATTACGAATTCCGGCAATAGCAAGGAATTCATCGTAAGAAAATAACTTGATGTCCTCGTAGCTCAGCTGGATAGAGCAGGAGACTTCTAATCTTCAGGTCAGAGGTTCGAATCCTCTCGAGGACGCCAGGTTGACATTTCTCTACTCTATGTTAGAATAAGGAATGTTCAAAGGCCCATTCAAACATAATCCTTATATGCACACTCGTATGAAAATACGAGCCAATCGCAATCGTGCCAATCTAGGTGATCTTGCGGAAAAACTACAGGTCACCTTTATGTTGGAAATAGATGTGTTGGACACATATGCGGATCCTCCCATATGGATGATATTGATCAACTGGCTGGAAGAGCGCAAGATCAAGTATTTTACCTATAAGCTTTACACAGATGATCATCGTCGAGGCTTCAGCTTTGTGGATCCCAAAGACGCTATGTTGTTTAAGTTGACTTGGAAAGATGCTCCGGCCAATGGATGGGAGCGGTCCTCCTAAGACTGCTATTGTAGGTTCGAATCCTACTCGGAGCGCCAATAAATACAACATGCGCTGGAATGAAATCACAAATGAGCTAACCATAAAATTGGGGAAGACCACTCCTGATCCTGATTCTCCCACTCAGAGGTTGCTTGATGAACTTGATAGCATCTCACAAGAGAGTCCATTCAATCATCGTCAGAGACTTATTGGATCAGCCAAGGTGGAAGTCCGAGGTCAAGGAAATAGCTCTATTCGTTTAAGTGATATACAGGGCTCAGGCTCCGGTTCCGGAACCCAAGCTTTGCGCGCCATATGCGATCTCGCCGACAAGCATGGCGTGACTATCAAACTCAGTGCCGATGGTTATGCTGATACCTCGACTGAAGCTTTGGTGGCTTGGTATAAAAAGCATGGCTTCGAGGTTTTAGATGAGGTTGACGGCGCAGTGGATATGATGCGCAATCCAAAATAATCAACGGGCCGACTGATAAGGGTTATCGCTTATCACGCCGGTTACATGGGTTCGAATCCCATACCCCGCTCTATATTATGCGGGGTTCGTCTAGTGGTTAGGACACCGAAAAACATCCTTTTCGCAACTTGCCCGTTGAAACTAACACCAGGTAAATATGAGCATAATCCACTCATATTATTGGTGAAAAATGATCGAAGTGTTGCTTCAGCCTTGTGGGCGCTTCCGATGGTTTATGATCAGCGAGGATTGTAGGACCTTGGTTATGGGAACCTACCATTCAACGGATTTTGAAGCCAATGCTTCGGCAAAAGAATATAGACAAAGACATCGAGCAATTGCTAAGATTGTTGATAGCTACACATCATAAAATGTGTCATATGGCCTATGACTCAGCTGGGAAAGAGAACCGCCTGTCTAGCGGAATTTGAGGGGTTCGATTCCCCTATAGGTCGCAAAGTTGAGGGCCGATTGTTTGGCTTATCAAAGAAAACTGTGGACTTTTAGTCTTCCAGGTTCGAGTCCTGGCTTCCCGACTCTGTGACGGGAAGTGGCGGAATTGGCAAACGCAACGGAAAGATGCCATACGGATACTTGCCCTCAACTAAATACCATGGAAGATTAACCGGGGAGGGCCCCGGACCTGATTCGAAACCAGTGGGCACCCTTATGGGTGTAGGGTTCAAGTCCCTAGTCTTCCTCCACGGATAGTGAACCACACAGGGTGTGGCATCGCCTGGAAAGCGATTGGCTCCGCAAGGGGTAGAGTTCGAGTCCCTCGCTATCCGCCAAGCTGTTAGTCAGCATTACGGAAAGTTAACCAGACAGGGTCTGGACTTCCCTGCTAAGGAATGTGCTCCGCAAGGGGTAGAGTTCGAGTCTCTAGCTTTCCGCCAAAACCCCCGGTCTCAAAGGCCGGGGGTTTTCTTTTGAGCAAAAAAGATATTGTTACCTGCGTTGCCTTGCTCTACTGGTGTTCTCACTAGAGCAAAAGGAACAAGCATGGCCGACGATAAGATCATCCTCACGGAAAACCAGAAGTATCTCCAGTTGATTGATATGCGACTACGAAGTCTCCGGGGTCATAACGCAGAAAGCACAGAAATTAGTCGGTTTGAATTCATTCGAGAAGATGTGTTATCTCGTATGGGTGCCGAGGAACAGGCCGGTTACATCAAAGCTATGACGGCTGTTCCAACAAAGGCAGAGCGCAAAGCGCAGGCCGAAGCTGAACGAATTGCCATGGAAGCAAATCGAGACAAGTCTAGCATTTGACATCAATCCCCGGCTAGGCAACTAGCCGGGGATTCGTCTTGGGTGATAGAAAAGATATATCGTGCCTAATAAGTACGATATGACTATCAAATTACAAGATTGCGTTGATGGAATGAAAGCTCTGGAATGTGAGAGCATTGATATCTGTATCACTAGTCCGCCTTACAATCTTGATATCAAATATGGAGAATACAAGGACAGTAAGCCCAGAGATGAATATCTCAACTGGTTGTCTGATGTGTTTGACCAAATCAATCGAGTCTTAAAACCCAATGGTCACTTCTTTCTCAATATGGGTTATAGCAATGTAGATCCTTGGGTTGGAATGGATGTCGCCAATGTAGCTCGTCAATACATGATCCTCCAGAACAATTTCACCTGGGTCAAGAGTATTGCGATAGATGATCAGCAAATTGGTCACTATAAGCCAATCAACAGCAAAAGATTTGCCAACCCCACTTGGGAACATCTTTTCCATTTTACCAAGACTGGTACAGTTCCCTGTGACAAGAATGCCATTGGTGTGCCGTATGCCGACAAAGGTAACTTGGACAAGACAAGTCGTTGGCGTGGTAAATTGATTAAGAAGATGGGCTACGCCAACAAAAAGGCCTTTGATGCTTCAGCGAGCCCTATAGAGCGCCAACAACTCGAAGACGCGCTCGCACTAAAGATCTCTAGTCATGGACCCGTAGAGGACGTCCATTGCCCTGGAAATACTTGGTATATACCTTATGACACGATTGTGGATCGCAACATACAAAGGGGCACTCATCCTGCTACCTTTCCTATTGAACTAGCGAGACGAGCTATCAAGTTCAGTGGCGCATCTGGAACCTTACTTGATCCCTTTATGGGCACTGGCACAAGTGCGGTTGCCGCCAAAGAAATGGGCTTGAAGTGGGTGGGATTTGATATTGATCCACAGTATATAGCTTATGCAGAAAGTAGATTGACACCAGGTGATGATCCTACTATCTAGAGATGATTAGATCGGAACCCCCAGATGTGAGATCTAACATGAACATTCTCCAACAGTTTTTAGACGCAATCCAGTATCGTATCAACGACGCATGGGAGCACCAGTGGTCTTCATATGAAGGCGCACAGGTCCTTGGATGTGATAACGAATTCGCCACAATGAGTGTTGCGTTCAAGCGCGAAGACCAGACCGTGATCGAGATCACAGTTGCTAGTGGTCTGGATGCGAACGAGCAGGCAGCTTATCGTTGGATCAATCCTGATTACCGCGATGCCATTATGGCAGAAGCTACCAAGCGTGGAGTCAATCGCAGTGAAGCATATGAGGGTCTTGACTACATTGATCTAGAAGTAGTCGATGACATCTTGGAAAAAGGTGTCGCGATGCTGGCAAACGAAAAATTCGATCCAAGGGTTATTATCCCTCTGGATTTGGACGATGATCAGCTCTTGGTTTTGTTTAAGTTGGCGCATGAACGTGATATCACATTCAATCAGCTCTTGTGTGACATTATCCAGAAAGCTGTGGACGAATCTGAATCTGATAACTAAAATAGTTGATCCAAGCTCTTTTACGCTATAAGAGAGTTTGGCGTTGGGCATATAGGCCAATCGGTAGAGTCAGGGGACTTAAAATCCTCACAGTGTGGGTTCGAATCCCACTATGCCCACCAAGTTAGTGACTCTGAGTATTCCCCTTAGTATAATGGTTTCATACCAACTAAGGAGAATACTCATGGTATCAGCTCTAATCAGTCTGCTATTCCTAGCTCTCATCGTCTATGTCATCATCCTAGTAATTGACATGATGACGCTTCCGAGACCTCTTAATCAGATTCTCAAGGTGATTGTGGCATTGGTAGCTTTGCTATATTTTCTACAGCATTCTGGTCTTCTAAGAAGCGCAGGTATTTGATACTTGATCCTATGGCGTAATTACGCCATAACGAAGATGCGACGGGCCGTAGTTTGTGGATTATCAAACCAGAAGGCCGTAGGTTCGAATCCTACTTTTGCTGCTAAAACGGCAAAATAGCTCAGTTGGTAGAGCAACAGGCAACCCCCATAGACGCCACTTTGCCCGTCGCAACTTTCATTATTGTAAAGTTTGCCTCTATCATGTAGGTATAGGCAATGAAAACTGCTATTCACATCGCTTGCTGTATTGGCTTGATTTCGGCCTGTAGCCCTGTTAGCCCTGAAACCGCTGTTCAACGGGCTAGAAAAGATGTTGCGCGTCGAGAGTTATTCCTGGCTTGTTTGGAACGAGCAAGCAACCGTCCAGGTTACAATAACGATGAGGTGGTTTCTGCCTGTGAAACAGCCGCGCGGCGTCTGAACTAATGGGCGGTATACTCTTTCTTCCTCTGATCTGGGGGATTTTGTGGTTTGAGAATGCCACCATAGAAGTGATGTGGCAATGTAGTGCCATCTGGTTGATAGCCTATTTTACTTTGCGAATTATAGCCAACATAGTGACGGATAGAGACGCCCAAAACGCACGTATCTGGAATTCTCGTAAACATTTTGGAAGACCAAGTTTCCGTTGCTGGGTGGACAAAAACGGTAAGCTAAATGTGGTCACTGGGCCTAATCCAGACCATGCTACTCGATGTCAAAACTCTCTAAGAGATTGGCACAAAATCCAACAGAGAATCAAATGGAACAACTGGATCTATGCTAGTTGGATTTTTATTCTTGTCCTTGGCCTTAATAAGTTATAAATAGGTCACGATGCGTAACACCCTCGCCTTTCCTCTTACTGATGCCGAAGTTCAGTCGTGGCTTGATAGCAAGTTCGACGAATATCGCGCTTTGGGCCGCATTGGTAGTATGGACGGTGTTATCATCAACCATCTCAAAAAGCTAGTTCAAGCTAATCCAATCACCACAGAAACATCGACTACCACCGCCAAGGACTGATAACCCTTGGCTTTTGTGATTATTTCCTTGTTTCAAATTCTAGTGGTGTTTTATGGATATTCAACTTTCTAATTCCGACCATCGTCGTCTTGGTCGTGACCTCAAACTTTTTCATCTCCAGGATGATGCCGCGGGGTCAGTATTTTGGCATCCTCGGGGCTATGAACTCTTCAGGATTATTGAAGAGTATATACGATCAAAACTCAGACGTGATGGCTACCAAGAGGTCAAGACGCCGCAGCTGGTTGATAAATCCCTATGGGAGAAGTCTGGTCATTGGGAGAAGTTCCAAGATCATATGTATGTTCTAGATGATGACCAAAGGCAGTTTGCGATTAAGCCAATGAACTGTCCTGGTCATGTCCAGATATTCAACAGTGGTGTAGTTTCATATAGACAACTTCCAATTCGCTTGGCAGAGTTTGGCTGTTGTCATCGCAGTGAACCAAGTGGCGCTCTACATGGAATCATGAGAGTTCGACAGTTTACGCAAGACGATGCGCATATATTTTGCGCGCCTGAGCAGGTAGTTGATGAGGTAAAGTCTTTCATCCTCTTGCTAAAGGAGGTGTATAATGACTTTGGGTTCTCTGATGTTGTGGTCGGCCTATCGACCCGCCCAGCGGTGCGAGCTGGTTCCGAAGAAGACTGGAACAAAGCAGAGCACGATCTTTCAGAAGCTGTCAAAGCTGCTGGCCTGGACTTTGTCATTCAGAAAGGCGAAGGGGCATTCTACGGTCCCAAACTAGAATTTGCTCTCAAGGATCTCAAAGGACGTCAATGGCAATGCGGCACGATCCAATTGGATATGGTATTACCAGAACGCCTAGAGGCTGAATATGTGGCCGCAGATGGTAGTCGTCAGCGACCTGTTATGTTACATCGCGCTATTCTCGGCTCTTTTGAACGCTTTATTGGTATATTGCTTGAAAACTATGAAGGCAATCTGCCGTTCTGGCTTTCACCTGAGAATGTAGTGGTGATACCGTTACCAGGCGGAGAAAAAGCATCAGAGGCCTTTAGAGATTTGGCACAGGTCCAAGGTGCTCGCGTGATTTACGACGACCGAGATGAGAATCTAAAACAAAAGATAAAAGAACATAGTGAGATGAAGCGCAACTGGATCGTAGTGATTGGTCAACGTGATGTTGAAAAAGGCGTGGTTTCATTACGACGCCTAGGAAAACAACATGCTGAAGAGATTACGCCAGCTCTCCTGCTCATGGAGATTCAGAGTCTCATCAAGTAAGTTGACCTTTGGGTATTCCTCCATTATACTGGATCTGTGAACCCTAGGGAGAATGATCACATGGAAATTTCACGAAGCGTGTCCTATGACCAGGGACTTCGCAACTATATGACGGGCATCTATAACATGATGCTTATGGGTCTCTTGGTCAGCGCAGGCGCAGCATGGTTTGCTACTGCGAGTGGCATGTTGGAGATTTTAAAGCAGGGTGGTCTCCTGTTCTGGCTGGTGGCATTGTCCCCGTTGGGTCTTGTGCTGGCGATGAGTCTGGGTGTTGAGCGCATGAAGCTGACAACTCTCCACACTTTGTATTGGACCTTTGTGGTCCTCGAAGGGTTGGGACTTTCGGTGATTTTGAGCCGATACACAGGAGGATCTATCCTCATGGCTTTTCTTGCTAGTGCGGTTGGCTTTGCAGGGTGTAGCCTCTACGGCTACACCACCAAGCGTGATCTAGGACCAATTGGAGCATTTCTGGTATTTGCTTTGTTTGGTCTGATTGCTCTCATGATCTTGAATATTTTCATTCCCAGCAGCGGCTTGAATCTGTTCATTGGTATTGCGGGTATTTTGATCTTCGCTGGTCTGACTGCCTGGGATACGCAGAGTCTCAAGGACGCCTACGATCCCAGCATGAGCGGTGACACACAGGGTCGCATCGTGGTCATGGGGGCCTTGAACCTCTACCTCGACTTCCTGAATATGTTCCTCTTTATCCTACGTTTTGTGGGAATCAAGTCGGACGACTAAAATATCTGTTGACATTGGCTATGAGTTATTGTAGCCATTGTGACAGAGGCGGTGCAAGCCTAGCGACGCACCTCCTAGGGGTGGAGACCGGCAAGTCTCCACCCCTTATATCGGGGTAGCTCAGTTGGTAGAGCGCTGCGGCGTGAAGCTGCGGTCGGCGGTGGTTCGAGCCCATCCCCCGATGCTTAGAAGTCGCTATCGAGTTAAATCAACCTCTCGACATAGGTTGACCTCGGTAGATAAAAGGGAATGAGATGTGCTCTTCCATCCCTTGGATAACCGGTTCGCCGGCTCAGAGCACAGACGGTCGAGCGCATGGGGTGAAAGTCCCTAGACAAGACCCGGTGGTTTCCACCGGGTCTTGTTGTTTCTGGTTGATTTTTCTTCAAAATCCAGTAACCTGAATCATATGAAAATACCGGCCAAAATCACCGTAGCCCGCAAGGAGTTGCCTTTTCTTTATGAATGGCTTAATAATCATGCGTCTGGTTGGGTTTTGGTAGGCAATGATGCCGAGACTGGGCTTACCCCTGAACAATCCAGAGAAATTATAGCGCGAAATCTATCATGGTTGGCTTCGCATATGGTTTCAGATAGGGGGTTTGGAGAAAAGAAAACAAAGCTACAGGCCCTCCTCCCAAACGAACAATCAGCAATGTTGGCCAAATTGGCATGGATTGATATCCAGCTTGGGAAGGTTCCTTAGTTGTCTATTTGTTCTGATTGACAAAGACATAGTCCATGTTATTGATCAGATTGAGGAGATCGATCAATGTTGGATCAAGACTATGACAAGCTGGCTTGGGGTCTTGTAAAAGACGAGATCCGCCGCCTAGTGAAACCGAGAACAGAAGGGGCCTTGATAGATACTATCTTGGATATATTCTGGGCCGGTGACAAGAATTTCTATTCTGGGCATACTAGCCTCTCAGATGTCAAGCTCAAGAAGGTCAAAAACCAGGTAAGCAATCAGATCAAGTCTAGACTAGGATCCTTCAACCATATTTTAAATCGTAGTCGCATGGAAGACAACGGCCCAGTGCTAGATGTTAGCAGTCAGTTTGTCTGGGACTTCAAGGAGATGGCTTGTATTGACAAACTGGCATCCCAAGAAGAACGTTTTGAAAAGTTTCTTGAGCTACACAATATCAATTATGCGATCGGCAAGCGCAAGCTTTATGTTGACGTGATCTCCTCTCATATCATCGTCAATCAGCATACCCTTTACAGGATGCTTCAAAGAGGCGCAGTCGGCAGGGACCCCATTGCTCTACTGACTAACAGCATTTCAGACTGGGGGAAATACGCAACTCTATTCATGATAAGCGGAAAGTATTTTTCCAAGTTCAAAGGCTCGAACGTTATCATACCGTTTAGCGGAGGCGCAATCCTTGGCAAGATAGGGTTTACCAAATATTGTATCTCTGAAGAAGGTTGGAATCAACAATCTATTCGCTTTTTCAATTCGATCACACACGGCGGCATCCAATCCATACCCCATAAGAGTTCTCTTTCTGACGTCATGGACGGGGTTGAAGGTCATGTTACCCTTCAAATGGCGACATGGATCCCCGAAGAACTTTTTCGACCAGACCAGCAATGGGCATATAATCAGATCCAAAGCTTTGCCAAAAAGCATCATCATGTCCTAAAGATATCCGAAAATCTCGTATACCGTCGCCTCTTTCCTTCCAAGGACCAAGGAATCCAATTGGTGTCTCTAAGAGAGTTCACAGCTTTCAAAGATGACCTTCTGGGGATTTACTCAGATCCAAGATGGAAGACCGCATGTAAGTGGTAATGAATTTATTCACCTAAACGGTTGACGCCTAAAAACCTGGTGCTATATCTGGTGGCAAGATAGGAGGTGCTCAATGCAGATCGATATGAAGTTGGCTACCATTGAATGGCTCGATGCTTGGTTGGCCAGAATGGCAGAAAACCCTGCTACTCTTTATTTCTCTGAACGGACGCCTCGTGATATTGCGACTGCGCAGTTCCGTTATGTTTCTGAAACGCTGGATTTCTACATCAGTGGTGTGAAGGTTTCCGAACGGTCGCTGGTAATTTTTACTGGTAATCTCAACGGCGAGGCTATTCGGCAGCTAGTAGATATTGAGTTTCTCCTCGAGGGAGGAACCGCGGTAATCGATTACATCGACAGCGAGGCCTACCACGAGCCCTATGACCGGGAGCCTAGCTCGAGACTGGAAATCACATTCAGGGTTCCCAAGGAAGGAGCCCTCTGATGCCCAGGCTGGCCACCCTTACTGCGGCGCAGATTGATATCTGCGACAATACTCTCCGTGAACGCGGTATGATTGCTCCCAACAAAGCAATCCTAGCAGCCATTGTCATGACATCGCCCACGTTGGTAAGATGTCTCAAAGCCTACTATCCGGGTGATGTGAGCGATGGAACGCTTGACACTTATGAACGCGACTATCTCATGGATGCTGTTGCCAACAACTATTGCCAGGCAGATTGGCCATGTTTTGGAGACGATATCGTGGTGGCAGCGCGGTTCATGGATACTTTGGTTGAAAACGCCAGCAAGACCGGCTGGGTTTTTGCGACTGCCTGAGTTATCCACAGTCTTATCCACACAAAACCGTAACATTCCTGTAAAAATTCTTGCGTGGACGATCGATTGCGCATAGATAAGAGATATCGGAAGCGCAGACGCACTTAACAATTTACTAGATGCTTTGGTAGATAGTAGATTGTAAAGACGCAGAACACTCCTGATACCATATGGATTTCGGTTCATGTTGGTTGACCAGCTGGTGCCATTAGTTTCGACTAATACCCAGCTGGTCTAAACCCGAGTTTTGTGAAAGAGCTATTGAACTCCCTGGAGTTGACTTCGGTTAATTTCAAAGAAACAGTAGAACACTTCACAAAAACCACACAGATAGAAATGTCTGTGTTGGTTGGGATCCTGAAATGGTCAAACAGATCAGGATCCCTAAACCGATTCCAAGTATGGACTATTGAGCTTAGCCTTCGGGTCGGCTCTAGAACCCAGCAAGGAAACCATAACAAAGATTTAGGTCTTTGTTATTGGTTGGGCTCCAAAGGCTTTAGGGCGTTTGGAGCCCTAAACCTATCTGTGTGGCAGTGAGAGAAATCACGGCAGGTTGAGTTTCAAATCGATGGTCAATCCCCACGGGTCGACTCTCTTTTACCACTGCTCACGACGAAATTCCTCTAGGTTACTATCTGCTAACAGCTAGTAGGGCCCTTAGTTCTTCCTGATTGATGTCTTTTTAGTTGATGCTAAACTCCTAACAAAGGAGTTTAGCCGTGGGCAAAAAGAACAAGTCTGAGTTAGCCGTAGTGCCATTCGGTGGCTGGACAATATGTGAAAAACAGTTTCGTTCTTGCTTCAACACTTACAACAGTATCAGAAAGAATCTTGGTCTGGGCACAATTTCTCGAGCTGATGCTGATGATCATATCCTTATGTACTATGGAACTAAGTATCAGTTCTCAAAGATCGTTGATCATGGTTTTCTAGGTGAACCTCTATTATGGGAGCGTGAATTACTAGCGCCGACGGTGTTGGATGCCGTTCGAAAAGAATTCATATTAGAAGTAGGACAGATTCTAGCATCACGTCCTACTGCTATTGTTCCCCTATCTAGAGAGGTGCGCGACGAACGGGCGATCAATCGCCAGCAACGGTTTCGAGATCTATTTGCTTCTTACGGGAGGTCAGTTCCCGAATGGATTGAAAAGGTAATCCAAGCTCGTTCTCAAGAATACAAAGAAGAAAAGATAGAGGATGTTTCCTACATACGTTTCCAGAGGCGTTTTCAAGCAACTTGGCGAAACCTTGTTATAGAACATAACCTGCGTCGTCGTAGAAGCATACAGCGACTGAATTCAGCGTTAGGAGGCAACCAAGCCAGACGAGAATTTATAGTCAAACTATATCAGAGTGGTAAAACGTCAGATGCTGATATACGCGCCGCGCTGTTGGATAAAGTAGGGCCCTTCCTTAAAGCTTCATTAGCCCACGAAGACGCTAATACAGAACAAGTGGAATCTGTGCGTGTCGCCGAGCAGGAAGCCTTCCAACAGGCTCTTCGCAATGCTCAACCCAAACTGCGAACGGTGCAGAGTAGATCCAGTGACAAGCGTGGCTTTGTATATGTAGTGACGTCACCTACGTTTCCTGGATGGGTGAAGATCGGACAGACCATGGATCTGCAGCAACGGTTGGTGGCTTTCAATACCCACAATCCTCACAGTGACTTCTCATTCGCGTTCTATCATGGTTTTCTAGATCGAGCTCTTGCAGAAAAGGTGATCCATAAGTTTTTTGCTAAAAAGCGTGGACCAAACGGTGAATGGTTTCAGATGTCAGTTGAGGAAGCGCGTTCTGCCATTCTGGAACTCTCTGAAAGAATTGAAGAAAGAATAGCCGCGTAAGAAAATGTCATAGAGCACATTTTTGTTGTTGACGCCTTTGTTGAATCTACATATAAGAGTGAGACCAACACGGCGCAGAGCTACGCAAAGCAAAATGTTGGTAACGATCGAATCTTTTTTGTTGACAAGGTGATGCTTTGGTGTTACTTTAGAGGCTCAAGAGATTAGAGATTGCTGCTTGTAGCAGATAACCTGGGGCAACTTAGGGAAAGGGGCTGAAACCCAATAGGTCTCGCCTATAGCAATATAGGTCAATAACAAGCAAGTCTCACCCTGCTATCCAAAAGATAGCTCTTCGGGCCTTTACGGGTTGCGGAGATAGGTAGGACGCCATAGGATGACTGTTCCGCGAAAGCGGTATACGTCGAGTGGTCCAACGGATGGCTCGATAATGGGTTTCGCACCCCAACGTCGCCAGCGAAATATGGTCAGTACCAAGTGGGAAGAGATAGTCACTACAGTCCGAGGGTCGCGCCAAGGGCAAGTGGCAAGTTGATAGGATTGGAATATACGGGTTCAGCCGTGTGTTACAGTTCTTGAAAACTGATCAAGTAGCCCCGCAAGGCGAAAGATACGTGGTGTGTAGTATTTTGGAGGTCAAAAGCCTTTGAAGCTACTGAGTCAGCACATCGCAATGGGTTAAACATAGCTGTTTTAGACATAGCTGTCAAAAAATGAAAGCCTGACTCGCTTACGAGGCTGAAAAAGCCTAATTCCCTGGGCGCAAGCTAACAGGGACACTGGTAGGGGCAAACGTCTACTAGTGTTGGTAGAAGAGGGTATGTTGTGGCTTAGCGGCCGCTTAACTGGAAGCGATTCCAGGCGTAACTAGACACTACCGAAAGGCCCGTAAGGACACCGCTAATGCCAGCGGTCTATAAGTTGGCGGCTTTGGAACGTTACTAAGTGACTGCTTCGGCTACGCTTAGTGGAAATCGAGAGAAAACTGGTCAGAAGCCAGGGATAATGCTCGAAGACGTTTTGTAAAAGGTGTATTCTCAACCTTTCATGAACCCCCGGTCGGAAACGGCTGGGGGTTCTCCACATCTGAACTTGACATCCTCTAAGCCTTTGTTACGTTTGATTATCTTAAAAAGGAGATCGAAATGTTCAAGAGCTTTATCAGCGTGGCACTAGCTGCTGCCATGTGTATTTCAGTGCCGGCCTTGGCAAAGCCAATCAGCATCAAACCTGTTCCACGTGAAGGACAGACCGTTCGGTATGAGAAGGGCGATCCGACTATCGAGGATGACATGACCAACGGCGCTGTTCGCATTATGCCCATTCCTTCTCTGGATCATGGCAGTCTCCAGTTCATGGTGGTCGCATTCAACAAAGGAACTGAGTCCACCAACTTCGGCGTCGAGAATGTTTTCATGACTCGCGGTGCAGAACGGATCGCTTGCTTTACCAAGGATGAACTGGAAAGCAAAGCCAAAAACCGAGCGATGTGGTCACAGATCGGCATAGCGATGCTGGCAGGGGTTGCGGCAGCAGCACAGAACAACAACACTATCATCACTACTCAAACCCCTCGCGGTGGCATTTATACCACACGGATTCAGAATCCCGGTCTCAGTGGCGGACAGGTAGCAGCTATCGCAGCCGGGGCTGGTGGTATTGCTCTGAGTCAGTATCGGCTCCAGCAAACACTCGACAATCTCAATGATGAGATCCTCCAAACCACCACCGTGGATCCGGATGGAACCTACGGCGGTCGGGTGGTTCTCAACAAGATCAAAAAGACCAAGTATCCTGAGAATATCTCGGTCACTGTTAATTTTGCCGGTGAAGATCACGTTTTCGATTTCATCGTAACCAAGTAATTTTTGGACCCTGGTCTCTTGTGGCCGGGGTCCCGCCATGAATGGTTGACACGCCATCTTGATGATGTGATACTTTGTCGCAACCACTGATTCAAATTTTTCAAATTTCTGGTTGACTGCTCACCTATTTTGTATAGAAAGAGAGCATAGGCAACACAAAGGAGATCGACAACATGGCACAGATTCACAACGTAGCAACGGTCCTGGCCGCACTCCGCGGCGTTTCGTTCATCGGCCTCGATATGGAAACGGTCGTTCCGCTCAAGGGCGGCAAGAAGAACGAAATGCAGGGTCGCGTGACCAAGCGGGTTACTGGTTCGACGGTGCTGGTCGCACAGAACAAGAACACCAACACCTACCAGAATATGGTTCGCAACCGCATCGCAGGCGAGCTGCTGGCCGACGCAGCCAACAAGGCTGAAGAAGGCAAGGGTCTGCTGGTCGACCTCCTGACTCCCGCAGAGCTCGATGAACTGTCGGCGAAGATCGAAGCTGCGCTGGTCGCCGGTGAAGCCGAGCGCAAGGATGCTGCTGAAGAGCGCTTTGAAGTTCAGGCCCGCAAGTGGGGCGAACGTATTCCCAACACCCCGATCATCCGGCACGTCAAGGCCGGAGAAGTCCACCCCAACTTTTACCTGGACACCATTTTCCTCCGCGCTGGCAAGACCGAGTTTTTCCTGGATGGCCAGCCCATCGACGAAGCCGACATCGTGGGATATGAAAAGCCGGTCCTCAAGGAAGGTGCGCAGATCCAGGGCGGTCTGAAGGCCGAGAACCAGGTCATCGTGCGCTCGATCGGGCTGGCATCGATCCTCGCAATCCGCACTGGTGGTCAGAACTACGCTGGTAGCTTTTACTATGCGTAAACTGGTTCAGAAGGTGTTGTGCTGGCTAGGCTGGCACAACACCAACTGCCTTGCTGTAACACCCAGGCACTACCAACGTCAGTGCCGTTCCTGTGAAACATGGATTAGGGAGAAACGTCCTTGAGCTACACCAAGTATGTTATGCTCAACAACGGGGTATTTGCTTTTATCAGTAAGTATGCTGGAGTTGAGCATTCGGTCCTGGTAAGCTTTGTTGGCAATCCCAACAATGTGGCATCTGCGGGCTTTATCTATCTGCATGATAATGGGGATCTACAGACTTACGGCCAAAGTGTAAGTCTTGGCATCAAATGTGATGAAGCTGACGGTGACATCATTAGCAACGCTTTGAAGACAGGCAATATAACGATTGTTGAAAACGATCGGGCTGGATTCTTTTTTGCCACAAACGATCCCAATGCGGTCGGTGAAAGGTGTTCATCAGTAGAAGTCTTACAGAATCTAAGGATTCTGGAGCGTGACTAAACAGGTAGAAGTTTTGGCCAAGCTGACCTTCAATGGTTTCCACGTAACATATTGGAACCATGAAACCCGAATGGTCGAGGAGCAGCACTTTCCCACCTATGACAGTGTCATGGATCGTGGTTGGCGTAAGGCAGGTGAACCTTTTCCCTCAGCGGAAACCTTTGCCGAGGACCTTTTCAACGTCTACGGTGATCATGTTGGCAAGGTCGTCGATAACGCAGGTAATGTTCTGCTTGATCGCATGTCAGAGATGCAGGCTCTTGAAGAAGAGCCACACCACTACTGAACGAATTCAAGTAGTTTCACTAAATAATCCGAGGGTTTCCCTTAGTTTTTTCATCAACCATCAGGAGTCCTATGACACCAGAATAGTCGCGGGAGTGACAACATGGCCTATCTAAGCAAGAAATTTGATCACGTTTCCGAATGGATTGCAGATAGTTTAGGCAAACCAATAGCATTCACTCTGGCTTTCTCTGCTATTCTAGTATGGGCCATCTGGGGCCCATTCGCTGGCTTCAGTCAAACATGGCAGCTTATTGTCAATACAGGCACCACCATTGCCACCTTTCTGATGGTTTTCCTCCTACAAAATACCCAAAATCGTGATACTACTGAGCTACACCAGATGCTCCGAGAGATCCGCACCACCCAGCGTGACCTTCTGGATCTACAACGCCGCGTAAACGAAAAACTAACCGCGATTGAGTATGAACTAGACGGATACACCAAAAACGTGTAAGCTATCTGGTATGAAGCAAAAGACCTATCAGATTGACGACATCAGTTACTTGTCAAAGCCCAACAAGGTAATATTTTATCTAGACGATGATCTATCTCCGGCGGAGTCAACTAGCACTGCCTTTATGGTTCCTTTGTTGGCCGATGGCAGCTTGGTAATGGCCAACAATCGTCGGCGCGGACTGGAGTTTCCTGGTGGTCATATCAATCTAGGGGAGACGTCATGTGCCGCAGCGCATCGTGAATGCTTTGAAGAAACTGGCTGCTGGGTAAGTCATATCAGAGCGGTGGGTTACTTGGAACAAACCTGTGAAGGTAACCGCCCGGAACTGTATTCATATCCTTGGCCCGTTTCCTATCAGCAATTTTATGTCGCAGATGTAATGCGTTGTACGCCATACGTTGAAAACGATGAATGTCTGAACCCGGTAGTCATAAGCCCTGACGCCATCAAGGATCGCCTTGATGTATATAAGCAAACCATTTATCAGGCGGCTTTGATGACAATCAGGAAAAACAGGTTGACTCACTCCTAAAATCTGCTATCACCTGTTTATCGGAAACGCAAACAGGAGATCGAAACATGCCCAAGGAAACGCATATTACCCACCTTACGTTCAAGAACGGCGCAGAGGTGGTCGATGGTGCCCTGGAAAAGCTGGCTGAATATGCTGCTACTCTCGGCCTCGGCGTCAAGCAGGAAGGCAAGTGGGGACTGTTCCGCGATGGCAAGACCATGGAACTGAAGATCCGCTTTGTGGTCGGCGGTGAGGAAGGCATCGAAGCCAAGCAGCGTGAAAGCTTCAACGACTTTGCCAAGTATTATGATCTGGAACCCGGGGACTTCGGCGCGATCATTACCTCGAGGGGCAAGCAATACAAGCTGATCGGCTTCAACACTCACCGGCGCGCAAAGTATCCCTACCGCTTCATCGAAATTGGCAGCGGCAAGGAAGTCAGCTTCACTGACTTGGTCAAGCACTCCGTTATTGCTGCCCGCAAGTAAGGCAAAATATTGACACTAGTCTCCTTCCCAGCTATGTAGGTTGGGAAGGAGATTACCATGGACCGAGTTCAGCTTTGGATTTCGCAGCACCCAGTGGCAACAGCAGCTATTGCTTTTGTCGCTGGAGCCATTATTTTCTAATGGTTACGATCCCTGCCGGCTACCAAGCTGGATATATCGCAGTGGAGGCCAGTGGGTGTGGCGAAGATCTCACCTACTGGATCCTCGACCAGGTCCAAATGGATGAGGTCGAGGATCTCTATAAGGAAAACAATGACTATTGTGAAGCCATGAATGAGGTCATTGAAAAGCATGATCTCGGACTCAATGGTCAACGTGCTGATTCTATCAAGGAAGCTATCAGTATTCTTGATACCAAAAAGATGATTCTGATTGAAGATTTTAACTACATTGGGTATTGACATTGTTGATAGCCAGTGCTAAATAGAATGTATTGGAGCGTTGGCAGAGATGGATTATTGCACCAGTCTTGAAAACTGACGAGGGTAAAACCTCCCTGGGTTCGAATCCCAGACGCTCCGCCAAAAAGCCGTCCTTAGTGACGGCTTTTTCTTTGACTTCAATATAGGATTTGATCACCTGTTTACTATATAGTGATAACAGGCACAAAGCGCATTAGGGCGCCTGCCTGGAGAATTGAATATGATCAAAATGATTCTCAGCGCTCTGGTTGCGCTGACTGCGACTTTCGCAACCCCGGCAATGGCACAGGTCACGCCTCCCTCGCATGTAAAAATCTTCTCTGCTAGCCTTGGTCAGCTAGATGGTAGAATTGCTCCTCTAACGATTGGTCGCCAGACCGTTAGGGTAACACTGTTTGGATGTGAAATTCGTTGGAACACCGGACAGGAATTCTACGTTCTTTCAACAGTGAAGAGTCCTCCAATTGTGATTCGCAAGGATCTCATGGATTTTGCTTGGGAAAAGTCGGGCCAGGATTGGGACATTGCTTATCAGGCACTGGTTGATGAAAAGCTGGTTTGTCTGATTACTCCGGTTGAATAAGGATAAGGGTGGGACAGATGGAACTTAAAGTTGATGGAATTCACAAAGCCAAGCACCTCATCGCCGAGGACTGGCCCACCCATATTATCAGCATTGTCAACGAGGCAGGCGGCGACTTTGGCGCAACGGTAATTGATCGCCAACATAGCGATCACTATATCTTCAGCTTTCATGATGTGGAAAACGATGCTGCGACCGAATACGTCGTGCCCACACGCCGGGATATCAGGAGTATACTAGAAGTTGCCGCAATGGTTCCTGAGAATGGCAAGCTGTTGGTTCATTGTACTGCTGGTAAGAGCCGCAGTACGGCCGTGGGTATTGGTATCCTGATTCAGAACGGTATGGATCCACAGTCTGCCTTTGACTGGATGAAGGCTCATCGTCCTGCGATGTTTCCCAATCGGTTGATGATTGAATACGTGGATGACTACTTGGGTCTCGGGGGAGAACTCCTCCAGATTGTCAAGACCTACTACACAGAAAAGCTGATGCTTTTCCCCAAGCTGGTTGAAATCAATCGCGGTGGGTATAATCGCTAAATATCGGAACTCCAAGGAGATCTGATATGCGCTGGAAAGAAATCGTAACTGAAGCCACTGATTACAATTGCCCTGAGTGTGGCGATTATCTTGGCAAGGAAAGCGAAGTCATTGCCAATGACAATGAATATTGTGGACAGTGTGGTTGGCAGGCTAAGCCAAGGAAGGCGGCCCAAACCAACCAGGCACCAAAGCCAGCGCCCAAGCCTGTTCCCAAAAGCAAGCAGACTCTAGTCAAGAAGTCCGGCGACTACGAAGCTCGCATCTATCCTGGACGCAAGACTGCTGGTCTCTACTATCTAGCCAACAAGGACAAACTTGATAACGTCTGCAAGGGCGAAGTCAGAGCTTCTGAAAACGGTGGCTTCATTCCAACTTGGTATGCCAGCAACTATCACAAGTTTCAACTGCCAACTCAGCCAACTATGGCCGCAGCACTCAACGCAATCAAGGCAAGGCACAAGAAGCTTCTAAAGGCCAAGCCTGGCACCAAATACGTTGACCTGGTGAATGAGTCCGAGGAAAACATCAAATTGTTTGGAAGCGTCGTCCCCGATTGGGAAGTTGAAGCGGACCAAGGTTATGCGGCAATCTACCAGGGTGATCCCATGTATGCGCCTGCCCAGGTCCACTACGAGCTTGGTAAGTTTTACGTCGCTCTGTCCTCGGAAGAGATTGAATCCTTCACGAGTGTAGCAGACACTGAAGCCTATCTACAGCGAATTGGCTACACAACTCCCGATGGTTGGGATGACTGGCGTCCACAGACTCCAGCCGGTATGGAATAAATCTTAGGTTGACAAAAGGGCCATGCGACTCCATAAAGAGAGCATGGCCTTTTAGCTCAATGGTAGAGCAGGGATCTCTAAAATCTGTCGGTTGTGGGTTCGAGTCCCATATGGGCCACCAAGTTTTGTAAGGAAGTCAAATGCGCGAGAGCATACGAGGCTAAAGTCCTCTCTAGAGTTATAGCCCGCTAAATAAAGTGTGGCAAAAATTCTAGACTTTCGCTTGCCTGAACCCAAGGCTCCTCCCGCTTCTATAAGGCGTGAGCTTCTCACGCCAGATCAAGCTCTCGACGCTATTGTTGTCGGTTTGGTCTGTCATGTTATGCCGCTTTGGGTTGAGAAAAAGTATCCATTCAGAGCCTTGGAATTAATGGCCGAGGAATTAAGAGATGCTATGATGCAGAATATACCTGACGAAGTTTGCCAATACCAAGTTAATATCATCATTGATGAACTCAAGCCACTTTGGTATGAGATAGCCACCCAGGCTTCGTATATATTCTAACACATGGGCCTATAGTTTAATGGTAGAACAGGGGTCTTGGGATGAATACCAAGACCAGCATTTATGACTAAGCGTATTGATTGGGTTAAAATCCAAAATTTTATAGATTCGAATCCTCAAGTCCTGAGAGTTGAGGTAGCAAAGAACTTTGGATTCTCTCCAATGGCAATTACCAAAGCTGAAGCCAGAGGAGCAATATACTGGCCCATTGGTGTTTCTATTTTGGATCAAGAAGAAGCCCAAAAACTATATGATTCCGGTTTCACAATTCGAGAAGTAGCGAAAAAGTTGAACGTGACTACTGCGACTCTTCTGAGAAGTGGTTTAAAGACTAGAACTAAACATGAATCATTGACCCTATTCTATCAGAAGAATGATCCTAAAACACACAGTCTAAAGACTAAAGACAAATTATCTAAGTTGATGGTAGACAGATTATTGAAGAAACCATTCTACTCAAAGAGGACTATATACAACGGTATTTTACTTGACAGCTCGTACGAACTTATTCTTGCCAAAGATTTAGATAAGCATCAGATCAAGTGGATACGACCTTCATCTATCTCTTACATTGATGATCAAGGTCAAACTAGACGGTATATACCAGACTTCTTTTTACCGGACTATAGGATCTACTTAGATCCTAAAAATCCATACTTGATGAGAAAAGACCGTAGAAAGATTGAACTAGTTTCAAATCAAAATAGTATTAAGGTTTTGATGTTATCAAAAGATCAACTCTGTTGGTCTGAAATACAAAAGATACTTTAAAATGGAAGTGTAGCTCAAGGTAGAGCGGGTGAGCTTATACCTCGCGAAAGCCCAGATTAGGCGACGATCCCGGTTCAAGTCCGGGCACTTCCACCAATCAGCGGATGGTCCGGGTTCGATTCCCGGTGGGCCTACCAAAACATTGATGGTTGACACCATTCTATTTCATGTTATCTCCAGTTTGAAAGGAGATCGACATGAGCGCAATCTACATTCCTAATTTCGTCAGCGTCGAACGAGCGGCCGAGATGTTCAATGAGCTCTGGAATGGGCTCAACTGGGAACGGCGCAGCGATGCTCCCCGGAGGGAATACTGGACCAACATCTTTGGTCGGGACTATTCCTATGGTCGCGGTGCAGGTCTCCGGACCTATCACAGCCAGGATTCCCACAATGTGATTGATGAATGTACCTTGGCTCTCATGAACCATGCTGCGGTGCTTGTGGACTTTGAGGGATGTTTCCTCAACGGATATGAGGGTGCTCATGACTGGTTGGGTTGGCATGAAGATGACGACCCCGGCATCGATCATACCAAGCCCATCGCAATTGTTACGCTGTATGGTGGCGAAGGATCCAGCAAACCGAGGAGCATTCAGTTCCGCGAAAAACTAGGTGAAGTCGACGGCAAGATGACCTATGGTCCGGTTGTTGATCAGCCTTTGGAACAGGGATCGCTTTGCTTGATGCCCGCCGGGTTTCAGTCCACGCATCAGCACAGGATTCCCAAGGCTGGCTTTCAGTCGAAGTCGAGAATCTCTTTGACTTTTAGGTCACTTCTTGGATAATTCTGGTTGACTACTCACCTATTTCTGTTAAAACAGGTGAGTAGACAGCAAACAAGGAGACATTTTATGACCAACCAGATCGACGCAGTCAGCCAGGCCTTTATCGCCAAGTATGCTGCGAATGTTACTGAACTTCGTTTCGGCAGCACGGTCAAGGTCATCAAGACCGGAAAGCATGAAGTTGCCGTTGGATGGCGTATCCTGGTTGAGGGTATTGCCGGTGGTCATATCATGTGTGCCGCTGATACTTTTCTCTATAAGACGACTGATAATAAAACCCCCTGGCAGAATCCGTCGTTTGTTTTCGAAAATCTCGTTGACGCAATCTCCCATGCGACTGCGCTGGCTGATAATCTGGGTGAGCGTGGCACGGTCGTAGACCCTTCGCGTGGTTTCATTAGCCGCTATCTCAACCCCATCAGCTTCAACAATCAGTCGATCTATTGGGCATCGGAGGACGGCGGTCAGATGATGGTTCTGGCCCGTTAATCACTTCCCATCTACAGAAATGGCGGGGAAATCCCCGCCATTTCCATGGCTAAATAAGAAGTCACAATGAACTTCTTTTAGGAGATAGCCATGCTAGGTTTGGCTCTAAGTTTCCTACTCAAAGGCTTTGGTTTCGGTAAAATGTTACTAGGCTGGGTATGGGATTTTATCAAGGGTGTTGCCAGCTTTGCTATGGCAAAGCCCTTTCAGTTTCTAACAATCGTCCTATCACTTGCCCTGATCGGCGCCGCATGGTATGGATTCAACACAAAGAAGGAACTGGTTGAGACTCAACAGATCGTTGAGGAGAAAGTTCTATTCATCAAAGGGCAAGATCGAGTTCTAAAAGAATATGTTACTGCTCTCAAGGTTGAAAAGCAAAACCATGTTGCCTCTATCAACAGAAGCAACGAAGCAGTTGCTCGCCTAAAGCGTGTTGCTGACAATGCCCTAGCCCGAGCGCAAGCTGCTGGTGTGGCGGCTAAAAAGGATCAGCAACGTTATAACGAGCTAGCCGAACAATTTGGAAGAATCAACCCTTCTTCGGGCGCACCTGAAGAAAGGATTGAAAGAGAAGAACGAACCAACGATGAGTTCATAGGCGAATGGAAGAAGGCAGCACAATGAAGAAATATCTTATTCTGGCCAGTGTAATGGTATTGGCCGCTTGTGGTGGGAAAGATGACATCAAACTTCCACCTCCTCCAAAGAACTCAGAAGTCATAACTCAAGAGGTTCCTGTTCCGGTCCTATGTACTGTTGAATTGGAAAAAGCTAAAATAAAATTGGACTCAATGGAAAAAGGTCGCCCATTGGAAGAGCAAAACGCTGCTATGCGCGAAACTATTGCTCAACAGAAGTCATATATCATTGCTTTAGAAGCAGGAATTATTGGCTGCGGTGGCAAAATCAAGAAGTAAAATAATGGCGGGATTGATCCCGCCATTATCTTGACAAGAAATCTACATTCGCACATAATCTAGCTTCCATACGAGGGAAGCCAACATGAAAATCAAATTTGACCTAACCGACGAGGTTACCATTACCAACAATACGGTAAAGGTAACAGTCGCTATCACCGGCGTTATCAACGGACAGGACCGGCCCGCTCTTGAGAGTTCAGCTCTTGAACTGGCCAACAAGTTCTTCCCTGGGGCTAGCTGGGCATTCAGCAATTTTTCTTTCCAACCCGATGGGTTTACTTTCCGGGTTCAGGCATCAACAAGAGTCGATGCGTCGCTCAATGATCAGCTGGAACAGAAAGCCACTGATCTCAATGAGCGTGGAATTCTGACTCTACAGATTTGTGATACTGATACAAGCATCCCGCTGTTCCAAAAGCGCGATGCTGAGTCTGATCTCCGCCTTGCTATTATTGAAAAGGCCAAGGCGGAAGCCAGTAAGCTTGGCGGTAGCATCTCTTCCATTGAATTCAAGGAACCTGGTTCACATCGAGATGTGTATTCCAATGGAGCAAGAATGGCTTCATATAGCCTTGAATCAGCTGGTGGCCCTGGGCTGGGACAGAGTGAAAAAATCTATCTCTCAGCCAAAATCGAGGTTGACACCGATGATAGGTCACAACTAAATGGTTAAAGTCTAGCAAAGCAAAGCTAGATATCATGAGCCTTTTTCGATAATAGACTGTTGCTGGGTCTTAGAAAGACAAGCTCTATATAGGAGGGACGGGACCAGCCGCGAAACTTTGGACTAAATTGCTAATAGTCGCCAATTCGCCTGGCCGTCGACCGTTCACACAGGAGTAGCTACCAAGTTGTGGATCCCATAAAGAAGCCTCCAAGGTCTACCAGCTTTAAATCCAATAGAAGTCTAGAGTATATTTCGAAAATTTGAGGATTTGAGGTTCTTGGGCAGGTTGGTTGCAGATAGTCTAATAGGCGTCTGTTGGTAGAAAACGGGGAGGCTGAGCCTCCCCGTTTCCTTCTATAGCGCAACTGTTTCTATGTTGGGTTGGTTCTCTAAGACCCTCACAGGGAAGAATTTGACCTCTCTAGGATCAAACCAAGCCTTTACATCCGAGGCTCTCGCTATTGCTACCACTTTGTATTTCAAATGCTCAATTGGATAAGCATTCTGCTGGGAAGTATCACCCACTACCCAATAGCGACCGTCGGCATCCTCGACAATTCCTACAAGATGATCCAATATCTTTCGATTAGAAACGTTCACTAAGGCAAACCAGACCTTGTTGCGAGGTTGTCCATTTCTGATCATCATATCATTGGTAGTTGACACAAGATCGTCACAATCACCTCTCCAGACTTTTCCATCTATAACTGAAGAGCTGTGAATACGCCAGATATCAATTAAGTCTGAAACATATCTAAAGTTATCCTTGGTTTCCAAACTAATATTCATAATCTGCCAAGGAGTTAATGTCTTTTCTTTCAAGGGTTGATCAGAGCACCATAGTGCTTCTGGTTGCTCCTGACATTGATCTTCGAGGGCAACTTTACCATAATCCAAAGCTTTTTGATATTGTTCCCAGGTTAGAATTTTTGACTGGGGAGGGTCGATCTTGTTTAAGATTTGTTGTGGGACTGTTTCTATTACCACTCCCTCGGGTTGACCTAGCTTTCCCATCTCTGGTAAGCTATCCCCTGTAAAAAGCAGGAAGATAGACACCATGGATAGGATTCTCACAAACATAATGGGTTACCTCATCATATGACCTATTTAGTTTGACAACTTTGAAAACCTATCTTATGATAAGGGAAGTCATATGATGGGGCCGTGGCCCTGCTCAACGCCAAGCCCATGTAGATGGGCGGTTATGTTGTTCGGCCGGCAACAAGGGCAGATCCTCAAGCGGCAAAGAGTTCGATTCTCTTTAGGGCGTAGAGGCCACCCATGGTGCTCTAGGTGAGGCTCTGGATGGGCCAAGAGGTCTTGAATACCTCTTTACGCCGGTGCTGGTAATGTGGAGGCCAGACGTATGACTGAGATTTTTGAGTAGTAAGTTGATAGTATGATATAGATCCTATCAAAGATAGGTGGGATGGAAACCCCGGCGCGGTTGAAGAGTTCTTCCTCGAGAAGACACCATAGCTTGGGTAGAACAATGCCTAGATACTATCAAGGTTGCTTGGAGCCCTGCGGGTGGTGCCAGATCAATAGGGGAAACTGGCCTTTCTACTCAAGAACTCTTTATCCAATCGACGGATAAGTAGGATAGCAACCTGCGAGGTCCGTATGATTATCGATGTTCGTGAATATCCCAAAGATCATCTTTTTACTGAAGTCGTGGCCAAAGAGTTTGGCATCTATGTTCATGTGGCACAGTTCAATGAACATCACGATATCAGAATGTTTCGTATGATAGTTGACAGTGACCTATCCGTTGCTGACCTCAAAAAGATCATGAGCGCGAGAATCTGCGACAAAGCCGGAGGCTATGTATTTGATCGTATTGAAAGTATAAGCGGGCCTATAGTAGATGATGGTCCCCGTATGGCGATGACAACTAATTATCTTCGCATCACCTTTATGTAGGATTGACTTCCATGTATCAAAGTGTATCATTGACACATGACACAGATAACTTTTGGTATGACTACTGGTCCCAACGGTCCTCAGCTGATCCCCGTATTCATACCCAGTTCAGGCAACACATCGGCTCCTGAATCCTACGAAGCATATTTTGAAACCCCCGAGGGGGTTCATATCAAAGTGATCTTCAACACCAACAACAAGGCTATGGCAGATCGTTACGCCGACGAATTGGCCCAAAAGTCGGGATGGAAAGTCGTCGAGCATTTTCAAGAACCGGAAAAACCAGCAAGCCTTGCGGAAGATATCGCAGCAAGTTGGGCTATAGCTGTTGCTTCATCTTTTGCTCTATGTTTTGCTTTGTTTATGATAACCATGGTAATTCATTTTGCAGGTTACCTGACATATAGCGAAGTCAGCACGGCAGTGATGCTCATTGTTAGATTTGGATTATTCACTGTCCCTATTATGGGACTAGCACTTTCTGGTGTAGCACTTTTCACACACTCGTCGACGAAAAAGCACGGCTGAACGCAGATACTGGGTTCACATAGGTAAACTTCTTGCACTATTGATGCTAAAAGATTATGATAAGAAGTGGCCTGTTGAGGGGTTCCCGTTGTTGCCTTAGCAGTGGGGATAGGCTAGACTGGGGCTCTTAGGAGGTTCTTGGACTCGGCATAGGCATGTGGTATAGTGTTTGATCTCCGTATTGACTTGCGACCCGATATGAGATTAGATGCTGGGTAAACAGGCTAACGATGACGGGGAGAACGGCTTTGGCTTGTTCTCCCCGTCATTATCTTATAAAGTGACACATGAGCAAGCTAACAAGAAACATAACAGACACTGCCCGAATTTTCAGGGGCGATAGCTTCACTAGCAAATTCAGTGACTCCAATGAGACTATTTGCCTGTCAACCCCTTACCTCGTATTTGAGCTACACAAGCGTGAGCCCAAAGGCCGATTTTTTGCTGACAAAAATATGATAGCAATGGCCGGAGGGCCTTGGTTCATAAGAGATTTTAAAAAGAGCTTGGAGGTAAATCTACTCAAGCTCAACGGCCTTCATATGAAGGTTAGTTTTGAAAATATCGAATCGTTTGATCTTTTCAGCTATCAGACATGCGGCCTCTTTCTGTCTCTGAATAGTCAACATAATAGAAACACCACGGCTCTACAGATCGTTCAAAAAGCAATGCTTTTTGCTATAGTAGATGAGATCCTGGAGTCTAAAATCAAAGCTATAATCTAGCTATAAGCAAGTTCTTGACAATCTATAGCAAATCTATAAGTTAGCTGACAACGCCAACTTATAGATCGGATCAGTATGGGCGGCGATTATAGAAACTGGGACTGGCGAAAATCAGTAGCCAGACAACTGGATCCGCTGTATGATTCTAACCGAGTCAGGATTCATCTCAATATACATTGTCATAGGATTATGACATCTCTTGGTAGTTATGTTGTCTTTGAAAACGTCAAAGACAACACATTCCTCCGTTTCTCAAAAAATGCCAGTCTTGAGAAAACAATGGTGCCTTATTTCTACCAACACAAGACTATTGGGCAACTTTGTATCCCACTCCAAGAGTTTGAAACTTTTGGGCTTGACCGACGAACCCGATATACTTTGGAACCGGCTGGAAAATTGAAGAAGGTATTTTACCTCAAACCACATTCCACAGTTCATGATATGACACCGGTGCGTCTACCTGTTCCAGCAATATCAATTTATTGAAAGACGTCCATGAGCCACACCAGCGTTGCCATAACCAAAGAAGCCAGCCAGGCCCTAGATGTTATTGCCAAACAGACTGGTATGAGTAAGCTATATCTGGCCAGTACTGTCATAAAACTGTTCTTTGACCCTGAGACTAATCCGGCTCTACAACGAGCTTTGGATGAATTCCAAAGCGACAAACAAGCTGCTGAAAAGACCTTTGTTAAAACCGTAATATCAACTATGAGATCGGAACCTACCAATGACTAAAAATGTGTTTCAAGCCCCTATCGACCTGAGACTCAGTAGTGTTAGAATGGGAAGCAAATCCCATTCAAGACTGGTATGGTCAGTTGGAGTTAGCAAGGAATTTCTGGTCAACGTTCCAGAAGAACATCAGAGAATTAAGATGTCACATAAAGACGGCATTCTTAGTCTAGATCTTGGGACTGAAGGTGTAAAGCTCTCGACTAGTGTAAAAGGCAGATTTGCTTATGCCAATAGTCTTGGTGAGCATCATCTTACAGGATTAACCACCCCTGGGATGGAGTTGAAAGCTCTACGCCTCCAGGGCAGGTTCAATCCAGATCGTGAGTCGATTGAATTTATCGACGAACTACCTACGGCAGTGACAAGCACTTTTCTTGATATTGAAGCTCTAAAGGAAGAGACTTCCTTTGAAACTCATTTCCCCGGAACACACTTCTCCGAAGACATTATGGCGGTTGAAGCCGATAATGCTATCCAGGCTGACTTGGATACTGATGAAGGAGCAGCTCTTTGGTATGAATCACAGGTCCAAAAAGGCAAAGCCAAAGTTCATACCCAAAAGGTTGACATGACCCCAGCTCTAGCTAGGGTCCTTATCGACCATAACGACGGAAATCGTCCGGTTCGGACCTCTAAATTGAGTCAGTACGTCTCGGACATCAACGAAGGTCGCTGGGACTTCAACGGCGAAACAATCATTATCAGCAAGGAAGGCCTAGTCAACAATGGTCAGCATCGTAGCCTTGCTGTAATCGAGACAGGTAAGAGCATCCCGGTGCTCTTTGTATTTGGTATTGAGCGCAACACTCGCAGAACAGTTGATACTGGTGCCAATAGAGGAGCCCATGATCATCTAAGCGTTGACGGATTTACTCAACCAACCACTCTGGCTGCTCTTGCCCGGTTTGTTTTAGCCTATGAGCGTAACCAAGGGCAGAACTTTGCCTATATGAATCGCATCACAGCTAGTGAGATTTACGAGCGAGCACGCTCTGACAAACAACTCGACATCTCTAGCCAATATCCATACAAGCATGGTAATAAGAGCAAACGTCTAGCCCCGCCAAGTGTTATGGCGTTTTGTCACTATGCTATGAGCAAAGCGGATCCTGTTGCTGCCCAAACGTTCCTAGATCAGGTCATAACTGGAGTGAATATCTCTGCTGACAGTCCAGCTTATATTACTCGCGAAAAGCTGATCGCGTTCAGTTCCTTGGTAAGAGAGCAGAAGGTAGAAGTTCTCTTCCGAGGATTTTTGGCCTTTCAGAAGAACAAGAAGATTCGGGGTATCCGAATCAAGTGGGAATTGCCAAGCCTTTAAGGAGATCGAAACATGGCTAAGAAGTTAGATGAACCGGGCGCGAGAAAGCCTCTTGTCGACCTTGAGGATCTTCGCGACGACAGCATTGCTGTTATGATCAACAGTGGTCAGTCACTCAAACGGGTTCATGAGAGGGGCGGCCCGACCCCTCAGACGATCAGCAAGTGGCTTTACAGGGAAACGCGCTTTCCACAGCTTGCTACTGTAAGAGCTTTGCTCAACGCATGTGATCATGATCTTGTGGTTACTGCTAAGAACGGAGCCCAAGTTCAGAGTATTGGCTACGGTGGAATTAAGATGCCACCGAAGAAAACCGTCAATAGTTCAAAAAGACGAAAAAAGTCTAAGGGTCGGTTGACAAGGTGCGATTTCTCTGTTAATTGATATGTATCAACTTTTAGGGAGATCGCACATGGCGCGAGCCGAAATGACTTTGGAACAGTTCCTCGAGAATACCAAGGGTGGACAACTGTTCACTGTGGACTTTGTCAAGCGCACGGCAAAGCCCGGCGAGCCCTCCCTGCGCACTATGAATTGTCGTCGCGGCGTGAAGAAGGGTGTCAAGGGAGTTGGCCAGTCCTATGATCCGGCAAGCAAAAACCTCCTGACGGTTTTCGACATGCAGAAGATGGACCCCAAGGCTCCCTACAACGCGGGCAAAAGCGTTGAAGAGATGGAAAAGGGTGCCTTCCGAAACATCAACCTCGACGCTCTGGTTGCTCTGCGCATGGCCGGCAAGTCCTATGATTGGGACGTCTCCAAGAAGAAATTTGTCGAAGCTGTTTGAATCCTTTGGGTCGCACCAAAGTTGGAAAAGGGCAGAGAAATCTGCCCTTTTTCCTTGACAGGATAAGAACTGGTGTTAAAACCAAGACATGAACACGTTGACCCCTGGAAGGCGCGAAGCCCTAAAGCCCAAGCTGATGCTGGGCGAGGCCGGATGGCATAAAAGCCGTGGCGTGCTAGTCTATGACCCCAAGCGTAAGAACAAGAAGAATACGCAAGATTGGCTGGTCCTCGAGGTCGATCGTGAAATCACTCGAATGTTCCGTTGGTTCGTGGATCGCAACCTTATGAACATGACCGGCGCTGAAGGCCATGGAATTCTTCAGCCCAGCGGTGATGCTCATGTCAGTGTCATTCGTGGCAGGAATGATCTTCGCCAGGTTCCCAAGTGGCAAAAGGATGCTATGTGGGGCAAGTATCAGGGACGAGAGGTTGACTTCCTCTATAGCCCTAATGTCCAATTGGCAAAAGGTGAGTTCTTCTTTGTTGAAGTCAAGAGTCCTTGGCTCTTGGATATTCGCAAGGAGTTTGATCTTCCCTATGACTTTGGTCTACACCTTACCATTGGTAAGGTCAGGGATCATTGGCTAGGTGTGCCTGACAATCGCCTCAAGCTGAAAACCTGGAATGGTAGAAGGAACGACTGATGTCCGGTTTTGGTGGCAGCGACGAATCAAAGGATACGTTCAACCGATTTCAAAATTTCAGTTATGAGGCGTTGAGCAGGGCCGCGAATCGCTTAAACGGGACTTCTTTTAATGAGATATTTGAAGATCTCCAGAAACAGTTTATCGCCGCTAATGACAATCCAAATCCAATTGGTGAGGAGATGATTGATATATTCCTTTCAGAGCCTTTTATGAGTATGTTGGCTTGTTGGGAAACCTGTGGACGCGATATGTTGAAAGCCAAACTATCCTGGACTCCCGAAAATAGCCACACGTGGAGATTTACGCCTCGTGGCTAATTTACCAACCCTGCGCAGTGATGAGAAACTACCCCGAGGTTCCTACTTTTATATTCAAGTGGGGCATCGCTTCTATGGTGGGGAGATCGCTGAGACCATTGAAGTCACGGTGAGTAATCAAGAACCCATGGTGCGTTACTTTGAAAAGGACGGCAACCCCTCGATAGCTTTACAGCAACGATGGGCAGAGAGTCGAGTTGGTTATCCGTTTCGTCGCGGTCCGAATCGCACCCGCTATGAACGCGACCACCGAAAGGGAACCCTGCCCACTTATTCCAAGCCTTTGCCGCCTATTGAGAAGTCAATCAAGAATGAGTTCACTGGCAAGCTATCTCCCAAACTCGTGGACACGATAGAGGAAGCCAAAAAATTTAGGCGACAAGATAGGGTGAATTCCACTTGCGAACGACTCAGAAAATGTTATGAGGGTTTGGACGTTAAAGTGACGATCAAGATGGAAAATGGAGAATCACAGTGAGTGTGCTCGCCGCATTGAACGCAAAAACCCTCGAACTGCGGAAGGCCCGCGACCCGCTTGCCGGCAGCTTCCAGAGCGTCCAAGCTACCGCTACTGCGAATGCCAAGGAGCGCGCGGTCAAGGCCGGTGCTGATCTCTCGACGGTCAAGGCCAATGATGAGGACGCCCTGCGGGCAATTCAAAAGGCTATCAAGCAGGTCAAGGACACCCTAAGCCTCAAGCCTGACCACGAACTGTCGCTGGCTGAACTCGAGATCCTCGAGTCCTTGCTGCCGCAGATGGCCAGTGAGGATGAGATCCGTGGCGAAGCTGAAAGCTTGATTGCTAGCTTGTCGGAAAAGAACATGAAGGCAATGGGTGGCATCATGGCCAGCCTGACCAAGACCTTTGGGACTTCGCTGGACAAGGCAAAGGCCAGTGCCATTGTGAAGTCGCTTCTTTCCTAAAGAAGCTTGTTTTTGAATTTGGAAACTAGGTAAGGTTCATCTTCCCAACGGATAAAGGCGAACCTTACCTCTCCAATTGCTTCATCCAAACCAACATCAAACCATTCTCCACGAATTCTCTTGTGTCCAATCTGGCGATGGATCAATTGTTCAATCACCCTCGCAATTTCGGTGTCTGTTTCTTCGCTATAATGTAAAATCAACTTTTGAGTTGATCCAGTCTGGAGCGATGATAACCGGCTGTGTGGACAGGCGCTATAACCAATTTTAAAAGGCCCACCCTCGGGGCCAATAACGTAAATACTCGTGCGACTATTTGACATAGGATAATCCTATGTTCATAATATCCATATAGTCAATTTAGGTATTAAAAATGGCCAAGAAATCTATAGATGATCGCATCTTTCTCTTTATTGGCGATCAAGCATTCACCCTGAAAGATCTTGGCCCTGCTGCTGATATGAGAATTGACAAAGCCATTCAGAGCATTCTTGATCAAGGACTTCTCGGGCCTGAACTCATTGGAGTTCCTTGGTATGATGTAATCAAAAGTTCTGATCTACAGTTGGAAAGCCAACCAAGTGAAGAGGATATTCTACAGTATTCGCTCTTCAAACGATACCGAGAAGAATTGGAACGTTGTAGAAATCTCAACAAACTTGGGACGCTAACCCAGGCCGACAAGGATAAGATGCTTCAACTTCGTCGTGATTGGGAATCTGTTACCAAGTTGGCAAAGCCTTAATCGTCGTCTGATATAAAGGCAAGCGGAACATCTGCGTTCATCCAAGCTTCCTCAGAAGTCTGCTGATCGTCAGCGACGACCTGTGAGGGCAACTTAGTTGCTGAAACAAGTCTTCCCTCGCCCAAGCTCATACGAGCTGCGCGAAGCTTTTCCCGTGCTTCTGCTTTGCGCTTCTTTTCATGCCGAGCCTTGTCACTTTTGCTCATATACGTAGTTGGTGGATAGTTACCAACTGGGCGGCTAAAACCATTAGCGCCGGCAAAATCGGCCACCGCATATATGATAATGCCTCTTTTCTTGGGATCGTCCCGATAGAGATCTGCGGCGAGCTGGTTAGCACTTTCAAGAGAATCAACTTGATGGCGATCATAGTTTTTGCCACCGCCAACAAATCCACCCCTAGTGATTTGAACCACCGTAAAGTATTTGGCGTGCTTGATGGTATGCTCGTTGAGCTCTTCATCGGTGTATTCTCCCATCAAACCAGGGAGGCTAGAACCGTCTTGGCAAGTTGGCTTTTGGGTCATTTCAAATCCAATAATTTGCTTCAAACCAGCATTTTGTATCAGGTATCGTAGTGTATTTGACAGATAGGGCAAGAAAAAATTGAATTATTTTGGTATGAGAAACCGCAGAAATCAGCGAATTTTATGCTTGACACACTCAAAAGATGCCTAGAATTCAATAAAAACAACATTTCTTCGGTTGACTTTTAGACATCAATGCGTATGTTCTGGGCTGTGGACGGCAATCCCGCTGTTCACAACCCTGAGTGAAGTATCACTCATTGAAGTGAACAGCAACACAGAAAGATCGAAAATGTCAACTCTAACCCTGAATACCGCTGCTCGCGGTCTGGACCGTTTCTCAGCAGCCACCAAGCTTCGCACCCAGGTGCGTGACGGCGTCATGTTCATTCGCCCCACCGATCGCAAGGCGCGTGTGAATCTGAAGAAGGACGAGCTCCTGGTCGACCTGTCGGGCGGCAAGGCAACCATCGAAGGCCAGGATCTGACCGCCGGCGCCTACGGGCTGCGGGCCGACAAGTATGGCTGGTTCGCGCTGACCCCGGGTCACACCGGCCGTGGCGCATCGGTGAAGATCGCCGACTAATCGAATAGCCATTCGGCGGGAACGGCGGTTGTAGGGGGCCGCCGTTTCTGTCTGTGACAGAAATCTACCTGTTAACGTTCTTTTAACACCCGATATGTAAACTCGGGTAAAATAACAGGAGGATAATATGTTCTTAAGAAATGGCAGAATCAAACAAAAGATATTAATGCCCGATCATATTGTTTCTCTTTTCAGAAACAATATAATGGTAGGTCGCTTTACCTTCCCTCCCACTGATAGCCGTTTTGTGAAGAAAGACGATCTCTTTAAGATTGCTTTTGATCATATCAAGACGCGTCAGTCCCAATACAATGGATTTGATCATTCAAACGATCTTTGTCTGAAATTGTGGGATCGTTTTGAGGTTAGCTATTATGGGTTGATTATGAAGGGTAACAGAAAAGGTGAGTTGATAGTAGACAAAAGTCTTGACTAAAATATCCTTACCGTTAGCTTGACGTTATGAAACAGTTAATTTCTCAAACCGCGCAGCCTGTTAATCAAGCCGAATATCAGGCTGGACTTATGGATGGAACCCGCTATAGAGCAGACGGTCATCTAGAACTGTTGAGTCGTTATGAAAACGGATCAGCGGATTATCGTATGGGTTGGGACGCATCGGTTGAAAACCCCAGAGCTATTGATCCGGATTTTGCTTCATGACACTTGATCCTCATATTATCGTCCACTTTCGTCGACGTAGAACCATGGACGAACATCGACAGGATTTAGATGCTGGCAATCCAAACCCAGACCTCTTTGCCCCAATGGGGCAAATGTTGATGACACAAGTCCCTGATGAAGGAAAATATATCTTCGTCAACGGAACAAGCTATCTCATTCAGAACGTCACGTGGTCGGTATATCTACCTGAACCCGGGGAGTCCAATGTCGCTGTCCCTGAAGTAATGTTGACTTTGGGTGCAGGTACGGACTGGAATAATCCAGCTGCGCCGAGAAGCTGGTCCTAACTGTAATATAGTCTCTCTTAGGACTACTGTTAAAGTCAAATGATCAAAATCATTTTACGAATGGCAGGCAGGAATGATGAAGTTGTCTTCCTGCCACAAATTCCTGAAAGGGGCCATTATTTTGCCCGTAGCACTGATCTTTGTAACGAATCTTTATATCGAGTAGAACGAGTCATCTGGATCGTTCCTCGCGAAGGTCTAGTCCCATCAGAGCTTGAATGTGCTATTGTGGAAATCAGTTGGTGACGGGGTAAGGATTTGAACCCTACTACACTCTCACTCTGGATACGCCTGCCCATGTGAGTGAGCGCCCATACCAATTAGGCGTCTCCGTCAAACATATTTACTAAATTGAGCTCAGAATCGGTTGACTAATCCGATTCTGAGCTCTTGAGGCTTCGGTGACCTCGACGGATTTCCCCGTGCTGATTATTTTTAGGGGGATCAGCATCCTTCCGCGTTTCTACTCAACAACCGAGGTGGAACCTTGGCAATGTCCACAATCGCTGACACTCGTGTGGCACGTGTCATATGCCCTACCCCGTAACCCGGTAGACGGTTCCCACTTAGCGGGGCTGCTAGTCTGAGATTTATTTCTAAACCCCATGCTCTCTTTATAGCTTACCGGCAAGATCGTCGCAATATTTTTCAATCTTTTGAATCTCGGAAGATTCAAAAATCTTCCGAGATACAAGCATTTCTGAGGTATCTAGGTGTAACTAGCTTAAAAAGAATGAAAAATCCTGCTCCTAGGTATTGACGTTTAGGGCAATTCAGCTAATATGAATTCAGACAACAAGCTATTGCTGTTGTGTAACAAAGAATATGGAGATCGAAATGCGAATTCTGAATTTCAACGCTCAGGCAACCGCTGCTATCCAGGGCCGCACGGGCGGCAAGCTTCGTCTGGACGTCAAGGACGGCGCTCTCATGCTGCGTCCGACTGATCGCAAGGCTGGCCCGCACGTTCTGACCGAGATCGTGACCAGCGGCAAGACTGCCAAGATCGAGATCACCGACAAGCAGCTGGAAAAGCTGGGCGTTGCCGGCGAACTGGCCGACGCCAGCACGTTCGGTCTGCGCAGCGACAAGTATGGCTGGTTCGCAATGACCACCGGCGAAGCTGCTGAAGGTGACACGTCCGTGATCGAAGGCGCCGAAGTCGCAGTGTCGGAACCCACCGCGTAACCTTTCCAGGGCTACAAGAAAGGCGGGCACCAAAGCCCGCCTTTCTTTTGACTGAAATTCTGAAAGTGGTTGATTTCCTTTCACCAGATAAGTAGATAAAATGGTGAATGGAGATTTTCATGTCAGATCACGATAGACTTTTACAACTTGCTGGGCTAAAGAGCCTCCTGGTTGAAGACTCGCAGGTTAACATCACATCATCTGATGTTGAATCCAACGCCGATTCTCGTGTGTGGGAGAGGAATGTCGAGCAAAACATCAAGCGCATTGCTCGCAAGATCGGTATCGATCTGGTAGACAACTATCCTATCCATATTGACGAAGCAAACATCGTTGAGGTGAAGATAGACACGGGTTCGGGGATGCCACTGGCGCACCTTCTCAGATTTGCCAATGCGCTTGCCGCCAACAGAATCGGCTCCGACCTAAAAATTCAAGGATCAGCGGATCTCTATATCACTGTTGAGTTCACCCTCAACGTATAAGGCTGTTGACAAACTCTTCTGCAGACAGCAGAAGATATCTGTCGATACTCCTTGTTGACAAAACCCAATCCTCGCCCACCCATCCCGAGGATGAGAACCCTGCCCAAAAGGCAGGGTTCTCCTTTCTGGTTGACATATGATCATTCTATGCTAACTCTGGTTTATAGGCAGACACGAGGAGATCATGGTGGCAAAGTCAAAGAACGAAGGTTGGGGCGCAGCAATCGCTACCGGCCTTTTCGTAGGATTTCTGTCAACGTTCCAGACATTCAGGATTCTATTCCTGATCATTGTGTCAATCGCACTTTCGACTTTTCTCTGGGATTCGTGGTGGACTTCCAAGGTCCTCACTGAAGACCAGTATGAGTTTTCAGTGAGCACTCCCATGTTGGACGAAATGGACGGAAATCGTCCGGCTGACATTAGCCCAATGTTTCGTATCAATTGGAAGTTTGTCAACAATTCGGAATATCTTGTAGAAACGGCCGAATTGTCGGGCATCCTTTATCGGTGTGATTCATATGATCAACCCCTGCAGAGCTGCGATTATATTCGACGCGAGGATCATATCATCACGTTGAATTTGCCAGCCGGCCGCCACACCACCAGGGATGATCAGTTCTCCTTTATTGCCTCAGGTGGTACGCCCGGTATCTATAGGGCTGAAATCACCACCAACAAGGTCTATGCCGACACTGATCGTGAATATTGATTAATGGATTCTGGTTGACATTTAACCAGAATCCATTAAAACCCAGACATAGGCACATGAACAGGAGATCGAAATGCTTTTGGTGAACGCGGTTGAAAATGACAAAATTTCCCTTTCACAGGTCAACGCAGCATTGATCGAACTGATCTACGGCACCACCAATAGCGTTCATATCAACAAGAAACCGGCGTATGGGATCTTTACCCACGTTATGGACCAGCTCGTTCGAATGAGCAATGAAGCCAAGTATCATTTTCCCGTCACTTGTATCCGTCTGCCGCACTGTATTGATGCCGAGCATATTCGTGAACTGGCTCTCGCAAAATGCGGCATAGTGGTCGTCGATGAAGCTGATAAAATCGACAATATCGAAGGGGCCGCTGATGTTCTGAGATCCCTTGAGAGCCCGTATCTCAAGGTTGTGTATGTAGCGACGGTTGACGACTAGATCGTTCTCTAAGACGTTTATTGAAGATATGGCGGGCTTTGCCCGCCATATCTTCAGTTGTCTGTTTCAACGTAAAAGTTAATTAACTCAATAGACACTGTTGGCCCAGTCACGTTGGTCACGGCCCACGCTGATGTAGTCAAAAATTGATCTGATGCCGGAATATTTGAATTGAAAACTCCAGATGCCGTGAATGTCTGATCTTGTCTATCCAGTCTCCATCCCACAAAGCTGCCGTTTGGTGGTGAGAATAGCGAGAGGGTATAAACCAAATTGCTACCAGTTGCTGGAAAATTAGATCCAAGATCAACAAGTGTTCCCGTACCGCTACCTGAGTTACACACCATCTGCATATTGTTAGATCCTGCCATCTTACAAACTCCCAGGGTATTCAGGATAGTGTTGGGTTGAACGTTGGTTGGCGCAGCAGTTGAACCTAGCATTCCTACAAACATTCTCTTGCTTCCATTGACGGTTGAATCCACTATACCAAAGGTATGATGATAATGAAATCCACCGGCGTTGGGGAAGTTGCCTCTCCACCACTGAAGGGTTGGATTTCGATAGCCAGCACCGGAGGTGGATGATGTTCCGCTTAGATACCCGATTCTTCTCAAGCTTGCGAGAAGACTGGTGCTTGCTATTGTCCTAGATCCCGCAGTTCCAATTATAGCCTGTGCCGCCAAACCCCAAAGGCTAGGAGCAGACGCACCAACAATTGGCATCAACATACTAATTTTGTTTCGACCAATATGAGCCTGTAGAGTGGCATCTAGGCCACTTGGTCCAATAAAAGCTGGCATCATTCTTCCAGCTAGATTGCGAGCTCCCAGAGTAACTGAGTTCTCTGCTGAAACACTTGGGACTTCCTCATCTAACCTGACATTACCTGCTTTCAAAGGCATTCCAGCTTTTACGGTTACGCTGTTGTTGGCTACCACTAGCTCTGGGCTATCAGGTGTTCCTATCTGGAATTCAAAGGTGGTACCACCTTCCCGGAAATTGCTTGATCTTCTCTCATAACGAACGTTACCTTGACCTGTTTGGGTCAGGAAGGCAAAGTCTACTAGATCTGGGCCGCCAACCTGTTCAAATACGGCTCCGTTCCTCTGAAAGTCGTTGGTCAGGGTTAGACGAGATGTTCCGCTAGAAGATCCAGTTTGTTGAAAAACTATCTGGTTTCCTGATGTGTTGAGGATTGCCCCTCCCGATGAACCAAAATTAGTCTGCGAGGCCGAGAAAGTTTTCTGTCCAGTTACGGTTTGAGTGGTGGCGATTGTGACAGCACCGATAGCCGCAGGATCAGGAGTTCCCCACGAAACGTTCCCGTTACCTTGACTGAATAGAACCTGACCTACACCACCATTGGTGTTTGGTAACAGAAGACCGTTTTCTTTTCCTACACGCATATTCTATCCTTATCCAAAAATTATATAGGACCAAGCCCCACTAATGGGAGAAAAAGAACTCAAGTCAACTGATACAGTATTGTTATTCACTAGAGTTATTTCGTCAGGTTGAACCAATCTATTGTTTTCATCATATATCTGAACCAAGACACTGCCCACATTCAACTGATGAGAAACTGACAGGACTCCGTTAGTTATATTTGAAATCTCAAACTGCGCTCTGACAATACGAGAAGCGGTGATCTGTGCCGGACTGATCTTGACATTATTTGTACCGTTGAATGCTGGTATTGTAGTTGTTGAACTGACTGAACCAGTGGTTAGGCTATTGATACTAAGACCAATCGAGGTGTCTCCTACACCACCGTTTCCATTGGTTATTACAATACCTTGCTGTCCTGCGGTAGTGCTAGCTATGATCAATCTTGAAGTATAGGTGTTAGCTGCTGTTCTAACTAGATAACCGTTAGAAGAAGCTGTCACAATATTCAGACCGCTTAAAAGAGACGATATCGTGGAGTAAGAAGGAGCGTTACTTGAGGCGCTATTGAAGATCAAAACTTGGTCAGCAGAAACTGGAGTTGATTTGGCTGGAAGATTACTGCGGGTTAGGCTTATTTCGACCTTATTGCTGGTGCCCTGACTGGCAACGGTATTAATACCGGGTCCGCCATCTATGGCCAAGGTGTCAACACTGAAATCCAAGAAGATCAAGCCAGTATTGGCAGCAAAAGAAGCAGATAGCGGAACATCAATCCATGACAGTGTCCCAGATCCGTTTGTTTGAAGAACTTGTCCGGTGCCGCCGTCTGTATCCGGTAGAGTCCAAACGGTGTTGGTTGGAGAATCAGGAGCCTTTAGCGCAACAAAATTTGTAGAGTTTGTTCCAAAGAACTTTAGGGCAGAAGTCGATCCATTTGAAGTGTTGAAGGGTAGGATGTCAACACTACCCCCGGAACCACTACCGGACGAAGCGCCTGGCTTGATTCGTAGGCTCCCACCGGATGAGTTACCGGATGGATTGCCAGATCCCAAATTGAAATTAAGATTGGTTCCAGATGCACCAACGGATGATCCTGACGCCGTTGTTATAGCGCCGATCTGGGTGATAAGACCAGTTTTCATTCAAAACCCCTCGGAAATAGTCGCTATATTTAGCGACTTTCCGAGGTGCTAAACTAGGAGTTATGAAATAATAGCAACCCAGTTGGTAACATTGAAGCTATTCAGGGTAATCTCAACCATATTGTCAAAGACTCGCACTTGATCGGCAATTATCTGTGCGTCATCTTCGTCATATACTGTTACCACTACGTATTTGCGCCCAAGATCATGTTGAACAGTCAGGACTCCATTAACCAAATCAGCAGAAGTGAATTCAACCACATGGCGGATCTTCTGCCACACATTCATTGCGCCGTTGAAAGCAATGTAGGAGTCTGGCGGTGACCCTGAGTTGCTGATTTGTTTAATCTTCAGACCAGACATTATTTCAAACTATCCTTAGTTGCGCGACCAAATTTCATTGTATGATATACTTAACCTTATTTTCAATATTAGGATGACAAAAAATCAACCTGTGCTAACAAAATCTCATGACCGAAAAGACCGCAGATTTTGTCAAACGTATGATTGAGACTCGAGTGTTTATTCACTCCGATTACCGTTGGATGTTTGGTAAATCAACCTACGGATCTCATCAGACGGCTCTATCAATCTTTATGGCAATCAAAGACCAATGTGTCTATAAAAAGCTGTCAGGTCAATCGGATCCGACAATGGCAAATGGCCAGGAGATCCGAGAAGCGGTAACCGGAGAAACACATAGTTATGCCAGCTATTGGCTACGGAAACCAGAGATCGAAAGTGCTTTTGACCTCTTGAAAAAAAGTAGGACTGATAAAAGAAACGACACGTAATCGTGGACCATATGGCTACGGCGATGATCGGGAGTTCTGGCTTACCGTTCTTTCGGTTACTATTATCAAAGAAGCCAAGCAAAATGCTGACATCAGACAGGCAATTTTGAATATTCTTGCCGAAAATAGCAATCCTTTCAAAATTGACTCTGAGTAGCCTGTTATGTAATCTAGTTGAGTGTCAGTAGTGCTATTGAGCACCCAATCAAGGTTAAACCATGCGCCCCAGTTTGAAGCAGATTTATAACGATCCCCTGAAAATTATAGAAGCTTTGAAGGAGGCAGGGGTTGAGTCTGCGCATGAGAAAGTCATGGGCATTATGCTAAGACTTTGCGAGTATTGGTCCGTTGAAAAGCATTTGAAGCGATATATCAAAACTAGAACTGAATTGGAACAGTGTGAGCTAGCTGCTAGAAACCCAAAAGGTGACCTTCCAGCTACCAAACCATTCGACCAATCCAGATTTATGATGGATATCAAACGTTCAAAGGAATACAATGCCAATATTTTGAATATGCGATCTTATCTCAACAAGATGGCTAGATGTTTGGAAACCAAAATTGACAAATGGCCAGATTTGGACCTTGATCCATCTACCCTGCGAAAGAAGCCAGACAATAAGCTGAATAAAAAGATTCTTGGAAAACAAAAGCGGCGTCATTGGTCTAGGAATATATACTGGTATTGACAATTCACCAGCTTGTGTTAGAATTAGGACAACAGCAATGATGGAGATTTTAATGATTCAAGCTCGTGCCCAGGCGTTTGCGCAAGTTCTCACTGCCCTCTCGCCCATTCTATCGAGGATCCCCAATGAGGTCTCCTATGATGAAACCAAGGGTTTTCAGCTCAAGTTGAACGGCTTTTACAAGGAAGGGAATATCACCCTCCGTGTTGTTGACGCGCCCAAGCTTCAGATCGTGATCGAAGGACGATATTCAGTTCTGGATCAGGTGTTCAATATCGACGAGCTCCTGGATCGGGTTGTTGCTGTTCAGATCGAGCGCTATCGCCATTATAGTGTGGTAAAGCCGGAAACTGCTGCTGAAATCGATCGCAACTGGCTCCCGATACTGATCGATATGGGCAAGGTTGAAAAGAAGGTGGTCGAGACTTATCACCTTGCCTAAATGATTGACTTCTCGGTGGTATCACGTATCGTATTCTCGAGAAGTCAAGAGGAAAAGAAAATGAACGTCACCAACGCGCGAGCTTGGCCCTTTCAAGAGGCCCGAAATCTTCTCGCTCATATCGAGAAGAAGGGAAAGAAGCCCGGTGATTTGGTGACGTTCGAGACGGGCTACGGTCCCTCAGGGGCGCCACATATTGGGACCTTTGGTGAGGTTGTCCGCACTTTGTGGGTGATGCGAGCTTTCAATAAGCTTACTAATCATGCCTATCGCACTCGACTCATTATGTTTTCGGACGATTACGACGCACTTCGTAAGGTTCCCGATGATATGCCTGAGTGGATGAACGAGCATCTGGGCAAGCCGCTGACGCATGTCCCTAATCCATATCCCTATGAAGATATCCCAGAGGCTAGCTTTGGGCAAGCCAACAATGAAAAGCTTGCCAGGTTCGTTGAGCCTCTTCTTCAATCATTCGACGGTAGCTCACTTGGCAACATTCATCAGGGAGCTCGCTATGGGATGGTGAGTTCAAGTGAATACTACTGGGCCGGTGCCTTCAACGACATGCTGGATCGCGTGTGGGACAACTATCAGGCCATTCTGAATATTCTACTACCCACGTTCAAGAACGAACGTCGATCCACATATAGTCCGTTCATGCCGCTGAGTGAGCAAGGCCGAGTAATCAACAGCGGTGTTACGCTAGGCGCGGAGCGAGGAACCATTATCTGCCATGAGGGTCTCCGCAATATACATGATGGCAATGCCAAGCTTCAATGGTATGTTGACTGGGCAATGCGCTGGACGTTTTTTGACGTGGACTATGAAATGTCTGGCAAGGATCTCATGGATAGTGTCAATCTTTCCAGTGAGATCTGTCGTGTCCTCGGCGGCACTCCTCCTCTTAACCTGACCTATGAGTTGTTCCTAGATGAGCACGGAGCCAAGATCAGTAAGAGCAAGGGCAACGGGTTCACTATTGAGGAATGGTTGACCTATGGATCACATGGGTCGCTTATGTTATTGATGTTCCAAAACCCACGAGCTGCTAAGAAGCTCTACAGAGACTTGGTTCCGCAGCTAGAGGATCAGTTTATCAAGTTATGTCAGAAGGCTGAAATCACTCCTGACGACGCGACGTGGCATTTTCAGATCAAGGATCCGGAAATGCTCGGAGAGGATATTTCCTATAGCCTCATGCTGAATCTAGCTATTGTGGGCCAAACTCGAGAGCCCGACAAGTTGCTGGCTTATTTGGAGCAAGGTCGCGAGCTTTCGGGACCTACAATTCAATATGTCAAGGAGATGGCTCCCAAGGTTATTGCCTATGCCGCTGACAAGGGCCTATTTGATCGTGAGCGTCGTGAGCCAACAAGTAAGGAACGACAAGCGTTCAACGAACTTGCTGCGCGATTTTCTGGTATGCTGGAAAATATGACAGCAGAGCATTATCAGTATCAGGTCTATGAAGTAGGCAAGCGGCATGGGTTTGAACCTCTACGGTCTTGGTTCCGGGCCCTCTATGAATGTCTCTTGGGGTCAAGTGACGGTCCGAGGTTTGGAGCCTTTACCCAAGCTTACGGCCTGAAGAATACAATTGCCCTGCTACGTCAATACGATATTGACTCATAGGCAAATTGCGCTAGGTTATACGAATGAGTCTGAAATTTGACATGGTGTTGGCCCCGGCCTGGTTCTTTGCTCACAAGGAACTGGGCCTTTGGCCTGATTGGAAAGAATATTTCAGACTCCGTAAGGCTTATAGCTCTCCCGGTCGTTTCTATCATACTTGGCAACACATTTACGAATGTGTCAAGTTCGTTCATATTCATTATGGCTGGCAGGCATTAGTTGTGTTAGCCCTTTTTTACCACGATTCAGTTTATGATGTGGATAGAAAAGACAATGAAGAGATGTCAGCCAAGGCTTGGCTGGATTACGCCAAGCGTCGCCGAATTGCCTGCGCATCGTCTATTGTCAATGTTGCTGATATGATTCGCATGACCGCAAATCATAAAGTAGATAACGATCTACCCTATCAGTTCAAGATGATGAACGATGCTGATATGCACGTTTTCCTCTGTCCCGACCATCACTATCTTGAGTATTCGCGCAACATCTGGCGAGAGTATTCCAAGTTTGGTAGGGATCAGTATCTTGCTGGTCGAAGAACCTTCCTGGCATCAATTGACTACAGAACCATCTTTTACACGCATCAGGCTCGTAAGAAGATGAAGATTGCCAGAGCCAACTTGGAGTTGGAGCGGGTTATTCTTGAAGACTGCCCAGATGAAATTCTGGTTGATGTTTGATGTCAAACAAAGCTGAAAACTGGCACGAGCGCATAATTGCCGCTTATCCAATCTATGAGGAAACCGCACATTGGATTCCTGTGGCATGTAGCGTAGTGACTTCTGAAGCCGCTGCTGACCGTAGAATGTGGGCAGATTCTCGAGGCTTGAAGAGAGGAACAAAGGAAGCCCGTAACGATTATCTAATTCCAGTAGCAGGATTATGGTTATTCAAAGATCCCCAAATTGCTATGGAGTTCAAAATGTTATGGGGTTGAACGCAAAAGCTGTTAAGATCCGTCGTGGAGTGGAAATGTATCCGGTCTACGACACTCCCTTGAAAAATACTCATTCGATTCAATACAATAACGGTAGAGTCACCCTGGCCGTTCTCAAACGAGAGGTAGTCGAATGGATACTCAACAACGGATTGCCCGATGATACTATGAGCGATGAGTGGTCAGTATGGGATGATTGGAAGGGGGAAACTGCCCCCTTTTTCTTCAAAGATCCCGAGATCGCTATGATGTTCAAATTAACTTGGGCTTGACAACCTAAACCCCTGTGTTATAACAGGGTTATGAACCAAGAAACCACATATGATGTAATGCAGGATCCCATTGTCGTTGCGGCAATGGAATTCATGATCGATGCGCACCGCAACCATGCGCTGAAGCCTGACCCGGTCCTGGGCGGGCAGCGTCGCAAATATTCCAAAGCTCACTATGAAGTCCACCCCATCCAGGTGGCCAAAATGGTGAGCCTGAGCATCCACAATGATGCCATCAATGTCGCGGTTGCCCTGCTACATGACTGCGAAGAGGACACTACCAAGGGCCTCGGTGCCATTCGGGAATTCTTCGGCAAACAGTTTGGTAACGATGTCGCGGCAGAGATTGTCGCAGGTGTCGCTGAAGTCTCCGATGTCAGCAAGCCCGAAGATGGCAATCGTGCCTTCCGTCGCAATTTGGACAAGGAACACGCTTGGCTGGCTACGCCTGAGCGCAAGACAGTCAAGCTCGCAGACATCAAGAGCAACCTGCCCAGCATCGTAGCGCATGATCCTGGCTTCGCTCGCAAGTGGGTTCAGGAAAAGGCCGATGTTCTGCCTGGCCTGACCGAGGGCGATCCCAAGCTGTTTGCTGATGTCAAGGCGATGATCGAAAAGTTCTTTGCCCGTCAATCGGTCAAGGATCCGGATTGGGATTTGGTCTAATGGCAAAGCGCAAACCTTTTATTGGTCTCGAAGACATGCCGGATTTTGACGAGTCATGGACTCCCAGCAGCACTCTTCGGGTAGTCATCGGTGAACCAACGGAAGATCATCCCGATGGTGAGCCCCGCATAGTTGCCATTCCCAACGAGGACAGTAAGGCTTACGAACTTCTCCATGGCTACGGCTTTGTCCTCGAGGACGTTCTCGTCAAAAACCTGATAGAGATTGACGGTGGAAGCCTGGCTATAGTTGAAACTACACCTACACTAGAGGATCACTATTGTCTCCAGCTTGAAATGGAGGGCGTAGTGGAGGGCATGTGTATCTCGGCACACCGCAACATCAAGTATGGCGATGATAGCGAGAGGTCAACCTGATGGAGACCTGTGCTACCATTGTGATTCCCAGATCTATGTGGATTAATTTATGCTGAACGTTGTAATCATCCATACCACCCGCGGTGGACGCGACCCTGAGGAGTATCTCCACGTGGTCACTGAGTCGCTTGCTGAACTGTTGGATCCACAGGATCCCTGGCCTCGTCTTGGACATTTTGAGGACAAGCGAGATCCGGGAATCCTGGCTGGGTATTTGGAATCCGTAAAGGAGACCATTGCGTGGACCAAGCGTCGTGGGTGTAACGTGATCAAAACTATGAAAGCGGCAGGTTACTGATGTTTCGGAATATCAAATGGCCTGAAGATGAACGTCCATATCCAAAGCTTTTTCAATGCTCTGGGGGTTGGTTTGCCGTTCATAATCCCGGTGATCTTGGCAGTGGCCCTTGGAAGAATGAGCAGGCTGCTGAGTTTGCTCTCGAGGGCGAATACGAAAAGGCAAACGAGGCAAATCAATGAACTATGCCGATCATCCGCTTCTTGAGCCTTTCAAGGCTCAATCTAATGAAACCCTGTTGACCTGCGCCATTGCGCAGTTGGACATAGCAGCGTGGATCAAGAATGGCGCGGAGTTCGGAAATACTGGTCTTGCCAAGGGAGTCTCAGAAGCCATTAAAGAAGCCTTTGGTAGCGCGGATCGTGAGTTCTTGGAGAAGTTTCTCTATCATGCTATACTGGCAACAGTCAAAGCTAACAGAGAAGCCCAGTCGGTTAAGGATTCCATCAACCCTGAGAATGGGATTTGAAGTCCAAGGAGGAGGTCTTATGTTGAAAGCATTGCTGACACGTTGGAGCAATTGGCGGGCCCATAGACGGGCTCTCTGGGATGCTCGTTTGGCTCTCATAAAGGAGCGCAATGCCCAGGGGCTTTGTGGAGATTGTGGGGTCCATCCCATCTGTTATCCAAACGGCAATTGCGACGGGTGTGAAGCAGTAAGCCAGCTCTAATTTCTGGTTGACTGCTCACCTGTTTTTGCTAGAGTAGGGGTATAGACAGTCAACGAGGAGACCGACAATGGGCGCATGTTTGGTAGGACGCAGCTATCCCGGCAAGACGCTGGCTCAGGCGCAGAAGCTTTGGGACAAAGACTGTGAGCAGAGTCGGCACGAAGACGGACACTCCTACAGCGGAGCAATCGGTATGCTCAACAGTGGTCGGGTTACCTCGCATGTCTTCAACACCTATGAAGAGTTTGAGGAATTCCTTTCCGACAAGCGCAAGGACGACGCCTACTGGGCACAGGTCAAGGTGATCCGGGAAACGAAGCCGCTCCTCATGGCCCGCGAAAAATCTCGAATTGCCGCCAACAACCTCTGGAACGCCAAGCGCGAAAAAAAGGCTCCCAGCGTTATCAAGACACTGACTGCTCGCCGGGACAAGGCAACAGAAAAGGTGCGGGCTATTGAAGCAGCACAAGCCGCCAAGTCCACCAAGACGGTTTGGTGTGTGGGTGGTATGGCTAGCAGCTAATGCCTATAACGATCGACGACCTCAGGGAACAGATGAAAGCGGCATTACCCGCTGCTCGTGCGGCCTATAAGCATAAATCCTCCCAAACGGCCAATATGAGAGAGTTTTGGGTGGAAGTTGGGAAAATAATAGAGCTTCATGAAAAATTTCCTCCAGCCGCTAAACCAGTTGCTGACGTTTACAAATTCTATGAAGTTGGCCGAATTTACTATCATGCCAAAAAGCATGGGATGCGATCGGCTTTGATGCTCAAATTGACGACTCCATGACGCTCGAGGATCTCAGGGAAAAGACCAAGGAAGCGTGTCTACGAGCGCGACAGGCTGACATAATTGGTTTCAGAGGAAGTCGTTTCCGCGGCTTGAATATGCGACAGGCATGGGAGGAAAACTCCAAAGTCATCAAATATCTGTTGGCTGATGGGGCGGATTTGAACGATCACCTGGATAGCGCGCTAGTCCAGTTCCACTACGCGGGTGAGATTTACTATCATGCTAAAGAGCATGGGTTGAAGTCTGCCATGCTGCTGAAACTACAGCGATTTTAAGCACTTGCTCTTCTACCACTTTCAAGTTAAAAAGTGGTATGAAAATTCTTGCTGATTCTCTCGCAAAGGCTTTCCAAGCCGCAGGTATTCCCGAGCATTTCGCCGTCGTAACGCGAAGTGACCGTCCCGACTTGGCCGATTTTCAGTGTAACGGTGCGCTAGTGTCAGCCAAGCAACTGGGTAAGTCTCCTCGAGATATAGCTCAGACGATAATCAACGCATTTGACGATCCTCGATTCGACCTCACCATTGCTGGACCCGGTTTTATCAATGCTCGCACCAATAACGCGATCTTAGAAATTGCCTTGCGAGTTCCACAAAAGACTAACCGCAAAGGTCAACTCAAAATTATCGACTATGGTGGCCCCAATGTAGCTAAGGCGATGCATGTTGGTCACCTGCGGAGTCTGGTGATCGGCAAGAGTCTTCGGGAGATTCTGGTCTATCAAGGCTACGATGTAATCACCGACATTCACTGGGGTGACTGGGGCTACCAGATGGGTCTAGTTCTTGCTGCTCTGATGTATGAGGACTTCCGGGCATCCGATGGTAACAATTACACAATTGAGCATCTACAGAAGATCTATCCACTTGCCGCCGATCGGGCCAAGAACGACGAAGGGTTCAAGAAAGGAGCTCAGAAGTTCACACGGCGACTTCAACTGGGCGATCCAGACTTACTTGAGATCTGGGGTAAGATAGTTGAAGCAACACAAAAGAGCGTTTTGGCTGATCTAGAGATCCTCAATATAAAATTTGATCTATACAATGGTGAAAGCAATACCGCTCTTCTTTTGCCGGTCTTAGAATCACAACTGATGGCAAAGGATATTCTAAAGACAAGTGAAGGCGCCGAGGTCATTTATTGTAAAGACCCTGCGTTGTCTCCGCTTATGTTTACAAACAGCGAAGGAGGATACCTTTACGCTGCTACTGATCTTGCGACTATTCAGGAGCGCGCCCAAGCCAACCCCACAGAGATCATCTACGTGGTGGACCAGCGACAGGGGCTTCACTTTCGGCAGGTCTTTGATGCTGCCAAGCAAATGGGCCACACTATGAAGCTCACCCACGCGGGGTTTGGAACTATTCAAGGGTTTGACGGCAAGCCTTTTCGAACCCGCGCAGGAGGTGTTCCCAAGCTGCGCGATTTGCTCGATGAAGCAATCGAAAAGGCTCTAGCTAAAAATCCTGATCCTGAGATTGCTCGTAAGGTGGCGATTGCTGCTATCAAATTCAATGACCTACAAAACAAGCGGTCAAACGACTACGCATATGACATTGATCGTGCTCTCGCTCATGAGGGTAAAACTGGACCTTATCTTCTTTATCAGCTGGTTCGGATGAAGAGCATCTTGGATAAGCAGACGGTAGGTATTGGTAATATCAAGATTACTTGCGATGAAGAGCGACAAATAGTCCTGGACCTGCTGGCTTTTTCTGATGTGATGAATCGTGTGGAGGATAGTTTGAGTCCTCACCTATTAGCCGAATACCTCTACACCATTGCTCAGAAGTTCTCAGCTTATTATGGAAAGTATCAAATTTCCACTGACCCGAGCCGTGTTGGGTTTGTTTATTATCTACATGCCTATTTGGAAACCGGTCTTGGTCTTCTTGGCATTGAAACAGTTGAAGAGATGTGATGACTGATATCAAGCTTTATGCCATTGTAAGTAATGAGGCAATCTCGGAGAGCAAAGGAAACCGAGGAAAGATGGGAGCGCAGATAGGCCATGCTTTCGTCCATGCCTTTGTTGATTCAACAGTCAGATTCCCCTCAATGGCTCAAGCATATCTTGATACCGACGTGGTAGCAAAAGTTTGCTTGAAGGCAGATGAGGAAATCCTCCACAGTCTCAGCAGAATTTATAAGCCAAAATGTGGAGTCTTTTTGGTCAAGGATGCTGGACTCACCGTGTTCCCGCGACCCATGATCACTGCCCTTGGCATCGGTCCCATCAATGTCAAAGATCGAGAAGAAATTCTTTCGAGTTTGAAACCATGGATTTGATAGCCTACCCCATTTTCAGAACCACTATATTTTTGTCTCCTGGTGATTTGATCACCAGGAAGGTATGGCGACATCTGTCCAAAAACAAAAATGGTATACTTGGGACTATTGGAACGGCTATTGATCTGGATTCTATAAACGGCATTTGCTGGAAATTGAATCCTCACAACGAAATAGGTTATTACAAGATTTATAACAACGAAACAAAAACCGCGATAGACTATGGTTCAATTTCGATTTGGTTCTACGCTCTTTTGACTAGAGAAGCCGCAATCGTGCGACGTCTAACCGACACGTCTGGAGCAAAGATCCAAAGAATGAAAGTTGGCAAAGCTTGTGAGTTTTTTGGTTACTAAAGATTTGACAACCAGTTTAATCATGTTAGAAATAGGGCATGACAGAGATTGTTTTCAGGATTGGTCAAATTGCTGACTATCCACACGTGGCTGATGTTTTTGCTCGATATAACAGAGAATTGGCGCGGAGAAAAATGCCGTCTACATGGCCCGCCAGCAACCTCTATTACTTTGCGGCTCTATTCTACGACAACGAGGTGATGTCAGTTCTCTTTTATGCTCCCATTTATGCCCAACGAGAGATCTACAGCATCGGAGCATATACCCGTCCAAGTTGGCGCAGGCTGGGCCTGTATGGGTTTATATGGAAGACGTGCTTGAATCGCTGGAGGAAATCCGGCGACTTTGATGTCTTCTTATCAGGGTTCAACAAAAAGAACCTAATAAGTCAGAATATGCAGATTTCGCAAGGTCGAGAGTTGTATCAAGAAACTGACACCCATATTCGAACCAGAATTTGTTTGAAGCCGACGGGACAGGAAACCGATCTTACTACAGATGATCTAAAAGCTGTAGGCAATTTGATAGCTCGTCTTTCTGGTTGACATTATCACCTTTTCTGTTAAACAGGTGATGTAGGCAAACACAGGAGAAGACAATGGGCAAGACGGTTCGCAAGGTTGATCCTCGTAACGCTCGCTGGAGCGCTCGCGCTCTGGCCGAAGGCGAGCATGGCGATCGCTTCCTCCGCTTCGCTGGACGTGTTCTTCGTGGAAACGACGGCGCTATTCATTCTGACAAGTGCCAGACGGCGCAGATCGATTCTGAGGGCGGCTTCAAGCTGGATACTTGGAGCGAGTGCCCTGGTAAGAAGAACGGTCGCGAAGCTATTCGCAAGTATCGCCGCGCTGGCAAGATCCTGGTCCAGCGGCAGCTTGAGGAGATCCTGTGATGAAGATCAACCGTTATCTCATCACATTTTCCACCAGCCGTGGTAGTGAAAGTCGCGAAATTGCCGCGTTCAATAAGCCACAGGCCAAGCGAAAGCTGATGTCCCAGCTCTCCACAAAGTATGATCTACCCAAGATCAAAAGCATCGAAGAGATAGGTTGACTTTGTGACCTGTCTTACTAGAGATAGAAGTCACAGGAGATCACAATGAAAGTAACCTTTCCCACTGGACAATTTATCAGCCCTGGCTTTCATCAAATCCACACGATTCGTGAGGAGGAAGAAGAAATTTGGGTGATGGGTCATCTCATCGAGACCAAGGTTCACAAAATTGAAGAAGTCCACGGCGTCGTTGTGAACGATCCTGGTCCGGGGAACCGTTGTACCTTCCTATTTGCTGATCGGGCGTTCATTATCATCAGGGATGACGATCTTGAGTTCTGGGGTGGCCAGACCAAGGCTGAATGGTTCGAAGGAATCAAAGAGAAAAATCGCCAGGGTATTGAGCGAGGTGCTGAACTCGGCTGGTGGGACATTAGTGAGGATGGTAACCCTCGTCAAAAGGCCCAGCAGATCAGCATATCAGCCATGACCGCTGAGAATAAAACCCTCATGGCTCACTTAATGGTGGACCTGGGCTTCTTCCCTAGTGTGGGCCAAGCCCGCAAGAACGGCTGGGACAAGCCTCTTGAACTTGGGCGTCATGAGCTGGGTCCCAAGAAAAAGCGAGCATTCGTGGAAATCATCCCTTAAGAAGAGGAAAAACTATGCGTATCGTGACCGTTACCGAAGACTACTTCAATGAGCGTCCCTGTAATGTGACAGTGGATCTCGATCTCCTGTCCGAGGATGATCCCTATCGAAAGGCCTGCGAGGCTGCTCTCAAGAATCCTCGCCAATATGTTGAAGTTTCCTACGAGCTCATGCAGGACTTTGGCCGAGAAGCAGTGGTCAAGCCGGAAGGTCAGACGATCGTAGGAAGCATCACTCTTACTGAAAGCGGTTCCAGCTACTTTGAGGATCCGTTTCTCCCAGAGGGATATCTGGATGAAGAGGACTGATGAACCACGGCACAGAAAATTCGTAACCGATGTTCAAAGAAGGACGGATCCAAAGTGGTTTGGGCCTTGACCGACAATAGGAAGAGCTGAACGATATTCGTTCAGCATCTGCCACTTGGGCGGAATCTTTTCTCCATGACGACTTTCCATCAGGGACCAAAGAGCCAAGAACACCTGTAGGTTGAGTTCCACATCGCGCTCACAGTAAGGGATCATTCGAGGGTCAAACCTGTAGAATGAGAATGGTGTATCCAGTTTGGGCACACCAAGTATCTCACCCCAATCCTCTAGCTTGTGGCTGTCCATGGTGGTCAGAGCCTTACTAAGATACAGGGTATCGAGAACCTTGGCGCGGTCAATCTGAACTGCCCCTTCGGTGATCTTTTCAATAACCCTAATATCAAAGGTCTTGATGTTATGACCGGCTACCATCTTTGCTGATTGTATCCTGAAAATAGCTTCAGCTATTCCTTCTGGTCCGTAAAAGCTAGCCTTTTCCCGCGATATCAAATCCACCATGCAGATACACCATATCCGCTTGGGTTTGAATCCATCGCATTCTAGATCAAAAAGTAGGTATTCCCAAGGGTTCATCAGTATACTATAACAGAAGGAGAACTCTGGTGTCACTTTTGGTTGTATTCAAAAGCTTGAATGAGTTCAGAATTTCTGTTAAAATGTCCTATGACCTGTAAATCATCAAGAGCCTTCAATCATTTCAGTAAGCGCCTAATGGAGCGATATGGTGTCGATTCTCTTGATCCCGAGGAGTGGCATAATCTTAGGGCACAAATATCAAACGGACACAAAAATCACTTTGTGGGACGAAGATCCAAATCCAAAACTTGGTGGATTGTTGATCTTCGGGGTCAAAAGGTCCTTGCTCTTTATTGTAAGGAGAGCAAGGGGTTTCTTAGTTGCCTACCAATGACAACACTCAAGAGAGCATTGGGCGGAAAAGCCGCCTCTATGCGATATTTTGGACTTAGTTCCGAATCTATCATGGTCCAGAAAAAGCAGCAAATCTGCCGACTTTTGAACTTTTCTGGTTGACTCCTCACCAGTTTCTGTTAAAACCAGAACATAGGCAGACGGCAAGGAGATCGAAAATGGCACTACTGACTTTTTCCACTGAGGTCATCGGAACCCTGGAACTGGAAGATCTTCGTGAGGAAAGCATTCGTCAGTTTCCTCGGCTGGATAGTGGTTACCACTATGGTGCCTCGGAAAGCAATGTGACTTATCCCGAAGGTCTGCTGGAACGCATCAGTCTCAAGGCAAAGCGCGGTCACTATTCGGGCATCGGCACGGTGTCGGATACACTGGATTCCACAACCCTTTTGAACTCGCGTCGCCTCAAGACGCAGACGAATATTATCCAGAATATGATCGAAAGCCTACAGGAATGCGGCAAGGGTGATTACAAGGTCACCAAGGTCATCACGCTGTTCAATCCGATCAAGTTGTTTGTGCTGCTCAGCAACGGCAACGAAGATGAAGACATCCTCTATATGTCGATTAACAGCTGGAGCAACGGCTCGGGTCATCGCAAAGAGCTGAACTGGCCCGAGGGTGTTCCCTTTGAAAGCAAGCGCTCTCGTCGGGAATATTTTACCAAGCGGCTGAACAAGGCAACAAAGGAGCGCAACAACCTTCAGTGGCAGGTCGACAATTTTACTGGAGAAAACAGGAACTTGGAATGGCTGAAATCAGGTCTGAAACATGCCATTTGGAAGGTCGAAGAGGCTAACAAGCAGCTGGCTTCGCTGTAAGAAATTTGGTTGACGAATATAGGACTGGTGTTAAACCAGTCCTATAGACAATAGGAGATTTTATGGCAATCAATCAGCAGGCTCCCGGCGACAACGGCTATAAGGCCTTCTTCAAGGGCAAGTCGATCGACCTTTATGCTCCCTCGAGCTATAAGGCTCAGTTGGCAGCGGCCGCCCATTTTAAGGCCCGCAAGTCCTATGACGTATCGGTTGTTCTCTGCGAGCTGAACGGCGAACAGGTTACCCACAGCACCGCAGCTCTGTAAGGGATCATCATGGAAATTCGCAACCACACCACCAACATGCAGATGCATCCCAAGCTAGTCGAGGCGCTTGGGTATGCTCGACAGGAACGAGCATTTGATGCCCAGGTGGTTCTCCAGGCAAAGGCCGACCTTCTGAATTCCTACTATGAGCAGGCAGGTCTTTCCAGCGCGGTCATCGCAATATCGGGAGGTATCGACAGCGCAGTGGTCCTCGGCGTGGTCAAGTATGCCAGCCAGCTTCCCAACAGTCCAATCCAACATATCGTTGCTATCACCCTCCCCGCTATTATGAGCCGAGGGGTTACTGGGCAAGACACCGCTACTCGTCTTGCCTACCAGGTATGTGAGGCATTTGATGTCGAGACTCTGCGAATTGATGTGGGACCAATTGTGGAGTCAATCATCAACTCCGTTGAACGTGAATTGGGTCACCCTGGCTTGCCTGAAAATATCGGCACTGCGGATCCCAAGCCCACCTGGGCACGAGGCCAGGCCGTGAGCTATGCCAGGACACCCACCTACTACTATGCGACCAGCGTTCTCTCCGCACAAGGGCGGCCTGGACTGGTCATCGGCACCACCAACCTCTCGGAAGGCGGTTACCTGGGATATTTTGGCAAAGCCAGTGATGGTATGGTCGACGTTCAGCTGATTAGCGACCTGTTCAAGTCCGAGGTTTATGAAGTCGGTCGTCTTCTCGGTGTCCCTGCTGAAATTCTCGAGCGCGCACCGACGGGTGATATGTTTGATGCGACTACAGACGAAGTGGTCTTTGGTGCTCCCTATGATTTTGTGGAACTGTTCACCCATATGCTTTGGTCTACAGATTGCCGGACCATGGTGGAACAGCTGGCTCATGAACATGAGGTCGACACTGGCGATGGCAGCGCAGTTGCGCAGCTCAACGAATACTGGGAAAATCTGGAGCGGATGCACCGCTATAATGCCCACAAATATCTGGGCAGGAGCCCCGCAGTTCACCTTGACATTATGCCAGCTGGTGTTAAGAATGGGTGGAACAATCCAGCATGGAGGCCGGAATGAGCAGCTACGCAGACGGCATTAAAAAGCGGACTGAAGAAATCAAGCTCTATAAGTCCGAGCGGCTCAAAGCCAAGCAAGAAGAGGAAGTCCGGAGTCATCGGGCGTGGCTGCGCCTTTGTGGATCGGTTAGTCCCATTGGGGGGTTGAGCGAGTGAACGGCTTCGTCAACGCCTTTGAATTCAGCGAGGCCGATAACGCGATCCTAGCTGGTGATTGGGATATGCCCATTTCAGACTTTTCTGTTGAGCATCTTAACGATCAAGGTCATTTCGTTGGAAAGGTCAACAACTTGATCCCCTGGCATATCAGGGAAGTATTCTACCGCAACCTGAAAAATATGGCTTGGAAGGCAGTTGGTCTCGACGGTATTGCGGATAAGGCGTTTGACCAAGTTGGCAACTATCGATTGAGCAACTATAACGAAGGGTTCGCAGATGCCCTGTGGCGGTGTCTACAGCCCTCAATGGATACGATAAGGGAATGTAATCCCTTCACCCCAACTGACCACGACAACCATCCTCTTTGGAAGCCAATCGGTGTCAACCCTTTGATGAGGTTTATTCGATATGATCACGGTGGCCAGCTAGTTGGTCATTATGATGCCGCTTATATCAAGGATGACAAACAACGGTCTCTTATGAGCATGGTCATCTATATTACCAACAACCCACAGGGAGGAGCAACTCGATTTCTAAGGGATCCACAAGTTGGTAAGCGTATGGATGAAATGGACTTCAGTGACTGGGACCGTTCAGGTAACGATGACGAAGTTATTCTCGCCAATTATCCCAAGGCCGGTTCTGCCTTGATTTTTGATCATCGGTTGTTACATGATGGGGAACCAATCGGTCCCCGTCAGCCTGGCAAGCTGATCATCAGAACCGATATTATGTTTGAAAGAGTTTGATATGGGTGAATTCATCTCAGGTTTGATCTGTATTGCTTTGGGCTTGACTGTGAGCCTATTGGTGATCGGCTTGAGCAGTGTAACGATATCAACTGCCACTTTTTGGTATTGGCTTCCTGCGCTCGTTGGTTTTCTTGTCGCCCTGGGCATTTGGACCTGTGGTGAATTTTTGGATATGCTTGACTAATGCCATTGATGACGGTCGGAACTGTTGCCACAGCGGTTGGTATCGTGTGGCAGTTCTGGCGGGTGCCTGTCCGCCTCTGGGAATGGCATCGTGCCGAGGAAGTTGAGCCTGCGGTTGGTCAGATCTGGCGCGAAGCAAGCCTGGGTGGTCCCAATGTGGACTGGAAGGTAGTTGAGGTTCGTGAAGAGCCTTGGCACATCTTTCTCAAGAGCACGACTATAAAAGACTCCTTTGGTGACTTTGAGGAAGTCAATATGGACCTCGAGACGTGGGAGCATGCCTACCTCAAGAAGCGACGGCTCTACTGTAAGGATTCCAAATCTTCCATAGAAGACACCTATTGGGGTGATGCCGCGGAAGAGTGATTTCTGGTTGATTTCTAGCCAATTTTTGTTAGAAATTTCAATAACAGGAGAACACTTTGATCAACCCCAAGCAAATTATTCACGAAAATAATATTCCTTGGCATATGCCAGAGGAGTTGATTCTGGAAATCATGTCTTGGGAGGTTGGGAGCAAATCTCCATATGGACATTCCTATTACAGTGTCGCTCCAGGTGAAAAAGATTGGAATCATACTCCGCTTGGTTGCTTGAGAATAAGCGACCATTGGAATTTTCGTAGCCAAGGTAAAATTCATTGCCCAACAGACTGTAAAGTTTCTAATAACAGTAAATGGTCGCTTGGGCGGTGGGATGGTAACAAATACATTATTCTCAAGAGTTTGGATCGGCGGAAATTCGTAGATGTGCCTGAACATCGCCTTGGGTCCATGGATTTCCGGCAGCGACAAAACTGGCTAAAGGCCCACAACAAGAAAGATATTTCTGGTTGACTTTGTCAACTCTGGTGTTATACCCAGAGAATAGGCAATAAGGAGATCGGAAATGAAAATCCAGCTCAAGGTTACCAAAGATTCTCCGATCCCCGCCTATCGTCATTATGAGATTCAACGCAACGGCGAGCAGGTCGGCACATTCAGCAAAGGCGCTGATGGTCGCTGGAATGTTCAAATCGTTCGCGACCGTAGTCAGGCCTGGAGCGAATTCAATCGCACGGCCTATTCTCATTCCAACTATCACGCAATGATCCGATTGATTGCCTGTTATCTACAGGGAGACATGGATCGAGTCACTCACCTGGCGAAGGGGATTTGGATTAACCCTTGCCCAACCCCGGAGATCGTAGCATGAACCAGTTGTCAAAGGAATTTCAGGAATATGCCAACTCCTTTAGCTTTGGCTTTCTCAAGGCTTGGAAGGCCAATAGCATTATTCTGATGCTCAAGCAGGCCCCGGATATTTTCGACGACGAAGTTCGTTTTCTCGACTATCTCAAGAGCAGCCTGGGTATGGAAGGCTTCATGGAGCGCGACATTGAGCTCATCATGGGCTGGCTATACGAACGCAAACAGGAGATCGCTTCGTGAAGTTCACAGTTATGGGTCGAGAGTTCGAGACCGACAACGCTAAGTGCCTTATCGACGAGGTCGGCAACTCGCTACCTTACAAGCTCAGCGAGTGCTATCTCAAGATGGATGGCAGCGCGGGACTGGGTATGTTCCGCGAAACGCGGGACGGGGACTTCGTGACGTTCTATGGCGAAGAGCCAAAGGGGATGAGTAATGAGACCATTCATCCGGTCTTCCTGCTGATCCGCGACGGTAGAGTGGTCGCAAAGCGACGGCCCTATGATGGATCCATGTTTGACTGATTCTGGTTGACACCTAACCAGAATTTGTTAGAACGGTTGTATAGCCAGCAAGGAGATTGAAGCATGAAGATCCTGAATACCCTCGATAACTGTCAGGAAGTCGATGTCTGCTTCAATGAATTCGGCAATATGTTTTCCCTCGAATCCAACTGGGAGGTCGACGCTTATTGCTGTGCTCGTCATCTCGAGGCAGAACCCAACCGCTGTTGGTTGCTGATGGAATTTCTTCCCATGTTTGTTGAAGCCGGCATTGTCACGCCGGTTGCTAACGTCGAAGACGAAAAGTGCGACGAGAGCGCTTTGGGCTCCGCAGTCTATTGCGATATCATCCATCCTGAATTCAATGACGGTGGATACAGCCTCTTTGGTGATTTCTGCCGATCGCGTCTCGGCCAGCAGTGTCAGTATGGCTCGCGCTATATTGAGGGGCGGATCGAAGGTTATCCCGCGCTGGGTGAGGGACTGCGGTTCAACAACGGCAAAGGCCACAACGGTGGAACGCGCCCGCTCAACAGCGGAGACTATCATAGTATCCGCATCCATCGTGATGACATGGATGAATTCGAGCGCCGCTACAAGGCGTTCTGCGAGGAGCGCCTGCGTTGAAGCTGATGATTCAGATCCGCACCCCAATTGCGGAGGCTCGTCAATTCATCGGAAACATGACAAGCCAGGGATACGAGGCTCACGAAGTCACGCGCCATGGTGTCATTGACGTCCACTTCACCATCAACGGCGTGACGACCGCGGACTATTCAGTTATGATCGCGGACGATTACGCCTATATTGGAGTTCGACCACAGTGAAGCCCAGCCCCGACGAAATGGCCGTAAGCCTCTGCGCCACCCTGAGGGCCAACGTGGACAACGACAAGCTGAGCGATGCCGAGTTTCGGCAGTTCGTTCGCAACAGCCTTTCCCTCACTCAGCCCAAGGAGATTTCGCGTGGCTAAAAAGAACACTCGGCTTTGGCAGATGTCACCCAAGCAATATGCCAAGCACCAGGAACGCAAATGGCAGCGGTCCTTGCGCGCAAGTGGTATGAGCAGTGGCGGCTACAGGAAGTCCTATAAGCAAAAGACTAGCTACTGGAATCGCCTCGATAAAGTGCGCGATCCCAAGTCGGCTTTTCGATACCTCATGGACAACGTCGCGGGAAACAACTCCGGCAAGCTGCTCAGCGACTTCGCGAGCCGAGGCGAATACTATTGGGTGGAGCGGGATCGTTCCGCTGACCAATCCTACTACATCGTCCGCAAGCGTGGTAACTACGTGGTCGTTACCCAGCGCAAGTGGGTTGTGAACGGACAGGGTGTCAACACGTTCATAGGCGGTCTGGTTGGCTTCGAGAGTGAGCCAGTATGTGTGGACACGGTGATCCTCCGCCATCCCATCATGGAGGTAGAAACCTTCCAAGCTGCCTATGCCAAGGCTGCTCCTGCGCTAGGATTCTGGCTTGACTGATCGAGCAACCTTCCATAAGGTCCTGCGAGCCCTTGGCGCCGTCAAAATTGAAGACAGCATCCAGGGACTTGCTGATCGACACGACGCCCTCACTGATATCATTTCACAGTTAAATGATATCAAACATGATGTTGCCAACAAACTCAGAGTCGCACAGGCAGAAGTTACGAGAGATCAACGTCTAAAGCCCAGTGATCCCTTTTATTGGACTCACATGAGACATTGCTATGGGTTGAGCTATGATGACGTAATAGGGGATGAAATACCAACTGAGCGGTATGAATGTAAGTATGGTGACGATCACATCTGTCCCGCCGCTTTGTTTGAGGATCCCTGGGCCGAATATGAACGGGCCAAGAAATCAGGTGAAATTGCCTGGTGAAATCTGGTTGACTAATTCTCCTATTCTGCTAAGATTGGTTTATCGCAGACACACATAGGAGATAACAGATGAAGGTCTATTCCCTGCCCGCAGAAGTCCCGGCACCTGAGGTCGATTACATGAACTACGACCATGCCAAGGCGATTGCCGCCGAAGAAGCCCACCAGGAAGCGGTCAAGAAGTATCTCACCGATCTCGGATATACTGGCAAGAATACGGGACGCATCTATCGCGAGGGTGTTGCCGATGGTTATGCGCAATACATGGTGGCAGAAGCCCCGCGCGGCAGCAACGCCAAGGTCAAGTTTTTCCTCGTCCATCTGCCCTATGGTGATGCCTGGCAGTCGCGGACGGTGGGCTACATGACCAAGAAGGGTATCCTGGATCTCATCGAAGCCAGTGACCGGCTGGATGCTCTCTTCCGCAAGTGATTGCTAACGGCAGGGGGCCAGGCCCCCTGCTACCATTCAAGAGGATCTCATGAGCATCATCAAAGCAATCAATCGAGCCTTGAAAGTTTCGATTGAGCGGAATGAACCGCTTATCTATTGGGCGGTTGACCTTCATGGAGTGGTGTTCCGATCCAACTATGAACAAGGCGCATATGCCTTTACCACTCCAAAAGCCGTTGAGACCCTCAAGCTTATCTCAGGTGTTCCTGACTATCGTTTGATCATCTGGTCATCGTGCCACCCAGAGGAATATCCGGCGATCATCAGCTTTCTCGCTCAACATGGGATCAAGGTTGACTACTTCAACGAGAACCCTGAGATTGCCAACACGCCTTCGGGTAACTTTGAGCGAAAGTTCTACTTTAGCATTCTGCTCGATGACAAGGCCGGTTTTGATCCAGAGACTGATTGGGATGAAATTTTCAATCTTTTGACAAAAACTGGTTGACGTTCTCACCAGTTCTGCTACTGTGGGTTATAGGCAGACAAAGGAGATCGACAATGGCAACGCAGTTCGACAATCCGGAAACAATCACCGAGATCACCGCTCATTATACCACCCCTGGTCGCATGATTGACCGGACCAAGACCTTTACCAGCGTCGCAGCTTATCTCCGCTGGGAAAAAAGTGTTGAGGCCAAGGACTATGATATCAACTGCCTGGATACCCAGCGCAAGGAAGATGATCCGCTATTGGTTTCCGAAGCCCATGGTTTCAAACTATTCCAGTTGGATGACACTGGTGATTTCGATGCCGACTTCTATCTGGAATCACCGACGTGTGCGGACGGCCTGATTGATGATCCCAATTTTGATCTCGGGAGTCTCTTGCCCTAATCTAATTTGAAAACTGGTGAGATTCTGGTTGACTCCTGTTCACCAGAGTGTAGAACTGTGACATAGGAAACGCAAACAGGAGATCGAACATGAAGAACGGTAAGGTCCTCGCAAAGCTGGCTCTGGACAAGCGGGTAAAGTGGCTCAACCTCACCTCGGACAACGAGCAGGTTTCGATCGCCCTCGCTGACGGCTATTATGTTCCCAAGGCCCCTCGCGATTTCGTCAACACTTTCCGCACGGCAAAGGCTGCTCACCAGTTTATCAAGTCGGCGCTGAAGATCCCCACCCCGCGCGATGGTCACAAGCTGGTGGTCAACATGATGACCGGCAAGCTGGTCGAAGAGCCCATCGACACCCCCTACGCCTGTAGCGTGGCCAGCGAAAGCTACTGGTGCTCTTAAGCACCAGTAGTAAGGGCAACCTCGAAAACCATTCCTTTTTAATATCCCGGTGAGAAACTGGTTGACACTTCACCAGTTTCTGCTAGAACTTGTTTATCGGAAACACAAACAGGAGATCGAATATGGCACAGGTTGAAATTCTCGTGGCGGCCCACTTCCACAATGAAGGTGACCGCGGTCTCCGCGGCGGTGCGGCACAGAACGACAAGGTGTGGGGTCTAGCCAAGATCGGCACCACGATGGTCCGCTTTTGGGGTCGCCGCAATGGCAAGCTGAAGTTCAAGACCGAAATCAACGGCATGCCCCGCGACCTGCTCCGCGCCAAGCTCAACAAGGGCTATGAGGTCATGGGCAATAACTACCAGGCAATACTGGCACCGCGTCTCGCGGCCGATATGCCCAGCCAGTATTTCAGCGCAATGTCGCGCGGCCAGCTGAACACCCGCCACTGATATGGAAAACAGCCGGCAAATGCTCACCGTGCGCCAACTCCGGGATACCCTCAACGGTATCCCGGAGGACAAGCTGGATGAGGCGGTTACCATAAACTGGAATGACAGTTGTCAATCCGGCGATGCCGAATCAGTCACGATCCAGGATGGATAGTTTGGATTGACGCATAAGGAGTGAAATCATCATGTTGATTGAAATCCCAGATGAATACGTTGCTCGCATGAAGAAGCTAGCAGCACAGGAAGCCGACGGAGATGACCCGGATTTCGAGGTCCACGAATATTGCGGAGGCAATATCGACGACGCCTACTCACGTGGTGAGGAACAGGGTGAGATCTGGGCTGCTCGTGAGTTTGTGAGCTTTCTTCCCAAAGAGGATTGAGTGTGGTTGACTCTAGTGTAGAATACGCTATACCAGAGTCGTAGGCAATATCAGGAGATCGAATATGCCCGTACCACCCTGGTTGGGGAAGCAACCCTCACGCAGAGCGGTGGTTTGATCATAAGCGAATAAAGTAAGAAAGGATTCCAAAATGTCTCGCTTCCCCAGAATCGTCGTCGGCGGAATGTTCATTCTCGTTCCGCTTCTCATGGTCGCCGGTGCGATCTGGAACTACATGCTCTACCAGGAATGTCGCGCTGATGGTAACAAGTCCTACCAGTGTGTGGCCATGCTGAGCAATCCCAACTACGTGGCAATCGACCACATGAACGAGTAATTGTCCTCATCTAAAATATTGATTTCCAGATTCCTCCAAAATAAATAAAACGTGATCGGTGCCTTTGGGCCGATCACGTTTCTCGCTTTTTAAGGAGGATTTATGGATTCTACAGTTAATCGTCTGTTTCGTTATGGCATTGGTCTAGACAGCCTGGACCGTTTCTTCGACCATACTCAACCAACCTTTCCCCATTACAACATTGAGAAAATCTCCGAGGATCACTTCCGCGTGACTATTGCGGTTGCTGGTTATTCCCAGGATGATATTTCAATTGTTGAGAATAATGGTTACCTTCTCGTCAAGGGTAAAAAGGAACCTGTTGAAGATTCAGTTGAGGTCATCCATCGAGGAATCGCGTTCAGGGACTTTGCTAGAGAATGGAAACTAGGTGATTATGTCCATGTCAAAGAAGCAAAGCTTGAGCACGGTTTGCTCCTAATTGACCTAATTCGGGAAATGCCCGAAGAAGCAAAGCCAAGGCAGATTGCCATCGGCTAAAAAAGAGCGGGGGTTTTCCCCGCTCTTTCCATGAATATGGTTGACATCTACCCTGTTTCTGTTAGAACTGGTGAATAGCAAGTCACAAAGGAGATCGGAAATGATTACCCTCGCAGAAATCAAGCGGTTCTTCACCAATGCGGTTACTGCCAATGATGTCGAACTGGCGAAGTTCAAGAACGATCTGGAAACCAACGCCGTTCATGCGTTTTCGTGGGCAGAGAGCGCAATGCGCACCGCAGCCCGCGCACAGGTCGCCAATCATTACCTGGTATCGATTTCCGTTTGGGAATCTGCTCGCGACGCGGTTATGCTGAGCCCGGCCCAGCCTCAGGATGAAGAGGCAGTGGTCAAGTTCATCTGTGAGAGCATCATGCGCCAGGCTATCCGGGGCAACGCCTATGTGGAACGCTCGACCAGCGTGACCAGCAACTTCATGCGTATCGAGGAAAATTCCTACTACGCATACATCGCAAGTGAATGGGATATAATCAATGGCTAAAATTTCTCAGGGTGGTCGAGATATTTTTGGCATCTCGATTATGCTGATTTGTGTGGGTGCTGGGGTCGCTGGCGTTTGGCATATGTTGCCAGACTGGTTGGTTCGCCCTGATCAGGAAGTGGGCCGCTATGAATATGACCAAGCCAGCGAAATAATCGACAGTGGCTATTCAAGGGGCGACTGTAACGCTTTGAAGATGGATCTCGCCAAGGCTTTGGCTGATCGAAAGCTGACCGCTAAAGAAGCTCACGACCTGGATATCAAGGCCCAGGAACTCAGCGAAAAAGCTATGCTCATCTACAACCAAAACAAAGTTCTTGAAGCCGTGGGCCAAAAGCCGATCAAGGAAGAAATCGACTGTCTGGGTGGGGCTGGTCTTTTTGGCTACTGAGTGGTTGACAGGTCACCAGTTTGGTAGCAGATAGGCTACATGACAGATACTTACGCCTGTGGTATAACAATGTATCGACCTCTTGAGAATCTATATGAGATTCTCGGGGTCGATCCGGCCATTCTACCCTCAGAAGCTGCTGAGTATGGTTATACGCTTCAAGAAAAAGGAGCGATGACCCCTGACCAGCGATATGCTTGGAAGGCGCTAAGTGACCCTTGTTATCACTATCTCTACAGCCAATATCAGAACACTCAAGTTCTCTATGATGCTGGCTTTTTTGATGACGGCCTGGAAAAGTTAGCCAAGGATCATAAAGCCTATGATCCAATGTTTTTGACCACTTCTTTCCACAAGCTGATCGAAAATTACAAAACCAGTAGCGGAAAGAGACGAGTGGTCCTAGTGACCACTGGTGGCATGGCACCAATCCATAACGGTCATATTGCCATGATGGAAGCAGCCCGTGAGCTCATAGAACAGGATGGCAAATCACAGGTAATCGCAGGGTTCTTCTCACCAGGTCATGATAGTTATGTGGGCCAAAAGTATAACGGAACCGCGGCCATCCCTGCGGTTCACCGTTGTGCTATGGTAGAACTCGCCACGCAGGATAGCAGCTGGTTATCCTGTGATCCTTGGGCCTCACGCTATATGCCAGCTGAAATCAATTTTACTGATGTGGTAGCAAGGCTGACTGAATCGATCCAAAAACACATATCGGATGGAATCAAAGTCGTATACGTTTTTGGCTCAGACAACCAGGGGTTCGCTAAGGCGCTGCCCTCTAACCACATTTGTGTGCCGCGCAGTAATATTTCCAGCAAGTTGGCTCGCGAGGGTAATCATGACCATTTGGATCCTAGGGTAAGTGAATATCTAAAGTCTTGGGACAAGTTGGATACAGGTGATCTTCCTTACTTGATTCGCAATGAAGAAAATCTAGCCATTGATCTTTGGAAGGATCTTGGCAGTGTTTTTACATCTCATTTCCCTTCGCTTGAAGAGTTGGAAAAGCGTCGCATTCAACTTCAAAGTGCTATCAGACTTGGCATTGCTCAGTTGTTTAAAAAAACTGGCCAGAAAAATAAGGTTCACTTTGTTTCGGTAACAGACCAAATCAAAAAGGCTGAAGAGGTAGTAGGAGATCGACCCACTATCAGTCTTGATCCGTTCTTTGAAGGATCTTACCGAATTGACTCAACGCGATATTTTGCGTTGAGCGATACTCAGGATAAGCCTCTCTACAGGTCAAATCGCGGCGGAATGCCAAGCTTAAAAGACCAGGCCAGTAGCATTCCTGCTGGTGAATATGTAATGGTAGAAGATGACTGTGTGACTGGTGGAACCATTGCCAGTGCTATCGCGATTCTACCAAAAGATGTCAAGGTCATCGACACGGTAATCTTGTCGGATTTTTCCAACTATGCTGGAACTGAGTATTATGATGTGGTTGATCTACGTGATTTTATCGTGGGATCACTGTTTGGCGGGCTCAGTGTAGTCACCAGTTACAATACCGGTGCTCGCGTTCCCTATGCGTTGCCTTATGTTAATCTGAGGGCGAGGGCAAAGATTCCCGCTGATGTGGAAATGGAATTTAGTAGGATTGTATGGCAGGCAAACGTAAGATTCTTCAAGGGTCTCAACATAACCATATGGGACTGTGATTATGATTTTCGGGATTTTGCGCTCACTCTAGGATTCAGCAAAACCTGCACTATGGAAGATTTTTGCCAATGGCACGTTGATCGACTACTGGAATCAGCAAGTGGATAAAATTCACAACTCTGGTTAGATTGTGGTTGACTCTTCACCTATTTTTGCTAGAACCAGGACATAGGCAGCAACGAGGAGTTACGCAGATGGGTCTCACTTTCAACGACAACGGCAACGTTCGCACCCTCACCCTCGCCGACATGGCGACTCCGGCCTTCCAGGAATCCTACAGCGACCTCTATAAGGGCATCCACGGCATTCGCCCCCGCGGTCACTCAGTGGAGATGATGCTCCACTTCTTCGACACCTATGAACAGGAGTTCGAGCGTCACCAGGCAGAAGAGGACGCTGCCCTTGCTTATCGTTCGGAGAAGGATGGTATTCAGTATACTTCCTGGAGCCACTACTACGATGTCAAGGAAGCCAAGGATGCTGATGAATGGGAGGCCGAGCAGGCCATTCGCAAGGCTGAAGCTGATCTCAAGGCCGAGTTTGCTCGCCGGGGTTCGCCGCTGCCCGCCATCGAGGCATGGGAATATGGGACCCTATGAGTCAGCCTAACCCGATTGGGGCCATTGGCCAATTGCTGATGGGCAGTCAAACAAACCCGGCCAATCATCTGGGCTGGCATACTTTCTCCGTCAAACGTCCAGAAGATGCCAAAGCGGGGCGCTGGTGTATAGATATGATATCAGGCGAATGGACTTTTGTCGCTGAATATCATAGCATCACCTTTTACATCAAAGATGATAGTGATGCTATGCTTTTCAAACTAGCTTGGCGAGATCATTTTAAAACATGACGAATCTTCCCGTGTCTAGACAAAGCAACCAGCTTTTCTGGTATCAATTCAGGTTTAATGGGATAATGAGCGTTTTACAGCGATGCCCGAAGACCGATAGATATGTAAGACATTACTTTACCCGAACGGATGTCGAGGACTGGTGTATGGAAATGATCAAAGGAAAATGGTCAACATCTTGCCAGAGCAATGGAAATTTTCAGGTTTTCTTGATCAAAGAAAAACAAGATGCGGTTCTGTTTAAACTGACCTGGGTTGATGAAATGGATCAGGTCAAATTACCTAATATCAATTGACGAACTCTGGTTTTGTGTTAGAAAACGCACATGGGTTCACATCTTCCTGATAGGCCGGATCTTCCGACGCCTCATATGTTCGTTGAGTTCGCGCATATCTATGCTGACTCCATGTTTGGGGACGAGCAGGATGTCAGCCTCACGGTCATGAAGAACTATCTGGATCGTGAATCCAACCCCGAGAGTCTAGTGGTAGCGGCGATATTGATCGACGATCTCCACATCGAGCATAATACTCTGGACGTCACGGAATTCATTCGCTGTATTTTGAGGCGGGGACTGGCCCCCGATCATGTGGTATTTGAAGGCAAGCTGGCGCCGGTCGCGGAGACTATTATCCACAGTCTCCCGCAAGAAGACCTAGTGTGGGATCAATTCAGCCGCCAAAACAAACGAGTATTGAGTTATCTTAGCCCAAATGGTAAGAAGATCGGGCTTAAGAACGTCTATGAGGATCATGAGGAACACACCTGTGCCCTGTTAAGTGCGGCATGGTCATTGTGTCGAGCAGGCGTCTGCGAATTTCCTGAGGATTCAATCGTTAGGTTAACTGAAGCACCTGTTATCGGTGAACGTATTGTAAGTGTTCTCCATAGAAAGTATGAGGGGGTTGAAGCCAAGGTAATTCAGCTGATCAAAGCCATTGGTCATGAGGACTTGGTTCCTCGTCTCGAACTTGTGTTCTTTGATTGACAACAAACCAGAGTAGTATAGGACTGGATATGAAGATTCTTAAACATATTCAGGAGAACGGCATGGTATTCGGTATGGCTGATGCGGTGAAGCGTGACCTGACCAGCCGTAATGTCAGTCTTCATGATTTGATTCGAGGATTGACCCTTGCGAAAGCCAAAAAGGTTCTCGCAAAGCGCGGTATATCTGAGGATCAGATCAATCTTATACTCAATGTCAAAGAGGTATCTTTTCAAGAGGGATCTTTTACGAGGCAATGGATTGATACCAGAAAAATGGATATATTGTCTGTTGACATCGTTTTAGACCTCATAAAGAAAGGTCTGGTGTTTCAGTCGAAGCCAGGTGGGGAGTTCTATCTCTCCAAAGATGGTCTTGCCCTCTGGGACACCTTGCGGCATTGTAATAAGCCGTCAGTTGAGATAAAGAAGGATGTTGCCTACTATCTTGACATTGATCTGTCTCGGGATGGCTTGATTACCACTTGTAAAAAGATCGGCTGGCTTCTGAAAAACAATACCGAAGTCAAAGCTTATCGCGAGCAATTGTTCCTCGAGAACTTAGCCGCTGACCAAAAGCTGCTCGACAATACCCTGAATCTGATTGCCACAAGCGAGCAGCGAGTTGCTCGTCAGCTGATCGAGCAGGGTCCAACAGTCGTGGCGCGCAACTGGACCGAGGAACAACAGCGAGCGCAAAACGATCTCTACTGGCTTACTGACAGCTTGTCAGCCTTTTGGTTGAACCCCCATGGCATGTTGGCTGAACCTACTCCTGCCCCGGACTGGTGGAGTCCTCCTCTCAATTACCAGAGCGCAGTCCAGCATCATCTTGAAAAGATCAAAGAAAATGACGTGGTTGGCAATAGCTTGCTGCCACCCAAAGAGCATCAAAAGGCTATATCTCTCAATGAGGTAATCGAGGAATTGGAGTCCCTCGTTCACAAAGAAGCCAAAAACAAAAAATACAAAAATGAAAAATATTCATATTATACAGCATCAGCGGATAGCGGAAAAAATGAGGTATATCTTTATACCGCATCCACCAAATAATCTCCTAAAACTGGTTGACAAACTCTGGTGTGGTGCTATCACCAGAGCATAGGCACACAAACAAGGAGATCGAAAATGAAGCTTGAAGAAACCAAGATCTATGCTGCTGATTATGTGATTTCTGCTCTTTGCTCGGGCAACGAATTTCGTGGCCTGGGGTCGATCGCCAGCTATCTCGTCATGACGGCAGCACAGGGCGCCAACGAAAACGCCCAGATGATCTTCCCGACCTTTGGTCAGTCTGCTGAAGAATGGAAGCAGATGAAGATCACGCTGACCGAGGAATTCGTGATGTCGATCCTGGGCTTTGGCGAAGTCAAGCAGACTCCGACGGAAGCAGCGGCGCATCTGGTCGAACGCGTCTTCGACTATTACATTGACTGGGCCGAGGCCGCTGCTCGTGACGCGGACCCTGAGTTGCGTTAATGAATCTCCATAAAGCATGGGAGGGAAGAGAGCGGCTCAACGAAAAGATGAGCCGCCTCTTGCTTCAAGGTCTACAGACCGAGCGCATCAATTATCTGCGAATGATTGAGAACTATCCACCTGACCGTATGGAAAAATACGGTCAACCCATGCTGGATATACTCGAGGCCAAAATTTCAACGATTGAGCAAATGATCGCTCAAAAGTTTACAGCCTAACAGCAGAAGATTTCATCTAAACTTATTGACGTTGAGGGTAGCAGACATTTAGTGCTGGTGTCATAGCGACAACCAGGAGACCCCGATGTCAGATATTGATGCGAACGAAAGGGCACGGCAGTTTTATGCCGTTGAAGCCCATACGTTTGATGAAGATTATTTTCTACAGATCCACTGCGGTGACGAAGTTCTGGTCACTGTTAGTGCGGTCCCCAATCCAGAATCTCCCGAGGAGTTCGTTGTCTATAATGGCATTGGTCTTGATGACAACGACGAAGAGGATCAAAACGCGGTAGCAAAGCGTTTTGATGTGGATATCAACCCCATGGATGCCTGGCGTGAAGCAGCAAGGTTTGGGTATATCCACGCTCTATCAAAGATGATGATCCCTGATCGTCGTAACGATCGTGAGATTTTTGGAGAATATATCTGATCATGGGGGAGGTTCGCCTCCCCCATGTTCAAAAATTTAAATCAGAGTATTTTTCTGGTTGACATCATAAAACCAGAGTATAAACCCAGAGCATGGACGGGGCAATGGTGCCCCTGAAATAACAAGGAGATCGAAACGTGTATAAGACTGTGAATTTCATTGCCAGCGTGAGTGCCAATGTGATCGGCGCCGCAACCAAGGCCCGCGTTCGCGTTCGTGACGAACAGGTCCAGGTCCGCTTCACCGACCGCACCTCGACCGTGAACATGCCCAAGACCGAACTTCTCCGCGACCTCGGTGTCAAGGGCGCCGGTCGTCGCCTGGGTCTGCCCAGCGAAATCGCCGAGCACCTGCCCGAAGCCGGCACCGCGGTCAAGCTGGTCCCCGCCAAGTATGGCTGGTTCAACCTGGCCGTCGCGGCCGACGCCGCAGAAAAGGCAGCTTCGATCTCGAAGTAATGGTGGCGGGGGAGGGGTTAGTCTCCTCCCCTCCCCTAATGGGAGACGAGTAGTGGCAAAGCTGATCATCACTACCAAGAACGGCCGTCACCGTAAGGATCACGAGTTCGAGATCGACTCGGAGACGGCAATGGATTCCATCAAGCGCGCGGGTGTAATCTCGGCAAAGAAGGCCCTGTTCAACAACGTGGTCAACCACCGGATCGAGAACTAAAGTGCGCTGGGCAGTATTCAAGGATTTCAGAGGTGTCGCATATTGCGAGCCCGTTAACGAAGGCATCAACGTCTGGATCCTCGATATTGCAGAACGTGGTGAGACAAGGAACTGGTGGGGCAAGATTACCCGCGAGGCCCGAGCGCCCACCCGTCGCCAAAAGGCGGTATTCGACGATACTATCTACTCGCGTGATCGATATTGTGCGAGCGCATTTGAACCGGCCCCTGAGGGTTATGAGTTCAGGGATGATATTCGTTATCTCAAGGAAAACCGCTGGGGACCTGTAAAGGTTCTCGCTTTTATTGAAGACGACGAGCAGGGCCAACGGCTGAGCAACGCTTTTCGAAAGCTTCACCCAATAGGCGACAACAAAATTTATAATGACAAACAGGGCAAGCCCCATCCCAAAACGGATGAGATCCTTGAGAAGCTCATCAAGGCCGTTGGTTCCATAAATCTGTTGACAGCCGAGTATCCTGGGTCGTAAAAGGCGCATTGGGATTTTTAATCCCACTTTGTTGCGCTGCTGGCGCCTAACGGAGCATCTTATGACCCTGTCCGAGCAAGACGAACTGAATATCGTAGAAGCATACAAGAGGGGCGATACCCTGAAACAGATCTACGCTGATTTTCCTGGTCTGTATTCAAAGCTGTTGTATGATATCCTCGAAAAATACAATGTGCCAAAGCGTGGACGTCAGACCAACTTCAAAAAGATCTGGGAAGATGCCCGGGCCAAAGGCAAAACTCCTGCTGGTCTGCCATTCAATCCCAATGGAAAGTCCAGTAAGACCAAAAAGAGCACCAAGGCTGCGAAGCTTGTCAAGATCGCACCAACAGCCGGCCTGTCAGTTGGCGCCAAACTCATCAAGCATCTTCTCGATACTGGAGCAGTAACACAGGCAGATATCAATAGCCTGAGCACCGTGTCCTCGGCGTCAAAGGCAGTAGTCAGTCCCGCCAAAAAGACCCTGAGCGCGGCCCAGATTCGTTCGCGTGAAAAGCGGCAGAACGTAATTGACCTCTATCGCCAGGGGTCATTCTCGATTCCGCGTATTGCGAAGATCACTGGCGTTGGGCTGTCGACTGCCCAGCGTTATATCAAGGAACACAAGGGTTGAGGTAGACGCTCGCTTGTTTAGGGTATAGACAAGCGAGCATGACCCGCGAAGAATATCTAGCGCAGTTGAAGCGCGATTATAAGCACGTTGAGCTTATTCGGGGAGGCGACGAATATGTCGCCTTCTATCGCCTCATGTTTCACTGGACAATGATCACTGGTTCCATGGACAACTTCTGGGGTTATGACGACCGCTGGTGCTATGACGACCGTATGGTTGGCAATATGCTGCTAGTGGAACATGCCCTAGAAGAGTGGCGACAGCGGGGCTTCGAGGGCGAACCAAAGCATTGGCATCGCCATCCCAAGACAGGTCGACGTCGCATTGAAGGTGATCCAGAGACTGAGTATATTTCTCATTGACTGGTTGACACATCACCAGATTTCTATACAACCGGTGATGTAGGCAACAAAGGAGATCGAGTCATGCTGCTCATTTATTCCCACAACACGCGAATGAAGACCGGCTGGATCGTGACCGAAGATATCATAGCGCCCGAGGGCGGACGCTATAAGCCTGCTCGCACTAACCATCCGCAAGCCCAAAGCGCAGAGTTGATGATGTTGGCGATGAGCCGCTATTTCCGTGAGGACACCGATCGTCGCTCGCGCCCAACGCTCAAAGAGGCGTATGAGGGTGCTCTCAAGTATCTCGCAAACCACGAGGACTACACCTTCCTCTCCGCTACTTCCAAAGCTGCCGCTCGAATTCTTGTTAAGAACTAAGGAAGCTTCCTTATAACAATTCTGGTTGACGGGTTCACCAGAATTGTTATTGTGGTGATAACAAGAGGAGTTGAAAATGCGGAAGATGGTGTTGGCTTTTACCCTGGCTATGAGCATTCTTTCAACCCCGGCACAGGCCGGCGTAGTTGATTACATATATGGAAAATCAAAGGTCGAGGACACGCTCAAGGACAAGGGCTACCGCAGCATCTCAATCGGCAAGGCTTTCATCAATCAAGCCCCTCTCCAGTGTCGCAAATCTGAAATTTACAAATACACCGCAATCTTGCGTGGCAAGCCAGTCAAGGGTTTTGCCTGTTATCGCGGTCTGATCTTGGGCGTTGCTCATTGGGACGATTAAAAACTGGTTGACAGTCACACCTGTCCTGCTATGATGAGACATCAAGAGGAGATCGGTTTTGAGTAACTTTGCTACCGCACTGGAACGCGCCCTGGACGAATTCGGACATCGTGTTCGTGTTATTGGTTCCAAGCAAGGACCTCTGGTCAGCGTTTACGAAATCGAAATTCCCGCTGGAACTCGTGCTTCGCAGATCATGAAGCTCAACGAGGACGTGGCGCGCCTGCTTGGTGTTGCGAGCATCCAGATCAACGTGATGCCTGGTAGCCCCACACTGGCTGTTGAAATTCCCAATGAGCAGCGCAAGACCATACTCCTCAACGAGGTTCTGACCAGCGAGGAGTTCAAGACCACCACTGCGGCTTTGCCCATTGCTCTCGGGCTGGACGTTATGGGTGAAGTGGTCGTCACCGACCTCGCAACCATGCCCCACGTATTGGTCAGTGGCACAACTGGCTCAGGCAAAAGCGTTGGTATCAACGCGATGATCATCAGCCTCATGGCAGCTTTGTCAGCTGATGAATGTAAGTTCCTCATGATCGACCCAAAGATGTTGGAACTGTCCATCTACAATGGCATTCCTCATTTGGTCCAGCCGGTTATCACCGACCCGCGTGAATCCATCCGTGCCCTCGAGGATATGGTTGAGGAAATGGAGCGGCGTTACCGACTGCTCGCTGACGCCCGCGTTCGCAATATCAAGGCCTACAAGGAAGCCGGAAACGAATTGCCCTATATTGTGGTCTTCATTGACGAGTTTGCTGATCTCATGCAGACTGGTGGAAAAACACTGGAAGGGCTCGTACAGCGCCTTGCGCAAAAGGCTCGGGCAGCGGGCATCCATGTTGTTATGGCTACTCAGCGGCCCTCTGTGGACGTTGTAACCGGTGTTATCAAGTCCAACTTCCCTGCGCGTATTTGCTTCCGCGTCAGCAGCGAGATCGACAGCCGCACGGCACTGGGTCAGGGCGGTGCGCAGAACCTGCTGGGCTGGGGTGATATGCTGGTCAGCAATGGTTCAACGGTTCGCAGGGTCCATGGCGCTTTTGTAAGCGATGACGAGGTGGACGCAATTGTTGAAGCTGCCGTGACCAAGGTTGCCGAGGAAATCGTCGACAAGTTCATCATCATGTGTGAAGACCTGGAAACCGGAGAAGTTTTCGAACTGGTGTAAAACTGGTTGACTCTTTGGTCTATGGTGCTATCACCAGTTTATAGGCAGACGAGGAGATAGCAGATGAAGAACTTTGTGGAGCGTATTTTGGCAAAGCTGGGTTTTGGATCTGTTGCCCCGGCAGTCAACCCTTCCGACATCAACGAGGGCGACATGATCCTCATGGAATATGCTCGAGGTCTGGTCGAGACGGTGGTGGTCGAAGCCGTAGTGGACGGAATCGTTTATGGTCTCGGCGACGACGGAGAACCCTTTTGCGCTCCCCTCGCAAATTGTGACAAGGTGCCCTACTAATGGACGAGGAACTCAATGAAATCGCCCAGGACGTTTTGGATCTGGAGACTCTCGAGACACGCAACAGCGACAGTCTAGACTTCAAGGAGCTCAGCGTCTGGGACGTTAAGGAGGCTCTAGAACGTGCCTATCAGGCGGGCTTTCGCGCTGGCGTCAACACGGGATACTGACATGAAGAACAACCGCTTTCCTACACTTAACGATGCCTTGGAAGCCGAGGACCTTGTTGCCCATTGGCCCCTGGGCGTCAACATCAGCTATGGTGAGACGGTGTCTCTGGCTAGCCAGGGTAGGTTCATCAGCGTCTACAGGGACGAGCAGGGTATCTACGAGCGTCCTGTCCATTATGCTACCAAGATGGTTGACGGTGTGATTGATCGTCGTCGGGATTAAAAGCTGGTTGACAGGTCTCCTATTTCTGCTAGAACTGGTGAATAAGCAGATACCGCCAGGAGACCAAAAATGAGAAAACTTACAATTGTTTTAGGAATGTTGGTATGCTCAATCGCCGGTGGTTACTTTGCTATCACGATTCAAGATTCAATAGAACTGAAAGACGCTGCTCGCGCCTTTGAATCCGCAGCTACCTCCTGTCTACTTGATGTTCGAGACCATTCTCTCAAATATGATACCTCGGTTGCCTGTCAAAGCCTGGGCTCGTTTCACCTTAATTACATAGAGGCCGGTGGAACCTCTCCCGGAGAGGGGTTTGAAACCCAATATATTGCTGAATCAGGTCGTAGAATGGCATGGAACGCTAAATCAATATCAGCCGGTTCAGACCGGCATCTCTGGTAAAAATGGTTGACGAATTCACCAGTTCTGCTAGAACTGGTGAATAAGCAGACAAAGGGGATCGAACATGGAAAAGATGAAGACTTATTGGGGTAACACCGGCGCTCACCAGGGTCTTTCTGATCAACTTCAGCTCATGATCCCGTTTGAAGGCGCGGTTGAATCACCGCGTGGGCGCAATCGCAAGCTCGAGAAGTTCCGCCAGGCATCCAACGCCTACTACGACATCTTCAACAACGGCGGTGGTAACCGTGGTCCTCTGATTCGCAGAATCTTCAACATCAGCGTTGGCGCTTTTCGAACGGGCCGCGGTCGTTTTCTCACGACCAACTGGGATGGCATTCATCGGGTGATCGAGCCGATCATGGATCGCATCATTCTCGAAGCGGCAGCTGAGCAGGGTTTGATTCCGGCAGACGCGATACGCGGCCTTGAACTTTCTGGTCGTTGCGAAGTGGTGTAATCAATAAACTGGTTGACATATTCACCAATTATTGTAGATTCGAAAAACAACAACAAAAGGAGGTTATATGAATCGCGGCTATCTGGAAATGAAAGACAAAAATGCCCCGGTGTTCTTTCTTTCAGGTCACGAAGACCAGATCATGATGATGGTGGGGAATATCCCCGAAGGCTCTGAAGAGCAAGTTCGGCAAGCGATTGAAGAACTAACACGTGAACGCTTTGGTGACAAGGTCCAGGGCAGTTCGGTCGAGCGGAACGACGTTCAGAAAGATCGCTTTGATATCACTGTTGTGATGGGCCCATATGCCAATCAGCACCAGTTTGAAACGGCGACCCGTCATATCATCCGTTTCATGGAAAATGAACTCGGTAGCCAGCGGGCAGCTTTCAGCACGGTAAACTGATTTTCTGGTTGACTACTCACCTGTTTCTGTTAAAACAGGTGAGTAGGCAGACACAGGAGATCGAACCCATGTTGATTATCGCTATCCCGACTAGCCCTTACGGCAATCCTTCCGACCGGTTGTTCAAGACTGTTCCGGCTGCTCTGAGGTTTATGATTCGCTCATTTTTCGAGCAGGCCGGTGATGCTCGCCAGGTCGAAATTTATGAGTGGACTGCTCCTGTCGTTCGCATCAACTTCACTGGTAAGGACCAGCTGGTCCTTACCAGTGGTAACATCGAGGGCTGGGAACCTGGCTCGGTCAAGACCCTGGATGAGGCAATTGCTCTCACCAAGATGATCCACCGGTCATAAAACTGGTTGATTCCTCTACCAATTCTGCTACAAAGTAGCAGAATTGGTAACCAGGGAGACAGTCATGCTCATATACCGGCTAGAGAACGAAGAAGGTGAGGGTTGCTATTCTCGCGGATTTGGAACCAAATGCTCGCGTCAAGCATTGGCTGAAGACCAGGCTGTTCTGAAAGAATACCATCCTAGCCCTGAGTATGATCCCAAGCTTCAACATTTTTGGGGTGGCTTTCATCTCACCGTCAAGGAAATGCGGAAGTGGCCCAGCGGCGATCGTCGCAACTGGCTTTGCGCTTTTGAATCTCTGGAACAGCTAGAGAAGTGGTTTCCCGCTGAAGGCATTGCGAAAATGAATAAACTCGCAAAGCATCACAAGGACAGCATGTCGCTGGTCATCTACAAAGTCCCTCACCACAAAGTCCGCAAGGGCGAAGCACAGGTTCTCTACCACAAAGAACATGCGGTAATGGTCGAGCGTATCTCGCTCGAGGACCTCATTACGCAGATTTCTGGTTGACTTCTCCTCACCAGAGTGTAGAACCAGAACATAGGCACACAGACAGGAGATCGAAACATGGCAAACTGGAACGAAATGTCGGAAGCAGCACAGAAGGCAGCTGAAATCGCTGCTAGTGTTGAAAACTACATGGCTATTCGCGGCAAGACCCAGATCACCATGACCGAAGCCACCACGGCAATCTGGGGCACCAGCGGCACTGGCAATCCCAACGCGGTCCGCCGGATCGAAGCGGCAGCGTATTTTGGTTTCCTGAAGATCGTCCCGCACGGCAAGCGCACTCGCTATGTGACGGTCGGCAACAAGCCCATTCCCGCTGAAGCAATGAGCGAGGAAACCAAGGCATTCGAGCGCAAGATGTATCTGGATGGGATCCAGGCCGAGGCAGACCATTTTGGACGCAAGGTCAAGGAAGCCCTCGAAAAGGACCCTTCGGCTGCGCCCGCAGTATTCATGAGCGAGCTGAAGAGCTTCCTCGGCGGCAAGCGTCGCTAAGGAGGTTCATATGGGACTCTGGAAACGCGAAGACAACTGGCTCGCCGGCATCGGTAACTCCGACCATACCAATCACACGATAACTGGAGGAGGAGGGGCCCTTACGGTTGATATGGTCCAGAAATCCTTTGATGTCACCTATGGCAAGGGTCGTTTCCATGCCAAGGAACATGGATCGGTTATAACGGTTTTTTCCTATCCGGCCATGGTTGATAAGATCAAGGGCTCTCTTGCCAGAGCTCAGAAAGACGGCGATCAATCAACTGTTGACCGGTATACCGAAATGCTAAAGAAATACGAAGACGACATGGAGTGATGGTGCGATGGCCATAGATCACGTTATTTTCAGTTATAAGTTGGCGTTGATCGGCGTCGCCATCATTACCTTGATGGTCTACATAGGTATTATTCCCGGTGGTCTTGGAATCATTGTTGCCAGCGCATACGCGGGTTTGGCATTTGGTCGAGAACTCGCCTGGCGTCAAAAATCTGGTTGACACTTCTCCAGTTTCTGCTAGAACTGGTGTATAGGCAGAAACAGGAGACGTTATGCAGATTCTCACGATCGAACAAGCAATCCAGGTTCTCGAGAAGATCGAGTTCAATATGGACGGCGGCATCCGTCTCCACCCTGACTCCAACCAGTTCGACAACGCCCTCGCGCTGATCAAGGACTTTGTGGGTTATGAAGCCCCTCTGCCCATTTTGAGCAAGACTCGGGTCCAGCGCGGTCACACCTACGGCGGTGAGCCTACCGGCATGTTCTACCGCATAGGTAAGAACGACGAGGGCAAGACCACTATCCACCTGACCGGTCGGTATGGCAATTACAAGGACGTTGATATCAAGTTCACCGAGGGTGATACTGCGATCTACGACTCCTTCAACTTCGACTACCTGGGGGCCATCGAGCGCATCACGGACAAGACCGTGACCATCAAGCCCCAGTTCGGCAGCAAGACGCATCGACTCGACCTCGCAACATTCGCCAATCGCAATCATGATTTCAGCCTCGAGAAGTCACACAAGCGTCGCATGGAGTGGTATGACTGATTGTCAATTTGGTTGACATTCAGCTAGCTCGTGCTAAAGTTGGTGAGTAAGCAAGGAGAGAACTTCATGGATATCTCGGCAGTAAGTGATCTGATCGACCAGTATGCGGCCCTCGAAAAGAAGGCCGGTGACGCTGCCTGGGCCACTTTGGATCTCAAGGCAAGGGTCGGCTGGAGTCGCTATCCCTGCTCAATCTACATGGACGATGACAAGGAAAATCTCATCGTCGAATTCAGGGATAGTATGGTAGGTCACCAGGCCCTGGAAATCGTCCTGAAACCCTCGGACTTGGAGGACTTCTAATGGAAGAAGAAATCGTCAAGTTTTATCTCTCACTCTGCGACGATGATGAAGCAGAAGCCAAGACCTGCGAGAAGTTTGGCATCGATACAGACACCCTGTACTTTATACTGGAAGCTGATCTTGTTGACAGCTTTATGGATGGAGGATTTTGATTCCATGGGGTATCATACCATAGTGAGTATCTCACATGACGCGTTCAACCCCTCAGACATTTCCTGGCTGGGTCATTTGAATCACTATGTGAGGTCGGCCAACAGCGAGGTGGCTGAGCAGCTTGATCGAGCATCAAAGGGCGCGGTCAAGGTTATCGCAACCCGGCACCACACTGAACCATTCTACGTCAGCAAGACAGTTGACGGTTTCCCGACCCAACTGCCTTTTGATGAGCAGCTGGACGCTGAAATTGCCGACTGGGAAGCCGCTGAGACCAAGGCCAAAGCCTGGCTGGGCAAAGCCATCAAGTTGCGCACCATTGCGCAATTGCGTGAACTGATCGTCAAGCTAATCACCAAGCACAAAACAGTTGATGCTCAGATTCTCGCCGCTGACGGTGCGTATCTGGCCAGTCGTAAGCTCGCGGATACCCAGTGGCGGCCCACAAGGGCTGATTATGAGTCCCTGAAGAACCGACTAGCTAAGATCGATCAGACCCTGGGAGAGACCCAGTGAGCTCCGGAGTTTTCGCCGCACTAGCACTCATTGCTTTGATCGGTGGATATATAGCAGCTGACTATGCCAGTGGCCATATGCCCTTTTCAGGGTATGCCGAGGAAACCTTCTGGGGTCGTGTTTCTCTGGGACTTCTCATCGTCAGCGTGATTCTAGCAGGGTTTGCCTTGTTTGTTTGAATCTGATTGACATTCTGGTTATCCATGTTATCACCAGAATATAGGCAGATGAGGAGAACATCTTTGGCAAACAAGCGTTCTGGCAGCAAGCGTCGAGCACGATCTTTGGATCGTCGCAAGCTGCGCCATGCCCTCAATCACAACATCAGCTTCTTCAAGCAGGTCGGCAACTGGGCGATGCGTGTCCGCTATGGCAGTGGAATCAACGCCAGTGACCTGCGCGGAGACCGCGCATGAACCGGACGATGACTGGGCCTGAGGTCAAGCTGGCTCGCCGCATCATCGGGTTGAGTGGGAGCCGTTTCACGGCTCCCAAAAACTACTGGGAGCGCCGTTTTCTCCGAGATCGTCCTTTGATTCTCTCCTTACAGGAAAAGGGTCACGCGGAAACCGTCGGCAATGGGTGGAAGTTGACCACCCAGGGTATCCAGCAGCTCAAGCAACAGATCGGGGAATTCACGTTTCGATGATCAAAATGATGAGCATTGATGCGCCCGCTCTTCAGACCGGCACAGATTTCCTCTGGCAGGATGGTCGCAAGGTTGACATGGATGCGTTCGATCAGCTACCGGTCGCCGTGAGAAACTTCTTGAACGAAAACCTTTCGTTCTATCCGATCGAGGATGTATTTTATGAGCACCAGTATGCCCATCGGGGAGATGAAGAGCTCACCCTCGTTTGGCTGCTCGAAGGACTCGACCTCATCGCAGACCTTGAGTCCAAGCATCGGGCGTCTCATTAACGGCAAATGGTCGCCAATAATTGGGCATGGTTGTCATACCAAAACCCAAATGATCGAGTGGTGCAGATCACAAAATCAACAAGCTGGTAGTAAAATATTCAAGGTCATCGACGACCGTCCAAAGACCTCCTCGAAAAGGAAGTCTAGGAGATTACCTCTTACCAAGCTGGAACAAGAGATTTGTGAACTCACCCTTGGCCTTCTAAAGAAGAAATCAGCCACACAGAACTCCTTTATTCCGTCCAATGACCCTGAACGTTTTATCTGTAAAAGCCTAGCTGATCGGGGTTATATGAAGTTCACTGGAGCCAATTATTGCTTGACCGCATCAGGCATACATGCTCTTAGTAGAAAACGCTCTATCAGTTTTGGAGTTGTAGGATGACGATCAATATCATGACCGAAGACGGTCCGGTTGAAGAAGCTTTGCTCGATGGTTATTCATTTGGCGATCGTCGACTCGAAGGGGTAATGTTCAGGATCCAGGTCAAAGACGGCAAGATCAACTGTCCTGGAGTCTCGGAGTCATCGCAGCGTTATATGGACTCTTTTACCCTGGAACAAGTGGCAGAATGGCAAGTTGAGGCCGAGAAAAACTGTCGCGATCTTGGAGATAACCTCGAGACTGCCGATGGTCGCGAAGCTTGGATTGAAAAATCAGCTGATCAGCCGACTGTTATCACGCCAAGATCTATTGGCAAAGTCAGCATTGAGGATATCCTCAATCACCTGAATTCTCCTAAAACTAGTTGACATATCACCTGTTTCTGTTAGAGCTGGTGTATAGGCAGAAACAGGAGTTATCATGCAGGTTTCAATCGACGACTTTACCTGGAACAAGGTAACTCAGGTTCTCAGCACCGAGGCTTCCTGTCTGTCGGCAAAGATCGATTTCGATCGCCTGCTCCGCTATGAAACGTTCAAGATCGTTGGCAAGCGCGAGACTCGGCAGTATTGCCTTTTTGATGTCAAGCGGGCAGAAGATCGCAATGAGCCCGGCGAAATTCAGGCTTGGATGTTCCGTCAGGTCGACAATTTTGGTCGGGCACTGGGTGGTCCACAGGTCATGGTATTCAACGACTGATGATCGGGGGTAGACTCAGGCGTCGGCGAAGGTGACAGCAGAGGGCTAATAACATGGTATCAAGTAACCTTCCTGCGCCCTCGCGAAACGACACAAGTGAGTCGCCAAAGGCTTGTTGTAAAGTCTGTAATAGCCCTGTGAGTAACCACTTTCCCAGAGAAGAATTTCTTTGGTGCGCTAGTTGTAATCAGTACCAGCCGGTCTATCGAGGGCCTGTACGACGATCGCTATGTGAAACCTGCTTTAATTGTGTGGGAACAGACGCCAGAGGTCGATATCTTTGTGCTGCTCTTATGTATGAGATGCCTGACGGGACTTGGCGAGATCGGTATAACAATAGCCATCGCTCTGAGTATCGGCAAAACGGCATGACCAAGGTAAAGCATCCGATTTTGCCTGATCCACGACCAGCTACCTATGTTTGTGAATGCTTTGAAGAGCTCAAAAATGGAGAGACTCGAGAAAGTATCAAAATATCTGACCCTGTTCGTTTTTACGACAAACGTCGGTTTTGGTAAAAGGTTGACACTCTCCTGATTTCTGTTATCACCAGATATAGAAAGGAGAATCGTATGAAAATTGATTTGGAAAAGTCAGCAAAGCGAGCTGAACGTCAGCAGGCCGCAAGGGCTCAAAAGCTTGCTATCCATGGCGTCGCACGTATTGGACGCCTTTTTAGGCCTGGTCGAACTGGTCGAACTGGTATGCTGGTCATTATCAGTGAAATCGATCACAAGTCCTGCCCCATGCAGACTGTGAGTCGACAGAAAAGCCGAGTGGGTCTGCGTGGTATGTGGTATGGTAGCGATCCCCGCACCATCGATTCGTTTGGCAAAATTGAATGGGGTGGTATCCTGCCAGTTGGCAAGACTGGCCGTCGCATTTCTCCCTGGTTGGCCAAGAAAATTTCCTGAAATTCTGGTTGACTTCCTCACCTGTTTTGCTAGAACAGGTGAGTAGGAAGCAAACAAAGGAGACAGATGATGGAAAAGTTTGAAGGTCAGTATGTGGGTTATATGCTGAATCAGGCAGGTATGCCCTTTTTCATGGTCTCCGCTTATCCGCATTACAAGATCGAAGGCGATCGGCTTGTGGTCGACAACGGCAAAGACAGCCAGGAATTTCGTGCTCAGGCGACGGCAGGACGCGACTTGATCCGGAAGATCCAGGATCGCTATACTCGGGGCAAGCGTATCCCGCGTACCTGGGTCAAAGCTCTCCAGGAATACAAGATTCTCGTGATGGTCACCGAGGAGCTCAAGGTTGCGCAGAAGGAATGGTGTGAGCAGTATTTTCGCACCCTACGCTGGCTCGACACGGTGGTGGCTTGATGTTCACTCCACAGGAAGCTGAACAGATCCTGCGAGAGCAGTGGGATGACGCTAGACAGGTAGGTGGCTTTATGTCACCTTTCTGGCGTCAGCAGGCAATTGAGCGTCTCGAAGAGGATTATGGAGCAGAGGCTCTAATTGGTTGGACGTTGATCGGTGAAACCGCTTGGGTGGACTATGAAGAGGGTCACACCATTTACCTCTTCATCAAAGATGACGATCAGTCTCTTTGGTCGCTCAAGGCTGGTGCGTCGGTTTATGGACCCTTTGGTGAGTCGTTTGATGAGATCGAACCAACGACCATCGAGCAATGGCTGGAAGAGGTGGTCGTCAACATCGAGCAGGCTGAAAACTTCTCTGGTATCTAGAAACTGGTTGACTCCTCACCAGTTTCTGCTATCACGGGTTATAGGCAGACAAAAGGAGATTTACAAATGACCAAGACCCGCGAACAGGTTGAGGAAATTCTCAAGATCGAAATCGCCGCGCTCGAGAAGCAGCAGGCCAAGGTCAATCGCCTTCACAATCAACTGGTCAAGATGCTGGAGGCCGAAGCCGCGCAGCAGCCCATGACTGTCGCACGAGCGCTGGAAACTTTCCTGCCCGGCACCCATGTTGAGTTTCGGGAAGGATACGAGTTCCTCACCGACATGACCTGGAAGGGCAAGTGGAAGGGAACTGGTCTTCAGTTTGGAGGCGGCTACTGGAGCGGAACGCGTCAGCGGACCCTCAAGCTGGCTCTCAACTATACCTGGGACACTGCCAAGCTTGAGCAGCTTGAAAAGCTGATCCTCGAGGTCCTTCCCGACATGAAGACCGGCAACTGGGACGCCACGCAGATGTCCCCCAGTGATTTCATGATCGGCAGCTTTTCCCACAAGGAGGAAAAGATCAACGTTCAGACACTCAAGCTGTTTGACATTTTCGAGCACAACCTGTCGGAACATGGCAGCTACAACCTGGGCGTCCTCGACGACGGTTCGGCTGTGGTTTTTGAAACCCGTTTTGTTAGCAGCGGTCTGGAAAAGCGCGGCACCCTGATGGAATGCCTGGAATATATCCGGGAAAACCTCTGGTATGAGGGTGGCGAAAAGTCGGATGACGATAGCTGGTATTAAAAGTCAATTGACGGAAGGCCACATCTGCTATAGGTGTGGCCTTCTGTTTTGTGGAGATCGAATATGAGCTTGATGATCCGAGATCTGTTTCAGGGTATGCTGGCCAGCATATCAGTTGGCAAAAATCAAACAGTCAAAGAGATTAGCCAATATCGAGATTTCATCCGAGATCGTGAACTTGAGTTCAAGCAATTGCTTGAACTCCTCAAAAATCGAGGAGAAATTTTTGCGAAAATTCACGACGGATGCCGAGCCGGTTCTATCGTAAGAGTAGATGTCAACCAGTGGAAAATCTCCAATACTTCAGCCTGGCAGGATCCTGGTTATCTTGCCTGTTGGCCGATCAACAAATTTGTCACAGCAAAGCTTGTAAATGATCGGCCAACAGGCAAGAAGCTGAATTTTCAAATTCCTTATGACTTCACTACCAACATTGCCTGGAATGCGAGATACCAGGCAAAATTTGATGGTCGCAAATCGGTTTCATTGAGTTATGACGAGCATATGAGCCTGGAGTTTTTGTTTGATTATCAGGGTCCTACCGTCTATTGCTATTCCCGAACAGAACGAACACCAGAAGAACTGGCAGCAATGCGAGATCCTGCCCAACACAAGGTTTTCGATCAGTTGGGTGATGAGATACAGTTGGGCGATCTGTTTCTTTATGGCGGGGCCAATACACTGCTGATCGGCAAACTTATCAAAGTTACCGAACAGGGATCGCTAGCCTATACCGCATTCATAGGAGGCGGATCAGGTCGCATCTCTACAGAGATGGTCCGCAGACAGGTCAAAAATGGCGAGAATGTAACCTGTCTGCTCAAGTATAGCAAGGATCTGGGTGATCGACTGATGCTTTTCAAACTGAGCAATTAATCTCCAAAAACTGGTTGACTCCTACTCACCAGAGTATAGAACTGGTGAGTAGGTAGGCAATCGAGGAGATCAAAAGATGGCAAAGCCGTTTATTCTGAACATTCCGGCTCTCGCGATTGTGCCACTGGCCGCTATCAAAGCCAGGACGGCAGAAGAGCAGATCGATGCGATCTGGTATCTCGCTGACGATCCCGATACGCCCAAGGATCGTTCGATTGCTCTGATTCGGCTAGCTAACAAGCTGTCCGCAAAACTCCGTCCCAAAACTGGTTGACATCTGTTCACCAGAGTGTAGGGTTCTTAACAAGGAGATTGAAATGCGCGATATTCAGTTGAAGTGCTATTACACACAGAAGCCGGCCTCCGAGGCTGATCGGGTCCGCATTCAGGCCAATATTGATCGGCTCCAGGCTGAACTGGAAACCGAAACAGACGAGACGGAGCGCAACAGTCTGCGTCATCGTATTGCCTGTCTCCAGGGTGATCGAAGAATGCCTCGAGGCTAAGGAGATAGAAATGGCAGGTAAAATTCGAACCTCATGGTTTATCGAGATTCTCGAGAAGCTGGGCCGCAGCAAGAAAAAGGGCGGTATGGATCTGGGCGATTACCGCAAGGACAAGAGCTACCGCGCCAACAGTGCTCGCAAGCGCCGAGCAGAAAACAAGCGGATCGACCTCGATGACTAAGGCCGTCGAGGCCCCCGAGTTTGCCCTGCTCAAGCCCAGCACAAAGGCATTGATTCGTAAGCTGGGCAACACTCCCAAGCATGAGATCAAGTCTCTCGAGGGTCCTGTGGGCAAAGGTTGGCTCGATGCCGAGGACAAGGGCTGGGTCAAGATTAGTTCAGAACCCTGGGGTGGCTATACCATCAATTTCAACCTATCCGGCTGGGAACGCTGGTGTCGACAGGTCGATGTTGAAGATGGTATGGACCCCGCAGATCTTCCTGAATGTGAATTCTCCTAAAACTGGTTGACATAAACTGGTGAGATGCTATCACCAGTTTATAGCAAGCAACACAGGAGATCGAATATGAGCGTTTCTTACGTTGGTCTGATCGGCGTCAACATCAACCCCATCGATCTCGTCAAGCTGATCAAGAAGAAATATGGTGGCGACAACTTCGCAATCCTCTTCACCAGCATCGACAGCTTCTACCAGATCTCGTTCACTGAAAACTATACTCCTGAACTGCTGGCGATGCGTCCCTGGGAGCGCAACAAGAAGGCAACACGCCGCCTCATGTCGGTTCATGTCGATGGCTCCTGTAAGTGTGATTATGAACACGTTACCACCGATGACATGACCTACATCTCGCTGGGCCACTGGGGTGATTGTCGGGAAATCGTCGACAGCCTGGTCGGCACGTTCGGTGGCTATATCAAGGACGAACTGGGTCCTGAGGATACCAAGGACGAGTTTGTGCGCTTTGAAGTAATTCAGGCTGCTCGCGCGGAAAAGGTCGCTTAATCCAGCGAACTGGTGAGATAGTGGTTGACTATCTCACCAGTTCTGCTAGAACTGGTTTATCGGAAGCAAACAAGGAGGTCGGAAATGGCACAGATAGTAAAGAGGTTGGAACTTCCCAAGCTGGATGGTCGTTACACTACCTTTGGTTCCTTTTGGGATGCCTACAAGGAGATCTTCGATCACATCAACGAAACGCTGGCTGCTGGAAAGCCGATCTTCGTCGAAATTACAAAGGGTCGTTATACCGGCTCCATCATGCCGGTTACGCTGAAAGCCGATCGGGCTCGCAGCGGCACCACCTCTCATCACTATGAAGGTGAATTTTCGGAAGTTTACGCAAAGCTCATTGCGGAAAGCGGCGTGGGCTTCAACTATTATGCCAACACCTGGTATTCGATGACGGGAAAAGTCGGCGACAAGACCTTTGAATTTGGTGACCAGTATGATGCGCCGCGCGGCAGCAAGGTTCCGGCATTTCTTTTCGGCTATGAGGGTCCCGCGCAGCTGGTGATCAACGGAAAGAAGAAAACTGGTTGACACCTAACCAGTTTCTGTTAAAACCAGGACATAGACAGCAAACAAGGAGATCGGAAATGGCGATTGTGATCAAGATCAAGCCGGTGAAGATCACGGGCAAGAGCAAGATGGACGTGATCCACAAGATCGAGGGCGGCTTCAGTTTCAACAGCTTCCGCAATAACGGTCGCTTTCTCATTGGCAGCGGCACCAAGGACGGACTGGCGCGCCTCTACAGCCTGGAAAAGCACAATCGCAAAGCCAAGGTCACCAAGCGCACCATCACGCGCGGCAAGCGCAAGGGTGAGGTGGAAGTGACCCGCGAGGTCGTCCGGTCGGCCCACTGGGTGGCTTACTACTATGAACTTCCGGTCGATAAGCTGGATGTCAAGAAAACCAAACAGCACAGTCGGAATTTCACCCTGAAGTTGAAATAACGGCGAGATTCTGGTTGACATATTCACCAGTTCTGCTAGAACTGGTTTATCGGAAGCAAACAAGGAGATCGAAAATGGGCAAGACCGTAAACCTCAACAAGAACGCATCGGCTCTCATGGGCACCGCGACCAAGGTCCGTATCCGGGTTCTGGACGGAACCCTGCAGGTTCGTCCCACCGATCGCAAGTCGGCAGTGGGCCTCCCCAAGGGTGAGCTGCTCGCTGACCTGCGCCTGAAGAAGCAGGCTGTCCGCGCTTTGCGCTTTACCATCCCGTCGGAAGTTGCTGACGCAGCTGGCATCGGCACCAACATCCAGTTCCTCACGGAAACCGGCAAGCATGGCTGGATCGCTTTGCGCAATGCCACTGCTGAAGAACTGGCATTCTACAACACCAACCGCACCGCTGCCGAAGGCAAGCAAAGCGGTGGCAGCATCTCGTCCAAATAATGGTTGACACCCTGGTGTAACCTGCTAGTCTCCAGGGTGTAGGCATTTGTAAAAAGGTTAAACAGAGGTTTTTAATCATGAACTGGCCGTAGCGCAGATCCTAAAATGAGATGCTTGATATATTGGATAGTTGGATAACACAAACAGGATTCTTAATCATGAACTGGCCGTAGCGTAAGATTTGTTGATAGATCGGAAGCATTTAGAGAAAAACAGCACTCTAACCCAATGGGCACTTTCAAAAGTGCCCATTGTCTTGACTTTAAATCACGACCAAAGTAGAGGAAGGCATGTGGCACAATCCTCTTCCAACAATGGTCCTCCACCCTAGCCAGGGTAGTGAGGATTTTCTATCATTTGAGCCAGGTAACACTGGCGTTCCTGTGGGACCCGATCACCCAGGGTCGTTTGGCTTCAAACGCAAACATCACTACCACGAAGGAGTTGACCTGTATTGCCCTGAGGGGACGCCTGTGGCGGCCGTTGAATTCAGTGTAGTCGTGGCACTTGTTCCTTTTACGGGTGCCCATGCGACCCCGCCTAGTCCCTGGTGGCGGGACACCTGGGCACTATTGCTTGAGGGTGAAAGTGGTGTTGTGGTGTATGGTGAAATCAAACCCAACTATCACTATTGGCCCGGTGATAGAATCAAAGCCGGTGAAATAATCGGGCATGTTATCCCAGTGCTGATTGAAGACAAAGGGCGCCCAATGTCGATGCTACATTTGGAACTTCACAAGCATGGCACCAAAGAGGCGGTTGATTGGACGGACGAGCGACCGCATTCGCTACTGGATCCCACAGAGCATCTTTTGTTGCCTCTGTCCTACGTGGGGCGCACGTTGCCCTCTGAATAAATTTCAGATTCGCTGCTCTCCTGAAAGGATGAGTCAGCGCGCCTATGTGTCACTTCTTAATTGAATATCTCTGCTATTCATGTTATCAGGGTCTACCCGCTGGCGGGTAGCGTCTGGTAACCTGTATATCAGCGTTGTTCATTTAGTTGTGAACCATAGTAGCTTTTATAATTTACGGAACATTTCTCCCTGAAACTGGTTGACTATTCCTATTCAGATGTTAAACCCTGAATATAGGTTGATATCAAGGAGACTCACATGGGAACGAACTTCTATATTCGCGAAACATCGGTGAACCCCCAGACCGGTCAGCGAGTTTCTGAAGATATTCACATTGGCAAGTGGGCAGGTGGCTGGACTTTTATGTTCCAGGGTGAGAACTTCAAGACCGTGGATATCTGGCGGAATGTCATTTCGATGATGACGCCCAACATGCTGATCGTCGACGAATACAACACCCCTTTCACTCCCGAGGAGTTCTGGGCCACTGTGGAGCAAACCACTAAGCCCTGGGGACCAAAGGCCATTGAGCCCAAGACGGCGCGGGCCAAGACCGGCAACGAGTGGATTGACGAGGGCTTCCACTTCTATTCGGGTGAATTTAGCTAAACTGGTTGACGATTAGAACTTCCATGTTATCACCAGTTTAGCCAAATAGGAGATCAACATGACCCAGATTACGCCAGCGATCCTTTCAAAGATCAGCCAGCCCTGTAGCGGTCACGCAATGAAGATTGCTATCGATAATGCGACCCCTGAAGACATCAGCAAGATGCTCGACACCCTTGGTGTTGCTCATCGGGTTCTCGACACTCAGAATCCCACAGTTTTCGATGACAAAGGGCCGACGATTGTGGCCGGTATGGAAGATCTAAGCCCGACTGCTCTGACTTGTTTTTTGAGTCAGATGGATAGCCTGCGCTTTCGCAATATTCTCATCTTTCCCAAGCAAAAGTGGTTTGAGTCTGAGGATGGTGAACCGTCTTTCTGGGATCGCATTGGCGGGGTGCTGCGGAACAAGTTCAGTAACCGCGTTACATCAATTGAAATCGAGGGCCTTTGATCGGTTGACTTCTTTCTAGTTTCTGTTAGAACTGGTGAACAGGAAATGAGGAGTCTATGGTGACGCGTAAAGTATCCCGATCACAAGCAAATAGCTTTGCTGGAGAACTTTCTGGTATCCAGCAAGGTGAAGATCGACTCGAGGCCGCTGCCAAGGTTATCGAAACCATGAAGGCCATGGGCGCATCTGAGGTCATGATCCGCGAGGCTCAACGCAAGCTGGCCGCGGCTCAGATGGCAAGGGAGATCACCAATGGGTGAAATGGCGGAGCATCTGGACGACTCCTACGATTTTTCCTCTGAATTGCGGGAATTTGATCTTGAACGTCGCGATCGCGAGTGGCGCAAGATGCGTGACCGCTTCCATGACAACAGCCGGGCCGAAATCGGGGCCACTATCGAATGTGCCTGCTGCGCCCGCAAGATCGTGAAAAAGACCTACCAGCAGAAGTTCTGTCCTCCGGTGATCAAAGGCAAGAAAAAGTCCTATCGGTGTAAGGACCGATACAATAACATTGTCAATCCGCGCGGAAAGTTCGCGCATCTTGCCGACTATTGATCATTCCTTCATTAATCGGGTTGCCACTATATCATCTCCCCTGAGGTAGGCATCCGATAATTCTTCGAGGCTTTTGATTCGTTCTCTTATCGAAATCAGAGTTTCTCGCATTTTATTTTCACTTGTCAAAATATTGACAAGTCTATTGAGACATTTCCATTCTTCACTGTGGACCGCGTCTGGGTTATGCTGACCCGCTCCTACTTTGGCATACTGTAACATGGTCAGAGCCTTGTGATCATTTCTCAGACAGTGAAGCTCTTTGGAGATTTTGATGAATGCGTGATCGTTGGACTTTAGTTCAGTCATATTCATTCCTTTCGCACATCTTAAATCCACCACATCTCAATATCAATAATAGGTTGATCTTGTTAAAAGTGGTGTTATGGTTATTCAAACCACAAAGGAGATCGTATGAGCAAGCCATCCAGGAGTTTCCGCAATAAGAGCTTCAAGCAGATGCGGGCTGAATCAGCAGCAAAGCGTGAGGCCGCAGCTCATATGAAAATGCTCAGTCAGGGCTCCTATCAGACGCCGGTTTCGCCAAGTCGTCCGTCGGCTCCGCAGACGGGATATCAGCCCGATGGTAGCTATATTGATCCCAACGGTGTCAGGATGAGCAAAGCTTATCTGGACAATCTCAATGTCACCAAGCCAGATCATCCCCACAAAGGTGAAAAGGGTCAGCGGTGTAACCGCACGGCATGCCAGATGCCCGGAGCATACTGGTATAACCATTCAACAAGGGCGTATTATTGTGGCACCTGCGCCGACCTGATCAACCGCGATCACGAACGTTTCAAGGACTCTTTCACGGAGTCGCTGGGTCATCCGCTGCTTACCCTGGATCCTGATTTCGCCGACAAAGCGGAGTATCGCCTGTGAAGCGCCGCGTAACTGTTGAGATCGACGATACGCTATTTCCGGTATATAATAAGGAAGCTGATCGTTATGGATCTGTTCAAAGGCTCCTAGCAGGAGCAATGGGTGGAATTCTCGACTTTGATCTAAAAGTAGATTGCCATCGCCAACTTAAACGATATGGAGTGATCATCATCAAGGATGAACAAATATGAGAGCTGGAACTGGGAACTCCAAATACGACCCGAAAACTTTGGACTACATTTAAAGGTTGCTCGATCTGCATTGACCTGCTACCGAAAAACCAAACCCTGCCGTCAAGGAGCAATAAAATGGAAATCGAGGAAGCTTCCGAGGAAACCCTAGGTTTCGCAGACGAAATTATCAAGAGCCTGGCAACCGAGGGATATGGTGACTATTCGGCTTTGCGCGCTGAAATTGCCCTCGATGTCTATGAAAACGGACATTTTCAGGGTATCTGGGACGCCTACTTTAGCCCTGAGGATTATGACTCGGATCTGCCAGGCTTCCGTGTGATCCAAGAGGACGAATACGATCAGCATATGGACAATGATGAAGACCGTCCTGACCCTGATGATGCTATCCAGGTTCCCAACGGCTACCTCTGGATGGACTGACGAAATGGCTTTGAAGGTTTGGCTACTCGTTATGCCAGGAGTATTTGGCGTGGGCGCCGTGTGGGGCACAGGGGCTGGGGTGAGCAATCATATGTTTAACAGCAAAAAGGATTGTATGGTGGTGGCCCGTGAACTCCAGGGTGTCAATGCCAAATGCGTCTACACTACTGTCTACATCAGAAAATGATTCTTTGGTGTTGACTCGTGACCTGTAATTGCTAAAACCAATTTACAGGCAACAACAAGGAGTTTAGCAAATGAATGCCAAGATCGCCCTCGCAGAATATCGCAGCGGTGTTTCCATCAAGGAACTGGCAGCGCGCCATGGTCTCACGCAGAAGACCGTATATAATCGACTGACGAGCGCCAACGGTGGTCACCCTCTGAAGGGGGTTTCCCGACAGTCCAAGCTTGGGGTTTGTGGTAGCCTGCCCATTCTCAAACAGACGGTCGCCAGCAATATGTCGAAAGACTATCGCACCCTTGGTCAGATCCTGGGGCTCAGCCACAGCACGGTTCAGCGGATCGCATCGCGCGCCTCCTAAAAGGTCAAAGACCTTAGCGGTCGCTTTTGACATTGACTCTTTTCCTGTTCATGTTACTTTACAGCATGAACAAAAATGATCCCATCGATATCGTGAGGCATTTCTCAGGGGCGATCCGCAACGGTCGCACCCTGAGAGATGTGGCTCGCCATACAGAAAGCGAACTCGCCGAACTCTACGAGGAGGTCGGCAAGTGCGAACAAGGCTCCCCAGAGGGCTCCGATGGAGTTGTGGGCGAAAGCATCGACATCATCGCTTGTGCCCTCGATGCCATCTTCGTTCACAGCCCAGAGACTTCCAACGAGGAAATATGTGAGGTCCTACTCCGCAAATGCGAGAAGTGGGCCCGTCGCTATGGAGCAAGTGTTGATGGTGACCGTTCGATCAACTAAGAGGACAATGGAGCCTGGCTTCTATGTTGTGAGAATGCCCAAAAATGGCGCTGGATCACGACTGATGATTGAAAGTCGCCCGTTCAGAATTATCCCTGAATTTGGGAGAGATGTTGCTCTCCGGCAGGCAGAAAACTGGAAAGATGTTATCCAGTCTCAAAGACCTGACGATGATGTCTTTATTATTGAAAGGTAAGCGGTGACTGATATTCAAGCCCTCCGTAAGTTGATTGATGACGTCGGGGGAACTGTTAGCCTGCATGGCGGACATATGGGTGATCCCGATCACCCATGTAATTGTCGATATATTGTTGATGAAAGTCATATGGGTGGCATCGCAGAGATGCTTGTTCATAATGGGATAGAGAGCCCCTCTGAGGGTGGAAACGATTGTCCAAAGCTGCCACTTGCTGTAGCTTATATGAATCTGCTCGTAGGGGCAGCTAACGCCCTCCCTGCGCTGTTGGACGAGTTGGAGACGCTCCGTGGCAATTGATATGAAGACTTTGAAGTCGGTGACTTTTGGGGATCCTGACACCAAAATAACGGTTAAGCGATCGTGGCTGAAAGAAGTTCACAGGCTGCTTGAACAGGCAGAGCAGGACAGGCGCGATCTGGAAGCTCTTAAAAATCAGTTAGATGAGCCCAGTAAGATGGAAAAGATCTTCGGCAAAACTGATGCCTTTGATCAGTATATAAAAGGCAAGCGCGGCTTCTTTGATTAAGTCTCTGACGATTGGAGCGAATAACGTGAATATCTGGCATAGCAGCGAGACACCCGGCTACCACAAGACCAAAGCCAATATGGGCTTCAATCGTTGGCGTATTCTTATTGTTGAGAGAACTGGTCAACTAACATCCAGAGATGATGCTGTTTCTCGTCTTCATCAGTATGGCTTGAAGCAACTGGGACTTGACTATGAAAATCAAGTCACAGCCGAAGAGGTTTCACAAAAGCTAGCCGCTATTGAAGTTGAGTCTTTGCTATGAATGCGTTCTGGCAGGGATTTTTCAGCATTTTCAACTGTGGTGTTATCCAACGTAGCCCTCGTATTCAGCGGCTCTTGGATGAATCCAAGCGGCGCGAGCAGTGGTATCATCCAGGAGAATGGTGGGAACATCCTCTCTACGGCGACGTCTTCAAGGACAAATCTGGTGAAAAATGAACAACTAGCAGTGGCTAGGGAATATCTGGACCGCTACTCACTTGAGATCGGTTATATCTCTGACGAGATACTACTCGAACTGATTAAGAAAATCAGTAAAGCCAAACCGGCAATCTATGAGCCTGGAGATTTTGTTGTATTCAATCTTGGCATGGGAGAAACTGGTCACGGAACAATCAGGCATGTCTCGGGCGGCGCGGGATTGATGGGAAACAGTCCAATGGTCTATGGTATTGACTTTTGGTTTCCAGATGGCAGATCGCATCTTGCTTATGTGGGTGAAGGCGATATCAAGGGCCTTAGCACTCCTGAAAAGGCTCTGGAATACCATAAGGCTCGCAGCGCATGACTGACAACAATGAAGAGGCTAATCTTCGACGAGATCAAGTTACTGCTCATGAGATTATAGAAAGAATCGAACCACATTCTTTGGAACAACAATGTCGAGCAGCGGCTAGTTGGTTAGGTCGAGACGAATCCACATGGAAGGAACTGGTTCCCTTGCTTGAAGCCATTGAAGCTGGCAGACTCAAGGCATTGAGAACCCGAGTTTGGACTCCAGAAGAGATAAAGAGCTGGCAAAACTATTTGATGAACCGATAACCAATGTTAGTATTGGAAGAACTTCGTCGGCTACTCAAACTATCAGAGCACGACCCTGATCCGGATATAGAGGAAATGCTTGAGCTTCTGAGTAGGGAAAATCTCGAGGAAACTGACTGCTTTGACATGGTCGAGTGGTGTTCACACCTTCCCGAGACTTCTTGGTCATTAGCTGACTTGAAGGAATTTTTGAGAAATCTCTTGGAATCGCGTCAAGCAATACTCACAATACCAAAGCGATTTACCAAAGAGGCTATCTATTTCAAACTACGGTGGGGATAATCTGGTTGACATATTCACCAGTTCTGCTAAATCTGGTTTATCGGAAGCAGACGTGGAGATTGATATGCGCAAGATTGTCCAAGTTCAGGAAACCTCTTATGGTCTCTTCCTCCCCACTATGATTTGGGGTCAGGGCGAATCCATGGATCGCGAAGCCTTTTGGGACAGCTTCAACAATCTCGCTGATGCCGAACGTTCGGCCAAGCTTTGGGCCGAAGAACGCGGCGCGGAATATGTCCCCTTTCGTCCCATCGATCGTGAGGCAATCAACCGCGAGGTTGCGCTTATTCGCAAGCTCAGGGAAGAGGAAGGCCTCGACCTCCGCACTGCTATCCAAAGGGCCCGGGAACAACTTGGTTCCAAAAAGGGCTAGACAGTTTCCTCTTTTGTGCTATATTGTGGCATCAAAAGAGGAGATCGAATCATGGTTGATTTCACTATCAAGGCATTTCTGTGGTGTAATGACCCGGATGCTGGCAAAAAGGGCTCAGACAAGATTTGGGGCTGGGTCGAGGTCGAAGGCAAGCTCTACAATTTCTGGGGTCGGCGGCCCGAAAGCGCAGAAACGCGCAAGAAGCTGACCTTCAAATACAATCCCGGACGGTGGGGCGCTCACGACCTGCAGGCCTTGACCTCGAAGAAAATTCGGGATAAGGGATATCGCCAGATCGCTGTCAACCAGACCAGCGACGGTGAATATCCGTCCATTGAAGCGGTCTATCCCAACTTCGTGAAAAGCTTCAAAAATCAGCTGATGATGGCAAAGCTGGGCGACAATATCAAGAATATGGGTCGTCTTGCTGCTGGAGCAACTGCTTGATAACGCTGCTTAATCTCGTATTTCTCCTGTGGGCATTTGCGATGTTTCCATTTGCCCACTATTTTTGGCGAAGAGGAATACGAGCGCCTGTAATCATGATGCTGACCGGTTCAGGGATGATCATATTGGGTCAGGCGTTTGATATCTATAGTAGGGCATTGGTAAATGGTGGATAATGCGTAAGGCTCCAAATCCTCGTGTCAAGTTGGGACGGACCGACTACCACAACAGCAAGGAGCGTGAAGATAATCCGTTCCCCAAAGGCTCTGACGACTACAAGGCGTGGGACCGTGGCTGGGTAAAAGAATTCAAAGCCAACAACTTTTAACAAGAATATTTGCTTCACAAGACCTTGGTGCTAAGGTGCTGCTTTACGATATCAGTCGTATCAGCTAGAGGCATCAAATGGGCAGTTGGAGTGAATCGTGCGGGTTCTCTGGTCTGGAGATCAGAGAGGGTGAAACCGCCTACGTCATGGTCCTCAGGGGTCCGACCTATGAGAATGGCCACGGGCCATTCGACCTGTTTGTGCCCCACTCAACCCTCCTCAAGGGCACCTACAACGACTATGGCTATCTTAGCGTTGAGGACGATCCTGAGATACTCACGATCTTCAATGAGCAGACTGGTCTGTTGTTAGAACAGAACGATGACTTCAGCCTCGACATGCTAGAGCAAATTCCAAACCGCAATATGGGCGACAACTATTCGCGCTTCTGGATTCACGGAGAAATCTTTGATCGCTTGGGTGAACTAGAACCAGAGTTTCCCTATGTTTTCCTGAATGGGAAAAGTATCAAGGTCTCTTCAATCAATGAGATGCTCGATCTCAAAGGCCAGGACGATGTGAACTATCTCAATAAACTAGTCAACGCCATCGCCAAGATCAAGGAGGAAGCATTAGTCAGCCGCGAGGCTTCGATAGAGCTCGCTTTGCTTTTGGCCGATGCTAGGTTGACTCGATCAAGTGATGGAATGATGGCTGGCTATTCCACTTTGTGCCAGGAGCGCATTAAAGAAGGCAAAGACTTTGATAGCGTTCTTGCGGCAAAGCGTCGTCTCAGCGTTCTGAGCATTGCCGCAGGGGAACTTCGTAAGAAAATCGTCCCAAGTGAGGGTGTTGGTCCCCAACATGGCGGAAAAGAAGCTAGTGTTGTTTTTGCGAATATTATTCTAGAGACTCAGACAAAGCGAGACGTGGATCAGGAAGATGACAGTGACTCTGATTAAGACTGCTTGGCGCGGGCAGCTATAGCCTTTAGTCGTTCCTCGGGAGAACGTGGCTCGCGCTGGTATTCTGGAGTCTTTTTGCCAAACACTCTACTCTTAAGAGATCTGAGAAATCCATAGGACTTCTTTTCCGTATTGGCACGATCTGCCACTGCCTTGAGACGTTGCTGACCCTTGTTTTCAATCTCTTGATCACTAGGTTCGGTTTTTTGACCAAAAGCCTTGGGGTGTTTGAAACCCATAAGCTCGTCGATGCGGTCGATGGATTCACGGAGAATGGTTCGAGGATCAGTTGGTTTTGTCATATGACTATTTATTGACTTTGAAAAGATGATACCTCTACATGGTCATATGACAGCATCAATCAATGAGGGCCGCAAGCCCGTCCGCATCCTTACTGCCATGCCCAACGACACCAACCCAGATGGTGATATTTTCGGCGGCTGGCTCATGAGTCAAATGGACTTGGCAGCAGGCGCAGTTACAAAGCGACGAGCAGGTGGCAGAACTGTAACGGTTGCGGTGGAGGGCTTCAAGTTCCTCGCACCTGTGAAGGTTGGTGACGAAGTGGTCATTTACGCTGATATCAAGCGTGAGGGTACCACTAGCATGAGCGTCATGGTGTGTACCTATGCGCTCGCGGGCTGTACAGGGGTTGAGACCAAAGTCTGCGAAGCCATGTATGTGTTCGTTCATATTGGCGATGACGGTCGTCCAAAGGCGATTCCAAGTGCCTAAGATCATTCATGTAAACCGGCAGCATATTGCGATGAACGCCAAAGATGGCGGCAACAGACCTGTCTACACCATAAAGGTAAATGGCAAAGTCCGTTATGCCCGAGAAGTTGAGATCCAAGGGCCAAGTAAAATGGTATATAACGGATCACAGCTTCAGTGCGGCGATCGGGCCTGGATTGAAACAGACGCTGATATCATCCTAGTGGATGAGATGACATTCCAGGAAGCTCGCTCCCTTTAACCAGATTTTGAAAACTGGTGAAAAACTGGTTGACTTCTCCTCACCAGAGTATAGAACGAGAACATGGACGCAGCGATCGGCGCTGCTGGAAACGAGGAGATCGAAACATGGCACGTTTTACCCTGAACTTCAACGCAGCCGCCACCCAGGTTTTCGTCAAGGACGCTCCCAAGGTTCGCGTCAAGATGGAAGACGGCGTGCTGATGATCAAGCCCACCGATCGGGTCTGCGGCAAGGCTCTCCCCAAGGGCGAAAAGCTGCTCAAGCTGACGCGCAAGGATGTTTCGTCGGTCAAGTTCAGCCTGCGCGGTTTCGACGGTCTGAACCTGGTCGCTGGTCAGAAGGTCGGCCTGGTGGACGCAAAGCGCGGCTGGCTGGCGCTGTCGCCCTCGCTGGAGGGTGTGGCAGCGGTGCGCGTTAGCAACAGCTAAAAAGGCAGTTTGCTGGGTCGTCAACTAGGAAACTGGTTGACGACCCACCTATCTATGCTAACTCTAATGAGTTGGAACAAGGATCGGAGATTACGATGTTTGCTGCTTTTATCCCCAACAGTGGGGTGATTGAACAGGCCAATAGCAAAGAGCTTGCGCATCGGGAAGCCAAGGATCTCCTCAACGAGATCCCAACCGCGGCTGGTGACATCTATGTTATTGAATATGACAGCAGTGGTCTGGTTCTGGCCAGCTGGTTTCTCACACCCGAGGGTGATCTCGAGGACAGTGACGAGTTCATTGGGGATAATGTGAACTCGCTGTAACGCGATCCACAAAGCGGTAGACAAGGACCCACTTTGAATGCAGAGTGGCCCTATGACTATTGTAACACGATTTGCTCCATCGCCTACGGGCTACCTCCATATCGGTGGTGCCCGCACTGCTCTCTTTAACTGGCTCTATGCGCGCCATACAGGAGGTCAGTTCCTCCTCCGCATCGAGGATACCGACAAGGAGCGCAACACTCCCGAGGCTGTCCAGGCCATCTACGATGGTATGAAGTGGCTGGGGCTGGATCATGACGGGGAGATCGTCCTGCAGAGTGAGCGCGCTGCTCGCCATGTTGAAGTGGCCAAGCAACTCGTGGACGACATGCTGGCCTATTATGATGATGGGGCAGTCAGGATTCGCGGGACCAAGGGCGCACAGACGATAAACGATCTGGTTCAGGGCGAAGTCACATGGCCCCAGGATATCGACGACTTTGTGATTCTCCGCAAGGACGGCACGCCAACCTATATGCTAGCTGTGGTGGTCGACGATCACGATATGGGCGTCACTCATGTGATTCGCGGCGATGATCACCTCAACAATGCCTTTCGGCAGATGAGCATCTACCGGGCCATGGGTTGGCCTATTCCAGCTTATGGCCACATTCCCCTGATCCTGGATGAGAATGGCAAAAAGCTCTCAAAGCGCACCGGTGCCGCAGCGGTAACAGACTACCAGGAAATGGGTATTCTGTCCGAAGCCATGCTCAATTATCTTGCTCGATTGGGTTGGGGTCACGGCAACGACGAAATTTTCTCCATGGAGCAGGCCGTTGAGTGGTTTGACATCAAGGACGTTGGTCGAAATCCCGCGAGGCTTGATAAGAAAAAGTTGATGAATCTCAACGGTCACTATATCAGGAAGTCGTCTTCACAGTATTTGGCTGAAAAGATTCTTCCGGGTCTTCAAGGGCGCGGCATTCCAACACCGCCCCAAGATAAACTCCTGGGGGCCGTTGACGCTCTAAAAGAACGTTCTTCTGATATGAATGCTTTGATCGAGGGAACAATGTTTCTCTGGGCTAAAAGTCCCATTATCCTCTCAGAACCTCTGAACGATAACGAGAAGATGGTTCTGTCGTTGGTAAACAATGCCATCAAGCACGTTGAGTGGGACCATGATCACATCATGGAAGTCCTAAATGGGGTCGCAGAGAACCTCAACCTCAAGTTGGGCAAAGTGGTAGCCCCTCTGCGAATGGCCCTCACAGGGAGTAAGACAAGCCCGCCTATTGTGGACTGCTTGACCCTTTTGGGCAATGAAGAGGTATTTTTGAGAATTCAGGAGGCTTTACGATGACAATGACCCAGTTCGCCATTTATTATAGGGATCCTGAGACGGGTCTTCACTATCCCTGCACATCAGGTGGCCATCGTTATTTTCAAGACATCCATCATGATCCGGCTCTTTATGCTAGTGAGAAAAATGCTGCCAAGGTGATCAAAAATTGGATCAAAGAGGCAGCAAAATATCCTCTCGTCAACGAGATCGAGATAGTGGACGACCAACACAGTGATAGGACGATCAGCCCTATCCCTTACGATGACATCAAGATCATACCTATCAAGCTTACACCTGACCTTTCTCAGGCAGTCACGGGACCCAAACCATGATCGAGAAAACACCTGGGTATCAAGCGATCGTTCGTCATTATGGTGACCGACGAACCAAGCGCTCTGGCGTTTCCTTGATTGACCACATCAATCAAGGTATTAAGATCCTGCGCAGGATTGGTGCCGACGAGGTAACAATGGAAGCTTACGCAGTCCATCCAATCTTTCAAGCGGACGCTGATTTAAAGGCAAATTTTTTCCAATGCGCTGATCTCAATCAATTAGTGGTCCTCTATGCTTTGGAATATCGCAATATGGCCAACCGCAGCCTATCTGATATTGTCATTGAGTCGTGGCAGGGTGGGCCACACAACGACTATAGGACTTTGCTATTGGATCGACCAATAGCCACCAGCCCTCTGGATCCAGTGAATCAGATGTTGATAGCTGACAAAGTTCAAAATCGAAAAGACTTTCTGATTTATCACAAAGGATCTCATCCTCGTTCAGCAGAGCTTGACTTTTACTTTAACTCTTGGTTAAAAGCCTTAGGCGTAGATGAACAAACATATTTGGATCTGGTGAAGGATTTGTAATGACGAACCCTGTTTTGATTTTACTTGATGAATCTCAGGTAAATGACGAATTCCTCGAAACCAACGATTCAGCCGTTGTGATCCCGAGATCGGAATTGGTTGATATGTGTAGTCAACAGATGGAGGCCATTTCAAGTCTGCTGCTGGCATTTGATTTGCCAGCTGAAATGGGCAAGGTCGCTAACAACATGGTGATTGGGGCTTTTGTGAATCCTGATGCGAAGATCGGTCAAATGGGTTCTGATAACCGCAAACATCAACTGGAAAAAGCCAAAAGTCTGGTGGAGCAAATGCTAGCGGACATTCAATAAATGGGCAATCTTAGGGCAATAGGGTGGTGGTTCTGGAATAAGATGAATCCGAACTCAAAACAATTCACCACCACTCCTTTGACTGCGGAAGATATTAAGAACGGATACGTTGCTCAGCCGGTATATATTGACATAGAGGAAATACCATGAGGATTATTGGCGGCAAAGATTACTATGATAGCGCGGCCGCCTATGGTATCGACCCTGGGATCGTGTTCGTTCGCAAGGAATTCCGTCTCACCAATGGCGACATGGACCGGATCGGTCGATTTATTCCACAAACATTCGTCATTCGTCCTGATACTGATGAAGAAGACAGTTGGAAGACGCGATCCCAATGGTCTCAGGGCAACTTGGCTCCTGGGTTGAAAGTTCAAGCCTCTTTGCCCATCGTTATCTTTTGTGGCAAAGTTTACAGTGGTGTCTTTGTGACTATTATCGAAGGCACCGGCGACCATGAGGTCAAAACCGAACATCGCTTTTGGAACGCTGAAAAGTTTGACGCTTTTCTTAAGGAACGGGGTTGGCGCACCAGTTCTTCTTTTCAATATGGTGAGCATGGCTATACCAAACTGGAAGATAAATTTGCTGCTTTTGAGCTCAAAGGTGATGCTCTCCAGTGTCTCCTTGAGAAAAAGATCGTCTGTGTGACGTTCAAAGAAACATCATTTGTTTTCAACCGACTATTTTATCGCGATCGTGCGGGCTGGCTGGAACAAGAAAGTGAGTATGTGGCGAACTCTGATAATCTCAAAGACTGGGACTTTCAGAAAGCCTTTGATCCGGTTTCAGCCTTTCAGGAAATCAGCCAATGGGTAGGGGGAACTCTTGCGTCGTATGGTCCTGATATCATTGAAATCAAAGACGATTCTATCAAACTAGCAAAGCACGGGATGGATAAATGGTCCTTCCGCAAAAAGACAAAGAATAGCAAATGAGGGAGAATCTAGAGAAGATCACACCAGACGAAATTGCCCTCTTTCGTGTGATCAAACAGATGAGAGCTTTGAATATTCGCACAGATGCTGCTCAGGCCAAGTATCTCAAGTCCTGGATCACCAATAGTGTGGCGGCTGATCTGGATGTAAACGATCTGGAATTGCGAAAGCGAAATGACTGATGAGAGAAGATCGACTCAGCCCCGCGCAGCGCAAAGCTTTAGCAAAACAGCGTGAGCCTTATCGCCACGCCCTCGAGCGTCTCATACAGCGTCATATACCCGATGCTGACTATGGAACGCTTGAGATACTCACTGCTCTGGCTAGCTTTGCGATCAAGATCGATGGTCCAACAAAGACTGCTCGCATCGTTACCAAAGAAAATGATGAGTCATGGGTCGTGGAGGTCGACGCTTTTGAGGATCGCAAAAAGATACTCATAGTGATGAATCCAAAGACTGGCATTCCTCGCACTATATTGCCATAATTACCTTGTCCTTTTTGGACAAGGTGCTACACAAGACTCAAATCCTCATGGAGATCGATATGAGTAGCGCAGAAATCAAGGAACGCATCGTTCACTACTTCAACACTTCCAATGTCCCGACCACAGAAAAAGACTGGAAGCGAGTTCAGAAGTTTGCCCTCAATGGCGAGAATGTCAGGGAGTTCTTCAACAGCAAGCTGAATCGAACCGTTTATACAATCGGTGACGACGAAGACTGCGGCGTCTATGAACGTGATCAATGGGTCTATGGCATCTGCGAGCACGGTGACACGATGAACGGTCTTACCACTGGCATCAGCTATGTGTTCGAACCACAGGATCGCTGGCGCCGCACTGGTTATGTCTTCGACCAGCATCAGCAGTGGATCATACAATTCTTCCACTGTCTGCCCGACGACCTCGCCGATGAAGCACAAGAAAACGATTTCGTGTCACCCTACGACAACGTTCTGAAGGTTCACATCGCGCTGGCCAAATATGGTTTCAAGCACGACCAGTCACTCAGCGACTTCCTCAATGACACCAGCAACGGACCGGCGCCGCAGACGCCGACCCCTCCCGTCAATCCACCTCTTCCACCGATCCTGGATTCCAGTTGGAATCCTCCCGGCGTTGCGAAGCCTGCTCCTGGTGCCCTGAGCGCAGCCGCAGCGGCTTCCACACCTCCAGTGGGCAATCTCATGAGCCAGATCGGCGCCATGCTGGGTATTCCGATGCCTGGCAACGGTGTGCCCATGCCGCCCGGCACACCTACTGGAATGCTGCCAGTTGCCCCCGTGGGTCCCATCCCCAACATGAACGCAATCAACGTCCCTGCACTTCCGCCCAGCGGCATCTTCAATGCTCCCGGTATGCAGGCAGCTTTGCCTCTGATGGCCACCCAATGGCCCGAATTGGCCAATCTCCAACCTGCGGTTCAGGCCGCATTCATAACGCAACGAGCCGCTGGATTGAAGGGGCTCGACCAGTGTGATCCCACATGGGAAGATGACAAAAAGATCAAGCGAGAGCTTCAGGCCGGCATCTGGGTCACGCTTGAACGCAGCCACGCAATCTGGCTTCTGTATGAATATTTCGACGACGGCACTACGGTCCTGCCCGATTACTTTACCTACACGGATGAAGATCTCCACGCAGAACTTTGCGAAATGCTGGATATCGACGACGAGGATGAAGGAGAGAATCTGGAAATCATCAATGACGAGGCATCGTATCCTCCACCGTATGATCTGCCGGTTCCGCAACCCACTCCACTTCCTTCCTTTCCGCCTCATAACCCAGGTCACCCAGCCCCTATGATGGGTCCTGCGGCGGTGAATGCTCGTGCGGGCAGCTTTGCCCCGCTTCCGGCTCCACCGGCTGCTGTGGCCCCTCCGGCTCCACCTCCGGGCAATGCCGAAGCGCGCATCAAGGCTGACAGTGGTGATCAGTGGGCTGACTTCTGTCGCGAGGTATGGGAAACCTACGAGCTCAACAAGAGTAACCTTCCCTTGGATATTCACTGGTATGACCGCTACCGCCCGCGCGATGCGCAGATTACTGGCCTGGGTTTCCAATTCGTGCGCCGAGATTTCACTGGTATCCGCATCCTCATGGGCTATCTGGACCGTGACGGCAAGCTGATCAACAACATCGACCTGCCCAGTGCGATGCTTGAGGAGCTCATGGCTACGTGGGGCGGCGAGTGGAATGTTGAGGACATCACGCACGATGTCTTCAAGCGCAAGGGCGAGGATCCTGAGACTGGCTTCAGCTACAGCAGCGAAGGCACTTGGGACGAAGTCAAGGCTCACCTCGAAGGGCAGGGTTGGAAGGAAGTCTGATGAGTGTAAAAGACACACGATTCAAGCGCCAATGCCCCATCTGCTCTGATACGCTAGCTGGCACTGACGATGCCCTAATGGTCTTTGAGAGTCTCAGGGATCAAGTCGCAGAGATCGACAGTGGTAAAGCTGACTTCACAGAACCCAACTGTACCTTGTGCGGCGAGGACTGTTCACTCACAAAAGCACGGAAGATCCTCAAGGCAGGAGAACCCGTGCTCCAAAAAGCTAAACCTAGTGAGTTCGACGATTAATTGACGTCTAGAATTCACTCATTTACTTTAGGGCAAAGGAGTGAATAATGGAAGCATTTTGGTTTATAGTTGGCATGGGTATAGTGGTAATGGTCATTGCCGGCATCCACCGATTTTCGGAAGATCAAGAGACAAAACGTCAAGCAAAACATCGATCTGAAGCTGAAGAAAGAGCTGCTTACCGCAGGTCATTCGCCAAAGATGTCGCATCGGTAAAGGAACGAAGTTCACATAGAACCAGCAAACGCCGTTCGAGTTCGTCAAGTTTGTCTGATGATCTGATGATCAACACCACATGGTTTTCGGGTGGCTACAGCAGCTCACATAGCGACTCTGGAAGTTCCTGCGATAGCGGTTCTGACGGCGGTGGAGGTGGTGGCTGCGACTGATGGCAACGTATACCAACACTGTCAACCTAAACGATCAGATTTGGGTTTTCTTTGAAGGGTCTTTGGAAGAAATCCAAGCTCTTCAAAGAGACATCCTTGAAAGATTTTCCCCATCAGAAATTTCATTTGGCATAATAAAGTCAGAAAACTATATTTGCGAAGGGTGTCAGATTGGGTTCTGTTTTAACGACCCAAATAATGCCATGATAATAAAGCTCAGCTATTGATGAAACTGTGTTCCTATCAGGACTTATCGGACAGAGAAGACTATACGTTTCCGCACGTATTAGTTTGTCGGGGAACTCAAATTGAACTAATAAATGTGGATCGTCACTGTCGCATTTTTTGTGAAGATCGATTCTATGCTGGTGCGATGTATAGTGACGGTAATGGTTATTGGAATCAGAGATTCTATTTTCTTTTGAAAAAAGAAGCCGTGTTTTGTAAACTGAAAACCTATGTCTGATTTTTACTATCTATGGTTAGACGATGAAATGTATCCCTACTGGGTCAATGTTTACGATGCGACTGCGGACGAATTGCTGGAGATGAACGACTGGTGTGAACAGATACCCAGGCAGGTTTCCATTGTCTACCAAAACGATTTTGAACGTGGTGAGCACTTACGGTATTCGTTCAAACGTAAAATTGATGCGATTCGTTTTGTGCTTGAAAACATAGTGACAAATCAAACCATCACCTACTAACACGGTGATGTGACAAGCATTATCAAATACGTAAAACCAAAAAGCGAGTATAAAAATGGTCTATTGAGAGGCCATCATCACTTCTGGTTGGATTATTCAGAATTTGAAGATCACAGAGAAGTGGGGGATTGGATTGACTCCAATTGCTCTCCTGATCGTTATCAATACTGGCCGGAAACTGTATTGGATTGGCCATATTCTCGAATTCAATTTCACGTTGTCCTCTTTGACGATCGAGACGCGCGGCTTTTCAAGCTTCGCTGGTAGGAGGATATAGTGAAAGAACTGGTTACTCGTAAGATCTATTTTAAGACATATGATCACCGTCTAGTGATCAAGCTTAGAAAGTATAAAAAACAGAAGAAGGTTCCAACTCAGGAAGTTATCGAGTGGATTCTAAACACCAAATTTGAAAACCAGTGGAGGGGAATTGAATCTACCGCTAACAATGATTGGTTTTCATCTAAATCAATAGTTCTCCACTATACAGTATTCTTCAAAGATCCGGCTATCTTCGATCTCTTGTCTGAAACCATTGGACAGGAGAACTTTGAAGAATACGAAAAGCCAATTGACAAACAACATACTGAGCAGATGGCAAGAGAAAAGGTCATCACCAGAAGTCAGTTGTTCTTTAAAAAATATAGGATAGCTTTTAGGATTCCAGTTAGAAGAACCAGAGGAAGAACTGGCTTCACAACTTCACATATCACACAAATGCAGGAATGGTGCGAGGATCAGTTTGGTCCTCAAATCAACAATGATGACAGATATAGGATCCAGCGTTGGACGAATGGAACCTTCTATTTTGCTGATCCCAAGGATGCTATCTTGTTCAAAATGACCTGGAGTGATAATATCGGGTCATCGGAGCGTGTAGTGCTAGTGAGCGAGCTAGAAGCTGCCCGGGCATCCAAAGAGGGAGATTGACCCTCAGAGACCCTCAGAGAAGCAATGAGCCGGGGTCATAGACCCCGGCTCATTTGTCTTTAAATCATTGCTGCGTCTAGGAAAAGAGTAGCAGTATTGTCAAAGCGGTTTACCGTAGTCCAAGTAGAACCGTTGGTTGAGAAGCGAAGACCGCCACTGAGTGCGTTGGCCCCGATAACGTCGGCGGAGCCGCCGCCCTGGTGAGCCAATAGGAAAATACCATTACGATAAATGATATCTCCTCTACCCCAGTCGCCTGAGTTAGCACCAGTTCCAGTTGTGCGACCGAAATCAATAATATTTGTTCTCAAAGTCCAGCTAATACCATCAGAACTTACCAGCATCGGCAGATAACCGGGAGAGGTGCCAGCGGTAGCGGCCATAGAGACATAAATCAGTCCATTGGCATAGATGAAACCGTTAGGACGAGTACCGTTCAAAAGGGTTGTTATGGCCGAATTGGTCTGACCAGTTCCAACAGAGAAGTCGCCCTGTGTCCAGTTACTGCCGTCAGTGCTATACGCATAGGTGGCAGAGCCATTACCAAAACCAAAGTTAGTATTCATACCGTAGGCAAGGTAAAAGCCATTTACTCTGGTGAGTGAAACGTTGGGAGCAGACAAAACCACAGAGTTAGCAAGACCGGCACGACGAACCGGAGTCCAAGTATTTCCGTTGTCAGTTGATTGGAAACCTAGTGGAGGGCCGCCAGTACCAAAATCAGGATGTAGGAGGTTATCGGTGTTTGAACCAAGACCAACAGCACAACCAATGAACAGAGTGCCGTTATCTTCAGTAATATACTCACCTGAGTTGGTCATAATATTGGCAAAGTTAGTCGCACTATTGTTGTTATGAAGAAGCGTACGACCAAACCAATCAATACCGTTTTCTGAATACCAAACTCTCAGAGATTGTCTGCTATTATTGCTCGTGTTTGAGGTCTGGCTCTGCCAAAACCAGAATCTGCCATTGTAGAAACGAATCTTGCTGATTCTGTTAGGAAACATGCTTGGGTTACCAGCAGCATTGGTTCCAGTTCTTGGATCGTTCAGGTGGGTAAAGGTCATGGAGGCCGGATCAATATATGTATAGTTCACACCGTCTGTTGAACGACGTAGACCACCAATACTGACAGGACCAATCAGCCACATATTGTTTCCATAGGTGCATGACGAACCGCCCATACCGGCTCTAAAAACCCAGGACTGACCGTCGGCGCTGGTATACGCGTCAGTACCTGTTACCGCCATAAAGCGCTCAACTCGGCTATTGCGAACAGTGATAGAGAACTGACGGTCAGCAAAGGAGCCTTCAGAGTCAGTAGCTCTAATAGTAAAAGGAAAAACTGCCATGATTACTCCTTAGAGAACAGTAATGTTAAAAGATCGAGTAGCAAAACCATACTGGTTATCTGTTACCCTAACGGTAAAGTTGTAAGTGCCAGATGGCGCACTATTCGTTGCTTGATTACTTATTGTTCCGCTGATCAGTCCAGTGGAAGAAAGTGTAAGACCATATGGAAGACCACCAGATTCCAAACTATAAGTCATAATAGTTCTAGAACCCGTTGGGGTTGCGGCAAACTGAGCAGACACGGTCGTTCCTCGGGCATATGAACCAAGATTAGATGATGTTTGGCTCACGCTGTCTACCAGAACTTCTGATGAGAAAGTTGGATAAAGCTCAGTAAAGAAGAATGGTGGCTCCTCTATGCCTAACATCTCAACAGCGGTTCCTGAAATCTCTCCGGATACCGTGTTGAGGATGACACCTCGAGGCAAAAATCCTCTGGTGATCACATATTTGACCATCTGACGATCAACCGCTGGGGTAGCATTGACAAATAATCCAGAGAAAGTTTCTCCCTCATTATAGGTCGCAATATTACCTGCGGGATGAACGAATACTGGGGCAGGAAGTTTTGGCACTTCAATTGTTACACCTGGGCTCTTGAGGTCAGCCGTGAGACCGGTAATTGCTCCCGTCTGAAAATCAAGCGTAAGGCCCCAAGGAAGCCCGCCACTCACAATAGCATATCGAGCAAGGCTCTTTCCAGCCTGGGCCGTAGCGGCTACTGAAACGTTCGCATTTACCCCTTCGTCATACATTGCCAGAGTACCAAATCTAGTCTGCCAGATTGGGGGATCCACATTACCAATTGCTTCTTCAGCTAAAAGGTCAGCACAGATTCCAGAAAGGACTCCAGTATCAGGATCAAAGACCAAACCTCTTGGAAGAAAGGTTCCATTGTTGACGACTCCCATTAGAGCAAGTTCGTCATTGGACCCATATCTCGCGTCGAAGGTAATGTTGACGGAATCACCTTCAAGGAAGTCTCCAAGCTTACCAGCAGGAGGGCTTACCCATTCTGGTCCTAGACCAACGTTGGCGAAGTCAATATCACCAATAATCTCTCCAGTGTCTTCATTCAACGTGACATTTACTGGAAGAGATCCGCTAATGATTTCATATTTGATTTCTGTCATTATACCGACCTAGCTGCTAGTTTGGTTGAGAATAGTGAGCCTGCGCTAGGTTCACCAAGTGAACCTTCTGGGGTATCCCAGAAGACGTCGCTCTTGACGTTCTGAACCTGGATCTCAAACTGGCGATCAGATGTGAGATTGGTTTCATCCATTACCCTAAGGGTAAATGTAAAGTTTGTGGTTTCTTCAACTGCTCCAATGGTTCCAAATAACTCACCAGTTGAAATATTCAAGCTAAGTCCAGGAGGCAATGTTCCGCTGACAATACTATATTCCAGAGGACCACCATTGGGATCAGTTGCGTTGAATAGTTCAGAGAACTCAGAACCTTCTTCAAAGCTACCAAAGTAACCGGAACCAGTAATCCAGGTTGGCGGCTGAGCAATGGCTGGATTGACATTAACGGTTACTGGAGTGGAAGTTGCCACTATTGTTCCAGCCGCGTTAGACAAAGTCACTCTATAGACCAACTGCCCAACCTTCATTGGGATAACAGTCAAACCATTCGACCCAATCAATACTCTGTTGTTTACCAACCACTCTCTTGTCACCGAAGTAGCACCAGTCCATTCACCAGGATCAGCGGTAAATGTGGCATTCATGAGTCCTGAAGTTGGTGTTACGCTTGGAGTTCTAATGAATACCGGAGGATCTGGAAGTTCAACGCTAGCAGGTGCAGAATTGGCTATAGTGGTTCCACCGTTCCCGACCACCGTGACCCTATAGGTCAGATTACCAGTAATTTGAGGTATATTGGTTGGTCCGGAACCCACGAATTCAGTCCCCACATACCAATCTCTTGCGGTAATAGTTCCGCCAGTAAATTCACCATCGTTACCAGTATAGGTGGTTACACCCACAATACCAGCACTGGGAGTGATGCTGGGGTCCACGGTGAATAGTGGAGGAGGAGCAGGATCTACGGTGACCGCAGCTGAATTCGCTACAACGGTGCCGCCGTTGCCAACAACAGTAACTCTATAGACTAATGTTCCTGGAAGAAGAGGAGTTACTGTATTTCCCGAGGCTACCACAATATTGTTGAGTAACCATTGTCTGGAGGTAACAACGCCATTGGTGAATACACCATCATTTCCAGTAAACAAAGTCTCACCAGAGATACCAGTTGTTGGTGAAATGCTGGGATCAGTAATGAATACTGGAGCAGCAGGAGGGACATTGGCAAACTTGAGAGCCCCCTGTGGTATAAAACGGCCTTTGAATCTAATTCCCATAATATCCTCCAAGTTGGCTCCTGTATTTAGCATCCCAGGAACCGCTAAATATGGGATAGGAGGAATTTCATGGTTGCTGTTTGGTTCTCGCCACCTTCTGGAAATCTATTGAATAATGGACAACCTTGGCGCCGTGGTGACCAGGCTTCTATTAGCCTTGAAATTTCTCCAGATGCCAGAAATGATTTGGATCGTTTGGAACTCATTGGCGGCCAATTGCCTCCTGGACTATTCTACAATAATGGAACTCTGAGAATACTGGGCACCGTTAGATCATTACCAAAAGATCAAGAAAGCTATCCAGTAGTCTTTAGAGTATTCCTCCGATCTTCCAATAGAACCTACGACAGAAGTTTTAGGTTTATTGTTGATTTGAGCGATGAAGAACAAAGCTGGTCTTCACCATCTGGTATTCAAGACTTGGGATTAGTAAATCGAGGATCCAATGTTGTAATCCAATTGGATATTGTCAACCCAGATCAAGATCCACTTGAATTCAAGGCGGTTGGTTACAAGGGACCGGCAGGCTCCCAGTCTGGTTTGCCTATTGGTCTTGAAGTTGACCAATTTGGTAGAATTGTTGGATCCCCGACCATTACTGGAAATGTTCCAGGTGATTACTATTTTAGAGTCTATGCTCGAGACCCGGATGACCTTCAAAGTAATCCTCGCGGAGAGGGATCTCCTAGAACGTCAGAGAAGGTCTACAAGCTGACAATTGGGCAAGATATTGTCCTGGACGCCCGACTATCCGATGTGGTTCGCTGGGAAACTCCAGCGGGATCCTTGGGGTCTACATTTGAGACCTATCCCAGTCACTTTGGAGTAAGGGCTGTTCCGCAATACCAAGTAGCATCTGGCAATTCTACTGAATCGCAAGTCATCAACTATACCATTACACCTGGTAGTCGTCCATTACCAGAAGGCTTACTCTTGGATCCATCGTCCGGTCTTATAATTGGTCGATGCCCATACGTGACGGTTACTAGAACTTTTGATTTTATTGTTGAGGCCAGAGTGGTTTTCGTCAATAATGAAACAGGGGAAGTTCGTCCGTCAGCAATTGCCAGCGAGCGAAGCTTTTCCATTACCATTAGATCGATTTTTGCTGCTGATTCAGTTACCAGTCTCCAATTCAATGTTCCTGGACCGGCACGTCAAAAAATAGCCAAATGGGTATGGGGAACTCTACCAGAGCCAAGACCTGATTACTCGGTGAGTCAGAGAGTCTATATTGGAAATGGAACAGATTCAAAGTTCCTTGTTCCAAGAGGCCGACTTGGTGATGCCGTGGATGTATTTTTGAATAATCAAATTTACAGAGGAACAATTTCCAGAATTACTGAGTTGCGTGAAGATTTTATTATATTTCCTCCTGGTTCCATACCAGCAGCTGGAACTGAAATCAAAATCATAAGATATGTCAATAATGCTGGCGCCCTAGCATCAGACCGACTGACTGTGCTTGGAAGAGATCAACTCTATAGAGAAATTGACCAATATTTTGGAAAAAATCGCCAGTATAGAATTCTACTAACCAACGGTATCAACTATCAGACAGGTGATCTAATTGATCGCCTCAAAGACTATCATCATCCAACTAAGTTGAGAATTGGTAAAGTTCAAACGGCCAGAGCACGTAGCCCTGAAGGAGTACATCTCTACGATGTGATTTATTTGGGAATACTTGACCCCATGGAAGGGGCAGGTGGATTCAACACCCTTGGACAAGAGGAGCCTCTAAATCGTTATAATCCAGGTCAGACACCTGTTGCGATTCCCAAATGGAACCTCTTGGAAGGCACAAGTAATTACTATCCCAATAGTATAAAGAACCTGCGATCTGACCTTATCAATCGCAACGATAGATTACCAGGAGCTCTTCCTGGTTATGGCATTTCTGGTCGTGAAGGATTGCCTCTTTGGATGATAAGTGAACAAGAGCGAGGACGTCCAGACACTATTCTGGGGTACCAATGTGCTATTGAATTAGCTCATGTGAGAGCAGGAAGCGGTCCTGCTATTGTGAGAGCTCTAGACACCGCTGGTATTAATGATGATCTTCAGGGAACCACTATTGAAGTGGATAGGTATCTCCTCATTAGTGATGGTTTTGCTTCAACTACTTTTGATGGAACTGAATTTGGATTCCCAGAAATTACAACTTTTGACGGTCCTGACAACTTGGATACACCAACAGTTGCCTTTACGACTTTTGATACCAGTCTCCAGTCTGAGAGTAAATACTACAAGTTTCCGCCGGGAGACAAATAAAAGGGAGATCGCATGAGCGACGTTCGCAATAGAGCCAATAGCCTGAATGTCACGTTCCCAACCCCTGGTGTCAATAATTCATCACAGGGGTTTAGGGACAATACCAATGCGACTCAACAGGCGCTGTTCCAAGCCAGTGATGAACTGACGAAAATCCAAAATACTCGTTTGAGTTTTGTTGGAGATGCCGCGGGTCAGAGTGATAGATTTGACAATGCGGTAGTCGTTGGCGCTGCTGATCCAACATTGGAAATAAATTTCACTCTATCAAACACAATCCAGGGCCCAGTAACCTATAACAGTGATCTTGGTGACTTCCGACTTTCATTTGATGCCAAGGGTCGCTTGACTGCCCATGAAGCTATTCAACACTCTATTGACTGGTATATTGATCATCAGAGTGGAATCACTGTTCCAATCCAAGGAACCAATATTGGTACCGGTTCTGGCAACTTGGTGTTTCCAACCTTTGCCTTTGATCAAAATGGTCGATTGATTGCCACTGGAACCAAAATAATTCCTTATGGTCTTTTGAGTCACACCCTGAATCAGGGATCCATTATTGTGGGTGATTCCAACAATCAGTCAATTGCGTTTTCACCTCCTGGCGGCGCTGGAGCATTTGCCCTGGTGGCACAAGGATCCAATCTATCCTGGCAACCCGTTGGTGCAGGAAGTGTCAGCGGAGTAACTGGTGGAATTGGTATAACGGTCACTGGAACAGGTGAAGCGCCAACTGTCAATCTGGATATTGGCAAATTGGACGCCGAGCCAATTGTCACCAACACTGACCAGTTCATCTTCTTGTCCTCTGGTGATAATCAACCAAAGCGATTGACAGTTGCTCAGTTGCGCAACAATTTGATTGAAATTGTGGTTGATGAAACTCCACAACTGGGTGGAGATCTGGACGTTCAGGGTTTTACAATTACCACTTCTGGTAATAATGGTGTCTTCATTGAAAGCCATGCGATTGCTCCTTCCAGCTCTATCAGGGTTTCACAGACGGGCATCACACTAGATGGTGGCACAGGAACCAGCTTGGCTCTACAAGCACCAGCGGTGGCCCTACAATCGCCCTCTTTGACCCTAAATGGACTGCTTTTCCCGTCCACCGCTGGCACCACTGGCCAGTTTCTAACACAGGGTCCAAGTAATACACTAGTATGGTCTTCGGTTCAGCAGTTCTTTCAGACGATCCAAAACACGATTTTTGTTGGTAAGAATGGCAATGATACCACGGGCAACGGGTCGCTGAACTCTCCCTACCTGACCATAAATCGCGCGTTGAGTGAAATCCCCAATGGAGATTTGCTGACCACCTATACCATAATGCTTCTGGGTGGAACATATCAGGAAAATGTTGATATTCAAAACAAGAGAAATCTTGCCATTGAGGGTTTCTTTGGTTCCACAAATTCAGTAATCAAAGGAAACGTCCAAATACTATTCAATGTTGATTCACTGCTCATGAGCAAAATCACCATTGATACTAGTGATCAACCAAGTTCAATATTTCAGCCTACTTTTGCGATTGTAGGTGGTGTTGGCAAAGCGACTTTCAAGGACTGTTCCTTTTTGAGAGGACCTGGTCCTCTGAGTGATTTGACCGTTATGTCTTTGAATGGTCAGCTTGGCGGTGATGTCAATTTCTTCAACTGTACTATTCAGGGTAAAATTGACAACTCGACTATTGCGGATGGAAATCGTGTTGTTTTCCAAAACTGCGGTCTTCCTGAAAATGGTTGGACGGGTCTTCAGTTGAGTCCCGAAAGCTTTACTTTGGTTTCTGGTGCCCCATTACTCAAAGGTATTGAACACAATGGTGGTGTTTTGATAATGGAAAATGTTGGATCCATTATTCCAGAAAACTACAGCGTGAATATCAATAACCCATCTCTTCCCCTTTGGGAAGGTGGACGACCCAAGTTTCTAACCACTACGGGAGATGACGCGTTTGAAGATGATCCCGGTGTTACTCTATTGAATAATCAGGACGACGAAGGAAACAACGTCGAGACCCTATTACTTGATCCACAGGGTAATCCAATTGATGATCCCAATAACGCAGGTGAAAGCCTCAAAACTCCCTGGGTTCAGGTCACCGTTCAACAGCCTGATACCATCCGAGACTATACTGTGGGTCTCTACAGTATTGCGGATGCCAATACTGGCGGAGCAGAAAATAGATTGGAACTTACCAACGTAAACTTTTACTACAATGGTGAGTTCAGCAAAATCTACAAAGAAGGAAACTGTGAATGGTCCTTTACTCGTGTAAAGAGACGCAGTGATCAGGACTTTATCAGTGGACCACGTTTGGCCTATGATGTCCAGCCAGACGAAGGAAACTTTGTTGGTCACTACAATGCCAGTGGTATTCTTCTCCGCTATACTGAAGACAACTCAGTTGTACCAGACGGTGTCATTGATCCAAAATCAGGCAATACTTTCTTGGTAAACTTGACCGGCTCAGCTACTCTGACGATCAAGACACCAGAGCCAACCTCCTATGCTCCTGGACCGCTGAATACTAGCGGTGAACTTTATAGTGAACTCCTGATTGCTGTAAAGCAAGATTCAGTTGGTAATCGTCAAGTCAACTTTCAAGTAACGCAGGGTGGACCTATTACTTGGATCTCCAGCACGGCCCCCAATATTGTGCCAAATGGTCTGACCTTTTACTTGTTCCGCTACTTTAGTAGAACTAGAACTTGGGTAGGTCAAAAGCAAGTTGATGCTGCTGGTATGAAAGTAACTCCAGTTACCACGGCTTCCTATACTCTCCAAACCAGTGATGCTGGATCCTATATTCGTAGGTCTTTTACTGGACCCAATCAAGTAGTGGTTCCCAATAACTCAACGGTTCAATTAAATATTGGTGTCCAGATTCACATCACTCAGATTGGTTCCGGTCAAACAGAAATCGTGCCAGGACCCAGCGTGATCATCAATACGCCAACAAGTCGTTTTACTCGCACGAGATTTTCCAATGTTACTTTGACCAAAGTGGCAGCTAACATTTGGGACTTGTCAGGTGATTTAGATGACAACCAGAGCAGTGTAGTAACCAACACCGCAGATAACAACCAGATCAATGTCTCGAGCAATCTTGCTCTAACAGACGGAAGTATCAGTTAAGGCCCCAGGGCGAGGAGAATAAAATGGCAAAGCAAACTATCAATATTGGTAGCGCGGCCAATGCTGGTGACGGCGAGGGCCTGCGCGATGCGTTCATTAAAGTAAACAATAACTTTGATGAACTTTACTTGAATCAAGACAACAAGGTGGATCAAGGTAATATTACTACCAGCGGTCTAACAAGTCCCGGCGCAGGTCTATTGGGTAGATCCACTGGCTCCACTGATGCCCCTATTCAAAACTTGACCTCCACTCAGGCCAAAACCTTTTTGGAACTGGAAAACGTCAATAATACCAGTGACGCTCTGAAACCCCTGAGTAATGCGGCAGTAGCGGCCCTGGCTGGCAAGGAAGATGCCATTGTGGCAGGAACGGCCCAACAGTATTGGAGAGGCGATAAAACTTTCCAAACACTGAACAAGGCAGCGGTTGGTCTTGGCAATGTGGATAATACTAGCGATACCCAGAAGCCAATCAGCACTGCCACACAGACGGCTCTGGACCTCAAAGCCAATGCCACTCACAGTCACGTGGCTGCTGATATCCAGTTGAGCGCAGGACCCCGCATCTTGGGCAAAACTAGTCCAGGGGCAGGTCAGGCCAGCGAACTCACAGATGTGGACGTCAAAGGTTTTCTCAATATCACAAACGTCAATAATACCAGTGATGCCCAGAAACCAATCAGCATTGCGACACAAGCGGCCTTGGATCTCAAACTAGATGCCACAGGCTCCATTGCGATCTCTCAGGTAACCAATCTCCAAACCGCTCTTGATGGCAAGGCTCCGGCTATCCACACCCACACGATCCAGGACGTAACGGGTCTACAAGGGGCACTAGACGCCAAAGCTTCCACTTCAAGTATCGCGGTAGGCTATGTGGGACAAGGCCCCGCGAGCGCAAGCTCTATTGCCCTCAACCCAGCCCTCCAACCCTTTACTATCAGCGTAAGCAACTCTAGGGTAAAGGCAACTCAAGCGGCCACAGTGAGTCAAACCCGCGACATTGAGAAGAACGGTCAGGTGATTGGAACAATTACTTGGGCGGTTGGTGATCTATTGGGCACAATTAGTATCCCAGTGGCAGGCGATAGAGTAATAGCTTATGGAGATCACTTGGCAGTGGTAGGCGATAACCCTCCCTCTTGGTCAGGCGACTTGGTAGTAATCCTCCGCAACTAACAGTTGAACCCCAGAACAAACTCTGGGGTTCAATCATGACTAAAGGACTGTGGCATGAAAGATCCTCATCAACTAGAACTTCCCCTGGAACACAACTATACTTTAGATTGGAAACTACAGGATCGGAGATCCCAGGAAAAGCTGACTAGATCCAAAGTAGCCAATTACTGCTGGGACGTTGTACATGGTCACAAGACCCTAGATTATAGGTATAGACCCAAAGAACATGAACTCCAACTATACTATGAATACTTGGTGGACTCACGAGAATACTATAGAGAGGAATTCCTCTCTATACTGAATAAACTGAAAACAATACCAAGAGACTAATGGGTCAATACTTCTACTGAGAAGATAATGGATGGTAGGTATTGAAATTTTCACTTGACTGATAGCAAAAAGTCAAACCGCTTTTTCTGACAAGTGGGGGGTCAAAAAGCTAGACGATCCAAAATCCTAGAAAGCGCGATTTCGCGCGGGCCAAATTTTTGACCAAAATCTAAAAGTGGTCTACTGACAAACTCTGAGTCCTTATAGTAAAGCGATACCCAGTGTTGTCCACTATAGTGACTCCATAGTGACTCCCATAGTGACTCCCATAGTAGTCTCTATAGTGAACAAAATACCTTTACAGTAGAGTCACCATAGAGGTATAAAAAGTGTCAGAATCGCCTAAATCTGTCTTCCTATTGAAAGAATTATTTTTGATTTTCTTTTTGCCAAATCAGTAATCTTTGTTGCTAAGAGCCAGCAATAATGCGCATCTCCAGTCTCTATAGTTGTAGAAAAATGGTTGATAAAAGGGGAAAATTGTCTGAATATAGATAAGAATTCTTGACCTCAACTCTGGTGATTCTTGATGATAGTGCCTCACCAGAGTTATCTTTGTGATCAATCTCTCTATAGTGACAATCGGTCTTTTGTCCACTATAGAGGATCAATGTTCTCTATAGTGTGTTATGATCCTTCGTCCAAAGATGACATATCTGATGATCTTGAGATTGCCAGTGAGCGGATCAGATGGCTCAACGACCATGTGGGTAACGGCCAGTGGTTTCAAGAGTTTTCCTGGGATGATGAGCGTAGTTCTTGGGTTCGTTGGTATCATTTAGATTGTCCACCGGGGTTAGCCATTATGTTCAAGTTGACGTGGGGTGGTCAATAGTTCCCTAGGGGTATTTGTTCTATGTATGAGGTTGTTATTCCTATACCTTTGGGTGATAGTTTTTGGCGACGAGGGGGTAGTTCTGATCTCTTGGAATATCAATCGGGGACCACCGCCAGCGGTCATTGGTTCAAGGCGATTCATCCTCGAGCTCACCTTGTGGAATGGATGAAGGAGTATACTCCCTCATGGGTGTATTATCATGAGGTAGCGCCTCCTATAACTACTGGGTATTTTAGTTCTCAGATTCCCACGGGTGTTTTGTTTGCCTTTGAGGAGGCCAGTGACGCAGTATTGTTCAAGTTGACCTGGTGTCAACTTTAGTTGGTTTCTCTGTTATGTATGAAGTGTCCACTTTGGTGCCTTCTTGGTTTATCAGTTATTCTTGTCCACCACTGGAAGGTCTTTGGATCAAGTTACCATCCAGTGGCATGTGGTCTTTTGAGATATTCCCCAGCAGCTTATTAGTTGAATGGCTTGACCTGTATGCGCCCAGTTGGTCATATTTTTATAATCAAGACGTCTTGGGTCCAGGATTTTGTAATAGCCCGATTCATCGAAGATTTGTTATTGGGTTCCGTGAGGTCAATTGCGCCATACTGTTCAAGTTAGCATGGGGCGGGGAGTGAAACTGGTTAGCTCTCGTTATTTTTGTTTTTTCAAGTTGAAGACGTATGGTCCTTGTTGTCTTGAGTTCAATTGGGACATTTCCGACTATCGTATTTGGGATTGGATGATCAGGGTTTATCCCAAAGATGGTGAGTATCGTCTGCGATCATTTTTATCAGAGGCCGAGCACCAAAGCCACCAAGTGCCCATGCGGGCATATTTTGACAATCTTAGTGACGCAATGTTGTTTAAGATGTCATTTGCCTAGCAATTGACAAGTTGGTTTGGTTATGTCTATACCCGGCTATGATATATGTTCCTATCAACGAACCTGAAGCAGAAACATGGGGTGATGGAAATCCTTATGTGACGGCGTTGGGTTGTTGGAAGGATTGGTGTTCTTCTCTTGGGTTAAAGTATATTTCTGCGGGTTCTGAGCGTGGGGATCTGGAACCTGGCCAGTGGTGTATCAAGAGTTATTGTAGATCAGCGGCTTCTTCGGAAAATTGGTTTCCTAGATTTCCTCGCCGTATGGTTTGTTTTCACGAGCAAGACCGTCATCTTGCCATATTGTTTAAATTGAGGTGGGGATGACTTTGGTTGAGTTGCCTTTGAATCTCATCATTGAAAACTCTTCTCCATACCAGTGTGTGTGGTTGTTGGTTGATGAAGTCTACTGCTGGTTATTGGAGCATGTGGGTCCGGGATCTAGATCTGGGGGATGGTCTGGAGATCAGGCGTGGCAGTGGAATTACCGATATAGTGGACGCCTCCAGGGACCAGCTGACAACTTAATAGCGTTTTCAGATCCCAAAGATGCCATGTTGTTTAAGTTGACTTGGGCATGAGCCATCAGGTTCTCATATATGCAGGGCGTAATGGCCGGGCCAATGGCATTTTAGGCAACGGTTATGAGTTTAGATCGGATCGTCCTTGTTATCCAGATCACGCAAGGGTTGTTCGTGATTTTTGGTGGTTGAATGATCAACCTCATGAGAGTATTGGTTGTCACTATAGACTTTTCTATCGTGATCCCTATTGGGTAATAGACATTGAGGATGCTAGTTGTGCCATTCTTTTTAAATTAGCTTGGGGATAGACAATGAGTTATATCTTTGATGTCTCTAGTGAGACCAATGATCTCGCAGAGGTAGACCATTTTGTTCGTTATATAGGCCATGGTGACTATCTGGCTTGTAACCGTCGTGATGCTGATGGTAATACCATCTACAATGTGGTATTCACGGACAAGCGATATGCTCTTCAGTTCAAGTTAAAGTTCAACGCCACTTTGATCAAGTGGGATGAATCTGATGATGAAGAGATTGTAACCATTGAGGACTTGGTGTCGCGTGGTTATGTGGAAATGAAGATCTCGGTGGATTTTTCTAGATCGGAAGAGTTTCGTCAGTGGTGTGGGGAGCGGGATTTTCCTATTGTTGATGAATTCAAATTTATCTACAGTAATAACCTTGAGCCCATGACCCTGTATGTTCCTGAAAGCCAACAAGCTTTGGTAAAGTTGACTTGGGGATGATAGACGTTGCGGTAAAATATGAAAACGTCATGATTGAGGTGTATGATGGAGAATCTCCTTGGCGGTGTGGTGACTGTCTAGATCCCAATATAGTCAAATGGCTCAACAGCCATTGTGGTGACGATTGGGATTGGGCATTCACTGCTACCAGGGTAGTTTTTCGTTTTCATGACCATAGCATTGCGACTTTATTCAAGTTGACCTGGGGTTGATATGAAAGATTATCAGCCAAGTCCCAATCTCACCATGCGTGTTCTTTTGGAAGATGGTCGCCTTCCAAAGGAAATGTTGGATTGGTTAGAGGCCAACATTGACCCCGTGTTGAGTGAAAACACTTATGGCTTGATTGCCGAGGGTGAAACCTGGGGTGCTTGGTTTATCAGAGACATGGGACGGGATCCTAGTATAATTTCCTTTAGATTCAAGACCATGGACCAAACGTTGCTTTTTAAGTTGAGGTGGTATAATGTCTAGTTTTGATTGGAAACCCAACCCAGAGACATTGGCTCTTGGTATTGAGTTGGTTAAAAAGTTCCATCAAACTCGCCGTGAAGAGATCCTAAAGGATCATCAGGATTCTGGTTATTCTTGGCCGGTTTTGATTTACAACGAGATCAGAACTGAAAAGTTATCTGAGGGTTATGCCGAATGGATTGAAGAGCATAATGGTATTGAGTCTTTTGATATGTGGACAAATACCAACTTTGTATCCTTTAAGACTTCTGATGATGCCCTTTTGTTCAAGTTGACATTTGGTGGCAAATGACAATCTTTCATCTTTATCACGACATTGATTTCTCGGGGAGTCGTCCCAACTGGTTGGGTTATTCTCATGGTCAGGCCCCGGTGGATCGACAAGTGATATCAGATGCCCAGGATCCTTGGTATCCCCAGGTTCGCCTAGCCAAGCATTATTTTCTCACTGATTTTGCTCATAACATTCTAAATTCCGGTTATACATTGACGTTTATATCCTATAAACATTGGAGACTGGAAATAGCAGATAGGGCACAAGCGGCAGTTTTCAAGTTAGCGTTTCTATGATCTGGCAGGGTTGGACCAAGTTAAAAGTGGATCGTTGTAAAGTTGAATACGATCTTCCTGACTGGTTTGCTTTGCGACCGGAAATCAAGGATTGGCTAGATAGAAACGTTGGTCATAAATGCCACTTTGTAAACGACGAAGCTCTGGGGGATTGGTTCCATGATTATCCCATGTTGTCTGACCATGTCTTCATTTTCTTCAAAAATCCTGATCATGCCATGTTGTTCAAACTAACTTGGTTATGAGCAAGTTTGTTTTATATACATCTGGACTCCATTACAAAGTCCGCACCCCTGGTTATGAAAATCATAATGAGATCATAGAATGGTGTGAGATATATCTCACACGGCAGTTCAGCAATTCTTACTTTGGATCCAGTAACACCACCTGTTGGTATTTCTTTGATCGCAAAGAAGCCATTAGGTTCGCATTGACTTGGACATAGTAGGTGCTATATTGGCGTCATGGAAGACGGGCGACCCTTTAGAGTCATAGATCCCAGTGGACGCAATCTCCACTGGGTGTTGATCAACGACCAGCGAGCCAACACGGTTCGTGAATTCTATGAGTCTGATGCCTGTCGCATAGTTGTCTGCCCACGACGCAATGGCGAATTTGGAACTCAGGATCTGGTGAGTCGTCCCTGTTTCAGCGAAGGTCGAGATGGCTTTTTTCGTCTCAAGGACGAAGTTCATGAATGGCTGGTGAATGCTGGATTGGAACGAGCCTATCAATTTGAGTTTCGCTATGCCAATGGTTCCATGGAGCCAGGTTGGCATGTGGGATTCTTGGATAAGAACAGTGCGATGTTGTTCAAACTAGCATGGGGATTATGATATGAGCACCGAGGTCATTTCTACCACATACCAAGGAAGACCAGCTTGGGTCTTGAATGCTGAATCCTTTACCAGTCTTGTGGTTGACGGCATAAGTGGCATTTCTTGGAATGAAGAAAACCCTTCAGAAGTAGAAGAAAACTCAAACTCATCGTTTACCGCATTCAAAAGGATGGGAACCGCAACTCTATCCATGTCGCGTGTTCTCACCGAAGAAATTGAAGATTGGATGAAAGAACATGGATATGAGTATGAGTTGGATACTCATGTTTCCGCCCCGGATGCCGGCTATGAAATCATTATGTTTGATCCCAATGTGGCCGTTCTGTTCAAGTTGACTTGGACGGGGATCAAATGATCCCCGATAATATAGCGATCATCAAAGTGGATTCAGGCAAAGTAGTTGATTGGAACACGACGATCAAACTGCGCAGTGATACTCTTGATCTATTGATCAAGGTCGCTGGACCAACTCCTGATGATCGTTTTCTTTTTAGCTTCCCCGAAGGCGTAGATTTCAATATAGAAACTTGGGGTTGGTTTATCAACGCCTTGGAAGCGCACTACCGGAAACCCGAGGATCAAAGAAATATCTATTTTTGGTTTAAAGATCCCAAACATGCCGTATACTTTAAGATACTGTGGGGCGGGCAATGAAAGAGCATGGTAATCAGGCCATGGGTCCACTCAATGCGGTTAGTAGCCAAGGATGGGTTGAGGTTAGTCTCCCCTACGAAGAAAATCGCAATGAAGAAGAACTTGATCTAGATCCCGATTATAGTGGTCCGATGCCGTCATGGGAAATATGGGATTGGTTGGAAGCCAATATTACTGACTTACATGACGAAGAAAATGGTAGCGTGGCATGGTGGGTTGTCAGAAACCATTTTACATTCTTCTTTCGTGAAAAGCATGATGCTGCTAAGTTTGCTTTAAGATTTGATGGTGAGATTTTTGTTGTATGATTTGGGTTGAATTGGATCGCTATAATACTACTGGTTCTGTCCATCAACGGGTAACTACAGTAAGTGGTTCTAATACCCAGCTCACAACACTGGAATCAGAACGACCTCACTATGGAGGAGGCTGGTTTGTAAGAGATGATATCCATGAATGGTTATCAGCTAGAGTCGGTTTTTATCGATTGGTGTGGAACGAGATCAAGGATAATCACTGGCATGTGGGAATAGAGGATCCGCGCATAGCTGTCCTCTTCAAACTAACATGGTGTGGTAATTAAAATCACACGCCTGACCATCTGAGCTTGGTCATTACAGCTTTTCTAGAGTCTTTGAAATACAGGGCATAGATTCCACGGTGGCGCATTCTAAGGGCTTTGTAATCCTCTTGGTGCCTGATACCGTTTTCAGTCAACCAATCCAAGACTTCTTTTCCATCGTGCTCTGACGATATCGCCACATAATATGGATATTCCATTATCTCGACCTTGTTATTTCAAGCTAAACGATAACTTGAAGTATGTGGCTTTCGCAATATCCGTAAACCAAACTTCATACTCCCCCGCGATGGTGTTGGTGTAGGGGGAAATCATCCAATCTGTGAATTCCTCCCATTGTAGGTTGAGGAGAAAACATCTGACCCTATAATGATCCAAAGAGCTAGAAACGTTTGGTAAAACCACCCGATATGGTCTGGGATTTTTAACGGCAGAGAATAACTGATCGTCCACCCCCTACTTATTAGGCTAAATATGGGGAATCCATAAAGGAGATCGGTATGACTCAACTAACCCCAAACTTTAGCCTGGCGGAGATGACTACTACCTCCACTGGTCTTCCAAATATCCCAACCGGTGTAACTCTTCAGAATCTAACACATACTGCCCAGCAGATGGAAAAGATTCGCGCCATTCTTGGTAACAAGCCTATCCGAGTTAATTCAGCTTTTAGAAGCGATGCGGTTAACAGAGCGGTTGGTGGTGTTACTACTTCGGCTCACTCGTTTGGCTTTGCGGTTGACTTTGTGTGTCCATCGTTTGGAACACCCTATGATGTTTGTGTTGCGATCGCTGAATCTGGTCTAACCTTCGACCAGCTGATCCACGAACGTCGTCGTTGGGTTCACATTGGCTTCGGTCTGAGGTCTGGTATCAGCAACCGTAAGCAATTGCTGACATTACCGCCAACCGGTAAGCGTTACCTGCCAGGAATTATCAAGTAACTTCTTTTCCACCCCAGGTAAGCTTCGCTAATGTGGCATGCCTGGGGTTTAGGAACAATATCTTAAATCCCTGATGCTTCCATTTGCGAGCGTCCATTCCTTTACGTCTGTCATCATACCAAGCCCAATTGACTTGTCTGCTGTCATTGTCCCAACCAATAACCGGTATAGAGATACCAAAGCCAATATTGTCAAAGAGCCATTTGGAAAAGTCATCTCGAAGCCTCGCATTGAAGCAACTATCCCATGTTTCGTAAGGAACAAGCAAGTGGTGCTCAAATGTAACAGCAATTGGATCCATTACAAACATTCCAAAACAAACAGCATTGCCTCACCACGACGATCGAATTCAAACCAAACGTTCCCTAGGTCATCAACCCACCATTCATCCTGAATTGTGGAATCCTTAAACCACATCTTGATATTGTATTGGAGATCCATACGCGGACTACCGTATTCATCGGCGTCCATGTCAATGACTTTATCCATCAACGTGTCGTATCGATCTATACAGACTGATACTCCGACACCTCCTAAACCCCAGGCCATCACAAGCCTCTTACGGGTTCAAAATCTGCCCTGTGAGGGTCACTGTGGACCACAAGGTTGTCAGCATATAGCGTGACTACCCTGTCTTCAAGATCAGCTCTGTGACCCCTTATATTGTCCTGCTTGGTCGTCCTCATCGTCATGATCTGATTTGAACACAGGATGTGGATTTTGTAAAGCAGTAAGTGAAACATAGGGAGCAAAATAACATGCTGAATCTAAAATCACGACCTCGTTACTGATTTCTTCGGAATTAGAAAAAGCCAGCTTGAAAAGCATAAAGAGACTGGGGTCTCTTATCACAATGACCCGTCTACTGGGATTAGACAGATAAGCAGTTGTCCATTCACCTGGAGCCGTCTGATCCCACCATTGGGCTAGTGAATCTTTGAGACGAGGGCGGCCACTAGCAACCTCACCGGTCTTGATGAAGAGAGATTGCCAAAAATTTTCATCTATGTTATTGACAATAACATAGATGCCATTGATCTCTTCAATCCTCAAGATCGCCACCACACGCCAGCTTGAACATAACCGCATGTTCCTTGGACCAAAAACTCCAAGTTACTTCAAAGGTCTTTTCAGGGACTGGTTTAAGTCCTGGTATGAATACTCTGTATGACCCGGTACTCACACAATATTGTTTGGGAAGGGCATATGAGTTCTCTTCCAACATTGCGTTATGATGTTCAATGGCTTCTATTTCTATTTGGTTGTTCTGGTAGCTAGGTGTGGCGTTCTGGAGATGTCTTAGACAATCGTTTTCATTCATCCATTCAAAAGCTTCTATGATCTTTGGATGATTGGGTATACGAACTTGAGATCGTTTACCATCATCATCAACTACCCAATACTCAACTGACGCTGGCGAGTTGAGACTGGCCATTTTACCCTTGAATTTTACCTGGTAGATTCTACATATACGCATGTGACTATTATGAAGCCACATTTAACCAAAAGTCAATTTGAACAACACCAAGTCAGAGTGATTAACGAATTCAAAGGATACCTGCCAGCTTTCGATATGTGATACTGAGTTGATCAACCAAACATATGAACCCTGGTGTTCAGATAGCCAAATCCGTATATCCTCGTTTATAAGGACTTTGATTTCTCTATTCCAGTCATAGCTGGCCACTTTATCAAAAGGTAGAATACAGCCGCTCACGCCTACCCCCATGTCAATTTGAATAGGACCGCCTGTCTGTGATCTGCGAACTCAATGGACACACTATCGGTTCCAGACATCTTGAATACTTTATAACCCGGGCAGAACTCTTCAAACCACGAATAAAAAGGAGAAGCCCGCCAATGTGCCTGAAAAGTCTCCCAAAATAGATCACGTAGCTTTTCTGAAGACGTTTGTTTATTTCTTCTGTTGCGCCTCTCTTCTTTTTCAGCGTCCGACCGAGGTTCTCGCAAAACTAATTGATTGTAATCAATGGCCTGTGTGATGATAACTTTAAGGGGATTATCACTATCCCAGAGTATCAGCGACATACGCCACCCCATGTTAATTTGAACTTGATAGCAGTAGAGACGTCTCTAAAGTAAAATTTAACATGGTCTATATCATCAATATCCCACCACCAGTGTCTCTTATCTACTCTGGAGTGCTGTATGCCATCAGTTTCGCTGTAAAGCCAATTCTCCATGTCTTCGGGCAAATTCAATACATCATATTTGCCATATCCATCGTAGGCCAATTTTGTTACGCAAACCATGGAGGTAATAGGGATCAAAACAGTTGTCCATTGTACACCAAGATATGTTTCTTTACCCAAGGAGACGTCTTATCTCAATAATATCAGAATGGATCTTGTCCATTTCTTGAACTGAAAAATTTCTACCGTTGGTATGATAATCTTCAAGAGTCCTATCAACGGCAGTTTCTACTTGCCGACTCAAAAGGTCAAATCTTTCTCGTGAATCAGGATATCTTTGACGGAGTCGATCTAATATTTGATGGGTTTCTTCTGCCAACTTAAACAAGGTGACTTGAAGAATTTGCGCCATTGCCTTTTGTTGAGGTGTCATTTTCCACCCCACGCTAGTTTGAATATCATTGCTTGATTTCCGTCCTTGAAAGCAACTTCCTGTTTTACCATAGGACTATCTATGGTTAGACGATGTTGTTTTCCAAATTTCACCGTAGCGTGAAGAGTATGGCCGGCATCATGAAGCCATGTCAACAGCTCTCTGAATTTGAGCTCATGAACCACTGCGGTTACCCTATATGGCCATTCCTTCTTTGTCATTGGCCGCACCACACTAGTTTGAACAAAACAGCCATCTTGGGGTCCAGAAAGTAAAAATTGATCTGATTGGTTTCCTTGACCCAACCGCCTACTGATCCAAGACCCCGAACGTTTATGATCCGTCGGTCAGTTGCGAAATCATAGCCAGAGTTCTTATAAACATCAACAGGATCAGGCGCCCTATTGAGATTATGGTCTTGAAACCACAAGTCCATTTCAGGCATGAATAGGAGATGTTGAATCTCCGGGGCGGTTTCGCGAATATGTTTATTCAGAACCAGCTGACTATGCGGTAACGGCACTTCGACCTTTGTTAGTCGAGTATCAACTGTAGAGCCTGGCCAAACTTTCATTGTCCACCCCATGTAAGCTTGAAAAGTAGGGCATCTTCTGCTGACTTAAAATAAACGTGAAGGTAAAAATCAGCATTAATCTCGTCTGGCGGACAAGATTCTGACACTGTGTAGGAAAATGGATTTGTTTTATTTTGAGTGAGACGAGAGAAATATTTGTTCTTGCCCCAAACTAGATCTGTCATACTATAGGCTGGTACGAAGTTTCCTTCACTCAGCCATTTGGTAATTTTGCCTAGTTTGTCCATACCCTCCTGGGTTGGACCAAGCCAGACACCGACGTGGGTTGTCAATTGACCGACTCACGAATAGTCTTTTTGTTTTTCTTGAAGATCTTGGCGTTCTTTTTCTTCTTGAATAGAACTGCGATCTTGTCTTCAGAGAAATTCATCTCGAGGTGAAAATCCTCGATATTCATGATCTTGTGGGACTCAAGCCATTTGACGACTGCGAGGCTGACGTCATAGCGGCGGCCTTGATGCTTGAGTGTAACCTCATTGGGGTAGATCTCAGGTATATCACGCAAGTCAGCCATATGTCCTCCTTTCGCCACGTTTTAGCAAAAAGAGGTGATTTGTCAACCCCAAGCCATCAAAAAGTGACGAGCATCTGTTTCGTTGAAAAAACTGACTTTTAAGACGTGGATTTTTTTGTTACCATCGTTTTCTCCGCAATATTGCTGGATATAAGTTCGGTAATGAGTGCCTCTTATCGTTACGGGACCAGTGACATTGTCATCAAGCCATTTGCTGACATTCTCAAGATTAGCCATGGTGAGCTTGCGGGTTTTTACATAGATTTCTTCCATGTTCTATTTTATCCCCAGGCAAGCTTAAACAGCGCGGCTTTCTGAGGGTCTTTGAAAGCGAAGATCATATGAGTGGCAGGAATCTTCCATGATGGCTTATTTTCATCGATAGTGGCGTAGACACTTTCAATGTCGGATTCCTCGATGTTGCTACGAAGAAACCACACAGCTAGCTGGTCTCGCTGTTCCTGCGCTGATTCGCTCATGATGTGGCCATCCATTTTGACCCATACGATATGCTTGAATTCTGGATTCAGATTTAGCTCTAATGCGGCGTTCATATGGAATATCTAGAGCGATGGTATTCAACAAATCAATATTTAGATTTTCCACCATCTAAGTTTGAAAATCATAGCGTGCTTTTTGTGTCTAAAAGCAAAAAGCATTTCGGAAGTTCTTTCCATAGTTGAAGGATCAAAAATGGAAGAGTTTTCTACAACAAACCACTCTCTTGGCTCAAGAGAGTCCAAGCACCACTCAATGGCTGCGTCAATGTCTAGACTGTTTACTATTAGAAAATGGTAAGGGCATTCTCGCAACCATTCGTCTTTGTTCATTCTTTTCATGATAGCCAGACCAGTGCGGTCCAGATGGCATGTTTTCTTGATCTAAAGAAAAAGGAACAATACCCAATCTGACCGCCATTCATATCAAAATCAAAATCCAGATGCCACTTGATACCGTGTTCGGTTAGCCAGCTGATCACCTCGTTGCCATATAGACTATCATCACAAAATGGTATGTTGACTTGATGATACCTTCCTGATGCTATGATATCCGAAGAGATCATGATCCACCCCAAGACAATTTGAACATGAGAGCGGCACTACGATCTAAGAAAGAAAAAACGATCTCGCTATTTTCCTCATTGAGATCAAGATCTTCATAACTCATTTTGATCATAGACCAGACAAAGTCTTTATCTTCTACCAAGCCACGTTGAGCCAGAAAGATCAATTGCGATGCCATTGCGCAAACGATGTCATTCCTCTTAGTCCAATAATGAGTTGGAATGGAGATCTTTACCTGATATTTGTGTTCGGGTGTTAGGTCGGTGAACGCTAATAAAAACTGATAGGCCATTTCGGGATGATTGAATATCATCTTAGCCCATTCGTTATCAACGTTTTGCCATGTTTCAAACGGACGTGCTTCGTTGGGATCACTAACAAAGTAGCGATCCGGTCCATCCCAGCCATGATTTCTATCTAGCCAATCGTAAACTTCCGGCCGCATAGTAAAACCATCTTGGTATGTGTGGGTGATAGTCTTCAATGGAATGAAGATGTTTCTATATGACCAACCGATCATAGTCCAGCAAACCTGATTTTGTAAAGCAAAGCGTTGTCTTTGTTCTTGAAGGCTACTGCTGTTGAATATTTGGCAGGATGACGTTGCTCTTCATATTCGAATAGAATGTAGTCACGGTTATATCTGAGTCCAAGATCGTTTTTCCATTGTGAAAAGTCGCTATCTTTTGAGTTGGAATTCCATTCCAACGCGATCGGAAATTCACGATATTTGCTTACGATCTGGCGCATCATACCATAATAGCGCATTCAGATAAACTGTCAACCAAATCGGAGTTTAAACTCCATGGCTATTTGTTTGTCTTTGAAACCAAAATGAAGACGTGAAAAGCTAGTATAGATATCACGTGACTCGAGACCCATGGACTCAGCGCGAGTAAACGCCCAAGCGAGTATCTCGTCGTAAGAGATACCTTCCTGAATCCTTACAACGTAAGGCCAGACTTGGCTAAATTTTTCAACTACCATGACTGGTCGTTTACTCTTTCACCAAGATAGATATTGTTGTCCAAGAGATCCCAATAACCCTTGACGTATATGCGGTTCTCGCCACACTTGAATTCGCTATTCCAATAGTCATCGTTTTGTAGGATATGAACGATAGAACCGTCAAAGCTAACTATGACGATGTTGACTCCACCGCCAGGTAGAAAGCTTTGAGTGAGCCTGAATATATGAGGCTCTCTGGTGATGCTGCGACTATTTGAAATTTTTTCTGATTGGAGCATACTGGGATTATGCTCGTCTTGATCTAACGTATCCACATCCATTCCTTTCAGTATATTTTACACTGAAAGGAATTTATGTCACTAAGATTATCAGATCAGCCTTTGGATTGATCCTGTCTCATTACACTGGCGTTATAGGCAGCGTATGCGGTGTATGCGATAACAAGAGCGAGATTGAACGTTACAGTGACTTCTAGTAGAAACATTTTGAACTCCTTGTACCACCCATATTGCGGTGCAGCACAAGAAAGCAATATTTTTCATGTCAAGCAGTAGACGGTAAAAGATCCGGCTAGATACGTCAACAAGCTACCCCACATAACAGAAAAGCCAAGGATACCTGTCATCAGAAAGCGATCCTTGAAATCAAAATCACGGTCTAGCCAAGCATGGACTAGCATGAAAACTGCTAATAGGGTAAACAATAGAAAAATCAGAAAACTCAGACCTGACAACAATCCAGTGATTATTAGTATCAGTTTCGCCAAAAAGGTGAGCATGGGTATATCCTCTCTTACCCAACTCTACTAAAAATTCGAGCTCAGATACAATATCTTTAATGGTTGTAGGACAGAATTCTTGCTCTGCACCAGGCATATTTACCCTAGGATGACCAAAGTGGGGTAGAGTAAAGGGGACAGGGCCCTATTTGACCGGTCCCCCAATGACTAAGACCTATGGGGTTGGCTTATGACTAGCGGAATAAGTCCTGGCTCTAGTCAGCAACCTTGCTTTTCTGTAGACGCGTTTAATGTCCTCTACCCCGGCAACGCTATTAAATCCTGTCATTTCCGGCAAGTAGGAATCTTCTTGGAGGCAAAAGAGCCAGAACCTCATATTCGTCCACAGAGCTAGATTAGGCAATCCGATAATAGGTCAGACCACCAACAAGATCCGTTTCTAATACGAGTGAATTCTTTTGATGTCAAGTTATCACAGAAAGAAAGGAGCAAAGTACGTGGTTCACAATCCGGAAATAGCCACTAAATATTTGCGAGCAGCCTACTGGAGTAATAAGTGAGTAAGCTATGGGTGAGATTATCCATTTTCCAAACGCTGTTCAATCATCACGCGGAGATTTAGCATTACGTCCCGCGGTAGCAATGGTAACAGATGTCAATCAGCAGATGCATCTTGGGCCTTGGAATTTCACTTGTCACAAATGTAATACCAAGACTGTTTTTGAATCCAAAAACATGATATTCAGATCAGTAGACTTTTACTGTGCTAGCTGCGGCGCCCTTCATAGAGTTACTAACCCAGCGTTCGTGGCACCAACCACCAAGAAGTAAAGTCTAGCTAAATATCAGAAATCCTCTCTAAGGAGATCGAGATGTCTGATACCCCGACGCCAGGAAATCCTGGAACCTATCTTCCAACACTAGGCCAGTCTCCTAATCTTGATCCTTCAAATCGCGATGCTGAAAACGCTGAGCGAATCAGAGCTCAAAATGTTAGTTCGCAACAAGGCGCGGCAACTATAAACGAAATTGTTATTCGCAATGGTGATGGTAAGATCTTTACCGGAGTAACTACTCCTATTGTGGATGCTACGATTCAGAGAATCCAAGAATTCACCGATAGTGCGACAATTGCCAAAGGTCCTAAAGGCGACAAAGGTGATCCCGGCGAGCCTGGACCACGCGGCCCCATTGGCCCTCAAGGACCACAAGGTCCTGAAGGACCCGCTGGGGTTGTTGATTATGATCTGATTCGTGAAATGATTCAGGAAATTCTTGATGACATGTTGAATTTCAAGACTTTCCAGTTTGTTGAACCAACTCCCACACAAGTATTTGGTACCAAAACAGTTAATCTTCCAGTTGAGTTGATCGATCAGTTGACCAGCACGGCAGCAGTTGTCATCCCAACTGAATATATTTTATCAGTCCCAGGCGCAGGAACTATTACACTCCAGGGTGTTTTTACGGCCGCCGATGTTTTGGTAGATACTCCTATTACGGTTACCGCCAATTATGTTGATAGCGGAAACCGAAACTATACGGCTCAGACGAATCTTCTGATCAGAACTCTACAGATTCAGAGCTTGTCGGTAAGTGGTCCTACCAGCATTAATAGCGCGGGAACTGGCACTTATGCGGCCACGGTTACCTATACTGATGGATCTACCCGTGTGGTAACCAATGAGGCTACTTGGTCTATTGCTAGCGGTAGCATTGGAACTCTGAATAACAACGTGCTGACCGCACCAGTTGTATCAACCAATACTAGTGGAGTCGTGAGGGCTACCTTCACTGAACGTGGAATTACTCTAAATGCCACCAGGAACGTCACGGTCGTGGCTCCTCAGATTTTCCCATTCTTTGGGGTAGCATCTCATCCAACTACAGCCAACAATGTCAACCCATCTCCAACATCAACTGATTGGAGCGCATTCGTATTATCACTAAGTGGTCGAGGAACCAGCGCAAGTAGAAATAATACCTTTACCCTTAGCCAAGGAGTAGATCAATACGGTTGGTACGCATATCCAGTAAGCTATGGTTTAATGAATCAAGTTAACATTAAAGGTAATGGACAACCCGGACCAGGAGGATGGGACTCTGCCTTGGCCCCAAACGGTAGAACTGGTAGCTTCTGGGGGGTTAGTGGACCTCTTCAAGTAGATGTGACGATAAATGGGACAGCAGTGCCATTCTATATATACCGAACTGACAACAAACCAGCTTCCACGACGTTTACTGAAACATGGGTAGTAACACCTTAAGGAGACTTTTATGGCACTTCAGATTGCTTCTGAGCTGGTCCCAGCTGGTGGTGGCACCTTTTATCTTTTGGAAGACACATATATCAAGGGAGGGCTTCAGGCTCTCCCTAATACTGAAACTCGAGATCAAATAGCTGTATCCAATTTGAAGTTGGGACAGCTAGTTCTTACCACCGAGGATAGCAAACTTTGGCGAGTTACGGAAATTGTTGTACCTTCCAGAGAAAACCCAGACGCTGTTGAATCAGTTACTTGGGAGGAGTTGAGTCTTGGTGCTATCAGGGAGGATGCTCCTTCTGATGGTAAGACCTATGGTAGAAAAAACGGCATTTGGGAAGAAGTATCTGGCGGAGGTCAACTGAACACTCGCCAGGTTGTGATCCACAATATTGAAAATCTTCCTGTAAGTGAATCCGTTGAATTTGTTCTACAACTCGCGGTAAGCTGTATTGTTCTGAGGCTGGAAGTGAGTAGGCCTGTAAAAGTTTCAGCTTTTGGTAGTTTAACCAAAGACGAACCTAATCCTTACGACTTCCTAGCCACTGAAGATCATCTAGTAGACGATGGTTCAATGGTATTGTCGGACGGAACTAGATTCCGATCAAGGAACTTTTCAATCTTCTCTAACTTTGATCCAACGCCAACTGATGATATCTACTTTACCGTTGAATCAGTGGATGACGCAGAAGGACCGGTTACGTTGACAATAACCTATCTTCCATTGGAAGTGGTCCCTTCTGCCGAGGATCCAGTTGTTCCATAAGCTGTTAAAATGATATCCGCTCGCCACTAAATAACAAAAAGCCCATTCTTATAGGGAGAAAATTATGCCAGGTTTTGTTGTAGAGCGTCACGGATATTTGACGGCTCCTGATCTTATTGCGGCAGTCATCACTGACATGATCGCCAATGGTTTTGTTCAAAAATTTCCAGCTGAGCCGTTCAGCGCAGCGTCGATCACCAATAGCTACAAGGTCATCTTAGAAGCCGGTGAATCAGTTGATCCTCTCAATGCCGCGGCAGTTGCTGAAAAGCAGCCTTGGAGAGTTGCGTTCAACGTTGTAAATCCACAGCTTGCTTGGATGAGTGTTGCCACTCCTCTTCAGCTAATGGACGACGGAACTATTACGTTAGATCGTGCGATCCAGGGAAGTGAAGTTGTTTATTTCAACTTCTCAGGTAACGTAGGAGCCACTGTTGCTGATAGGACACCACAAGGCACATATAGCACTCAAAATCTAAACGCATCCGGTGTTTATAGCCAGCAGGGCCAGACTGATGAAACTGACAAAGGTCTCATCAATCGTCCTATCCGTATTACTGGAAATCCTAACGGAACTTCAACTAATCCAGGGGCAAATGGTGCTGCCGCTTATCCTATGTCGTATCGCCTAGTAATTTGTGATCGTGGTATGTGGCTAGGTATCTGGGAAGACGCTATCACGACTGAAACGTCGGCCGCATTCAACTGGGTTCTAGTTCAGCGTCCAGTTGATAGAACCACTGGTGATGTTCTAGTTGATGGTAAGGCCCCTGTATTCTGTGTCAATGGCATCGGAGGTCTCTACTGGCAGTTTGTGGTTCGCGAAAAGGATATTCTGCGTCCTGGTGCGATCCGTGAAGGTGATAGCTCAACTTCGGACTCTGAAAGTATCCTGAACTCCAAAAATCAGGTAGCCCTGTCGGAAGATGGAAAGTATATCGTTACTTTCCCATCCCGCTTGAACACTTCTCGTTATCGCTATCCACATGAACTGGATATGATTGGTATCACATCGGCTGACGTTGTTTCTCAGTTCTCGGATGTTCCACTGACTGTTTACGGTGAAAGCACTCCTCGCTCTTACAAGGCAATGCAGGCTAACGGTGTCAACAACACCGGTATGCGTATCCTTGTTCTACAGCAGGGCGGTGGTATTAGCTAAAGAGATTGGGGGAGATATCTCCCCCAATCCCCTCTTGTGGGATTCGTAAATGTTTGGATCAATCTCTACAGCGACTCCCAATACAATTGTGACTTCCTCGTTTACCGCGGATAGAGTTTGCTCAATTGGAATTGGTTCAGAATACACCGTTCGAAGAAACGGTCAAATCGTAACGACTCGTCCTATCAATCTTATAATAGGAGATGTGATTGCGGTAGACGTGTTGTCGCCTGGACCTGACAACTATATATTTGTTCCCTGGACCTTTGACGGTGTCCAGAGCTATTTTGCTGTGGTTACTAGAGAAGCCACCAACACCCCTAAATTAGTAAGAGAGTTCAGAGGTAAAGCTTGGTTTGACTTTACCACTTCAAATGGTTTCTTGGTCAGAAGATGGGAACCAACAGAAAACTTTGAAAGAGGACTGCTAACCGCTTTTATTCAAAATACCACTAGGGTAGTGGATACCGCGGTATTGTTGAATCCAACTAATAATACGGCAGTTTACTATGAGCCAGGTGAAAATCTACCTAGACGAATTGTCCAGCTAGACAACGTTCCGCAAGGTATCACCAAACTATACAACAGTGCCACATTGAATTGGGAGATGTACGTTCTACTAGTAGATGGTCATATTCATAGAATTCTACACACAGGTGCCATCTCTAAAACAGTCACACCTATCCCAAATGCTAAGAGTATTTTCAGTGACGGCATCAATCTCTATGTAGGCGGAGTGAACTTTGTTAGCGTTCTGAGTGATATGTTCACTATCGCTAGCACTATCACGGTTCCCAACGATACTATTCTATACGGAGTAGCCCTTGGGACCACTGCTATGTTCTGTGGATCATCTGGAAGAATTTACAGACTTAATGGGACGACACTTGAGACCGCCTATCAAGGAACCACCATTGGCGCTCCTACGACCTTTAAGAATGAGTTCGTATTTCCTGTAACTGAAGAATACATTCTCAAAGTGTTCTCCAGTAATGGTACTTTTCTTCGAGACGTTAGTGTTGGATCAAAGCTTCCTTGGGCTATAACGGAATATCGAGACCTTTCAGTGGCTGTCACCTATGCTGATAGTCCATCCGTTGAAGTATTCACGAATCTCGTTGGTACTCCTACACCAACCTTAACTAGAACCTTTTCACAAAAAGCCACATTCGCACAGACAAATCAAAACGTTCTCTACACAAATCACCACCTGCGAGAGTTCACTATGACTGTCCCTGCTAACCCACCGATTTCTGGTGTGGACTTTCCAACTTGGAGAGCACCAGTAAACGTTGATGTTGGTACTGGTGAGTTTGTGGCCACTACACAAGGTAGTGATTTACGATGTGTGGCATCACCAGGAACTACACTTTTGGTTAATGGTGTCAAAAACGTATCAACGTTCAATAACTCAAACAGAATATCTCTGTTTACTAGGAGCCAAGAAGGACGAAAGCGAGTAGCATTGGTCCTGGGAAATTATGCCTACGACTTCAGAGTCAATGCTGATGTGAATGCGTCTTTTAGCACTCAGGCAAATATAGTAAACCAGCTTCTTAACAGCCAGGTAGTGTTTGATGTAACGGTTCCTCCTAGAGTAGTCAGCGCACCATTCGCAGTAAGTCATGGAACGGTTCGTCTAAATGGTGCTACCTACAATGGAACAACGCCAGTGAACGCTGGTGACATCATCAGAGTTACCATCAATGTCCCTCCTGGAGCAACCTCCTATTATAGTATGTTGAGTATTGCTGATTCACAATTTGCTCTCACTATCAACACCGCCGCCACAAGAAATTCTGATATCCAACGTTTCCAGAACTATCTAGCCACTGATACCAAGAGTACAATCGTGGTTGAAGAAACTGGAATTTACGACTTTCCCAACTATACCTATGCCTCGGTATCCAAGAACGGTAGTCAGCTTAACTTCCCCACGACTTTGACCGCAGGAGATACGGTTGAAATAACTCACAACAGAATGAGTTCTTGGTGGTTTGACGAAAGATCTACTATCCTTCTGGGGCCTAGCGTAAATTATCGAGTGGTAGGTATAACTCAGGTTGACGGTGCTCCTGACAATGTGAGTTTTGGATTTGTGCGTCTTGGTATTCCTGACTTCCCGTTCCAAGCCGACGGTCAAGCCACTATTTCGGGTCTGAGTGATGGATACTCTGTTGAGATCTTTGGCGATGGGTTAGAATTCACCGTAAATGGTGGTCCACTGACTGCTAGGCCTTTGGTGAAGAACGGCGACGTCGTTACAGCTACCTATACCGTTAGAAATCTATGGGAAAATCGTTTTGCCAAAGTTCTCTTAGATGATGGCGAAGAATACGAATTTGGGTTGGTTAATGTTGATCCACCACTTGGTATCAATTTTGATGCGGCACAAGAAACGTATCTTCTTAACACCATGTGGATGGAACATGAAACCCTATCTTTCCAGGAACTTGAATCTGTTGGGCCAGACAGTTACCAATATGACTATGTGGGAACTGATGTAGCCCCGGCTACTTTCTTTACCAGAGGCCAAGGACAAGAATCTGATTTATTGATTGGTTCTAGATATGCCGATAGCTCTGAACTGGAGGCTCCTCGTTTATTTGGAGATTGGCAACGAAGCTATCTTCAATTACCAACACCTTCTTCGGAAGGTCTGTGGCAGGAGTCCTTTGTAAATCAGGTGACTGATTCCTCTCTGCCAGAGATGTATGATAATAACTCTTTCCCTACATCTGAAGTGGTTCCTTGGATTTCACATCGTTCAGACACCTTTAGAATATTTGATAATTCTGAATCTTTTGAACCAGCATATGGTTACTCAGTTGAAATAAGAGTTGTTGATAAGGAATTCTTCCATCTGATTGAAAACGATCTGAGAAATTTTGTTCCTTTCTTCTCATATGGTTCGCCCGATGTAATGATCACCGGTCAACCTTTTTGGGAAAAGCAATTTGCGTCTAGTATGGATTTGGTTGATATGACCTGGAGTCGCAATGCTCTAGAGAATTCAAATCCGATAACACTGTTGGGAACAAAATATCTGGAGACTCCTCATCGAGGAGTAAGTCGAACAACAGTATTTGCTAACAGTGATTCTAAGCTTTTGATGGTGACCTTGAACGTGGGTTTTGTCCCCAGCTTTAGAACCATTCTCTATAGCACCTCAGCCATAAGACAATCTGCCATGGATTATTCCACTATGGCGCCAGTTGGAAATTTTGTTCCAGCTCGCTTGGTTAGAAATTTACAACCACTTGGCGCATTTGATACTCTAGAAGATGCCTTGCAGGCTGGATCTCGCCCAGGATTGGTGATTGAGCCATATCAACAGCCGGAAGGTAAGTTTAGTTACATAATTAGAAGAGAGACTGGGCTAGTGTGTCCAATTATTCCGAGTTCTATTTTCAGCACTAAATGGCTACTTGGAGGCGGATAATGGATTATGAATTGTTAAATGCTAGATTCGTTCAGCCTTTCGTTGAAACCGTAAATCTGAATGTTAATCTAAATCTAGAGAATATCAGACGCGGTGCTGTCATACAGGAAGATGATTTCCCTACACCAGTAACTGAGATCTTCTTTTTGACTCCTTACATCATAAAGGAGTGGGTGGAAATATATGTAAATGGGTTACGTTTAGTAAATGCTTCCTATGACTTTGGTGAAACCCACGAAGACTACGAAATTATCGGTGATAGAATTGTATTTGCGAGGCCACAGTCTGGAAATATCAAGATTGTGATCGAAAGAGAAGCCACTGGTCCATTTCTCCCACCGGAAAATATTATACCAATAAGGAACGAGCAAGGGGCTAGAACAAGAGCCACCCGACCAGGTGATTTGTTTGTTTCATATTTCTGTACCCCTATCGTTTTGTCTGAGCCACTCAACGGCTTTGTAAGAGTTACCGACGACGGCCTAAACTTAGCCTATTGCCCTGATCCTGATTTTCAAGGGTTTGACGCATTTTCCTATACAGTCATTTCTGAAAGGGGACAAATTGCTGAACCCAAGTGTGCTTACATAAAGGTAGGCAATCCAACTGTAGAGACACCATAATGCTTTTAAGTTATCATCCATACGATACCACGACTACGCGGACAAACCAAATCCTGCGCATGACTAACTCTAGGACCAATTTGGTTTCTGGAGGACAGGCATCTTTAAACAATGCCTTTGGGCCAACCACTGTATCTGACTATATGAACTTCAACGGGACACAAGCTATCAGATTTTCCGAGAATAGCAATAACTGGAAAGTTACCGCTCCATATAGTGTTGAGCTTGAATGTATGTGTAGTAATACCCTGGACGGAAAATATATTGCCACAAACGGAGAAGCCTTTGGTGGCGGCTGGGGAGAATGGTCACTTTATCAAAGCGGTGGCAAGATTGTCCTCGTTAGCTCTGCCAGTAACAATGGTAACCAGTTTACACTCGATATGGTCCCCTCGTTACAGGTTGATCGCTGGTATCGCCTTGGTTGGATGTTTTATACGAGTGGATCTGACTTCAGATGTAGAACCTTCACCAATGGAGTTCAGTCAAACGACGTTCTATGTTTAGAGCCCTTTAATTCAGCCAATGGCCTTTCCTTTGGGGCCGACTGGTCATATTCAGATCCCAGTATCACAACTCCAGGGATTTTGAATCGTAGATGGACTGGACGATTAAGGAACGTCACAATTGGTCGTGCGCTTTTCTGGCCTGTCTGACTAGACTATCCAATTAATGATTTCTCTGCCACCTTTTTGTTATGGTAGTTCAAATCATAGTTGGAGAAATATATGAATAACGAATCATTCCTTCACGAATACTCTCGGTTTGTTGATGGGGTCACGAGCGGTCCTAGCAAAGACAAGGATGCTTTTCTGGCGCGTATGAGTGAACTATACGATCAGGGTTGTAATGTAGAGCGCTTGCTGACCGCAGCCTGTGGGCTCTCGGCTGAAGGCGGGGAGTTCATGGAAATCGTCAAGAAAATCCTGTTCCAGGGCAAGCCATATGATGAAGCAAATCAGTTTCATATGAAGCGCGAACTGGGTGACGTAACTTGGTATTGGGCCAACGCATGTATGGCTCTGAATCTCAACCCATATGATGTTCTCGAGGAGAACATTCGCAAGCTTGAAAGTCGCTTTCCGGGTGGCAAGTTTGAGATTGCTAAGAGTGAAAATCGAAAGGCCGGTGACCTTTGATTGATCATCCTTTTCTTTCCTTCAAGGATTTATCTGAGGATGAACTCCAAGATAAAACCGCTGATATCCACAAAAAGCTTAGTAAGGCCCATATGTGGGGATCCAGTCGTGATATCATCTCTCAACTTGAGTGGATGTTGGAGATGATTGAGGAAGAAAAGATGGAAAGGTTAAAGAAGCAGAACTTTGACACCATCAAAGCTATGTTTCCAGAGACCGTTGAATCTGATCCAGAGTATTCTCAGACCAAGAGTAGTATGGATGACACAAATTCTAAGGTGGTCAAGCCTGCTCAAACCAAAAAGACCCCCCAGATGCCTATGCCCCTTTTTGACAAAGAATATGTCAACAAAGATAGCAAGTCTGGCAAATAGTGACTTTACTCCAAGGTCTTCGCTATATTGGTGAAAATCAGACATAGGACACTAGTCTAGATTTGGTGGTTTTGAATGAGAGTTAAAACCTCTCAAGCTAAATACAACGAACGACAACAGGATGCTCAACAAAGGGCTGCTCAAATCTTGTAGTTGTGTTGCTGGCCAGCAATTCTTTTGACGCGTTTTTCGCGTTAGTGTCCTATGTCCCACTTTGGGGACTGTAATGGACGAAGACGAAATCAATCTGCCCAACCACCTCTTCATTAGCCTGCGCCATGAGTTCAAGGCTACTCGAATTATGGGGCACAAACTATCTCCCACTACTATCAAGGTAAAGGTGGACATCAGTCCTTTGGATGAGGATACTGATGAATATACTAACCGGATGGAAGTGGCTCTTGCCAAAATGAAGTTCTTTGTTGAAAGAGTTCTTTCTGAGACTGTTATTTTTGGGGGCGACAACGAATGGGCATTGAATTGCTTCTTCGAAGATGGTGAGTTGGCTACCCACAATACTCTAATGATTTGTCCAGAGGATCCCACCGATGCTTTGCTCTGTGAAATTCTTCTGTGTAAATTTAGGGCCTTGTCACAAGGCGTATTTGAGTTTCATAGCATTGAAATTGAATCAAGTGATTCAAGGGATATGAGCTTTATGTTTGTGGGAAGCAATCCAGGTGAAACGTTTCCTGACAATGAAGTTTGGTTGAGCGAACGAAACTATTTTAGTAAGCCCTGGTGGCATCGTGGAGATGCCAGCACTTTGGATGTTATCCCAGATGAGGATGCTGATCTGAATGAGCCGCCAGCATGGGCTTATAGTCTTGGTTTTATTGCCGATAGATTGGCCGACGATAACATTCCAAGTAATGTGGTGGTTCGCCCGGAGTTTCGTCCGCAAGTCATCGAGGGTGGTAAAACAGGAAAATGAAGATAAAAGGTCGAACCATTGATGACTGGGGAAACGTTCTCTTTGAAACAGATGGTTTAATAGATCTTCTAATGCGGGGTAATGAGCTTTCGAGCGAGCTCAGTGCCCTGGACTGCGACGGGGTGGCCAAGTTTAATGCCTTGTGTAAAGAACTTGACCATCCCGAAGACATAGTTTCAATCTATTCTAAACCATCTATTGATGTCCCAACTTGGGATCAACAATTTCAAAAAGAATGGTTTACTCCTGAACCGTATGCTAGTCTAGATGTTCATAAGTGGCTTCTAGAAAAGTGTCAGAATCAGGAGCAAATTAATAGGGTTGAAGAGGAGTGGCTTCTCTTTGAAGAAAGAGATATGATCCCCTTATTGCGTTGTCTTGTTTATTTGGTTTCTACTTTTAGAGAAAGAAAAGTAGTCTGGGGGGTAGGTAGAGGATCTAGCGTAGCCAGTTATATACTTTATCTCATTGGAATACATAAAGTGGATTCTATGAAATATGACTTGGATGTAAGAGAATTCCTCAAATAGACACCGATTTAAATACGTATAAATAAAACAACAGGTCGTAACCAGGAGGAGCATAATATGGCTCGCAACTTCAAAAAACCAACCACGTCTATGCGCGGGCGTGTAATCGATATGGATGCTCTACGAGCCCAGAATGAAGATTCTCGCGCAATTGGGAATGGCAGAATGAATGCTAGAGGCGATATCATTGGTCCTAACGGACAGATCGAAGTCCGCAGAGAACAGATTGCTCGTGACTATCATAATAGAAACCCAATGGCTGCTATGCCAGTTTCGCTCAAGCCAGCCGTTCCTGATCGCTTTGAAACACCAGAACAGGCAGTCAGCCGTTTAACTGGAAAGGTTGAAGAACCCAAAGCAGAAACAGACGCGCCTCAGGGAGTCCTTCCCAAAAAAGGTCGTCGCTTGGTAAATGATAGCAAAGATTAAGGACTTCGGTGTAACCGGAGACAAACATGCCAGCAACAATTTTCACAAAAATCAGAGGCGACATTCGTCCTATTAAAAATCACGTGCTAGTGGTTAATATGGAAAAGGGTGACAAAATCACCAAAGGTGGCCTAATCATTCTTGACGACAATGGTAAGGATAGAGGAATTCGTCCACGTTGGTGTCAAGTTTGGAAAGTTGGTCCTGAACAGGATGAACTCAAACCAGGTCAGTGGATTCTGGTAGAGCATGGTCGATGGACCTATGGGGTAGAAACTGCTATTCCAGAGGGTTCAGATGAAGAAATCTTTTATGTTCAGAGAGTGGACATTGAAGGTATTCTTGGCGTTTCGGATGAATACCCCCTCTGATCCATTTAAAATGGTCGTGGTTGTTAGGGACCACGACCATTTTGAGTCTATGAATGACTACATTTGTTATCAAAGATCCAAGATTAAAACTTACGAATGGTTTCATAGAGGACACTGTGAGACTGATTGTAGTGTTCTGACCGTTGAATTCTATCATAAAGTAGATGCTTTGATATTCAAACTCACTTTTGGTTAAATCATGCGATCCGGACCTATTCTACCTGACCAATCACCACGCAATTGGCTATCTAAGCTTCGCTTCCCTATATCCTTGGTTCAGACTTTTGAGCCTATCAACACCACTGACTTTGTCTCTATTATCGAAGAAGATGATTATTTCCGCCATGGGATATTCAAAGAAAGAGTATTGTGGCTGGCTCAGAGCCACATAGTTCATGATATAAAATATGACACTCTTCAAAATGAAGTTGATGGATTCGAATCCAGAGTCTATAGGATATTCACAACATTTACAAATTCTTCAGATGCCATTGAATACAAACTACGCTGGGTGTAATGGGACAATTTCGAGAATATAACCCTAAAATGGAAAGTGAATGGCACCAGATAGCTTTTCCCAATCGGCCATCTGACAGGGCAATAGAAACCAACGCATGGGGTGGAACATACCATTCATGGTCTGGTTATATCAATCGCCGGGAAGAAGCAGTTGAATGGTGTAAGGGAGCCATGATTCATGGCCGATTTTCCTACAAAAACATTCTGGCAGGGTCGTTCTATTTTAAGAGCAAGCGTGATGCTATGACATTCAAATTGGCATATAGCATTGATTGAAATTGTCAGAGTTCGTGATAAATGGGTAGTCTGTATCCCTCACAACTCTCCTATATTCCAAGTCACCCATTCAGGTGTTCCAACATATAGATTAGAATCAGACGTCTTACAATGGATACAAGAAACCATTGGTGATAAAGTCCGTCGTATCGCCGAGGATGTTTCTGAAGACTTCCCTTGGGACCATCGTCCTTGGCAACTCAATACTTCCCATGCGTTTTTCTTCCATACAAAGAAACAAGCTCGAATGTTCATTCTACGGTGGACTTGAGCTACTGTAATCTAAACCCTACAAAGCCCAGAGAGCGTCATAGAGCATCAAGATCGATCTCGGCGCTTCATGACTAGTCAACTATACGTTGACCCAGACAACGCATCATAGGAAAGAAAATAGGTGTCACGTCTAAATTGACGTATTACCTCCTTTTAACCTATTATGAACTTCAGCAAAAGCAAAATCCTAGATCACAAGGAAGTAGAAATATGAGTTCACCCGATTTGTGGGTTGAAAAGTATCGGCCAAAGACTCTTGAAGGATACGTGTTCAAAAACGATTCTATTCGGGCTCAGATTGAAAACTGGGTCAAAAACCCTGAAGGTAAAGCTATTCCCTTTCCTCATCTATTGCTGAGTGGATCACCGGGAGTTGGTAAGACTACACTGGCAAAGCTTTTGCTCAATGAACTGAATGTGAGCAAGTATGACATCTTGGAGCTCAACGGATCGCGCAATAACAGTGTTGACGACGTGAGGGATACCATTATCAATTTTTGTTCCACTTATCCAAATGGTGATTATAAGGTAGTTCTCCTTGATGAAGGTGATTACCTATCTCAGAACGCCCAGGCGATCTTACGTAATGAAATGGAAAGATTCGCTGAAAGCGTTCGTTTCATTATCACCTGTAATCTGCCTCACAAAATCATTAGCGCACTTCATTCTCGTATGCAGGGCATCCATTTTGATACGCTCGACATGGAAAGCTTTTTTGGTAGAGCATTAGAAATCTTGGCTGCTGAAAATGTCACATATGACATAAACGATCTCGAAGCGTATGTGACAAATACCTATCCTGATCTCCGAAAATGTATCAATCTTCTTGACCAGCATACGTTTGGTGGCAAGCTGTCTCCCCTAAAGGAAGCGAGTGCTACTAGCCTGAATTATATGGAAGGCGTAGTTGAATTATTCAAAGCCAAACGATTTACTGAAGCTCGTAAAATGATCGTCAGCAATGCCGATATCAACGACTACGAGGAGATCTACAAGTTCCTTTATAAGAACCTTGGACTATTCAGTGATGACGAAGGAACTCAAAGCGCAGCGGTTGTTATCATTGCTCGTGGCCTTCGTAATCATGCTATCTGTGCTGATGCGGAGATTAATCTGGCGGCCACCATTGTTGAGCTCAGTCAACTATGAGTGATAAGTGGGATATCAGATATATTGAATTAGCTCGTCTCGTTTCTACTTGGAGCAAAGATCCTAGCACGCAAGTAGGTGCGGTTTTAGTAAGACCTGATAATAGTGTAGCCAGCATTGGATATAACGGCTTTCCCCGAGGTATTGAAGATACTGATGAGCGTCTCAATAATCGAGATATCAAATATAGCCATATGATTCATGCTGAGATGAATGCGGTTCTGAACGCTCATGATAGTGTAAGGGGGAATACCTTATTTCTCTGGCCTCTTTTATGTTGTGACAGATGCGCCCCGCATATGATCCAGGCCGGTATCAAGAGGGTTGTGGCTCCAACCTGCCCTCCCGATAAAGCTGATCGATGGGAGCCAATTCTCACCGAGAGTCGCAAACGATTTGAAGAAGCAAATGTAGAATGGGTTGAAATCCCCTACGAGAATTTTGAGGAACCAAATGTCTAAATACCTACGCAATCGGCCCTTTATGGTCATTACCTATACCTATGTCTTGGCGGCCGGCCAAAAGAGTAACACTCCGGGATTTATGGAATCTGCCCAGTGGGAACCTATTGAAAACATGATCATCTGTGATCGAGTTTCTGATCGTCAACTACAGCACGCAGAACTTGTGATTGATATCTTTGAAAACAAGGTAGTCAAGTCACGTGACGCCAGTATCAATGATGCTGATCTGATTCAGACTTTTGTTTCTCGTCATTACAATGAAATCAAATCTGCTCTCGCAACATGGATTCAAAAGGATCCTTCAAACATGGATCGTGTTAGAACGTTTGTTGAACGTTTCAAAACTCCTCAGGAGGCTGTAGATGTCGAAAGTAATATTAACTGACTGTGACGAAGTCCTTTTTGATTGGGCTACCCCGTTCGCAGAATGGATTCGTGAAACCTACCCTGAATATCGTGACACACCGGGTGAACTACAAGACCATTGGCATATTGAAGCTTGGCTAGGATGTAGTCTCGAAGAATCACGGGACATGGTTAGAATCTTCAACGGCAATCCTGAGTTTTGGACTTCCTTTAAGCCACTTCCAGGAGTGGTAGAAAATGTTCACAAGTTTTACCAGGACGGCTATAGCTTTGTGGCTATTACAGCTTGCGCAACTGACCGGGAAACCTATTTGGGTCGTTGGAAGAACTTAGAGGAAGTCTTTGGCTATGGTGTATTTGATACCCTCCATTGTGTGGGACTCTCAGAGAGTAAACGTCCCTACCTAGCCCGATATCATCCTACTATCTGGGTTGAAGACAAGGCCCGTCACGCAATAGATGGTGCGGAGGTTGGCCATCAAAGTTTTCTCATCAACTATCAGCACAATATAAGGGATGGTCATAACATACCGGGTGTCACGAGAGTTGATGATTGGCATGATATCTACGCCCACGTCAAGGGACCAGTTCTGGTCTGAGTAACTTTATTACAAAAAGCACTGGAGCGGTTCACTATTTAGTATCCGCTCCAGTTATGATTAACTACCAGGTTTCCACTTTCCATCTGGCTTAAATACTTTCGAGCAGCCCGTAAACACCAACTCCAACATGGAGGTCGAAAGTGGCTAGACAACCCCGTGCTAAAGGCGCAAATCGCGCCAATCCTAGAAATGACCGTAACAGCTTTGGTGCTACCCCAGGTGCCCGAGGTTCAGGTCGATATAATCAACAGGATCGCACCTCGAATGTTATTGAGCTAAACTTCCCTCAAAAGCCAAAGAAGCAGCGCGTTGACATTATCCCTCGCAACTTGAACCAGGAAAATCTGGTGGCAAGTTTAGAGGATCCTTCCAAGTATGTTACGTTTGCGGTTGGCCCAGCAGGTACCGGTAAAACTCTCCTCGCAACCCTTCATGCCATCAAATGTTTTAAGGCAGGCTTAGTTGAGAAGATTGTTATCACACGTCCAAACGTCGCAGTTGACGACAAGGATATTGGTTACCTCCCAGGTGACATCTTGAAGAAGATGACTCCTTGGATGATGCCAGTCCTGGACGTATTCGCAGAGTTCTACAACGCGGCTGAAATTCAGGTCATGTTGGAAGAAAATATCATTGAAATGGTTCCGATCGCGTTCATTCGTGGTCGAACTTTTAAGAATGCCTATATTCTAGTAGATGAAGCCCAGGGCACGACCCCTAACTCGCTACTCTCGATCCTAACCCGTATTGGCGAAGGCTCGCAGATGGTGGTCACTGGTGACCTTGCTCAGAGTGACCGTGGAGTAGATAATGGTCTCGCTGATTTTCTAAAGCGTTTCCAGGGATCAAAGCATATTGATGTTATTCAATTCGAACGCGGCGATGTTGAACGTCATCCAGTCGTCAAGGAACTTCTTGGCATCTACGGAGACAAGGCAAACATCTAAAGAGCATATCCTGTAATTCTGAGGGTGGGTTCGGCAGAGGTGTCGGGCCCACTTTTTTTTTTTGGTTGACAGAACAATCACACCTGTTACAAATACCCACATGAGCAACGAATCACACTATATGCCCTTCGCCCGCGAACACCAGATGTTCGAGACTATTGCTTCTGGCAAGAAGAACATCTTGATCGATATGGAAAAGATCAAGGATCTCGTAGAGGACGATTCCCCCGAGGAAATTGCCTACGAGATTTACGAGGCTGAAATCTCATCACAGGGTTCATTCAAACCGTTTGTTAGCGTCCAGAAGCCGGTCATGGAGAATGGTCTTTGGATTGTTAAAAAGATCCTCAACGAAACTGGCACTTATGCGTTCCAGACGCTTCAAGCTGGTATCCTTTGGGACAACAAGTCTCAAAAGCCTGATTACCGCGCCACTATCGAGTATTATCGAGCCATGCTGAATAAGGGCAGCATTGAGATGCGTTATATCGATCTGCTGCTGGAAACCAAGACCGATGCTCTCAAGGATTTCCGAGCAGAGCTAGTTTATTTCAAACTCGGCGGTCAACGTAAGGGTGATGTCATTTACGGACGGGTTGATGCCGCGTAAATCCTATCTAGATGAAAACCTATTAAGAGAGATATCCGGGCGACTCAAGTTCGGTGCCTCTGATATCGAGGAACGTCTCAATAAGATCGAAAAGCCAGAGCCCAAGCCCTGGTCTTACCCCACCCATCCTCTGGATAGCACGGCGGCAGAATTTGGCCTACGAGGCTTTGAGTTCAAAGTTCTCCAGGAGGCGGCATATCGTGAGATGGAGAATTATCCGATTCTTCATCACTTTTACAAAAAATTCCTGATGGTGGCAAAGCTGGTTCTCGACGACGAGCTTGAAAAGGCTCGCAAACATGAACGTCAGGTTAGTGAAGAAAAGAACGCGCAGGATCGTTCATATCAGATTAAGCTAAAAGAATGGCAAAATCGCACTAACCAGCTGGCTAAGTCATGGACTGATGTGCGGTCTACCATACGGACTCGTTGGAACAGAATAGGCAAGAGTCTGGCTGCTCTAATGGAGCAAGATGCTCGTCTTGAAAGTATGGATGCCAGAGATCAGCAACTGATTATACTCTTGGCAGATCGAGGTATTTTTAAGATAGAAGATCCCGATACGCCGTACGCAAAGGTGCTGGAAGCCAATTGGACCGCATTCCACGATCTGGCTATTGAAGATATCAATGAAGTGATGTTGGAACTTGATCGTTCATCAGCCGGTGGTTTCACTCCAAAGCCAGTAGTGGCGCCTTTGGAGCAGGTCAGTCAGGAACCCCTTTACGAAGAACGGTCTTAGCAATCAGAGAGTTCTTCGGTGCTGGGCCATCTACTGTGTCGCATGTGATCTTTCCGCGCGAGTTAGGCTTACACTTTGGGTTTGGTTTGATTATTGTTGGAATCAATAATTTGGTTTCAGGATCAAAGAAATTGATGTGCCCACCAAATTGATCTTGGCGGGAAGCTGAACCTATTTCTATTTTGTATTTTTCTCTGCCGCGATGTAGCAGATCTTCGATCTCATCCGGAGTTATACCGGCGGTTTTTCCTCTCTGCTGGACTCTTTGCTGTAGATGAGGACTGGACAGATCTAAGTCAACCACTGGCTTATTGGCAAGAACCTTAGCTCGTGGCTGATAATCCTTGGAATCTAGTTCCTTTTCAATAGCGCCTAGGCTTTTTTCACCAAGTTCACTGAATAGTTCCCATAGACGCATGACAGCCTCCAGTCTTATGTCCTAACTCCTATTTAGCGATTTGTGGCGAGTGATAAGTAATGGATACGAGGAGACACCTATGCCTGAAAATCCCCAACTATTCAAGCGTCTATCTGATTCAACAAGTTTGACTGATGTATTGATACAGATGGAGGATTTTATAGATTCTCTTGACATCTATGTATTCAAAAACTGGTTTGAAGGCGAGGTCGTAGACGGTCCAGAAATCAGAAGATATTGGGTGTCTATGACTCTCAAATATGATTATGAGCAGATGCCTGATCCCGCAGGGGCCGAGCGTTTGATCCGCCATGGGGTAAAGGTTACATATCGTCGCGCCAAGGAAGAAACCGCTGTAGAAATAGAGTCACCAGACGACTATGAACCAGCGACTCGCAAACCCAAAATGGAACAAAAAGACATTTGGTTACTAGAGGTCCAGATACCACGCCGATTTATTGAAGAGCTGGACGATTCCGATCTAGAAATTCATGTTGACGATGAAATCGTCGATGTTGAAGATGTAAGCGACGCACGTGACGAAAATATTGATGACGCTGATGCCTTTGTCAAGGATAGCGATAACAGCACAGATGATGAAACTGGAGAACCTTAATGTCCAATCTGTTTGAAGGTCTTAAGGAAAATGATTTGGAAGAACTAGTTCTTCCAATGATTTCCGTTGATGAATATGAAAGCAAACTAGACGACGACAGTATCGTGGTTGCCTTCTATGTTCTAGATCGTGAACCCAGCCAGGACTTGAACCGTTTTATCCAAAAGGGTGCTTCTTCCATATTAGATACTGATGTTAGTCCTGCGCCAAATGAGGATGGATATTATGTGGTCTTTATTGAATTTCTAAGAGACGAGGAGTTTCCCAAAAAGCTACTGGATACCCTAGGTAGTCTCAAAGGTCTAACTGGAATCTCGTCGTGGAAAAGTCAGATTTATGGAGTAGAGGATATCCTTCCGGTTACTGATGATAACCTCAAGGCAAATGTTAGAATGGTATCATTGGAAGAAGATCAAGAGTCTGAGTCATCAGACCTCGTTGAGTTCTTCAGGCCAAGCGACCTAGACAATATGACAATCGAGGGCAAAAAAGTTGTCTTAGAAGCCCGAGGGGTGTCCGTAGAGCTTGTCTTAGTAGACCATGGTAGCCATGAAGCCGTCTATGAGAGCAACGCTGTGATGAGCTCTGCTACCCGTTTGGACGAAACAGCAATTGCCAATTCCAGAAGGCTTGAACGAATGTTGGGTGACTTTTGGATCGCAGAGCAACGTGGAGAGCATATCTTAGTCAGACATACTCTCCAAGAAGATGTAGTGTTGTTTAGACTGTGATCAGATAGTCAGCTGACTTTGAAGCTTCATCGTCACCTGATTGGGTTCGATGATAAAGTATTTGGTTTCATTGCCCTCGATATCGAGACGCAAGACCATTCGCCCGCTCTTCATAAACTTGGACATATCCTCGGCTGTTTCTTCGCTGAAGCAGCCCCACACCTCGGTATAGTCCGCATACTGCGCAAAGTAATCTTCTTCCCGACAGGCGATCTTGAGATCGCCATTTCCGTCGAGAATAAACGGACCCTGATAGGTTTCGCCCGTGTGATAGGCCGTTTCGCCGATCGTGAACTCCGAGTAGAGCTCATTGAAACTTCCAAAGCCCGGCTTCATGAAGTGGGCGTTCATGGCAGGCAGGTCAAATACGACATTGTCCATTGACTGGAAATTGAGAATAACCTGGAGACCCATTATTTTTACTCCGTCTTCTTGAAATCACCATCGGCGTCCAAATGCTCAGGCGGCCAACCCTGGGCCGCTATGTTCTTGGAACGAAGATGTCTATTGTAGGCGCGAAAACCATACCGAAAGGGTGAGGTGACTACGCTTCCTGCGATAAAGGCGAGGATCACCGTGAGGATGGGATGCTCTGCCATGAATGATAATATGTCCATGTCCTATGAATAACACGATTAGGGTGCTAGTCAAGCGAAAAGGATATGATTATGTCCCGTGGAATGTCAGCTTGAATAGCATGGCTTTTTCCTTGTCGCGAAACAAAAATTCACGTGAGGTGCGTGTTCCTTGGTGTCGCCAATCCACATTAGCAACACCAACATTGTCTAGCAGCCACTGGTAAGCATCATCCCTGATAAATCGCCAGCCTGCGTTAATCAGATGACTAGGTATTTCTTCATCTGCAAGATTGAATACTTCAAAGAAGACATCAGTCTCTTTGGAATTAAGAACAATGATGTGCCAATCTGTATTTTCTATATAATACATGCCAAGATGTTAGCAGAACAGGAACAGAAGTCAAGGAAAAGGCCGAACATTTCTGTTCGGCCTTTGGTCGGGATTGTAGGATTCGAACCTACGGCCCCCTGCTCCCAAAGCAGGTGCGCTACCAGGCTGCGCTAAACCCCGTTGTTATGCTCTATTTATACAAGCATTTTATATAAAGAGCAAGAACTTTATGTCCAAAGACTTGATCTCACGTTCATGAGACGTACCAGCATTTCAGTATCTTCTGCCTCATAGAAATCGGCCAGGTTATCAACTATCGCATATCTATCTTTAAAGATAGCCTCACCAGTTTTAGGATTTACGTCCCAGATCAACTGATCTGTATAGGGATCAGACCGCAATGGTCGATAAACCTTCCACCAAGTATATAAGAACTTTTTCTCCACAAATAACTGGTTTCTCGAACCCGGATAGTTATTTTGCTGTATTTCCCGATCCAGTAAGGCAATACCTTGACTGGCATCTCGAATTCTTTTTCTTTTAAATTGAAACCAGGTTTCATAGAAGGTCTTACTGGTTCCGTCATCAGCCTCGTGCGATAGGTTCATCGCGGCAAGTTCTATTTCCACATAATCAACAAATAGATTAAAACAAGAATGGAGCATACGGGTATCAGTGTCGTAGTAACCGGGTTTCAAACCGGTATCGACCAAATGATATCGATGTTTGGTTCTATAACGAATAAAATCTTCAACTGATCTGTAAGATTCCACTACCATCCTATGCCAGATATCAGGAATGGTTTCCCAAAAAAACCACCTGATAGGGAACTTTTTCTTTATCTTGATTTCATAGCGATTGTTGCTCGAAAGCAATCTGAATTTGTAATACTTGGGAGAAGGTAGATAGAATCTCCTCAGGATCTTTTCTATGAAAGATCGTTGATGAGGGAATTTGTTGGTTTGGAATTTGAACATGGTAATGGTGACCCCTACAGGACTCGAACCTGTAAATGAGACTTAGGAGGTCTCCGGTTTTTCCAGTTAGCCTAAGGAGCCAGTGTTTACTTGGACTTTCCGTAACGCTTGCGAGCTGCTAGCATTTCAGGGCTTTCCGGTGGAATCTGTTTCCACCCGCTATAGATCATACCGAGCATTAACAGCCCAAAGAACGATTTTATAAGAATTTCGGTGATCATAACAACTCTCCATTGTTCGATCTACTGTAGGTCTCTAGAAGAGAGTTCATAACACTATAGACTCAGTCACGTTCACTGAATCCTCCACCCGCTACCATGAACAGCTAGGCTTTTTGCTTGGGTCTTAACCCGCCTACAGCAATCAAAACAAATAGTTCTAGGCTTGGTGTCCATCTATTTGTTTTGGTGCGCCTAGAGGGACTCGAACCCCCACACCTTTCGACGTCAGAACCTAAATCTGATGTGTCTACCAATTCCACCATAGGCGCGTTACTCTTTACTTATGTATTCAAGATACCTCGTTGTCAACTACTTGGTGATATTAATTTACTCACAAAGAGATCATTTTCAAAAAGTCGGTCAGTGGTTGGATCAAAATTTTCAGGGAAGTTGAATAGGGGGAACCAACTGGCGTTGGATGACTTTGGTTGAGGTTCTCCATCGTAGACGCAGTGCCATACTCCTATCTTGGCTATATTTCCTAGATAATCCAGAACCATATTATCTTCATCGTCTAAGCCAATCAATTCCTTAATCTCACTTATACCATTAAAGACATCTGATTGGTCCTTACCCCATTGGATATCAGCGGTGAAACCCCAGACGTTGCCTCTCTTTTTTAACAAGATTTTACCAGTCGATGAACTCTGTAACAACATAATAGTTTTCTTAATCATACGGTTGCTCTAGCGTCGCTGGGTAGATCACGCAAAATTTGATTACTGACAAATCAGACATTTTTCTAATATATTGGTGATGTTGCCCGATTATGGGTTTAAGGAGATAACATGAAAAAGAAAGCCGTAGTGGATCAGGCGGTCGCGGTTGGACCTGACGCTACAACTTTGCTGACGTCGCCCCCGGTCAATCCACAACCCACCCTGCGAGACAAAGGTATCTACTTTTTGAGTGGTGGTTTCAATAGTGAGAATGCTTCCAAAATCGTAACTTGGATTCTAGAAGCTAACCTTACACCGCAGAATGACTTTGACCATCTCACCCTGATAATCAACAGTCCAGGTGGTGAAGTCAATAGTGCTTTTGCTATTATTGATGCGATGGAAGGCTCGGCTATTCCAGTTCATACAATTGGCTTAGGTATGATTGGTAGCTGTGGGTTCTTAACATTCATTGCGGGAGCCAAAGGTCATAGAATTCTGACACCAAATACTTCAATTTTAAGCCACCAGTGGTCATGGGGTGATCGTGGTAAGGCTCATGAACTCTTTGCCACTGTTAGAGAATACGAACTCACACAGCAGCGAATGATGAATCATTATATCAAGCATACCGGTATGACTAAGTCACAGATTGAAGAAAAGCTGCTACCAGCTCATGATGTCTGGTTATCTGCTGAAGAAGCCCTTGATCTCGGTGTTTGTGATCAAATCAAGATCATGGGCGCAGGGAATAAACGATAATGGAATATGTCGCTGGACTCCTGTATAATGACGACGGATCAAAAGTAGCATTGATTCTCAAGAATCGACCAGCCTGGCAAGCTGGTCTTTATAACGCCATTGGTGGAAAAATAGAGCCTGGTGAACTTTCCTTTGGCGCTATGAACCGGGAGTTCATCGAAGAGGCAGGAGTGGATCTTGATTGGGACCTGAGGATTACCCTTGTGGGACCAGGCTTCAAGGTTCACTTCTTCTCATACCATGACAGTGAGGCGTTAGAGGAAATTAGAACTTGCACTGACGAAGTCATTGGAGTATTTGACACCTATGATCTACCCGATAACATCATTCCCAATTTGAGGTGGATCATACCTATGCTAGACGACGATAGCGTAGAAGGTCAAACTATCAAAGTCTCAGGGTAACTAAATACCCTGGGATTCCTTAACGAAGAGATATATGAGCAAAGAAGATACATTGAAGATGAAGGGTCAAGTCACTGAGATCCTTCCTAACGCGCTATTCCGTGTAAAGCTAGAGAATGACGCCATGATTATTGGTCACATCTCAGGCAAGATGCGCAAGAACAACATCAAAGTGCTTGTAGGCGACGCAGTGGAATTAGAAATGACACCCTATGACCTATCCAAGGGTCGAATCACATTCCGATATAAATGATCACCGACCGCCCCATGTGAGCTTTACATAGGTCGCTATGTTTGGATCATTGAAAAATATGATCGGTTCAACTGATTGAGTAACTTGGGCCCGAGGGGAATAACGACTCGGGCTCAAGTTTGGAACAAAAGTCTTCTTGGTAGTTTTGTGCTCGATTCTCTCAATCAGACTTTCATAGTCAACATTCAACACCTTCCCAGTGCTGTTGAGCCAGTTCTCAACATCTAGCATAATCGACACGCTACTAACACGAACATGGTGATTCCATGGGCCGTGTTTTGCCAGCATGTAGAATAATGGTTTCAATGCCACGTTAGCTTCCAAAAGACCGCATCTTGCTTTTTATGGAAAGCAATGGAAAGCTGTGAAGTCTTAGAATCAGTGAAGAAATACCAATGACCGGTTGTGTTTTGGTGAAGCCATTCTCGTACTTCAGGTTTCACAGTATAGCGAGTGCCCATGGGATTTCGTGCCCATGTAATTGGTTTACCATTCCGTAGCTTTGGAATGATAAGATCAGTGCGGACCATTTCCTTGTGCGTCATCTAAAAATACCAATTTGAAATACAAAGCATCTCTTTTGCTTACAAATTGAACAGCGTCAATCTTTCTTCTTCTCAAAGGTATCTCCGGATCGGAAGTGTTGGAAAGCAGTATCTTAGAATACTCTTCCAATGAGAACTCATCCGTCCGAGCCGGCTCCGTCCACGTTCTCCAACAACGTGTTATCCAGGCTAGATCATAGGTGCTATTTTCAATCCAATGTATAGCGTCCGATGATAGCTCAGACTGATGACATTCGATAGTATATGGTTTTCTAATCATCCAGATCCCACCAAAACACTCTAAAATTCATGGCAACTAATGAATCTTTTGGATCGAACTTAACAAAATAAGCCTTTCCACTCCAGAGACCTTTTCGATAAAGAGGCATACGTTGGTAATTTTCAACAAACTTGTAGGTTATCTCAACATCAGGCGCATGAAGGTTGAGCCAAAGTAACTCTATATCTCGTAGAGTTTGTTTGCTGAATTCAAGTTCAGAAATCACATACCAGCCGCCAGTTTTTATTTGTCTGTAACTTCTAAGTTTGAGATTTGCCCTATGAACTCGACTACGTCGAGATCTTCTAGAAATACGATATCTTGGTTTCTTTCTATGATTCATTCTAGCCCCAGGATAACTTAAACAACACCGCGTCTGATATTCTCTTAAAGATATATACCCAGAATATGGAACTGTCGTGCTCAATCAGGCATGAACGATATTTTATCTTATTCTCTCGAAGCCAACTCTGAATGGCTTTTTCAACTTCTAATTTTTGCGTCTTAGAGCCCTCAGGAATGCGAGGTTTGACCCATCGGTTGCTAGGTAAAGAATCAATACCGGCAAGCTGTGATTGATGCTCTCTGGGCTTCATAGGGGTCTGAAACTTGGGATCGTAACTACTCTGCCAGGCTTTACGATATTCTGGAATGAATGTCCCCCAGTCGCTCATTATTTCTTCAATCCTCACTGTCTGATATGACATGACGGCTGTTTTTAAGTATTGGTAGACGGTAGTCACAATGCCTCGCAAGATCGGTTCGATCTAAACTTGCGAGTTTTTAAAGCCTAGCACCTAGAATTCTAGGAAGCAATTTGTAATCAACACCAAATTAGTTTGAAGTGAACTGCGTCTTTGGTGCGAAAGAATTTGAATACGCCAGGCATAATCTCGAAGAAAGAATAGTTACTCTCTATACACCACTTTCGAGCAGGAGTATAATCTTCTAGATTCAATGCGACAATTGGACCACTTCTCATCCACCACCACTGATGGAGATGCCCGTGTGAATTAAAGTGTAGAAAATATACCGCAATGACTGATATCAAGGAAGCTAGCAAAACTATTATGCTGGTGATACCAAAAACGAATCCAGCCGCAGCAAAGAGTGGAAAAGAAATGGAAGCAGCCACGATCAACCGTAGGTCGCGCTGTATGGTTCTAGCTATCTTAGCTGTATGCTGCTGAAACTCTTTTTCTTCCATCTCGCTCTTTTAGTCTGTGGTAACTTCAAGAGCAAGTCTCATATTTGTGGAAAAAACAAAACTAAACATCTTCAGATCAGCAGCATTGGAAAAGTAAAAGCAGTAGAGGGGAAGAGTCAAAGAACCAAGACACAGAGACCCCAAGTCTGCTAGTTCACAAGACCAGATCCCTACACAACATTCATCGCACCAGTTCTGTGGTTCGATATCACCCGCGATTGCTATGATAACCGCGCCGGAGACAGGGAGGGGGGTGTGTCGATGTCTCAACGGCGCGGTTACCTTACTGTGACCAAACGCTGTCGGAGGCAACTTCTTCCAGCGTGTAGTCGTTCTTTCCGGCACTTCGCATGAATGCTTCGAGGAATCGTTCTCGGGCTTCCTCAAAACGTTCAGGAAGATACCTGCGAACCGAGGCAACCAGTTTCTCAAAGGTATTAACCTCCTCCAAGCTGACGGGCTCCCCGAACAGCAGCCTCAGCACCTCGCATGGTGCTGTGACATGACTCAAACGCGCAAAGCGAGGACAAGTTGCGACAGCCGTCTCAAATTCGTCGGCAGAAACAACACTCATACCCTGGTTTTCAAGCTTTCGCAGCTTCCACTGACGATATAGTCCTTTCTCCAAGTCAAAGCGAAGACCAACACGAGCGACCCGTTCCTCTCCCTCGTATAGTTCAAAGTCTTTTCTCATCTTGGCCAGAACTCCCAACATGGTTGAAACCATAACTCCCTTGTAGGGAGAAAAATCCTTACCAGGAGAGAAATGACTAAACTTCAACCATTCAGGATTTCCAGCCACAAAGTCGACCTGAACGTAACCCTTGCTGGGATCACCCGCAACAGGGAAAGCGGTCTGGAACTGACCGCCCTTTAATGTCTTAGTCTGAACATGCCCCGGCGGCAGGACTTCTCGAGCCCTAGCCGCAAAAGCTTTGAGACTGAAAACAGGAAGATCAGGTTCGCTATAAAATCTGGCCCTTCGGTCATTCAGAGCGAAGTCAAGGTCACCACTATCGGCTTGTTTGCCTGCGCTGCCCATAAGGTTATCCATCGCGTATTCGCTAGTGAAGCCTGGCATGTTCATAACCATGACAACGTGATCAACTGTAGAGGCAACATCCTCTCTTCGAACCCGCACCATTTGCAGGTTCGGAAACGCATTTCCGCCCATGAAAAAACCACCCTTAAACGAGGTTCAACTCGCAGGGTGGCTTTATATCGTCACATCAAAGATGGTGCGTATTCAGGACCCTGCCGATCTCAAACTTGACACCATATAATCATGACTACTTCCTTTGTTGGAGTCACATCTATAATAGATGCGTTGTCAGCTGTCAATCAGAATCATTAGCTGTCATAGCGGCAACTCTTCTTCTGATGAGGTCCCTGACTTCCTCGTCGTTTTCCAAAAGATCAAAAACCTCCGGACAGATGGCGTTCTGGCCGCCGCCGGATGAAGAAATGATCTTATCAGTTACCATACAGGTCATAAGAGCCGCCGTCATAAAACCTTCGCCATCAGAAGGGCGAATAGCTCTCAGAGTGTATCCAATATTTTTAGCCATGACGAACATTACCTCCTGCATCAACATCACCACCAACGGTGCCGCAACTGACATTACCACCAGCGTCGACATTCCCGCCAACGCTGCCACAGCTGACATTGCCACCAGCATCAACGTTACCGGAAATACTGCCTGCGCTCACGTTGGCGTCTGTGGTAAGATTCTCTACCACTCCCTCTGTGATCTTGATCTCAAGGATTCCTGCCGGTTTGATTTCATACTCGTCGGTGACATCCTTGCCATCGATGATGATGCGATCGTTTGTGATCGTGATATTCTGGCCACGAAAGCTGCGGCCGCTGATATTGAATTGTGCCATGCCGCCCTTATAATGATTTCGACCTATCATGTCATCCGATGATTGACATAAATCAACATTTTGTAGGGATTTTCTTATCCACATCTTCGCAAGAATGGTTCCCACCACTATGTAGAAGACTATGCCAGCTATTAGAGCGACTATCTCTAACATTAAAACCCTAACGCCTTGAGTTGTTGAATTGTATCAAAAGCAGAGGTGTGTAGGATTCCAATTCCTCCGGCTTCAGTCCAACGTATAAGGTTCTTTTCCATGTCGTCAATGAGAATATCACCCGGGGCCTTCATATACTTGGGCTTGTAGCGGCTCAGGCATGTGATAATAGGGACATGCTCACCTAGTTCACGATTTTTCCAGATCGTCTTGCCTTCTTCCGCCTGCTGTTTTCCATTTGTGGGACAGCCTGTTAGAATCGTTGGGTCGTAAGGAGCAATGTAGGCCCAAAGCTGAAGGGCTCCTGGCATGGCGGGTAATTGTTCCCAATGGGCCATGTTATTCTTAATGATCTTCCACATAACGAACTCTGGAACTTCGTTATGCTTCTTCCCGTATTGGATTTCGAATCCTCTTTCAAAGTCTACTAGGACACCGTCAAAGTCACAAAATATGTTAGGCTTTGATTCATTGTAGATGATTTCATTCATAATATTATCGCCACTCCGGTAGACTTTGAACTGAATTATAGTGTTATGCGTGTGATTTAGATGCTACCCGCCAGCGGGTAGACCCTGAATAACATGAATATCACAATAACTCAATTTAAATTCCACCAGAGGTGCGGTCCGAGCCTGTTTCACTTCGTTCTCCAGGACGGACTTTGTACAGAGCTGGAAGAGAGGTAGAGCCGGCGAGACGAGCCCCTAACATCGCTGGCGTCATAATCGCATCTCCACGCTCGCGACATTTTTCTATAAAGGAAACCGGTTTCTGCTCTTTGGCCTGATCATCGGTAAGGATTTTTAAGATCCCTGTATAATCCTTAAGGTATGATTCATAATCAAAAAGCACTTTATTACTTGGACTGGTAATTGACTTGGAATACCACGGAAACAAGGTCTTGCCGGTGCTATTTGAAGAATACAGATTTGGGAAGCGTGATACTCTACCAACGCTTTGGGGTTGAACAGATGAAAGCAGAGATTTCATCTGTTCAAAGATCTTTTTCTTTGGATCTTCATCCTCTTGCCATTGAAGCTTGACAACCATGGCATGCTTTTTAAAACGAAAGCGCAGGTCAATTGCTTCATCACCCCAGATCCATCTGGATTGCTTCTTTGCTAATCGCCAATCCTGTCCCTTGGGTCCACAGTAGTTCTCCAAGAACTTCCAAAAAGAGTCTCGGTTTTCCACATTTACAAAAATAGATATGCGATGAGACATCCAACCGTCGTTGGCTTTGGGCGGAGGAGGAGTATAGGTGTAGTCCATGTAGGGTGTAAAGCACTACACGGGTCAATAGATCAATATCTTAGAAGCGTTGTGGGTGATTATTTTTACCATCGCACTAACCTATCATATATGAATCAGGGTAGGCGTTCCCACTTTGTTGTCTCATGATAGCTTCAGAACCACCAGCAATTCCATATCCGCCATCGCCGTCCCACCAACCGTTACGATAGGCATAGACTATAATCATACGCTTTGATCCGTGCCACCAACTTGCTTCTTGGCCCACTTCTTAAGTTTCCTATCAAGCTCGTGATGAATGCTAGCAAGTTTGGATTCTAAAGAGGTGTCTTTTTCATCTGGAAACTCATGACAGAGAAGATCAACGGTGACCACCAAAACATCGACAAGTTCTTCTCGCACATCTTCCCATGTCTTGTTTTTTCCGTTCTTCTCGCTAGAAACGCTTAGATATGCTTGGCTGGCTTCGCCGTATTCCTCTCCAAGCTTCAGCATTCTGCGAGCGAAGATTTCCATTCTACGGTCTCGATTAGCGGCATGAACTTTACTGATGATATCTTTCATTTTGGCTCCTTGTGTCATACGACTAATTAGCTAGTTGCTATTGTGTCAATTTTGACTTTGGTGCCAATAAGGTGTAGAACAGATATATGAAAGATTTTTACCAGATCCTTGGGGTCACCTCGACAGCAGATGATGCTACCTTGAAATCTGCTTATCGCAAGCTGGCAAAAGAGTTTCATCCTGATACCAACAAATCTTCAAATGCTGAGGCCAAGTTCAAAGAAATCAACGAAGCATATGATACTCTCAAGGACCCAACCAAACGGGCCCAATATGATTTAGAAAGATCTGGTGGGTTTCGCACTGGATCACAGTCATACTGGAGTAATCAGCCGGGAGGATTTGGAGGATCTGTCAATCTAGACGATATATTGCGTGATATTCAGAATCGTCGAGCGAGACATTATCAGTATGATACCGTAGTAAATCGTGATATCGTTATTTCTTATGCCATAACTTTGGAGGAAGCGTTCTGGGGTAAGGATGCTGACGTCAAATATAATCTACCTGGTAAGGAAGCGCAATCTATTCAGTTTAAGATACCTTCAGGTATACAAGACGGAATCCGCCTCAGGTTCCATGGAAAAGGGGATAATTCGATAGCCGAAGCCCCGCCGGGTGATCTATACATCCGTATAAACATCATTCCCCATAATGTATTTGTGAGAATGGGATACCATTTGGTTACCAGTACCACTATTGATTATATGGACGCAATGTTGGGCGCCGATCGCGAGATTACCACAATAGAAGGTAGTAAGATCAAGATGCGAATCCCAGCAGGAATTCAACCTGGTCAAAGTTTGAGAGCTGCTGGTAAGGGTATGCCAATGGGAAATGGTCAAAGAGGGGACATGATGGTTGAGGTCGTTTTCTCGCCATCAAAACTTTCCGATGAACAGCGCGAACTTATCGAGAAGGCTCGTAATTTGAATAACGGTTGACATATAACCTCTCTTTGCTATCTAGGTGGTCAAGGAGGCACAATGCGATATTTTGTTCTTACATTATTGATGTTTGGTAGTATCGCAGAAGCCACGCCTCCTTCTGGACCTGATCCGGCGATTCGTGAATGTACATTAGAAGCCCAGGGGTATAATATCTGGGCCCTAAACTTTCGTCGCATGTTTGAGCGAGATTCCAGTGACTATGGTGGTCGGGTGGATGAATCTCTTATCAGAGATTTGAATTTTGCTCTTGTAAGTGCAGGTGAATACGTACATACGAATATCAAGTATGTTCAAACAGCCAGGTTTCGGGACGAACAGCCCTCAACCCAGGACTGTATGGATATAACGCTCACTGCCCGCGACCAGATCGAAACTTACGCGAGGCACCTATTACGTGATGTTCACCCTAAAGACCGAAGGGGCAGAGAGTCTCTCCTCCAAGAGTTCCGTTTGGGACTTCAAGAAAACACCCGCAGATTCAAAGAATATCGAAGCGGAACTCGAACGTTTGATGATTGAAGAAGGCGGGATAGGGTTCTCCGCCAATCAAATGGGGTTTCTCTACCGAATATTCGCCATGAATATAGGTGGGCAGACAAATTTCTATTATAATCCAGAGATCATTAGCAAGGGTGATAGAATTGTTACCTTTGTTGAGGGTTGTTTGAGTTTTCCAAACCTCAAACTCAAAGTAAAGCGACCGGACGAAATCACTGTTCGCTATCAAGATCGGGACGGTAATGTCATAACTGAAGAGCTTTCTGGAATTGCTTCCCGGTGCTTTCAGCACGAATTAGATCACCTCGACGGTGTTTGTTTTACAGATCGTGTTAGCAAGCTAACTCTCGATCTTGCGAGAAAAAAGCAAGCTAAAAGCGAAAGGAAAAAGTGAATGTCCTTGGATCAATTTGACCCAACAAAGGCTCAGGAAATTTTTGATCGTGCGGCAGAAATTGCTGAACGCCACGATCATGAATATGTTACGCTGGAACACTTGCTGGCCAGCATCCTCCAGGATCAGCGAGTTATCGAAGTTCTGCACGAAATCGGAGCAAACGTCTCTGGTATTTCTGCTGATCTGGTTTCGCATTTTGCCAGCGGTGCTCTTGGCAAAGCCAATGGCACTCCTCCACGTCAAACTCTTCCTCTGAGTCGAGTGGTTCAGAGAACGGTAACACAGGCGCTTTTCAGTGGTCGTCATACCATTCGCGCTGTTGATATTCTAGTCTCTTTGCTTTCCGAGCAGGATCAGGATAGTCATGCGGTCTATTTCTTGGCAAAACAGAATGTTGATGCCTTTGATGTCAAGACCACAATTGCTCATGATGATCTGCTAGATGATGACGAACCGGATCTGGTGGCAGATCTCAAGGCCAAGGACGCCGGTGATTCTCCCGCCGTTGAAGTTGATGAAGACGGTGAACCCATCTCTGGTTCTAAGAAGAGCAAGAGTGAGCGCCTTTTGGAGAAGTTCTGCGTTAATCTCAATGAGCAGGCTCTTGCTGGAAAGATTGACCCGCTTATTGGTCGCGAGGCCGAGGTGGATTCACTTATTCTGACTACTGCTCGTCGCACCAAGAATAATGCGGTCGTAGTTGGTGAGCCTGGAGTCGGTAAGACTGCGGTAGTTGAAGGGCTTGCCAAGATGATTGCCGAAGGTAATGTCCCAGATGCGATCAAGGGCAGCATCGTGTATTCGTTGGAAATCGGAACTCTCATGGCCGGAACCAAGTTCCGTGGTGACATGGAGGAACGGGTCAAGCAAATTATTGATGCGGTAGAAAAGGTCGGTGAAGAAAAGGGCATTATGCCCATGTTGTTTATTGACGAAATCCACACCATCATGGGAGCAGGAGCCGGCAGTAGCGGCGGGCTTGATGTGGCAAACCTTTTGAAGCCGGCATTGGCCAAGGGCAAGCTGCGGTGTATTGGCGGCACGACTTTTGAGGAATATCGAAAGCATTTTGAAAAGGACCGTGCTCTCCTGCGACGTTTCCAGAAATTGGATGTCAATGAGCCTAGCGTAGAAGACGCCAAGCGTATTCTACAGGGTATTAGTCAGGTATATGCCGAATATCATGGCATTACCTACACACAGGAGGCCCTGGAAGCCGCCGTTGAGTTGACTGCCCGCTATGTGACTGACCGGATGCTGCCTGACAAGGCTATTGACGTCATCGACGCGGCCGGTGCTCGTCAGAAGATTACGCCAGAGGCTGACCGCAAGACCGAGATCACTATTGAATTGGTTGAGGAAGAAGTCAGCCGGATTGCGAAGATCCCAGCTCGCACGGTCAAGGAAGACGAAACACAGAAGCTGGCGCATCTTGAACAGGATCTGCATAAGGCAGTGTTTGGACAGGATGACGCAATTGATAACGTTGTTGATGCTGTATTCCTGAGCCGGGCAGGCCTTCGCGATCCCAACAAGCCGCAGGGCAATTATCTTTTCGCTGGGCCAACTGGCGTGGGTAAGACCGAACTTGCGAAGCAGCTTGCTGCTACCTTGAGCATTCCACTACATCGTTTTGATATGAGCGAGTATATGGAAAAGCACTCGGTCAGCAAGTTCATTGGCTCGCCTCCGGGTTACGTTGGATTTGGTGACGGTGCCTCGGGTTCAGGTCTTCTGACTAACGCGGTCGAGAACAGTCCTCATTGCGTTCTGCTCATTGACGAACTTGAGAAGGCTCACCCGGATATCTTCAATATTTTCCTACAGGTCATGGATAACGGTCAACTGACTAATAGCGCAGGCAAGACCGTCAACTTCCGCAACGTGATCCTCATTATGACTAGCAATGCTGGTGCTAGTGAACTCCAGAAAAACACTCTGGGCTTTGGTGACAACAGCACTGTTGGAAATGACGACAAGGTCATTGAAAAGATGTTTGCTCCTGAGTTTAGGAACCGACTTGATGCTATCGTGAAGTTCAAGGCTCTCAAGAGCGAGAACATGCTCATGATTGTTGAAAAGTTCCTGACTCAACTGAACAAGCAAGCGCAGGAAAAGGGTGTTACCATCGACGTTGATGACGTCGCTCGTAACTACTTGGCGAAGAAGGGATATGATCCCAAGATGGGTGCTCGACCACTGAGCCGCCTTATCCAGGACGAACTCAGTAAGCCACTGAGCCGTATTATGTTGTTTGGTGCCCTCAAGGACGGTGGCCACGCTACGGTGACAGTTGATAACGACAAGCTTGTTATCAACTCCTCTGAATCCAAGACGACAGAAGCGCAAGCGGATCTATTCGCTTAAAATAAGAGACACCTGGTACAAGAAAAAGTTGTACCAGGTGTCCCTTTGGTGTTGATAACTCCTCTAGATATGCTAAACAAAATTCACAGCGTTGTTAAGCAACAGGCTGTTCAATAGATCGAACGACATCCTATAGATCGAAGCGGTGCTCCTGGATCGGATCATTGTTTGGAGTCGTTTCGAAATGGATAATAAACTAGCAGAGGCTCTTGTCATCAAGGGAGTTCTACCGGCAGGCACTGAAGTGCGGGCTCGTCATAAAGCAATGGGATTGGGATCAGTCAACAATGTGTTGGTAGTGGATAACTTTTCAGTAACTGACGCTATCGTTCGAGAGGACGGAAGAGTTATTTTCAAGTTGGCTGATCTGAGGAGTGGTGCTCCCTCGAGAGTTTTTGCCGAAGATATTGAAGAAATTGATGGTATGGATCCAGTCAGATTCGCCAACGTTTTCAATATCACCGCCAATGGTGGAAAGGCAGTTCTCGGTAAGCGCCGTGGTCGCAAGCCCAAAAATCGAGTCATCGAAGACTAGATTATAATAGGAGCGGAAGATGACCAACGTTATTGACTTTAAAACCCCTGCTCAGCTTCGTGATGAGCTTGCGGCCAAAGATGCTGAATGTAATCAGCTACGCTCCCAACTAGCAAGTGTTAATGGGGTGAGCGAAATGCTCACCCTTCAAATTTTGGATCTCAAAGAACAGGTTGCTAAAAATATTCTCCAAATGGAGGCTATTCAAAACAACTTGGATCGACTTCTAGGCAAGCTTCCCTCTATAACTAAATAACTAGTCAGTTAATTAGGAGGCCACTCATGGCAAAGCTACACGAAGAAGTCGTTGTATTGAAGCTCAGCAAGCTTCTCAAAGACGGTGAAACCCAGGAAATCATCATGAATCCTGATATGAGAGAAGCTCTAACCATGATGGTTGAGCAGTTGCTTGGTGAAGATGTTTCCAAGCTTCTTATTGAGGTAGTTGATCTGGGAGAGTAATCTCTCTCAATTCTGCCACCTGCTTCTCAACAATTTCTATCCATTTGAATAGAAAATCTCTATCGAATCCATGTCTGTTAAACTGTTTGGCAGTTTCCTCATTCCATCCAGCAGCGGCGCGAATCCCTTCAATTACTGATTGTGATTCGCGCCCTTCTACCAACGGGATATTGAGACCAGCACAGAGCAAGATAGTTTCTGCATTCAGTTCATCCCAAATTTGTTTGTAAATTGGAACTGTTGCGCCAAAGATGGCTCTAGTTGTAAGGGCGTAGAAACCTCTGAGCGTCATAGGGTAGCCGTGTATAAAGACAAGCTTTAGTGACCCGTGTTGACCCACTACGGGCTTTTCAGCAAGCTTACTGTAGACGCACCGCTGTTTGATAAAATCATGTAGGTCAGACATCTTCTTTTTCCAATCCTAGCTTGCGAGCAATAGTTCTTAAGACACCGTCATTCAATGAGTCGGACGGAATATTGTCGTCTGAAGATTCACCGGTAAAGATGTCATAAATCGCTACCTCTGTTTCGCTAAAAATGTTGTAGGCGCTAGTATAATCTAGACCACTCCGCACAATTATTTCGTACAGCCCCAGTTCTGGGAGGAAGCCGTAGTTTACATATTTTGACATTCTCTGAACTAGGGTATGCTTGGAGATTGTTCCCTGTGTAGCAAGCCGCAAGATTTGATCTACAATATCCAAATGAGACTGCTTGGTACAGGCAATATTCTTGCCATCGGTCGCTATCTGACAAACGGTAAAGTCAAAATCCTTGAATACCGAAATGAGGTCTTTGTAGAAAGCTCTCCGTATGATCTGAACTTTCATACCTTCTATCAAAAAGGTAGTGGCTTTTTTGGTTTTGACGATGATCTCATACGAAGACAGATGCTTGCTGAAAAACTCCCATGAGGCGTAATTTGGAAAGAAGATATCGATATCTCCAGACGCTAAGCCTTCACCCTGAAGCAGCCGTCTAGCTGAACCACCTGCAATCCAAGGTCCTTTTTCGATATCTATTTGAGGAAGATGAGAAAGAACTTGCTGTAATTTCTCGACTCCAGGACCTTCTGGAATAGGTATTACCTCATAAGAAAGGCTTCCGCTTGGTGGGTCTATCATATCGTCGCAAGATCCTTTAGCCATTGCTCCGAATAAGTTCAGCGTGTTGAATAGATTGCTCATATCCCCTATTAACTGGTGTGTGACCTATAAGTCATTATTCGTTAAATACCCAGATAGCAGGAGAGTCATATGCCCAAGACCGTTTTGATGATGGGTAATTCCCAACGAGAAGCTAATCTTATTGGTGAGCCTTGTAAGGCCGACGGCTGGTATAATCATGTTGGTGGCCTACATACGGTGGTAATGCAGGTCATAAACTTCACAGGCAGACTCTCTATCGAAGCATCTCTAGAACTGAATCCAACAGAAAATGATTGGTTCATAGTCAAACTAGATAATTCTGATTATGTTGAATTTCCACTTAATCCTTATGAACCAACTGGTGATTATGATAGTGGTGGTGATTCTACTACTATTGGATTTACCTTTAAGGTAAACGCCTTGTGGTTGAGAGCAAAATTAGATCGAACGTATATTTCTGATATTCTATACGAGGCAGACAGGTTAGCCCTGGCAAAGCTTGGTAATGTTGTGAAAATCACACTCGCTCGTTGATGCGCAATGCCCACAGATGGGCTAAATATCGGAACCCCATTTGAGAGGATGATCGAACATGGCCAAGGTCCCAACCCCGCAGAATCCAGGAACTTACTTGCCCGTTCCAGGGGTAACTGCTCCTAACGATCCATCAAATGCTGATGCTTCTAATGCTGCCCAGATAGCAGCTCAGAATTCTTCAGCCGCTGAGCCTGGAACTACTTCAAATTCAATTAGAGTTCAGCCTGGCGCGGCCGATGGTAAAAAATATCTGAGCACTGGAGAGGTTGCTACTGGAGGCCCAGTTCGAGTTCAAGGCGCTAGTGCTTCACCGGTAACTGGTCCGCAAGGTCCAAAGGGCGATAAAGGCGATACTGGTGATACTGGTCCACAGGGTCCTATCGGCCCACAAGGACCCCAGGGGCCGCAAGGACCTGCGGGTCCTGCAGGTCCTACTGGTCCTCAAGGCGAAACCGGTCCACAGGGACCAGCCGGTCCACAAGGTCCAGCAGGTCCTCAGGGTCCAGCCGGTTCTGGTGGTAGTATCATCGTAACTGAACGAACTTATGATGAAGTGGGTGGTGGCTATGTTGATGCCCCGTCTATTAACCCAACTGCGCGATTGGCGTTTACTGGTGCCGGTGTAGAAATTCTTACTGAAAACGGAGCACCTTCTACAGCCATTGCTCATATACCAGGACTAGAGGTCAATGGCTTCCAGTTTGTGGTAGACGGTAACGGTAACGAAGTTCCAGTCCTTAGCGATCTGTTTTCAGCATCTACTTTGACATTTGGTGGCGGCGTTTTGGTTCAACAGAACGATGAGGATGCTAGCAACGCTCAGATTCTAATAGGAATGACAGTCAATGGTGCCGGAGAAACGCCCATTGATCCACAGCAAACACCAGATCAAGAGACCCTAGAAGGCATTTTCAAGTTTTCGTTTGGTGAAGGATTTACTGTAGGATATGGAGGGCTGTCGGGTGAAGCCTTTATTGATTACACTCCTCCATCATCCGGAGGGGGCCAACAGGTAATCTTGTTGAAGCCAACAGAGGTCGGCAATCAGCAGTTCCCTATTGGAAACCTAGTTGTAGGCGACGGTCTCAATGTTAGGACCCTTACACAAGGTCCCAACAGTGGCAGAACTGTTCTGGAAACCACCGGTATTGGACTATTGAATTGGAGCCCTACAGCCAATGGCGGTGCGGGCGGTTATATCGATTATGGACGTCAGACTAATATTCGTCTAGAGGCCGGATCTGGAATTACCTTAGATTACCAACCATCTGGCATTCCTGGTGAAACACAACAATACAAGGTAGTCATTAGTTCTACTGGTGCTACTGGAATCGTTGGACCACAAGGTCCACAGGGAGAAATTGGTCCTCAAGGACCAGCGGGTCCGGCCGGGCCACAAGGACCGCAGGGAGAAAAAGGCGATACCGGCGACACTGGCCCGCAAGGTATCCAAGGAATTCCTGGTGCTACGGGTGCTACAGGTCCGCAGGGTCCTCAAGGTGAAGTCGGTCCACAAGGAACCAGCATTGCTTCTGCTAGTGTAACTGGTTCCACTCTTACCTTGGTGATGAACGACTCTACCTCTATTGTGGTTGGTGGTTCAGTATTGGGTCCAAAGGGTGATACTGGTGATACCGGTCCCGCGGGCCCACAGGGTCCTGCTGGACCTGCCGGTCGAAATGTTGTCTCCGCAAGCGTAGTTAATGAAGATCTCATCCTAGAGATGAGTGACAACACCAGCATCAACGCAGGAAATATTACAGGTCCACAAGGTGAAACAGGTGCTACTGGTCCACAAGGACCGCAGGGTGTTACTGGTGCCACTGGTCCACAGGGTGAAACCGGTCCTGCTGGTCGTGGTGTAACAAGCCTATCTGTTAATACCGAAGGTAACCTGATTGTCACCTACACTGATTCCTCAGTGGTTGATGCGGGTCGTGTTCGTGGTGATACCGGACCACAGGGCCCACAAGGACTAACCGGCCCTGCAGGTCGTAGTGTAACTTCGGCCTCAATAAATCAAACAACCGGTGTCCTAACTTTGGCTATGAGCGACAGCACCGTTATTGATGCTGGTAATGCTCGTGGCCCAGCTGGTGCGGCTGGTATCAACGGTATTGATGGTGAAGATGGCCGAGGTATTACAAGTGCCGCAGTAAACCCAAGTGGTCGACTGATTCTTACCTACACTGACGCTACTTCTGAGGATGTGGGACTAGTTCGAGGCGAAACCGGCCCACAAGGCCCGGCAGGAACCAATGGTAATATCACCGCAGTAGCAAACAATGGAACTTCTATTGTTTCTAACCCAACGACCATCAACTTTACTGGTGCTGGTGTAACAGTAACAGAAAGCCCAACCGGTGTTGCTCAAGTTAACATTCCTGGTGGGTCAGGCGGTAGTGGAGGTGGTACCGGCAATGTTACCTCAGTAAGATTTATTGCCAATTATACCGGTGGTGCGATTTCTAGTATTTCAGGAGTTTCAAACGCTGACTTCGTTGTATCGTTCTCTGGAACTTCGATCAATATTACCTATACACCCTCTTATGGTCACCCAATTTCCTTTGGTTGCTACGGCGACAATGGAACAATTGGTGGTATCAGAACTATGAGAATTCCAACCGGTGCTTTCAATATAAGATACACCAATCCAGGAGCAATCGAAATTGTTGGCGCTTCAGCAAGCGCCACAGGATCAGGAGCAGCAGGAACCGCGCTATTCAATGTAATGTTTGGTTAAGGAGTATATAAATGCCAATAACCCCTAACCTACAGCTCAAAGCAACGATCGTTGAATTCGCTGAGACCGAGTATTGGACTGAGGACGACAACACCGGTGATATGTTCATTGGTAGTCCATATCGCTGGACGGTAAGAATTGATATACAGGCTCAGCCTCATAGTAATCACACCACTATGGAGTCTATGTTCTATACTGGTAATGATGTAAGGGTTGGAGACTGGTTTGCTTCAGGTTTGGGCGGAAGAGCGAACCTGATAACCGAAATTATATCTCAAGACGCATTTTCAGTTAACTGTATAATTGAGGACTACGAGAGATATAATCTCTTCACTGATCAATCACAAACTGGCAATGGGTTGTGTGATCCATTCTCCAACGGGATCATCTTTAGGATCTCTGAAAGTGGTCTGCCAATCCTAGGACCTATTGACGAACTCTATCTATCTTCCCAAACAGTTGACGATTTGATGGCGCGATTTATTGCGCGCAATATGATAACTGAGTTTGTTTTAGTCAAACAGGAAGATCACGGGATGTTTCCTGGCGATGTTATCTATGCTGACTTTGAAGCAAACTCTGGATACAAGAAAACAGATTCTTCAAATATCAGCAGGGCAATTGGTATCGTAACTGAAATCAATGTTCCTGGTTTGGATTACTTCTGCTATCGTCCTCTTGGAAAGCTAATCACCAACGTTCGTCCTACTTTGTGGGGAGAGCACGGAGATATCTTTTATCTAGATCCCAGTGAACCTGGGGGTTTAACCAATGTTAAGCCAGCAGTGAATGCGTTCCCTGTATATCTACAGCTAGAGCCAAATAGAGCAATTCTTTTATCAAGAGGTGTAGAATCTTCACAGTCTACAGACTCCGAGACGCATAAATACGACGTCGAGAATGTGGTCTCCGGACAAACTACATTCACATTACCGTTAGAAACTGTCGAAGTTCTCTACATGGCAATCAACGGTATTGAAAACGAAAACTTTACTTTCGACCAGGTTACGAAAGTTCTAGTATTCGACCCTATAGAAACCGGTTATGGGGTTGATGTAGATGATGAAGTATTCTTTATCTACAAAACCTAAGTTGATCAACTAGGAGAATAATATATGGCACAATTACGCGCAAAGCAGATCAAGTTGGCAGCGGCTGGTGATCTGTTAGTCGGCGGTCAGGATGGTAATGGTACCATTCTAACCAAAGGCACTGATGGGCAGATTCTTAAGATCGTTGCTGGCGGTCTAGCATATGCTAACAACACCGCTGCTGACATTGCTTTTAGCCCTCTCGGTGACATTGAAGCAACCACAGTTCAGGCCGCTATTGCTGAAGTTGCTTCCGATGCGGCTGACGCCCTCACCGGTGCTACAGACGCTCTTGAAGCAACCATCTCGGATCTTCAGGATGAACTAGACGCAACCCAGACCGGCGCTGGTCTTGCTGCTGATGGCTCGTATGTAGCAGATACTACAACTGAATATCTAGATGCTGCTACTTCGCTTAAGAACGCAGACTTCATCCTAGACGGTAAGATCAAGGAACTAGCTGACGATCTGGCAGAACTTGCTGGCGGTGGCACTGGTACTTCCCTGGCTTCGCTACAGACTGAAGTTGATGCTATTCAGACAGCAGTTGGTCTAAACGCTGACGGTACTTTTGATAACACTGGTTATGCTGGTTCTACCCACACTGCGGTTGCTGCGGCTACCACGGTAAAGGGTGCTATCCTAGCTGTTGATGCTGCTCTTGCTGCTGAAGAAACTGCCCGCGCTGCGGCTGATGATGCTCTAGATGCTAGACTTGATACTGCTGAAGGCGAAATTGACACCCTACAGGCTGATGTAACTGCTCTGGAAGGTGACCTTGCTGATGAAGTTGCGGCCCGCATCGCAGCTGACTCTGCTCTACAGGCTGAACTGGACCTAACCCAGGCAACTGTTGGTACTGCTACTTCCGGTGCTCCAGTATTCTACGCAAACGGTAACTATATCATCCAGGGTGCGGCAGAAGTTCCTGAAACTTCTGAAGGTGTTGGTGATGCTGTTCCTGCTGTTACTCCAGACACCCACCACGCTGCTATTGGCAAGCTGGACGCGGCTCTGAAGGCTGAAGAAATTGCTCGCGGTGCTGCTGATACCTTTATCCAGGCAGAACTAGACGCAACGCAGGCAGGTGCTGGTCTGGCATCTACTGGTGCTTATGAAGCCCCAACCACTTCCAACTATCTCAATACTGCTACCACCCTCAAGGGTGCGGACCTCCTACTGGATGCTGCCCTGAAGGTAGTTGCTGATGACTTGGCAGCTCTTGAAACGGCACAGGGTGCTGATCTAACTGCTCTTCAGACTGAAGTTGATCTCATTGAAACTGGTCTTGGTTTCGGTGCCGATGGTTCAAAGCCTGCGTTCACCTCGACCAACTATGTTGCGGCCGGTGACACGGTAGTTGCTGCGGTCAACAAGCTGGATACCCAGGTAAAGACCAACGCTGATGATATTGTTGCTGCCAATGAGCGTATTGATGCGCTTGGTGCTGCTTTCAATTATGTTGGTGTTCTAGGTTCGGGCGCATTCACTGCGTTTGCTGCTGGTGCAGATGCTGCTAGCGCAACTGACCTTGAGGGTCTAGCTGCTGGTCAGAAGGACGCTGGTGACTATTACAAGGTAGGCGGCGACGGCTACTTCAAGATGGGCGAAGCTGGAACTCCAGTATTTGTAAAGCAGAATGACGGTATCGTATTCAACACCCTCGGTGGTTTTGACGTTATCGACAACACCAACAGCAACGTTCTTGCTGGTGCTAACATTGCGGTAACTGGTAGCACTGATACCGGTTTCACTGTGGCACTGGATGGCATTGTTCCTGTTGCCAATGGTGGTACTGGTGTTGCTGAACTGGCTGACATCGTAGGCGCTGACTCTGGCGATGCTGCTGATGCCATCGTTATCACTGGCGGCACTGGTGCTGTTATTGCTGATGTTACCATTGGCCTAGACCCTTCGAAGGTCAAGTTCTCCACTCTGGCTGAGTCTGGTCTCCCAGGCGCTGGTCAAGATGGACGCTTCCTGCGCTGGAACAACACCACCAAGACTATTGAGTATGTTACTGCTGCTCAGCTTGGTGCGACTGTCCGCGTTGAAGAGGACTTTGCTCCTGTTACCGCAGCTAACGCAGAAGTTACGCTAGCAAATGCTCCAGTTGGTGACATTCAGGTGTTCATCAACGGTGTTAAGCTGAAGAAGGCTGGTTTCAGCATCTCCGGTTCCACTGTTACTCTGGTCGACTCGGCCAACGGTTACGGTATCGAAACTGGTGATACTCTATCGGTCAGCTACAGCCGCGCTGCTTAATTTACTAATGAGAGGAGGAGATCCTAGGATCTCCTCCTCTTAATCCATAAGGAGTAGTTGATGTCAAAGATTAAGATCAAACAGATTCACTCCGAGGGTCAACCAGCAGGTGCTGTTCTAACAACGAACGGTTCTGGTGAGAATTCCTGGGTCGTTCCAGAAATTGCCTCGGGATCAGAAACACTCCTAGGTATTGCTGAAGACGGAAGCTATGTTGCTTCCCGTTATGACGGCGGCCGCCCGCCCGCAGCTTTCCTAGAACCAACCACTAAAGTTTCGACCGCGATCGATTCTATTAACGAAATTCTCGGTCTTCTTCTTCCTACTGCTCCTGCTAACCTGAGCACTGGAACTCTTGCTCTTTCAACCGCAAACACTTCAGCAAGAGCAGCCCAAGGTTACAACACCAATTCGCTCTCCAATGCTCCTGCTGCTGGATCACTTGTTTCTCGTATCACATTAGCAACGGCGTCCACTACTATCCTACAGGATCTGGGACCTGGTAACGAAGGAACTATTTCGTTATTTGCTCAGGGCGTGGCAGGTGAAACATTCAGCTTTACTGAGAATATCGGTGATAGCAAGACGACTGGTCTTCTACGTATCACTGATAACAAGTGGGGCGGTTTTGCTACCGGTGGCGGTCCTGCTCCTGATGGTTTCTTCCAAACCTTCGATTCTCAGGTAGTCTCTGCTCCGGCCGTGGTTGGATTAAACCAGCTACAATTCCGCCATACTGCTGGTGGTAACACTAACGTTCTAGCATTTGTCCGCGACGATCTCACGGCAAGCCCTGCGGTTTCAGTCGTAACGGCAGTTCAGGGATCCAAGGTGGGTCGTTTTGTTTCTGGTATTGAGCATTATGACGCAGCATCTACACTATTGATCAGCGGAAACGCTACTAACCTAGCAGGTCAGACATATACCAACGGAACAATTCTGTCGCTATCGGCTCCATTTGGGTCTACGGTGAACTTTGCTGCTGGCGCTGGTGGTCTTCCTTCGGTTCTGAGCACAAATACGCTATCATTTGATCTAACTAGTCAGACTTTCACTGTTGGTGGAACTCATGCTACGAAGACTGGTAAGGTAACGTTGACTGCCACGAACCCTAACGGTTCTGGTAATGCTCAGAGTGCTGGTAATCTACTAGTTTGGACCGGTAACACGGGTGTTTCTGATACCGCGATCACAGCAAGAACCACTACGGCGACTCGCGTGGTTCTAACAACCAACAACGTGGACACGCCAAACTCCTTGGTCAACACTGCTTGGTCGAATACTGCTTCGCTGGCTGGTGGTTCAAACTATGAAGCCGCTACTGTAGGTGGTGTTGTTTCTTGCGACCAGACCAACTACAGCACTGGCTATCTACCAGCAGGAAACCCAGACTATTCATCGAAGCCCTCAACCCAGTATGTTACCTATAGGTTCTCACTGGCAGCATTGAGCTCGATCACAGTTAACATCACTGGCACCTATGCCGGTATGTGGGTTGCTTTGCCAAACGTCTCTGATAATCCAGCAGTAAGTCCTGCGGCGATCAACGGCGTGTGGTGGAACGCAGGCGCGCTCTACAGTGGCTCGGGCGCCCCAGGTAAAGCAGGTGATACTGCGGCTGGTTGTGCTAATGGTTCGGTTGCTTCGGGAACTACCGGATCCACTGTCATTACTTTTGGTACTACTTCGTCATCAAGTGCTACCGGAAACTTCGTCTACGTCCGTGTTAAGCTGAACGCAGGTCAGTCGATCTCGGCAATCAGCATCTCATAAGGAGGAATTGACTATGCCTATTTCTGATACACAGAAGGTCGACTTCCTCTGGAAAAAGACCATTTTTGGCGTTACCAATACTGGCGGCGCTGGCAAACAGGGTTTCGAAGAAACCATTGGTTCACCTGCACCAGTATATAGTAACTCAATTTTTGCGGAAACTATTCCAGTTCCAGCGCCTTTTGCTACCGATACTATTGTTCGCTATTATGGTCCATCACAAGCCATTCGAATGACAGCTGACATCACTGTTGCTGGAAACGCTGCTTGGATTGCTACTGAGACGTTCAATGATCTTGGCACAAAGCTAGGTAACTGGATTGCTCCGTCGGTTGATGCTGGATACCTAGTTGATGTCTATCGCAATGATCCTACTGTTCCTGCCAACAAGCTGAATGGTGGTGTCAACAACCAAGAATGGGTATTTGACTATACCGCTGGCGTTCTACGCTTTGTTAACAACGTTCCTGCTGGTATTACCAGCCTATGGCTTGTTGGACATCGTTATATTGGTGCCACAGGTCTAGGAGGCGCCGGAGTCAATCTACGCGATACCGCTGTTGAATACACCGGAAACTCTATTTCCTCTGGAACCTATTCGTTCTTGAACTTCTTTGAATTTGCTCCACAAACTGGAACAATTACAGTAGAAGTCAATGGACAGCGCATTCAAACAAACCAGTATTCGGTCGATGGCCGTAATCTGGTTCTTGATATTGATGCCCTTCCATACGATCTAGATACCGGAGATATCGTCTCAGCGCGTTATGCCTTTGCTCGATAAGTCGGTATAAATCTTGGTAAATAGGGCGTGAGAGGCAATAGCTTTTCACGCCCTATTCTTATCAGGGAGATCGACAATGACGAATCAAAATGTCACCAGTCTAGGCAATTTAGACCAGACTGAGTCCTGGCTTAACAGGACCTGGCGCCCGGCCGCAGCCGTGGTTTATCTTGCCATCTGTCTTTTTGATTTCATCATTGCCCCGGCATTTATGGGATTTAAGACATCCAACATAACTCAAATGGCAGCAAGCTTGAAGGATCTCGATCCTTCAGTTGCTATTGCCTTGGTTCAGAATAGAACACCTTGGGTACCATTGACAATGAGTGGTAGCGGCTTATTTCATGTGGCTTTTGGTGCGATATTAGGCGTTGCTGCTTGGACTAGAGGCAATGCGCAGATTGAGCAGATTCGCCAGACTGGAGAAAGCGATCGTTCACCCAATACACCAGTAATGGTTCCTACTTATGTGATGCCATCACAAGTTGCTCAGCCTTCAGTGAATCAAATGCCAGTAACCCAGGTCAATTTAAATACTGGTAATGCTGAACCTGTAAGTGATGATACAACAAATCTAGATAATCCTGACGTGGAACCAGATAAGTATTAATATGACAGAGATTCCCCTCTTCATTAGATTAAAAACCAGTGAGCCTCTTGTAAAAGAAGAGGCTCTCGCGTGGTATCATTGTGTTAAGAATAACTTGCCAGATGGAGTTCTCTCCAGTGTGCAGACTACCAATCCCCAAGGTAATCCAGATGTGGTTTTTATGGTCCACAAGGAAACCCGAAGTGGCACCCATTATTATGAAATTCCTTTAACCCGTGATTTAACCCAAAAAGAAACGGAAGTTATTGAAGAAGCATATCCCAAGGGCGAGATTGAAACGAGTTCTGAAGAAGTGAAAGCCGCGCGTCAAGGTCCAGCAGACGCCGTTGTAATGGAAGAAGATGATTACAACAATCTTTGTGAAACGCTGGCAAAGCACCAACACCAACGCTGGTATGATGCTAGAGCAAAATCCGGTTGGTCATTTGGTCTATTGGTAAATGAGAAAAGTAAACAACACCCACTTATGCGCCCCTGGGAACAATTACCAGAGCAATACCGTAAAGTTGATTACGAATTACCACATCTATTCATGAATATGCTCGTCGAACAAGGGTATGTTGTAGTTTCTCGCGACGAGCTAAACAAATGGCTTGCCAAGAAGTGATTGAACAATGAAGACTATCGAAATTGTTCAATCACTTCTTGACCCTGAAAACAATCATCGAATCACTTTGGAACAAGCGTGGGATCAAGATTCTGAAGAGTTTTGGATTGGCTTGAGTCTAGGAACCTCGCCTGATTATGATTTCAAAGTCACTAAGGTTCCAGCTCTTCCTGATGATGACGAAGAACCTGGAACTCTAACTTTTGCTGAATTTTATGATTTGGCTTTGAAATTACATCATGGAGATTTGGTTGGTATATCTGCCCAAGATGCCATAGAAAATGCTGCCTTGAGTGCTGATGCCAAGGAATGGAACTTATGGTATCGTAGAATTTTGTTGAAGAGTTTGTCCAAACACTTACCAATGAAAACAATCCAGGAAGAGCTTATCCGCTTGACAACTGAGTAGCCTGTGTTAAAGATCGAATATAGATCGAAACACAAGGAGCCCAGATGACCACAATTCAGTTCTTCGATGCGGTCGAAGCATCCCAGCAGATTCTCAACGGCGAGGTCGAACCGACCCCCGAAATGCTCGTCCACATCCTGTCTGAAGCATCGGACCTTTTCCACAATGGAGTGGAAGAAGAGAGCTTCCTCACCGACGCTCAGTATGATGAGCTCGAGAAGATGCTCCGAGCTCTCGATCCCAAGAACCTCTTCCTGGTCTCTGTTGGTAGTGATGTGCGCGGCGGCAAGATCGATCTGCCCCATCCCATGGGATCTCTGGATCAGGTATACGAAGGCGAAACCCTCAAGTGGATTGAAGCCAACGGCTGGCTGGACGAGACCTTTGTGATCTCGGACAAACAGGACGGCACTTCCGCACTTAACTGCCATGGTAAGGCCGGAGAACTTCGTATTGCCTATTCCCGCGGCAACGGTTTTCAGGGCGCGGACATTACACGTCATATGAAGCGCATCAAGAGCCTTCCCCGTAGCCTGGATGTGATGAATATCGAAAATCACGACATCCGCCTGGAAGTCATCATGGCAGATGACGTCTTCGCAAACATGAAGGCCAAGGCAGAAGCTGAAGGTGGTCGCACTTACAAGAATCCGCGCAACTATGTCGCGGGTCGAATGAACGCCAGTGAATCGCCTGACAGCTTTTACGACAATGTCAAATTGATCGCTACTAGTGTCGTGAAGCCTCTGATGAGTAAGTCGGATCAGTTCCGAGTTCTCGAAGAAGCCGGGTATGAGGTCACGCCGTATATCACGAAAAAGGGTCGCGAACTCACTGATGAGTTCCTGATCGCCTACCTCAATGAGCGACGGTCGAAGAGTCCGACAGCAATTGACGGTATCGTGATCGATCTCGACAACCTCGCGATTGTTGAAACGCTGACTCGCAAGTCCAGCAGCATCAACCCCATCAGCAGCAAGAAGTTCAAGGTCGGCAGCGAGGACAACGTCGCAATCGCAACGGTCAAGGCAGTCCACTGGAACCCCAGCAAGGCCGGTTATTTGAAGCCGCGCGTGGAAATTGACCCGGTGGAATTGGTCGGCGTTACGATCACCTATGCTACTGGCTTCAATGCCAAGTTCATTCGGGATAACAAGATCGCGCCTGGCGCTAAGATCCAAATCACTCGCTCGGGTGATGTTATTCCGTTTATCCAGAAGGTGGTCGAACCCGCAGTAAAGTGGGCCGAACCCAGCGAAAATGAATTCGGACCACTGGAATGGACAGATGGCCAGGTCGATCTGATGATGACCGACACTACCAACAATCGGGCAGTCCAGCTTGAGATTATCAATGGCACTTTCGGGGTTACTGGCCTGGATGTTCCGCACTTGCGCGAGGGTAGCATCGAAAAGCTCTACGATGCAGGGCTGACAACCTGCGCTCAGATCATCAAAGCCGACGAAGCTACGCTGAAGACAGCAGCCGGTGATAGCGCAGGCACCAAGATCTACAACGGTCTCAAGCTCAAGCTGGGCAATGTAGAGCTTGGCATCCTCGCAGGTGCCACCTCACTGCTGGGTCGCGGCATTGGTCGGCGCAAGATGACAAAGGTCATTGAGGCACTGGGCAATGATCCCATTCTCAACGGCACAGTGACGGTTCAGGAAATCGCAAAGCTTGAAGGCTTTGAGGCCAAGACCGCCCAGACTATTGTGGACAATCTGCCCAAGTTCCTGGACTTCCTCAAGGAGATTGACGGCTATTATACGCTGGTTGCTCCCAAGGAAAAGGTAACCGGCGGTGATCTCGACGGCATCACGGTTGTGTTCACGGGCATTCGTGACAAGGACCTGGAAGCCAAGATTGAAGCTCGTTCGGGACGGATCGGTTCCTCGGTCAACAAGGATACGACTTACCTCGTGGCCAAGGATCCTTCGGGTAATTCGAGCAAGCTGGTCAAGGCCCGACAGCTCATCGGTGAGGACAATGTGATTTCGATCACGCAGGCAAAGGAGATGTGGGGATAATGAGTAACGGTGGATTTAATCCCATTGCTGGCATCGGACTGGTGCCAGCATTCCGCGATCCGGGTGAGAAGCGATTCTCGTCCCAGGATTGTCTCCAAGCACTGATCGAAAAGATTCGTACAGAGCCTGAGATTGTGCGAAATCAGTTCAACATCGTAAACAAGGACCAGTCAAATGAGATGACTACCGTTTACTGGCCCGCACTCTTGGACCCAGCGAACTGGACCCGAATTTCAACTCATCGTCCCACTCACGACGCAGAGGGTAATTCTCTCGGCGGAACCAATCGTGAGGTGCGAGAGTATGAAAACGATTTCTGGATGGACAATCGCAAGCATATGGTTGGCACAGTGACTACCGAGTTTGGCGAGATTATTGATATCCAGGTTGTTGCCCGCTGGTAAATTAGGTGTTGATTTAGGTGATTCATACCGCTAAGTAGCGGTATGAACACATTTCCTCGCATTGGTTTCTGTTGTAAGTTTGAAACTGACGATAAGACCCTCAAAGCTTCTATGAACCAAGCGTCTACGACGCTTACAGCTTTGCGCAAAATGACAAAAGAGCAGGTCTATGACAAGCTCTATGGTCTTGTTGATCACAATATCAAAGCTCTTAATCGTCAGTTGGAATGGCTTTCCAAACAGCCGGAAGCAATGCGTCTGTTTCGCATTACTAGTGACTTTCTACCTGCCTTTACTGTAACTGAGTTTGCTTGGGTGTATGGGCATTCCGATGTGAAAAATCTCATTGAAAATGGCTTAAAGAATACCAGTAACTTTGCTTCTATCCATGGGATACGACTTTGTACCCATCCGGGCCAATTCACCACACTTTGTAGTCAAAGGTCTGATGTGGTGGACAACAGCATTATAGATCTGGAATACCATGGCTATCTGGCACAATCAATGGGCTATGGTGCTGATTGGCATACGCAGGGTTTTGCTATCAATATCCATGCCAACAACAATCTAGATCCAGATCTAGTTCAACTTAAGAGCACAATTCAAAATAGATTATCCCCAACTTTACGCAATCTTCTGACCATTGAGAATGATGAGTTTGGCTGCTCTTTGGACTCAATGATATCTGCTGGTCTACATTCAGTAGTTCCGATCATTCTTGATATCCATCATCACTGGGTTCAATCTAACGGTGAATATATCCAGCCCTCTGATCCACGAATTGACAAGGTAAAAGAGTCATGGAGAGGTATTCGACCTCTTGGTCATTTCAGTACAAGTTCTGAGACTTTGCTAGAAGACGCTTGCTCAGTCACCCGACCTGACTATAAAGTGCTCAGAGAAGAAAATTACAAGCCTAGTAAGCTTAGAGCTCATAGCTATGGTTGCTGGAATCAGGGATCCAATGATTGGGCTATCAGTCATCTGATCTGGACCGATCTAGAGGTTGAGGCAAAAGGAAAACAAATTGCGTCACGTCAATTATACGAACGAGCCAAAAGCATCGGCGCTGTTTTATGACAGTAAGCGGATTCAACGTGGACTGAATTTCCAACAATTTCTTGTAAGTCTCAACATTGTCCTGACTGGATGTCTTGCTATTCCCTTGATACTGGTGGTATCAACAGGTAATGATATCTGGTGGCAGATGTCTAAGCTGGCTCCGCCACTTCAGGTATGGTTGATATTCATGTATGCTAGATATGGCTCAATGACAAACTGGTGGGCCATGATGACTGGATATGATGTCAAGGTCAATCGTGATAAGATATTGGACCAGGAACGACAGGGTGAATCAGCAGAGGCTATTAGACATTCAATAGCCCACTGGGCAGACAATTGTGCCAAAGGCCGTTGGGTCATAGTAAACCCATATCGTTATCGTTTTCTCCGCAAAGGTGATGCCGCATTCTTCAAGTTGGCTTGGGGATAATGGATCCGATTGTTGTACAGCTCAGAAGTGTTACTATCTTTTGGGAAGATATCGGACTACCACAATTACTAAGTGAGCCCCAAAAGAATATGCTGGCCATCTGGTGGGATGACGAAGTAGATCCTTGGATGAAGGCCGCAATCAATCATGATTGTCATCCTCATGAAACAGGCGTGTGGTTTGCTGACCCACGCGACGCTGCGCTCTTTAAATTGCGCTTTTCAGATCAAGCCCCTGATATCCAATAAATAGGGGAAACCTCAGGAGGTTCCCCATGAACAAATTGATTTTCGAAACTCTTCTCGCCGAGGCTTCGTTCCGCGTCGCAGAGAAGACAATCACCGGCGTTAACATTGACGAGGCCATAAGTGAAGTTTCAGCAGAAATGGAGTTGGATTCTGTTGAAACCTCAGAGTTGACCGCTAGAGTAAAGAAGGCTCCAAAGCCCAAAGCTAAGCCAGTTATTGAAGACGAGTCAGATGATTCAAATGTTGAGCATATCATAGATTCCAGTGACGAACTCAATAACACAATTGAGTTTGATTCCGAGGAAGAACTGGAAACAGCTATGGGTGTCTTGATGTATAAGGGTATACCCTGGGTAAATCGTGGGACAACCAGTGTGACCTTTATGACTCCAGATCAGGTTCGAGAAGCTCATGAAGCCCTGAAACGTCGTTGGGATTTTATCAATCGCGAAACGAGAACTGTGGCATGTATCTGTTTTGACAACATAGAAGACTACAGCAAGGTATTGGATTTTATTGCTTCAAAAAACATGGCAGCTATTCCATCCAATAGTGACAAGGAAATCCTAGATGATGATTTGGATCTTGAGCTAGCTAGAGAAGAAGCCGATCACAAACTAGCGACTAAACTTGCTAAAAAAGAGGGTCTTCCGCTCCCAGAGAAGCTCGCTCATGAGATGAGCTATCGTGCGCTACACAAGGATGCGCAAATGGATATCAAGTCCTTAGATCCGTTCTCTGATTCTTCGGCTCGTTCGGTTCATATAGTCAAGCGTTGGAAATAATGACAAGATAACACCAGGTTGTTCATAGTGAACTCACAAACGTTCATTATGGAGAACAATATGAGCACCACTAACCTGACCACCGAAGATACCAAGAAGCTCAAGCGCGTTATCGACGAAGGTCTCAAGATCACACAGGAAGTTGATGACCTCAAGGCAGGCTTCAAGGATGTAGTCAAGGCAGTTGCTGAAGAACTAAATCTGAAGCCAGCTGCCATCAACAAAGCTATTAAGGCTGCTTACAAGGCATCGCTTGAAGCTGACAAGGAAGCTGTCAATGAGGTAGAAGAAATTCTTGCCGCTGTTGGTCGCGCCTAATATAAGATATGGGGAGGGTTTGTCCCTCCCCATAATCACGAGCAAACCATGAAAATCATAAAAGACGTGATCAATCACTGGAAAAACGATTGGGAAAACAATCGTCGGATGTTCTGGTTTGAATTTTTAGGTACTGCTTTTAGCATTATGGCAACCGCCATAATGAGCTTTGGAGCCGCGATGCCTCCAATGCTGCTCTGCTATACCCTTTGGTTTATTGGCAGTTCAATGATTATGATCGGGGCTTATATGCGCCAAGCATCTTGGATGTTTGTGCTCATGGCCTTTAACACCGTCCTGAATATTGTAGGTCTCTCTATTCTGGTGTTATGATAAAATATATCCATAAAACAAAATAATAAGGAGAATCCATGTCCTACGTTGATGCCCTGCATGACAAAGAAAAGGATGAGATTCTTATCGTAGAGCGCGTTAATGGTCAGAGAATTTTCAAATCTCTGCCCGCCAACTATGTGTTCTATTATGAAGATGCTCGTGGTGGTCGTTTCAAGGATATGTGGGGTCGCCCTGTATCCAAAAGTAGCTTTACCTCTAATAAAGCGTTCCAGCGTGAGTTGAAGCTTCAAAGCGGTCGTCGCACCTATGAAAGCGATATCAATCCTGTTTTTCGCTGTCTGGAAGAAAATTACCTCGGTGTAGAATCTCCCGTTCTGAATATTGGATTTTTCGATATTGAGGTGGACTTTGATCCACAGCGAGGTTTTGCGAGTCCATGGGATCCATTCAGTGCCATTACGGCTATCTCAGTCCATCGTACCAGTGATGATACACTTTACACGGTATGTTTGAAGCCTAACTTGCCTGTGGTCGACAAGGACCACCTCACTTGGGAAGCTGCTGACGAGATCTGCAGAAGTCTTCCCAACACTTATCTGTGTAACGATGAGGTTGAACTCCTCACTATGTTCCTGGACTTGATTGAGGACTGCGACGTCCTCTCAGGTTGGAACAGCAAAGGTTTCGATATTCCCTATGTGGTGAACCGTATTGAGCGGCTCATGGGTAAGGATTATACCAAGAAACTTTGTTTGTGGAACCAGCGTCCCAAGCGCAAGAAGTATATCCAGTTCAAGAAGGAACAGGAAACTTACGAGCTAATTGGACGTATTCATCTAGACTATCTGGAACTCTACAAAAAGCACAATCCACAGGAACTCCACAGCTATCGACTTGATTATGTGGGTGAAATTGAGGTAGGTGAAAACAAGACACCATATAGCGGAACTCTGGATAACCTCTACAAACGAGACTTTCGTAAGTTCCTGGAATATAACCGCCAGGATACTGCGCTCCTACAGAAGATTGACGCCAAAAAGCGTTTTATCGAACTAGCAAACCAGATTGCCCATACTAATACCGTTCTTCTGCCCACAACCATGGGATCAGTTGCTCTAATTGAGCAAGCAATCATCAACGAAGCACATCAGCGTGGTATGTGTGTTCCTAATCGCAAACGTCCAGACTTTGACGTCAATATGGATGATGACGAGGATGATTGGAATGAGGAAGATGATGGTCCGCGTCCTTTCAGGAATACTGGTGAAAAGCGACCAGTGGTTGGTGCGTATGTTGCTAAGCCGAAAATTGGCATCCATAGAGAAATCGCGTGTTGCGATATCAACTCGCTGTATCCATCTGCCCTGAGAGCCCTCAACATGGGTCCTGAGACCCTGGTGGGCCAGATAAGACTGGACCGCACTAATGCTTTGATTGACTCCAGACTTGCCAAGGGTATTCCCGGACCTGAATGTTGGGAAGGACTATTTGCGACCCTTGAGTATGACATGGTTGCTACCAAGAGTCAGGAATCAATGGTTGTTGACTTTGAAGAAGGTCAGAGCATTGAAGTCACGGGTGAACAACTCTACGAATACATCTTTCTTCAGGGTAATCCATATTGTATCACTGCCAACGGAACAATCTTCCGAACTGACGTAGAAGCAGTTATTCCTGGTCTCTTGGGCAAGTGGTATTCCCAGAGAAAGCAGATGCAGTTCAAAGAAACTGTATTCTCTGAAGCTGCGGCTCAAGTAAAAGGATTCAAGGTCGACTGGGAAAAGTTTTCCACTGGGGCCATGCCTGGTAGAAATAGCGCAGATCTTGCTAATTTGCCTGATTTCATCAAATCAGGAGACAAAGATGCGATTGATTTTCTAGTTGCTGACAAGGCTATCCGTATTGAAGATGACCGTATCTTCATTGAACCGGATTTTGTAAAAGAAGCCAAAAGCCATGAAGTATTTTGGAACCAGCGACAGCAAGCGCGTAAAATTCTTCTGAACTCTCTTTATGGTGCTTTGCTCAACGAAGGTTGTAGATTTTACGATGCGCGTATTGGTCAGTCAGTTACACTGTCGGGTCGCTCAATTACCAAACACATGAGCAGCAAGACCAATGAAATCATCACAGGGGTTTACGACGTCCGTGGTGATGCGATCCTCTACAACGATACTGACTCGGTTTATTTCACCGCAGTTGATATGTTGGAAGCGGATCCTGAGCTGGCACCAATGCTCCAAAACCGAGACCGAATGGTCGAACTTTATGATGGCATTGGTGAAGCGGTAAATGAAAGCTTTCCTCCATTCATGGATATGGCGTTCAATACTGGTCTTGAGAGAGGGGCAATTATCAAAGCAGGTCGAGAGCTCATCGCGAGTCGTGGCTTGTTTATCACCAAGAAACGTTATGCTCTTTTGATGTATGACAAGGATAACGTCCGCCTAGATGTTAACGGTAAGCCAGGTAAGGTCAAAGCAGTTGGTTTGGATCTCAAGCGCGCTGACACTCCAAAGATGATGCAGGAATTCTTGGAAAAGATCATTACAACTTTGTTGGATGGTGGTACCAAGGAAACAATCATCCAGATGATCAAAGATTTCCGAGTGGAATTCAGGGCACTAGACGGCTGGCTCAAGGGAACACCAAAGAAGGTCAATGGTATCACAGGTTATATGAGTCGTATTCAAGAAGGCGATGGCAAGGATATCATGAAGAGTGGGACCAAGGAAAAGGTCATGGTCCCTGGTCATGTTCGCGCAGCAATGAACTGGAATACCTTGCGAGAAATGTATGGTGACAGATTCAGCATGGAGATTACTGACGGACAGAAGGTTATCGTTTGTAAGCTCAAGCCCAATCCTCTGAAGATGGATAGCGTTGCCTATCCCTTTGATGAACCGCATCTACCTCAGTGGTATAAGGAACTGCCTTTTGATAATGAGCTGATGGAAGAAACAATTATTGATAAAAAGGTCTCGAATCTTATAGGTGTGTTGAAGTGGGATTTAAGTGCCACTCGAGAAGACACCACTTTCAATGATCTATTCAGCTTTTGAGGAATAAAATGAACAGAGTTCTCCTGATTAACAAGACCAAGGGCCCAACCCGCGAAGAGCTCAAGACAAGTGAGCGTCGAACGGGAGAACTCCTGTTTGCTCAATTTCCAGAGCTCACCTATGCTGGTTATATGATTGCTGTCAATAACGGTAAGAAAGCAGCCAACTGGATCATCCCAGAATCCAAGGTAGAAGATTTTCACAAGTTTGCCAGTTCAGTGGAATGTGAAGGCTACGAAGTAGCTGTTTTTACCAATGGTAATTCACCAATTGGCAAGGGCCAGTGTGAAATCCGGGTGATTTAACCAATTATTGATATTTCACCAGAATTCATGTAAAACTGGTAACAAGAAACGAAAAGGAGCATATTAATATGCGTGAAACTATTCAGGATATTGTGCGTCATGCTATTGGTGTCAACAATATCGATACTATCAAGATCACGGGCGACGATGACAAGACCATCATTGAAGCCATGGACAATGAGCGCACTGTGATCGTCAAGGGTCAGCTGCTCAAGGCCGAACCTGAACTCAAGGGTGAATTTGGTATGAGCCACTTGGGTCTTCTTCAAGGTCTAGTCAACTATGCCCTGTTCAAGACCGATGACGCCAAGATTGAAGTCAAGCGTCGTGAGCGCAATGGCAAGATGACCCCTGAGGAAATCTCTTTTAAGTCAGCTGACGGCAAGAGCAGCGGTGCTTATCGTCTGATGGCTTCGGATCTGATCCCTGAACAGGCAAAGTTCCTGGGCACCACTTGGGACGTTGAAATCGATCCCTCGGCAAGCAAACTCAAGGAACTTCAGGCACTAGCCGGCCTCTATGGTCAGTTCGAGAACTTCTTCATGGTCAAGACCGTTGAGGTCGAGGGCAAGAACGAACTGCGATTCTACATTGGTGACGAAGGTTCGTCGATGCACCGCGCATTCCTGACCATCGCGGATGACGTCGAGGGCACTCTCGGCGGTGATCTACATTGGGGTATTGCTCCAGTGCTCGCAATCCTCAAGCTGGGTGCTGATGAGAACCTCAAGCTTCAGTTCTCTTCGCGTGGCGCATTACAGATTTCAATGGCCAGCAAGTCGGCTGAATACAAGTTCATCCTGCCAGCGCGCAAGAAGTAAGCCTTTTATGGTTTTGGGGAGTGTTCCAAAATAGAACACTCCCCAAACGAGCTAACCATTGAAACTTCCCATTTCGGAAAGTATGGTTAGAGAAAGGCCAATATTATGGCAAAGAAAATAAAGTCTACTAATCCTAATAAGACAAAACGTGCGAGAGATGCTGGAACTGGTAAATTCATTCCATTAAAGGAAGCCAAAAAGCGTCCACGCACCACTGTCGTTGAGACTAGGTAAATTCTGAAGCGAAGCTGGGGTTTCTGTTCCAAGGGCCCCAGCTGAGCCTTTGTTTGTAATATTTAGCCTTTCTAGGAGGGGGCTTGGTTTGCTCTTGCGAACTGAGCCCCTCCGTTGTATAAATATCGTACGATTATTTGGAGGATAACAAAATGACCACGTTGGACGTCAGCAACTAACCAAGCGTTTCGACCACAACACTGAAGAGCAAGAGCTCTACAGCGCGTGGGAAACTGTCGGGGCCTTTAGACCCAAGGGCGATGATCCCTATTTCATCCCCATGCCCCCGCCCAATATCACGGGCAAACTTCATATGGGTCATGCGTTGTTCACAACGCTCCAAGACATCTCTATTCGCTTTGCCCGCTCCCAGGGAAAGGCCGCTTTGTGGCTTCCCGGCACTGATCACGCAGGACTAGCAACGCAGGACAAACTCGACCAGCTTATGTTGGATCAGGGATTGGATCCCATGGGTCCTGCCTTTGATGACTTCGCGGAAACATACAAAGCCAATCTTAGCGGAGAGATCAATCAACAGATCCGTAGAACAGGCGCTTCATGTGATTGGTCCCGCTATACCTTTACTCTAGATGAGGACTATTCAAGAGCGGTCACAACGGCCCTTGAGAAGTGCCATAGGGCAGGAATGCTCTACAGGCAAGGTGATCAATGGTATCTAGACATGCGCGACCTAGCCAAGCAGTTGTTGGATAGAATGGATGAGGACGAGTTGGAAATTCGCCCAGCCAGCGAAGCCAAGACTCTTCGCCACTTTCTCAATAATATTGAACCATGGTGTATTAGTAGGCAGATCCGCTGGGGTCATAAGTTGCCGATCTGGAGGCAGGGAGAAGAGATCCAAATTGGCCAAGAGGGACCCAAAGGGTTCCAACGCGAAGCAGGCTGTCTAGACACTTGGTTTTCCTCTGCTCTTTGGCCCTTCGCAACTCTTGGTTGGCCCAATGACACACCAGACCTGCGGAAATTCTACCCCGCTGAAATGATTGAGACTGCCGACGATATCTTGTTCTTCTGGTGTGCCAGAATGTTGATGATGGGACTCTTGCTCACGGGTGAGATGCCATTCAAGACCATCTACCTCCATGGTATCATGCGGGATAAGCAGGGTCGCAAGATGTCCAAGAGTCTTGGCAACGGGATTGATCCTCTGACGATCATTGACCAGTATGGTTGTGATGCCATGCGATTTGCGTTGGCAGAAGCTACCCAGCCGGGCCTGGACATGAAAATATGGGATGAAAAGTTCCAAGCTGGCAAAAGAATGTCTACCAAGCTTTGGAATGCTGCTAAGTTCGCTCAGATTCATTTGGAGCGTATTGGGCAACCTTCGCAGCATCCGAGTAAGCATGAACGCGACATCGCGCTCATAGAGCTTCTGAGAGCGCGACAGACGCATCTCAAAGAGCTCTACAAGGACTACCAATACAGCAAAGCTGCCTTAGAATGTCATAGGATCTTGTTCGAAGACTTCTGTAGCGGTTACATGGAAGATATCAAGGAACGAATCTTTGCGGGGGATCGCGAAGCTCTCTTGACTCTCTTGGAAGGTTTGCGAATGATTCTGCCCATGATACATCCTATTATGCCCTTTATTAGTGAACGCATCTGGCAGCGATTCTTTTCAGGAATGCTGATCCAAGAGCGTTGGTGAATAATGACGTGTCCGAAGATCTCCTGTATTCTAAGCAGGTCTTCGGACACATCTTGAAGCACAATGCTTTGCTGGAGCCTGCCATACTTTATACCTGAGGAGGTGATTACGGATCAACGCACCGAGAGACCGCGAGTCTCGAGAGCAGGCAGAAGGCGGGGAGCGGCGGCTCCCCAAGATCGAGAGTGACAATGCTGTTCTATTATCTTATGGTAAAGTTATGATAGATCCAACTGATGTCACAAAGTTTGACCGAACCGTTGAAGAACTCCAAGAGTTCTGGCTGTTCTGTATCTGTGTGGCGGGGAAAACCGCAGTCCAACAGGCAAAGGCTCTCGAATCTTTTTTGAGTAAAGGCAGGGAAGAGTTCCCCGGTTTCACGACTCCGTTCCAGGTAGTCAGTGTGATGAATATGAGTGGAATCCTGCTTGACCGGATCAAAGAATCTCGTTTGGGTCAGTATACCAAGCTGGAACGGGCTTTTCGAGAAAGTGTTGGTAAGAATTTAGCTACCTGCTCTGTTGAGGATCTCGAATCCATCCACGGTGTGGGCGCCAAAACTGCTCGCTATTTTGTTCTCCACACTCGTAAAAATCAGCGCATTGCTTGTCTTGATACTCATGTGATTCGCCACATGCGGGATTTGGGTATTACTGATCAAAAGGGGACTCCACCGGCCGGCCCCAAGTATAAGACACTTGAGGAAGAGTTCCTCAAGTTGGCAGATGCTAGTGGTATGAGCGTTGCAGATTTTGATCTAATGATTTGGAACAAATATGCCCGAAAAGCCTGATCTTTGGAAGAGCAAAGAGTTTTATGCTGAAGAGAAGATTCGCACGATCAAGCTCTATCACATAAAACATTGGGATTTTGAGTTTTCGACCCCCAATACTTCCAAATATGGTTTCAAGACGAGAAGAACGTCTAGAAAACTCAAGCATGATATTCAGAAATGGCTACAAGATCGTAACTTTCCTCATAAAATGGTACTCGGGGGCAATGGACGTAGCCGAATCATATTTGAACAAAAAGACCACGCAATGTTGTTCAAACTCACATGGTCATAACAGCAAACCAAACTTTCAAACTGAGATCTCACCATGTGGAAATGGTGAAGTCGAACCAACGCTATCGTCTCAAGCTTCGAGACGAGATTGCCCTATGGTTGGCAGAGAATCAGATTCAATATGTGTTTTGTCCACCGGGATGGCGTCCGGAGAATTCAGCAGCACTACTGATCATCCCAAACAAAAATCAGGCAGTGATGTTCAAGCTGCGGTGGATGTAACAGTCAAGCTAGCCAGACGTCATTGTTGGAGATGGGTATCAGGCTCTGACTCTTTCCGTAGTAGCTGGAGGGTTGAACTCAATACGGAAATGGTAGATTGGCTAAGAGATAACAGGATTTCATATAAGAAGTATCTTCTTATGGATAAACCTGAAACCGGGAAAAGGTCTACCAACGATGTCTATCTGAGGTTTTCTGATGTAAAGGCGGCGAGAACATTTATACTAGCCTGGGGTTCAGAGTATTTTGGAAATGCCCAATTTGAAGAACTTTTCCATCAAAGCATCAATAAAAGAAAGAAAGTAGCGTGGAAAAAGTAACTCTTTTGATTGGTACTCAGCTTGGAAAAGAGATTGGTGTCAAACCACTTTGTATAATAGATCGCAAATTTATACCAAGGGATGGTCAGTCTATCTGGTATGCGACTCTCTATCGAGATGTTGGTGAATGGGTTGATCGTCATGGGATTTCTTTTGATCTAAAGATCATCAGTCAGTGGCAAGTTTCCATGGAATTCCAAGACGTCAAAGCGGCAATTTTGTTTAAAATGACCTGGATGTAATTTGCTTTTTGGTCACCTGTTCTGCTAGAACAAGATATGACAGAAAACTTCAAGATGATCTGGGTCACTTTCCGCAAGGAGGGGATCCACAAATATCCCGCAGCCCTCACTGATCCCAATTTAGCTGACGTTAGCTTCTTGGGTCATCCCCATCGTCACATTTTCCACTTCAAGGTGTGGATTGAGGTCTTTCATGAAGACCGCGATCTAGAGTTCATACAGTTCAAGCGTTGGCTTGAAGGCCTCTACAATGAGGGAACTCTACAGCTTGATTTCAAGAGTTGCGAAATGATAAGCGACGATCTCTTTACTCAGATTACTACCAAGTATCCAGGACGTCACATTACCATTGAGGTAAGTGAAGATGGTGAAAATGGCAGTTTTGCTGAATACCCCGTCAAGGAGTGAACCCAAATGAGCAAGCGTATTATCTATTTACCACTGGAGCCTTATGAAGAGCGTTATACTCTTCAGCTAAAGGACTGGAACGAAAGCAGGTTCAAGGAGCGGGGCATCCCATTCCTCACTGTTTATGGCAGAACCCTTCGCGAGGATAAGGAAATCAAGACGGGTCAGGTATTGGATGCCCACGGTCGCTGTTATTGGAGCATGACCCAGATGGCTGAACTGGTTCGTCTCATGGAAGCCGGTGAAGTAACTGGCAACGATGTAATCTTCAGTGAGGACCTATTCCAGCCAGGCTATGAAAGTCTACCATATATCATGGAGCAGCTTCCTGCTCACATGAAGCCCAAGGTCTTTACTCGCAACCTTGCGCAGTCCATCGATCCTGACGACTTCGTTTTTCCATGGCGTAATTGGATGCGTGATTTCGAGCAGCTGGTCAGCAAGACTTGTGACGGTATTCTGATGGCCAACACCGAGATGGGCCCGCATATGAGAATTGCCCTCTTAGAAGCCCCTCTCTACGTCACTGGACTACCATTTGACCGTGAGGAAGTCCGTAGTCGCGTAGGAGGCTTTGACGCTCTAAAGCCCCTCAATGAGCGGAAAAAGCGTATTGTCTATACCTCTCGATTTGACCATGAAAAACAGCCTGACTTTTTCATGGACCTCATCGAAAATAGCGACTTTGTTGATCGTGGATATGAGTTTTGGATTTTGACTGGAGCCAAGCATCTTCGCTCAACTCATCAGGAATATGTTGACCGGGCTCGTCGTCTGGAATCAGAAGGCAAGTTGGTTATCAAAGAAGGTCTCAAGAAGTCTGAATATTATGAGATCCTCGCTGATTCACAGCTTCAGTTCAATTGCGCTCGCCAGGATTGGCAAAGCAATACCCTGAACGAAGCTTCGGCGCTTGGCACCTTGAGCCTATGTCCTGCTTTCCGCAGCTTCCCACAGGCTCTCAACAATTCTGCCAAACATCTCTATGTGCCTTGGTCCGTTGAAGATGCTATCACCAAGATGGATTATCTTCTCACTACTTTGGACGATAGTGAAGTCTGGTATGCTGCTGATGATCAGCACAAGACCATTGACCGCACTATTGATATTCTTCTGGGACAGGGCGAGCAGTATCGCTATGCTGGCTGAAATCAAAATCGATCAAATGCGACGCTGTCGCATGATCCGATACAATGATTTGTTTCTGGGCAGTAGCTCAACTGGAGAGGTCAGGCCTGTATGGTCTGACCTCTATCAGAACTTCCATAGGAACAAATTTCTGATAACCATCAAGATCAGAAAAGTTCATGAAGGTGGTAGACCCATTGAAGATATCACAACCGAATATACTGATGCCTTTAGTCAGATGGAAGCATGGTGCGATTCCAACTGCTCAGGTTTTTGGACTGTTTGGGATAATGAGGACGAGCTAGACGATGGTTTGCCTAGTAGTGAACTCAAAATTCAGTTCATGTTTGAGTATGAGGAAGACCTTATCCGATATATCCGCGATTGTGCGGTAATTACCAAGTTGTCTCTTCCATGAACGATATTGTTTGCCATTCGGTTCGCCATAGCAAATTCATCGATCGTGATATCGTCTTTGATATCACAACTGATGATACCTTTGGAAAACTAAAGCGGATAGAAACTTCGGTTAAGCTTCGCAATGAATTCAAAGATCTTGGTGTTGCCTTCCATCTCAATAGAGTTGAGATGAAGTTTTCCTGTAGCATTTCAACCAGCAAAACTGATGAATGGGCAGAGCTACGTGAAAGTATCAGAAAGTTCTGTGACACTCGATTAGAAGGCTATTGGTCTTGGAAGATCAAAAGTCATATGAGCAAAACGACCGACCAGTATTTGTATGACATGGAACTGTTCTTTGAACGCCGAGAAGACATGGATCTTTGGCTCAAGGAACAGGGCCTAATATTGAGGTTATCAAAATGACATCATCCGTTGATCTGACCATAACTGATGTCAAAATGCCCAAAGAGATTCTTCTTTCCAACGTGACACCTGGATCAGAGCTCTATGCTAATATGATGAGAAATAGGGTAGTAATCCATGCGAATGCTTCTTTTTCCGTAAAAATCAAAAACCATATTGAACTTGAAGAAGTAATGTGGAAAGACTTTGCTGGGGATATTCGTAAATATTGCGATACCAATAACATTGGGCTCTATTTTATTTCAGTCCAAGTTGTCCCCACTTCTGACCATAGATCAATTTCAGTATACCAGGATAGCCTTTTGAGCCCTGCCAATGGATCAAAAGGTCAACTGACAATTGGATTTGAAGACATGGATGATTATGCCAGATTTCTCAAGGCCAAAGCGGTTATGTTTAAATTAAGCTCGTATTAACACCCTATAAATTGACACTCTACCCAATTCTAAGTAGAGTATAGAACAACAAATAAAAAGGAGAGACAGTTAATGTCCGATACCAAACTTACCACAGGTTGTGGCTCCAACGATTGCGAAGCTGGCGGCTGTGGGCAAGAGGTTCCCGTTTCTGAGAAGATCCGTGCGCGCCTCATCGCAGCAGGGCAGAAGTTCCACTGTAATGACAACATTTCAGGTTTCATTACTGATGAAGAGCGCGCTCTTTTGGTCGACGAAGTCACTGAAAAGATGGAAGCGGTTCTCCGCAGCCTAGTCATCGATACCGACCATGACCACAACACCAATGGTACCGCTCGACGAGTTGCCAAGATGTATGTGAACGAAACCTATGGCGGCCGATATGTTGGTGCTCCAAAGATCACTTCGTTCCCCAACGTAGGTTACCAGGACCTCTATACCGCCGGTCCGATCTCGATTCGCTCTACTTGTGCCCATCACTTCCAGAACATCGTGGGTCGTTGCTGGGTTGGCATCTTTCCTGAGGACAAGGTTATTGGCCTCTCGAAGTTCAATCGTATTGTTCATTGGATTGCGGAACGTCCACAGATCCAGGAAGAAATGACGACTCAGATTGCTGACGAACTGGTTCGTTATGCGGAGACCGAGAACGTTGCGGTCGTTCTGAAAGCAGAGCACCACTGTATGACTCATCGTGGTGTCAAGGAACATGAAAGCGACATGACGACTGCGATCATGCGTGGCAAGTTCCGTGATGAACCGCACCTCAAGGACGAGTTCTACAAGCTCATGCTGAGCATGAAGGGTCACTCCTAAAATATAGAATACTGGTGTGGAGTTAACCACACCAGTATTTTCAGCGAGGTGCGTTATGCCCAACAAGATCATTTACACCAACGACCAAATGCGGGGCGATCTTCAAGAGATCATCCGTCAGATGAGTGTTGGTGATTTCAAACCCGATGTAGTGGTTGGAATAGCTCGTGGCGGACTGGTTCCAGCAACTATGCTGAGTCACTACCTAGGTAAGCCTCTACAGACTATCAACTACAGCCTTCGGGATAACATGGTTAGCCATGTGAGTGAAATCTCTGATGTTGCTCGTAGGATCAAGGAAGGACAAAACATTCTTCTGGTAGATGATATTTGCGATTCTGGTGATACTTTGTGTAGAGTAGCAGATGAGATTACCAATTTAGTCAATTTGAGTGGGACACCTAATCTACCTTTGGAAAGATGGGAAGACCAATTCAAGGTAGCAGTGTTGTGGAACAACATCAGCCAGGACGTATTTGAAGCAGATTTTGTGGGTCGAGAAATCTCTCGTGCTGAAGATGAGCGCTGGGTAATCTTTCCCTACGAGGAATGGTGGAAAGCATGACAGAGAAGAAGTATCGTTATTCCGAGATTTTCGGACAGACTTTTCAAGGAGAAGGTCAGTATACCGGTAGGCCGACTACTTGGCTGAGAGTATGGGGTTGTAACTTTGAATGCGCAGGCTTCGGTCAGGAACAGCCAGACAAGCCAGAGACCTATGACCTGGACTATCTTAACATTGATCCCTCGGAATATAAGAGTATGGAAGCCCTTCCGGTTTTCCATCGTGGCTGTGATTCCAGCTATTCCTGGGCAAAGAAGTTCAGTGCTCTAGCTCACCAGAGCACGGCTGCTGAAATCTGTGATAAGATTGAAGCAACCCTGCCAGGAGGCAAGTTCCTTCATCCCACATCCAAGCAGTGGCATCACATGGCATTCACTGGTGGTGAGCCTATGATGAGTCAGACGGCTATTGTTGATGTAATGGAAAACTTTGCTCTTCGTAACAATACTCCAAAGTTTGTTACCATCGAGACAAACGGCACTCAAAAGCCTCGTCCCGCTTTTGAAAACACTTTCGTGAATCACGACGGTGAGCTGTTTTGGTCAGTATCTCCCAAGCTCTACTTGAGTGGCGAGATGTGGGCTAACGCGATCAAGCCAGAAGTTGTGGCACAATACAAGGCTATCAGCAATGCTGGACAGCTGAAGTATGTTTGTAATGGCACTGACCGTAACTGGGACGAAGTCGCGAGAGCAACTGACCTCTATCGTGAGGCTGGTATCGATTGGGACGTTTGGATCATGCCTGTTGGGGCTGATCGTGAAATGCAGGAAAGTCACCAAGCAAAGATTGCTGAAATGGCAGTTGAGCGTGGGTATTCAGTATCTGCGAGGGTCCACACCTGGGTCTTCGGAAATGTGATTGGAAAATAAGATGGCAAATACCATTAAGACTATGAATGGCGAACTCCTCGCAGATGAGGTCGAAGCCGTGGTTACCGAAAGGGTAATCAATCTACCTGACATTCGCCGTTCTTCGGCGCGTGTTACCGCAATCTCTAAGTCAGGTCAGCGTTATGAGTTGACTCCAGTAATGTCTGCCATTCAGGCGGAAAAAGTGGCGACTGCCACAGGCATCTTTGTGGCCGGTGTCGGCCATCAGATTTTTGATCCTAGTGGGGTGAAGTGATGATTCTCGAGACAATTAGAAGGATCAGATCATATCTGATCGACGGATATTATCTGTCAGCTACTGTGGTTGATATTCCAAATGATCTTATGACTGGTACGCTTTTTGCCACGTCACAAGCAGGTCTAGAAATCCCAGTATATCAGACTGAAACACCAGTGGCTAGACAGGTATTTTTGGACGAGATGGCCAGCCTGGAAACCAGGCTACAGCAGCCCTGGTTTGAGACCCTGGCGGAAGCTACTCAGATTCCAGATCCAGAATAATACAAAGTAACAGGTGGGACCATGGTCCCACCTGTTATTTCAAGAGGGTTCAAGATGAAAGTTATCAATATATGGGGTGGACCTGGTGCTGGTAAATCCACCACCGCCGCAGGGCTATTCTTTGAAATGAAGAAGCGCCAAGTGGAAGTAGAGCTAGTAACCGAGTATGCCAAGGATATGACGTGGGAGAAGCGTCAAAATGTCTTGACTGATCAGCTATATATCTTGGCAAAGCAGAATCGCAGAATTCAACGTCTGAGCGAACAGGTTGAATTTGTAATAACCGATAGTCCATTGCCGCTTGGGCTCATTTATAAATCTGATGACTACTTTTCTACCTTTGATACATTCCTAATGGAAGTCTGGAATTCCTACGAAAATCATAACTTTTTGATTGGTAGAGATTTTGCTTATCAGCCTACTGGTCGAAACCAAACTGCTGAACAGGCAATAGAGGTCGATGATGCTATCAAGAACTTTCTAGATGCCAAATCGATTGATTATCATAGAGTGACCAATGACCCCGAGGTGGATCGCATCACCCAGATATTGAATATCATTGGATTAAATACTCAGATAACATAAGAGGTTAATATGGCTAAGATCAAACGCATCATTCCTTTTGGCTTTTGGCCCGCTCACTGGGGACTAGCAGGCTCTCTTCGTAAGGTTGCTGAGGCTGAATACTATTGGGATGGCGAGGATCTGGCCTACCGTCTTCTAGATATTGACCATGAAGACAAGGATACCAAGGCATATCGCACCGACAAACTCAGACTAGACTATCGCTATCATAAGATTGGTGAGTTTGATTATGGACTTGGCTTGATTGAAAATGATGTCAATCTCAATGAGACGGACCGCGAGCGCGCGATAGCCAAATACCTCCATAAGTTTGGCAAACTCAGCTTGGAAGAGCTGGAATACAAGCTTTTTGAATTGTCCTACGACAACAAAGAAACTGAGTCTTACAAAAGAGATAAGCTCAAACTGGATGTCAGATTTGGTCATAAGACTGAAGAGCAAGCAGAGCACGAACTTCTAGACATGAAGTTTGATGACAAATCATCCATTGACTACAAGATTGCTCAGCTTGGATTAGAGCTCAAGTTTGGAAACATAACTGAAAACGAGCACGACAAGGAAGTGGCTACTCTTCTAAGAGAACCTTGGTTTAATGTCATCGGTGCTGATCATACTATTCGCGGCGAAAACACCCAGATGGCCATTGAGCTAGATTGGAATGAATACTTTATTCAGTTCCTGGAAAGCAAAGGCTGGTCTGGCGTCACCCCGGACGAGATAGTAGACAAATGGTTTGAAGAAGCCATGCGCCAAATGCTTAACATTGATAATCCACTAGATATTGATGATGGATCCTCAGATCCGATGCCAATGGCAGGGGTTAGTCGCACCAAGCGCGATGATGGATTGACAGAATACAGCTAAGAATAATGATTTCTGACTTCTCTTGATGTTAAGATAACGGATAATCAGGAGATTCAAATGGCTACCTACGCAATAGTAGACGCTTCTAACCTTTTCCATCGCTGTAAGCATGTAACCACCGGTGACGCTGCTACCAAAGCAGGAATGGCTCTACATATTTGTTTCAACAGCTTGCGTCAGATCTGGCGTAAATTTGGGGCTGATCACATTGTGGTGGCGTTGGATAAGAGTTCTTGGAGACGAGAAATCTATCCAGATTACAAGGCTCATCGTCGCGTCCAAGATGCTTTGAAGACCAAAAGTGAACGAGAAGAGGACGAGCTTTATTTTGACACAATGAAGCATCTTGTTGAGTTTCTTCGCAAGAGAACCAATGTGACAGTTCTTGAGTCTGTTGGTTGTGAAGCTGATGACTTTATTGCTCGATGGATTGACCTTCATCCCAATGACCAGCACATCATTTTTTCCGGTGACAGTGATTTTTATCAGCTACTAGCTGATAACGTGAAGATCTACGACGGTGTAAAGCAGTGGACCATCACCAAGGATTTTGTTCTTGATGAAAAGGACCAGCCTGCCGCCAAGGAAAAGACTATTACGGAAAAGGTCATTGGTAAGAATGGCAAGGTTCGCGAGGTCAAGAAGAAGACGACTGAATTCATCAGTCCTCCTGATCCCGAATACGAACTGTTCAAGAAATGTATCAGAGGTGACGCCTCCGATAATATCATGAGTGCCAAGCCTGGCGTGCGAGAGAATGGATCTTCCAAAAAGCCTGGGATTAAAGAGGCATACGAAGACCGAGCCGGTAGAGGTTACGACTGGACCCTGTTCATGAACGACGAATGGGAAGACCATGAAGGCAACATCGTCAAAGTTCAGGACGCCTACCGTCGCAATCAAACGCTTATTGATCTTCGTCAACAGCCCGAAGAAATCAAGCAACTTCTGGATGCCGTTATCCTTGAAGCTGTCCAGCAGCCAAAGAAAACCGGCGTTGGAATTTGGTTCTTAAAGTTCTGTGAGGAAATGGCCCTTGTCAATCTATCCAAGAACCCCAACGAGTATGCTGCTCTTCTACAGGCACCCTATACAAATTCTTAGAAAGGCGAAGCTACAGGGATTGACGTAAGATTTTACAGGTCCCATATGACACTCACAGGGACGGAGGACGCAAATGCCAATTGAACGTGAATTTAAGTATGTCCTTCGAGATGCTGAAGAACTTTGGGCTAGACTAAGCCCAATTGACACCCCTGGGCTTATTACTGGCAAGGTAGATATCCAGCAAGGATATCTCAGCAGGGGTGGCAGAGTTCGTTTGAAAACTTGGCAGATTTACCAAGGTAAACTTCAAGATGAACCCAAGACTGAACGCATATTCACTTATAAGCATGATCTGACCAATCAACCAGGATGTTTGGAGATTGAAAGTGAAATCTCCAAGGAGGATTTTGATCTTGCTTGGGACGAAGCTGATCACAAAATTATAAAGACACGATTCCTACTTCCATGTAATAATACTTCAGGTGTTTGGGAAATTGACTTTTTCCGAGACCAAAAAGGCATCTATCTCGCCATGGCGGAGTTTGAGGTGCCTGCCAACGCAGGACCTCCCGATCGACTTCATCCGCTGGTAAAAGAGTATCTGACTTTTGCCGTACCAGAAGATGACGGTCGGTTCAAGAATCGCAAGTTGTGTGAACGTTCTAAAGTCATACAACTGCTCAAGGAGATCGCCTAATTTTATGGCTAAGCCACGTATCAATCTTCGCTGTTATCATAATAAGATTTTCTTCCCCGAGAACGTTGGTGAAATGTGTGCCGAGTTTGTTGGCCAGATCAAGGAAGTAGATGTCACGTTCCATGCTGCTGAGCAGCTTATGGAAGATCGTCGTGGTATCATTCCTCTTCCCTCGAGGGAAGAAATTTTTCATCCCAACAACACTCTTGTGGAGATTTATGAACAGATAAATGAGTCTGGTATCTCGTTAAACAAGATCCAAAAGATGCTCATCAGAGTTCATAACCTAAGCGAAGATTACGATTATTCCTACGTTTTGGCTAGAGAGGGCTTCATTGTAAGTGCTTGGGCCAATGATAAAAATGACGAACATCGCCTGGATGGTAAGACAGCTGGTCGCTACTATCGTCCCGCCGAAAGCATTGAACCAAAATGATACTCCAAGAAGTTCGTGATGCTCAGATGCAGGTGATGACGGAATTGAGAACTGTCATCATTGATAATGAAGAGCTTATCAGAAACACCCCGATAGTAGATGAAGTCAACTATGACCATTTACTCTGGCTGGTAGAAACTGGAATGGACCGGAATCAACAGAATCCTGTTGATAAGACTGGTCGTTGGATTGGGTTTATTCAATGCGCTTTGATTGTTCGAGGCATATTGGATACCAACACGACTAGAGATCAGACTAGAGCCATTTTTCATGCGGCGTATCTAGCAACTGGTCAAGACATTCCACCCACCTTGAATCCATGATTTTATTGAACTCTGGTTGTTATATCTGTTAGGATAGATATAATAACTGGAGGACTCAATGAGCAAAATGCTCCAACTCACCAGCAATAGCTGGATTATTCGCACGACATCTGGATCTTCAGGTCTTTTGTTTAAAACCGACGAGGGCTATCTTTTTATGAGCCCTTCTAGTCGTCTTGAATTTGAAGATTACCAGGCGGTTGAAAAGAAGTTTGGCAAGTTGTCTCTGGAACAGCGACAAGAAGACAATGAAGTTAGCCAGATAAATGGCTATCCAGTCAAACATGAACATATTGTGATCCAAAGCGAGAAGCCACCACTGTATACCACTGGTGGTAGAATGATATTTGCTGCGGGATATTGGGGTTTGAAATTCCCCAACGGTTGGACAATCGCATATTGTCCCAAAGAAAGTACCACCAAACAATACGAGTCAGTTGGACCTTTTCGTAACAAACTGGAACTCAGCAACCACATTAGTATGCTGAATACTCAAGCCAACTTATCGGTGGGGCAAGACAAGTGAACTATCAGGTTATAAGACGTTTCATTGATTCAGTGCGCCAGAAGAGTCGATCACGTTCAGTGGCATTTTCTATGACAATGGATCAAGCTCAAGATCTTTCAAATGAGCTTTCCCTGATGTTGGTTAGAGAAAACGAACTATTGAGGGAAATAAACGAGCTCTCGAAAGCCAAGGAAGTAACTGAAGTTGTCATAGGCGGGGGATCTTTCAAATGAAAATAGATTTCTGCTCTGACCTTCATGTTGACGCTTGGCACAATCAGACTCGACTTCATGATCCCAATAGTCGTAAGTGGTCAGGTGAACCTTACGAGTCTCTGTTTCTTTATATTGATTGGAGAGAATATAAGAATCCAGATAGTCGGGTCTTAGTAATTGCTGGTGATATATCCAACAATCTTATCACTACTATCCAGGTAATTGAAGCAGCATCTGCTGAATATGAGCATGTGGTAGTAGTTGAAGGCAATCACGATCATTATGATAATGATATGTCGATTGACCATGGTATGGAATTTTTGTCCAATCAATTGAGTCGCTTGGATAATGTTCATTATCTAAAGGACGATAACAGCTTTACTCTAGATGGGGTGGCTTTCTTTGGTAGTACCGGCTGGTATAATTTTAGAGCTTATGAAGACCAAGGAATCAGCGATTTCACTGCCAAGCGGGCTTGGAATCAATATTCCAACGATTCTCGCTTTTTGGATTTCAACGGTTCTACGGTTGAAAGTCTGGCCGCTACCCAAGCTATCAATCTTGCCGAACAAGTAAGAATTGCCGGTGAAGACGAATCAATTCATGCTATCGTGGTTACCACTCACATGAGTCCAAGGGCGGATCTCATGGAATGGAAGGTAGGAGATATTGTTTGGAATACTCTTACTCCCAGCTATGTAAATACTGCGCTCGACCAGGTAATCCAAGCAGACTCCAAAAACAAAATCAAACTTTGGATATATGGACACACTCATCATCGTCAGATGCGAGAAATCGAGGGCGTGATATACGCCAATAATGCTCGCGGCTATCCAAGGGAAAATCCACCCTTTACCTTGACTCAAATCGACATTTCCACTAAGTAGACAATATGGAAATCAAGGAACTTAGACCTCCCAACATGCCCTGACCCCGGCGAATTAACGCTGGGGCCTAGGCGTGTGGAGGTAAACATGCGAAATAGGTCTTGGAGACGTGCTCAACGTGAGCGCGCTATTGCTCGTGCGGAACGTCGCGCGAGCGCTCTTGGTTGGTGGGGTCACGCAGAGGACCGCACAGGTTGGATTCGTAGATCAGCGGTAACACCGCATCCCTGCTCTAATTTTTGTTGTGGTAATCCTCGTAAATGGTTTGGTGACCTTACGAGGCAGGAGATGATTTCTCTAATCAACCAGCGTGAGCAGACTTTGGTTGACGTGATAGAACGTAAAGATCATCAATAGGGTCAACAAGAATATCAATATACGTGCTGGATAATTGAGATCTCTTTTATGACCTATCTGAATATGGATAGCCAAGCAGATGGTTACTAGCAAAAAGATAGCTAGAAAAATGAGGAGAAATCTTTCCATTTACCTGTTGAGTCTGCGAGCAGCAAACTCATCCTCGAGAGCTTTTTCAACGCTAGGGGTGACTAGCCAGCTGATATCTTCATCCAGACTGGCTAGTTCACGAGCAGTGCTACTTGAAACATGCAGATATTTTTCCTTACCAATAAAATGGGTAAAGATAATATTGCCATCCAAATAGGCAGCGGCACCTGTCAAAGCAAACTCATCATTGAAGTCGCCCGCCTGGCGGAGGCCCCTAACAATGTGAGTGGCACCAATATGGTTGGCATATTTGATAATACTGATTCCTTCATATTGACCAAACGTCAAACGACCCATTTCAACTGCCTGTTTGAGAATGGGATTCTCCCATTCATTGACAGCCTGCTTCATCAGTACGATTCGGGTTTCTACATCAAAGAAGCCCTTTTTGGAAGCATTGCGACCAACTGCCACATGGACTGTATCAAAGGTCTGAGCTGCTTTGCTCAAGATATCCAAATGTCCCCGTGTCATGGGATCAAAGGATCCTGCATATAGTCCAATTGTGCTCATAAGAAAAATTCTCTCCAAATCAGGATTACTCTAACATATATTCATTAGGAGTCAAGTTGGATAAATAACCATGTGCTTAATAGAGAGGTCGCAAATGTCTAGGCCAAAACCAAGAATACTATTGGATTACACTGATCCAAAGACCTTCAAAGCCGAACAGGTGTTGGAAGCTGAAGCTATCTATGCCGTGTTCTTTGAGGGCAAACCGATCAATTTGAGATCGATCAACAGTCTAGTAAACTACCCTGGTCCAAAATATAAGAAGGTAAGTTTCAGTAATCCCGGTCATGCTTTCAATCTTGCTGAAAAGCTCAACAAGCTCTTCAAGACTGACAAATTTAAAGTCTATGAGCTAACGGGTGGCAAGCCTATTTCTGAATGAGCATACATTATCCCATAGTGGCTGCTATAAGAAAGGCATATGATGCCAATCCGGTCAAGCACGCTAATGAAATACCAAACATGACGGATGATGAACTTATCCGTATGATGTTTAAAAATTTCCGAGGTGGGAATGATGATGCCAAATGTGGACTTCAGTTGAGTCAGGGTGGACTGGCAATAATGACAAGCTTTTTCAAAAAGTTTGAAGTGGTGTTCCCTGACCAACAAACCTTTTCAAGCCGTCATGTCTTATATCTGGATCGACAATGTAGTATGCCGTGGCATGCCAACAACTATCTACCTATAACCGTTACATTCTTTGAAGCCGATCTCGCCATGCGCGCCAAACTCGTAGGAGATCTTGATATTCTCCTCAACGCATTCTCCGGCTAAAGAAAAATTCACCTCTGACGCAAAATCTTTATTGCGTAACTCTTACCTGTCAGTTAACAGCTGAAACACGGCGGGGGCAAAAATCTTCACCTAGTGGAAAAAAGTTGGTTGACACCTCTTTCGTTGACGCTAGTAATGGTGAAGGTTTACAGCAAACCGTTAGGCCAAACAAAAGGAGTTACAATGTCCAAGAAGGGTTCAACGCGCATCGACACACTGACGGTCAAGCCGTCGGAGGCTGCGATTGCTATCAAGCATATGGTCAAGGTCAACCTCGAGAACGCAGAACGCGGCAAGAAGCGTCGTGGTCTGTTTATCTGGGGCGCGCCTGGCATTGCCAAGTCTTCGGTCGTCGAGCAGGTCGCTGACGAACTGAACTTCAAGCTCATCGATATCCGACTGACTCAGATGGAACCCACCGACCTTCGTGGTATCCCGGTTCCGTTCAAGGACGATATGACCGGCCGCGCCTATGTTGAATGGGCGATTCCGCAGATGCTGCCGAAGCGCGGCGTTGCCGATGATGGAACGCCCATGCGCAAGGCTCAGATCACCGATGATATGGGTCACAAGTACGATGGTGCTATCATCCTGCTGGACGAACTGCCCAACGCTGCTCCTTCGGTCCAGGCCGGCTCCTACCAGCTGGTTCTCGATGGCGCCCTCGGCGAATACGTGGTCCCCGATAACGTGATCGTGATGGCGGCCGGTAACCGCGAGACTGACAAGGGCGCGACGTTCAAGATGCCCACTCCGCTCCAGAATCGCTTCACGCACATTGAAATGCGCGTGGACTTCGAGGATTTCCAGACCTTTGCTCTGCAGACCGGTTTCCACCAGGCGGTGGTCGGCTACCTGACCGCTTTCAAGCACGAACTGTTCCAGTTCGAAGCTACCAGCGCGTCGCGCGGCTTCCCCACCCCGCGTTCCTGGGAAATGGTCTCCGACATTCTGCGCGGTGATCCCAACATTCCTGAAACGGTTCAGATGAGCCTGATCGCCGGCTCGGTCGGTGACGGTATCGCGGTCAAGTTCCTGGAATACCGCAAGAATGCGGCAAACCTGCCCGCAGCCGGCGACATTCTCGAGGGCAAGATCACTGAACTGAAGAAGGGCGCTGACATCTCGCTGATGTATGCTCTGACCACGGCTCTGTGCTACGAACTCAAGGACCGGTATGATTCTTCGACGGCCAAGGGCGCCAAGCCCGAGGACAAGAAGAAGTTCTCGGCCAACGTGGACAACTTCCTGGGCTTCATGATGAAGAACTTCCAGTCGGAAATGGTCATCATGGGTTCGCGGACCGCGCTGGCGATCTTCCGGATCCAGTTCGATCCGTCGGGCATGAAGAACTGGGATGAGTTCTCGGACAAGTATCAGGACCTGATCCTGGCGGCTTGATCCGTAACGGCTTCCCGTGGCCTAACGGGGAAAGGGTGGCTTGGCAACAGGTCACCCTTTCATTTTATCACAAAATCACAACTGACCTTGTCACCTAAAAAGTTGACACGACGATGTTTTCCGCTATACTAGCGGATACAACAAAAGGAAGGATCTCATGGCAGCAAATATGTCCGATCCGGTCGTTCAGTCGATCGTTCAGGCCCGAGTAGGGCTCCTCTTCAACCAGCCGTTTTTCGGCAATCTCGCAACCCGCATGGAGCTCGTTGACGCTACCAAGTGGTGTAAGACGGCAGCAACCGATGGTCGCAAGCTGTATTACAATCGCGAATTTATCAAGTCTCTGACCCCTGATGAACTGCTGTTCCTCATTGGTCATGAGGTCCTCCACTGTGTTTATGATCACCTTGGCCGCAAGGGTTCGCGCGAACACAAGCTGTGGAATATGGCGAATGACTACATCGTCAACTATTCCCTGGTCAAGGAAAAGCTGGGTAACATGCCCAAGGGCGGTCTGTATGATGACAAGTATACAGACGAAATGACTTCTGAGGAAGTTTACCGACTGCTGGAACAGAACCAGACCAAGATTCAGATGACTCTGGACGAGCATTTGGAAATGGACGGCAGCGACGGTGACGGCGATGGCGACGGCAACGGCAGTGGCAAGACCATTACGGTCACGGTCCAGGGCGGTCCCGACGGTCCTCCCCAGTTGACCGAAGAGGACAAGCAAAAGATCCGTAATGAGATCAAGGCCGCTGTTATCAATGCTGCCCAGGCCGTTGGTGCTGGCAAGGTCCCCGCAGGGGTGCGTCGCCTCATTGAAGAATTCACCAACCCCATTATGGACTGGCGGACTCTTCTCGAGATGCACATTCAGTCTTCTATCAAGGATGACTATACGTTCAACCGTCCCAGCAAGCGGTCGTGGGGTATTGGTGGCGGCGCGTCCGTTATCCTTCCCGGCAGCAACTTCAAGGACACGGTCGACGTTGCGGTCTGTATTGATACCTCGGGGTCGATGACCGATCAGATGCTGCGCGATTTCCTCTCGGAAACCAAGGGCATTATGGAAACGTTCGATGACTTCAAGCTGACGCTTTGGACGTTCGACACCCAGGTCTATAATCCCAAGGTGTTCACACAGAACAACATTGACGAGATTATGGACTACGAGCCCAAGGGCGGCGGTGGCACCATGTTCGAGTGTAACTGGGAGTTCATGCGCGATCCGGCCGGCTATGGCTTCGGTGACATCGATGGCATCGGTGACAGCATTGAACCCAAGAAGTTCGTGATGTTCACAGATGGTTATCCGTGCGGCACGTGGGGCGAAGAGGACTATTGCGATACGCTGTTCATTGTCCATGGCAACACGAGCATCGTGGCTCCCTGGGGCATGACCGCGTATTATGTGAAGGAAAACGAGCGCCGCGCGGCGTAAGAATTCTGTAGAGAGTTGCTTTGTGTGGGAGAGTCCAGGACTCTCCCACATAGATCGGAGTGCTAATGCACAAACCTACCCTCATCAAAGTTCTTCGTATACTCAAAAATTATGACCAAGCAAATGGCGACATGATTCATCATGTCGTAACAATGCTTGTTACGCAAGACCCCACACTAGACCCTCAAAAGCTGCTCGCAGGGGCTGGAATACGTCCCTAGCCCTACTAGCCTTGCTGTCAACTAGCCCCATGCTATGGGGCTCTTTTTTGACTAGAATATAGACGACCGGGTTAGTTTTCCTACATAATAGGTGGTATGGAAAAGCCAACAAACCTCACTTTTACTGATTTTGAAGTTCAGACCGACAAGCTATTTCGCAGGTCGTTATCTGGTCCTATGAAGAAGTCTTGGACTCGGACTCAGTTCCAACTTCCGGATACTTTTGAAGCCGCCAAAGAAGTTGAGAATTGGCTAATGGAAAATACGCCTGGTAAATGGGCCTATTACACCTATAAAAATCCCAAGGGAAAAGCTGACGGCCATATCATGGTTGTGAGATTCGAAGATAAAAATGACGCACTCATGTTTAAGCTTCGCGGTGGTCATCAGGCGTGGGAAACAAAGTAATTTGAATATTGCTATCAATGGTTTATGGTTTTAACACGGTGTTCTAACGCAAGGAGTTTTTATAATGCCATTGGTTCCAACTGTTATTGAAACAACCGGTCGCGGAGAGCGCGCCTACGATATCTATTCGCGCCTTCTCAAAGAACGCATCGTTTTTCTCAATGGCGAAGTTGAAGATCAGATGGCGCAGATTGTCTGTGCCCAGCTGCTTTTTCTCGAAAGTGAAGATCCCGCCAAGGATATTTGGCTCTACATCAATTCACCCGGTGGTGCCGTTACTGCTGGTCTAGCTATCTATGACACCATGCGGTTTATCAAGCCAGACGTGAATACGCTGGTCATGGGACAGGCATGTTCCATGGGTTCGTTCTTGGCCCAGGCCGGCGCTGCCGGTAAGCGTTATCTTCTGCCTGAATCCCGCACTATGATCCACCGTGTGTCAAGCGGCACCCGTGGAACCAGTGGGTCGGTTCATGTTCAGGATCTGCAGTTTGAAGATGCCAAGCGGTCATTCGAAGAATCTCTTCGAATCAACGAGCGTCTGACTCAACTGTATGTTCGCCACAACACCGCTGGTAAGACATATGAAGAGCTCTTCCAGACCATGAAATTTGACACGTTTCTTTCAGCAGAAGAGGCAGTTGCTATGGGCTTGGGTGACAAGGTGATTGAACACCGCCCATAATTTTTGGTGTCTAGACACCAAAGTCTGGTTGACAATTTCCTGTTCAGTGTCATTATCCAACATTGACGCTGAGCAGGAAATTTCTTGTCAGCAATAGTTTAAAACCAAACGCAAAGGTGAAATCAATGACTTCCTATCAATTTCCCAAGATTACGCATTTGTCGGAAATTCTTGAAGCCATTGAGGGCCGCGAAGAATTTGTGGTCAAGGTGGACGAAGAGCACGGATACACCGTGATCAACTATCTCGTCAATTTCGAAGATACCTTCCCGCCAGTAACTGATCGACGGACGGCACTGTTGCGCGAATGTCGCGGCATCACCTTTGATACTGCGACTGGCAAGGTGATTTCTCGCAAGTATCACAAGTTCTTCAACCTCGGAGAACGTCCTGAGACTATGCCGGGATCAGTCGATTGGTCAAAGCCGTATCGTCGATTCAAGAAGCTTGATGGTTCGATGATCACTCCTCTGCTGATCAAGGGCGAAGTGCGCTTCTGCACCAAGATGGGTCTTACTGGCGTGGCTGCGCCGGTGGACGTGTGGGCCAAGGATCGTGTTGAGTATCACGAGTTCTGTAAGTATTGGATGAGCCAGGGCAAGACTCCGATCTTTGAATGGTGCTCTCGCATTCAGCGCATTGTTATCGATTATCCCGTGACTCAGCTGGTTTTGACTGCTATTCGCGACAACGAAACCGGTGAGTATATGGATGCTCCTTTGCTCAAGGAGGAAGCCGCCTCCTATGGCATTCCTTGTTGTTCTTTTTCCGGCGAGATCACTGGCATTGACGACGAAACCATTGCCGAGATCCGAGGAGTTGAGGGCGAGGAAGGTGATGTTTTCCGTTGGGCAGACGGCACCATGCTCAAGCTGAAGGGAGAATGGTATTCGCTGCTCCATAAGACGCTGGAACATCTCAACCATGAAAAGGATGTTATTCGTCTGATCGTGGACGAAAAGCTGGATGACGCCAAGCCTTTTCTGCCCGAGGACCTAGTTCAGGCTGCTGACGATTTTGCCAAGAGCATTTTCGTAGGACTGAAGAAGCTAGCAAGCGAACTCTACTGGGAAGTCCAGGCGGATTTCGACAACTTCAACGGTAGCAAGAAGAAGTTTGCTGAAAAGGTTACCAGCGAAAAGAACGGGCTCCAGGGCTTTAAGTTTTCGACTTGGGACCGATTGGCAGATGGCGAAGAAGGGGTCTATTCACTGTTGATCAAGTATGTGGGTTCGCAGCTTGGTAGCCAGACCAAGGTGAATTCAATGCGTCACCTGTGGGGTGGAACTTCCTGGAGTGATTTCAGGGATACTAATCTGTGTGAGTGAAGCCCTGAGTGAGTTGCGCTAAGAAGTTAGCGCAACTCATAAATACGGGATGAACTTGATAAGAGAGTCTCATTCACAGTCTTTGGTTGATGGTTTCACCGTTACCCTTGAGGTGACGCATTTGAAGAAGATCAATATTGATCTTCTTTATAGCTTTGTGGAGATCTGGTTATATAAGAATTGTAAAAGTCCTTGGGACTTGAGCCAGATAGAGGAAATTTCTCCAACACCTGATCATATCCCTCATACCTATATACGTATTATTTTCAAAGACGTAAGAGAAGCGCTCTATTTCAAATTAGGTCCGTATAGTCTTTATAACGAGACGGACTTACCGCTTTTCATAAGTTTTGGATTGTATTCAAATAAATCATAATACCGGGTTTTTGTCAAAACAGTGACAGGATTTTTCAGAAAAACTGGACTAAAAAGTAAAATGCTTTTTGCTCTTGGCTTCTTACAAATTTTCTGCTAGTGGACAGGACATGCTTAGGCACACAGATCGGAATAGGGCTTTTGCCCCTTGGGACTTGTCCCTTTTGGTCTGAGCATTCTTCCTTTTCCGCATAAGAGACCCGTTTGGGAGATCGACTGTGTCAAAGTTCAAAGTAGAGTTCAACCTAGACCTAACTCAAATTGCTCCTGAAGCCCTGGAACAAACTGAAGAGGTATCTCTTGATGTGGTGAGCCAGACTGTTGGCAGAATGCTTCTACAACAGGCTCGCAAAGCGGCCAAGGACCGTATTCATCAAATACGTCGTGATGCCAACCTTGATCCTGATGTCAAGGTTATTCAGATGTCGGAGCAGCTTCGTCATATGATGCTAACCTTGATGGCCGAAGCCAATCTAAAAATTGAGAGGCTTAGCGACGACGTTGAAATACTGACTGAACTGCCGTTTGAGCAGAATTATCAGGAAGATATTCAACAGGCAGCATAAGCTGGTTGACTTTGGGGCCATCCTACCCTAATATAGTGGGATGACCCCAGTCACTTGGATCCTCGACGATTTCATTATTGAGCGCATGATCTATGGTCAGCGCCCTCTACCTGATGTTATTCGTTCTCTTGGTCATAATGTGATCGAGATTGAACGAGAAGACGACGGGACTTATTCCCACATCGATAACATTGATGGACCAGTAGTTCTCTACGGTTCGCACGAGTTTACCAAAAAAGTAAACCCAGACGGTAGATTCCAGCCTGGACAGCTTGGGGTAAATCTGCGGACTTCTGCGACTCAGTATATGAGCTATTTGCCATTGAATTGGTTTCTCAATCGAGAAGCCAAATTCATGACATGGTCCATGTTCAAACAGAGAGCTCGTGAACTATTTTATGAGCACGATACTAATCTGCTCTTTGTCCGACCTAATAGTGGGTTCAAGACATTTGCTGGCCAGCGAATCAAATTTGGATTGCTGGATGACGATATCTCTACCTTGGAACAGATCAGTGGGGTAATGGAAGACACACTGATTTTGATCAATCCCGGTGTGGATATCCAAGGTGAATTCCGCTTTGTTATCGCTGACAAACAGGTTATTGCCGGATCAGAATATCGCTGGGATGGCAAACTGGACGTGCGACGTGATTGGCCGCAGGAGTGTTGGGAGTTGGCACAAAAAGTTGCGCAACATGAATGGCAGGTGGATATCGCTTATACCTGTGATGTTGCTCTAACTGAAGATGGTCCAAAGATTGTTGAACTCAACGGATTCAGCTGCGCCGGACTGTATGCCTGCGACTTGGAAAAAGTTGTCGATGGTGTCAGTAAAGCTGCTGCCAGGGAATGGGCTGGCGAGGACCTATGAGTTGGCATAAGAGATCAACGCGCTATGGAGGCGGTGATCACCCCTTAGATAACATCAAGAAATTCAAATACAGCTTTAGATCAGATCCTTGGCATCTGGTAATGCCTTATAAGGTTAAATTTGTTATTCCTTTTGATATCACCAGTGAGTGGCATCCAGATGACTCCACTGGAATTCTTGAGCGGGCTCCGTTTGAAATCCAAGGAACCAATGTAATGGAATGGGCTCGCAATTGTATAACTCAGGATCAAGCATACTTTGAATTCAAAGTCGACTTGGGCTTGAACTACTTTTTAACCAACAAAAGAACTACCCAACTGACTGCCAAGTTTGGCAATAGAGCTCATGCTGCTTTGTTTAAGCTAGCATTCTTAGGCAACTTCTAATTGACATCTGGCCAATTTGTCGTAGATTGGTTATATGTTGGAAATTTATAACAGCCAATCTCGACAGACTGAGACCTTTACGCCTGGGGACCCTAGGCAGGTCATGATGTATGTTTGCGGACCTACGGTCTATGGTCCTGCTCATATTGGTAACGCGAGACCCGCACTGGTTTTCGATCAGCTATTCCGAGTTCTGCGATATATCTATGGCGAAGATCATGTCCGCTATGCCCGTAACATAACTGACATTGATGACAAAATCATTGAAGCAGCATCGCAGCAGACGGTAGACATCAGTCAAATCACTGATCCGGCTATTGCTTCCTATCACAACGACCTCAAGGCATTGAATTGTCTACCACCAACGGTCGAGCCCAAAGCCACTGAATCCATTCAAGCAATGCGAACTTTGATCAAGCGATTGATCATTAGCAAGCATGCCTATGTTTCTAAGGGTGAAGTCTTTTTTCACGTGCCCAGTAATCCACATCCAGGTCTAGCCAATCATAATGATCTTAGATCCGGTGGTCGAGTGGTAGTTGATCCAAAGAAAAAGGATCCCAGAGATTTTGTCCTTTGGAAGCCTGCTAAGTCTGGAGAGCCACGGTGGAGCAGTCCTTGGGGTGACGGCAGACCCGGCTGGCATATTGAATGCTCGGCGATGATTGCCAAAGAGTTCCAGGAACAGACAATTGATATACATGGGGGCGGTGCTGATCTTCGTTTCCCTCATCATGAAGCAGAATGCGCGCAAAGTCATTGTGCTATGGACAAACCACTTTCTCGTTATTGGGTCCATAATGGGCTTTTGACGGTAAACGGTGAAAAGATGTCCAAGAGTCGCGGCAATGTGATTCTTCTAAGTGATCTATTCGAGAAGTATCCGGCCGAGACCGTTCGATACTATTTTCTCCGAACCCATTACCGTTCACCCATGGACTTTTCATGGGAGGCTTTGGAGCAGGCTCATAAATCCTTGTCAGGGGTTTATGACATCCTTTATCGATGGGACGACATTAATTGGGCTGAAGATACTAGCCTGACCGGGGAATTCACCTCTAAGCTTTTTCAGGATCTCAATACACCTGCGGCTATTACCGCTCTACACGCTTTGGCTAGCGAGCTTGATTCTAGTAGGGAAAAGGCCCCACTTAAGGCTAAGTTGATCAAATCAGGCAAACTTCTTGGACTGTTAAACCATACTCCACATCAATGGAGAACTCTAGGTGTTGACAAGGAAGCGGTTGATGCTCTAGTGGTTGCTCGTCAAGAAGCACGAAAAGCCAAAGATTATGAAGAAGCTGATAGGATCCGTCAGCAGTTAAGTGAAATGGGGATCACGCTGGCCGATGGCGTTCACGGCACCGAATGGAGACGAACATGATTGCAGAACTCATCACGTTCGGCGGTGTCCTCTTTTGGATTATCGTCGGCACTGTTACTCTGATCCTCGCGGCTCAGATCGACTCGGAAAAGGTCGGATCGGCCACCCTCACTCTTTTGATCACGGTTGCCGCTATTGTGGCATTTACCAACGCACCTGTTCTGGATTTTATCCAGGATAATCCACTCTATGTGGTATACGGTGCCTTGGCATATGTGGGCATTGCTGCCATTTGGGCATTCATCAAGTGGCGTCTATTCTTTCTGCCCAAGCTTTTCGATCGCTATGAAACACTTCGCTGGCGCTTTCTGGAAAGCCGGGGTCTCAAGGAAATGCCAGCTGATGCTGCGGTACGTGATGCTTTCAATAGCATCTATGATGTCAAGGCACTTGACATCAATGTAAACCGAATGGTCCGCTATAACAAGGGTCGTATCACCACTTGGATGGTGTTTTGGCCCTTTTCGTTCATCGGCACTTTCGTTGGTGACTTCCTCCAGCGAGTGTTTGCTTCGGTCTACCAGACCATTGCCGGTGGACTTCAGCGCATGTCGGACCGCATGGCCAGCAAGTATAGCGAACTCGACTGACAACTTCTATACAGGAGACCGCAATGCGTAAGGGAATTGAAAAGGTTGGTAGTGATATCTATGATATTGCTATTGCCCAACCTATGGTTCAAATGAACATCATGCAGAAGATGGCCAACAAGGTCCTTCCCATGGTCATGTTGTTCATTATAACAATGACTATCGCTGCGGTCACCTTTAGTATCGTAGAGGGCAAAGACCTCACCAATAGCTTTTGGTGGGCCACTGTCACTGCTACGACGGTGGGGTATGGTGATCTATATCCCACCCACTTGATCTCCAAGTTGGTTGGCGGTGCGTTCATGTTTATTTGCGTGTTTCTGGTCGTGCCGATTATCACGGCAAAGATGTCAGCACATTTGATCGTTGACAGCAATGCCTTTACGCACGAAGAACAAGAAATTCTCAAAAAACAGTCGGACGAGCAAGTTCGATTGCTCCGCGAGATCATGGAGCGTCTTGACGCGCTGGAGAATAAATCCTAAACAGGTTACATCTTCCCGTAGCTCAGTTGGTAGAGCAGCGATCTCTAAAATCGCGAGACCCGAGTTCGAATCTCGGCGGGGAGGCCGAATTTGAGGTAAATCATGGGTATAATTGATCACACGGGAACCGCAAATTATGATGATATACCCATTGACAAGATGGATGACCAATGCCTCGACCGCTTGGAAGCTAACATCCGTGTAGAGCGTGCTCGCCGTGAGGAGAGAGCCAAGAAGCCTTGTTTTCCTCTGACCTGGGACGGCTTTCGTGTCTACAGCACCAAGGACGACCGAGTAATTGACGCAGAGGAGTTAGGCCTCGAAGGCGCTTGTGCTCGAAACTTCGCCTATGCAGGGTTGGAGTTGACTTTCCGTGTGATCATTCATGAGAATGGCGACACTGTCGCCACCCATATTCGATTTCCCAAGACCGACGAGTTCCTGCCTCTTCCGGCTCATATAAGGTTGAACTAAAAATGCAGAACATCTTCAATATCAATGGCCTTGTGTTTTGGAACGAGGAAGAGATCAAGCTTCGTGAGACTATGCGAGATTTCTTTGCCGCTCGTATTCAGGTAGAACTTCAGGCCCTCAATGATCGCTGGAAGTTTTTCCAGATCGAGGCTCCACTGCTCAACCCGCGTGATCTCCTCAACGTCAATTACACTGCCAACGACATTTGGGAGCAAGATCCTCGATTGAGTGAGGAAGATCAAAAGTGGGTCGATAGTGAGGCTAGCCCTCCACCACGCATCCTCGCGCTTCGTCCCGAGACCACGCCAGGTAGCTATGCCTATGCGCAACATCTACTGAATAACGTTCATCCCAAGGTTTTCCCTCCCTTGGTCGTATGGCAAGCCGGTAAAAGCTTTCGTCGAGAAATTATCCAGCCCACCAAGCATATGCGGCTAAAAGAGTTCTACCAGCAGGAGTTCCAGTGTATCTTCACTGCTGATTCTGGTATGGATTATCAGGAAGCCATGTTGCCCAAGGTTCAGCAGATGATCGGCGCAATGGTACACCTACCCACCCGGCTGGTGGAAAGTGATCGACTGCCCGCTTATAGCAAGCGAACCATGGATGTGGAAATTTGGAATGGCGACAAGTGGATGGAAGTCTGCTCGATCAGCCTTCGGACTGATTTCCCTCAGAAGCTGACCTTCCAGGGCAAGAAAGATATTGTGGAAAAAGACGCGTTAGTCCTCGAGATTGCGATTGGTCTCGACCGCTGCGTCTACAACTGGTATCAGGCCCAGCGCGGTGATATCAACAAGACACCACCAGAAGCTGATTGACAACTAGACGGCGTGCTGTAATGTTTGGTTATGAAATTTGTCGTTTACAGCCGCGCCACTATGATGGCAGTGAGTCCGCCTGAGAAGTCGTGGGCTCTAATCAGTATCTGTGAAAATGGTGATTTTCCAAAAGTTCATGAGAATGGGCATTTGGTCGCAAGACTCAACCTACAGTTCCATGATATCGACGAATATAAGAACGGCGAACCGGAAGAGGAAACTCGTATTCTCTTCAACGACAGTCATGCTGAAAAGATCTTAGACTTCGTTGAATCGATGAAAGAGCGCAATGTAAGCGTCATCTACGTTCACTGTCTCATGGGGCAGTGTCGGAGCGCAGCGGTTGCCGCGGCCCTTGAAAAGGCCCTCTATGGGGACGACAGAAAGTATTTTGGACGGGGTCCGTATAGACCTAATATGCGAGTCTATCGCGGTCTGCTGAACCTGGCCGCAGACCGAGGCTATTTTGACTGACATCCGCAGAGTCACAAAGGCTCTTAGATCAGACTATATTCAATTCAATAGATCCACCGAGGTAGTAGTAACCGAGGGATGGTCAACGGAGATCTCTCTTCAGCATTGGTTCGCAAAAGACTGGTTTGATTGCGAACACCCATCATTTTATTATTGGCCGAATCCTAAGATTTTCAAGCAATTGCTTGATTATACAAAGGGTCATTTCTATACCTATATGGAGATAAGAGAGACTTCAGGGCCAGTAAAATACCAAATGCGTCTGATAGTGAGAACGCAGACTGCTGACGACGCCATAATGTCTAAATTGTCATTAGTTATTGACTCTTACGTATTAGATCAGTATAAGTAGAGCATGAAAAAGATCCTAACACACCACTAGGCCCCAAGGGCACCTCCACTCGCTGCTAATCCGTTTGTGATTTAGTTTAGAAAGTGAGTGTTGAGATGAATGAATTAGTGTGGGTCGATTATTTCGACCGTGATGGTGTTATCGCCGAAGAAACTCCCGAGCAAGCTGAGTCAGCCCAGCAAGAGCGTAATGCGCTCTTCGAGGATGATGACTTTGAGGACTCTGATTTCGCCCCTTCCATCAACAGCAAGTTTCCGGGCTGGTTCCTGGTCCGTATGTTTGGCTTCACATGGCATTCCATGGGTGAAATCAAGCAATGGTGCGCCGATAATACCAAGTTTGGTAGTTGGGAAGCCGTGGGCTGGTCTAGTGGTTGTAGCACTAGCGTTGGTGTTGTTTTTGAGAATTCCAAAGACGCAATGATGTTTAAATTGCGTTGGAGGTAAAAAGTAGGTTGACATATCCTAATTGCCTACTAAGTTGAAGTTGTCCGATGTTGGACAAAAGATGAAAGGAATGAAAATGATCACGAATTCTTTCTTGTAGGAAGCCGCTGCTCGTTACGACAACGACAACGACTACCAGGCATTCGAAGCAGCCTCCGAAAAGCTTCGCATCTACAGCATCATTCGCGGCGACCTGGACATGACTCCAGGCAAGATGGCAAGTCAGGCTTGTCATGCGGCCAAGAACTGTGTGCTTCTCGCGAGCCGTCGCGATCCTGAGCTCCTGCGCGTTTACCAGGGCCCAGACTTCATCGGCACCCAGGTCATCCTTAAGGCCAAGAACGAAGCCGCAATTATGCGCGCTTATGAAGCCGCACAGGAAGCTGGCCTGATCACCTCGCTTATCATTGACAAGAACCACATCATGCCCGGCACGGCATTCGATGGTAATCCCATCGTGACTGCGCTTGGTATTGGTCCTTGTACCAAGGAGCAGGCTCATGCGATCACCAAGCGATTCTCGGTGGTCGGCTGATGACGGACTTCAAGACAGCACAAAGCCTGGCCACTCAGGCCTACATCAAGGTCTGGCGAGAACAGGGCCTTCTATTTTGTCCGCCAGTTGGTATCAGCACTCGTGACAAGCATTGGAGTAAAAGACTCCGCGAAGCTTGGCCTGAGATGACAACCGTTGATATCAAGCCAACAGATGGTTTTGCCATCTCCCAAATGAAGACGTGGTGTATGGATAAAGGCAGTAGTTTTTGGCACAATGGCAATGGTTCACGGTGGTATTTTGAAAAACCTGATATCGCCGTTCTTTTCAAACTCACTTTCGGAGGAGCACAATAACATGACCTACAATTTTACTTTTACGACTCGCGACGAATACCTGGCCTACCGTGCGGAATGGCGCGCCAAGTATCGGGAAGTCACTCTCGAGATCCGTGCCAACAAGCAGGAACAGCGTGATAACAGGGGCGGTGACAATGCGGATTTACAGGCGGCGCTCTACCGTCTGCGTGTTCGCGCCAACAAGATGATGTCGGAGCGCACGGCAGCAACCGAATTCAAGAACAACCAGCTGGCGGCTTTGGCTGCGGCTGCGGCTTAAGGAGATCAGGATGAGCGTTCATGGTATTCAGCCGCAATTCAAAGACTATGCTGGCTATCAGGCATGGCGTTCCGATTGGCGTGAGCTTTATGCTCACGCCTCTTCGGAGGTCAGGTCGAGCAAGTTTCAAATCAAGGCACTGGAACGAAAGTTCAATGATTATAAGGATCATCTAGATCCCATGTTGGATCCAGTTAGAGACCGAATCAGCAAGCTGAGGACTGAGCATGTTCACAAACGAGCAATTGCCCGCAAGCTCATGACAGCCCTGGAAACCGCTAAGATTCGGTGGAATCAGATCAAGTCCATGCGTAATGGAATCAAAGAGCAGGCCAAGGAGTTCCCTCTTGAAATGGAAACCAAGAACATTGATTTCCATTTCAATAAAAAGTCCATGGAGTTTGATTTCATTCCAATGTGGGTCGTGAAAGCTCGTGGAAAGACGTTCTATGTTAACCACATGGAATGCCAGACTGGTTTCACAACTCGTGAGACTCCCGACCATCCAAGCACCAAGGGTTCTCTTCGAGTAAAGCGCGGCACCCTGCGTATTTCAGAGGATGGTAACGCGACTATCAGTTGAGATAGGGCTTACAAATCTCGTCAATGTGGTCGAGGAATGCTTCGTGTTCCTCGACCCATCCAGCGGCTTGAACCGCTTCTAGTTCAGCGTCCCAAGTAGTTTTGTCAATCAATGTCTTTACCGACACATCATCTAATGGCAAAGAAGAAGCGTTCTTGATATGTTGATCAAGAAGCAGATCGATTTTTTCCTTTTTGGAATTCAAGATCTCGGATTCTTTTAGGAGATCAGCCTTGGTGCGTTCATCCTCTACGAATCTAGAGATATAGCTGGGATGAGAACTGGCAATTTCATAGGCAGTTCTACAAAATGTAAGTTCTGAAAGCTTGGTCTTGAAACTTTCAATCTTGGAAGCACGGTTCGAAACCGCGACCAAAGACCCAGTTGTAAATAGAGCAATAGCACCAGCAAGGCTGGCAATTAGATAAGAGCGGCGCATATAGAATCCTCACCTGTATGCTCTATTATGTAACAAAATTGACTTTGATGTCAATTTTCATTTATATTGGTGATATGAAAAGAATACCACTCCATAGTCTGGTGATCTTCGTTGGTCCAGCTAACAGTGGCAAGACGACCTTGTCCAAAATGTTTGCTGATTATGAAATCATGAGTAGTGAAGCTATCCGTTATGAGCTGTGTGGCGACGTTCAGAAAACCAATATAAATGACATAGTTTTTAGGGAAGTTTACCGAAGAGCTCAACTCAAACTAGAACTTGGTGAACGAGTAGTGGTTGATGCTACTAACTTGAGAAAAAAGGACAGGACTGGGTTATCAGACATTGCTTTGAAGATCGGAGTTCCTATTTTCTATATTGTATGTAATCGAAGTTTGGATTCCAAACTTGTAGATTCAAAGAATAGCTGGAGGCCGAACGCTATAGCGGCTATTACCAAACAGGAACATATCTTCCGCAACAATGAAAGAGATATTCTGAGAGGTGATGGCGTTGCCAATGTAATTGACACTCGGAAAGAAAACTTTGAAGTAGTTCCCAGACTATCAAACAAGTTACTCAAAGAAAATATCGAAAAACTAGGCTTTAGGGGCCTTATGGTCATTGGTGATGTTCACGCCATGTTGGAACCATTAAAGGCAGCAACTGAATGGGCAACACAAAGAAACCTATTTTGTATCTTCCTGGGTGATATTATAGACTATGGACCTAATCCCATAGAATGCGTGGATCATGTCTATGATGTGGTATCTCGAGGGCGAGGACTTTGTTTGATTGGCAACCATGAGAGGAAGATTGAACGATGGTTGGAACAGATCAAGCATAACGACGTCAAAGTCAGGTTGAGTGATGGCAACAAGGTCACTACCAAAGCCATTGAGGAATTGGGACCAGACGCGCGGCGCAAGTTTGAGATTCGCTATAAAGCCCTCTTAGGGTTTTCAAGACATCATTGGGTTATTGGTAACACCTTGTTTACTCATGGAGCAGCCGAACCAGAGATGTTTGATATAGATTCCCCTCGGCTTGTTGGCAAATTTGAAACCATGGCACTCTTTGGCGAAGTCGATAATACTTCCGAACCTAGACCAGATGGATATCCAACTAGGGTTTATGATTGGGTCAATAGGATACCTGCCGACAAGCGAGTCATGGTAGGACATGACATTAGATCCACTACTCAGCCTCTGAAAGTCAAAGGAGCCAAAGGCGGCGAAGCTTATTTCATGGATACTGGATGCGGAAAGGGAGGCAGACTGACATCTGCCGATATTCTATTCCAGGATAGTAATTTGAATATTAAAAACTTTAAATATCATTGACTTAGTTTTTATTTGAAAATTTCTTCACTTTTTAGATTGATTAACCCCTGTATGCCTGTATAAGTAGAAGTGTGTAGGGGTACACAACTTCGCAGAAGAACGATGGTGACCCATGTCTGACACTTTGATTCTAAACGCTGATGGTCTGCCGCTAAGTGTGGTGCCTTTGAGCACTCTTTCCTGGCAAGCTGCTATCAAGCTTCAATTCCTAGAGAACGCTGAGGTTCTGGCTCATTATGAAGACTGGGAGGTCCACAGCCCTTCCACGACCATTAATGTTCCAGCAGTCCTGTTGCTTCGTGATTATGTCAAGGTATCCCGCGGGGTCAAGTTCAGCAGAAACAACATCATGCTGCGCGATGATCACCGCTGCCAATACTGTGGCAAGCATGAGAGTGAAGTCAAGGGTCCTCTGACTCTTGACCACGTGGTTCCACGGTTCCACGGTGGTAAGACTCGTTGGGAAAATGTGGTAGCTGCTTGTTCTGAGTGTAACCATCAGAAGGCCCACTTCATGGTGACGCCGATGTGTGGTAAGCCCAAGCGTCCAGACTACTACCAGCTAGTAGCCAAGGCTCAGAAGCTTCCCATTGATGTGCCTCACGAATCTTGGGCTCAGTTCACTGGTTGGGATATCGACCTTGTGACTATCAAGCCCAAGCGGCGTAAGCGTCCAACGACTCTTTGAAAAAGTTCTAGCGGCACTTAACTAAATACGGTTGAGTGCCGTTAGAATATTGAGTTTCTTACCCAATATCTAGTATTCTCTGTAGATCGGATAAGCCGAAAATAGGAGATTACTATGGCTGAAGAAACCCAGGCTGAAAGCCCTCAGATTACTCTAGTTGATCTGCAGAATACCCTTCGCATCATTGATGTGGCCGCTGAACGTGGAGCGTTCAAGGGCGGAGAACTGACCAGTGTTGGTTCAGTTCGAGACAAGCTGGCAGCTTTTCTAGAAGCAAATCTTCCCAAGGAAGAAGCTGCTGAAGAAGAGCCAATTACCTAATAAGGTTCAAGGCGCACCTTAAGCGCCACAATTCTCCAAGAACCAAATCTCGGTGCCTTTGGAGAGGACGAATTTGATGTATGGAATTTACCTTCCACAACATCCAAAAAGGAGAACTCAAAAATGAGCACTTTTAAAAAGCACGTTGGTCGCATCAGAAATACTGATCGTCGGTGCGTCGTGGTTTTCATGCAGATTCCTGGAAATGAAAATAACGCCTTGGTTGTAGATACTGACGCTCTACCTGATCGTTTTCACGACGCCCTAATGGATATTATTGATTCTACTGAAGGGCAGCAAACCCCTCATCTCCATACCCTTCTTCAGAGAAGAATTCTCCCTGATTTGGGTCTAGATATGATGAATGCCCTACATACCTACGGCCTTCTCCGCGTTGTAGAAATCGATAATATCGTAATGTATCCAGCGCCAAACGCCCCCTGTCCATTGCGTACGATTGTGGATTATATGAATGGCGAGGATGCTCCCCCAGTTGTAGATCAGCAACTGGAAAACCGCGTTTTGGAAAACCAGAGAACAGATAGTGCCCAGGCACAATACGACATTGCTAAGAATATCATTCGCCAGGCAATGGACTTGGAAGAAGAAGCAGCTCGTAAAAGGGAACAGGCGTATCGTCTAGTACCTAGTCTGCGTCCAGAAGCGGCAAATACACAGGTGACGGCTAGTCCAGAAGTAATCGAGACATCGGTAACTGTCCCTGAGATTGTCTCTGAGCCTATCATGGCTACTGAGGTCGTCCACGCTACTGCTGAAGACAACATGACAGTTGTAGAACCCTCAATGGCCCCAGAGAACCCCATTCATGTAGACACTGATGGTATGGCTCTTCCTGAAGAAGTTAGGATGGCCCTACAGGCGGCCACTGAAGAGCTCAATCGCATCAACGGTTTGGAAGAAATGGAAGGCAATCAAGTTGATACCAGTGATGCCGCCCTCCAGGAATTTCTTGATCGCGCCGCTTTGAGAGAAGACAAGGCTGACAAGGAAAAATGGGCGGCGATGCAGCCTAAGAAACCGGTAGGTCGTCCCCGTAAGGATGGATTGCCAGCTGGCACGAAGGCAAGTGAACTAGTAGCAACTGCTCCTGCTCCTAAAAAGCGTGGTCGTCCACCAAAGGCTAAAAAGTGAAGTTAGAAGTTTTTCTAGAAAAAGTCCGAGCAGAACGTCAGAGAAATTCCGATCTTCCAGGATCAGAATGGGACGTCAAAAACACTCCGGGAGACTGGGTGGCTATTGTGACTCACTATGTTACCTCGGAAGTTAGACGGAACGGGATCGTTCCGGAAATCGATGAATTTGAGGATAATCTTATCAAAGCTGCGGCTGTTATAGCTGCTGCTCTTGAATCCATTGATGTTATGAAAGACCGTGGTGAACTTCAATAATGAACTTTAGTTAATAATTGTGTAGAATCCTGGAAAGTTAACCTCTTTCCAGGATTCTTCTATGGCTAGATTACCAAGAATACAGAATATCAGGCGTCTCCCAAAACTGATGAATTCGCATAGACCAAGTGCTGGACCAGTTCCTGATCAAACCCTACACCCATTTGGACCTCAAATGGCTTGTGAAATCTTCGGTGTGTTTGATTCGTATGACTACGAAGAAACTGCTTATGAAAATCCTGGTGAGCATTCGCCTTTTGAGGCGTATGAAGAGGATTGGTATCAGACCGAGTTGCCTCTAGAAAACGTTCGAGAACTAGAAGAGCGGTTTCGTCGAGAGATCAAAAAGATGGAGAGGGCCTACCGTAAGATGGCTCTCCATGCTTTGAAGTGGCACTATCTCATGGAAGATCTTGAAGACAATTCACAGCTAAGAAAAATGTTCAATGATATCCAATTGATGCGTAAGCTAGGCGGTAGCGAAAACGTCTGATGTCTAAGACCATTGAATCTTTAGAAGATGAAATCGAGAGATCTAGAAAGCTGATCTCTACTCTAAATGACAATTGTCGCGACTACAGACTTCGTCTGGATCTCAGAGAAAAAGAACTAGATAGGGCAAAAACCAAAGCCGACCACTTTGATATTCTCATGGCCGCTGTGAAAGAAAATGAAGTGGTTAGGGGTGCTTGGGAACGGTTTATGATGACACTAAGATTGGCAGGGTATGATGGAACAAAGTGAGATTACGGCAGTTTGGTCAGAGATAGAGCAGATCAAAAAGGAAGCCTACCAAAAAGGTATGGAGAAGGCTGCTGAACAACTCAGAGACAAGAACGATCGTCTTGATCAGGAGATCAAGAAGGTCAGAGACCTACGAAATGAATGGTCAACCTTGATTGCTACAGTTCAGAGTCATTATCTAAAACATCATAACAAGCAATTAGAAGTTCTCAATGAGAACTTTTTTAATTTCTATGAAGATGACAGATTAGTGGTTCCTGCTGATCATGAGGAGTTTCAGGCGGCCCTTAGTCAGATGGTAAGAATGGGGCGTGATTTTGAAATCATGCTCAAAGGTATAAACGAACACGCTATCCTAAAGGGATGCTGGGACAAGCTTCTCATGACTTTCAAGTTGATTGAGCAATGAAAAAGATTCCATTGTCTGAGAATTCTGATTCCACTCACAAGACCTGGGAAGACATCTATAACACTTCCAAGAACCCTTATGATGAACTCTTGAATGATTATAGTAAATCTCTTTTAGAAGAGAAGCTTACTAAACATCTTTACACCATTAGTAATAGTGATCTGACCCAGTCTATTACTTCCACGGCTACGAAACCAGATCATGATTTGAATCCCCCATTCTACTCATCAGTTGATCTCAGCTATATCAAAAATCGTTATTCAGTGGCTGATTCCTATTATGACAAATGGATTAACTACGACAAATACCATATCCCTAGAATCAAGAAGAGTGAAAAAACCATTGAAGTAACAATGGATGATGGATCTATTGAGTCGATCTCTCGCGAGGATTTGATTAAATACATTAGTGAACAACGGATCGTTCGAGAGAACGCGGTGGTTCGCAAAGTGTATGAACGCTATCAGGTAGCGGTCAAACTCGTTAGGAGTGACGACAATGGCGACACAGGATTTTGAGGATCTACTAGATAAGATCCTCAGCGAAATTGAACCATACCATGTTCCAGCAGAATTTGTTTCAGCAGCATGTGTTACTGATTTCGACGATGAAGTCCACATCATTACCCGCGAAGAACTCGAAGAGATTATGAGCGACGATGATAGCTTTGAAGATCAAGGAATTGCGGAAATTGGTTTGATTCTGAACCTTTCAGAAGTAAAAGAAACCATCCGACATTTTTCTGAAATCATATTGAAAGACATAGCACTCTGATAGTATAATCTGGGTTGAGAATGAGTAAGATCTCAACCCAGATTATTTCAGGAGTGTATAATGACCCTTCAATCCGACGTTCAGGGCAATGATCGCTATCTTCCCGTATTAGACCATGGCTTTGTAGGTCTGGTTGATCATATGGGAGATGATGCGGCTATTGTCAGCGCGGCTAGAGTCTCATATGGTAACGGCACCAAGAGTGTTCGTGAAGACCGAGGACTCATCCGTTATTTGGTTCGCCACAAGCACACCAGCCCTCTTGAGATGTGTGAAGTCAAACTACATCTCAAGCTACCGATTTTTGTGATGCGTCAGCTGGTCCGTCACCGCACGTCTAGCCTGAATGAGTATTCGGCTCGCTATTCGGTACTCACCGATGAAATGTATGTGCCAGAAGTAGCCAACATTCTTCCACAGAGCAAGATGAACAAGCAGGGCCGCGATGGAGCTCTCAGTGATTTGGATGCTTTGACGGCCCAGCAAGTAATTCGGGGCGCAACGTTACATTCTTATTCGGCGTATAAGTCTCTTCTCAATGAAGCTGCTGAAGACTCTTACCGAGAATTTTCTGATGAATTTCCCGAGGAAGGTGTGGCTCGAGAGCTGGCACGTATTGTAATGCCAGTCGCAGGTTATACTGAACTCTATTGGAAGCAAAATCTGCACAACCTGTTCCACATGCTCAAGCTACGCGAAGACTCGCACGCCCAGTGGGAGATTCAGGAATTTGCTCGCGCGATTTATGCTCTTATCAAGCCTCTTTTCCCTGCCGCTTGTGAAGCTTACGAAGATTATATTCGTGACTCTAAATCTCTCAGTGGGATGGAAGTCGAACTGATGCAGGCTTTGATCCATCGTAGTAACGAATTTGATCTAAGCTTCAAAGAAGCTTATGATCATATTACCTCTCAGTTTGAAACTGAATCTGAATTTTTAGATCATTTCCGTATGAGCAAGCGTGAGCTGATTGAATTCAAGAATACATTCAAACTTTGAATACATAGGTCCAAGACAAAAAAAAGGAAAGCCCCAGAATCTCTGGGGCTTTTCTTTATACAAACTGAGTTGGAGGATCACCAAAGTTCCCTCCTCCACCGCCACCGCCTGGTGGCGGCGTGGTGTCAGGCGGAGGAGTAGTGTCAGGTGGGGGAGTTGTATCAGTCCCGCCAGATCCTGAGCCAGATCCTGAGCCAGATCCTGAGCCAGATCCTGAGCCAGAAGCCGGTGCAGGAGGTGATATGAAACCATAAGCTATCCAGTTAAATCCGGCCATGAAGTTGTCACTATTACCATCCTGTTGAGTCTGGATTGAAAATGAAGTAGCCGTTGGTTCGCCAAGTATCTGTAACCATAGATCCGCGTTTCTGTTAAAGAAAGCTAGATAAGGAGTGGCTACCACTTGGAAGGCCGTGGTGAACGCTATAGGAAAAGTTACCGTTGCGATTCTTTCATTTGAAAAAGCTTCTCGGTTGCTTCCCCATTGAACTGTAAAGCCGCCATTATATATTACGTAGCCGGAACCCGATTGATACTGGGAACTGATAATAACATCCGCGGCTGAACCAGCTGGTCCTTGAGGTCCTGCGGGGCCAGTATCACCGGTATCTCCTTTAGGCCCTTGCGGTCCTTGTGGACCGGTGGGTCCTGCTGGGCCTGGAGGGCCGGCGACACCATCCCCACCACTGGTTGGATCTGGTCCCGTAAAAGCAATCTCACCAGTAGTAGGATTTACCGTGATATACCTACCACCAGTTACCGCCAATCTAACTCTTCCGTCAGTGTAGTATAGATTTTCAGATTCTGGAATCTGGGCCGTAGTTATTGTTATGTCGTTTTGGCCAGTGAATAGGTTGCCATTTATATTCGCACCAGGGTTCAAACGACCTGCGGATTGAGCAAATACCGCATTTTCAGCATCACTACCTAGACCATCGGGTAGACTCGATAATGGAATCTTACCATCAGAACCTCTAACGACAAGGCTCCCAGGGGTGGGGTCTAAGTCTGGAAATGTAGGTTCGCCCTCATGGATTAGACCGGCTTTTCTATTTTGAAAATCTATAGAAAAAAGTCCAACCCAATCTTCAGGAACATACGTTTGAGTAAAGTTGATTTGATCAAGGTTTGAAGCATCTCTGGTAGCCATTCGTAGAACAGGAAATGGACTTCTACTACCATTGGTATCTAACCAAATTTGACCTGTCACATAGCCGTATGGCGGCGAATCATTACGAAAATTCTCAGAGATTTTGACAAAATTTTCAGCAATATCTTCACCGAAATTTACATAGCCATAACCTAGAATATTAAGGCCTCCAATGATTTCCTTTCTGAAATCATTTACCACTGAGGCAATATCACCATTACTTTTGTTTACCGTATAGCTCATGCTTACTCCTCAGTAGGCGTAGCATTAGGAGCCATTGGCCAAACTACATCATCAGGTTCAGAAAAAGACTCCGTGATATCACGGAGAACCTGTCTATAGGTTCTCCAATCCTCTTTGCTTTCCTCTGAAAGCTGGGTGTCTGGCATTTGAGTCCAATCGCTTGCCGCTAGTTTTGAATCTCTGGTTTGGCGGATCTGATCCCATGTCAAAGGGGGTGCTACGAAATCTACCAACTGAAGCTTTCTAGACTTGTAGACGATCGTTTTGCCGAGACTTTGCCCTTCTAAAAGAGTTCTATAATGCTCTTCTGAAATTTCGAAGACATCAGAAGGCATAGAACCATGAATGTCGGAATTATAGAAACCCTTGGTTTCTGGACTGTAGAAGTAGGTCATTTTAGTATCCTATAGCAAGCCACGAACATGGATATGTTTGGTGGTCATCTCCAGTGTCGTAAACAACGAATTGTGTAGCAGAATGAGGAATGGCCCAGATCTGCTCATCGTCTTCTTCATTGCGATCACCGGATCCATTTGGGTTATCACGTATAGATAGATAAACATGCCATGCTCCGTTAGGGAAGGCAATGGGATAGTTATAATAAACTGGTCCGCCTCTGATATTACTAAACCAAGTAAATAGTCCCCACTGTATCCAAAGACCACTTGGCAATTTCTGATAGCCATTCTCAGCAAAAGACTTGTCAAAGCCAACAGTGCCGTCCCATTGACCTGCTGGTCCTTGAGGTCCTACTGGTCCAACTGGTCCCTCTGGTCCTGTCGGTCCGGTTGGTCCTGCGGGTCCAATAGGGCCTTGTGGTCCTGTTCCACCAGTGCTTCCACTCGTTGGATCAGGTCCAGTGAAGCGAATCGTTCCATCACTATCAATAGCAATGTATCGCCCACCTACGAAGGACTCGCGAGCTCGTTGTGGGGTAAAATATGGTTGATCACCCTCAGAAATATGGGACGTTGTAAGAGGAACGTCCTGGGTTCCGTTAAACGGAAGTCCACCATTTCTTGATCCAAACGTTCTAGAATCTCGCAAACGTGTAGCGACATCAACCGATCCAACCGAGGGGAAATCAATATACTGAGTGGGAATTCTCCCGTCGTTGTTTAAAACAACTGGCATTCCTACCTGGTTTGAACTTCCGTCTATCGCAGCAGGCGCTTTGCCGCGCAGGGTCCAGGCATCTAAATCAATGGTGCCATCGGGGCGAATACCAAATAAGGTCCTCCACCGACCATCTAGCGTGTTGGCATCAGTAGAAACACATACTCTGAGATTTTTATTTTGAGTAGCTAAATCCAAAGGAAGCTGAAACCAAAACTGACCAATTACTGGATTCTGCGGCTCAGCCAATCCGGCATTGTTTTCTAGATTTTTGACAAAGTTCTGAGCGATCTCGTCGCCATAGTTCGTAAATCCATAACCCAGTAGAGTGAGACCACCGACAATTTCTTTGGCCAAATCTTGGACTATAACGCTTCTGCCGTCTGCTTTGGTTACTCTATAGCTCATGACTTCTCCTTGGAATCTCGAATATTTAGTGCCCTATAATATACCAATATTAGGACATCTGGATTCTTAGAGTATAAACCACTTCAATTAGACGGTTGAGGGCTTTTTGAATTGGATTGAAGATAACATGAGTTAGCAGTAACCCTTCACTGGTCTTCAATCCCAATTCATCAAATACAAAGGTGCCATCTTGATTCGTAGTATCATCAAAAGCTTCCTGGCCACTTGGCTCGTTATAATCAAGTGTACAGGTAACCACAATATCAGTGTATGGAGTGCTCAGTATATGTTTGACGTCCAGAAAATTAGCAGAGCTACCGTCTATTAGCTTGTTATAGGTGGGATCATAAAGATCTGCTTTGGGATCAACCGTATTAGTAGGAAAATATGTAATAGCACCAGTGCCGCTTACCGCTGAACCACCATTCCCAAAAGCCATAGAATAAATGATACCTTCGCCTCGATTTGCCAAAGCATAACCAATAGCAAGACTCATATTTTCGTAGTGAATGGCGTTTCTCTTATCCAAAAGAACTTGGCCACTATTTGGGTCTCGAATTAAAACATGGCCGGTAATTTTGGGAATCGCACTATCCTGGAAATCTTCACTCATGGCTTATTCACTCCTATTATATATGTATTTATCGGGCCATTTGACGTTGTTTTGAACCATCAAAAACCGGGCTAGTCTTGACTAGGCTTATACTATCTTCGCCTATATTAAGGGGAGCCAAGGTGTTGCCAGATAGGAAGACCTCATTGAGTTCAACCATGTTGCCGTTGATTGTCAAACTATTATAGGTGAATCTAGCATCACCAACCCAGACAATGCCTGGGGTGTTGAACATATCAACCGGGATGATATTCCAGCTCTTACCAGAACCTAAATCCACGAATCCATCAGAATCAAACGTTATCTCAACATTTCCATCCCAATTGATTTCGTTTCCTTTGGAATTTGAAATGGTTCCGATAGCTCTAATGGAAGGATTCTTTGGATTAATGACAGCAACTTTGACTTCGTCACCGCGCAAACCAGCAGGAATACCTTCTACTTCTCCCAAATTCCTCAACTTAAAGGTTTTTGTTCCTGCTGAGGTCATATCGATATTACTTGTAGAGCGATAGGCTCTGCTCGCCATAACGTCCCTTATAAAGCCCGTAGAAGGGTTCTGAGGGTCATGAAGCGGAGTAAAGCCCTGTGCGTCTTCAGTCCAAGAGGCAACGCTGACAACCAATTTGTGGTTTGTTTGGTCCCATGAAACAAACGACAGAGATGAACCAGAAATCAACATATCTTGCCAATCGCCTTTGTGGTTCATAAATGACTTTTGATATGGACCGTTATTTCTGGAAACATTTACCACAATGCTTTCAACACCTCTGATTTGAACTAGCTCATGTGGTCTACCTCCATTCACCGCTGGTTGACTGAATTCATTTCCAGTAGTGCCGATATAAGCAGGGTCTGCCTCATCTTGAGGTGTCGTGTTACCATCAACACTTTCTTGATCAACCCCTGCTCGTTCACGCAAGCCCTGACTATATCCAGTGGAGTCCCATTCGAAGATATCCCAAGCGTCGGCCTGAAAACTATCAGAGATCACGGTACCATCAAACTCACATCCGGCAATCAGACCAGGATCATCACGTCTCTTCATACCAGGCTCTGGTCTATAAGAAGACTCAATCCTAGTAGCGGTTCCCATGTCAGGATCCTGATCCCAGCCTAGCGATTCAAATTTGATCCACTCGCTACCAGACCACATGAAGTTTTCATTTGTCTGTAGCACCGTTACGATGGTTCCTGGACGGCTAGGAGTAACAATATTTCTACGGACGAGTAGATTTCGTTCTTCTATAGTTTCCACTGATTGATCTCGATAAAAGTTATATCCAGATGTTGAACCAGTTCTGTATAGCGAGCTTAGCTGACTCAAACTTTGAGTTGAGCTACCAAGCTGACTGTAAACAAGCAAAGCAGGATCCCACGGAGAAGTATCCCAACCTCTAATTGTTCCACAAGAGATACGATCAAACTTGACCTTTAATTTCATTCGACGAACACCATTCCAGTTCTCGTCCCAATTGTTTAGGTCTCGATTTTCATTGAGATAGTTTTCAAACCAGTCTCTCCAAGGACGGTTGATTTCCATAATAGAGCGATCAACCGTGTTGTTTACATCCAGAACTCTATTTGACGTCCCTGACGGGTAAACCGGCTTGTCAAAATCAGTCATAGCCAAAGCGGCCAAATCTGGTCCATAGCTCAATCGACGAACATATTCGCGAATCTTAACGTGGTAAGGTTTCACCTCTTCCAGATACGCAATAACGTTATCAATCTGATCTTTGAACGCCACTGGGCTTTGTCTTAGATTTTCTGAATAGCCACCAAGATACAAGAATGAAGTCTTGAATGCCCAGTCGATATTGATACTCTGTTTGAATGCGCTCTTAACCATAGCAAAGAATAGATTATTCTTTTGTAGGGAATCAAACAGCTTGGTCCTCATAGTATTCAAGATGAATTCTATTTCTCTTGAACCGTCGCGGAAGTTGATCAAATCTGCCAACTCCTGAATTCTTTCAGGAGTAATGCGATTATCGTCGCTAGCGTTGAGAAGACCATTTACCTGAACTGGTCCAAATTCAACTCTACTCTTATCATAAAACGCTTCAGTTAGACGCATCGTAGAACGAGCCTTAGCTACCTGATACTTAGACGTAGATGTATAAACATCCCATGACCATCGGTCATCAGTAGGACTCTGGACGTCGACCTGGACTAAGGTTCCCTTGAGCAAGGTAACGTCTAGGTTACCGGCGGCGTCACGATCAGCATAAGTGGCAAATCTATAGTTAGGGAAGTTACTGGCACTCCAACCCTCCGCATACCAGTTAGCAAGATTCCAGAGCTCACCTTCCTGCATTCTCCATTTCTGGAAGTCTTCAATGACAAATGTTCTTTGGCCGTTGATTTCAGCAAGTCTCCACAGAGTCCAGAAACCGGCAACTTCCATTGTATTTTCAATAAGAACACACTCCCCGACCTGGACCATATTACGGGTAGCAGGTAGAAGGTTTCTCAAGTCGATAAGATCAAGAGCGGTCGTTACATATCTGTCAGCCGAAGGTAATGCTTCGCCATTATCAAATACCTCTTCCCAACCAAACCACTGGTCGATAAATGGCTGTTTGCTCATTATATCATTGAACGCATCAACAAACGCGGCGCGCGCGGCGCGGCTAGGTCTCTGACCTAGATCCGTAATATCTGCCGGATACCAACTTTGTCTTGGACGGACCAGTGCTCCAATTTGTTGATTCTTTGGAAGCTTTTCGTCAGGAACTGACTTCTCAGTTGCGTCCCATCCCACAATGCTATCTCGCATTTTGTTCCAAAGCGTATCATTTATGGTATTACGCTCATCTTGCTCTCGCAGTAGCATCCACTGTTTATGGTGGTTGTTATGGACGTCAGCTTCCTTGAGCCACTTGATTTTTAGAACTGTATCAGTCTCATTCAAGAACTGCTTGATACCACCAACAATACATTTGTTGGTGTCAATGACCGCAAAGAAGGGAATATCGTTTGAAGTAGGGTTAGTAAGAATGTTGCTTACCTGCTGAGCTGAAAGTTTCCTAGAGGCCAAAGTTGGCACTACCGTGGGGTTCTTAACCCAGAAATAGTAAACAGTTTCGTCCGCTTGAATTTCTTCATTCCATTCCATGTCAGTTATAAACTTGGAATCCTCGGAAACGGTGCCAGACGGCTTATTATCAATCTTTAGATTTGCCTTACTTTCAACAAAATCTGCCCATCCATTGGGTGCTACTGGACTTCTAACCCACTGGTAGATATCAACGCTGGAGTTAGGAGCAACCTTACCCCAGTTCTTCCAGCGATAGGTAACACCTTCATGGTCACTACCATTCCATCTATCATAGATTTCATAATCGAGATATCTGACGGCACTCAGATCCCACCATAGTTGGCCTACCTGTTCCTTGCCCCATATTAGTCGACCATCATTATAGGTCGCCGGGTCGTTGAAAGTCTTATAAGTCAACTCACGATCAGCTACTCCTGGGATGAAGCCCTTGTAAGGATCATAGAGTTGAAGAACTAGCTTGAGTTGGTTTTCCTTGTTGTTGAAGATCGCCGCATTGGTAATCAGGCTACTATCCACCTTGCGGTTTTGTCGTCTGATTTGATCCCAACCTGAAGTTGAACGAGAATAAACCGCCCAATATCCAGGGTTATCATGCGCTGAATCTACTTCAATTAAATCACCAACCTCAAACAGGCTTTCAGGCATGCCTGAAAGCGTAGGATAACGGGTTTTGACCCATGTGAAGAGGTTAGCAGTTCCTCCTTCAGAAGAAGCAATAACCGGAACAACTGAACCGTTGATAGATTCTGTTAACTCAAATCCCTTCATGTAGTGATAATCTACTTCAATTTTAACTGATCCATTTGAACCAGTGTTGAATAGAGTAGCAATCATATCACGATTTTCACCGGCGAGGTTTGAGTCCCAAGGGAAAACTGAGAAGTTTACACTATCAAATTCATAAGAGCCAGTTCGAGTAAGATCCACAAAGTTCAAACGAGCACTAGTGGATCGCTCAAATCTTAATACCTGAGTATCAGTTTGAACTCCATTGGTTCTGATGGTGAGAGTTCCTTCGCTACCTCCTACAACATCCTCCGCCAATACTGGAACTCTAATAGTCTGTAGATAAGCTTCAGTTTGATCTCTAGAGGAATCATAATCACTTGGGCGCATGTAAGTCACCTGCCCAGTGAATGACTGGTTGTCACTTGCTCTCACCCACTCCCACTCAACTATTGTCTGAGCACAGAAGTTTCCTACACGACCTACCCTTACTAGATTTACATCGGCGGTGGTCACATTTGGTGGCATATAGGATAGAGCCGGAGTTTGAATCAAAACCTGCTCTTGGTCAAAGTTAGTTGGGAAAATACCGCGATCGGCTTCTTCTCTGACGTTGACAAATAAGCCAGGATTTCCAGTATGGCCAATTTGTAAAGTGGAACCTTCTGTAAAGGCTTCTTCAATCGTTACTCGAACCTTGCGGATGATCTGCTTGGCTTCCGGATAGAAACTCATGATAAAGGTTTCAGATCCAACAGTGGAATCCAGTGTCACACTAGCACGGTTAGAAATCTTGGGAATATAGGTCGCCAATGGATTGATATCTGATCCCACTATATCTTTTAGTATCAGACGTTCCCCAGAAACCACGATACCATTATCATCGGTTTCATTGGAAACTAGATTCTGAGCCACAAACACAGGTGTCTGAGTGGGGTCAGTATTGATATCAACAATACCTTGTAGATCATTTTGAACTTGAATGATAACACCCTGGTCCACATGGGAAGGAACAAAGGAGTTCACCATGTCATAGTTGGTGTCAGTGAATCTATAGGTCATCCAGGCGGTGCTTGGGTCTCCGTTACCAATACCGTAGACCCATACGCGATCACCATTTTCAATTGGATCCTCAGTGGCTTCTTGATCACCAAAGAAGTTTTCAAAATCAGAGTCAGTAGCAACAGTGAAGCGAACTTCGCTTAGATTCACGTAGCCAGCAGTTGGTAGAGGAGTGTCGCCTTGTCCAAAATCAGCTAGTGGCCAATTGATGCTCTGCATATCTGGGCGCCATTGCCAACGACCATCTAAAGTTCGATTATCCTGTCCTACGTTTTCATCAATGACATCAATTATACCAAACGAATTTGGAGACTGGCTGTTACTGAACTGAATCAACTGAGGGTTGTGCTTGAATTCACTTTGACGGATCAAGATGTCAAGCTGTGGTGCGACCTCTTGACCTCCATAATCACCTACACGAAATGCCCATTCTTCAAAAAGACGTAGACCCTTATTGTGACGAATGAAGTTTGAGCGCAGCAAACGACGCATAGAGGTGGGAGAACCCTTTTGTTGGATCATACCCTGATAGAACTCAAACTGATTGGTTGGAGTCAGTAGTAGATTATTCAGATATTCCTTTTCCTCATAGCCAAAGTTTGCGCGGGCGCGATCCTGTAGCTTCTTGTTTTCCATAGATTCAATGTCAAAGAATCTACGGAAATCATCTGCTGATCGTTCAAAGTTTGGTGTCAAAGTGTCACCAGTAATGATGAAACCAGGAGCGTCAATTCTACCCTTCCAAGCAACTGTCTTGAAGCCTTGTAGACGTAGTCTTGGCTGCTTGATATTCAACAAAGGACTATAAATGGTGTCACCAAAGATAGTTGTATTATTGAATACTAGAACATGCTCCATCTCGCTTATATAGAGACGAAGACCGAATATACCAGACGTCGAGTTGTCGCATGTGATACTCACATTGCCGTCATTACGAACAACCCTAGTCAACTGGTTGTCTATTGGTTGACCATTCTGATCCACAATGGCATACAGACCATTTACGATCTGCTCGATTGGTTGGATAGTTCCTTGATCCGTAGAGAATTGGACCATGCGACTTGCTGGACTCAAGCTGATAAAATCACCAGCTGCTCTAGCATCGGCACCACTCCATGTAATAAAGCTTCTTAGAGCAGATTTCCAATCTCGAACCTCCAACTCATCCTCGCCAACGTTCTCAAAAATCCAACCCTTGGATTCCAAATAACGTTCATATCCGTTCAAGAAATTGGCAACTTCCTGCGGGTCTTTGAAGACGGTTCCATAGGAAACCTTTTCTACTATTGGTTCAATTTCACCATCGGTATACCAAATCAAAGCAGAGCCGTCAGCAAACTGTGGACGAGCCACTTGCGTCCAAAATTCATCTTCAAAAAATGTAGCTGAAGTATGAGTTCTTACTGCTCGATAAAAGTTGTCCTGATATCTAACCGTGATACCAACACTGAAATAGGTAGTTGGACGCCATGATGGAATAGATACGCTACCTAGACCATCACCAACACTGATCTTACCACCGTTTATAGCAGGGGGCAGTGTGGAAAAGTAAGGATTCAATACATCGTATCCAAAGACTTCATAACCACGACCAGTATATTCAATGGCAACACCGCTATAGGTTTCTTCACGAACGCTAGGACTTCTAAACAGAGCTACGGTAACGTCCTCACTAGGAACTCTACCAAACGCATCACTTACCACACCAAGAGTAGTCGAGTCAGTGAAACCGGCAATCTTATAGCTTAGCTGAGTTCCAAGACCTCTTACTCTTTCAGCAAGATTACTATTAATTGAGGTGTTTCTGCTGGTGAGAAAATCACTTATCCATTGCTGGATACCAACCTTGGTTACCAGACTAAAGTCCTCTAGGACCTCACCATGGACCTGTAAAGCACGGTGGGCAGGGCGACCTTTGGTATCTTGATTAAGATACTGTTCACCCATGGTGCCTTTGAAAAACAGGCTCATGTCTTGAGTGTTCCAACCCATTTCAACAAAACTTGCTGGCTTCATCAAATAGCCCGCAGTAGATGCCGCAAAAGCGAAGTTACTGGTTCTTCTCCAAGTCTGCTCAACTGGGCCAATATCTCCCCATTCCCAATCGGCTTTGCGTTCTTGGACCAAAGGAACGGAAGTACAGATACCACATCCCAACACACCATCGTCTCTGGTGTCTTCCCACATCAAAGGATCAGTCGCATAAGCTAGGTCAGTATCAACGGTGACCTCGTTCAAAGCAATGAGTTCACGAGGACCAGGATGGCGCAATCGACCTCGAGCATCAACCGGCATATAGTCACGAAGACCAGGGCGTGCCCATTCGGTATTGATACCTTTTCTATCACCGTCGTGGATATATCCACGCTCTAGATCTTCCCAAAGAACCAAATTTTCGCTAGTGTATGGAGCAGGACCATATCGATCATCCCACCAAGCAGGCTTGATCGAAAAACCCAGTGACTCCCAAGGAGTCAAGTCAGGTCGTTGAGTACCAAAGAACTTTTCATAGATACCACGCCAATTACCTGGAACCTTTTCACCGGCAGCGGTTCTGGTAGAAGACCAGTTCCAGGTCCATGGATTGGCTTTTAGGTTGATCTTTGACTCCAAAGTATCTTGTCCAAGATCATTTTCTCTTGGATCAAGCCTAAACGCTACCACCCAGCGTTCAAAGGACGGACGAAGGATCTGAAGGTATTCTTCATATGAATAGTCGTTGCGACGATACTGATCGCCGTAAGCTGCTTGGTAATCGCAAACTGGACGTTCGCGCTCTCGAATCGCAGCAGGGACACTATCAAAGATTCTTTGCTCCAAAGCAAGTAGAACCCTGGCTACTGTTTCGTTCTGTCCCTGTGTAAGAGAACCATCATGGCCTCTTACGAACCAGACATCGTCAGCACCGTCGACCTCCTGAGAGATGATCTCAGGAGCGTATAGGGGATATACCCCGAGAAAACTTGGGGTAGGAGGAATAAAGGTAGGAAGCTGATTGGTCCCGTTCTTCGCCATACCGCTTAGATAGAATGGAAAACTCTTGGTTTTACCTTTGTTCAGTTCAGTAAGAGCGGTATTGATCCAAGTGTCATAAGTGGCGGCATTACCAATACGATTATTGGCAACATATGATAGAATTCGCTGTTGGAACTTGTCCTTGAAGCGAGCATATTCTGATTCAACAAAGCGAATTGCTGAAGTGATGTCCAGCTGACTCTGGCTTGCCAGCAACATTGTCTTCAACAAACCGGCAGAGTGTTGGATTATGTTGGTTCCCAAATTAGGAAGCTTAGCAGTGTCTCGATAGTTGTTGGTTGAATATTCAGCACCTTGGAATCCATCCTGCCTCTTCATGATTTCTGAGAAGTGATCATAGAAATCACCTTTAGTCATGTCCGAGACTTCGGCATTATCCGGGTTAGCTTGGAGATTCAAAGGAACCTCATAAAATCCCTTAGCATCAGCCGGTGGATTCGCAGGATTGAAAGTTCTGATCTCAATTATGTCACCCAACTGAATGTTGAGAATGAAGATCTGTCTATCAACACGAATGAAGTCGCTATCTTCGACCAGTGCGGTTTGTTCAAAAGAACCATCAGTATTGACCCTACCTCTGGAAACTGAAATTTCCAAAGCGTCTTGGCTGATCTGGAACAATTTGGTTCTACCATCGCTAACATAGCGATCGACCATAAACTGGCGAGTTTTTTGTGGCGCTTTATGCCAATCGTTACTCAAAGTCTCCAGAGAAGGATCAATATTGCCAATCTTATGGAAATAAAATCCATCAATATCAAGAAATCTCCCAGCGATCACATACTGATATCTCTCAGTGCTGAGATAGTTTTCAAACAGGATTTGACCCTTGTTATCATACACCAAAGGCATATCGAGAATTGGATCGGAAGGACGTAGGCCTGATCGATCCTCTTTGTAAGAAAATAGCCTAGAGCCAGCAAAGGTGGAGTTAGGATAAAGAACAGGATCTGCCAGATTATTACCATTCAAATCATACAGCTCAAATAGAGGATACTGGTTCACATCCCCTTTATTCTGACTTAGAACCCAATTCACTCCATTCCAGTTTAGATTTTTACCTGCATAGAAACCTAGGAGGATCTTTACTACTTCCCCATCCACTGGTTCTCCAGACGGATTCTCACCATCAGTTTCCAAAATCAGCTTTAGAACATTACCTTGGTTTACCAGAACCAAGATATTATTATTCAGTAGCGGATTGACGGTATTGCGTACAAGAACTCTAATGCTATCAACGTTACCATATGGCGCGTTGGTAGCCGGATTGATAGCGGTTACATTGATCTGGCTGTTGGCCACGCAGGATACTGATATTCCAGAGAATACCGCATTCTGTGGATTCTGGTTTAGATATCCGTTTAAGTCTTCAATATCCTCTATAACCAGATCCACATCAAGTCGACGACGCAGACCATAGTTGTGTAGTTCTAGATCACGATTAAATTCAATGATTGGACGTTTTGCTCTCTGTCTCAGAACAAAGTCAGGATCTAGATTTGACGGCAGAGTTGAGACATGGAACCAGCGATTTCCAGTTGACCACTCGTTACGATTTGTGGCACCACGAGCCATAACCATGTAATCAGACAGCGAGTCTCCCACATAGTCCTTTTCGTTCAATAGAAAAATGCTCTGACCAACGCCTTCAACAATGAAAACGTCGTCTGGGCTGAAGTCGCTATTCTTGTCATTGAGGACAATTACTCGCATACCAGAGCTCAGAGAAATTCCACCAAACGCAGCTGGATCAGCATTTGGTAACCCAATCGCATTATTTTCTAGATCACTATATACGGAAATTGATACCGATGCGTCAGCTGGTGGCCTCTGGTCAAAAGTAATAGTGGTCTGGCCTGACACATAGGAAAATGGTCTTGGCTCACCATCGACTTCAGCAACAATTAGATCTGAAGTTAGAACTGATATGTCATAGAAAGCCTGAAGAGAAGCATTTCCGGTATTGTCATATCCCGGAAGGTCAAATGTCGTATCATTTCCAGAGCTGTTATATGATACAGTAGGTCCCTTGATAATGATGGCATTATTGACAATCTCAGGTCCATCTGAGGGAAGCCATACATACTGTCGGAAGTTGACAATTTTGTCCAAATCAATAGGAGGACACCAGGTATAAAAATCCTGTGAGAACAATCTATGGTGATTGTTCACCAGAGCACCTTGGAAGCGCAACTGATTGATTAGATCAGGGTAGGGAAGAAGATCAGTTAGTTCGCCTTCTGAATTCTTACTGACCATACTAGCTTCAAGCTGATAGAAGTTTCTATCGTCAGTTGATTCTTCAAGGTAATAGTCCTGATCTGGTTCATACCATAGTGGCTTTTGACCCACATAGCCGTTAATAGGCTTACCCTTGCCGGGATCAAACAAATGATCAACAGAAGATCCAAAGAACTTCTGTAGAGTCTCCGTCTGGTGAACGGCAGGAAGTTGTCTGATAACTCGACGCTTTTCATGTGAGTCTTGATCCAAGACAATTGGTGTGAAAGCAAACGGGTTATTACGAGTATTATTGGCCATTACCTAATCCTAAGGTTTGTCGGGGTATTCGCAGTGATAATATCTACATCACTTACTTGCGCGGTTGCGAAGAACAGCTCATCAGGAGCACATCTAATTTCACGCAGGTTACCAAAATAGCTATCATTCAAGACTGGGACAAGTTCCACACTCGAGATTGCCGTTGCTAACTGCCTGTGAATGTAGGCACCTAACTCGGAAAAGAAGAATGTCTCACCAAAGTCCCAGTTATTTACTTCGAAGAAATCTCGCACGGCTTCGATCACTCTGGATTTGATCTCACCATCAGACATTGAAGTTCCTGCCAACTTTACAATTTTGAACTTGCTTCTAAACTGAGGCTCTGCGCTTTGTCCAAAAAGAAGTTTGAACTTAACAGGACGCCAGACTATCTCATCAGAGAACATCTTGAATTCCTCTAGAGGATTGAATGTGGTTCTCAAATTCAACTCACTTGGTGCCTTTGGCATATCAGCCGGATTGGCACCAGCATTTCGCCAACTTATCATTGCGTCATTATATTCTCTGGTGAGAACAAAAATATCAACGATATTGGAAATAGCCGGATCAATACGATGACTACTTGGAGCAAAGTGATTCCATTGATAGACCAAATTGTTTACGCCTTCTCTTAGAGTAAATGAGCGTCCATCTACCAAATAGTCAGTAGGCTGTTCATTTAGACGAAGTGAGTTACCAACGATATCATCAACTCTAGGGATCAAATATCCAGGATTACCTTTATAGATATCCACTACATTTCCGTTATCTATTCTCTCCACATACCCATATTCACCTGGGAGGAGTTGAGTGATATCTGGTTCAAGTCGCTTGATAAGGCGCTGAACTGGATATCCATCTGTGTCAGTGGTATTCAAATGAACTATGGCCAATTGATTTAAACGACCCTGGTCATCTGTACTGATATTTTTCAAAGCCTGATATGTGAAAGGAACATCTGGGATACCATCAGATTGGCGATCGTTAAAGCGAACCTTCACTCTTGATGGCTCGTGGAAACCATCATCGTAAATGAATGGATCTTCAAGTTTCAAAATCAAATCTGAAGTCAATCTGTTTTGGCCGCCTTCATTGTTGGTCAAAACAACACCCTTGAAGTTATTTGGTGACTTCAAAAGATTGACAGTATCTGCACCTGCCCTTCCAGTGTTAGGGTCAATGCTTTTGTATTCACTAACAAAGAAGAACTTACAATCCCTCTCTGACTCAAAAACATAATTGAGACCTCTGTTAGTGATTCTCCAGAAATTGTTGTTAAATTCAACATGAATCAACCAGCTATTAGGTCCTGGTGATGCGGTTGATACGAATTCATAAGGATCATCCAGATCAGGATTGACTTCGCTGGAGGTCAATACATACCAGCCTTCGCCGGGTTCGTTATTAAACCCGAGAGCAAAAGTTCTATTCAGTTCTAAATTCTCTCGCACTTCACGACGTACATCTGATTTGGCGGTATAGTCGTTGGAAAAACGATTGAACGAAGGTAGATAGATATCCGTTCCAGTAGGAAGACTCTTATAAAGCCAGTTACTGTAGAAATCTCGAAGAGCAACACTTGCGGCAACATCAGCAATATATTTGGTGATCATTTCTTCAACGCTGGCAACTGTCTGAGACACTTCTTGAGATTCGTTTTTCTCCAGTAGATAGAACGCACCATCGTCAGCAAAAACTTTAGTATTCTGATAGTTACCGGTTGGGTCGTTCAAATCAATAAAACGACTTTGACCCGAGTAGACTCGGTTGACGGCTTTTAGACGTACTGCTAGATTTGTCTGGACTGGCAGTTCATTATAGTCAGAAGCACTAACCATGCGCCCCTGCGTTCCGTAAACACGAGCGGCCCTACGTCTAACATCGGCATTACTCTCACTATTGACTCCGTTGTTGACAGCCTCTTGAAGAGAGAAGGTCAAGGTCAGACGCTTTTGCGTATTGTTGCGAGCAAAAAACGGGACATTGATAGCTAGACCCTGCATATCTTCAGGGCGAATATTTAGATTCTGGTTTGCTGAGACACGATACCAGATTCGTAGGTTACCAACTGGTGAAAGACCAAATCGTCCGTCTCCAAATCTTAGAGCAATACGATCTTGCTCTTGTGTGACAACTTGGAAAATGTTCTGAACATCTACATCAATTGAATTGTAGGTGATATTCTCAGTTGTCAGCAGAACTTTTACAATATCATCACTTGGAACATGCCCAACCCTCGTCCACGAACCATCTGGGATTAGCGAACCAAAATCATCAACCGATTGGACCCAAACGTCAGTTTCATTGATACCAGTAGTATCAATGAAAATAGATCTGTTTTCTTGTGGCTCACTTATTGAAAAATCACTTTTCTGAAGCGTTCCTTGCTTGAAATACAAAAAGAATCCAGTGTTGGGAGAACTATTACCATTACCATCTGAACGGTAAATTAGATGGAATGGCCCGTTTGGATCAGGCTCTCTTTCAACGAAACCATATGATGTATTAAAATCTGCGTTACAGATATCAAAATTGTATGACTGGTTATTGACGGTGGCACTAAAGGGATAATTACCCGCGGTGGTAGGAACGTTGTCAACTCGATAGAGTTGAGTTTCAACGCCATCAATATTTTCCGTCTTCAAAGGAACACCAAACGGATTGGTTTCTATCAAAGAAGCATTGAGAACTATGACCCATTGTTCAAACCAATCCGGATTGTTTGGGTCGTCCCATCTAATAGCAATATTATTCAGGTTTCTACCAGTTGAGTTGTAGACATCAAAAGTAGAACGGATTTCGGTAAGTTTTACCAATCCTCGAGCTGGATAGTTTCTTTTAGCATTGTAGGATAGTGATCTAGCCAGTCGCAGAATAGACTCACGACGACGCGCGGCATCAAGAAAGTTTTCTCGAGCATTGATATCAGTTCTAAATGCCAAAGATTGGCCAAGATATGCCAGCAGATCAATTAAAGCCACAAATTCACTGGATTCAATCCAGTCATTGAAGTCTTCTGGGTAGTTACGACGGATATATTCCACCATCGCACTACGAATGGTGTTAAAGTCAAATGCGTTCAGATTTACCTCAGTGAACGCACGATAGGCAGCAAGCCAGTCGTTACCAGCGAATAGTTCACTCTGGCGGTTTGATTGTGACATTCTTAGTTCCTCTCAAGGGAGCGACGATCAAACTCCAAAGCAAATGTTCCAATTGAATCATAGGGAACATACTTGAGTTCAATGGCTATGGTTATACCATACGCAGATGTAGAAGCATTGACGTTTTGTAAAACAACTCTTGGATCACTTCTAACCACTCTTTTGACATCCGCCTCTACTGATGCCTTGATGGAGTCGGTAAATGGTTCAAAAAGCAAATCCCAGATTATAGTGCCATAGGTTGGCAGCATTACCCTTTCGCCCCTGCGAGTATAGAAATGGTTGAGAAGATCGCGTTTGATCAGTTCAATATCAGTTACGGACCAACCACGTTTGCCTTCCATTTCCTGAGTACTAAAGCCAACAAACAATCTGCGTTGCGTCATGCGATCCCTCCAATATATTGATATTTATCGGTGTATAAAATACGCAGTTTACGGAAAACCAATTCTTGACAATTGGATAAAAGGTGCTATAAAGTAGGAAATATGGAAAAGCCTACCAAAACAGGCGATCCTAAAGCAATAGCGGATCGCGAAAAATTCAATAGTGTTGAAAAGGTTTTGGTTTCTCCGTTGATTACGAAGAAGCCCAGAGCTGGAAGAAAAGACACTCCTGAACTCAAAAGCCCAGAGGAGAAGAACCCCAATTGGGTTATTACTCCTGAAGACCGTTTTGCTGAGCGCAAAGCGGCCAAAAAGGTCGAAAGCGATCCCAAACCTCAAGCCTAAGAATCGCATAAAGCGAACAGGAAGCGAGCAAATGGGCGGTAAACAAGAAATCTACTGTATGACCGATATTGAGGCTGACGGAAAATGTCCAGGCCTCTCCAGTATGCTCAGTTTTGCTACTGCGGCGTTTGATGTAGAAAAGAATCTAGTTGGAACATTTGAAGCCAATTTAGAACTTATGGAAGGGGCCAGTCCCACTCCTGATACCATGGCTTTTTGGAATGAAAGCGAAGCCAATAGAAAAGCCTATGCGGCAACAAGAGTCAATACACAAGATCCTTCAACTGCTATGAAGGAATATGCTGATTGGCTCAAAACCCTACCGGGGCAACCAATTTTTGTAGGTTACCCAGCAGTCTACGATTTCAAGTGGATTGACTACTATTGTGTAAAATATCTGGGCAATAACCCATTTAGCTTTAGTAGAGCGGTTGATGTCAAGAGTTACGCATGGGCAGTATTGGGTAGACATTTCCAAAGCTGTAGCAAACGCACGATGCCAAAACATTGGTTTGATGATTTGCCACATACCCATGTGGCAATTGATGATGCCATAGAGCAAGGCGCAATGTTTATCAACATGATGCGCGAAACCCGTGGTTTAAGTCCCATCAAGGGAATTCCAAACAGGTTGTAAAAATGGGGGCAGAAGCCCCCATTTTTATTAGTTTCTTCCTGCGGTTAATCTAGCACCTTTACGAATATTTCGTAATTTGGTGTTTGGATTTATAGCAGTCCCATTCTTACGAATTTCAAAGTGAAGATGTGGTCCAGAGCCCACCCCAGTGTTACCTGATTTGGCAATAACCTGTCCCTGTTTTACTTTTGTTCCTACTCGAACATTGAAGCTAGTCAAATGAGCATATCGGGTTTCATAACCATTGTCATGTTTGATACAAAGTAGGTTACCATATCCACCTGCTCGTCCAGCCCTTGTTACCGTTCCATCACGCATAGCAACCACACTAGTTCCTCTTGGAATTCCAAGATCAACACCCTTGTGAACCCTACTTGCTCCTCGGATACCAGTGTTCCTAGGACCAAACAGTGATGTTATTGGTCCAGATGCTGGTGCTACAAAGGTTGCGTTATCTGTTGGGATGATTTCCTCTTCACCTGGCTGTATGTCGTCTGGATTATCCACTGGATTGCCGTTGCCATCTACTTGGTTTCTAGAACTCACGCTGAGATCAACCCTACGACGAACCGAACCAGAACCACTGTTGGGATGACCAGACCATGGCTCGTGTGTAGGCATTCTACTCACGATTGTTTTTGTAGAAATTTCTTCATAATTGGTTTCTACGTTGAGTTCACGGTCTTCTAGTTCTTCTGGCTTGGGACCTGAACCTTCCTTTGCTGAAGCTGCTCTTGGGCCACTACCACTGTTCTGCTGGATCTGAGAGCCTCTGAGAAACAGAGTTCCCCCTGCGCTTACTCCCATGGCGCCGCCAGAATTCAAAGCAGCGGTTCCGCCCGCCCTCGCGTTCCAATTACCGCCCGCACTTGTGTTGACATTGGCGTTGCTCAACAGATTTAGATCACTATTAGCACTGATATTTGCTGTTGAAGCACTCAAAATATCAACACTCTTAGCCTGCATCGTGGCCCCACCACCAGCATACGCATTCCAGGTGCGTTTGGCGTATTGATTGATTGAGCCGTCAGCATGTAGGTTGATATCCTGTTGTGATCGCAAGCTGATAGAATTGGCCGAATATCCATCAATACCATCATCGCTGATTTCAAACCAACTGTTACCATTTGCGCTGATAATGTAAACATATCCCGCGGTATCATTGATCAGGATCTGAGCGCCTGAAGCCGTCCTAAAGCGAATATAAGAATTCTCATCAGCATCATCAAATACCATCTGAGAACCTTTGGGACTCTTAAAGCCATATACTTTGCTCACAGGAGCCCTACGAGCTCCGGCATCACTAGGACCGCGCTGTGGGTCGGTGTAGAGACCCTGGTTTCTTAGACCCTCGTGTAGGGGCTCAAAGCGAGCCCTAGTGTGATTGTCAGAATCAGTGACTCCTGGATCCCAGCGATTGTATTCGGCCACTGGTGGGTCCTGTCCCTCAACACCCTCTTGATAGGAAGTAGCACTAGGAATACCAGGAACCATGTGGTTCATAAACGGTTGATAGAGCCCACCAATATAGATGCCTCGGTTGGGGTCTCCGTTGATGAACATTACAATAACTTCATTATCGACATCAGGAGGAACCGACCACCACCCATATGATTGCTGAGTATCAGCAAGCGTTCTACCTTCCTTGACGTTGTCTTTTACCGGAGTAGCACCTGCCATTGGGGAACAATACTGAACAGTCACCCACTGGCTTTCATCGTCAGGTGATGTGGAAAACTCAGGAATCCAAACTCGGAGACGTCCGTTCTTGAAAGCATCTTCGTTGTTTTTGACAAACCCGAGATAGACTTGATTGAACAGCCCAACTCTAGCATTGGCTTCTTGATTCAGATATCCCGGAGGAGTTCGAAATGATCTACGGAATCCTTGGTTAGCCATTTTGAACTCCTTATAAGATTTTCAGGAAAGTATGTTTGCCAATTTTCTTGGTAACTTTGCTTCTGCGGTACCAAGGGGGCAACCCACCGTCGGAACGACCCTGTCTAGTAGTTACCTCATTGAGGTAGTGGTCAGCCCCACCAGTCACGTCACTGGCGCGGCCGGACAATAGTTCACCAGCAATTCGGTCGGCTCGGCGATATACATCGGTGTCCTTACGAGCATTATAGAGGGTTTCCGGTCGTTGGCCGTTCCATACGGAGAATTGCTTAGGGCTCATAATAACCTCACTGACCGTATTGCCGGTAAAGTTCTTTCTAGCACGGTTGACGATTACGTTTCCAACCGCCAACATTCCTTGATCGCCCTCACCACCGGCTTCACCCACTAAGGTAATCGCCAACAATTCTCGCTCGCTTAGAGTAGTTCTAGATGGTAGTCTAGAACCAGAACCTCGGCCACCGTTCGCAATAGCGGTTGATTCATTTGCCCTAGGATTTGAAATCAAAGGAACATCAGAATCTGTAATATTAGTATTGTCATCTACGATGACTTCTCTACCTTCAATGATATTTTCATAAGTCCAACCTTGAATCCTCTGGGCATTCAAAGTTTGAGAAAAATATCCATTATTGAAGCGATTAACGACTTGGGTTACCGCATAGAAGCCAGTAAAGATATTACTATTGCCGCCACCTTTGGGTTTTTGATCCTCACCTGGACCACTGCTGCCTCCCTTTTTATCATCGGCAGCGACACTTACTGTTCCGGTAGACTGATCATAACCTTGCGGTAATTTAAAACGGAAAACAAACATATGCTCGCCGTTATTGAAATTAGGAACATCCGCGGTTGACGGATCGGAATATTCCTGACCAGTTGAACCAGGGCCCAGCCAATACGGGTCACCCCTGATATCCAACTCCAAGCTTTGAAGGTTTCCGTCAAAGCTTCCATAGAGCTGGTTCAAAAGAGCGCCGTAAACTCCTTTGTTGGAATTGTTATCAGTGGAAGTTCCCGTATATACACTAGCACTTGGTGAATCAGGGTCTTGAACAATAGTGATCGGGAGATAACTTAAATCATCAGATCCAGATCCACCAAACCCAGAACGGGCACTTCCATCCGCCTCGCTTTGCGCATTGTCATAGACATCGTCCTCGCCATCTATAATTCTTCCAGTTATAGGATTGGCGCGGCGTCGTTTTTCTGACTTCTCATTTTCAATACGATTCAATTCATCGACTTCAAAGCCCGTCACGGTTCTCAACTGACGATTCTCTTCATCAAGCCTACGACGTCTAGCTTCCAATTCCTCGCGGCGACGTGTCTGTTCAGGACTTACCGATGAACCTGCTTCCTCAATATCCCTATCAAGATTGAAAATCTCAAGACGAGTAGCTTCCAGTTCCTGGCTGTTGGCATTCAATTTTAGCGAATGATCTTGTGCTGATTGGGCAATATCAACCCTAGCAGTTGTTCCAGTATTTGTATTCCATCCTTGGATTACAGGAATGCTGACAGCCCATCTAAAGTTCACGTTGATATCAAATTTCTCTACTTCAGTATTCATACCAGTAAAAATGTAATCATACTGCTTTCTCATCAAAACCTGATCTACCGCGTGCTTGGCCTTTAGTCGGTTCAATACCTTTTCTTTATCAAAAGACATTGCTCTTCCCATAGACGTCAACAAGCGTAGGCTCTGATAGGGCTTCACAATAAAGGTTATCTTCTTACAATAGTCACCAATAATTGCGTTATAGGCAAGATACTCTACTTTAGTATCAATTCGGTGCATGAGAGAAGCCGGATCTCTTACATCAGTTTCCAAGTCGGGTCCATCGACCTTTGGTTTTTCACGGCTGATGCGTGCCGCTTGAATCGCGGTATCAGTTCGTGCCATCAACATATCAACCACCGCAGGGATATCAGTCCCAGGACTGAAATGAGTATCCTGAGTACCAAAGTTTTCGGAGGTTCTGGTGTTACTATCTTGTGGAGAGTCAGAAACAATTCTATGATCGAAAGGACGACTCACTCCTATCTTGGTATCGTAGGGATATTCCCTGTCCTCAATCGCAAACTCCAAGACTGGTGGATTAGTATCACCATACTTGGTTTTAACGTTCTCGTTCATACTGGTTATGATGTTTTTGAGAACTTCACCAACGGTTGTTCCGCTAGTGTTAACCAGTGAAGGAAGCATACAATATTGATTATTCAGCGCAACTTCAGCCATGGGCATTGCGGTCACGGTATGAACAGATCCATTCTCACTGATGTTGCTCTGAACATCAATTAGAACCATCTTCCATTTCCAACCTTTGCCCACTTCTACTTTGACACCATTTTCATCGTATCCATGAAGCTTTAATCTCAGAAACCAAGGTGCCTTTAGGTAATTGCGAATATTCATTCGCACAGCCGCATTGAACAACAGATCGGGAAACTGAGCACCAAACGGCTCATAGATCTTCATAGTGATACTGGTCGCAGTAGCATTACGAGTTCTAATGTTGGGACCAACAAAGCTATCAATCTCGACACTTTGTAGATTCATTCCTGTCAAGCCAGTTTCAGCTATAACGAACTCCTTTCCAGTTCCCTGCTCTGCTTCTACATCAGTATCAAGATAAAAGGAGAAGTGATAAGTTGGCTGAAACAAATCCCCCATTGGGTTGGGCTCAGGAACAAAGTTCAGGTGCTTTAAAAATCCACCAGGTGTACCACCATTTTCAATATCTGCTTTGTCTAGAGACTGACCATTGAACCCAGAATTAGGGGGAGTAGAACCATTTGAACTTGATTGGCCCTCAGTGCTATTCTGCGATTGATTAGTTCTGGTTTCAGAATTTAAAAGTTGTCTAGCTCTTGTCATTAGATTCCCAATGTATTTGAGATACGAGTGGCTGTTGGAACAAAGATCACAAGACCTGCTTTGAAGTCATAAATGGGATCCTTTATGGAATCAGGATTCAAAACCATAAATATCCACCATAGATTTGGAGTCCCATACAGATCGTAAGAAAGCAAATCTGGTCTGTTTTCATATTTGGTTTCTAGTATCTTGCGTATATCGGTTCCATCACGATTGATGATTCGTGGCTCATAGTTACTCAAATACCAGGTTGTTTGAGGAGTATCAGCGTATGGGCTTGATCTTTGATATTCAACTTTGCTCATTTAGATCCATCCATTTCCATTACGCATCAATTCTCCACTGGCAAATTCTTTGAAATTGAATTCATCTCGTTGCTGCTTGGGAGTATTTTGTACTACGCAAGTTATTGTAAAAGTTGTAAGAGTCGGAACCCATGCTATCCCACCAGCGTGCTCTACTTCTATATAGTCCACGTTGTTTGGCAGATCCATTTTGAATTCCTGAATGATGACCGATAGATTATCAAACATATACTCACCATACCCATTTAGGTTCAAAACTGGTGGGGGAAGACCGGCTGTGCCTTCTTCAGCTTCTTGAGCACCAAAATGCATCTTAGTTACCGTTCTAAAGAAGTGTATCGCCGCTAGAGTATATTTGGCTTCGGCCAAGTTCTGGGCACTGAATTGCCCCTGTATGGTGATCTGCACTGCTGGGGTATGGGTATAGGTATAATAGCTAGTATTCGCATGTGTAGGAGCCATAGACGAGTATTCAGCGCGGTGACTGAAATCTATCGTTGGAGTATAGGGGAAAAATACCCCATCTGTTTCTCGCAACATATAGAGAATGGATTCTTCGTCACCAAAGATTTCTTCTCGTTGGCCTTCCTTTGGAGAGATTCGAATTCTACTATCTCTGGGGCGACCAATAACTACAATCTCGTCTTCTACCGGGGCAGCGTCAACTTGGGGGACAATACCTTCAAGATCTCCTATGATGGTTGGAGAGGTTACGATGTCGCCGGGTAGAACTTCGATTGGTTGATCTTGTCTTGACAATTCAGAAGAGACAACTTCTTCAAGATTGTTTCTTGCCAGTTCCCACTGGTATTGTGCCATCATAGCATTTTGTTTTTGGGCCGCGTATTCAGGGCTAGAAGTATCCTTTACGGACCAAAACTGGCTGAGGATATTCATCTGGCGGGTATACTCTTTATCCGCCGCTTCCAATTGGGTTCTGCTGATCTTGGTTCTGCGAGTGTTGGGAAGAATTGTAGTGGTGCTCAATAGAGCAGCGTTACCTAGTCCACCGGCCGTACCATTGCCTAGAGCACCATAAGCAAAGTCACCGGCACTGATAGCCTTAGCGTTTACGCTTTGTCCGCTACCGCTGGATACTAGCCCAGTTGATGTATTACTCTTATTGGGTTCTGACACAAGGACACCTCACGAATCATATCTGCTATCTCCGCAAGTTCCTGTGGGCTAAGGTCTGAGGGCATATGGTGAGCGAACTCTTCCATGTTACCCTCAAGGGCTGCTTTGCGTGCGGCAGTGGCGCTTACACCATCTGCTTCACCTGCACTACGGTCCACCTCAAGCACTTCACAATCTAGTTGTTCACTAGCAAGAAGCTTGCGGTATTTGGCAGCACGGTCAGATCCCGCAACCCATACCTTTGGTTCAAGGTATTGTAGGTCTAACACTTCCAGGGCTTCGTAGGCTGATCCAACGACATCAACAGTGACCCCTGGAAAGAGCCTGCGGGCAATCGCAACACGTTGTTCACCAGTTAAAGGATTTTTGCTTTTGTCCTGACCTGATTTCTCTCCATCTACGATGTAGAGCATTGCTCGGGCTCCAAGACGCTCAGCAGCTTCCTTGACCTGTTGAACCATCACATCATGACCCCTAGTAGGCGGATTCAAACGCCCAACTCCAAAGACCACTTTGTTACTGCCTCTATTCATATTTACCGACCTATAAACCTGAGTTTTAATAAACCTGTCTTCTCTCTATAGACACCATAATAAGATGTCATTATTCTTTTATTTCAATCAGTCAAGGGTATGGCGAGTGTATAATTTATAGATTTCTGGTGTCTATTAGTCTATAAAAAGAATACAAGCGATGCGCTGGCAATGACCCAGAGACTGCTTTTTACATTAACCGCCAATAATAAAAACATAAGGAGCGGCGCCACATATGGCTATTACACCCAAGGTCAATTATCTAACCAACAAAGAACTCCTGAGCGAGATTCACAAGTCCAAGAATACCTTTTCCTATTTTGTAGATCCCAAGTATTCATCCTATGACTGTATCGTAGGATCGCTTGATGAAATCAATCTAGAGCTCATCCAGTCGGTTCGTGAGAGCAAGGCCAAGAAGATGATGCAGGCTGAAAAGCTAATCCAAAAGGAAAAAGGTCTTAAAAATCATCAGATCAAAATTGAAGAAATTGACCCACTGTCGATTCCAGTTGATAGTATTGTGTGGAGAGTAATGACACATGAGCACATTCCTCTGGAAGACGGTCGTGTAAAGAATCCTAAAAGTGTGGCAGATAACCATGTTCGTTTGAACTTTCCACCTTTCAAACACTACATCATAACCGAAGATGAGGGTGCCAAGGAAGTTGGTAGATCTCATTGGAAGGATGCCTTGGAAAACGGTGAATTCTGCCAAACACATGGTAAGATTACAAATCGTTTGGCCAATATGTTTATGAAACTGGTTGAAAGATATTCGCAGCGCGGAAACTGGCGTGGCTACACCTATGTTGATGAAATGAGGAGTCAGGCATTGCTTCAGCTAAGTCTAGTTGGCCTTCAGTTCAACGAAGCTCGCTCAGACAACCCTTTTGCCTACTATACCGTGACAGTTAGCAACGCATTTACTCGCGTTCTAAATCTAGAAAAGCGTAATCAGAATATCAGGGACGATATGTTGGTTATGCACGGTGTAACTCCATCGATGACTAGACAGGTAGATAACTCCCTGAGTCAGAGGGCTATCGCCAACGGGGAAGCACCAGAGGCCAAGAAGCTTGTCCGCAAGACTTCACCAAACAACGTGAAAATTGAAAAGGTTGTCTTGACTCCCGAAGAAGAGGAAGCCCGCAAAGCTCGTGTCGCCGCTTATCTAGCGAAGAACCAGATGCCAGACCAATAATGACTTCTAGGGGTCAAGGGTCTTAATACTGGAACAAATAAGATAGCGAGGTTTCCATGAGCGAAAAGCTCTTCAAGCGAGCAGCAGTTTTTACAGATATCCATTTCGGTAAAAAGAACAATGACCGACAGCACAACCAGGATTGTGAAAATTTTGTAAAATGGTTTATTGAACAAGCCAAATCAAGGGATGTTGACACCATCATCTTCACAGGTGATTGGCATGACAATCGGCACGCAATCCATGTCTCAACGCTGAACTATTCACTTTCCAATATGGAAAGGTTAGCAGATGCCTTTGAGCACTTTTACTTTATTCCTGGTAACCATGATCTCTATTACAAAGAGAAGCGTGAAATCAGCAGCGTGGCTATTGGTAGAAATCTCAAGAACGTCACGATTATCAATGACTTTCTAACAGTTGGAGGAGTTACATTCTGTCCCTGGTTAGTGGGTGACGATAGCAAAAAGGTAAGCAAACTGGCCAAAAAGTCAGACTATATGTTTGGTCATTTTGAGTTGCCACATTTTATGATGAACGCCATGGTTGAAATGCCAGACCATGGTGGGATCAATGCTTCAGCCTTTGATGACGTCAAATATTGGGCATTCTCGGGTCATTTCCATAAGAGACAAGCCAAGAACAAAATTTGTTATCTGGGCAATCCATTCCCGCACAACTTTGCTGATGCGTGGGATGATGAGCGTGGTATGATGTTCCTGGAATGGGGGCAGGAACCCGAGTTCATAGCATGGCCTGATGCTCCAAAGTATCGAACTCTGAAGCTGACTGAGATCCTGGAATCACCAACTAGCTTTATTGATGACAAAACCTATGCTCGTATCACCTGTGATATTCCGGTCAATCATGATGAGGCGCAGTTTATAAAGGACACATTTGCTGCTCAATTCAGTCCTCGCAAAATTGATATCATGCCCGGAACCAAGGAAAATGAAGAGCAATCTTTTGGTGAGGACGTTATCTTCCAATCGGTTGATCAGATTGTCATCGAAGGCCTCAAGGGTATTGATAGCCTGACCGTAGACAAGAATCTACTGATTGAAATTTACCGAGGTCTTTCATGATTTTGGAACCGTGGCAGATTGATTTCATTTCGGCTAGTAAACCAGACAGCTCTAGAAAATTTGAGTTCGTATATGAGTTTGTAAAAAAGAATCAAATCATGAGCTCAGCAGATTTTCAAAATACCGCCAACGCAGTAACTGACATTCTAGATCATCAGAATGTAGAGTATGGTATCCTGATGCTCATGAATGGCTTCATGGTATTCACGGTAGACCCTTTGGAACTAGACGCCGTTCTGGTCAAACTGTCTACCGGTATAAATTTTGAAGGACAGGTGGGCAATGCCTCATCAGTTCTAGCACGGGTAAACCTCTATTTGGGTCGAAAGAACACAGAATGATAAAAATTCGAACCGTTACGATGAAGAACTTCCTCAGTGTAGGAAACACCACGCAGGCCGTGAATCTTGACGAGCACGGCTTGACACTGATTCTTGGTGAAAATGTAGATCTGGGGTCAGGTGGTAGCAGAAATGGTGTTGGTAAAACGACCTTGATACAAGCCATCTGCTATGCGATTTATGGTCTTCCTCTTACTGCGATTAAAAGAGATAACCTCGTCAACAAAACCAATCAAAAGCAGATGAGCGTAAGTCTGGATTTTGATATCGGTAACAAGAATTACCGTATTGAGCGCGGCCGCAAACCAAACTTTTTGCGCTTTTATGTAAACGATGGATTGGTGAATGCTGAAGGGACCGATGAAGCCCATGGCGAAAGCAAAGTAACTCAGGCTGAAATTGAAAAGACGATTGGGTGTTCCCATTTGCTATTCAAGCATATTGTCGCGCTTCACAGCAAGACCGTTCCATTCCTTGATATGAGCGCCAAAGATCAGCGTGATGTAATTGAAGAATTGCTAGGTATCACCCAGCTGTCAAGCAAAGCTGATCAGCTCAAAGAACTCGTCAAGCAGATCAAGGACGAGATCAAAGGAGAAGAAATCCGTATTAAGACTGTCAAAGATTCCAACGAAAAGATCCAAAAGACTATTAATGAGCTCAATTTCAAAAACAAAGTATGGGATAAGGAACATACCGCCAAGTTGCTTAAACTGGAAAAGGCGATAGACAATCTAAACGAGATTGATATTGAAGTTGAAATCAACAATCAGAGAACTCTAGTTGAATTCAATCGCCTTAGTCAGGAAGTTGCTCGCTTTGAACGCGATGCTTCTAGACTAGAAAGAGCCTTCAACTCAATTGATAGTAATATTGAGCGCATCGAAAGCCAGCTCAGCATGGCTAATGAAAACCTATGTCACACTTGTGGCCAGGAAGTTCACAGTGAAAAACATGCGGAAATTCTAGCAGATTTACAGGATCGCAAATCCAAACTTTTACAGGAACGAGAAGTTGCCGCAACTGATCTCTATGCTGCGGCGACGGATCTAGAAAAGGCAATAGGTGATCTCGAGGCTTTGGGAAGCGCGCCTGTTGTCAATTATGACAACATGGAACAAGCTCTAAATCATCGTCATACTCTGGACAAACTGATAAGCGATATCAACAGAGAAGTGGCGGTCGAGTCGCCATATCTTGATCAGATTGCCACTTTGAGCACTTCTGGTCTTCAAGATATCTCCTATGACTACCTCAACGAGTTGAGTCGACTTCAGGAACATCAGAACTTTCTGGTCAAGCTGCTTACAGACAAGAACTCCTTTATTCGCAAAAAGATTATTGATCAGAACCTAAGCTATCTGAACGTCCGTCTCAACAGTTATCTGGACAAGGTTCAGCTTCCTCACGAAGTAAGCTTCCAGAGCGATCTGTCTGTTGAGATCATGTTGCTTGGTAAGGAATATGACTTTGCGCAGCTGAGCAATGGTGAAGCCAACCGTTTGGTTCTTTCACTAGCGTGGTCGTTTAGAGATGTTTGGGAAACCATGAACAAGCCCCTGAACCTACTGATGATTGACGAACTCGTTGACTCTGGTATGGATCCGGCTGGTATGGATTTGGCTCTCGAGATTCTCAAGAAGATGACCCGCGACCGTGGTAAGAACGTTTTTCTAATTTCACATAATGACAGCTTGGTCAGTCGTGTGCCACGGATACTTCTGGTTCAAAAGGAAAACAACTTCACAACATTTGTAACAGATACGGAAGCCAATGACTAGAGTCCTCTATAGCGCCGAAGATGCCAGTGTAAATTTTGTCATCCCACACGATGACAAAGGAGCCTTTGAGGCTAGGTATGTACGGCGCCAAGAGGATTATTTTATAACCTATTTGAGCAGCCACACAGGTTGTAATAAAGCTTGTAGGTTTTGTCATTTGACTCAGACTCGCCAAACTATGATGACACCTGCTAGTGCTTGGGACTACGAAAACCAAGCCCTGCAGGTGTTTCGTCATTATCGTCAGTTTGATGATGCCCAGAGGGTCAATTTCAACTTCATGGCGCGTGGTGAGCCGTTATCTAACCCCACAGTGCTATCTAAGTGGGATGATGTTTGTAGGCCCTTACAGAGCCTCGCAGAGCAACACGCTCTGATAGCCAAATACAACATCAGCACAATTATGCCAGAAGAGGTTTCAGATCGTAGTCTTTATGACATCTTTGGTGACACTGGGGCACAGATCTATTATTCTCTCTATTCTATGAGAGACGACTTTCGAAAAAGATGGCTTCCTAAGTCAATGAACCCACATGATGCGTTATGGAAGCTTGTGGAATGGCAGCAAAAGACTGGTCAGCTTGTTACTCTTCATTGGTCTTTTATTGAGGACCAAAATGATAGTCTTGAAGTCTTGGAAGAAATCATTATGGCTATCTTGGTTCGCAGTCTAGATGTAAAGTTCAATTTGGTTCGCTATAATCCCTATAGCCCAGCTCAAGGTAATGAACCCAGTGAAGAGATCATACAGCGAAACTTTGATATTCTTGCTGAGGCGTTTGGTAATGAGAGTAGTAGGATTGTTCCAAGAGTCGGCTTTGATGTCAAGGCTAGTTGTGGAATGTTTGTAGATGATCCACATCAACATTGAAGTAGCACCACATGCTGATGGCAGACAAGGTGTATCATACGATATCTGGGAGAGAATACAAATAACCCCAGATTGCCATAAGTGGTTGTTGGATAACTTGAATGAAAAGGAATGGTCTTGGACAGCGAATCCAGACGCGTTTTCAACAATCTTTTCTTTTAAGAACATAAGTGATGCGTTGAGGTTCAAACTCACATGGCTGTAATCAAGAGCATTATACTTCCTCTACAGTCTGCTAGTGTCTGGTCTAAAACTCAGTCCAGATGCTATATGAGTAATGAGATAAAAAGTTGCCTTGAGAGTATAGCTGGACCCGGTGATACCATGATATGGTGGACTGAAGACGAAGCTATCGCGGCAATAACCCAATTTCATTACAATTGGGCATGGATTCCATACGGCGATATAGACCCATATCTTGAACCTCATTTTACAAATAGACAAACACATATGAAGATCTTCTTTAAAAACCCTGATCACGCTTTAATGTTCAAATTAGTTTGGACCTAATTGGTTGACTCTATAGCTGTCTGTGTTATGCCATTTCCCGATGGTTAAATATGGAGTAAGCAATGAGCAGCAACAAGCTTGAGATTCGCAAGGTCAACCGCTATGATGCGGACTGGGACCCCTCGACGATTTTCACTGGTTTCAAAATCCGGGCTGTTCTCGCCAAAACAAATGATGTGATCACTGCTATTTCGCAAAAAAGTCGGCTGGAAAAGCGACTACGGCGAGAAGTCGGAGAAGAGGATGTTGATTGGAAACTCCAGAATCATCCAGCCACAAACGAAGTTGAGCTGTATCTACAGAACTCTGGAACTTTGTTGATGTGGAAACTTCAGGATCATGAAGCATTCAAAACGCTGTTCGACCGGGTAGAGCAGCATACGGACGATCCTGATGAGATTTCAAAAGACGACGAGTAAATTTTTCAATAAGTGGCGTTACCAAGCACAGTTTATCCACAAAGACAAAGCCAAACAAGTCGATGACTGGTTCGCTGGTAGATTTGTTGGTGAATATGAAATCATAGGGGACTCGTTTTATACAAACGAGCTCCAAGACGTCTTTGTGGTCAGGATTCAGTTTGACCATCACCTAAAGGTGATTCGTGAGGCTGAACCAGTTTTACCTTGTAAATCTTAAAAAGCCTATCACCATGAACTAGCTTGAGCATGGCTAGATCCATTGGCTCAGTCAGATATAGATGAGTATATACCCTACGGCCTTTGTAATTGTATTCATGAACCAATTTAAAAGATCCGTTGACGGTGGTTCTCAGAAATCCACGCATTTGCTCAACCATTGATGCGTTGCTAGAGCAACGCCATATGCGACGGGATTCTCTTTTCAAGAGAACGATGAATTTGAACTTTCCATATGGAAGGTGCTTGCGTTCAAGCTGCTTGAGGCTCAGTTTACTCATTGTTACTCCATAAAGAAAGCCGGAAAACTATCCCGGCTTTCTTTATGCTATAAATGGTGACCAAAGGTCAATTTTCAGCGCCACCTAATTTTCTCACTGCCAACTTGTTTTGGGTGAAAAATGGGACGTGACTGACAATGATATAATCACAGGCATTTTCAGATCCAAAGCCTTTTCGATACGTAACATAAGACAAGCCAGTCATATCAAAATTAGCCAGATTCTCTGATTTGAAAGCGACCCAACTTCCCCTGCGGGTGATCTTAAAAATGGTCATAGAGAAATCACCAGGATCTGCTGGTTCCTCAGTTTGATCAATCCAGGTGTCAAGTTGCTTACAGCATCCGTCAAGAATCTGATGGAACGCAATATCACCATAGTTCTTGGCTTCGATATTCAATTTTGGTAGATCATCCGGTGGGATGATATCCCCTTTGGCAGCTCGCGCCTGTCCCTCAGATAATTGATCTTTTCTGTATACGTTCTTACCACCGATGTATGCTCCTGAGTTTGGGACTCGCTGAAAGTTACCTCCCAGGGTTTCTCCAAAGAACTTACAAATTTCGTTTTCCCAGGCGTTACCTTTGGATTTTTGTCGGCTAGTCATGAAGTATCCTTTTTCCAATTATGTAGGTATTTATTAACACCAGAATATAGACAAGGTAACCCTGATTGCCGCATGTTGATATCAGAAAGGAGTTGAATGTGAACGCTAAATTTCGTGATTTGAGAATTATGATTAATCTAGCTTTTGCTGACAAGACTTGCTTCAAAGGGTTCATAAAAGAGGAACTCTACTATCACAATCATTTAGTATCTGGGCTGAGTTCCAAAGTTCGAACCAATCCTACTGTTTTGCTTTCTCTTCATAAGGATTGGACAAGACTTTGGGAAACTTTGGCTGAGTATGGAACGTCCATTACTCCATTTTTAAACGCATCTGAAGATATCTCTCTACCTGAACATTTGGAACCACACCGGAGGATGTTGCTAGGTAGAAACGTTCTGGGCCAGCGGTTTCTGAATGAGAGTATTTTATACACTCTTAACCTGGCTGCTAAAGAGACCAGGATTGACCCTCAGATTAGAAAGAGCATGGCGAGAGTATTCTTGGATTTCTATAGAATCCAGGCCTCCAAGTTCATGAAAAAAGACAAACTTTCTAAGCCAATCAACCTATTGGGAGAGTGTGATTTAAATCACCGAAGCTGTCTCCAGATGCCCAGAATGGCACTATCGAGAATTGAGTATCTCAGTGATCTAGATCAAACCCATATCTATACACCATATAGTAAAACACCGGTAAAAGTTGATGGATATGATCTAGCGTCTGATCGTCGCTGGAATATGGCTATACTCCATTATCAATCCAATGAAGAAAAAGAATCCTGGTTTGTTGACATAAAGCATAGCCAGGTACCATACTATCTAGAGTATACGAATGCTCCTATGATCAAAACATCTATTATGATGAATACGAATAGGAGATGTTTTGAATGAGAGACCAACATTCTCCTCAGATCGATTATCAGATGTAGCTGAATCGAGGCCGTAGAAACGGTCTGATCTGTGTACTAAATATCCCACAAGAGGATAGTTACAGATTCTACTTTATAGCTCTTGAACACAAAACAAAAACAAAGAGCCCCGGAGGAACTAGAAGTTCCAACCGGGGCCCATACACTAAGAACGGTCACCTGGGACTACCACGACACCTTGTAATTTATTATTGAGCTAAAAACACACCCAATAACATACCCGTCCTTTACATACTTATTTATCAGTTTTTGGAAGCTGAAGTGTGAGAAAGATAAGGCAGTGGAGGCGCAGATCATGCCCTCGAACCCCCGGAGAGCGCTGTATTGGGCGGCGACCATGGGCTGGGAAAGTGGCTACGTGCTAAACCCCAGAGGAACTTCAACGGATCTAGAATGGATCTGGAGATGGCTTCGGCAACGTCCTGGAAATCTAGGCAGGTCCCTCGCTCTCCAAAGAGTGGGACGCCCTAGTCAAAGACTAGACTCGTTTTGAAAAGAAACGAGCAAGTCTCCGGAGCCGCTGGCGTGAGCAATGGAGATGTTGAGTGGTAGCGTAACGAACTACCGACCGTCCTGTGTGGAAAGGTACTCCAGCTGGAGACCGATTACACAGAAGCGGCAGTGAGCACTGAAAAGGTGCAGGATATAATGGCAGACCTAGGATCCTCTGAACTGTCCACGCCAGTCATATTGTGTGAATCCCTAAAATTGTAGATTTCATTCATTTTTTGAACTTCTCCCGGAGACGGGGGAAGTCAGTGTGACTGAATGAATTGATCGATTATCCATTAAGGTTAAGAGGCCTTGCTAGCTTCGCAACGCAAGTCCTACTTCACTTTCTGGCATGCCAGAAAGCTCAGTTACTTGTTATCAATTAATTCGTCCTGAGTAATTGATATGTCGTTAAAGTTCTGGCAATTGGTGATGTTGATTGATGATAAATCTAGTTTTTCAGAACAGCATTGAACAATGTCCTCACTAAGGTGTTGAATTAGCGAATGAGCGTAAGCGAAGAAAGCTAAATGAAACACCTTAGTCCTCGAACGTAAGTTCGAGGTGAACGTTATGGGCTAATAGCCCAAAGAGGTTTGGAATATCTGCGACTGATTGACACCGAGGATTCAGATAAGCTAAATTGGTGAATGAACATATATTTTGATGGTGGTTGTTCCCCAAACCCAGGAAAGATGTCTAGCTGTATTGTTATATGCAGGGATGGGGAAAAGCCTCAAGCCCTTACGATGAAGGACCTGGGTCAGGGAACCAATAATATCGCTGAATGGTCAGCTTTGGTCTGGGCGGTTATTTGGGCCAAAGACAATGGCATCCAAAAGGCTGTCATTTTTGGTGACAGTCAATTGGTCATCAATCAAGCTTCTGGTCTTTGGAAGATCAATAACCAATTGCTTATCGACTTGTTCAAACAATTCAAGGAGGTCTCTCAGGGTCTTGATCTTGAGCTTTGTCATGTTCGTCGTGACTCCAATCTGGCCGGAATTTTTCTAGAGCATGGAACTCTTTAGTGCATCATGACCCCGGTCTTGTTTGTTCTCTCGATATTTTCTTCAATGAACTTCAGAGTGTTCTTTCTCTGACGATTCGTTAGCTTATAAGCTTGATCAAGAGGGCAACCACCTCTCATATAAAACGCAATCTGTATAAGCTGATTTTCTAAGGCTCTTGCGTCGTCTACATATTCCTGAAGAATCATTGGAACATCTTCAGGTGGAGTTCCCAAGAGCCTTAGGCGAAAAAATGGGCAGCATCGAACGTCATTTGAGTTGTCCATTCGTGCTTACATTCTTCATTTGAGCATTGAACGTCAATATCGCGATTGACTCCACTTTTGCTCAGATGGGCCAGCTTTTCATTGATCTTTTTGATTTTATTCTTGTCAGCGTTACGAATAAATTCCCTGATATGTTTTTGATCTGACACCATGATAGTCTTACCGGCATCAGCCTTATTGGGAATTTGAATGTGTCTTATACAATGACTCAAAAGATCCAGATTGAGTTCTGCGATTTTTTCAAATGACTCATTGAAGAGTTTGGCCTTCTCTTCATCATCAGCATCCATGCTCAATAGGTGTTGGAGAAGTTTGGCTTCTTCAAATGCTGCTAAGTCCAGCTTGGTCTTGCTTTCAAAATCATAGGGCTTCAAATACACTACCATGTCATCATCAATACGGACCAAGGTATCTTCATCTTTGACTAGGGTTATATCTGACAAGATTCCTCTGATGCTAGTTTCAAAAGAAGATTCAGTCTTACAATTAGGACAAGTAGTGGATATTTCCAACGTATCGCCATAACTGGCTAATTTGATAGCTAGTAGCAAGACGTCCATATCAGGAACGCTAATCTTTCGAGGAGCCTTGATGGCAGGAACACAACTTTTAAAGAGTCGCTCCAACGCATCACCATTTAGTAGAGCATCAGGGTTCTTTAGGATAATTTCATCAGCAGCAGTCATTGGTAGAACTGCCACTTCTCCGTTGATAGCCAGTTCAATTTCATTTTCATCAAAGAACTGACCTTGAGTTGGTAGCATCTGGTGGACGTCTGCCCCACGAAAATATGCTGCTAATGGATTGTCGGACATTTTTGTCTCCTCTGTCATATGTCTACTTATCGGTTGATTAACCGCACGGTTAATAGGTCACTAAATAATGATGTAAGATCGGGGAGACATATGGCTGATTTTGACCTTGAACAACTCAAGACGATCATTGAAAACCTTGGTGACCGCCTAGAGCGAACCAAAGGTGATCAGCTTTCCCGTGACGAGCTTTATCGTATCAGAATGATCCTCAACAAAATGAGTGGATCAATTGGTAAAGGTGATTCAACAACTCAGGATAGAAAAACTATCATAAGTGAGTTGGTCAAGGAAATGCGCAAAGGCGCTCCAAGGCCGGGTACTGGTCCTGTCCAATCTCCTACTACCAAACGAAATACCATAATCACTGAGGAAAAGACTCGTCGTCAAGGATCCACGGATGGTAATACCATTTTGGATCAAATCCTTAGAAAAGCAGGATCAGAGGCAAACGAATTTTCTGATGCTGTGGATACTGCCGGTAAGAATACCAAGACTTTTGGAGAGAGATTAGCGGCGGCTAATAGTTCTTTTGGGGCGGTCGCCTCATCAGCTTCTGCTTTTGTGGCAAAAAGCTTTTCTGTTGGTGCAGAACGAATTGACTTCTATAGACAGTTGATGGCAACTGGCGAAGGTTCGGTCATGTCAATGCAGGATATGGGACGCCAAGCGTCCGCCGCTGGCATGACTGTAAAACAGTTCGTTGAAGCAATGAGCAATGGAACGCAGGGTGCTCGTCAGCTTGGGGCTATCAAGTTTGGTGACGTGCGAAAGTCTCTGTTGGAGATGACTAGAGCATCTGGTTATATGGGAATGTTGCCAGACCAAATTACCGAAGTCACGTCCACATATGCTGAAATTTTGAGGCTTCAGGGTGCGGGTCAGAATCGCTCCAGTGAGCAAATGGCGGCGGGCATCTTAAACCTCGTAAAGACCAGTGAAACCACTGCTCATATCTTAGGTAAGACTAGGGAAGAAGCCCTTGAAGCCCAAAAGCTAGCAGCCGCAGATTATCAGTTTAATGCGGTAGCTGACTCCAAGGGCTTTGACGCTCAGGCTGCTAATGCTGTAAGGGATATTTTTAAAAACAACTTTGGTGACGTCGGCGTTCAAGCAATTACTGATCAGCTGACTTTTGGTCAAGTTGTCAACAAGCCAGCCGCTGAACTAGCGGCAGTCAATCCTGATTTACAAAAGGCGTTGGCTCTTGCTGAAGGTATGCTGAGAAATGGCGCATCTTCGGATCAAGTTCAGTTGGAAGTGGCAAGGGCTCTAAAGGAAAATGGAGCAAATCTAGCGAAGAATAAAGATCTCCAACTCCAATTTGCCCAACAAGCGCAGCTTGATAATAATCCACTCAGTGGCGCTTTAAAATCAGTTCTGCAGAATCGTTTTGTTTCCCAAAGCAACAATACGGATGGGGATTTCAACAGAGCATCAGATCAGAATCAAAACAATGAACAGAGAGCAGCGACAGGAGCTCTACAGCTTGCTGAATCATTCAATAAGGCAATGGTAACCATTGATTCTGGAGTCACCGCGGTATTCAATCCAATGGTTGATATGTTGGGTCCCAAGCTAAGAGATGATATCCTTCCTAGTATGGACGCTTTCAACGTAAAGCTACAAGAAGCAGCAATGAGCGCATCTCTTCAAACTAACACCATGGGTTCTATAGGTACCGCCGCCCTCGCAGTCGCAGGTGGTTTGGCTATTTTCTCTGGGGGTTTGACCGCCGCAGCTGGTTCATTGAAATTGTTCCGCGGTCTTAGTTCAGTTCTAGGGTCTGGGGGTAGAGGTGCTAGTGGTATTGGTCGAGCAGCAGGTGCGGCCGGAGGCGCTGGTAGGTTCGCCGGTTTAGCTAGAGTAGCAGCACCAGCTCTAGGTATTGCTGGCGGTGTTGCGGCCGGAATAGGCGGCATGTACCTTTCTGGTGAGCAAATCCAAAGTCGTAAGGGTGAAAGCTTTACTGGGACTGGTGCCAACGAAAAAGGATTCTTTGGATCACGTAGTTCAAGCTATCTGACTAGCATTTTAAGTGGAGCAGGAAGCGGCGCACTGGCCGGATCAGCTTTCGCCGGTGTAGGTGCCATTCCTGGAGCTGTCCTAGGCGGTCTCACCGGGCTTGGTGGTGCTATCTATAATGATTGGGATAACTTAACTGGTAGCAGTGATGCTTCTCAGAGCCCCAGAGCAGCCCGCGCAGGGTCAAGTGCTCCCATGTCTAGATCACGTAACGTTGCTGCTCCTGCTGACGCCACTGGGCAGCGTTCTAGAACTTCTCTTACGGTCGATCAGATGACAAACCGTATCATGGAAGCAAGCGAACGTTCAACTGGTCTTCTAAAACAAATCAAAGATAATAGTGATAGACATTTGGAAGCAGTTCGTGAGGAAATTGCGGTGATCCGCAATATGAGCGATAGAATGGATCGTCTGCTACAAGAAGGAAACAAGAATACAAAGTCTATAGCCGAGCATTCCTTCTAAGCTAAATATCTGGAGTTTATCCGCAAAGGCGCCAGATGTCCTATAAAAAGCATATGCAGGTTGTACCAATGAACCAGCGGTTGAAGAACCAGCTGGCTCGTTCTCGCGACTATGATCCAACCACCGGTGGGAGTAGCGCCAACTATGCTAGCATCTTACCAGAAGTTTATGAAGGTTCACCAATGCGTATTGACCGATATGGTCAATACGATGACATGGATAATGATTCAGAAGTAAATGCTGCTTTGGATACAATCGCAGATTTTTGTGTTCAAAAGGACACAAAAACTGATGAAGTCTTTGAAATCAACTATCGCAAAGAAGCAAGCGACACAGAAGTAGAGATTCTAAAAAACTGTTTGATGCAGTGGAGTAAGATCAACGATTTCAAGCGTAGAACTTGGAGAATGTTTCGCTCTACTCTAAAGTATGGTGATCAGTTCTTTATTCGTGATCCTGAAACTCTTCGTTGGTTTTGGGTTGATCCCACGAAAGTTGATAAAATTTTAGTCAATGAAGCCGAGGGCAAACAGCCCGAGGCGTATGTTTTCAGTGACCTTGATGTCAATTTAAACAGTTTTACGGCTACTGCCCCTGATGCCTATGGGCAGAACTTGACAGGTGGCTCAAGTCAAATGAGCGTTCAGCAACCCAGTAAGGATTTGAAGCGTTGGGGTCGTGGTCATCCCAATAACACTCGTTTTGACAGGGATTCAACCCAGACCGCTATTGAGGCAACCCATGTAGTTCATCTCAGTCTCAGCGAAGGACTTGATGCTAATTGGCCATTTGGAACGTCCATTCTTGAGAGTGTCTACAAAGTATGGCGTGAAAAAGGCCTGCTTGAAGAAGCTGTAATCATCTACCGAATTCAGCGCGCTCCCGAGCGTCGCGTCTTTTATGTGGACGTTGGTGGTATGCCTCTTCACAAGGTTGGTGGTTATCTTGAAAAGGTCAAAAACGAGATACATCAGCGCCGATATCCAAACCGAACCGGTGGTGGTGCGAGTATAGGTGATGCCACCTATAATCCAATGAGCATGATGGAAGATTTCTTCTTTGCTCAAAGTGCTGAGGGCCGCGGATCGCGCGTTGAGACATTACCAGCCGGTGAAAACCTAGGTCAGATTGATGACTTGCGATTTTGGTCTAACAAATTGCTTCGAGGTCTCCGTGTTCCTTCAAGTTATTTGCCAACTGGGCCAGATGATGGAATGCAGAGTTTTAACGATGGCCGTGTGGGAACTGCTTATATTCAAGAGTTTCGTTTTGCCCAATACTGTCAGCGTCTACAAAATCTCCTAGCGCCAGTATTTGATGATGAATTCAAACTTTTCGTTCGTCGACGCGGATACAATATAGATGCTAGTCTATATGAACTGAACTTTAATCCACCCGAGAACTTTGGTGTTTATGCTAAGTTGGAACGAGATGCCGCTGCTATCAGTGTGTATCAACCTCTGGCAGAAATGAAACATTTCTCCAAGAGATGGCTGATGCTCAATAAGTTGGGTATGTCAGAAGAAGAAATTAACGAAAATGAACGTATGTGGCGTGAAGAAAATCGAGACGCCACAAAGGGAACTGCTGCCGACGATAGTTTTGCTGGAGCGACCCCCGCCGGTCTAGATAGTATTGGAATCAGACCAAATGATGATCTGGATATGGGCGACGATCTAGAAGATGAAACTTTTGATGATAACGCTGATGATGGATCAGCGAGTCCAATAAGTGGTGATGAATCGTCTACTGACGACGGAGAGGACGTAGAATGAGATATCGTGAATTTTCAAAGATAACTGAAGATGCCCAAAGGGTTGAAACGGTCAGAGACCAAGAATCTAATTCACGCTATAGTCCTGAAGAAGATGAAATCAGTGGACCAGACATTGAGGCGACTAGAAAGCCAAAGCTTACTTTGAAGATGATCAATCGTCTTAAAAAGATCCGGTCCACTAAAAATCTTGAAATGACACGTAAGCAGGAACTGCTTGGTATCATGTATGGTCTGAACGGTGTCAATGCCGGAGAAGAATAAACACTATTCTTGAAATAATTTTCCTGAAATCTTTTTGATCTGGGTGAGTTCTCGCTCACCCAGTTTTTCCATTTGTGGTCTAAATTTGGCCTTGAATGCTTCTGCGGCTTCGCCGTCATGGTCTAACAGATCTATACCCTCATCTTTTAGACGATGGATGATCGCAACAGCAAATGTTGGTGATTTGGCCATGTCTCTTAACATTGCTACCATTACATTCTCGGCATCTTCCTCTCCTCGAGACAATGCCTTGACTTGGGCAACAATGGTCTTGATCTTTTCGCTCTGCATTCAAAAACTCCCTACACCTATTCTAGATTATTTGTTTCTAGATCAAGTGCTAGAAGCGGCTTGATTGATCGACTTGAAGGTTTTTGAGCCACTTTCTCCTTCTTCGTCCAAATGATTTTCGCTTACCATTTTGGGCTTTGCGGCTCTTTTGCCAGCTTTGGGTTTATCTGCGATTGGTTCCTTTGGCTCAACAACCGGTACAACGCATTCATAATTCCAAGCGTCTTTGATCATATCAAAAGTTTTCTTCTGATATTCCTCAGCAGGCAGAGACTTACGTCCAACATATGATCCAAAGAAATGTTCCAGTAGTTCAGCGAACTCACTGTCTTGAGTAAAAGGCCAATGCTTGATTTGAATTAGGTAACGAATTGTTGCCTGGCCTTGAATATCATCTCGATCCATTCCCCGAAGAATATTCAGAAATGAACGATCTGCGCAATCTTTGAAGGTTTCAACCCCTTCAATGAGCTTGGTATCAATCGGTGTCACGCTTTTCTCCTTTGATATCATATTAGCAGCCGAGGATCACCTGTCAAACATCAAAGGTGTTTGTCATTACGGTAAATACAAAAGAATATCAGAGCCTTGACTCTGATTCCTTTCGCGAAGGAGAAAAAATGAAAATCACTCTAATGGATATCATGGAATCGCTAAACAGCGATAACGTGGAAGATGCCCAGGCTGCTCTACATGAGTGGTTTGTTGAGCAAGGTAAAAAGGTTCACAATTCAATCACTAATCCTATCATGGAAAATTCCGAAGACGAGGTTTTCGACGTCTTGGATGAGATTGGCGGGATGATTGAAAGTGGTGAAACTTCAGGTGAGACCGAGTTTGAGCTAGATGGGGATCTTGCCCTAGCTTCTTGGGAGCAAGTCCCATACGAAGAAGGCGTGTTTGATGGTCATTCTGAGGTTATGACTCGACTTATGTCTGATATCGATCCAGACGCGGTTTACGACAGTGGAATTTGGCCTGATGAAGACAGGCAGATTTCTATTGCTTATGTGATCTTCACTCCGTCTGAAGACATGGATGAAGCTCGCGTTGATGAACTTTCTCGCGATACTCAGATGGCATATGCGAAAAAAGCTCGCAAGTTTCGTGATCAACCAAGTGCTGATCTTGAGAAAGTAGGTCGCAGAGTTGTTGGTCTGGACATGGTTGCCAACAAGGCTCGCAAGGAAAGAGCGGCTCTTCAATATGAAGAAAAAGATGCCAACGATGAGGAATTCGACCTTTATTCTCTAAACGGTTATCCAGATCTAGAAGTAGAGCAGGATGGTAACCCAACGGCCGGAGTAATGGTTGGTTACACTGGCATTGTCGAAGGATATTTCGTAAATCTTCTGTTTTCTGAAATGTACGATGATCTCACTCTAGAGGAAATTTTAAAGAAGCTTTCTGATAGTGACGAAATCGACGGCGATGATGATCTACCAACGTCGGAAATGCCAGATGAAATCAAAATACCTCTGGCAAAAGCAATGCTCGATCATATCGAAAAGAGTATAGAAGAAGAGCATTCGTATAGTGACGATGACGACGAAGAATTTGACGATGAAGATGAAGATGAAGATGAAGATGAGATCAAAGAGTCGTCCAAAGACAATTCATCTGACGAGGAACACTCTAGAGTGTTCGATAGAGAAAGCAACGCTGCTGAACGCGCACTGAGAAATGACACCAGGGCAAATACTGTTGAATCTCTTATTGCTGAGCTACAGGAAAGCTTTGCTGGTCTGGAAGCCGTTTCTGATAAGCTTCAGAATGTTGAAGGAGCGCAAGTTGGTGAAGAAGGCAAAGTGCCAGTGAACACCAAGTCGACCCTTCCTTCCAAGAAGGGTGACAAGCGAGTAGGCGGTGAAGCTGTTGAGATCAAGAGCAAGGACCACAAGGGTCATGCTCTTGAAAAGGCTCCAAAGGTCAAGGATGCTCCAGTCAAGCACCACATTCAGAATTCCAAGGACGATCCAAAGAAGGTCAAGACCGAAAAGTCGGCTCTTCTGAATAAGATGGATGGTTCGGTGAATACCCAATCGCCAATTAGTGGCAAGGGTGCGAAGGGTCTCAAAAAGTAAAGAGACAATAATGGTAGGGGATGAAAATCCCCTACCATACTAATCTGAACATCAAATACTCAAAAATCTAAGTTTTTGACCCTTTTCACTTAGCTGTGAAGCACTTTGGTTAAATACTTGGTGAACAGAGCCACGCGATGTTCAATGTAACAAGGAGAGCAACTATGAAGACAGTTGACCTGAATAAGGTGCTCGAAATGCTCGTCAATGAGGAGCAGAACGAGGCAGCTGGTCTCCTTCATGAGTGGTTTGTGGAGCGCAGCAAGCAGATCCACGAAGAGCTTATGAGTGAGGACAATTCGCTTTCCCAGGACATCGAAGATGACCAGGAAGCAATCGAGTCTGAAGAGTTTTACAGCGAAGCTGAAGGCGATGACGCCGAAGAAGAAGCTGAAGGCGAAGAGACTGATGCGGATCTAGAAGCTGACAGTGAAGAACTGCCAGCTGATATGGACGCAGACATGGTTGGTGGCGAAGAGCTTCCAGCTGAAGAAACAATTGCAGATACCATTGAGGATCTCGAAGCCGTTATGGCTCGCCTCAAGGCAGAATTTGCTGAAATCACCGGTACTGACGAAGAAGGTGAAGAAACACCAGTTGTCGAAAGTATGGATGATGACCAGTGGGATTATGAAGACCGCGTCAAGGGTGACTTTGATGAGTTCTACGCAAAAGCCCAGGCATCTAACGGTGTATTCATAGATAGTGATGAAAGTGATTACTATCACTTCGTTGTTGCTATTATCCCTTACAGTGAAGACATTCCTGATGTTGACGGTGATGAGGATGAGGATGAAGATGGCGATGACGAGGGTTACAACCCAGGCGTTGACGTTGTTCCTAACATCGAACAAATCGCAGCAAGTCTAGGAGTTGATAAAGGAGATGCTTGGGCACAGGCATACGCCAGTGATGGCAAGGCGTTAGCTCTTATCTCTTTTGAAAAGTCTGAAGACGAAATGGATGAATCAGTAGTAACTGAGTCGGAAGACGATTTTGCTGATCTCGAAGAGTCATGGACTCTAGAGCCTGTAAAGGATCCAAACCTCAACGGTGGTAAGGAAATTGGCGCTGACGGTGCGAAGGTTGCTGTTAACGACAAGAGCCCACTTCCAGAGCACGACGCAGATGCCCGCGTTGGTGGTAAGGCTGTGGAAATCCACAGCGATCATCACGAAGGTCATGAGCGTGAAGCGGCTCCAGAAGTCAAGGCACGTCCTCTACTGAAGAATCAGGTTAAGAAGGCAACTGATGGCCAGACAAAGGTCAGCAAAGAAGGCGATAAGTCGGCAAAGCTGAACTCCAAGGATGGTTTCGGTTCCGATTCGCCAAAGAGCCCAATTGGTCAGGCAACTGATCTACGCGGTTCCGACTTCAAGAGGAAGTAAGCAACATGGCATTGGTTCTCACCGAAAGAATGAACTTTGACGAAGCCAAGTGCGTCGTTGAAGAGGGCGCAAGTGGCGTAGATGGCAAGCCCAAGGACTTGTTTATGCGCGGTATTTTCGTCCAGGGCGGTACCAAGAACCATAACCAGAGAATCTATCCAGTTAGCGAAATTCGTATGGCTGTTGATAGTATCAATGACACCCTACGTAGAGGCGAGAGTGTTTTAGGTGAAGCTGATCACCCTGAGGAACTGAACATCAATATCGACCGTGTATCTCATATGATCACCGAGATGTATATGGACGGTCCAAATGGTATGGGTAAACTGAAAATCCTCCCAACTCCAATGGGCAACATCGTTCGCACCCTTCTTGAGAATGGTGTGAAGCTTGGTGTTAGTTCTCGTGGTTCCGGTAACGTGGACGATCACGGTAACGTTTCAGATTTTGAAATTGTTACTGTTGATATTGTGGCACGTCCATCGGCTCCAGAGGCTTACCCCAAGGCAGTCTACGAGGCGCTAAACATGCGTCGTCGTGGTGCGGTCATTGAAGATCTGGCACATGCCGTGAAGCATGATCCAAAGGCACAAGGGCACCTCGCAAAGGAGCTCTTGAACTGGATCCACAACCTCAAAGCCTAAGGAGAAGTTTCATGGATAATGGACTAAATTCACTCCTGGAGTCGGGTCTTCTAAATGAAGACACTAAAACCGCACTCGAGGAAGCCTGGAACGCAAAGCTTGACGAGGTCCGTTCTTCTATCCGTGAGGAAGTTGAAGAACAGGTCCGCGAAGAGTTTTCGGTTCGCTTTGAAGCAGACAAGGGAAACCTTGTTGAAGCAATGGACAACATGCTCACCGATGCTGTTAAGCAGTATGCGGCTGAGTCGGTTGCTGCGACCAAGGCACTAAATGAAGAGCGCGCTAATCTAACAGTGGCCATCAAGGAAGCTCGTGCGTCCTACAAGGCTAAGACTGCTGAGCATATTAAGATGCTTGAGCAGTTTGTTATGTCCCAGTTGGCTGAAGAGCTAAAGGGCATCGCAGAAGATCACGCTCTAATGAAGGAACAGCGTGTCAAGCTGGCAAAGGAAATCTCGGAAGCCAAGGCTTCTTATGATGCCAAGCTAGCCGAGCATACTTCTCGCATCGAACAGTTTGTCATGACCAAGCTATCTGAAGAGATTGGCTCGGTTAAGGCACAGGAAAAGGCACTTGCTGAGCAACGCGTCGCTGATGCGAAGAAGCTTCGTGAGCACCGCATTTCGATGAACGAGCAGACCGCTGCCCGTATTAACAAACTCGAGAACTTTGTTCTCGAAAACCTGAACAAGGAAATCAAGGAACTGGAAGAAGACAAGAATGCTCTTGTTGAAGCCAAGGTTCGTTTGATTGCTGAGTCTAAGGCAAAGCTAGATGAGACCAAGAAGGCATTCATTGCTCGCGCAAGCAAGCTAGTTGAATCGACCATCGACGCTCAGATTCGCAGCGAACTGACCCAGCTCAAGGAAGACATCCAGGAAGCCCGCAACAATATGTTCGGTCGCCGACTGTTTGAAGCTTTCTCGGCCGAGTTCATGACCAGCTACCTCAGCGAAGGTTCTGAAGTTCGTAAGCTACAAGCGCAGCTTAACGAAAGCAAGAGCCAGCTAGAAGCTGCTAACCAGATTCTGAACGAGAAGAACGAGCAAATCACGCTAGCCGCCCGCAAGGCCAAGCTAGCTGAAGAGCGTGCTGCTCGAATTCAGATCAAGAACGAACTTCTCTCCCCACTAAGTAAGGAGAAGAGGAACGTGATGGAAGAACTTCTTGATACCGTGAAAACGGATAAGCTCAAAGAAGCCTTCCAAAAGTACCTTCCAACTGTCCTCAACGAGGGCATGAGGAGCGCAAACCAGGGTCGTCGCACGCTGTCTGAGACTGCTGCCGAACCTAAGAAGACGGTGGCCGTAACTGGCAACCGCGTCAACCCACTTGCTGAATCTGCCCGCGCGGAGGATGCCCCTGCAAAGTCGACTTCCGAAATTGCAGAGCTTCGCCGACTGGCTGGAATTGAAGAATAAGGAGAATCTTTACAATGGCTAATCTTTTTGAAAGCAATTGGAAGGCTACCAAGGAGGCTCTCTGCGAGGGTCGCGACCTGCAGGTCAACATGGATGGCTCGCCAAACCCCAACAAGCAGAAGGTAATGGAGACTGTTCTTGAGAACACTCGCCAGGATCTAATGCGTCGTAACCCTCTGATGGAAACCGCGTCCGCTGGTGGCACCGCTGCTGGTAACGTCGCAACAATGAACAAGGTTATCCTTCCAGTTCTGCGTCGCGTTATGCCAACCGTTATTGCTAACGAAATCATTGGTGTTCAGCCAATGACTGGTCCTGTTGCTCAGATCCACACTCTGCGCGTTCGCTATGCGGACAACGCTGCTGGTGTGACCGCTGGCGCAGAAGCACTAAGCCCATTCGATATTGCTAAGGCATATTCGGGTAACGGTGAAGCTAACTCAGGTAACCCACGTGCTGCTTCAACCGCAGCTCTTGAAGGTCGCCCAGGTAACCGTCTGTCGATCCAGATCCTGAAGGAAACCGTCGAAGCTAAGACCCGTCGTCTGAGCGCTCGTTGGACCTTCGAGGCTCAGCAGGACGCACAGGCTCAGCAGGGCATCGACATTGAAGCTGAAATCATGGCTGCTCTAGCCCAGGAAATCACCGCAGAAATCGACCAGGAAATCCTGAACTCGCTGCGTATGCTTCCAGGTGCTGCTACTGCCATTTACGATCAGGGTTCCGTTTCGGGCACCGCAACGTTCGTCGGTGACGAGCACGCCGCTCTTTCGGTTCTGATCAACCGTCAGGCTAACCTGATCGCACAGCGCACCCGTCGTGGCGCAGCTAACTGGATTGTTGTGAGCCCAACCGCTCTGACCATCCTGCAGTCTGCTACTACTTCGGCGTTCGCTCGCACCACCGAAGGCGTGTTTGAAGCACCAACCAACACCAAGTATGTTGGTACGCTGAACAACTCGCTGCGCGTCTACGTTGACCAGTACGCACAGGACGACACTCCTGTTCTTGTTGGTTACAAGGGCCAGGGTGAAATCGACGCTGCGGCATACTACTGCCCATACGTCCCACTGACCTCTTCGGGCGTTGTTATCGATCCACAGACTTTCGAGCCAGTGGTTTCGTTCATGACCCGTTATGGTTACCTGGAGCTCACCAACAGCGCATCGTCGCTGGGTAACGCTGCGGATTACCTAGGTCTGGTTGGAATCAACACAGGCAACCTGAAATTCCTCTAATCGGTGCTGGGGGCTTCGGCCCCCACACTTGAAGGAATTCAAGGACAGAAAAGCCCGTTACGGAAACGTAACGGGCTTTTCTGCCACTGACTTATTCGGTGGACATCTTTACAGTCAACAGGGAAACACCAACTGCCTGGGCGATCTCTTCGTCAGTCTTTCCGAGAGCCCGTAGGATCTTGATGGCGTTGTTTTCGGTTTCAGTGGGAAGTGGATCAGGGAAACCGCCGCCGTCGTGTGCCTTTGCCAGGTCATTGTCGTCAGGATCTGCCTTGAACAGCGAACCGTCCTCAACACCCTGGGCTACCGTGTTGGCCGCATTAGCGATCTTGTTCAACAGCCCACTGACCGCCGGAATAACCGTCGCTTTGGCAACGGCTAAGGCACTTGTGGCGTCTTCGGCAAGCGCCGAACTAAGATCATTGACTGCCTTCTGAGTCTTCTCAAACATAGTTTTCTCCTTGCTTGTGGCTTATTTGCTATATCTTGGGCCTATTTGTCAAGGAATAAGGTTCATCCCAATTACTATAAGGACAACACCACCAGCAGACTCTGCGTATTTGCCCCAACGAGCCCCTATGAGGGCTCCTGCTCGGTATCCGGCAACACAGAGTAACGTGGTCACTCCTCCTATAACAATCGCATTTAAAGCAAAAGATAGACCCATAAGAGGAAGGGTAATACCTGCGGCAGCGCCATCCAAACTAGTAGCCAGAGACGCGCTCAGAAGCCCTATGAGGGCAAATGCGTTGTTGTTGCTAACTTGATTAGTTTCGCATTCACTGGAGTTGTCGCAACCCTCTAAGATCATTTTTCCGCCCAATAGGCAAAGTATCACACAGGCTATCCAAGGAGCAACATCTTTCCAATCATATATGATATCACCAACAAACCAGCCCAACGCTATCATGGCAACATGCGTTAATCCAAACGCTATTCCAGTAACAAAAGCATTCTTCCAGCTATGATCACTAGCTGCTCCGCGAGCAATTGAAACAGCAAAGCCATCGGCTGCTAGAGCGCAGGCAAGAAGAAATAAGGTTATCATTATTGTTGGTTAACACCATATTCATATAGATGCTATATTCATGGAAATGGGCAGTCGGATTTGTGCCCGACTGCCCATTTATTAAACCGCTTGGATTAGAAGCGGACGCCGAAACCAATCAGAGCCTGGTCACGGCCACCAATGCCGGCTTCATACTCGGTGCGAGCATATTCGGCCGAAACATAGAGGTCCTTGGTCACTGCCATTTCGAGACCGCCGCCAAAACGGACGCCTTCGAAGTTGGTGTTACCCACCAGAGTTTCCACGCGGGTCGTTGCGTAGCCGACCTTGCCGAACGCCAGCAGGCGAGGGGTCAGAACGTAACCTGCACGGAGCGACACACCCACGTCGCGCGAAGCAGCCACACCGGCCGTCGAAACTTCCGAGTCACCCAGGGTAGCTTCTGCGCCCAGCGTTACGCGGGGAGCAACGGCCAGGTCATATCCGACAACGGCGTTGTAGGCGACGTCTTCGACGCCCTGAACGTTGTCATAACCCACCGTAGCACCAACACGGGCACCAGTGAAATCCTGCGCTGCGGCAGGAGTTGCCATTGCGGCCAGAGCCGCAACGGCGGCGAGAACGATAGTCTTCATGAACGATATCCTTTTGTTGTTCAATGGGTAAAACATTATATACTGAGCAAGATCCAAAAGATCAATACTCAAAATAAGAAAAAAGGTCGGGTTTTGATTTCACCCGACCTTTTCCTTATATGTGCTATTAGGCCTTGACGACCTTGCGCTTTTTGCGCCGAGCCTTGAGGCGCTCCGGCCGCTTGACGACCTCGCTGCGAACGTCGAATTGAAGCTTGACGCGCATTGCGTCGGCCTCGTCGGCGAGGTAGATCTTGTCGATATATACGACCTTGGTGTCGAACTTGCTGGGCTGTCCCTTGACCCGAACTGACGACTTATGCGTGTAGCTCACGGTCTTATAAAAGCCCACACAATTCTCACGGCACCAGGTTTCGACATCTTCGGGTGCCAGCTGATGCTCGCCAAACCAAAAGCGGAACGGAAAGCCATAGTAAAAAGGAATGTCACCGTGCCGTTCCGAATGGCGACCATAATCCTTGAGTGTAGTAGTGCCCAATTTCGATCTCCTTTGCCTTGCTGTCTATATCCTATTTCTACACTCAGAAGATAGGATGTCAACCAGAAAGGCAAAGGTTTGATTAGAGACCTAATCTATTTCGTAATTCTCTGAGATCAATTGTAGCCTCAACGTCTAGGGTCATTCGAGCTCTGAGGGCTTGCTGACGATCCATCATGCCAAACACTCCAGAACTTTCTCTAAAAGTCCTAGTCTTAATGCCGAGTCCTCGAATATGCGACCTAGCCTCTATGATTCGTTCCATGTCCACATAGCGACGTCCTTCACTGGGTTTTAAGAGAATCAAGAATTCTATCTGATCTAAAACTTTCTTGTTTCTCATCTTTTCAACAAAATATGAAAACTGATAGCCTGACTTCTCAACTTCAGTCTTCAGCAACAGGAATTTCATGAAGTCATTTAGACTTTCTTTGTCTACTTCTTTTTCTACCAGTTCAACTGTTACGATTTCCCAGGAGTCTGGCAGGCTATGCGAGGTTTGGGGGTTGTAACGATTGCGGTAGTTTATAAAGTGGCCAATGGAGTTTTCTACCTTATCTACTTTCTTCCAAGTTTTACCCTGATCGTCAAAAGCTGACCTGCGATAGTTTCCGTTCCAAAACTTACCAGTTACCTTGTCTCGAACTTTGAATAGCTTTGTCATCAGCAGTTACCCTTTGGGGTCATGCTGGATAGATCCAAAGCTTCTTCGCCGGACGGAGGATTGTTCTTCTGGTCAAGCTCGAGGACCATCATATCCTGAGCATAGTTCATATGCTTGACTGTTGAGAGGGAAACTTCTTCTCGCTCATTAGCGGGATAGCAGGCGATCATTTCGCCCACCATTTGAGCCACGGTATTCAGTAAAGCATTGTTGATGATTAGTGGGTCGTTGACCTTAGCGTTGTAGGACTGCGCTAGATTGCGAATGACATATGCTATTGTGGTATATGCGCGATCCTGCATTTCTGCTACAAGATCATCATTTTCGGGTGAACTAGACATTGGTGCTCCAAGTGGTTTTTAACCTTCTTGGACACGGTAGACAGGTGAACTGTCACCTGTCTATATTTGTATTCTCATTCTGTTATATTAGAGTTTCCAATGACGTGGGTTGCCATACCAATCATATTGTGGTCGGTCAAACCATTCATCACTATCAGAACCGTCATATAGGTAAACGAAGTCACCATTATCATCAAAACCTGCGGTAATGCCTATTTTCTTCGAAATGGCAAAGCTGATATCGGAGATCTGATCATATGACAAATCAACGAGGCCACGTTCAGATTTCAGGAGCTCACTTTTCATTTCTTCAAGAGAAGCTGTGTTGAGCCATGTCATCCACTCATTGTATTTTCGTTCTTCCTTGATGGTATTGGCAACATCTCGGAGACTGATAATATCCTCGGCTGGCATCTTTTTACAATTATTGAAGTCAAGACTGATCTTGTCTTTTACCACCTTACAATATTTGGACCCTGTCCTGGCTATAGCCAAGACCATTAGTTGGTCCATTTCGCCAAGGCTCTTGATATCGTTGTTTCGACTAATCTTAGTGACTAGATCGATGAGGATATCACCCCATGTGGTGCTGAAGTCCTTTTGCTTTTCTGCTAGTTCTTTTTCATGAAGCCGTTGGGCACCTTCAATCTTTCTACTTGATATTTTCCATTGTTCGAGATCATTCTGATATCGCTCCTCAGATTCCTTCAAAGCAGTATGGATTGGGGAAAGATCCACGGCACCACTAAGCTTGGCAGCAGTAACAAACTTTTTGAGAAGAGTGAGGATCAACATCTGATCCTCACTAAACGAGCCATTCATTATGGCTTTTAGCTCATAGGGGCAGATGCCTATAGCCTCGCCCATTTTCTTGTATCGTCCCTCGATATGGGGAGACTGTTTGGTAGGCTTTGGTGATTTTTTTGGGATACTCATGTCTTCGACGCGCTTCAAAGCATCATATGATGCTTGTAGCTTTTTCAAACTAGTAGGGTTGGCACTATTAGTTTGACCCTGTGGTGTATTTGTCTTGGACATATTCATTCCAGGTTTATATACTCCTGATTTGGGCATGTCAATCGTCTTCATGTGTATCGATAGATGAACGATCAGCTAGTTTGTTATATACGTCCCAATGATCAACCTTTAACAAACGCTTTTCCTCTTTATTCAGTTTTTCTAGGACAAACCTTCTCAATTCAGTTTCTTCGTCACTTGGACTTTCAGGCACATATGAATCAACACTACAGTTGATGACAACAATCTTTAGACTATTTGGATCTATGTCTGATTTGCTTGAGGAGTTTCGTATAGACCGCATATGATCTATTATTTCATTAATGTCTGAACCAGTTGGCCATAGTTTTGAACTAAACGGGTTAGGCCGAGTCATCACATGGACGTCGTCAATATTGTCTTGGAAGTCGTTCATACCACCTCTGGCGGCCTGGCGAGCAATGGACTTCAATCTATCTGAGTGATTTAGATATTGATTGACGGCCTCACAGAAAACGATATTTCCGTCTCTTTCTCGGGCCTGGATGGCATAGAATTTACCTGGTTTAAACACCGCATACTCCATTGACTCTTTGGGCTTACTTTGTGCTCAAAAGGCCCAAAGAGTCAATTTAGTAACCGGGCTGGCTCAAATCGTTCCAAGTCCAGTTCTTGGTCCAGTGCTCGTCTGTTTGAACGTGGTTCTTTCTCACATACTTACAGACATTCTGAGAGAATTTGCTGGCATCGAACCCATCAACAGTTCTCATCACAAACCCTTCGCGTTCTGTGCCGAACTTACTTGGCTTGCGAATCTCGTCTTCAAAGAACTTGGTGATTTCCTTGATGCTGTTGAAACGACCGTTGAAAATCACGGGAACAATATCCAGATGAATTTGGCTAGCAGTGGAAACCACTGACTCCCAGGAAAGGAACTGATCTTTTTCCCTTACCGCAAAAACCTTATAGGTTTTATCCATTGGAATCTGATACTTGATGGAATGAAGAGCCGCTAAATCTTCGCCGTAAATGGTAATATCAGGATCAAGACCAGTGGATTTCCATGCGTGATACTTCTTCACATGGGCAAACCAGCCTTGCGTTGCTTCTTGACCTGTTGATCGGGCATAGACACTTCCCCCATTGAGAGCAGTATTTCCACCATCAAGCTTTTCAGTTACGACAACATCCTTGCCAACAAAGAATTCAGGATCTTGATGATAGGAGTCATCACTGTGAACCTGCTGGGACCATGGCCAGTGGAATGTGCGCGGATATTTTGGCGGTGTCACGATGTATCTCCTTTCCCCACCTGATTAGCAGAGAAAGGAGATATGTCAAGCAGGAATGCTTTTCAGCAGTATGATGGTTTCTTTGATAAGTTGATCCAGATCATTGAAGATTGGCATACCGTTTCGCAAGCGTGTCTGCTCAACGAGATCGAAGCGACGCTCATAGTCGGGATGGGTGCCACACATTACCGCACCGTCGGGGAGACGCTCTATCGCACTACCATACTCAAAGAGAGTAATGGGACAAAGAGTCTCGGCCGGAAACCAAAAAAGGTTCACCGAGGACATTCGGAGGGCATGATATTCCCAGGTGATCTGTTGTCTACTGATTTCCTCATACGCTGACATATCAAAGTCATCACGCCGGGGGTTATAGACAATACAGTCATCCACGCTATTGGCAATGCGCTGAGCAGTCGTCTCCTGCCAGTCGGGACAATTGCTAATCCCACCAGCCAAGAAAATACTACGATTGCGAATAGGTAGCAGGCTATTTGGGCTTTTAATTACTATGCCCATTATACGATCCTCACCTGTTGATATTCCGAACCTGCAAATACCTCGCTTGCCGGCGTGGATATGCCCCGGCAGAGATCGTCGATAACCTCTACGGTAAATCCTCGACGGATCAAACCATCTACTGCCCATTTGACGCAGTAATCGCTCGCAACACCAAATACTTGAATAGTCATACCCTGACTTAAAAGCTGCTGGAAGAATTGATCACGATCAATACCTTCTTCATCTCCCTGGAGCCCGCGAGTATGGTCATAGGAATTCAGGACCCCACTAGTCGGATATATCTGGAGACCGGGCTCTTCCCACATATTGAAAACGCCCTTTTCTAGATAATAGATCGGAAACGCTTTGCTCATATATTCGGGATCGAACACATTGGTCCAACCGTCTGTTCCCTTTACACAATGTGGACCAAACATCTCACTCTCAGGTGAGCCGGCATATTCCTCAGGAGTGTGGGTGTCCATGGTAAACAGAACACCAGAATATTCCGGTGCGTCTAAATTACGCAAAAAGCTATTGGCAGCAGGAATAAAAGTATCAGCACCGCTGACATACAGGGCGCCGTCTGGATACATAAAATCCCTTTGTGTATCGACAACTATGAGAAACTTTGACATTTTATTCTCCAATCCTTTTTATCTACATCCTAGTTTCAAGTTGTCAATCTGGATCATCCCTGAAATTCAACAATACCTAGGAATTCTGATACATCATCGCCTAGAGTCAACATATTGCTAGACTGATCACCTCGAACTATCCAAAGGTCTCCATTTAGAGGACCTGCTCCGCCTTCCATGACTTTGAAAAGCAAACCACGTGATTCGAAGCCGGCCAACTTCTTCATCTTGACGCGATTTCGCTTGCCACCGTCGAGTAGACCTCGATCCTTTTCAGCGTCCCAGTAGCCACGCTCCTTGAGGACGTCGTCAGGGATAATGGATCCTTCGCTGACATAGCAGATGACTTCTCCCGTGGTCCAGCGAAAACTGCCATCTTCTTTGCGATTCGCGATAACCTTGTGTCCTTCGCTAGTGGTCACGATGGAGAGGTTTTCACCATATGGCTCAACTGATGCTACGGTCTGGATGATCGCACTCATAATGTCTTCCTTATCGTTTTTGTGGCCCATGCCACAAAGGCGTCTACACCACCGTGAAACATTTTTCCCTTGAACTGCCATGATCCCTTGGTAGGATAGAACTGTATCGTAGCTCTGTTGTTCCTGGTTCCAGTAATCCGGTTACTAATCAGATGGACGTTAAAGGTTCCACTATCATCGACTCTGAAATAGACTTCTCCACGTCGTTCGTTGGCCGATTGGGTGATAGAGTTTTCAATGAATTCTTTCTTCTGTTTAAACTCATCAACTCTTGATTGGGCCCGCTGTTTCTTGATATCCTTAAGATCCTTGAACAGATCTCCCATGTCACCCATTATTTGTCTCCGTGTCCCACTTTGAACTCTTCGGGAAAATGCTCCTCGACTAGATCATGTATTACAGCTGGAACCCAGCGTTTCCAACCGTCATCTCTGGTAACCATGAACTGGCGCAGTTCAGTGGCGCTGGGAATATAGTTTCCAGTCCGCTCGACCATATGAAGCTGACGGAAGACCCCATTTGGCATGTATCGCTGGATGAACTCATCGGTATTATCATCAGCCGGTGAGCCACACTCCTTATTGAAGAATCGACCCCGATACCAAATAGCATCTGCCGGTGAACCAGTCCAGTAATCGGTGGGATCAGGCAAACCAAGACCCTTGATTTTGCTCAAAAGATAGTCGCACCACTCGTTGGTGTCACGGGTGGCTCCAAGATCAGATACTGGAACCAGCTTGATACGATCACCAAACACTCTCTTCCACATCTCCATACGAACCTGTACAGGAAATGGATTCTGAATTGTGATCGGTTTGTCTGCCGAACCATTACAAATGATCACCGTGTCATAGTTGTCAACCATCTGCTGGGCAATCATAGTATGCCCCTTATGTAGAGGCATAGTTCGCATTGCTGCTAGTGCGGTTCTTTTTGCCATTATACGCCTCCCTGGCGATCGCCAGCCATTCCCCAGCTAAGGTTGCTAACCTGCTCGCGCAGTCTAGCGACCTCGGCTTCGAGGTTCTTGTATCGCTGTTCCTTGCGCCAAGCTGCGATTCCCTGAATCATGACCTCGAAGTGGTTGAACGCCATATCATATTTGGCTTCCAGTGCCTGATATGGAATCTCAATATCAAAGTCGGCCATGTAGTGCCAGACCAGAAAATCGAGATCGTCACCGGCCGTAGCAGCTTTGATTTGCTCGTCAGTCATCTCAAAGTAGTAACAGGCATTGATCACATGGGCACGAGTATCGGTGCGACAGTTTGATCGCACCGAGAACATCTTGAGCTGATCAATATCAACTTTGATGCCCATTTCTTCTTCCAGTTCACGAATCGCGCATTCTTCGAGATTTTCACCCTCGGCGTATTCGTCTGCGACCAACTTCCACCCCAGGAGATTCATAACAAACTGCCGGGCCTGCTTCATCAGATCGTGATCCTGCTCCTCAACAAAGCGAGCTTCCATAAAGCCACCTGCGAGGCTGAGCTTTCCAGGATATACCCAAGCGTTCTTAGAACGAACCCCAAGAAGAACCCTTTGATTCTTAGCATCAATTGGCAGCATAGTGGCTGTGCCACTTGCCATGCGAAACGGATAACAATAAGCCATATCTTTATCTCCTATAGAGCTTTGCGAGCATTAAATCCTGCTTCACAGCAGCTTCTATATTATTTGGGTCAGAAGTCCAAACCCTAATCTTTTCCTGGACAGCCAAATTGATCAAATCAACCCGACTGATACCGACGATTTCCGCAATGTCTCCTACGCTGATTTCATCAGCTTTGGGAAGAGAAAGAACTTGCGCTATTGTGGCAGTATGTTGTCCCATCCAATCCTTATGAGACATCGCGGTCTTACAATGTGGACAAATGCCATTATTGATCCTAAGTTGCTTGCGGGTATTTTTCATACCACAACCAGGGGTGGTACAAGCATATCTAGGATTGGCTGTCATTATACCACAACTCCAATGTTGCTCATTCCTTCGCTACCGAAAATTCTACGATAGCGATCTACTTCGGCCTTATCACCAGTGGCCTTAGAGTAATTGTCAGACAGCTTGACCGCCGGATGACCATTGGCTTCAATTACCTTACAAACCAGTGATAGTGGATCCAGCGTAGTTTCCCCGCGCGGGTGACAATCCCTGAAGTCATTGGTCAGGTTGGTCCCCCATCCAAAACCAATTTGGACGATACCGTTCCACTTATTCCAAATGCGAATAATTTCATCCACATCCAGTCCGTCACTATAAAGAACCAGCTTCTTCAAAGGATCAACACCCATACGCTTCCAAAAAGCAATAAGCTCTTCAGTTGCCTCGTCTGGCTTTTTGCTATCAGGACGGAATCCACGCCAATTGCTTAGATACTGTGGTGCGTCCCTGAGAAACTGTGTTGTTCCAAAAGTATCAGGCAAAGCCACCAACACGTTTCCGGAGTATCCATTCTGCCATCCCTGTAGAAAATCATACTGGGTTTGGCGGATTTCTTCATCGGTGCCGCCCTGACTTGCTTTGATAGCAGCTAATACCATGGGCATCTCATGAGCATTAGTTCCGATAGCTTCAAAGCCATACTTCATAGCAAGATATGCGTTGCTGGTTCCAGCAAACCCTTGGTCCAAGGCTTCAGCCGCAGCGAGCACCGCCCATTCCTGATAGAGGAAACTATGTCTACGACGCGTTCCCATATCCGATAGACCACGAACTTCCGCTTTGCGAATCCTCTTCAAATTCTTCCAAAGCTTAGACTTGGCATTTGAATAGAGAATATCAAGTTCAAACTTGCTGAGCGTCCGAAGTGCGGCACGAGTCTTGAGCTCGCTTACAATTGAGAGACAATAAATCTCCCAGAAGGTCACTTCGGCCCAAGTCCCAGTAAAGGTGATGGAGTAATCTCCATCCTCGTTGAACCCGATGCTATATGGAGGAAGTTTCAAAGTCCGTAGGAAATTGATATATGCGGGCTTGAAGATTCTTTCTTGACCATAGAATGTATTGCCCTGGAGCCAGATCAACTCCTGAGGAGTGAATCGAAGAGATCTCACATGATCAAGCTGCTCAGTTAGATCATTGATGTTGATGTGATCAGCAAGAACAAAGGTCTTGGTTCGATTCTTGAGACCAAAAGTGATGATATGATTGGGATGACGTTCAAAAATGAACTGGCCCATCATAAGCTTGTAAAAATCAGTGTCCAATAGGGACCTGATAATGGGATCCATGCGCCAGTTGTGATTGTGGGCGCGAGTTGCGAGATCGACCATATGATCCTCCTATTCAGTTACAAATGGTGCGATAGCACGTTTTCGCGCTATCGCAACCAGATTGTGTTTAGAGGACCACCTTGGGCTGGAATTCTTGATCCAAGCCAGCAAGCTGCTCATAACGGTCAGGGAATAGGGGATGCTTGGTATTGACCGGGTTCATACGCTTGAACCAGCTGCTACCAAGTCGCTGGCTAACCGCTGAAAATACCACCATGGCTCGTTCGTCCTGGCTGGCTTCAATGAACTTCTTCAGAGAATGCAGATCCAGCGTCATCATGGCGTTTACCATGATATCCCACTCGAGGTAGCTGGCTCCTAGCTGAGCTTCGTCACCATTGCTGATGCCGAGTCCGTCGGTTGGCGTCGCGCGATAGGTGCTTTCAGGAACACCAGCAATGCTCGAGATGTATGGTACCTCCCAGCTTTTCAGCAGCGCCTGGATGGGTGAAACATCGCCCACGTCGCCGTGTAGCGTCCAGAAACCGGCTCCGAGTTCACTGAAGTTATCAGTTGAAGCCACGATGCCGCCTTCCTTGGCAGCAAGGTTGTAGAGGGTGACCATGCGAAGGCGCGCCCGGATATTACCCTTGCGAATTGCCACACGCAATTCGTTACCAAAGGTTTCCATAATCGGACCATTGAGCTCAGGGTCCAGAACGGCTTCGTGCTTCAGGGTGACATCATACAGATCGGAAAGATCGATATGACGAGCTTCAATACCGAGAGCCTCACAAGCTTCCTTGCCTCGGGCGGTTTCCTCGGGGTTCTGATGGATTGGCATGGTAACGCCAATAACGCGCCAGCCTGCGCTTTTGAAAAGTGCGGCAGTCAGTGCCGAGTCTACACCGCCACTCATCCCCAGGACTACCGTCTGTCGACCGGTCTGCTCACGATAGTCTTCAAGAAACTTGATGATGGCGTCCTTGGTCGCTGCGAGATCAGACGTAGTGGGGAAAAGTCCCCGTTCAATCTGTTCATCAAACAGCTTATCGATGAATGGGGAAAGTGCGCCAATGTTATTCTGACGCGACAGATCGAGAATTTGTGATTTCAGTGTCATGTTACCTTACCTTTCGATAGGCTATGTTTATAAGTGTGCGCAACCCCGTATGGATTCGCATCTCCTTATGTGCTACTATTTAGCAGGGGTTTTTCCGATTCGTCAAGATTTGTTTCAACAAAATCCTTGATATCCACACCTTGGACTCTTGCCTTCATTCCTAGCCTCACCTGCATGGCAACCTGCTTGCTAGCAAATGCTATAGCGGCTTGCTGGTTGAAATAGCTTGAGGCCTTCTTGTAGTCTTTGTTTTGTTTGAGTTTCAAATGCTTAATCATATCAAGCATTTCCACGATATCGCCTTTGTGGGCTTTGTTGTTATAGTCGTAGCTTGATTCAACAATCATAACCCACTGGAACTGATTGACCTGGCCTTGTGCCTCGATCCTCTCTACTAGCTCTCTGAACGAGCTGCCGAATTTCTCTTCAAGTTTGATATAGCGCCTCTGGCGAGCAACAATTTCAGCCAGATCAGTCATATTGTTTTCGTCTTCAACAATGACAATCTCGATGATCTTTATATCAGAATTGGGAAGATCATTGTCATTCATTTTTTCATTGCTTCTAGACCACCAGCCGCAATTTCCCAAAGTAAGTTTGAGCTGACCGATTGACTCCCAGGTTTTGCCTTTTTTATCCCAACCCCCGCCTTTTCCCATATAGAGACCAGTTGATAAATCCTTTACCTTGTAGACTTTCCTGGTAGTCATAAATTCTCCTCGATTTTTGATCTAACAGATTGTGCTCAGGAGTCAAGTATTATGGTTTTTTACCTTTGAATAGACGGCGAGATTGGTTACTCCGAGAGCTGCTATTTCATCCAGTGTGAGCTTTTTCAAAGCTTTTTCGCGTAGGAATTCTTTTTCCAAATCGGGATCAAATGAAACTGGCGTATGGCTCATTGTAAGAACGAGATCTATTATTTCTATGGTATCACCGTCGTCTAGCAAATCTTTTATCTGGTAAAAAAGATCCAGGACCTCGTCAGAGCTCATGCCTTCTAAATTGGTAGCATCTCTTATATCATTCACCCCAGCCCATCGGGCATGGCCAGCCAAAGATTTTCCCTTGTTGTCGCTCATTCCTCGAGGTCTCTCGTAGAAATAGCATTCGTTTGGAGCGAACTCGCCAATTTCCCAAAGGGTTTTGATGAGAATGACTCTTCTTTTTTCTATGAAAGTTTTCATGTGTTATGATACTTGGTTTTGATATAGACCGCGATATTGGTCAAATCCAGAGCCTTGATTTCACTCTCAGTGAGCTTTGATATTGCGGCCATCTGTCGAACTTCACGCAGACGTTCATCGCCTTCTAGGAAATCATCTATAATTTCGGATGTGGTGATTCTCACAAATTCGCAGCTTTTGAGTCTATTGGCTTTTTGAAAAGCCTCAAAAACTTCTAGAACTACATCGTCGCAGAGCCCTTCGAGATTTCTAGCATCTTCAATTGAAAAGCCTTCAAAAACAGCCATTTCCCCGCGTTTACCGTTCTCAAAACCAGACAAGAACACATATTCGCCGTCATCGTCCTGATATCGTATAAGAAGTTTTCTGCTGATAGTTTCGCGCATATCCTTGACCTTTCTTTGCGACACCAGTAATGAGTTCGCACGAACGGAGTCAATATGTTTGATTTGATGAATTCTCTTGTGTCCAGGTGTAAGGTTTGTGGTAAGCCGGTTTCTGATCCCAGCTACGTCAAAGACGAGTATGGCCGTGGTATATATTGGGCCAATCCTGATATCTGTGAATACACTGAAGTAAGAGTAGACTTTTGCTCAGCAGAGCATTCAACGCAATGGTTTGTGGAGCAGATAGAAGCCCGCAAGAACGTTACACCGGATATTTGACCAGTCTACTGGTTACGTCCGGCTAGGTGTTCACAATGTGCCGCACGGGCTTCTATGCCGTCACAGAAAGATTCTCCAGTATCCGGGATTATAGTCGGCTGATATAGCATCAACCCAAATTTCCCCCGTCCAGCGAAGTTGCTTTCCTGATCTACCGTTTAGAACTACTTTGATATCAGTATTAACTGATGCGTCAAAAGAAACCTTCCATTCTGTCCCATCAAATTCTATAATATCATTGGCAGAAGCCTTTAGATTTGTCCATTCTGGGACAGCATCTAAGTCATCGGCTAGTAGATATCGCTGGCCTTCTTCTGCGTCTGGTAATCCGCGACCGGGCGCATGACCTGCGTTTGGACTTATCATACCATTTATGGTCTGTAGGGTATTAACTGGTAAGGTCTCAGGATCTGGTGTCCAGAGAATCTTATTGGCTTCGGTTGGGTGGAAGTCAAAGATACCAATGATATCAGAATCTTCATCATCGAGATCATCGGTAGTTTTGAGACGAAACTGACTGACGCCTTTTCGATATTGTCCATATCTAGTGAGCAGTTCTCTCCATTCCCATACATCCTCCCCGTTTGGCTTTGTGACAAGCCCCTCTTCACTCAAGAGAGTGATTTCACAATATGGTCTACCGGCAGAATCCAAGAGAACCTCGGCTCTTGCCTGATGGTTACCAGGAGTTACAATGACTCTAGTGTGAAGATCGTTTGGAGAAAAATTATACCCACCGGCTTGCTCACCAACATAGCTTTTATTCATTTCGCCAATGTTGGTTATAATCTGATGAATAATGTTTTGTCTCTTGATCTTAGCAGGCGGAGTTAGCCAAATGGGCATTTTGAATGTCAATGTAGCAATTTCGATATCGTCTTCTGTGCCAATAGGCAATTCTCGATTCGTCCAGGTTATGGAATCCAACTCAACAATAGTCAGACTGGTCCAGTCGATTGGATTATCACCAGTCTGAATATCGATGCTAGGATTGAATAGGACCAATACTTGTTCCATGAACTGGTGTTTTTGTTGCTCGTTAGAAGTCCAAACGTTGACCCGCATCGTAATATCGTATGGGATCGCCATAAATCGTTCTACGGTGTATGTCTTTCCCAGTTCATTGGTGTAAAGATTAGTATTTGGATCAATTGCTCTTTCAAAGATGTTGACAGTTGAAACATGATTTGGAGTTTGACGTCTTTCGCTGGAAGGCACGATTTCTGTCATTTCACAAGTTATCCTGGGAGTGGATAACATCGTGTTTTCGCTACCATTTCTTAGAATATGACCCACTTGTCTATTCTTACCGCCCAGACTTACTGGAAAGGTACGAAGGGTCTTGGTGCCATTGGCGCCTACCCCACTTTCATACTGAAACCCTTCAAAGATGCGGCAGAATTGAAGCCAATAACGACGTAACTGCCCATCATACCAATAGTCTAGCGACATGACGACTCCTTAAGCGGTGAATCTACCAGTTCTAAATAGATCGCCTTCAGCTTTTCTACGACGAGTCAGACCAGCGAGAACTCGTCCGTTTGCTCGGTTCCATCGTGCCATCTGAAATGGTACAGATGCGTAGTCTCCCTGGTTTAGTAGGCTTAAAAGGGTTGAACCTCTGAAATTACCAGAACCCACGTTGTAGACAAAAGAAATAAGAGCATCGAATTGATCCTGTGTGAGTTTTACTTTTACCAAACTGTTGACAGATCTTTCAAACTTTTCCAGATCCTTTTGAAGTAGTTCTTCAGCTTCTTTGATCGTAACAATCTGACCTCTTCTTACACCAGAGGTTGTTCCATATCCGATCGTCCAAACATTGGCTGGGCAGAGATAGGCTTCTGCCTTAAACCCTTCAAATGCTTTGATTAATTCAATTCCTTTTGAACCTGTTTTCATTTCACTCTCCTTAAAAATCCGCACGGGGCTTTACTGCCTTTGACAGAGCCACTTTTTCTTTGACCTGGTCTCCGCCAATATTACCGGTGCGATCATTGTTAATGAAGCTTTGAAGAATTCGGTGAGCAGCTTGCCATTTTTTCCTCAAGTCTACTTCTCTACGATGCCAAGAACCTCCGCCTGCTCCAATTGGTTGACCAAATTGATCTACTTCCTGATTACCCACAAATTGATAGAGAACGTTGGGTTCCATCCCAAGGTGTAAAAACCAATCACCGTCTCTGGGTTCGTCTGGAAAGCTCATGCCTGCTCCGGCTAATTCTGCTCCATTTGGAGGCTTTCCGTCACCGGCAAAAATCCATGGGTATTGTTTACCCATCTCATCTCCAGGTACTACGTAGAATTGAGCAGTTTCGAAATTTCTCAGAGAGACGTCATTGTTTGCTTGTTCCACAATGGCATCACTGATTTCAATTTGATCTCTGAAGTCACTTATTAGATCACGAATGTTGAAACCAGTGTCATCGCCGTTAGCATCAGTGGCTGCCTTATCCAGGATATCTTTATATTCCTGGCTATCAGTCAGAGGCTTACATTTGACTCTGAAGATGTGTGGTCTCCATACTTGGGACCACCCTCCGGCTGCTCGACTTACATCGTTGACGACGTAATATTTGTTGATAGCTGGTGCGTCTTCTTCCAGGAGCGCATCGTCTCTCATATGTGGAAACTCAAGCACATCGCCGGACATTAGTTTACGTCCAATCTTTTCTAGAGTATCATTTATATGAAACTCCAGATAAAGAGTATCTGCCTCTAGGAATAAACCAAACTGTCTAATATCAAATTCAGTGTCCTGAACGTTATAGGAGGCTCTCATCTCGTAAACGTTAGGATCGTAGGCTCGATCTCTATTTTCCAGAAAGAAAAGATCTTGGATTTGACGTATACCCTGCTTTTTGCTTTTGGCTTTGCTGGGTTGAGTAGCGTCCCCCTGCTCTCCCTGATCATGAATTCCAAGATATTTGTGTAGGAGAACTTCAACACCGCCAATGTTGAATTGCTCCCTAACTTGTTCATCAATAAAGTAGTAATCGTCATTTTTGTGACGATCCCACATTGACATCTTGGCCATATCGATCCTCCGGTTCTCTATTACTTATCCGCGGTCACCCACTAAATAGGTAGAGCCCAGGTGGAGGATCTATTATGAAAACTCAGCGCGAAATCTTGATTCAAGAGGTGTTTCGTCGCCTTGGCGGCGGTATGGTTAAGATCGAACTGACTCCGGAGCATTATGAAGATGCTCTAGACTTTGCTCTCGCAACTTATCGTCAAAGGTCCAGTAATTCCGTCGAGGAACGATATGCGTTCCTCGAACTTCAACCAGACCAATCTGAATATATCCTTCCGGATGAAATACAGGAAGTTCGTCAAATTTTCCGAGGAGGATACGGCGGCGCCATGTCAAACGTTGGTTCCGACTTTGAACCATTTGCGGCTGCGGTGGCCAATCATACTCTACTTGGATCCGCTGGTGTCGGCGGTTTTGGTGGAAATGGTGGAGGTATTCCCAGCTTGGTTACCTATGAACTTTTTACAGGTTTCCAAGAATTAGTGGGTAGAATGTTTGGTTTTCATATCATGTTTAACTGGCATCCAACCCGACACCGTTTGGACATTCTACGTAAACCTGTTGCCAATGAGACTGTTATGCTTTGGGTTTATGCGCATCGTCCTGATGAACTTATTCTAACAGACACTTACGCTAGACCTTGGTTGGTTCGATTTACTACGGCTCAGGCAAAAGTCATGTTGGGTGAAGCACGTGATAGATTTGGAACCTTCATTGGCCCACAAGGTGGAACTACTTTGAATGGCGCTGCTTTAAAGGCTGAAGGCCAACAGGAAATGGATGCTCTACTCTTGGAGCTCAGTAATCAAGTTGAGCAAAATATTGGGTACGGGTTTTTGTTCGGTTAAAGGTTGACGCCATGTGGCTCTGTGTTAATCAAGACACATGAGACCTATTGGCCGCAAGATTGATCCCAACCGCAGAATGAACCGTCAGCATCCATTTGATGTTTGGCGAGCTCTCGTTGCGCTACAGCTTCGCGATCGATTTATTGGTGTAGAAGATTATTTCTATAAACCAACCGATATTGCTCGTGTCCTCTATACCAATTTCGATGATCTGCTTCCTAGAGATCGTCAGCGAGTCATAGTCTTCAAAATGAGTTGTCCTATCCGCTGTCTCAGCTATACTTGCTTTGTGGAAGAGTTCAAAACCTTTTGCAGGAAGTTTGATCGCTTGGGTAACGACCTTGGCTCCGGTTGGGAAAACCACAATAGGTTTCGTGCCCGTCACGTTTTCAACATCAAGGGAATTTCACGCCAGCAGATGTTTGATTATACCTATGATGCCCTCGATAAAGATTGGGGAAAATATATTGGTCGTCGCGGTCCAAGTCTTATAGACTATGATGGATATCCTGATTGACACCCTGGGATCTACTGTTATCCTCTCGTAAATCAAGATGTGCTATAAATCACGATGTTCTGATGTTCATGATAACCAACACCGAAAATATGGTTGACATATTCATATCAGAACATCTAAAGGACTCTCTTTATGGCTGGAGCAGTTGATTTCAAGAAAGTGGGAACCAAGGGCTACAAAGCCTGGCGAATCCTGTCAGCCTCTGGTGAATGGGCCCAGACCTATCGCGATCGTGAAAAGATGCTCCGTGCCTATAAGAGTGCTATCATCTTCCCTGAGCAACTGATCAGCCTCACACAGTCTAGGATATACCAAGTTATCGTTACCAGAAATGGCAATACGATTTCCAGCCAGATCAACGTGATTCACAACTATAGGCCAAGAGGGGCAAACGGTGAATGCCTCGATACCTTGGAGAAGATACGCGACTACGAATATGTGAATCACACCGGCGGCGCTCTACATCGCATCACTGTGGGTAATTCGGTCAATAACAACAATTTCTACAACCACTGCTACTTTAGCAGCCAGAAAGACGCCATCAAGTATCAGGCGAAACGACAGGCTCACTATCTGAGTCAAGCTGGTTGACAACCAGCAAATATATGCTAGATCCTTTTTAACAGCACAGGAGGCTAATATGAAAGATCTTTACTTCCTAGCTAATGCTTTCTGACGGATCTTTTCTATGGTTTCCGGTGAATGTCTGCGACCGAACATTCCATTCTTTTCACCAGTAAGACCTTCTTTTCCGTAGTTGTGATGTAATTCTCCACGCCGTCCATACATTGGATTGGCCGATCCGACACCTTTCCCCTTTTTCGCTTCAGATAGTTTCTTTTTAGTTTCTTCTGAGGCCAAAACGCCTTTACGTTTCAGACTAATTTTAGCTTTGGATTCGTCAGTGTGTTTTCTACCTTTAGCAGCTTCAGACATCTTCCTTCGATGTTCCTCTGTGAATTTTCTTCCAGCATTTCCGAATCCACCTTCTGACAGATTGGTTAGAATACCAGTTTTCAGATCTCTTCTACCAAATCTTGCTATAAGTTGCTTTTCTAAGTCAAAAGCCTCTGATTCAGTTAGATTTACAGCCCAGAACATAACCTTTGGTTCTTGACCACTAATTCTAATCTTTTGTATGACTGATTTTTTGAAAGTATTGGTTTTTGCGTGACTCTCATATTTCAAATGATGGTTTGCTCTATCACCTTTGCCTTTGCCGATATAAAATGGTAGATAGTATCTTCTAGGATCAAGTAGAAGATAGACGTAGAAATCATTTGACATCTAGCCACCTGGTGTTAGATTATTTGAAACTGAATAGGAGAAAAGTATTTATGCCTGATTTGATCGGATATTGTTTGATCCGCACTGACCTGCCCAGCCTGGGTGCCGGGAAGGCAATTGCCCATGCGATGCACGCCGGCAACCAGATGACGTGGCGTGAAGTTGTGATGCCCTTGAGTAAGGGCGAAGAGCCCAATGCGGACATCATGACCTGGCACAACAGCGCCGGCGGTTTCGGAACCACGATCGCACTGGGTGATAAGAACCAGCTGGATATCACGACTATTACGTCAGTGGTCGACGCTGCCAAGAAGCTGGGCTTTGTTGCTGACCTGGTGGTCGACCCCACGTATCCCTACTTGGTGGACAAGGAAATCGTCCAGTTCATGGACGCCTCGGTTCATACGATGCCGCCGGTATATGGTCCTCCGGGTAAGATGGTATGCTTCCGCAAGGAAGTGACCACTGCCTATGTGTTCGGTGACAAGGCTGAACTGGCGATCCTGTTGGCTCGCTTTGGCCTTTACCCCAATGACTGATCCCTATGCGACTCCTGAATGGTATGATCCCTCCTCGTTGGTTCGCCGACTTGGAGGGATCTACGCTATTCCTATCAACGATGGTCTGGGACCTCTAGAGGGTGAGATCATCTTAGATGGTCAGCCTCATCACGTTCGAAAGTTTGAAAATCAACCGGAGATTCAGATTCGAGCCGCAGGGATGATTGAAAAACTCGAAGCGGGCCACGCCTTCGATCCCGATGAAATCCATGCTCTTATCGAGGAATTGAAAATTCCTGCCGATCCCATTGGTATTGGTAGAGTCTATATTGTTCCCATTCATCTTGAAGCCATTGCGCGCCTCAAAGAGTTTCTTCCCACCTGAATACTGACACTATGTAGTTTGATCTGTTATTCTCACCTAAAATAAACAGGTGAGAATATGATTCAAGTTGTAGGAATCCTTGGCTTCAAAGGATCAGGAAAAGATACGGCGGGTGAATATCTCGTTCGTGAGCATGGATTTGAAGTAGAAAGCTTTGCTAACCCTCTAAAAGACTTGCTGGCTGCTGTATTTGGCTGGGATCGTGCGCTATTAGAAGGCAACACCACTGATAGTAGAACCTGGCGAGAGACCCCGGATGAATGGTGGGAACAAAAGCTTAACTGGCATGAAAGCCCTTACAATTACCTAGGCCGATTCACTCCAAGAACGGCAATGCAGGTAATTGGAACTGATGTAATGCGTGAGCATTTTGACAACAATCTCTGGATCAAAAGCTTGGAGTCTCGGCTACGTGGCAAAGAGAGAGTGGTAGTAACTGATTGTCGCTTTCCAAATGAATGTGCTTTGATCCGTCAATACAATGGTCTCCTCTTCAGAGTAAAAAGAGGACCAGAGCCTGAATGGTTTGATCTGGCGTTGAAAACTGCCCTTGATGATAGTCCCGTTCGTTCAGCTATGGCTATTTCGCATCCCACCGTCCATGTATCTGAATGGGCATGGCTAGGGGAACCTGCGCCCGTTATAGACAATGACGGGACCATTCAAGATCTATATGGTAAAACACAATGTCTACTGAAGAATCACTTTTTGAAGCCCTGACTGGAAACATTTGTCTAAGTGGTGGGGCAATTGGTTCTGATCTACAGTGGGGTATGAATGCTGGGCGCGACGGGCAAAGCGTTATCCATTGGTCCTTTGAAAAGCACCGTAGTGACGCGCCCAAACAAGAGATTGTAGTCCTCTCCCAAGAGCAACTAGAGAAGGCTGATTCAGCACTTCTCAGGGCCAGTAAGACGATCAAGCGTCCTTGGCCAGGCAAACGATCTCATAACGTCAAATCCCTTCTGAGACGCAACTGGTATCAAGTTCAGTGGGCTGAAGCTGTTTACGCGGTATCAACGATCAACGCTCGTAATCTTGTTGATGGTGGGACAGGCTGGGCGGTTCAGATGTTCTTGGATCGCCACGAAAAACTTGCTCAGTTTGAACCTATCCCTTGTTATGTTTTCGACCAAAGCAAAGAACAATGGTTTCAATGGATTGGTGGATGGAAACCAATTGATGCTCCACCTAAGCCCTCGGGTATATGGGCAGGTATTGGAACCCGTGACCTAAACAATGCTGGTAAATGGGCGATTCGCAACCTATTTGGTTGGATAAAAGATTAATCTGACTATAGTCTAAATTTAGGTTAGGTTCTCCTAGCACTTAATACCGCTACCTTTCTGCGCGCTGGATAAATACTGGTAACGAAATCCACCGATTGCAAAAGGGGCTGGTTTATGGTATATCCTCTAGTGTCGCCCGGTACATCTGTTACCGTAACCGACGAATCCAACTACGCAACGGCTGGTGAAGGCACTGTTCCGCTGATTATTATCGGCACGCACGAATTCAAGTCTCTGCCTTCGGGTAGCGGCGTGGCCGAAGGCACCTTGCCCGAGAACGCGAACAAGCTCTACCCTATCACGAGCCAGCGCGAACTCCTCCAGACGTTTGGCAACCCAATTTTTTACACCAGAAATGGCTCTGCCGTTCATGGTTACGAACTAAACGAGTATGGTCTTCATGCTGCTTACCAGTATCTTGGTATTGCTAACCGTGCGTTTGTCATTCGTGCTGCGATCGACTATGGGCAGCTGATGCCACAGGCTTCTGAGCCTCGTGCCGAAGCTACCAATGGCACGAACTGGCTAGATACGCAAAACAATACCTGGGGTATTTACGAATATACTGGTAGTGAATGGACTGAGCGCGATCTTTGGATCGTAGAAGATGAGTCTTCTCTTGATAGCGCGGCTCCTGAAATCATTCCTGGACAGAAAGTTCCTCTTCTGGTAGATTCTGCCAATGGTGATTTTGCCATGGTAGTGTTGTATTCAAAGAAGGTTCTTTATCAGCGTATTGCCGACGAATGGTTTGTTGTAGGAACACCAGAATGGAAGACAGCTAAGGTTGCTGAAGGATCTTCGGCTTCTCTGGAACTAAAATACAACAATTTCCGTCCTGCTACTGGAAACATTGGCGACGTTCTAGTTCTCAATACCCCTGATGTTATTACCAGCATTAGTGCGGCAGCGACCTGGCTTCTAAAAACCTATAATGCCGGAACTGGCATTTGGGCAGAAACCCTAGTTCCTATCTACAGCTTGTCAAAGGTCAACACTCTAACTAGAGTTGCTGGTTCAGTATTCTTGAGTTATGAAGATACTCGTGCGGTTTTTGAGTTCCTTCGTTATAACGAAAATACTGATGTTTGGGAAGCTCTTGGGGAAGAAGCTAGTGCGACTGAGCCAACCAACACAGCCGATGATGGAACTCTCTGGTTCAATAACCAGAATCTAGTAGTAAACGTCAAGGTTAACCAAGGCGGAGAATGGCGTCCATACCGCACAGTTTATCCAGCAACTGATGCCAACGGTGTGATCCTGCTGGGATCGGCACCAACGGTTCAGTCCACTGGTGCTCCACTGGTCGAAAACGATCTTTGGGTTGATACTTCGGATTTGGAAAATTATCCAAAGATGTATCGTCGAACCGGTGGCTTGTGGAAGGTTATTAATGTTGAAAACAACATTGACCCAATTGACGGTATTGCGTTTGGTGAAGCTGAAACTACCGAGTCACTCAACTATGCTGAAGGTATGAAGTTGTTTGATCTTGCTGCGTCTACCAACGACGTCAAGCAATACAATGCTTCTGAAGGCAAGTGGTCAAACGTTTCTGGCTTCCAGACAAATGGTGTTCCGTTCTTTGGACGTCGTGCGCAGCGTCAGATGATTGTCCGCTCGCTTGCGGCAACGATTTCCGCAAATGAAGACATCCGTGCAGAAACGGTTTACTTTAACCTCCTGGCTGCTCCTGGTTACATTGAACTAATCGATGAGATGGTTACTTTGAACACGGACATGAAGGAAGTGGCATTTATTGTAGGTGACACTCCAATCCGCTTGAAGCCAACTGGCGCGGCAATCACAGAGTTTGCCAACAATGCTGGAAATGGTAACACTGAAAATGGTGTCAGCACTTTCAACCCATATGTTGGTATGTATTATCCATGGGGTCTGAGCACCAATGTTGATGGTAACGAGATCATGGTCCCACCGTCGACGATTGCTCTTAGAACTCTGGCTTACAATGATAGCATCAGCTACCCTTGGATGGCTCCTGCTGGTTTCACTCGTGGTCTTGTTAACAATGCCTCTAGCGTTGGATATCTTGATGATGAGGGTGAATTCAAGGCTGCTATCTTGAACCCTGGTCAGCGTGATATTCTGTATTCCAATAAGATCAACCCAATCGCGTTTATTCCAAATCGTGGTTTGGTGGTATATGGGCAGAAGACTCGTCACAGCCTAGAAACAGCTCTTGATCGCATCAACGTTGCTCGTTTGGTCAATTACCTACGTTACAACTTGGATAACATCAGCAAGCCGTTCCTCTTTGAACCAAACGACTTCCAGACTCGAGATTCTGTGAGAACGACCTTTGAGCGTTTTCTAGCAGATCTAGTAGGTCTACGTGGTCTTTACGACTTCATTGTGGTTTGTGATGAAACCAACAACACACCAGAGCGAATTGATCGCCAGGAACTATGGGTAGATATTGCTATCCAGCCAGTTCAGGCAATTGAATTCATCTATATTCCGGTTCGCATTGTTGCCACCGGTGATGATTTAGGCGCTCTGTTTAACTAAGAGAATGGAGAGAGGTAAAACTCTCTCCATTTCCATGAATAGAATATTGCGATTCAAAAGGATCTAATATACAACGGTTAAACGGCACGGAGGAGCCTAGGCTCTTGAACCCATATATTTTGTTCTTGGCGACTGGGGTGTGTGCTGACACATAAAGGTATCTGCCGGACGGCACCGGAGGAGAACAAAAGTCCAGGAATCGACCTGGTAAAGTGCGACGGGGCGCTTGCGAGTGTCCCTAGTGATCTGGGATTTCGGTCCCACATGGTAGTTATGTTGAGGGAAGGATCACCCCTCACCCTCATCCTAGCGTGCGACGGTGAGGTTTAGTAGTTTAAATAGTGTCACCAACGCTATTAAAACGAATAAAGAGGATAGGCGGGCTTCGGTCATAAGGCCTAGATTTGGTTCCTCCTTAACTACCTTGATCGGAAACATGGGGGCCTTGAGTAACTTCCCCTAGACGCGTTGGGTCTGAAAGGCATAGGACTCAGTAGGTGTGATCAGACCAAGTATCTGATTTATCAAGCCCCGCAAGTTGGCGCTGGAAAGACCTAGTCAACTTGCCCTCCGGAGACTTCGGTCTCCGGAGACCCCCAAATAAATAGATCGAGAGCCGATGATGGTGGGTTATCTTACTAGAAAGTAACCTAACACGCTGACTCAACAACATGGAAACAGGCTTCGGTCTGCTTAGGGAGATATAGGTATTAAGATTTCGATCTCAATACACTAGCCCGGTCCACCTCGTTACTTGCTCTTCGGACCTTGCGGTCCAAAGTGCCATGTTGTTGATGACGCAGGGGTGGTCTCACGAACGAGACCTTTACTTTTATCCAATACCTATATGGTGGTGGAGCCTCGTCGGGTAGAGTTCGTGCTACCCGACAACCATTGAGTTGACAAGATTCCAAATCTATGCTTAAATAGAGTATGGAAAAGGAAATCAGTGAGGTAGAAAAGTTCTACCAGGATGTCTCAGATTTGCTGGGCATCGAAAACAATTATAGATATGACGTCTACAGTGTGGGCGGTAAGTATCGAACCAGATGGAACAATCGCAAGCCTGGAAACGGTCGATTTGAAGGCTATGGAATCATCAGATTTTTTAGTCCGACGGTAATCCATGTTGCTATTACAAATCCAGTCTCAATGAGTGGTATTTTTGGAAGCAAGGCAGAAGTGCTAGAAGTTCTAAAAAAGACTCTTGACGAGGCAAACCAAGCCCAGTTATAAGGCATTATCACAAAGCCCGTCCGCTTTGTGTTTCTATAGAAAACCGTCCGTTTCTCAATCACAGCGTAAGCTGTGAGCCGAGTGGCCGTCACCCCACTCCCTAGATCGAACTACCGGCCTTGATGTCAGAGGCCAACCTTGCTCGTGGGTTTCACGAGCCGAAAAGAGGAGTACAGATCATGAGTAATTCCAAGAACGTCCTGATGGGTGCCATTGCTTCCAAGCAGACGCCGCAGACTCAGCCCATTCCGGGCCGTGAGTCGGAAATGGCCAAGAATAACGCCGGTGGATTCACCTTCGTGGTTTCTCCATGGGATCAGCTTGATCGCTTCCTGATCCTCGGAACCGAGGGTGGAACCTACTATGTGGGTGAGCGCGAGCTGACCAAGTCCAATGCTCAGAACGTCCTGCGTCTAATTGACGAGGATGGCATCCGCGTTGTAAATCGTGTGGTAGAGATCAGTGACTCTGGCCGCGCTCCCAAGAACGACCCTGCTCTATTCGTTCTGGCTCTAGCATCGGCAGCTGACAGCGAGGCAACTCGTAAGGCTGCTCTTGACGCTCTACCCAAGGTCGCTCGGATTGGAACCCATCTGTTCCACTTTGCTGCCTTTGTGGACGGCGTTCGCGGTTGGGGGCGCGCTCTACGTCGAGCAGTAGGTAACTGGTATCTAGAGATGCCACTTGACCGGCTGGCTAACCAGGCGATCAAGTATCAGCAGCGCGATGGATGGTCGCACCGTGACATGCTTCGTCTGGGTCACCCCAAGACGGACGATGTTGCGCGTGATGCTGTCCTGCGTTGGATGGTTGGTGGAATGTCGAATGTTGGTGCTACGGACTACGTTCGTGGCTCGGCAAATCTTGAAAGCGAGGTTCGCCTGTCCCGTTCTGACGTGTCTGGTGTTCTCCACCCTCAGATTCTCGCATTTGAGGCGGCAAAGAAGGCAACTTCTGCCAAGGAGATCATCCAGCTGATTGTGGATCACAACCTTCCTCGTGAGGCGATTCCCACTCAGTTCCTTAACGATGCCAATGTTTGGGAGGCTTTGCTGACCAACATGTCGCTGACTGCGATGATTCGTAACCTGGGCAAGATGTCAAGTGTTGGTCTTCTGACTCCGATGTCTGCCGCCGAGAAGCTGGTCAAGGCCAAGCTTTCCGATGGTGAGGCTCTTCGCAAGGCTCGTGTTCACCCAATTGCTATCCTTGCTGCGATGAAGACCTACGGTCAGGGTCGTGGTTTCAAGGGTAGTCTGTCCTGGAACGTCGTTCGCGGCGTTGTAGACTCGCTCGACCAGGCATTTTATGCCTCGTTTGGCAATGTGGCCCCGACCGGCAAGAATACGCTGCTAGCTCTTGACGTGTCGGGGTCCATGGGCAGTGCTGCCATCGGCAACATTCCGGGACTAACTGCTCGTGACGCTTCGGCGGCTATGGCGTTGATCACGGCGAATGTCGAGAACTCTTATGAGTTCATTGGATTCACTGGTGGCAGTGGTCGTAGCGGCTATGGTTACGGCTATGGAGGTCGCATGAACGCCAACGTCAAGGATGCTGGTCCGGTGTCGATCCTGAAGATCAGTCCGCGTCAGCGACTGGATGACGTGATCAACACGATCTCGGGCCTGCCGTTCGGTAACACGGACTGCTCGCTACCCTTTGAGTGGGCGCTTGATAACAAGCTGCCCGTGGAGAACTTCGCTGTCTACACGGACAACGAGACCTATGCGGGTCGTCAGGCTCCTTCTCAGGCTCTGAAGACTTACCGACAGAAGACTGGCATCCCTGCTAAGTCTGTTGTGGTTGGTATGACTGCGACCAGCTGTACCATTGCGGACCCCAAGGACGCTGGTATGTTGGACGTAGTTGGCTTTAGCCAGGATGCTCCCCAGGTGATGAGCGATTTCTTCTCGAAGTAATCACCGTATCACGAAACTAAAGGAGTAGCCATCAGCTTTGGTGGCTACTCTTTTTGCCATGTTCTTCTCGCGTTCAAGTCGGAATGTAAAAAGACTCTTGACCTCAATGATCCAGTTGTGACTGGCTATATAGATATCAGGAAAATAGAATCTGTCCTTGCCCTCATAGTGATAGCGAATAGTTGGCACGTTGCGACGTCCAACTTTGATATCCTGCTCTCTAATACCGGCTTTTAATAACGAATCTAAAACCTGTGGTTCATATCCTTGTACCGTTGCTATTTGTCCTGAGGGAAAGGTGTAGGTTTTGGCCCTGGCCGTGACTAGCTTAGAGTAATGGATCTTCTCGTTCTGAGATACATTCCTCACTCCGTAGCGTTCTAAACAAGTTTCTTCTCTTCTCTTGGCTATCTGTAGCTTTTCCTGATCAGTGAGACCTAGCTTGTGTGATGATATTTTTGTTTTGGCTTGCTCAGTCTTGCTTCCGTTATCTACTCCGTAACGTTCAAGACAAGTCTGACGTCCTTTCTCCTTAACTTTGTCACAATGACGAGGATTTGTTCCACCATACCTATCTAGGTTAGTGGCTTCAGCTTTTTGACGGATGATTGAAGATTGATTGGGATTCTCAACACCGTAATTGCTCAAGCAAGTTGCGATCTTCTTGTCCTTAACGGCTTGTATTTGTGAGATGTTATCTACCCCGTATTTGCTCCTCACACCTTGCTTACGGGCTTCGATCGCCTGTTGGGTATTCTGCTTGGTCTTGATTGCAGGACACTTGTTCTGAGATGTTTCACAGCACCAGCGTTTAGAATAGGGTTTGAATGTTGTGGCAAGACGACCACAGCCATAGTCGCAGATCTGACTCATATGAGCTCCAATAAATATCAAGTGGGACAGCCTGTTTGCTCCAAGCTAGGTTGCCAGAGGATCCGACCCCTCTGGCTTACCACTCCTATTTATTGAAAAATACATTTATATTTGCTATGCTAAAACAAAGAATATAAATGGAGAAACTATGCTAAACGATCCAGCAAAACAATCAGATATCACTTTTTTGAAAAATCATATCAAGCTTCTAGAGAAGCAAATTGATGAATTGAAGAAAGAGATTCAGAAAAATAATCCAGATTTTTGCTTAACTGAAAATATGGCTATAAATGGTAAAATGATTAAAGCCTATTGACACTGCGGCTCCGCAGATCATGTCGGACTTCTTCAGCAAGTAAGGCAAAAGGAATGGTCCTGGGAAACTGGGGCTATTTCCATGACTAAATATATGTATGCGCTGGTCTGAAATCTCTGAATCCAAATTGGATATTGTTGGTTTGATAAATTCTTGCCAATCTCATTTTGGTAGTGGTAATCTATTCTCAGGAAACTGTGGGACATTTGCCTTGGCTTTGGCTACGATTCTCGAAGAGCAAGGTGAGGTCCCCAGAATAGTAGTAATCTGTGAGGACGTATATGGAGATGGAGATGAAGCTGAGCCAGAAGATATTCTGACTTCGGATGCTAGAGTCTATCACGTTGCGGTTTATGTAAGGGGTTCTCTGTTTGACGGCGACGGAAAAGTCACCAATGATTCTATTGCTGATTGGATAGAACGAGAATACAACGATTTTGAGTCTGCGGTTTTTAATTTTGATCTGTATGCGCCTAATTTGGTAAGAATGGTTGAAAATTCCACAGATTGGAACATTTCTACCTCCACTTTCCTGAAATTTATGAAATCTATCACTCCAGGACAACTGGAAGAATCTTTGAATACTCGTCTCTATTATCACTCCAGCGTCAATGAATTAGACGTAGGAACGATCCTAACCGGTCGAGGAAGTGATTATGATCGTGACTGGGGATATGTGCCGTTTTTTGAAGTTCTAGAACGCTATCGACCAGCCGACAAGCTTTCTCACCGTGATGCGGTTTTCATGGTTAGTAATGAAGATGATTTGGATTCGGCGGGAGGCTCAACTGAATACGTGTTCACCTTACAACCTCTAGGGCCTGTTTATAAGCATGATATGAACTGGTCTAGTCTTATATCTTCCCTGGTAGACGACGGACACGACTATGATAGCCAGGAACTCAAAACAGCCGCAGAAAATTATTGGGCTGGGAAACCAACTGATGATCCTCTTTGGGAATATCTGACCACTAAGGCTAAAATCGTCGCGGTTCAGGAATACTAGTTAATCTGGTATTTTAGATCGTCCCAGATCTAAAATAGTCCAACCTCGATATTTTCTCCCAGCAATTTTAGCTGCCATGATTCCCCCATATGACCAATTGAATATCTTTATCATCTCTCTTAGTTTACTTGTGTTCACTGTGTAATTTTTACCTTCAGGGCTAGTAAGCTGATAGTTTCTATACTGTGATTCTGCTATTTTCTTGGCTTTCTCATTGGAACATGGTCCTAGAGATTTTCCACGACGAGCTTCACCAATCGCCTTACAATGCTCAGGGCTTTTCTTCTTACCTTTGCTGGCTAGACTCATCTTGATTTTGGTCTCTTCAGTGTGGGAAACCCCTGTCCTATCAGGCGGTCTGATACCATTTTCTAAATTAAATCGACGCCTATATTCCTTTTCCTCATCTGACATCTTGATACCATATCTATGATTTAGTGGACCTTTTTGGCGTTCACTATGCTTTCTACGAGTTTCATCTGATATCATTCTTCCTTTAGCAGAGGGAGGACGAGAAGATTCACATATGTTGGTTAAGATGCCATTGGATTCATAGCCTATTCTACCGTACTTCTTGATTAATTCTTCTTCCAGATCATAAGCATCAGACTCTGATAAATCCTCTTGAATCTTTTTGATAGTAACTTCAAGCCCGGACTTCTTAATAGCAGCTATCTTACACCACTTGCGGCGATTGCTCGTATTCTGATACGTTTCATATAGATGGGACTTACATCGGTCTCGTGATCCCTTGCCAACATAAAATGGTTGGTCATCTCTTCTTGGATCACACAAGGTATAAACGTAATACATTGAACTCCAAATCTTCTAAAAGTTTCTAATTGTTTCTATTTACAATCTGAAACGCTAAATAATCAAAATAGATCGTTACCTAGGAGGTGATATCGTCATGGCAGAAACTCTATCTAAGTTCGGTTAAAGGAATAGCTGCTTCCAGGAGTGATCCTGGTCGAAAAACCACTCTAATTGCTGGAAAATCCCTCAGGGACAATCAGCAGCGAAGCCGGAGTTATGAACCGGAACGTTCAACGACTAGACCGAAAGGTCGTAGGCCCAAGTGGGCTGAAACGGGTGGGGCCCCAAGTGGGTCATGATATAGTCTAATCTCATTGGTAACAATGAGCAGCCGTAAGGCGGATCAGTATTAACGACACTGATTGAATACAAATGGTTCCACTTGGAGGCGGACAGGGCCGCGGTGGTCTTCTCCAACTCAAGTATAAGTATCGCTTCCGCGTCCGCGTGGTTAACTTTGGTCCAATCGCAGGTGGTCTCGACTTCACCCAGCAGGTTCAGAGCGTTGGCAAACCAAAAATTGCCCACGAAGAAGTTCCTGTTCATAGTTACAACAGCACCGCCTACTATGCTGGTAAGCATACGTGGGAGACCTTGCAGATTGTTCTCAAGGATGACTTGACCAACAACGTTGCTAAGCTTGTTGGGCACCAGTTACAGAAGCAGCTCAACCACTTTGAGCAGACGGCTTTTGCTTCTGGTATCAACTATAAGTTTGTAACCATTATTGAGACCATGGACGGTGGCAATGACACTGTCGTTGAGACATGGACGCTTGAAGGTTGCTTCCTACAGAACGTTGACTACATGGATCTGGACTATGCTGAATCCGGTTTCCAGACCATTACGTTGACTGTTCGTTTTGATAACGCAACGCAGGCAAACGGTCTAATGACCGCGCTTCCTGAGCAGATTCCTGGCAACCGTCTATAAGGTTTAGTCAGTGACTGAAACTTCAAGAGGCGGTAGGACTTCTGATCCTAATGGGCTGTCCCTCATGTTGGGGGACAGCCATCACGCTTCAAACAATTTTGGTTTGGGCGGAACTAGATTCGCCAATGTTCCCAAGAACAAATTCCTTTTTTGGATGAAGTTCTATCGCCCGGAGTCTACTGGTGGTAGTGGATGGGAAAGAGGAATTGGACTAGTTGTCAAGAATATTGATCGACCCAAAGTTACCTTTCGCCAAGAGACGCTGAATCAGTATAATCGTAAACGTATTGTTCAAACCGGTCATGACTTTGAGCCGCTCCAGGTTAGATTTCATGATACCATTTCGCAGGATCTGCGAAATATGTTTGTTGAATATTACCAATATTATTATGGTGATAGTAAGATATACGGTGCAGGTTCAAGTGGATCAACGGTCTATGATATCGTAACTGGCGAGTCCTTTGAACTGGGTCGCTGGGGTTTTCTACCCCCAATGGTAGAGCAGAACTACGCCTATTTCTTTAGTCATATCTCGGTGTATCAATTCTACAATGGTGTAATGGAACGATTTGATCTGATCAATCCAAAGATCTCCAGCTTCAACCCAGACGATTTTGATTATAGCGTTGGTGCCGTTACCAACGAAATTCAGATGTCTATTGATTTTGAGGGAATAGTTTACGCTGACCCCGAACCCATAACACAGGAAATTGCTGAGGATGCTGGTTTGGATTTTGGTCAATATTGGGACGTTCCAAACGATCTACCAAATCTAGATATTACTCCTGGTCTGGCGACAACTCCAAATGCTATAACCCGTAGTTTAGATGATACCATTGGTGCGACCTTACAGAGAAATCTCTTGAGTGGTATAACCGGCCAAGGCTTCGGTAGTCCTGGTCGTATTATCAGCGAAATAGCAGGATCTTATGATGCCAATAGAGGTCTTGCTATTGGTAAGACTGCCGCATCTAGTTTAAAAAACATCGTCTCTGGTAATACTGGAGCGGCCAGACAGGGTGTCCAAGGTCTTTTAAAAGGTGCCTTGTTTGGTAGACCTGGAAAGCTATTCTAATGGCGTTTTATAATCAAGGAACGTTTGAACCCAAGAACCCAGAAAAATACGTTGGGACTCTTCCTATCACATATAGGTCCGCTTGGGAATTGACCTTTATGAATCTATGCGACCAACATCCTTATGTTGAACAATGGGCAAGCGAGTCTCTTAAGATACAGTATCAGGATCCGTTCACTGGAAAGATTCGCAATTATATCCCAGACTTCTTTATACTTTACACCGACAAAACTGGTGCCAAGCACGCTGAGATAATTGAGATCAAACCTTTGAGTCAGAGCATCCCAGAAGCTGCTCGAACGCAAAAGGATATTGATGCCATCACGCTAAATGAAGCCAAGTGGGAAGCTGCCTATAATTGGTGTAAATCCAATGGCATAAAGTTTCGTATCATGACTGAACGCCAACTTTACAGACAAGCTGGTAAAAGGTGAGTAAATACACAGAGGTGTATTTATGAAACTTGGTATTGTTGGTTATAGCGAAGGTACTTTTGATGAGACTGAAGCAAAGCGTCTCATAGTCCTAGGTATCTATCATGTTGAATCTACAAGTGGGAAAATGGTAACCCATATGGTTTCTGGTCTTACAGATCAAGGAATACCAGGTTTGGCTTATAGAATCGCGGTTGATCCACTCGGTGGTGAAATGACCACCGTTGGTATCGCGTGTTCAAAAGCATCAGATTATCCTTGCTTTCCCGTAGATGATAAAATCATTGTTGGGAAAGATTGGGGTGATGAAAGTGAAACCTTTCTGACTTATATAGATGCCTTAGTTCGCGTTGGTGGTGGCAAGCAAAGCCTCCGTGAAGCATCTCAGTTTAGAAAATTGAAGCCAAACGCTCCTATTGTCGAATTTGAGTTGCCCAGGGATGAAGACAAATGACAAAAGCTTTAGAAGACGAACTAAATCTACCGCGTTTGGAAGATGCCCTAAAAGAGCTCGCTGAGGGTCAAGTTGAAGAAACTCCTGCTGTGAACGCAGAGGTATCTCAGATGGCTAATGCGTTAGCTAATGCTAGCCCTCTGGCGTTGTCTGCCTCCACAGATCCAACCGGGGTAAAGGAACACACCGCAGAGACTGATGAAATCTACGATGTCGCAATGCGCGCTCACAAGGATCTCATGGACCTTGGGTTCAATATTGAACCCAAGAATGCAGGACCCAATGCTTTTACTCCTGCCCTCAAAGCTCTGGAGATCGCTCTTAAGGCTTCCCGTTCGAAGTCAGAAAGACGAATGGAAGAGATCCGTCTGATAATGGAGCAGGATAAACACAAGCGTGACATGAACGATGGTGTTGAAGATGGGGAGTTCATAGATAACGGTTCTAGTATTACCGCAAACCGTAATGATCTTATGGCTAAGATCCGCAAAGGCGAGATCTAAAGATTTCCGCTAAATAGGCTAAACTCCAAGTGTGAGGGACGCCATGAAATCATTTTACCACTATCTGGCAGAATCTGCCAAGAGCTTTGGGTATCGCGTCAAGTCGGTTGTTCCCATGGACGCCCACTTCGTCGAAACGCTCAAAAAGGCTCTTTTCAAGTATGACATCCAAAGTGTTTCTACACCAAAGAAGCTGATGGCTCAAAAGTCTCCCCTGGATTTTAAGAATTATCCAATGGCAGAGATTTGGGTCCTGGATATCAAGACTGGTGTTTCTGCCTCTAGCTATGTTTTGGCCACTGAGCTGCGCCAAGCCTTTCAGATCGCGGATAGCGCCCTAATCGTCAGAGGCGAGAACGAACCAGTGGCTATTGAGGCAGAAGCCCTTGAAGAAATTCATAAGGATGATCATCAGGCTGTTCTAGAAGATCCTTTTTATGAAAAGGAAGACCAGCCCAAAGAAGTCGCTTTTGGTGACGAATACAATAAGAAATTCCTGAACTATCTAGCGCAGATCAAAGCAGACGCTGAAGCAGAAACCGTTCCGGCAATTGAAGAGATTAGGAAAACCAATAAGTTTTCCTGGCTTAACAAAAAGAGCACTGAAGTCGCTGATGATTTCAACAAAGACATGGATACGGTCAAGCCTGTCCACGTTAACACCAAAAAGGCCGGCACCAAGACGTCAAAGCCCAGTCTAGTTGGTAACCATGGTAACTATGACGAAAACGTCAAAAGGAAGGGCTAATCATGACTAAGAAGATTGATGAGGCAGTGAGTCTCAATATCTCCAATAGCAATGGTGATATGACATCAAATACCACAATTACAGCGGCTGATATTCCTGAACTGGCTCAGGTTCTCAAGAACGCAGGCATTGCTGGTAATAGTGCTGCCTTCAATGGTCCAGCTACTTTGACCGTTGATGTTCAAGAGGGTGGAGCGACAATGACCTCCACCATCAATTCACCAGATCTACGTTCTATCATGAATCTCTTGGAACCACAGTTCGCAGCAATGAGCTATTCGGACGGCGACGATGATCATATGGTGGATCCAATTGATCCAAACGGTCCAGAGGCAGCTTCCAAAGAAGTGGATATGGGTAGTGACCTAGTTGATCCAAAGATTGGTGAAGAAGCCAATTATGATTACCGCACGAATGAAACTGATCCTCAGGAATACGCAGGCATTGCTAGCCGAACAGTAGTTCAGCCGGATACAAAAAGAGTTCCAGCTCGTTCAGGCGATAACCCACTATCCGAAGGACCGTTTGAAGACAAGCTGAAGACTAAGTTTCCTGACACCGAAGAAGGTGCGATCGCGTTTCTAGATTTCATGAGCACTCATGATATGGATGGTGCCACCGCAAAGCCTGATTCAATGGTAGATGGCGTTTGGCTAGTAACCCACAAGGGCGGTAAGTCCATTGTCTATCTAAACGATATGGATTTTGAAGACGTTGATGTATCCGAGCAGGTTACTGAATCTCCTTATAAGCCCGGTGGCAGTGAAGAGTTTGACACCTGGATTGAAGATGAGACTCACCCACAGGGCGAAGTTGAAGTTACCGTTCATTATGATTGGGACTCAGGAGACTTTGATACTGGATTGGATCACATGCCAGTTGCTAGCATGGGCGGCACGCTAGACCTTACCGCAGTAGTGGTTAAATCAACTGGTGAAGACATTATTGATCGTATCGATCAAAAGACAATGGATAGAATTAGACAAGAAGCCGTTGATCACAGCACCAATCAGTTCCATCAAGAAGAGTCGGTTTCTCCAAAAAGCTTTCGTGATTATGTCGAGGAAGCTTCCAAGAAGTCCAATAACCCAAAGTTTGGTTATGGTATCTATGGCGTAGGCTATTTTGGACATAATCGCGAAGAGGATCACGGAGAAGACACCAGTGCAGAGTTGGGCTTTGATATGGGTGGTGATTTTGGTGAAAGCCAAACGGCTTCTGATGAAACTGAGCTGAACGAACTAAGTGGTGATCTCAAGGGACGCTATGCTGCCAAGGCTCGAGACAGCAAGGCTCATCATGAGAAGAAAGCGGGCGATCTGGACGATTTAGTCCATGATGCTGAAGAAGCTGAACGCATGGGTATTATGCGTAAGGGTGCAGGTAAAAGAGTGGCAAAATGGCGCAATGCTCATGATCGCATTGCTTGGAAGCGTGAAAAAGGCTTAGACCGTTTGGAACCAACGGCTGAGAGTTTATTGGACGAATTCAAGAATTCAGATCTGGATGAGGTTCAACTCTACTATTCCAAGTCACCACATACCAAATACGGAGAGCCTTTCTATCTAAACACCGATTGCGGATACGCTAGTTTGGAAGATATCAAGAATGGAACCGCACAATATTTTGATGATATGAGTAGCGGTAGCAGCAGGGCTGGTGTAACTGTTCTAGAAATTGATCGTAATGGAAAGAAGGGTCTCAACTATGTAACTGGGCTAAGCAGAACTCCTAATGGGACACCAGTTACTTGTGTTACTCAGACCTCTACCGGAAGCAAATATCGTCCTGGAAAGGTGATTGCTAGTTTCACCTCCCTTGATCTTATCAACAACTATGAAATGGTCGTTGATATGATGTCTAAACACGGTGTTTCTCCAACCAAGAAGCTGTCTGTAAAGACCTTCGATTAAAATAGGAAAGGGCTCTGGTCTGTTGATCAGAGCCCTTGTTCATCTATGGCTAAAGATATTGAAATTATTAAAAAAGGGTACAGCAAAGACCGCTTTAATCTAAATCAGATTGAAGAGCTCAGAAAGTGTATGTCTGACCCTATCTACTTCTGTAAGAATTATGTGAAGATCCAGCATCCCACCCAAGGTCGAGTTCCTTTTAAGCTTTGGCCTTACCAGGAAGAGATGATCGATGCTTTTCATAAGAATCGCTATACTATTGCCCTAACGGCTCGACAAATGGGAAAAGCCTTGGCATTGGATACTCCGATACTGACACCTAGTGGATTCACCACAATGGGTGATCTGAGGGTGGGTGACACTATCTATGGTGCTGATGGTAAGCCAACAAGAATTCAGTTCATAACTGAAACTATGAACGATCGCCCCTGTTATAGGGTAGAATTCAGCCATGGCGAGACTGTTATTGCTGATGCGGATCATCTCTGGACTGTTGAATTGCCATTAAAAAAGGATAGGACGAGGACAATCACGACCCTTGAACTGATTGACTGTCTCAAAAAATATGGACCCGAAAGCACACAGAGCGTTCATATTAAACATTGTGCCGCTATAGAGTTTAGCGATAGCAAGCTTCCTGTAGATCCATACCTGCTTGGAGTCTGGCTTGGGGATGGTGGAAGAAATTCTTCTGGTGTGACCTGTCATATTGATGACTTTCCCACTTACCAGATGGCTGTAGAAGAAGCTGGATTCAGAACGTCTCAGTTTAGGCTAGATAAGAGAAGTGACACGACTGGTAGTTTCAATATTGCTGGTGGTTTCAAAGTTGCGTTGCGTGACTTGGGAGTGATCTCTAATAAGCATATACCTGATTCGTATATCTTCACCTCAGTAGAAAATCGTCTTGAACTTCTCCGCGGTCTTATGGATACCGATGGTTCAGTGGAAAAGAATGGCACCTGTAATTTCTATCAGAGTGATGAAAACATGGTGCGAAAAGTTCGCCTACTATTGAGTAGTCTAGGTATCAAATCAACAGTTTCTAGCAGGGAAACTGGTTATAAGACGGCCTGGTCCGTTCGATTTACTACGTCGCTATTTGATATTTTCAAATTGGAAAGAAAACTAGAACGTCAAAAGCGTTGTAAGAATCATCCAAAGAATTCTAGAATCTATATCAAATCAATTGAGTCCACCACTAGCGTTCCGGTTCGTTGTCTACAAGTAGACAATGAGGATCATTTGTTCCTTTGTGGTGAAACTCTTGTGCCAACTCACAATACGACTTGTGCGGCTGGTTTCCTTCTTTGGAAGGCAATGTTTGAACCCGATACCACGATTCTCATTGCGGCAAACAAGTTCGTATCTGCTCTAGAGATCATGGATCGTATCCGCTTTGCTTATGAGAATCTCGAGCAGTACAACTGGCTCCGCAGCGGTGTTGTGGAATACAACAAGGGCACAATTGCGTTTGACAACGGCTCCAGAATCATTTCACGAGCTACGTCCAAGGACGCAGGTCGTGGTCTTTCCATCTCCCTACTGTACTTGGACGAGTTTGCGTTCGTTCAGCCCAATAAAGCAGTTGAGTTCTGGTCGGCTATTGCGCCAACCCTGTCTACGGGTGGTAGCTGTATCATCACTTCTACTCCAAACAACGACGAAGATCAGTTCGCTGAGATTTGGTTTGGTGCTAAGAATAACATTGACGACAATGGTGAAGTAATTCCTGGTGGATTGGGTCGTAATGGTTATAAGCCCCTGGAAATTACTTGGGACAAGAATCCAACCCGAGATGAAGCTTGGGCCCAGACCCAGCGTCAACAGCTTGGCGAAGAGAAATTCCAGCGAGAATACGAGTGTAAGTTCGTTTCTGAGGATGAAACTCTTATCAATCCACTCACATTAGCCAACTTGAGCCCACAGGAACCGATCTTTAAGATTGGCCAAATGCGCTGGTTTGAAGAGCCTCAACCCAATCACATTTATGGCGCAACACTTGATCCCTCGATGGGAACCGGATCTGACTTCTCGGCAATACAGGTATTTGATCTCACAACTTTGACGCAAGTAGCAGAGTGGAGACATAATAAGACGGTAACGCAAGATCAGGTTGAGATTCTTCGTAAGGCTCTTCTTTATATCCATCACAGTTTGGCTAATCACCCAGACCAAGATGGCGATCCAGAGATCTACTGGTCGGTTGAAAACAACAGCTTGGGTGAAGCAGCCCTGGTTCATATTGATAATATTGGGGAGGAGAACTTTCCAGGCATTTTCACACATGAACCTCGCAAAAGCGGCGGCGGCAAAGGTCGAAAAGGTCTGAATACCAATAGTAGAACAAAGATGACCGCCTGTGCTCGCTTTAAAACGCTCGTAGAGACCCGTAGAATGACCTTGAAGAGTAGAGCACTACTCACGGAGCTCAAGAACTTTGTACGCGGTGGCGGCTCCTACAAGGGCAAAATAGGGGTAAATGACGACTTGGTTATGGGAACCCTACAGATAGTCAGATTACTACAGATTTGCGCCGACTGGGAAGAGCAGATTGAAGAAAACTTGAAAAGCATAGGTGACACGGATGATATAGGATCCGCTCCTATGCCTATGAGCTTCTAATGATATTTTTCGCTAAATATCACACTTAGTGGAGGATTGCGCATGAGCTCGTTGTTTGACAGCCTTAGCGAAGAGTTATTTCAAGTCCTGAAAGGATCAGGAAAGACCCTTACGCTGTATGGCGATGATGGCAACAAAACCTATGAGCCCAAATCAGCTCGTAGAGTATTCGCCACTCCAGACAACCTGATGGTGAGTGTTATTGAAGCAGGAAGTGATTCTGAGGTGAAGCTTTACCTCAGCCAAAGCACTGATGTCAAAGCCATTAGCAAGCTGATCAATACTCTTAGACAGATTACGACTCGCTATAATGTATTGTTCAATGTTAGAAAATATGGTCGCGAGCTTCAACCCAAAGATTTTGCTTATCAGGCAAGTATGAATGAAGCAAATATGTGGGGGTCTACAAAGACCAGTTATCAAAAGTTTGGTCCCACTAAATTGATTGTACGACACTGTCGTCCTGTAGTTGAAGGGGTAATTGGTGCTCGTGGTCGAAATATCCTAGGTCTTTTTGTTGAGACCAAAGAAGGAGAACGATTTAAGTTCTCGGAGAACCATTTGAGCGCAGGACGTGCGTTTGCCCAACATATCAATCAAGGCGGAAGACCTTATGATGATATTGGGAACAAGATATCAGTTCTGGCACAAGAAAGTTTGAATCTGGCCCAGGTTAGCCGCTATATTCATCATGCTAGAAATTTACTAGGTGAAGAAGCACTTTCTCTGAGAACCCCTATCAAAAATCGCATTGTTGAGCTTCGTAAAGCCTTCATGACAATGAGTAGACCACGCGGTTATCACAAAATAAAAGAGTCCCTTCCGTTAAATACAGTCAATCTTAATGAATCAGTCGGTGATAGAATCAGCCACCTACAGGATATTCTAATGATTGACTCCAACCATGCTCTGGCAGAGTCTTTGATGCCAGTCGCTCTGCTACAAATGGGTGAAAATATGACCAATATGAACAAAATGTTCCATAGCGTCCTCACTCTCGAGGATGCCGCTGCTGACGCGTTAGTCGAGGCTCTTCTGGATGAATATGGACACAACGAAGAAAGCTGGACCCGATTTGGTTCTAGTATGGCGTTCAATGAAAGTGAAATCTTCGAAGACGCAACTGGTTTCTTGGATCTGATGGAAACACCATATCAGATCAACGAAGAGGATGCGGTTTTGAACTATGCCACTGCTTGGACTAAATCGCGTCATGCGGCTTCGGGACAAGTTGACGATGCTGGTCGCCCAGCACAACTAGACAAGGATCAAGAAAAGGGTATTGAAGAGTTGGCTGATGGATTGCGTGCTATTTTGGCTGGCAATTTTGAAATTCCAGAGTTTCCTGAAAGAGTTCCCGGTTTTGCTGACATGAACGCTAAGGCGCGTTTTTATCTAGATTTGTATGTGGGTCAACATGCTTTGGCTAATCCTGCTACACTGAACTACGTTGGGACCATCATTGATAAGATGGCTGAAGGTAAAAAGCTAGACGGTGCTGAAAAGACCATTGCGAGCAAATTGATTCAGACGCTTGAAGATGATTTGAATGCCGGAGAAGTTGACGAGTCATATTACAACCCAAATCCATATAGCGGCGATAATGATGCTGAGTATGATAGTGATATCGAGTCGCTTATT